CAAAAGGAATGGCTATACTGACCATGCTTTAACGAATTAAACCCGGTAATAAACATAGGAAAGTTATATAGCACGTATATATTCAGATAGTAATTTTACAATACTTTTTATATTTTTAATACATATATATATATATACGTGTATACTTACTTTATGACCCGAAGAATAAAGAAATATAATACACAGAAGAAAAAATCGCATAAAAGAGTTATGCGTGGAGGTAGGCTTACTTTAGAAATGCTATTATTTTTATATAATTTTCACAAGGAGCATAAATTCGCATTAAAAACTGAAGAAATAAGAAAAAAACTAGATAAATATATAAGAAAAAGAGATAACCGCCCCCCATTCGTTGCACAAATTGAGGATAATGATATTAAAGAATTTATTAAATATATGGCTACTCCTACCAAGGAAAAAGAACTTATTCTTAAAAAAATTAACAAGAGAGATGCTAAGGCAAAAATAGAACAGGCTCGTGCGGCAGAAATGAACCCGAAACGAGATGATCGCAGCCCAGATATACCGTCACTCCATTCAGATGATGACTCGTCAGATAATGGAGATGATCACCCAGGTGGTCATGTACGTCCACCTAGTTCTAGACGTCATTTTGGTGACAGAGATTTTAGTGTTGACCTTGAAGCTCTTCGACGCGCTCAAGAATTAACAGAGTTAGAAAGACGGGCACGCGATGTATCAAACGGGTCAAAAAGAGAAGAAGAAGAAGAACGACGACGACGACAATCAGAATTAGAAGCGGCAGCGTCAGCAGCAGCGTCAGCAGCAGCAGTAGCACCGGCACCATTATCCAGAAGATTTCACGGTATTGAGCCTTTCCCTCAAGAGGTATTTCAATTCAACCTCGGACGCGACCGGCTTTACGACCCAACAAATGACCGTTTAAAATATCACGAAAGAGGACGAGCGGCAATAGACCCTAACGCAGATTTAGTAAAAAAACTTACTGGAGGTCCAACTAAAAGAGACGATAGTGATGAAGACAATGACTTATCTTTATCAGCAAGAAGAAGAAAAGATAAAGAAGACAGACTTAGAGGAATTGATAAAGTTAAGCAAAATCTCGAGAGAGAAAGAGTAGAAAGATTAAGAAATGTATCCGAAGAAAGAAAAGAAAGGATACGCAAGAGGACTATGGAGTTAGATGCTAATGGTCGCAAACCCGACTCTTTAATAAAAAGAAGAGGCGAAGAAGCATTAGCAAAAGAAAGAGCTAGGAGACGAGCGTTGGAGGAACAAGCGCGACGACAACAACAAGAGGAGCAACAAGAGGAGCAACAAGAAGAGCAACAAGAGGAGCAACAAGAGGAGCGTCTGCGTCTATTAACGAAAAAGAATAAAAGAAAGGCAAAATCAATAACTCGAAAACGTCAATTAGAGTTAAGAAGAGAACGGTTAAAGCAAATACGTGAAACAAGAATGGCAGTAAGAAGGAGAAAAAGTCTTGAATTACTGCAAGCTAAAAAAGAAAGATTACTTAAATTGCATAAAGGGACGCGAATACCAATAGTTCCAGACACGAGTCCTGAAAATATCATACCACCCCCTGTTCGCCAATCTACTCCACCGCCTGACGTTGTACCCGCTCCCGCCCAAAGATTGGTATCACGCGAAGAAGAACAAGAACAAGAACAAGAACAAGTCGGACCAGCACCGGCACAAGCTCCGGTTGTTGAATCTCCGCTAGAATTAAGCCCATCTACTACACCTAGATTATCAGCACAAGTAGTATTACCAAATCAGAAGTTAATGAGTTTAAGAAGTAAAGTTAACGACCTCGAACAAGAAGGAGTAATTGGTTCTCCGGAAGCACCGATATCTCCTGCTTCATCGCTGAACGATTCAGTCGGTAGATTAACTAGTGCTATGAGTAAATTTAATTTAGGAAATGATGACAAGGACGACGTCGAAGAAGCCTCGCGCTCGGCAGTCGCACCCCAAGGAGCAGCTGTAGATGTAAGCGGTTCTATACCACCACCTCCCCCATCTCCCGTCAATAAAGAGTACAATGTAACAATACAATATACGCCACCATATTCAGCAAAAGTAACGCGAGGAGCTATATTACGAGTGGTCGATAGAACGGTAAGCATTGAAATTAATGGCAAGAATGTTGAATTAAGTTTACAAGTATTATCTAGTGATCTCGATTTTAATGTTACGCAATCTTTCGATATGAATACTACGTGTAGAGATAGAAATCTTGAGCCAAGAGAAGAAGTAGCCGCTAATTTTGCCCAATCTAAATGTATCAAAGTTACTGCTATTAATGCTCCGCCAGAATTGACACCTCTCCATATACCATTTATTATAAACTTCAATTCTATAACAGAATGCGATGAATTTAAAGCAATAGTTGATAATATTCGCACCACCGCCTTAGCATCTGACGCCCCCGAAGGTGGTAAATATAATAAAAGAAAACGTCCCACTAGAAAACCCCGTCGCTTCGTTCGTCGTAATATAAGAAAAACTAAAAAACACAAATCTAAAAGGTCAAAAAGATACTAAATATTAAAGGAGTAATGAATTAACAATATTTTTATATTTTTTATATTGCCACGTCCTATATAGCAATATAAAAAATTGAAGTGAAAATATAGTATTAATCATAATACAGTTATCCAACAGCAAACAGTCAAACAGTCAAACAATCTAAAAAAATAACATCAAAATGATTCCCACCCTTAAGCTCAGTGCAAACACGAAACCCACAACCGCCGCAGTAGATGGAGAATATAATCGCGGAATTCTTCGAATCAGTATTCCCGAGCTTACCGCGGTTGCCCCGCAAGGACAGAAGATACGCGTAATTATGTATGGTTCAATCGATAGTTCGGGATCGATGGGCGAATTTGCTATAGCAGGCAATCATAATGCTTCATCGACAGGACCAAGAACAAAGATGGATTTCGTCCACGCTACACTCACAAATATGGTTGATTATATTGTCGAACAAAGCGCTGAGTTTCCTCACGTAGAATTTTACCTCGCTCTTGTCAAATTTCATTCACGTGCAAATTGTGTACTCTTTCCAACACGTGTCACATCCGAAAACCGCGCCGTCCTCATTCAAACAATCAAAGAAATTCTCCCAACTGGCGGCACCAATTTTATGAAATGCTTTACGGAAATGTCGACTATTATCTCAAACGAAGGCACACATATTCCGCACGACGATAGTATTCCAGATGCATTCGTCCACAGGATTCATCTCTTCCTCACTGACGGCTCGAATAATGAGGGAGACACCGGTGTCCAAGCGCTCTCGTCTGCTCTCAAGATTCAATATCGGAATACTACAAATGCATCATCAACGCCTGCAACAATGAAGCAGCCCACGCAAGTTATGGTTGGGTACGGAACAGACCACGACTCAACCGCGCTCAGTAATTTGTGCGCACAGTTCCCTGATTCCAAGCAATGGTTCATCGATGATATTGAAAAGACCGGTTGTATTTTCGGCGAAATTCTATGGTCTGCTATCAACGCAGCCTATACGGGCGTAACCCTTGTTTCAAATGCAGAATTCTACGATTTCACAACAATGAAGTGGAAGAAGGAAATGTCACTCGGCGATTTCGCCTACGAATCAAACCGCACATTTTATCTCCGTGTACCTTGGGACGTTATGTCAGTGGAGTGTAAATTCACATACACGTCAATGGAGAATCTTGCCGACAAGTCCCGCGATTTTACTGCTCAAATACAATACATCGACGACGAAAGCGAACACGCAACAATAGACTCCGAAGTAGAGAAAGAGTTGTGGCGTCTTGACACGATTATGACAGTAGACGAATCGCTCAAGTTCTTCAAAAATATGCGCTATATGACACACGATGCGCGGATCCTCGAAAAAGAAAGACTGATTCAATTTGTAACCGCATTCCAAGAGAAATTCCTTGCTTATGCTGTCGAAAAGCAGCTAACGGAAGACCCATTTATCATCCAGTTGGCGGACGATTTATTCGTATGCATTAATGGTCTGATGGCAATGAGTATTGGAGAAAGATATGTCGCTGCTCGCCAGACATCACAGATTCAGCAACGCGCGGTAACAATCAATGACATCACGCCTCTTCAAAGCGAAATCGTCCAATCAATGCCTTTACCTGCTTATCGCACACCTTCTGCTCCTCGCAACCACTATGCAGATGAGTACGTTGGAGGCGGTGGGTATATGGACGACAATTATTATCACGCTCCTCCTCCTCCAATGCGCGCAAACAGTGGAGGATATCAGACGTGTGTCGTTGACGATACACAACCACCGCGCACAGAATACGCCCCCGAGTCTCCGAGAACACCAAAGGGCAAGATTTCGATGGATAACGATGAAATCACTAGCGCCGATGCTACTGCTGCTACAGCTGCCATTGATGCCGAGGCAACTGCCGCAGATGACAAGATCGTATCTGACTTGACACCATCTGCGCGAGGAGTCGGTTCAAGATTGCGTCATTTATCACGCGATGCAATTATTGGAATGTATCACCGAAATGAACGCGGGGGGCAAAATGAAGGAGATTGGTATGGTGAGAATTATTCGTGTGGAGGAGGTACAAGCGATGAGACGTTTTCAAGCCACGCATCACCCGCTTGCGCAAGAATTGGGCGGATGCTTTCAGCACCTTCTCAACCTTATAGTACTCCAGATAGAACATCTACGGCACCATTTTAAATTCGCATAATATAAGTATTACCGGAATAAAGTAATAAGGTAAGCATTTATAGCGATTAATCGATATTGTATATTTTTTTCAAATGAAATATACAATATATTATATATAATTAAACCTATATAAACTTTTTATTTATATAATATATATTACATAAATAATAGACAAAATGGAAAGCACTGGCCCCGAATCTCCTGTTATTGTTTCTTCCTCACCTGTATCATCGCCTGTATCATCGCCTGTATCATCACCTGTTTTTGTTAATTCTCGCGATAATGATGATGCTAACAATAATAGCTACAACAATACCAGAAATCAAAATTTTAACAACTCAAAAAATATAGAGCTACTTGAACTACTTGAAACAAAAGCACCGGCCGTTATTGGTCTTTCGCTTCCAGTTCTTGATGAATCTCTCATAAAAGTACAAGTAGAAAATATACCAATCGAGGAGACGAAATTGTCTACCTCTTCGGACTCAGCAACCGACAATGGAGCGGGCGTTCATAACACACCCACATCGACTATAGAAAAAAGCGCATCTGAATTTGTCAAAGATTTCAAATATTGTCAGGAAGAATTTCAAAAACAGATTAAGGCGGAAAAATGCGCGGTATCTCCTGAAACAATTATGAAGCTTCTTCGAATCGCGATGACGATTGTCGAACAAACGAAGGAGACGGGTTCAAATAAAAAGATTTTCGTAGTCAAATTATTAAACGACCTTTTTTTAAACGACACTACCGGTATATTAGGAGAACATAAAGTAGAGGCTATTAATCTTATATCCGGCGCTGTAGTATCAGATGCAATCGACTTTATCGTCGACGCTTCAAAAGGCAAATTTAATGTAAACAAAATAGAGGCCGTTGTCGAAAATGTAGCGAAAACGTGTTCCTTCCAATGCTGGGCGCGTATATTTAAACGCACCTAATACAATCGATCCCCTCCAATTTGGGATTTAGATAATTTCGATATATATTCACGGGCATACAGGAGTCTGTCTCGGGTGTGCATATTTATCGCTATATTCTTAAACGCCATTAACCAAGACACTGTCGACAACGACTGCAGCACCCCCATTTCCGAAAATAGATGGAATACTATAATTACCCGCCCCGTCGTGTGCATATTTCGCAATAACGCGTTTCGGATATTTGTCGATTTTCATAATATCTTCGGTATCATAAACGTTACCCGCTTTATCGATATAGTAGATGATGCCTTTAATGTCTTGTGCCCAAATATCCACCTTGACATTTTTCGTAGTAGGCGCCTCTCCGCTAGGTTCTTCCATCACGCTATTTGGCGTGCCTTTAATATGTGTTCCGCAATAAACCTCATTGCCTTTCTTCCGACGAGTGCATTGCTCACCACTGGCACGTTTTGCGCAGCATCGGTCATAGATCGGGACAACACTTTTAACGCGCTTCCGTTTCATAAAATCGTCCTTATTGAGTCGCAATTTTTCATAATTGTATACGAACCCAATAATAGCATTACATTTTGTGCGACTATCTGCGACAGTCTGTGATGTATGATCGCCCATTAGTTCACCTGATACTTCCTGTAATTGTTTTACTATATCATTTTTGAATGCTATAATATATTCTTCTAATTTCCTATTCAAACGACGTTCCATTGCGCTTTGGTAAGATGTGGTGGTTGTGGTGGTGGTAGGAGGATGTAATTCGGGGAGCTCTTAATATAATATTATAAAGATGTCTTTATTTCAATTTTATAAATATTATATTAAAACAATATGGGTTCGGTATGTGAACATAGACAGTAAACATCTACATCATTCCTTCGGGGTCGTCTATGTCATAATGCAATGGGGGTAAATTTGCCGCCGCCATCGCTGCCACGGCAGGTTCCTGAAGTGGTAAAATATCGACGACTATATTATCCACATTGTTTTGATTGTTTTGGTTGTTTTGGTTGTTTTGATTTGCCAAAATAAGGTTAGGCGTTTCTATAATAATATTTGCATCCGCGTTATTGGTATTACCGTAAACCATATCAGCCGACAATACTAATCCATTTTGATCTATATTCCTAGGACTCATACTTTGAACCGTTATTTGGTTAGTAATCGATGGTGTCATTCGTAAGGGAGTATGCAATGCCGATGCAGGTCGCGATGACGGCAATGAGGCAGCAGAAGCGGGGATAGCCGGACGGTACGACTGATGCGAATGCTGGGACTGATGCGATCGATGTGAATTTTGGGAATGTTGTGTCTGGTATAACTGCTGCAACTGTTGTAATTGCTGCAACTGCTGTAAATGCTCTATCTGCTGTAACTGCTGTAATTGTCTAGAAGATTCTTGTATATCAGAAATATTAACCACAGTAAAATCGGTAGGCAGATTATTTTCAAATGGTTGTTGATTCGTAGCGCCTAAACGCGGTGTATTTTTTATACTATTTGTTGCAGTATTAGTTGTAGAATTTATAGCCGTTATAGGTATATTTATCAATTCCCCTATTTCTTTATTTGCCAAAATCATATTTGCATCTGTAGAATTGGCACCCATTATTTCTATTACTTTATTATGTCTATCACTAGGTAAGGAGGGTGATAATCTATCCTTGTTATGTCCTGATATATGACGACGACTAGAACGATGTATATCACTGCCATTTTTTTGTGAAGAAGATGATGACGCGGGAGGTGTAGGAGAAGGTGTATTTCCTTTAATATAGTTAACCCCTCGTTGTATAATATTCGATACAGAGCTCATAAATCCCGAACTGGAACTTGCGCTAGATAAGTTACCATCTTCTTTATTGGTACTTTTACCGCCACCGCTGCCACTGCCACCATCTCTTTTACCACTCTTACTACCTCTACCTCCTCTTCCGCCATCACTATCATCGCCACTTGAGTCATCGTCACTGTCATACGAACTAGAACCCCGAGAACCGCGCGAGGATCCTCTACTTCTTCTTTCACGCGATCCACGTCGTCTTCTACCCTTACCGCTAGGTCTATCGCCATTTACGGCAACCTGTGTCAAACCATTACATAAATTAGGTGTATGTGCATTAAATTTGATCTTTTTTGTAGTAGGGTCTTCTTCGCCATAATTTTTTTTAAACATTGTAACAATTTCATCGTCAATAAGTGGCGCAATGTCCTGTAAATTTTTTATATCGGTTTTAATTATTTGTAGCATATCTTTTGCAGATATACGTTGGTCACGTTTCAAAGACAGTTCGATCATTATCTTCTTATTTATTTGTTGAAACTGCAATGAACATAATCGGTGTGCTTCGGAACGCTTTCCTAACTGGAAATATGTATCAATCGACTTAATTATACCTACAAAAATACTACTAACACCTAAAATAATATTCATTTTGTCATATCCTATATCGATACCGGTAGCGAAACCAATAGCACTCGATAAAATAATAACAGGTATATTAATATAGTTAGAACGTTCACTGTACTTCTCGTATGAATATCTATGTAAAATAGAAAATGATTCACACTCTTCGGCGTGTACCTTTAATAGATGTTCTAAATCTGTATTATAATCAATAACATCCGTCATAATATATTAAATATTATACATTATAAATATATAATATTTTCATTATGGGAGCAATTATTGATTTTTAATTTTAAAGGATTTTACGCATTTCTCCCGAATCTCCCGTTTAATGCGTTTTTCGATCCAGTACTATCAAGGCGTCACCCGATCACCATCTTCATCTTCATCCTCATCCTCATTAACGTCCTCATTCTCATTCTCGCCTTATATAAGAAGAAGTTCCTTCGAACGTTCTTCATCCAATACAAACCAAAATACGACAAGAGCATTACCCCATAGTAAATAAGCTTCATATGAACTTTTATCTACACCCAGAAAACCTAGAATAGCGTTTATAGCTGGTGTTAAAAAAGATAAAATGAGTATTAGAACGAGCCACGTTTTTAAACTTGCTAATTTCATTTTATATATCTAATATATAACTATTATATAACTATTATAGATATATTAATCTATATTTTACAGTATTTTTACAGTATTTTATATTTCCTGAAGTTATAATCGTATGTTTCGGGCATATCCGCATCATTAATATCAACATAATGATAAGAAATCGGTGTTTGAAAACTATATTCATCAATACACAATCGCATTGCTAAAATTATTGTTGCACGTTTCTTTTTTCTTTTAATATATGTTTCAGTTTCTAAAGTATGTTTTAAATCAATCAAAGCATCATCGAAGCCATCAGAGTCATCAGAGTCATCAGAGTCACTATCTGTGTCAGTGTCGGATGCGTGTACTTTTACGTCAGTTTCCTTATCGCGTGTATCGATTTTTGTTCTTGTATAATATTGTATATTATGATAACCATTGTAAGCAGAATTATATCCGCGAGTCCATATACAATCATTGTCTCTAAATTGTCCCGTCTTTTTTTCTAAATGGTATCGTTCAAAAATATATTCCGCCATTTTTGAATTATCTACTTTATCATTTTTCATAAACATTTTCATCTTCCCGTGGAATACGATAAATCGGACGATACCGGCTCCATCAGAACGTTCCCTTTTTCGATTATCAGCATCGTAGCAGGCATATTTCATCGATGTATGTAAATCCGTAAAATAATAATGCGGACCGTATCTTGACTCGGTAGGTGCTTTATTTAATGAAAGAATTGCGTTATATTTTGTAATATTCTTATTATTCCCATTGTAAAATACTCCCGGTGTCTCAATTAGCGATTTTTTATAGTAGATTTTAATCATATCAACGCAAGACAAAAATACATCGGTCGCTGTGTTACTTACATCATAAAATAGTACCTTTTTATAATTAAAAATCTCGCTTACTGTTGCCCACCAAAAATGTTCGTGGTCAGTAATATGAACGACTTCGGTATTTTTTCTTTTTAATTCAAACAATAATATGATACGATTGTCTATATTAGCGTCTTCTATAATATTTTCTACATCGGATATGCCAATTCTACCTTTAAATATGTACTCGTTGTCTTCATTTACAATATTCCCCAATATATCTTCAGATTTTTCCAATATACTATCGGTCGTGTCATCGTATACAAAACTGGGGAAATACATAACACCATCATCGGGAGATTTATATAACATAAATTCTAAAAATGGTTTGTGGGAACACGTATTAATATGGTATATGCACAACTCGATAACGAGTTCTTTATCGCGATGTTCAGACATCTTTTCAAATTTAAGTTCATCTAAAAAGTCGATATCTTGATTTAAATGACTAGATATAGCTTGAGAAAATGGATATTTTATATTTCGAGACGATGTTATCAAAGGATTATATTTTTTTTTTAGTTCGTCATCTATATCAGCATCGATAATTTCTGAATCTCTTATATCTTCATTAAAGTCTACTGATTTTTCAGTACTAAAATATTGTATATCGTCGGCATCATCAACCTCATTGTCCACTATACTATTTTCCAACTTATGTATTTTATCATCTATTTTCATATTTTCTCCCATATGATACGTTTTATAGAACTTTTTCATTTTGCGTGAGATAGTAAGATCTTTCTCTCGTGAGAAAGAGTCTACATCAGCTCTAGATGAGTATGATGCAGGCAGCATATTATGAATATTATAATTATAACGGAATTATGCGTATAATTATAATATGACAATATTATTATTTCTGAACTTTTCTGCGTATAGATTCTTTTACTTTTTCTTCTCGCGAGTCTAATAGGAATTTGGACAATTCTTTGGCTTGATCATCATCGTCTTTAAAATACTTCATAAGAGAGTTGACAAGCGTATTTTTATTGAGTGGTGCCTTAACTTTCGTCTTTGTATAAATAAGTTTACCATCATTAACGTCGAAACAATCAATCTCATTTTTGCGCATAATTTCTACTAAATTGTCGGCATAACTTTTCCGTTTTTCCTTTAGTTCCTTCAGTCGGTTTTGTAAGTCTCTTATTTCGTTATCATTTGCCATCCACCCTTTAATCTGTTGTACAAGTTGTTCTTTCGTTTCCATACTGTATATATGTAAGTAATTATACTACTATACAATAGAGTATGAATAAATATTTAATACATATTCATTAATTAATATTTACTTGACGTGTATACTATAGTTTCTTCATATCGCTGATATGTACTTCTTTTGATATATTTTTCATTATTTTCCTCTCTAGTTTATTGTCATACTCTATAGGTTCGCATATTTTATTAACGAGTGTTAAATATTCCATCTGTTTGCTTTCTGTCTCTATCCAATCTGGATTAAGGTCAACCCATTCGCTTATTTTGTTCCGTTGTTTGATGGCGACATTTTCAATTGTCTTCTTAATTATCTTCTTATTATCGTCTTTCTCCCATTTATCGTGGTCCTTGATATAAACAATGTCGCGTTTAAGGTCGGTGCAATGTATGGGACGTTTATAAACATCCAATTCTTTTAGACCATTTATCATAAGGTTACTAAGTCCTTCGGCGATACCGTGTTTCTTTGTGAAATATAAATCTTCAAATGTTATTTTTAAAGATTGTATAAAATCTTGAATATTCAGTGCATCTTTGCACTGCTCATTAAGGAAGAAATTCAGATTGAAATTATTATTATTAGTAGTATTATTGATAGTATTACCCATTTTTGGAATCATACTCTTTATCTGCTCGTGTTGGTCTTTAATTATTTTAATCATTTCTTTATTATCGTGTATAAGTTCCATAAACATATCCTTTGTTATTATCTCATTGCCCAATTCTTTCTCTGATTTTGTAATTTTGGCATCTATTTCAGTCACGTTAAGTGTAATTTTGTGTTGTTCACTACATTTTTTCTCGTGTTTCCATAAGCCGACCCTCGAGTTATACAGTTTGTGACAGTAATGACACGATAAGGTTTCGGATCCAAAGTTAACAAATTCTGGTTTTGTTAACGTTTTGTGTTTGCGTGTCAACAGGTGTCGCTTGTACTCACTTTCTTTGCTAGATGAATAGTGACAAGATTCGCAGCTAAATTTTTCGGCGTTTTTTTCTGGCGTTTTTGTTAACATATTATATAATATGTTAACAAAAACGCCTAAATCCTTTTCCTTAAATATATATGTCCATTTTTGAAAAAAGTTTATCGTAACAAAAATTTCAACTTAAAAAAGTGATTGTGACCATTATGGTCTGAGTGACGAAGTCGATGTTTTTTTCAAATCTAAAACTTTTTTTTGGAAAATGGACATTTATAAATGTCCATTTTTGATTTTTCCGTTTTAAATTTGAAAAAAACGATTCACTTCATTCACTTCGGCGTCCGCCCTCCCAATCTTGCGGGCTTACCTTTATGGTGTGGGAGTGCATTTGCCGAGGTGGTCACGTGGCGACCATTATGCAGCGGTTTTATAAAATAGTATTTAAAGGTTTAAAAATACGAAAAAGGGTATAGAATAGTTGGATGTTGTTTGTTGAAATTCTTGGGTGGGTATTTTTGGGACATTTTTTGAATAGTTGTTTGTGGCTGGTGACCGGCGGGATACTTGCCCAAATAGGAAGGCGTACGCTTGCCGACGGGATACTTGCCTAAATAGGAAGGCGTACGCTTGCCGACGGAATACTTGCCTAAATAGGAAGGCGTACGCTTGCCGGCGGAATACTTGCCTAAATAGGAAGGCGTACGCTTGCCGGCGGGATACTTGCCTAAATAGGAAGGCGTCCGCTTGCCGGCGGGATACTTGCCTATTTAGGCAAGTCTATATTTAAAACGGTACTACCATAACTACCATAAATAATATCCCATTATAGTATAAATGAAACGTAAAAAAAATAGTAAAAAGGTACATAAGAATAAAATATTTAGAAAAAAACCTTATAAAACATATAAAAAGAGTCGGAGTCGGAGTCGGAGTCGGGGTCATAGACTTCATAGAGGCGGTGCTATAGATTGGGGAATACCGCAGTCAAGAACTCCCGGATCGCCTAAACAAAAACTACCATCCCCATCACCTCTAACCGAATCCCTTAAAAGATTATTATCTGAGAAAGGAGAAGGAGAAGGAGAGGGAATCAAACGTGACAGCTCGCCTATAAAATATTTACATAAATCGGAAAAGACGCCTAGCCAAATACAATCCAAAAAAAACACCCCTAAAAAAGATCCCCTAAAAAAAGAACCAGAATTATATACACCAATATCTTCTATTTCTCACGAACAGTTACGGCAAACGCCTATTATACCCCCATCGCTACCAATGCTGTTACCCGTTGCAGACCCAGCTGCGATTGTTCAATCATATCAGTTGTCTGCAAATCATATCCCAAATCCGACTGATTATAATCCACCTAAAAATACGTTTATAAACACCCCCAATTTAATTCCAATGGAGATACCACATTCATACCCACCTTCTATGATGAATTTACAAGAATATGAGATTCGAACCCAACCCGAGCCATCCCCTCCGCGACCCTTATCGGTTAAAACGGGTAGTCCAAATGTAGACTTGACCGCATCCGAAACTCAAATGATTAGAGCAATTAATGTTTTCAATCAAGGATATTACACTCTTGCCCCTACACTATATAGCCTTATGAGGAAAAATAATTTAGAAATGTTTTTCGGAACTGCACTTGTATGGGGTGACTTAAACGACCGATTAATTGAATGTATAGGTGTGTCGTCAGAAAAAGCAATTGAAAGCCGTCTTTTATATACAAATCGACCTCATATAAAACTATTTATTGAACAATGTAATTTATTTTACACAAATTTAGGACCATCAATAAGCGATCCTCATCGCCATAGACCACACGAATATGATCTTGTTACAGCTCCAACTCTGCTACAAGACGCAGATCCATATAGTTACCGCGTTGTGGGGTATAATAGACACCCATTTTTTCATCCTCCTCCTATAACGGAGGCAATGTACGAAGAGGGGATGAAAAACATCCATAAAAAAGATAATGAATATGTATTTGTTCAAGCCCACGGAGGTATTGGAGAAGAACTGTCTCCACAAAAAAAAATCCTTGCAAAGAAATATATTCGCCTTATTGAATTCGGAAGCGCTTTAGAAATGGTAACTGCGTGGTATAGACCATTTTATAAAAAAATAAACGACCTTATGAGACAACCCGACTATCATATATTGTTTGAGAGTACAACAAGAGGGAAACAAATGAGACAAAATGTATACTCTACATTATGCAAATATTTCAGAGTTGGTAGTATAGAAGCTTGTTCGACCAAAGATAGTTTAACACTTGTCGACATAACACAGGAAAGACTTTTTGAAGGACACTTTCCAGATAACGAGATTGTAGATAACCATAAGATAACATTTCGTTCAATTGAAAAGTATACATCTATGGGAATATTTGTTCCCGTCGACTATAATGACGATATATCAGATAAATTATTATATAAAAAAGAAATGTTTAAGTTATACCCTGACAGTAATTTTTTTACAAAAAGCACACAAGTTAAACTCATTGATACGTTATTGCCTATAGCCATACAAAAAAATAAAATATTCAATGTGCTAGTATTTTCTTGTGCCGTGAGACAGCCGGATGAACCACCGTCACCTCCAACACGCCCTCCGCCTATCCTAGGCGTACCTCAACCTCCTATACAACCACCTCCGGTTCTCCCAGGTATGCCACCAAATCCAAGCCGTACATTACAGCGTAAAAGTGGTCACGTACCACGCCATATGTTCGCATTACTTAAAGGCAAACGATACATTTCAGACTTGTTGAAGTTTGTTACACAGTTAGAAATTGATTCAACGGATGGATCAATATATGTTGGTGTTAAAGATTTATATGACAGCAATGGGGCCGAAATGAGAACTGCGGCACAAATGTCAGAATTAGATAAAGATAATATGGTGCTATTTTTAGAAAAAATAAGAAAAGTTCATACAATGAAGAAATCTTTTTTCAGTGATTATTCATTGCCTGTTATATCCCGCTTGTTTTCATTAAATGATGCAGACTTTACTCATAAAGGGTCGCCATATTATTTAATAGACCCGCAAGCAAACCCGAATATAAACGACCAATCCAATTATGATTTAATTATGGTAAAAATTTATTTGATGAAAGAGTTTTATGATACTTGTTATAAAAAAGTGTTATTTATTCGCCGCGTTATTCATAAAATATATAGTGTATTGGTTTATTTAAGACGTCATATTGTCAGTAATCCAAGATATACACAAGTGTACGACGATAACTTCCCAATTCTAAAGTTATTAGATGACTACACCGCAGCGGTAGTTAATATATTGGATTTATGTAACAAGGGTCTACAGAAAACAGGCCCAGCTAGTTTTTATAACTATCCCAAATTTGTGGAGATGGTAGAGGAATATAAAAAGAAGAGAATGGCCAAAATGTATGACGACATATTTCCTAAAATGAATTTTGACCAATACAATTTCGTATTGAAAGAATTGCCATCGGGGTGGGATGCAGTAGTGGACGGTGCTTCGAAACGTATGTATTATGTAAATACAAATACAGGTCAGTCATATTGGAATAGACCGCTTATACCTCCAGGATGGACAGAATATATAGACGATGCTACAGGTAAACCGTATTATATAAGAGACGAGACAAATGACCGGTCTGATGTGTTACCTGGTGTACATACAAATTATCCCGATTATATGTATTTTAGTGATAAAACAGAAGTGATAAATGAGGTACCAGCACCTGGGTTTAGAAAACAGCGTCAATATTTGTACAAATATGACGAACGCGATAATATTGATAAAGTAAAAGCCAGATTCACGGCACATAAACGTAAAACAGACGTTAAAGCGCATCTACTATCTTCGGCGAGGAAAAGAGAGCAGACAGTAAAAAATAGAAAAGCGAGAGATTACGAAAGTAAAGCCGACCTTAAAAAGAATCCTTTGATTAAGGATAGATTTATGGAAAAAGCTGCCGAAATTAGACAGGAAATCAGAAATGAAAAGTATCACGTTTCAGTGTAGTGTAGTGTAGTGTAATGTTTACGGTAAAAACATACAAGCCACGATACTGGTATATTTTTATAAATAATAATAAAATATTAATATATACGAGCGATTATATATTAATATTTATATTTATATTTATATGGGTAAAAAAATAACACTGCGTCGTAAAAGACGAAATACGCGTAAGACACGTAACACGCGAAATATCCGAAAATTGACTATAACAAATAAAAAACATTCACGTAAGTTACGGTATAATCAGCAATTCATAATACATAAAGGTGGGTTGACACCTACATCGGATACAGTAGCATCACCGCACAGTCCACGCAGTCCACATAGCCAACGCAGCCCCCATAGTGCTAGAAATTCTGTCGCTGATTTAGAAGCACGATTAGCATTACTTCAACAAGACACTCCAGAAACACCAATAATATTATCACCATATCATATCCCTCAATACGTACCAAAGTTTGCCGATTTGCCTTTACCTGAACTATCGCCAGATTTTGAATCCATAGATTATGAACGTCCAAGCGCAGATGGTGCACAGTTATCATATACGTCACCGGCTATAGACCCCAGTGGGTTACCCCCAAATAGTTTACAGTTACTCGGATATAATACGCATCCATTTATTAAACGACAGGAGCTGCCGAATATAAAAGGCGCAGAATTACCAAAGTTAAGGAGAAGGCAAAACTTAATATTGGACGCTCACGGATCTGTTGGTAGTATTTTATCAGATAATGAAAAAAGACTAGCAAATCATTATTTGCGAGTTATTGAAATAGGAGAGTACGGTGGAGCTGTTTCTATACATTCAAAAGAGTATTATAAAATATTAAATGATATATTGAGGAATCCGAAATACAGAGACTTTTTCGATGATACACATAAAGGCGCCGAATTGCGCGCAAGAGCTTATACAAAATTGTGTAAGTATATAGGCGATAATAGAAAACCCAATTGCGAAGATCCGTCAATTAATAAACTCGACAAGTATTTTAAATTAATCCATTTAACACACGATAGAAGATTTTCTGGTGATAGAGATGATATAAATATAAGAGGGCATCATATTGTAACAGCCGAAACACTTACATCGCTTGAACACCAAGGGTTGTTTATGCCTTTACCCTATAATAAAGACAAATCGGGATTACCATATTTTAAAAAGGAGTTATTCAGATTATATCCGAATACATCATTTTTATCAAAAGCGTCTAAGATATCATTACTTTATAATATACTTCCACTTGCGATCCGCAATAATACGAGATTTAATATATTTGTGTCGTCGTGTAATGTCAATCGTAGCAATTTTGGGGTAAATCCTAGAATAAAAGATAATTTAACTGGTATAACGCAATTTATATCGAAAGGAAAAGAGTTTCTATTTTTAATATCGTCACTTTCGGCAAAGGTTGTTGAATGTTTTGGCAAATCTTTATCGTATACTGTTTTCCAAGGGAAAGAAACCGTTTATCCTTTTAACCATTATGTGGACGAGGATACAATTACAGCAGAACTTGTAGAAGAAACGCTTGTACCATTTATTCATTTGAAGAGTATTATATTTGAAGATGGGTACACGAGCGATATATCTGATAACTACAATTATGAAACAATTATGCCTTATTTTGTAGGACCTGTTGTGCCAAATGGAGTTAGGATTCGTAGTGTTACCCCAAATGAACTAGTAGACGAATTAAATAATCCCGAGCCATTTAGTACTTCGCAAAATCCTAAACAGACCGAGCTATATGCTATGGCGAAACTATATTTAATACAAGAATTGGTGGATAATCTCGGAACAAGTCTGGAAATTGCAGCGAGTATGCTCGATGTATTCGAAAAGGTATATTCGATGTTTTTAACTGATATGAATTCTGGCTCTGGTTTTTTTGAATCTTCACCGGGTATGCAGGAATTATTTAAAAATAATCGCAATTCATTTTTGGCGCTATATTACTTTTTAACTGGAGTATATAGTTATATATATTCGTATTATCTACCTAAATTGCAAAATGATAAAGATAATAAACAACCAAAATTTAAAAGGGAAAGGTTTATAAATAAGCCATTTTATGTTAATTTTTTGAAATTATATAAATCTGATAGTTTATTCTTCGACCAACATACCAATTTTATGCACGAGTCGTCCTCTTATGAGAATATAAATCCTTATAAATATAAGCAACGAATCAATATGGATGACGTACGAGATAGAGTACGAGGTAAAGGGAAATTTGCATCAAATAGTAAATCACAGCGTCTATCGAATGTCGCGAAACATAAAGAAACTGTGAGTTTGTAAATATCATATTTATCAATTTTAACTATTCGATATTTAATGGCATATAAATCATTAAATATTGAACCGCGTCGTATCGCATCACATCGCGCCTTTAATAAAGTGTATTTGCCATAATGGCCGCAGTTACCAAATAGGGATCCATATTCGCAGCAGGGCGTCTATCTTCAAAGTAGCCAAATCCGTTTATATTTGTAGTATTGTTGATACGCACAGATACTCCTCTATCGCCAACGCCCCAAGAAAACCTATTATAATCGGAAGTTTCGTGTATTCCTGACAAACGAATTTCATTATTAGCTCCATATAGCTTGATATCGGACGCGTGATTTTTCTCCATATTTTGAATAACACGATGAATCTCGCCAATACCACCAAGCGAACGCATAGACGCAGTAGAAAAATTCGTATGACATCCAGAACCGTTAATATGAGCAAACGGTTTTGGTTCATAACAAATCGTTATCCTCTTCTCTCCTCCATATTTCTCGGCGATTCTTTCAAGTATAAACCGTGCCATAAGCAGTTCATCGCTCGCCTTGATGCCCACTGATGGACCGATCTGGAATTCCCACTGATTTTTGCTTACCTCCGCATTCATACCCGAGATATTAATCCCTGCTTTTATACAAGCCATCAGATGTTCTTCAGCGATGTTTCTATATACAATCTCGTTACCTATTCCACAGTAATGGTCCTTTGTTTCCTCAGATAAAGAATTAGCCTCTTTATCTACAGTATCGCTCATTATAAAATATTCCTGCTCCAAACCGAACCACGGTTTTAAGCTTTTACACGTATATGTTGAGAATATTTTATTCGCATCGGATCGCGTATTGCTTTCAGTGGGAGTACCGTCTATATGCAAAGTTTCACAAAGAATAAACTTATATTCTATTTTATCCAGTCGATGAGCGTCATTCCATTTGTATTCGTTTATGAAAGGATTGTCACATACGAAAACAGGACTAATTATGATTTCCGACGATTTACCGGTTGCTTGACCAGTAGATGAACCGTCATAATCCCAGTCTGGGAATTCTGGTATATATGAGACATTATGTTTTATAGTTCTGGTCTTTGACCTAAATCTCTTATTGGCGTCGAGCCATATATACTCGGCAACTGTTGTATAAACCATTTATTTACCAACGATGTAATATTGTATTATATTTTATTGTTTAATCTTTATGTCATTTTTATGTCTTTTAGACAATTAAATTACGAAGAATGAATTTTACAAAACGACGCCCCTTCTATAGAAATAATGCGATCACAAGGTTTGCCGATATTTTTACCGCATTTAAGAATGGATTTACAATGAGGGAGCAATGATTTTTTCGCTTTTTTTTCTTGCAACTTGGCATCTTCTTTAACCTTTTTATCTTGAATTGTCTTCATTCGTTTTTCATATTGTCGAAAATGTTGAGCACAATACGATACATTTTCTGCTTCATAATATAGTGCATTTTTGTCACATTTAGCATCGTTGTTACTGTCATTATTATTGTCGTCATTATCAAAACCTACATCAGGATCGCATTTGTGCGTCGGTCGATAAACGTGATTGCATTTCATAGCAGACATACATAATTCAACGGGGGAGTTTACATACTTGATTTGTTTTACAGATGGATAAGGAATGTACGGAATAAGCTTGTTTGTAATTCTTCGACAATATGGACATTTTATTTCATTGTATGATAGTTTAGTAATTTCAAATGATGTATTGCTTTTATTTTTCTGGTATGATATCTCTTTATAAATAGGAATATAGTTAAATTTATGTTGACAAGATAGGGTGATATGATTCGGGTGAAGTTTTTCCTTTGATATAAGACAAATATTTTCATCATTATCTTGGCCATCACTGCCGCCACCAGATAACAAAGAAGTGTCCGAAGAAATAATAATATTCTTATGCGGTATATTTTTATCTGTATCTTTACCTCTATCTTTATCTTTACCTGTATCTTTATCTTTACTTGTATCTTTACTTGTATCTTTACTTGTATCTATATGTGCAGGCGTTTTATTCATAATTTTAGTCAATTCTGAAAAGAAAAATGTATGCGAGGAAGATAAATGAATAGTATCTGTCATACTAAAAATTATGTATAATTATTAAAATAAAAAGTCTTTATATTATTATAATATAATATGGCAACTAAAACAGAATGGGGGAATGCCACTTGGTATTTATTTCACACACTTGCTTACAAAATGAAGGACCAGTATTTTGATGAGCTTAAAAACGATTTCCTGAATATATGTACAAGAATATGTGCTAATCTGCCTTGTCCGGATTGTTCTGAACACGCTTATGCTATAATGGCAAATGTAAAAAGGGAAAATATTAAAACAAAAAAGGACCTACAAGTGTTCTTTTTTGATTTTCATAATAGTGTGAATAAGCGCACTAAAAAGCCGATATTTCAGGAAAGTCAAATGTTTAAATATCAAACAGCCGTTACGCGTAACATCGTGTATAACTTTATTTCGATAATGTCCAAGAAGTATAATAATATTAAATTATTGACAAATAGTTTTCATAGAGAGGCGACAATGAACGATTTTAAAAAGTGGATTGCACATAATTCATTTAAATTCATCCAATAATGCGGATTGTGTGAGCGATACAGGAAGTTACATCGTGTGAATAATCTCGCCGTTTTTATAAACTTTACACTTAAATGTTTGATTATTTGGGCGAGAACATATAGGATTCGTATTGGTATTATTAAAATAGATAAGATTACTATTTGCTCCGGCAACAATTAGGTACCATAGGTATGCGACAATCCAACCGATGGCCATTCCCATAAGAACGCCAACAATAGGTGTACACCCATTCATAACTTTAGTAATAGCATCAATGAAAAAGAGTACTATAATTATAGAGAGAAGAACAAGATTGTAGCTCTCGAATTGAACCATCGGTAGATAGATGTAGGCGAAAATGAATGACAGGGCGGTACTGTTAAAGTTAGGTATGGTATATTCTGATAAACCGTAAGGGAAACTGACAAAGTTACATTCACGTTTATAAAATGCCGAGTTGGTCGTTTTCTCGAACTTGGCATCGGTGGTCATAGCGGCGAGAGAGAATATAAATACAAGAAAAATCAATCCTGCTAAAAACATTGTCCATTTCAGATCGCCATTGCTTATACTAGATAATATGAAAAAAACCGAAAGATACAGCGGCGACAAAGACGATATTAGTTGAAGAATACTTCCACCGGATAATTGTATTGCTGGGTTTATATTATCAATAATATTTTTAAATAATCCGGGATTAGGTTTGAGTCTGTCTTTTTGCGGATTCATAATTGGAGTGGAGCCACCTGTGCCTGTTCGTGTTGATGATCCTGCTGATGATCCCGCTAGTGGTCCTTGTGATGGTGCTGAACTCATATTTTATATATTATATACTGTATTATATTATATATATAATACAATATATTATTCATTAAGTCGGACAATATAAAATAGATTGAATAGATTGAATAGAATAGATTGAATAGAATAGATTGAATAGAATATATATATAAATTACATAGAAACATAAATATATATTAAATATTACACGTATTGTTGTTTCGTAGTACACACACCATCACCGCCACAACCACAACACAATGGGAGTCCCGAGTTATTTCAGCCATATTGTTCGCGACTATGGTCAAATAATAAAGAAGTTATTATCGCTTCCACATATTGATAATTTATATATGGATTGTAATTCGTTAATATATGATGCTGTAAAGAACAGTCCTACATATGATAAGACGAAAAGAAGAGAGTATGAGAAGGAATTGATTACTATGGTATGTAAAAAAATAGACTATTATGTCGAATCGCTAAAACCCCGAAAACGCGTATTTATCGCCTTTGACGGAGTTGCACCTGTTGCTAAACTTAGTCAACAGAGAGATAGGAGATATAAATCGTGGTATACAGCACAACTTCAGCGCGAGTTTGAAGGCAAAGCATATAAAGAGGCGTGGAATACGTCGTCGATTACACCGGGAACTGATTTTATGAAGGAGTTGAATGAAACAGTAATGAATTATTATATGGCTAAAAACCACGCGATGGAATTTGCATCAGAATTTATAGTATCTAGTAGTTCAGAAGCAGGCGAAGGTGAACACAAGATATTCGAGTATATGCGCAAGCATCCCCAATATCATAATCCACCAGATATGGTTACTTTGGTATATGGATTAGATGCAGACCTTATTATGCTCACACTGAATCATCTACATATTACTCCTAATTTATATCTTTTTAGAGAAACGCCCGAATTTATTAAATCGATTGATTCAACACTTGATGCAAACACGGATTATTTGCTTGATATACCAGAGCTTGCGGCTTCGATCGTGAAGTACCTTCACAGCTATGGAGAGACTCAGAAAACACGACAAACACCACTCGCGGGAGAATATGGTAAATTCGATATTAAACTAGAAGATAATTATAAACTGGTTTCTAATGAGACTACAACGAATAGGATAAAGGATTATATATTCATATGTTTTTTATTGGGGAATGATTTTTTACCACATTTTCCTGCATTAAATATTAGAACAGTTGGTATTGACGTGATGCTAAACGTATATAGAGAAACGATTGGGAATACGGATACATTTTTGATAAATGGAATGAGTATACAATGGGGTAATTTCTATAAAATGATAAAGCATATCGCGAATAAAGAGGATGATCTTCTTATGGATGAACATAAGAAACGCGACAAGTTTGCTAAAAGGTTTGGATCCAGCGGCGCGGCATCGGGGTATGGGAGGGCTGGAAACGCGATGAATGCTTTCAACGGGAGAAATGGCAAAAATCAATTCGCTGCTCCTAAAAATGAAATATTGCGCGGGAATACGAGTATGAATACAAATGATAATAATATTCTAGGAGACGATGTTCAATGTATGGAGGATTTATTATTGCTTCCTATGAAAGATCGTAGTATTGAGAAATATATTAATCCTTTTGAGCGAGACTGGGAGTATAGATATTATAAGGCGCTTTTCGAGATAGATGTAAACGACGAACGTAAGAAACAAATATGTGTGAATTACCTTGAAGGCCTTGAATGGACATTTCATTATTATATTAAGGGGTGTATAGACTGGCGCTGGTGCTATAACTATCACTATGCTCCGCTGTTTAAAGATTTGGTAAAATATATTCCCCAAATAAGTAGTCAGTTTATTACACCAAAGCCGCAGCAATCAATAGAGGATGTTGTGCAGTTGTGTTATGTATTACCGAGGGAAAACCTGAATTTGCTACCTATGAATGTAAATATACTATTACTTCAACGATTATCGCATTTATATGGTGATGATTATGAATTTAAGTGGGCATATTGTAAATACTTTTGGGAGAGTCACGCCGATCTTCCTAGACTTACTATTTCTACATTGGAGGAAATAGTTCACCAAGCAAATACGATGAAAACATTTGCAACATCGCGCCCCATCGATATCAATGTCACGAGACAGACGGCGAAATAATTAAGTCCCGCCTGAAACGGGAGACACGGGAGAAAATACTAAATTCTTTAAAAATGAAAATCGGCTACAAAAGGATGTACACGCGCCATCACCTATAACAGGACCAATTATTTGATTCGTTTTTTTCGAACAGGATAAAAACATTTCAAATCCTTTTTCTATTATTATGAAAATGATATAGTATATAATAGCCCAACACATACTTCGTAATAAAATAAATGAATTGGAGATAGGAGTATCACCATTTATAATTTTATCCTCGATTAGTGGATATTTTTTAGAAAATTCTTCTGTTTTTTTCACAGCATCTTCATAAGACATACCTTTTTCGATATAACTATCGATGCGATACTTATCCATTTTCTTCCATATTTTACACCATTGCTTGTATACATCCTCATAATAATCGTCTTTCGTATACTCCTTTTTATATTTCTTTTCGTAACGCGCCTTTAGTTGCTGCGGGTCAATTTTTGGTCCATAGTATGTGAATGCGTGTATACCTTTATTAAATGAAAGTTTCTCGTCATCCATAACATAATCTTTGTTTGTAGTATGAATAAGTTGCAATGGCAGATTATGTTGAAAAGAATGATAGATAAACCCCTTTTTTAAAATCGCAGATGGATTTGGTCTATGTGGTCGCCTCAAACCTTCAGGATAAACTAGGATATTTCGGTTAGTATCAGAGCGCCTAATTTTTTCAATCTCGTTCATATTTTTGACAATTTCATTCTTGTCTTTCATATTTTTTATAAAAATAACCATATTTGCTTGACTGGTTAACAATCCAACTAAAGGTAATAATATTTTAACTTTGTCTAACGAAATAAATTTACAATTATAATGAGTAATATAAGGATCGATAAAAAAATCACCACACGATAGATGATTAGATAAATACAGCATGTTCTTATCTACGATAATTCCTCTTTTCGATACTTTATGTAAATGACAACCAACTATATTCAAATTTTGCGATACCATTGAACGTATTGCTTCTTTTTCAGTCTTTACTCCATAATGTAGAATCGTGTATAAAGGAACGATAAATGCTAAATATGCGAAAATCAAAATATTATAAATAGTATGTAATCCAAAAGTAGAAGGTTTATATTCTAACATAGGTTCGATGTCGACCATTGCAAATGTATGATTTTATAAGGTAATTTAAGTAGTATAATAATATGAAATTATAATATTAAAAGCGATATAAAACGTAAATTATATGAAAATATCATAAATATGAAAAATAACTTAAAATAATATGTAATAATAATATTATATTCAGTATAATATTATATTCAGTATAATATACTAAAGTAGCATATCATAGGATGGAAAGTGTTTTAAGTCGAATTGACAATAGATATAAAATTCTTAAATTTGTAGGAACGAGGGAACATTTTGCTACACTTATGACTAATAATCCCGGCATTCTTATCTTTAAGTTTACAGCAGATTGGTGTGGACCGTGTAAGAAAATCAAGGACTATTCTTATGCGAAGTCCAATGAATTGCCCGAATACATAACAATGTTTGAGGTGGATGTGGACGAATGCTTTGACTTGTATGCTTTTTTAAAACATAAGAAGATGGTAAATGGAATTCCTGTATTTTTGGCGTATGCTCGTGGAATGAATGAGGGACCTATCGCGTCTATAACAGGAGCGAGTATTCCAGATATAGAGGCGTTTTTCAAGGCGTGTATGAGCTACAAATTTACAAATTAAATAAATAGTACTATGCCTTAACAAACACCTCGGTATTCATAAGATTGGTACTTAGGGTTTGTTTATCTTTAGAGTCGACTTGTAAACCATCGGCTAAGAATTCATCGGGGTTGCAATCATACGGCGATGCACGCTGTGCCTTGTTATTACAAAAGAATGTTTCTCCATCGACATAAAAATGAGTCCCTTCTTTAATCGGGGGCGACCGTGTAGTAAGCCAGTTTACGAATTTCTTTTTTGTTCCCATAATTCCCGCATCACCATTAGGAATAAATTTCATCCGCGAGTATGTATTATCAGCATTCCCTGCGGCTTTTGTCCAGGCATTTCGTGCCGGCCACTTGGAACTATATTCGCGCGTATATAAAATCACAGGTTTATTTATATGCTTCGCGGCATAGTCGACAGTAAACTTCTTAAACCCATTTAGAATGGCTTTGTCGGAAGATGCAGCAACCCATTTATTCTTGATGTATACACGACCATCCTTGCTAATCATTCCCTCAATGGGTGACTTAATCTCTGCTGATTTCATCCAACCATCCGCGCCATCATCGCCATCATCGCCATCATCGCCCTTATGTTTCGCATCATATTCTTTCATATCTAGAACAATAATCTTATTTTTGGGGGCAGATTTAGAACCGGATTTCCGTTTTATAGTTTTATTTTTAGGGGTCCCAACAGCGGCACCAACACCCTTTACCCAGCGGTATATGCCACGTTTATCAGGCTTTGATACGTACGTCCCTCCATCGTTTCCTTTTTTAGATGAACCTTTACAATCCATTGCCGAATAAGGAGGCGAGCCACGCGAACGATACTTTTTGGTTTTTTGTTCGATACAAGCAGCAGGCATATAAATGTAGGATAGTATATATTATAAGTAGTATATAATATATACAAAATAAAAATATAATTCTAATAATACCCGTAAAAAGGAGCATAATTGGTTTTCATAGACAAACCAGAAGTTTTATATTTTTTACATTCGGTATTATAGCAATAGTATTGTTTACACACATCTTTTGTTGTGTCAAACTCGCCAATAGGAGCATATTTTTTGTCATTTAATAAATAAACATATTTATCACCGATCGCATATGGAAAAGAATCATAGTTCCCACCTATAGGAGAATAAAATTTGCGAATAGTATCTCCGTTCTTAGTTGAAAAAGATAATATACCTTTACCTATAAACATATATTTGCCCTTGCCTGTTTGTAAAAGAATCGTATTCCCTTTTGCGATCCCGCGTTTAAAAACCCAATAAGGGTCATTTAATTCATTATCTCCAATAAAAATTTGTTCATATTTTACATCTATTAGTTTATCCTTTAATTCGCCTTTATTACTTGCCTCGTTAAAATGATTATTATAAATATCAACGCGTCCGCCATAATCAAAGACAACAAATGGGAAAGCGGCATTGTCGTTTATTTCATATATATTTTTAGGCTTAGCACCACTCTCTAGTTGTTTTTTAAGTGTATCGTTTTCGATACACTTTATGAATCGAGAAACATTTACCGTTCCGTAAATATTTTTTTTATATATACAATTAGCGGTGTATACAGGCGCTTTAACAGATACCTTACTAGTTTTATTTTTAGGGGTCCCGACCGCGCCCCCAACACCCTTTACCCATCGGTATATGCCACGTTTATCAGGCTTTGATACGTACGTCGCTCCATCGTTTCCCTTCTTAGAAGAACCTTTACAATCCATTGCCGAATACGGAGGCGAGCCACGCGAACGATACTTTTTGGTTTTTTGTTCGATACAAGCAGCAGGCATATATATTATAATCGGTATATAATTAGTATACCAAAATAAAATTATATAAATAAAAACATAGAAATAAATTAATATAATATAGTATTAGTGATACTTTATTATATATACATTAAGTCAATGGCGTGTGCTGTAGAAAGTATGGACCTAGACATAAATAATTACGAGTTAACAGATATACTAAACTTATTCAAACTTCCGGTGATGTTTGACGAAAAGCATCTTAGACAGGCGAAGATCATTGTATTACAGATGCATCCCGACAAATCGCGATTACCCAAGGAGTATTTTCTCTTTTTTACCAAAGCATACAAAATATTATACGAGATATACAAAGTCCGTTTCCCAGGCGAGAAGAAATATAAGGAAGACAAATTTTCATATACTGCGGTTATCGAGCGGGAATTAAACCAGAATAAAATCAAGACAGCGCATAATGACGTGGATCGCGAATATCATAAAACACACGAGGAAGCATATAAGAAGATTCAAAAAATGGATGCTAGCAATTTCAGTCAATGGTTCAATGAAAAATTCGAGAAATTCCGGCTTCACGATGAAGAGCAGGATAACGGGTACGATGAATGGTTTAGAGGGACTAAATCGGGAACAGAAGAAGACGACGAAGATGAATACGGTTATGAGCCACAAGAGTTAGGAGGGACATGGGCAGAAAGAAATGAAAGGATTGAACGCAAAAAGGCAGCATTGCGGAATAAGATGGCGCTTGTTCAACGCAATGAGATACAGACGGCGAATAGTAGTGGCGGAGGCGGATATTATGGACTAGGGCGCGAAGCACCACAGGAATACTCAAGTGGTTTATTTAGCTCGTTACAGTATGAGGATTTGAAGAAGGCGCATACAGAGACAGTAATACCTGTAACAGCGGCAGATTTCGAGGATAGAAGAAAATATGCGTCAACAAATGAGATGCAGACATTTAGAGATACCGAAAGGTTGAACTATAATTATTCAAAGGAGTCGCATACTACGAAATTGGACCGCGAGACGGCTATTCAGGTTGAACAAGATATGCAACGTGCTTATAGATTAGCAAAGCAAGACGAGATAGTGAGAGAAATAAATAAAAGATTTAATTCGGAGTTTTATCAACTTACGAATTGAATATACGAAATAGAAAATATCTAAATACGAATCATAATGAATAAATGAATAAATTATATTCTAGGTAATTATTATACATATAAATTATTATACATATAATATATATTATTCAGTATGATTTCAGGAAAACAGATAATACTTCTCTCATTACTTTTAATAATAGGGTATATGTATTCAAAATACAACAACAAGATTTCGAAAGATATAGAGAAAGAAGAATACGACCTAATACATAAATTTTTAGCAAATGACGACAATAAAATGGATAGAAAGAAGCCGTTTATGTGGATTCACGTAGAGTACGATGTCAATGAACGATCGTGGAAAAACTTCGGTTCAAGGAATACCACAGATTTGAATCAGCCATACTTATATTTGACAATAAGGAGTATCATAGAAAAATGCGGTAGTTCATTTAATATTTGTATTATCGACGACAAAGTATTTAATAAAATATTACCCAGATGGAGTATAAATGTCGACCAATTAGCGAAACCGCTTCGCCCTCATATTCGTGAGCTGGCGATGGCGCAACTGCTTAATAAATATGGAGGTATGAGATTGCCACCATCATTTATATGCTTCCAGAATTTGAAAACGTTATACGAATTGGGAATAAGTCAAGGAACCGGTGCGGATGGCGTATTTGTAACAGAGATGGTTTCTAAGAGCATAGCATCATCGATGATAACGTTTGCTCCATCTACTAAGATAATGGGATGCAAGAAAGACAATCCGATTATGAAGAAGTATATAGAATATTTAGAGACATTGGTATCACAAGACTATACAAATGAAACGGAATTTGAAGGAAAGATAAGCAAATGGTTCTTTGACGAGATATCGAGTGGAACAGTAAACGTGATTAAACCAGATTTAATCGGAGCAAAGAAGGAGGACGAGTCGCCTGTCATTTTGGACGATTTAATGAGCGATACGATTGATTTAGATTTGTGCCGCGAGACTTTTGGGTTATATATACCTGCGTGCGATTTAATTCAGCGCCGGAATTTTGGATGGTTTGTTAGAATGTCTCCGAAACAAGTACTGACATCGAATACACAAATAGCGAAATATTTATTAGCAACGAACTAATAATAACTAATAATAACTAATATTAACTGAATTAGTATAAGATTATAAGATTATAAACATTATAAACATTATAAACATTATATTGTATATATTTTTTTTTAAAATTATATACATTATGAAATCAGGTGTATATTTTACAGCCTATAGAGAATATATTCTTTAGATCTTATATCTTATATCTTATATCTTATATCTTATATCTTATATCTTATATCTTATATCTTATGCCTTCTATCTTCTGTATCTATTATGATGTTTGTTCTTTTTAGTTTTCATAATCTTTGAAAATTTTGTTTTAATAGGTTTTCTCGATTGTTTTAGTTTTCTTCGTGTATTTAATTTTATTAGTTTTTTGATACCACCACCGCCACCAGCAGGGGAGGACATAGGAACAACCGCAGGAGGAGTAAGAGGAAGAGGAGGACTAGGATTACGACTACGCGTGCGTCTATTTCTAGAACTATATGTCGGTGTATGTCTCGGGCTAGGGCTAGAGCTACGAGGGCTAGAGCTACGAGGACTAGGTGTGCTTCTCCGTCGCCTCATTGAATCAAACATTGCATCATACTCTTCCATCGACCTTATACTCGATATACTAAACGGAAGTCTCGCCTCCGTATTAAGGTCTCGATCTATTCCCGCATTCATAACGATTTGGCACGTAACGCATCCACACTGGCTGGGTTCTGTATTTGCTTTTGCGTGTCTTTCGGTAAAAAGATTAGATTTAGGACGAAGAGCTTCGAAAAAGGAAGAAAAATAAGAAGATTCAAGTCGTTTGCCCATCGTAAGTCGCATTACCTTATCGTGTTTCAATTCGCTGACACTAACACCTCTGTTACTCATTTGGCTTAACGGCTCCTTCGATAAACTTAACTCGCTAGCAACAGTTCTCAAAGCATCGCGAAATCTCAACTCTACTTGGTAAATCACTTTATCTGCGAAAGTGTCCGGTAATCCAAACTGACAACCCCCTAAAAACATATGAAGATTGCGTTTCAAATTTTCGCTGTTTTCGACAGCCACGCGTGAGACTGCACTTTTTGCCGCGCTTGGATCACGTAATTTTACACAAAGTTGGCGCAATCTATGCGACACAACATCTTCGAAATAACAACGCTCGAATGCGTCGACAAGCAGTATAATATATCGTTTTTGCTCCCACGTGTCAAGTCCTCGTGGACCTTCGGAATAAGGACACGATACATCAACGCATTGAATTTTACGCGGGAAAACACATCTGAAATTGGCAAGTAGTCTTTCAAACGGTTTTTCAGCGCCAAATTCTTTAAATGGAGCACACGCCATATTTACTTTAACAAAATTTGAACTAGAAGGAAATTCTAGCGATTCTAAACTTGGCGGCGCGCGAGTTTGTTCTAAAAAATCACACAATTCTAGCGTACGCTCTTCACTCAAACTGACCGGTTTCGCTGGATTGAACTTACCTATAACCACGGCATCTGTAAAACGAAGTCGTCTTAATTTCGGAACAACCGATAAATTAACACTTGCTACTTCGACTTCTGTAAAATGTCTTAACAAATCTTTTCGTTTCAAACTGGGTTCTTCTGTAGCCGACATGGCGTCGTGCATTTTAAAGTCCATTAATACATCGCTCAATCTAGGAACATTTGATAAGAATTCCGAATATTGGCGGCGGCTGTGGAATATATTTTTGTTTGTTCGCAATACGCGCACTGTTGGAGGCAATAGAAAAAGCGGAAGTAAAGCACCGTCACCTTCAATATGTTCGACTACCGTTAATAGTTTAAGATTGGGGAATCGTGTCTTAAAATCAAACCGACACGTATCCTTAAACTCGTGTCTGAGCTCGTAGTTCATTCTTGGAGAACCATTGTAATACCCACGGTTTACTATTTCGAAATATTCAAATAATCGTCGCCCTATTTCGTTTTCTACATCGACAGAGAATTCAAGAGTCAAATTTGCTACTTCTGGGAATGTGGCGGAAGGTGGGTTGAATATTGGGCGATGAAGAGCAGGCAAACGATCGACCATTTGTAACGATTGGGTTGCTCTATATGCTCGAATCGAATCTCTTGCTTGTCTATTATCGCCAACTATATCAACCGATGCCGGTAATTCTTCGGGTTCAGGTTCGGGTATAACCAGCATTTCCATAAGTGTTGCTAATTCGCAAATACCAGGTGGATTTCGCCCACTGACTTTATGTACTACAGGTCTTGTTACGAATTCGACAGTAGGGGAATGGAGCCTTGCTTGTAATCCGGATTCTTTTTCTGGTGTATGAAAACTACATACAGGTTGCCTAAATTCCCAATCATTTAAAGAACCGCAACCAGCACAAGCTTTTTCTCTTGATTTTGGATATTTTGGAGGTTCATCGCGAGGTTTATCGCTCATTGGATGTTTAGTTATATACTATGTGGGTATAATATATTTTGGTGTTAGGGTATTTATGTAATGAATATAAAATTGATTTAGAAAATACTCTATATATTAAATGTATTAACAATCAATTCGTATAACAACTCGCATCATCTTTTACATCGCATTTATCATCAATGATTGTCTCGTTTCTTCGCTCTTTAACACGTCAGCTTTTTGTGAAAAATACACCTATTTTAGTAGGACGGTGGACTATTGACTATGACAAAAATATTCAAGAAAGAAAGGTATACCTGACAAATATGGATCACTGCGGATGTTGCGGTAATATAAAGACGCAAAACATACAACAACAACAACAACACCCGCGCGAAACTCCTCTGGCAACGAAAGTAGTTAAAAATACAGTGTAATATTCTATAGTCGTAACTATATTCTATTTTTCATATAATATAATAATCTCCACACATTATATAAGCATAGTTCAACAATGACCGTTAGCAACCAATCTTTCAATCTGGCCCGCGGAGTCGTTCGCTCGAAATCTACAGCCGGTGGTACAGGCCGTCTTATTTTTGTCAATCCCACGGGATACAACTACAATAAATTCATTCCCGGATCAGGTGTAGGGGGATTAAATAGCTCAGTTCGCCGCCACAAATATCGTCAAGCTACTTCTTGTCAGACGGCAACAGGCGATCAACGTTTGGGGCAATGTGTCGCGTATTAGACTACAACTACAATTGTCATTATCACTTCAAAATATTGTATATCTTGAATTTATATAAACCATACATTATCAACGAAATAATCGATGTATAACTCGTATAGTGACACCATATACTCCCGTTAGAATCTGTTGTTAGTCCATAATAAAATCCAAATGCTGGCATTATGCTTAATGCTACCACAATCTTATATGACATATCCCATAATACAAATATTGGTGCAGCTATTATAATTAGCCACAGCGTATACGCAATTGGTTTAGTCCCTACGTATTTAGATAACCACCAGTCGAGATGTCCTTCCGGTGTAACCGTAGTACAATATTTTGTAGGTTTTCCATAAAAGTGTAACAATAACGACGCCGCGGAGATAATAGAAAATATTACAATAAATAATTTACGATTGTTGCTACATTTTGCCCAAGGTTTTACGAATAGTGAACCTAATGTCGCGCCCAATGGTTGAAGTATCAATATAATCGGAATGAGTATTAGTGTTAACGCCTTATTCATCATTGTGCAGGATTTACGCGGGTTTGTAAGCCATAACAAGAGTTCCGCGAATTGCATTCCACACCAACCTATAAGAATCATTGCTATCCATTTAAAATGCGGAATATTTGAGCTAAATAATATAACGATTGCTGCTAAGGAATAAAGCGACGTTTTTGCACTAGATTCAACGCTGTAGCACATTGCGGTGTAGTATATATTGTATCAGTATTTTATATTTTATATTTATATATACTATAATATACTATAATATACTATACTATAATATAGTTGTATATACTCTACATATGAATATTATTTTACAAATAATACTTGGATTTTTACTTGCTGATGTAGTTACTGGTATATTCCATTGGTTTGAAGATAGTTATTTAGATTATTGTGTAGATATACCAATTGTTGGTCGTATAGCTAAAGATAATGAATTGCATCATTATTTTCCAAGAACTATAGTATCGTGTTCTTATTGGGAAAATATGCGTGTAACTTTTCCATTAACAATTACTATTTTAATTATACTATATTTATTAAACAGATCTTTATTTAAGAATATATATTTAATATCATCATTTGCTTTCTTTTGTATTACGTCCAATCTACTTCATAGATTTTCACATATGAGAGAGTGTGAAAATAATCGTTTTACCATTTTTTTACAAAATACAGGTATTTTATGTTCCCATAAGCATCATTTAATACATCATACAATAAATACTGGAAGATATTGCGTTATGAGCGAATATAGTAATCATATACTTGATTCGATATATTTTTGGAGAGCATTAGAATACATTGTTTTTTTATTTACGGGTATAAAACCTACTAGAAAACCATATGACGATTATTATATAATACAAAATCATATGCACGAAAACTCAAAATTAGAATGTCCTGATAAACCAACTAAAAAAGACATAGATGAATTAAAATATAATTTGAAACTTTATAAAAATTGTAATAAGTATTTTAATAAATAAGTGATGTATACCGATTTTGTCTATCAGGAAAATTGATACACAAAATGTTAAATATTAACAATATAAACATAGCAATTCAAGATAATCTAACGTAACGAACGTATCACTATAAGAAAATGAGTCTTCAAAAACGTCTTCAAAAGGAACTTGCCGAGCTTACACGCGATCCACCCACCAATTGTAGCGGAGGACCACTCGATGAGGATATTATGAAATGGCGCGCAACAATTACCGGCCCCGAAGGCAGTCCATATGCAGGCGGTGTATTCTTCCTCGATATTGATTTCCCTACCGACTACCCTTTCAAGCCACCCGTCGTGAAATTCATTACCCCGATTCTTCATCCGAATATTAATGCCTCTGGCGGCATCTGTCTCGACATTTTGAAGAATAATTGGAGTGCCGCCCTCACCGTTTCTAAGCTACTCCTCAGTATCTCATCTCTCCTCGATGAACCAAATCCTGACGACCCTCTTGTCCACGATTTGGCGCACCTATACAAAACAAATCGCGTCGAATATATGGCAAAAGTCCGCGCATATACATTTCACCACGCGTCATAAGGCGGTAGGGTGTGTGGGTGTGTGTGTGTGTGTGTGTCGCCAACGATACACCCATTATAGTATCTCCGTCAATGTTTTTATTTGTATCTCCGTAAGTTTTTCTGGATATAACACTTTAAATGCCACGTTTAGATTACCGCGTTCTGTGCCGCGCTGTATACCCAATTTCGGTATTGTTTTTATTAGACCGTCGCGAATAATATTCCCCGAAGAACTATTAAAGGCGAATTTTTTACCGTTTAAATGTTCTATCTCAAAAACAAACCCGCAAAGCGCTTCTTTAAGTGTTATCTTTTTTTCCATTATAATATCGAGCCCATTTCTTTTAAACGTTGCGTGTTCTTCTACTGTAAGTGTAACCTTCACATCCCCGCGACATTCAGGTGCACCTTCATTGCCGCGATTGCTCAATATGATTACTTCGCCACTTTCTGCGCCCACCGGTATTGTCACATATTCTGTATGTTTATCTAATTCGTGTGTTCCTTCACTATTCATATTCCAGCGCTCCATCTCTACAGGAATCGTCGCTCCTTGACACGCTTGTTCTAGCGTTATTGTTATATTCACACTTATAAGCGCAGGCTTTTGCTCAGCACGCTTATGAAATCGCGGCGTACGCTGAATATCGGGGTGAGGCTGTTGCGGATGCTGTTGCGGATGCTGGTGCATCTCTTGATATGGCGGAGGAGGTGGATGCTGTGGAGGTGGATGGTGATAGTGATTCCCTCTTCCTCCTCCTCCTGCTCCCCCGCGAATCTGTGGATCATTAAACATTCCACCCATTCCACCCATTCCCATACCACCAAATATATCATTAAGCTCGCCCATTATATTTTCATTAAATCCGTCCCCTGCACCGTTCGGATTCGAACCAAACGTCCGTATAATAATTCGTGGACCACCGGACATTCCAGGCATTCCTCCAAAACCTCCCATCCCTCCCAAATTCACAAATCCATTCATTGGATGATGTTCAGATCCGCCACCACCGCCACTACCACCACCACCACCACCCATAAACATATTAAATATATCCATCGGATTAATCCTTATTCCGCCGCCGCCGCCACCACCACCACCACCGAAACCACAACCCATACCTGCAAACGGATTGTTGCGCGTTATATCGTATTTTACCCTTTCGTCTGGATCACTCAATATACTAAACGCCTCTGAAATCTTCTGAAATTTCTCCGTCGACTCTTGACTGTTTCCATTCTTATCTGGATGATTGATAAATGATAATTTCCTATATGCCTTCTTAATATCGTCTTGTGAGCATTTTTCATCTACTCCCAATACATCGTAAAATGTTTCTCCTCCTTTCATTTTTACTTTGCGTCAGTATAGATTATATTATGACAGAATATAACAGATTAAAACGTATTGTTAATAATTATATTATATTAAAGAAACATAAACTTAAATATTTATTAACGAATATTAATAATCCTATTATTTAATTAATTAATTATTTAGTTAGTTAGTTAGTTTGTTATTATATTCCTATCTTATACCCTGTCATAACGTATCCCATCCTATCATACCACAATGCCAAAATCCGATTCACTCGCCGTAATATCGTGTCAACAAACAAATATACCATTTATTAATAAATATCAGCCACAATATTTTAAAAATTTCGAACAACTTGACCCCAATATTGTGTTACTTCTTAATACACTAATAAAAATCAATAATCTGAATCTCCTTCTTGTTGGAGACCCTGGATCAGGTAAAACGTCTCTCATTTATGCTATAATACGCGAATACTATAAAAATAATTATAACTCCGATAATATACTCGTATTAAATAGTCTAAAAGATCAGGGCATATCCTATTATCGCAATGATTTAAAAATATTTTGCCAGACATCTTCGCTTATTCCCGGATTCAAAAAAATAGTCCTTCTCGACGATATCGATATTATAAATGAACAAAGCCAGCAAGTATTCCGCAACTGTATGGATAAATATAGTCACAAGGTTCATTTCATTTCGTCCTGTACAAACGTTCAAAAGGTAATAGACAGTTTACAATCCCGCAATATCATCATAAAAATGAATCAAGTAGAAGATGTATGTCTCGACAAAATAATGAAAAAAATTATCGCCCACGAAAATATAACCATCGACCACGATGCACAAAAGTTTATTCTGAACATTTCTAATCTATCCATACGAATATTGATTAATTATCTAGAGAAGAGTAAGATTCTAAACACGCGCATTGATATCGGTATCGCGAAACAATTGTGTACAAATATCAGTTTCCATATATTTGAAGAATATACTATAAGTCTAACAAATAAGGATCTAGCTACTTGTATTAAAATTCTTTATTCTTTATACGACCAAGGATACTCTGTTATGGATATTCTCGACAACTACTTCCTTTTCGTCAAATCAACGCCACTCATTGACGAAACAAACAAATATAAAATTACAAAGATTCTTTGTAAATATATGACTATTTTTCACAACATACACGAAGATGAAATTGAATTGGCGCTTTTTACTAATAATCTTGTCGCGCTTTTTTGACTTTAAAATATTTTTATATACACATATATACACATATATTATATATACACATATATTATATATACACATATATTATATATTATATATATTTAATATATACATATTTTTAGAACTCTTTCTCTGAGCATTGTAATGAGTACAAACAGCGAGATGAATGCCCAAGAAGGTGGTATGAAACTAGTTGTAAAAAATGATAAAGGAGAAGATGTATCTATACGTAAAGTTAGAGATCTTGTAGAATTTATTAATATATTTTCCAATACAATTAATGTTCACAATGTATCTGTAAATTCGTTAACGGGATTTATATTAAGAATTACTCTACCTGAAGATGCAACCCCATTTAGAAGCAATATATTTAACGAAAGAGGCGAACTAATGAATGCAGACGAATATGAATTACCTCATACAGGACGCCCTGTCGCGCAACATATTTTAAAATGCTGTATTGTTCAGCCGCAAAAGGAACCAAGAATTGCCGAATTTAGTGGTCGCAATAAAGCAACGTGTACTAGTAGACAACTTGCTAACGAGTATAATGCCCAATCTGATATATATGACGCAACAATGGCTTACGGTGGTATGCCTGTATGTCCCGACGTGTACGCCGTTATGGAATTTAACTTGACACAATTCCGTGAGATTTTTTTTTCCGATACTCTTCCGCCTGGACACGTAAGAAGCTTACCTGCAATAGGAACGAACCATTATAAAGATAATCGTATTTTTCGATATTTACTTGCGCAATTAGAAGCACCTCTCCCACCTTCTTTTGAAAGAAAGGTCGGAATTATATTAATGGAATCGTTACCTGCGTCTTATGTGCCTTTAATGGAATTACATACAAGCTTTCCTGCTGCTAATCCGGCTGCTCTATCGGTTAGTCCTATTTATACTGAAAGAAAAAGACTATTTGACGATATGACATACCGCTCATTGGCTATATGTGTAATTATATTTTATCGTATAGGGTATATTCCTCTTGATGCTCATCTTGGTAACTGGATGTATGATATAACGCAACCGGTTGACCAGTTTAAGGTTCAAGCGATAGATTTTGGTCGCATTATTCCGCGTAATTTACCAGCTACTATAGAGTCTATACGAAATTATGTTCGAAGTTATATTAGATTATATACTAATCCCGCGGAAAAAGCTTTAGTAATTTCTGGATTAGCTAGGTTATTAATGGCTGACCCATCAACCGTAACTAATGCCGAAATGTGTGGTGCAAAGATAGTTGAACACGTTGTAGCATTAAATAAATTAATAAGACGTAATCAAAATGGTTCTATACTATGGAATCCCGCCGGTCGAAAATATGCCGTTGTTACGCGTCCTGCTGCAGCTGGCTCTCCAGCACAAACAATGGAGGTAGACTCGTGTATGCTTCTTATTCATAGTATTATTTTTCTTATTGCTCTAATTGATACCTCTTTTAACGCGTGTACGTTTAGGAATCACAATTTTTGTCAGTTACGTGACTTATTTTCTTCATTATTCGGTATCAAATGTAATAATCTTAATTCAATGATTGGCGATCGTGTGTATATTGATTTAGTAGCTTACTTAAGAGCTATTCCCAATGATGAAGAAAGAATTCGCACTATAGAGGCATATAGAAGAATTCGAGACAATATAGGTGAATACCTACGTGTTACACCTCAACGTGGCTTATTCCCTGACCCATTTTATGATTCCCCTTCACCCGATACGCCAGAAGATCCGGCATTTGCTGCACTAAGAGAAGCAAACATTCCTCCACCTCCGATACCACCTCCACCTCCGCCGCTCCCACGGCGTCGTTCACCTAGCAAATCTCCGCGCAAGTCACCCAAAACCCCACGAGTATCGCCTCGTGAAGATTCTCCCGCAGTAGACTATTATGAACGTTTTATAAGCGGATATAACACTTCGCATCCTCCTCCTCCGCCTCTTCCTCCTCCTATTCCTCCTGCTCTTGTTCCTCCGTCTTCCTCTGCAGGTGGCAGAGGAAGAAGAAAAACAAGAACGATACGACACAAAAGACGTGTAAAAAAGACACGCAGGTCTAGAAGATAGTAGATAAGATAGTAGAACTTATACCACCACGATAAATTTTTAATTATATACACTACCTTTGTGTAAGGATTTTCAAAAACGATAAATATTGTTCATTACTAATACGAGAAGTATCATAAAATAGAATACTACCTTCCAATAAATTTAATATCGAAATTTGATTTATTCTTTTATTATAAGTCGGGTTATTTTGTAATAAAGCTGAATATCCAAGTAACTGCATAATTTCATAAGAACTATTATCACCGCTTGTGCATTTAATATCTATTAATACGTCACCTACCACAATATCGCAATCGGCGGGAATAGAATATTCATATTTACCACCTAACATAGGATTTAATAATACAGATTTATCGGAAATATAATTTGTAAAATATTTTATTAATGGACTTATTATGTGTTGTGTAATATTTACTAAAAATACTTCACTCGAAATAATTGAATACATTTTACCGACTGTTTTCATATTTATACGTGATGTACATGGCAGAAATGATTCACTATGACAAATTGAACTAATAAAAATTTCCGGAATAATATCTTTGGTTTTATAATTTATAGTATCTTTTATTTTTTTATATGATTCCACTCTACATACAGGATAGTTACAATTATAATGATTACCCAAATGTATACCACTTTTATATTTACAATTATGTGCTGGATAATAATCTAATTCTTCCATATATTCTAGATTAAATATATAACAAATTTCGGCATTATGTATAATTTTCATATAACTATCAGTTTTCAATATACATTGAAATACATCACCAAAATATAATAAGTTATGCTTATAAGCAAAACCATTATATGATCGGATTATTGTTGACTCATCTCTTATTGGTTCCTTATATGTATATATGGCTCCATATTTAATATCATTAGTGCGAAACCACCACATTTTTTTAGATAGGTCATACTGTAAAAAATTTATTTCTTTAAAAATATACTCATTGTTATTATTGTCATTATCATTATCATTATCATTATCGTGGTTGTTATAATGTCTTATTATATTTTTCATTCGTTCATCCTCGAATTTTTCTTGTTTAATTTCTGCGATTATTCTACGAACAATATAATCAAAAAATGTTCCACACATTGAAGGATTAATATCATATATAGGTGTGATAATATCATTAGCAATATTTTTGTCAATAATATTATTTATTTTAAATGGTTTATATGATGTAATATTAAAAACATTGGATAAAATATATTCAGATATACAAGATGAATTTAAAATTTTAATACGATTTGTTAAGTTACCACTCATTTTAATTTCAGGTAGTAATAATTTTACTATATACTCTTTTGCTGCTTTATCTTCTAACTTAGAACATACACATTTAATACTTCTAGGTGGCGCCTTTAATAATTCACCTATAGTTTTATATTTTTTACTATTTATTTTATAATCTTCTGTTACTTGCATTGTAGTCTGATACATAACAATAGAATAAACGATTTAAGTGTATTTAATATATTCATTTCAATTCAACGCCGTAAAATTGAAACGAATAAACTCTAATAAATAGAATATAGCAAATCCAAAACAGTCAAACGCATACACACTCCCCCGCGCTCCAGAAATGTCCCTCGAAACTCTTATTGCTGCCGCTATTATCGCTGCCGAAGATATTGACGCTGAGGTCCCCGCCACTCCTCGTGTTGAAGAAGAAGAAGAAGATGAAGTAGAAGTAGAACCGAAATACCCTCGAACGCTCCAAGAAGTCACCGCATTAGATTTGTCGTTTTTGGGTGATGACTGGGCTGCTGATATGCTTCGCGATGCTATGAATGCTGTCGTTCTAGCACAAGAAAAACCCGAAATCATCAGGGAGAAAATCGATGTATGGACTTACTTATCAACCTATGAACCACCTCGAGGAGAAGGATTTATGTTTAGTCGTGGGGACTTGGTTGTCGAATCTGTTCAATATAATATGCAGATCGGGCATTCAGGGAGCAGTATGGCCATGACGATGCGCCAGCTCCAACTACTCGCAAAAATCGGATTCCCTGAATACCGCGACGGGTATCGCACCTAAGTAGGTAAATATCTAAAGTAAAAATACACTTAGCAGTAAAAAATTATGATTTATTTTTTTCTACGTATAGTGTGCATGCGGCGGTTCAGGCGTCCACGTATTCTACCACCATCATAAATAGCAGGACTTACAGATCTTTGCCCTCTTCTTCGACTGCTTCTAACACTGCTACCCCTTGACCTACTTGCTCGCCTAGGCGAAGATTTCACTCGACCTTTTTGGTTATATTCTACCGCGTTTTCAAACATCCTATGTAATGCTTCTGTGTCTATAAACAATACGAGAAGTTCGTAACTATCAGGATCGCTTGGGTTTAGCTCGATATGTGTTTCCCACATATCTCTAAGAAATTGTCTGGCTTCTTCGGGGCTTTCTCTCGTAGAAACTCTTCTAAGTATATCCAATACATATCTTCGCAGACGCTCTTCGTGTTGTCTAGTAATGAGAGTGTCAGCTATAATATAACGCTTCATAAATGCGCGAACAAAGTTATTAGACTTTCCATATAAGTGGCGCGATATAAAGTCTACCCAATCAATTGGAAGTTCAGGAAGAGGTACATACCCCCTTTTTCTAAATTCTTCCGCATCTTGAGCCATTTGTGGATAATTAAGATCATCAATAATTCTATCTCTATTTATGTCATCGAGGTAAGGAGAGCGGACGCGCCTAGAATAAAAAGGTGCTCGAGGTACATCGCCACGATTATTGGGAAGATACTGGTGTTCGTAAAGTGAATGTTGCGGATTTATTATAGTATGAGACATCGCGTTAATGCGTATATATAATGTTATTATATAAATATTGTATTATTATTGTATAAATATTGTATTATTATTGTATAAATATTATATAAATAGTAATATTATTGTAAAGTAATAAAGGTAAATATATATAATATAACATAATAGACCAAATATAACATAATAGACCAAATATAACATAATAGACAAAATATAACATATTATAAAAATGTCAACAAAAACAACAGGAACTATAGTGCGGCATCCAATTCAGGCGATTGCTGCATTTAATGATAAAAAAGTAAAAGGCACGGTAAGATTTACGGAAGAGCCGTCAAAATCCCGCGTCCGCATTGATGTTGATATAACAGGTCTGAAAACATCAGGACTTCACGGGTTCCACGTTCACGAGTATGGAGATATGAGCGAGTCGTGTGATAGTATGTGTGCTCATTTTAATCCATTTAATAAAACACACGGATGTCCTGGTATGAGGGAGCGGCATGTAGGCGACCTTGGGAATTTAAAATCGAATACTAAAGGGGAGGCACGATATACATTTTATGACGACGTGATAACCCTTCGCGGTACGAGGACAAATATTATAGGCCGAGGTCTAATTATTCACGCCGACGAGGATGATTGTGGGCAAGGCGGACAACCCGATAGTTTGACGACAGGTCACGCGGGGAAGCGAATAGCGTGCGCTGTAATAGGGTATGCATCACCGCCGAAAAAGTAGTAAATAAAAATAAAATATATTTTATATCTCTCTATCTCCTCATAACATTTATCGAATATAAAATGTCGGCTCGATCACACGTTTCCCGCCATATGTAATTTTATTAGTATCATATTCATTCATTCTGCGTTTTTCGAGTTCGCCTTCACTGTTGCTGAAAACGATTGCTTTTATATTTAGTTTTTTCATTCGCATAGTACAGTGAAGACAGGGCGCCGATTCCGCCATATCGCCGCTCTTAGAACGTCGCACAATATAGAGAACCAATTTTTGAACTATTTTTTTTGGCAAGTCGTTGATACATATTTTGTGAAGAACGGAAATCTCGGCGTGGGCGCTACAGCATTTGCGAAAATTGAGCAACCCATCTTTTGAATGAGAGCGTATATTATTAAACCCTTTTGCTATAATTTTCCCATTTAAAACAGCGATACATCCGTGCTGCATAAGAAGAGTTGATTTGGATGCTTCATCAAGAGCAATACTTGCAAAACGTTGATCGCGCATACCGATGTGTCGTTGTCGATACACTTCTTGCGAGGAGGTGGATGAGGTGGATGAGTCAGAATCGGAACTAGTAGTGGCATAATCATCATAATTTTCGTATTTTTCGTGAACGGGTGTAGCATTATTATTGCGTGATTTTATAATCTTGGGTGTAATCTCGTCAATTGTAAACATATTTATATTATTAACTTTTTGTTATATTGAATTATATAACAAAAAACGGTTCAATTTCTTTTTCACATTAAATATATATTTTTAACGTACAATAAAATAATAGAATAATTCAAAACTTATTATTTGCTGATTAACTTCAACTAATCTTCTTTGAAGGAGTCTCGTTGGAAATAAGGTAGATGGAGTTTTCGGTAACAATAATATACTCAGTCTCGACCTTGTAGATATTGGCAATAGGGCTAGTATACTCATCCTCGCTCTTTACCAGAAGCTTTTCACCTGTATCTTTCACGCCGATAATAATGGATTTATCGAGGGAAGGAGTCCAGTAATCCATCATAATAGGCTTATCCTGAACAATTGCAAGTTTAGTACAATGTTGCAAGCAAACATTAGATGGGAGACGGTATGCGGATTCACTGGCCTTTGCACCTCCAGAAGAGGCAGAAGCGGCGTTGGTGGAAGAGGAAGAGGAAGAGGCAGAAGATGATGGATGACTATTTGAACTCATATTATATAATTAACAAATTTAATAATCTTTAAATACTTATTAATAAAAAAACATATAATATATATTATATTACAAAACCTATATTATATGTTATATGTTTCAAATTATATAATTATATAATTCTATAATTATATAAAGAAAAATGTATATTCCTAATACTACTTTGTGTTACACCGACCGAAAAGAAAAATGAGACAAACGCTCATAAAAAATTAAGGTAATGTAAAATCAATAGTAGGAGTTACACCTACGATGGTCTAACTTTTTCCACTTCATTTTGATTATTTGAAGTGGTGAAAGACGAAATTTGAAAACACGCAGGGCGTTCTTGCTTCTCTATCCAGCATTTTGTTAAGTTCATTATGTTGATTGCTGAATTAGCGTCTCTTGTTTTGAATACGGTTTGTTTGACTTGGGGTCTCACGCATCCAGAACAGTCGTTGCCTCTGTTACACGAGAGGCAGACTAAAAGACGGAACTGCTTATTTCCATCGCTACGTGTGTAATAAGATAAATCATTATTACATTCACAGCATTTTTTACTTGTATTACATTCGTTAATTGTTATTGTATCATACTTCTTATGGATTTGCTTTCTCAATCCTTTATTCATCGTAGGCATAAAATGTTTCATTTGGGTGCTTCTACTCCAATTTCCATAACCTATCAATATGTTTTCACCGAAGGTTTCTTTGATTTTATTAAGGAATGTATCAATAGATTTCTTACCATAACTATACTGCCTAAACTTCATTTTCCTCCAAACTTCTCGTTGGTAGAAATCTAACGTTTCTTTGTTGAGTTTATCCTTCTCAACTAAATACTTCTTGAACTTTTCATAATCAACCGATTTACTATTTTGAAACGATAAATGAGTTTCTTTTTCTATGATGTTGTTTCGTTTCTTTTCCACCAATAATATTCGTTGGTTTGTTTTTGCTTTGCTTTCTCGCTTCCTTTGCGGTGCTGTATATTGGAGTTTGTTTCCTTTATCGTCCATCATATACACTAAACTGCGTTTCCCCGGGTCGCAACCAACTATAGTACGAGGTGCAAGTTCTGTTAGTTGTTCTATTGATAAATCCTCTATGTTATGAAACTCTTGTTCTTGCAAAGTAGGAACTTTTGACCCCCATTTCTTATCTTTCAAATCCTTACGAATAAACAATAACGAACAACTAATTCCATCTGTTTGTATTTGGTAATGAAATTGATAATGTTTATTTTTGAATGTTTTATGATGTAAGTTCAGTAGATTATTCCATACATCGTATTGATTTTCTTTGATTGCTTTGAATAATTCTGTTTTTGTTTTTCTTTCCAAAGAAAAGAGATTGACAATACAAGAAGTATCTAAAATTATATGCTTGGGAATGATATTATTACGAAGTGGTAAAGGTTGGAATAATTTATGTTCTTCTTTTTCCAATACAGCATTCATATACAACATACCTTTCAAATAATCAAATGGTTTCACTTTCACATCATAATGAACTGACTTCTTAATATTTTCAGGAAGGATATTCGGTAAATGGGTGTTTTTCCAGTCATCAAACATCTTATCAGTTTCCTCATTACATTCCAATAATTGCTTCTTGAACTTGAATAAAACTGTTTTATCTTCTGTTATGTTTGTGGTGGTTTTATTGATGAACCGAAGGAAGTGTTGAATAAAGCGTTCTTGTGTATTGTTAGATAAGGAAGTATATATTTGTGTTCCTAAATAAGGAAGCATGTTGGATTTGTTTTTCAAAGATGTCCTTTCGTGGTTAAGTAACGGTTGGTATTCCTTATCATAAAACTCTTGTAGTGTTTCTAACATAGATGTATCCTTTTCTTTTCTTCCACTATTCGTTTTTTCTCCTAATGTTCTGATGCAATACAAAATGAACTTCTCATTTATTTCAGGTAAGGGTTGATTGTTGTTATAACATTTCAATACATACAACCTGATAAATTGGTAAGAGTGTATCATCAAATCATTCATTTCAAAAACCAAATTAGTAATAACTGGTTGGACTTCTTTATGGTTATGTAATACAGATTTGAGTGTGGTTTTGATTGTGGTGTAAGTAGACTTATCAGTAGAACGGAACTCTTGGAAAGTATCTTTCTTCTTCTTTTTCACCATTCTATATACTTACTAAATATTTTATATTTAAGTATTATTTACAAATTAATACTTAATCCTAAATACTCTCCTCATTCTGTTTTTCTTCCATTTCTTTTTTTGGTTTTTCTTTTCTTCGTAAATATGATTGTCTGTTATATTCCTTTTTTTGTTCTGGAGTAGGTTTGTAGTTGTTGTCTTTATTATATTTTTTAACTCTTTCTATTACTGCCTCTTTATTATTTTCATAATACACTTTTCTACTTGCTGGTGCTGTATATTTTTTGAGATGTTCTTTGGTTGCCTGTAATTCCTCTTTTAATTTAGCGTTTTCTTCTAATATTTCTTTTATTTTTTCTTCATTCATTACAATGCGATAATATATATAATAAAAAATATTTATATCTTTTTATCATATTTTCAAATTAGTTTGTCTCATTTTTCTTTTCGGTCGGTGTAATATCTTAAATATCTTAAATATCTTAAATATCTTTAATATCTTAAATATCTTCGACAACATTGATGATTTTGCGCCTCAATTTCACGTTATTTTTTTTCGGTTCAATAATGTTAAGTTTATTTCCGATTTCGGGGTATTCAGCTTCGAGTAATTTTTTAAGGAAGTTATAGATACTATGTAATACGTATTCGTCACATCGCCCCACAATAAGAACACTTCCTGTTCTAAATATCATAAACGAGATTTCGATCGCTTCATTTGCGTCGGCGGGGGCAGGTTGTTGTCCGGTTTGATTATCAGGGTCTAAATTCAGGATATAGTAGAATTTGCTTTGAATTCCGGGATAAGAACAAGCATCATAATTGCTATTAATGCGATACTTATATTTTAATATATTATACAGCTTGTCGCGATTAATAAAGTATCCACAATTAAAATTAGAATTTATAAGAACGGTTTCACATTTGTTGGGAATGTATCCTACACTTTCGCCAACAATAGGTTTAAGTATAGATATTAATAAGTCCAATACTTGTGTAAGAGACTCGTCTGTCTGGATTCCGGGAATTTCCAATTTGCCGGTATTGAATACTTTCAAATGCATTTCCTTGAAAGAATCGGTGGCGCCATCTTTGATTCTCATAATAAGCACAAAGCAGTTGAAAAATGCGCGCTTCAATTTGCAGCGATAATTTAAGATGTCTTTCTTACATAGACCGATATTTATTTTAAGCTGTACTTTAAATTTAATGCGTCCTTCTGGGTTGTCGATGTGTTCGATTTCTTGTTCTTGGTAGTATTTTTCCTTTGCGAGAAGTTCTTTGATTTCTTTGAGTTCGGCAGGGTCGGTAGTCGAAACCTTTATCTGTTTCTTAATAATACACTCGCTGGGCGTCGAATAAGGCGAAATAGGTATATTCCAAAATACACGTTTAATATCGATTGGCATATTCAAATATGATATTTTGGTTTTCGTGGATATATATATATTACTGCATTTCGGTTTTCTCGTATCAATGTCACCTTCGCATTCACCTTCGCATTCACCTTCTATACAAGCCGCAGGATTCAAAAGACATTCGCCTTCATTATCGAAAATAATAGCCGACTCGTCAATATCACCAAGCTCATCGATATCCTCTCCAATAACATCGCCTATATCATCACCAATATCATAGTCGCCATCACCTTCATCTGCTTTGCGTACGCTATATGTTTTGCTTTTTATCTTATGTGTCAATGCTGACGCTGACACTGACACTGGCGCGGTCGCGATCGCAGTCACAGGTTTCGATAATGATTGCTTTTTATTTATACTATTCATAGTTTGAGATATCTTATCATTTTCGGAATATACTTTATTTATATCTTTTTTCGCTGTCTGTTTTTCATTTGATAGAATAATAGTCCCTTCAGTCAAGAAATTTTCCCATTCGTCGTCAATACAAGCCATTTTCAAGTTTGTGGGGATATGATATATGGGGTTCAGAGGAGGGTCAGTGGGGTTTAGACTTCGCGGAGGGTTCTATACTTCTTGATATTATTTTATTTAAGTTAGTTTGTTTCAATTATCTATTTGGGAAAAATCAATATAAATATTAATAAATAATATAATATTTATATAAAAATCGTAAAAAATAGCAAAATTCATAAAATGATAAAATTCGCAAAATTCATACTAAATAGTGTAATATGTATATAAAATAAAACTATGCACTACATCCAAAAAATAGTCTTAATTTGTGTACAATATAATTTATTATATGTTGTGTTTTACAATCATTTATATGCATTACATTTTCTATATTGTTTAATAGTTCACTAGTAACCTTATAATTCCGTATAATGTAATTCAGATAATTTTTTATAATATTCTTCTGCTCCATATTGTAATCACGACTAATCTTATTTATCTTCTTAACAATATCGGCGTGCTTTTTATTCTTCTTGAAATCCTCTGTTAATTTTATCCATAATTCGTTTTTTACTATTTTACATTCTTGGATTATATCGTGATTCGACTGCATATAATTAATCATACTTCTAATGTCTGACACAAAATGCTTCTGTATTGAAACCAATATTTCGTCTTTTATTTTGAGATTCTCATTTATATTGATTTTTTGTAGGAATTTCAATATATCGGTTTCGGGTAACTGATTGAATCGCATACGAACAAATTCTGTTTGCAACGACTCGTCTATTCTACTAATATAATTACAAATCAGGCAAAATCTCACATTAAAATTATTATTGTAATTATTCAATAAATATCGGAGAGCGATTTGCGCCGTTTTTGTCATATAATCTACCTCATCCAGAATTACGAATTTCATTCCGTCCCCGAATAAAGATTTCGAGTTTACAAAACTATTGATTTGATTTCTTATAATATCTATCCCACGCTCATCCGACGCATTTAAATGAATCATAAGACCCTTATTTTTAAGATTCATATTTTCTTGATACGCGTTTACTAAATTAATAATCGTCGTCGTTTTGCCCGTACCCGGTGGTCCATAAAATAATAAATTTGGAAAATAATTATTATCGATTACATTTTTCAACAGCATTTTGTTTAACGGGTCTAATACGATTTCGTCGAAACTAGACGGTCTGTATTTCTCTACCCAAGGTGTCGATTTTTTCAAATATTCATTTGATATATCGCGCATATCGGCAACTAGTGTACCGCAACTGAATCCGTATGATTCTTGTTTGTTGACATCCGTATCAACATCGGTATCTGAAATAGTATTCTCATCATCGCTCTCATTTTTATATGGAACGGGTGTTACAGTTATACTTGGCTTTATAATTATGTTATCCGGAATATTAGCGCTGGGAGGGCTGGCTCGGTTTATGTCATTGTGCTCTTCGGTATTTGCCTTTTTATAGAAATTACTTATTAACTTATTTTGGGTATTCAGTTTATTTGAGATAGATCCAGATCCAGATCCAGAACCAGAACCAGATCCAGACCCCTTTATTTTTGATAAAGTCATAATGTTATTTTTATAATATTTACACGGTTACAATTATTCTATTTTTTATTTTTAATAAGTTTTTTCCGATAAATATAATTGAAATGATATATTATATAATATTGATGAACAGTATTAAACACACCAAAACAGCAAACGTAGTACCACATACAATGGCATCATCTTCTCACAGCAACGGCGCAATGAGCGTAACAGTATCCGGAAGCAGTGAAGGATATTTAGAATTAATTCTTGGACCAATGTTTTCCGGAAAAACGTCGACGCTCAAAAAGATTTATGATCAATGTATGTATTGTAATATACCTGTAACGGTAATCAACTATACCGGCGATACTAGATACTCCGCTGATGCTGTTATGTCGACCCACGACAAAATAATGATTCCGTGTATAATGGGATCAAGTATTATTGAAACGATTAAAAACAATGCGGACAAAGTTAGTAAGTCGGAAGTGATTCTTATTAATGAAGGACAATTCTTCCCCGATATTAAATGCATACTCGATCTCGTGGAGAAAGAACACAAGCGTGTTTATATATGTGGTCTTGATGGCGATTTCCAGAAAAACAAAATCGGTTCTTTGCTTGATTTGATTCCCCATTGCGATAATGTTTGCAAACTTAAATCCCTTTGCAGTGAATGTAGAAATGGGAAAGCAGGGCTATTTAGTTATAGAATTACAAATGAGACAGATCAGGTCGTCATAGGGGTTGAGAATTATAAACCCCTCTGTCGGTCTTGTTACGATAAATTATCTTCTTCTAAACAAAAAAGAGTTGAGGCTTGATTCGATATAGTTTACACAATTTGACACAATTTGACACAATTGGACACAATTTGAAACATTATAATATATATCCTAAAAAATATATGAAAAGGATTTAAATTCGTCTTTTTAATTATAGTATATAACATCCATAGATATGGAAGATACGCAAAACAAGACTAAGGCTATGCCTACCGCGACCACTACCACTACCACGACCAATGCACCTACTGTTGTAGGCGAAATATCTCCGAATATTGTTATAGAAAAGAAAAAGAGAGGACGTAAGAAGAATCCAGTGCCGGTAAATATATCGCCTCCCATTGAATCATCTAATTCTGAAAATATTATTGTCCTCGAAAAGAAACCTCGAAAGAAACGAACGGTTAAACCGAAATTATCTCAGGAATCTAATGCTTCCAGTGGTTCCAATGTAATAGTAGCCGGAGAAGTCGGAGAAGTCGGAGAAGACAGCGAAGTCATGGGTACAACAGAAGGAGACGATTCGCCTACTGCACCTATAAAAAAACGTAAACGCAGAGTATGTAAAAATCCAGACTCTAAATCAAATACAGTATCTGCTGGTAACAGTGACCCTGATCATCCAAATGCGGCAGGATGCGATAATAATAACGATGATTCCAATAACACCAACACTAACACTACCACTACCACTGATGTAACCCCACCTGAAGAAAAAGTGGCAAAAAAAAGAGGAAGAAAGCCCAAAGGTGGCAAGATTATAACACAGCTTGTTGACGATAGTAATAATACAAATGATATGCCAAATATTATTTTGCACCTAAAGTGCTCTCTTTCTAGCATACAAAATAATGGTTCCGACTCGTTAGATGATTCTGGTAATAATAATTCCAATGTTGAAAGTTACAATTCTTCGCAATTAACAGGTAGCGAGATAAATACAAGGACGATGAATAATATCGAACCTTGCCGGAAGTCTTCACTCAATGTCGATGATTCAGGTAATAATAATACTAGAAGCAATAATGCAAATGTTGTAGTTGCTGCTACCGTGATTCCAAATAATAGTATATTATCAAATTATACCGATTCGTCTATGTTTAAAGTGTACAATCCAAATATTTCTTCATCGGGTGGTAACGGTAATTCAACGAGTGATTTTTCATTGTCTGAAAAGGGTATTCATCGAACCGAAGATACCAGATTTAGCGAGAATATGGGTAATTCGTGTAATTCAGGTAATTCAAGTAATATGGGTAATTCGAATATGTTTAATATAACTTATTCTCCCGATATTAGTTTATACAATATAAATGGTGGCAGCAATAATTGTATGAATCGTGTAAATAATATCAATGATATTTGTAGTGGAAAAGACAGAGACAGAGACAGAGACAGAGACACCGAAGATGATACAGACCCATCAAACGTAAATGAACGCGAAATATGGCGAAAGATTAATCAACTTAAACTGAGTTTCCATAAAAGCGATATCTGCCAGAATATCGGTGGAACACAGCGTTCGGCCTGTTTTTGGTGCACTTGCGAATTCGACTCACCTGCAATTTATATACCGAAATCCTGTTCTAAGGAGGGGTATCAAGTATATGGTTGTTATTGTTCACCAGAATGCGCGGCGGCGTTTCTTATGAATGAGAATATCGATACATCTACGCGTTTCGAAAGATATCATTTATTGAATTCGGTTTATGGGAAAATATACAAATATGAGAAGAGTATTAAAATCGCACCAAATCCTTACTACTTGCTGAATAAATATTATGGCAATCTTACAATTCAAGAATATAGGAAATTGTTTCATAGTGATCAGATGATTTATGTTGTAAATAAACCGCTTACACATATTCTGCCGGAACTTTATGAAGATAATAATGATTTTCTTCTGAATACGAAAATTATACCGACGCACTCTGTGAATATTAAAAAAAATAAACCACTTAAGAGCAATATATTAAACAATGCTTTTGGGATTCATTAGTATAATATGTTTGAGCATACAATAATGACACATTTTTACTAATATTATTAGTAAAAATTTTAATTTTCAAAATTAAATATTATAATTCTATAATATATAATATAAAAATATGGTGAAAACGAAAAGACGTAATATAAAAAAAAGAAATACGCGTCGTAAAAATTCTAAAATATCATTAAAAAAAAGAACTAAATATACGAATAATAAAAAAAAGTATAAAAATACAAATAGAAAAACAAGAAATCGCCAAACTCAGCGCGGAGGTGGAGTAACTTTTGTAAGAATTGATGAAAAAACGGGTAACCATATTTATTATAGTGACACGTTAGATGAACACATCGAAATAGCACCATTGTCTGGTGTTTCTACAAAAAAGGCATATGACAGTAAACAACATGATCAACAAATACTGGCTAAAATGGCTATTGCTGGAATTAAAGATTTTGAAGGCAAGGCGCCAGCAGATGTTGTAGACCGATATGTTGTTAGGCATAATGTACAAGGTATGCCAAAAATACAAGATATACCTGTTCCGGAACAAGCTGTAAAAGCTAAAAACGATGAGAAAGATAAAAAATATACTATGTCAATGGCAGATAAAGAGGAAAAAAGAAGAATCGGAAAACTTGAGGATGCGATGTTTGAGACATCTAGTTTTTTAAGTGCGACAAAAAAGAAACCACCTGCGTATTTGGATTTTACGGAGGAGGATTTCGGAATATCTCCAACGCGCGCACGCACACCCGCTGTATCAAGTCTAGCAAAATCATCTGGATTACAATCTATGCATTCGCAATTACCAAGCGCGAAAGGTAAAGAACCACGTCAGTCTTTGTCATCAGGAAGCGAGGATGATTCCGATTTAGGTGGAGTTGAAAAAGATGATATTGCAAGACTTGAACACCAACTAAAACTTGACAAAGAATATATAGAAAAATACGGCATTCCTCCTCCTCCTCTACGACAATTGAAACAACCCAACCAAGGGGCGGTTGCACGTGGTAGACCAAAGTCACCATATAAACCACCCGCGACATCTCTATTTCAAGCATTAAGAACTAAAGTAACTCAACTAGTATCAGATGATATAGACAGAAGATTAACGGGTGTTTTTAGAAGATTATACACAGATAGTGAGACACAGAAAATAATAAGAGAATCTCCCCAATGTTTAAAAAATTATATACTTTTTCGACTTGAAGGACAGGGTATAACAAACGATATGATAAGAATGTTACGCACTGAATTAAAGGATGGAAAGGGACCACAATTGCAGTTAATATTACGACATCATAAACTATTACCCATCCCCGAACCATTTTGGGTGCCCGATCGTGTATGTGAACGTTCAGCTATACCTCACGATAGAGGGAAGGAATTTGGCTTACTTACAAGGAGACACCATTGTAGATGTTGCGGTAGATGTGTAACAGCTGAATATATTGAGAGTGGAACCGATCCATCTGTATGTACAGAATGCGCAAAAATATTCAGAATCTGAACTAATAACCCAACATAAAATTATTGAGTTTTATCACCATTAGCCGCAGCTTCTTGGTTTAATTTCTGTTGTCGCCGCTCCATCATTTCATTATATCTCTTCGCTTGTTCTTGTTTGATAGCAAAATTTTTAGCAGCACCGTCCATACATTCCCGAATAACATTATATCGTTTTTGATTTAAAGATTTCGAATTTAGCTCTTTCTCCCGTTCTTCCCGTTTATCGGGTATTCCAAGGAACTCTTTTATGACCAGCGTGATATCGCCCTTGTGTTTCTCAAGGCTTGCAATCGCCTCTTCGCGTGTATATGTAGTCTGATTCATAGTAATCTCGATAAATCTTTCGTATTTATGTTTTTGTAAATTTTGATAATATTCTCTTATCAAATCTTGCTGTGTCTTTGGCGGACTATCTGGGTCGCGTAATGTATCCGATATTATCATATTCTCGCAATTATCGGCGCCATCGTGCGCGGTTGTAGTTGGTTCAGAAGGTGTAGTCTCCATTTAGCTTAATCCTATATAATAGTTGTTAAATATTTTTTAAATCATATTAAACGAATCTTAATATTTATAATATATCAGTCCAATCTTTCAAAAAGAAGGCAATGTCGGCAAATATTAAGAATGAAAAAATTGATGTAACGTCTATTCTAAAAGATGTCGAGACTTGTATTAAAACCGGATTATCAAATAAACTTGGCACATTTTTTTATGAATATGATAAATATAAAAAGACACACGAAGAAGTATTGAATTTATCGATTGTAAAAGAATTATTGAAATCTGGTTCTTATGCTTCCGAAGATGTTAAACCAAAAATGAATCCCGAACACGAACTTATTGTTCTGCGTAATCAGGTTATTTTTCTTAGATCTGAAGTTAATAAATATAAGAGTCGAGTTGAGGCGCAGGTGCAGGCGCAGGTGCCAATACATACAGAAGTACAAGAGCAAGAGCAAGAGCAAGAACAAGGATCCTCCCAAATTAATTTAGAAATCAAGGAAAAGGAGAAAGAAATGGAACCTTTAGATGTAAAATCTGAGGATCACGTTGAGGATGAGGATCAGGATCAGGATGAGGATGATGATCAGGTTCAAGAGGAGGAGGAGGAGGAAGAGGAAGAAGAGGAGGGAGATGGAGACGACGATGTTAGCGTAGCGAGTGATCTTAGCGAAGATAATATTCAAAATATTGTATTAAATGTTACAGAAAAACAAGAAGTAGAAGCAGATGCTGCAGTGGAAGCGGAAGTGGAAGAGGTGGAAGTTGTGGAAGAGGAAGAAGAGGATGAAGAGGAGGAAGAGATGCCTGTAAAGATGCCAACATTCCCAACAAAGAATGTAGTCGAAGTAAAACCGGTTATTGCAGAACCTGAACCTGAAGCTGAAGCCGAAGATGATGTAGAAACCGAAACAGAAGAAGACTCAGACGAGGAAGTCGAATCACCGCGTGAACCTGCGAAAGAAGAAGAAGAAAAAGAGGAAGAGGAAGAAGAGGAAGAGGAGGAGGAGTTATATGAGGTCGAGATTAACGGCGTGATGTACGTTACAAATGACGACGAGGATGGCACAATTTATTCATATATTAATGAAGAAGTCGGGGACAAAGTCGGCGAATTTAAAGGCACATTTGCGCATATTTATAAGGGGAAAAATAAGGGAATTTATGATAAAACAATGTGTAAGATAGATATTTAATTTTATATACTTTTAACGCCATCTATATTAGATACACGTAGACGTACGCGTACACGTAGACGTACACATACACGCATATAGTATTATTATTTTCATATATTATGTTATATTTTTATAATATAATATAATATAATATACATAAAATATAGTATATATAAAAATGGTTTTAGAAAATGTATGTCCTCCGGCACTTCTATATTTAGCATTTTCCATAATTCAAATTATAATCGACCTCTATCGCGGGGATTCTGTCCAAGCTATGTTCAAATTCATAGTAATGATTATTTTTACGATTGTATTGAATGCAATATGTAAAGCAGGAATGTCTATTATTTCTTGGTTCATCGTATTTATTCCGTTTATTTTAATGACATATATCACAACGATTCTATTTTTCGTTTTCGGCATTAACCCCGGAAAAGTATCACCCAAAGAAAAACATTGTAGTGAATCATTATTCGGGTGCTGCGATGACGGAGTAACTACGAAACGTGACCCGTCTAGTAGAGGTTGTCCCTATAATCCCGGCGAGATACCTATACCTATGCCTTGGAATAACAGAGACGACGAACGTCATTATTATCCTCGCCACGATAAAAGACGAAGACGCGACTATCATATCGGTGGATGTGCGGGTACACGATATGGGTGCTGTGACGATAAGATAACTGCGCGTACGGATCCGTATGGAAGCAGTTGCCCTGGTTATATTGTAAATCCCGTTACAGCATCTTCAAATAATAATAATAATAATAATACAACACCCCCGAATCCTGCTCCTGCTCCTACACCTACACCACCGGCGCCACCCGCGCCAACTCCACCGTCTCCATCTACATCACCATCAAGTATGTTTACTAAACTAGAAAGCTATTTTTAATTAAAATAGAGAATATGTATAATGTAATAAAACGTACAATGATATATTATAATATTTATATAAAAGATTTAAAAGTAGATTATATAAATAGTATACAAGCATACTATACAAAACAAGACAAATGACAATAAACGCGACTACGCCGATGACAATACCTGCTACTATACCTACAACACACCCTACTCCAATTTACGTGACATCGGGTCAATTATGTGATACGAACAATCAATATTATAATAGTTACTATGATGGTTACTATGATGGTAATGGATATGAATACATATACAACAACCCCTCTGATAGAATGGATATACCATTATCTAGTTATATGTACACGTTATTTCTAGGTGTCGGATGTTACGCGTTTCTGAATCCCACTTTTATGCAGACAATGGCGACGAATATTGGCTTTTCAATAGCGCAAATGCTTTTGAATGGATTTATTATATACAACGAATATATATATAAACCATTTAATAAATATATTTACAAACAGTTGGTATATATTCTCAATATCCAAGAGCATTATGATGAAATTAAGATTATAAAAGATGGGGTTCTTATTTATAGTTTTGATACAATGGACGATTTTATCAAGAATAATCCTATAAATTTTGTCAAAGATAGGTCAGATGATGGAGATGGAGAGGATGCCAGTGAAGAGGATGCTGGTGAAGATGGCGATACCGTTACCGATAAAGATAAAGATAACGAGGAACAAACAGTCGATACTGTTATAGATGCAGACCTTACGCATAAGTCAACTGATTTTCATACAAATAAACAAAGTGACGAGGATACTGGAGAATCTGATGACTTGGATGAGAACGACGACGACGACGACGAGAACGACGACAACCTTATTCTTGATCCCAGAGAATATGACTTCCTTGTTCAGACCCTTTCCTACGAGAACAAAGAAGAATACGAGAGACATAGCGTATGCTTTAAATATGAAACATTTCGTAAATCAGATTTAAAGAAAGTTTACACAAACGACGAGTTAAAGTCGCAAGTGTCGAAAAGAAAATTAATCGGCGCTAACCTTCATATGAATTCAAAAAAATATAGTATTAATTTAAACACGCCTTCTAATTACTTTATCGTTCATAATTCTATCCTTGGATACTATTTTCTGAAATGGTATATGGCCGAAACACACGATGTAGTTTTACAAAAAAATTACTCGATTTTCTGCATTGATAATTGTATCGGGATGTATACATTGTTACCTGGTAAAAAGCTACTTGTTTGTCGCGATTCATTAAAAATCGTAGACGATGAGGCATATACGGAAGATGATATCGACGCCGATACCGATGGTGGTAGTGCTGCTGGAACCGATGCGGAACAAAGAGATGAAATCAATACCGAGCAATCAAATGATATTTGCGATATTGAAGTCGTAGAGTACGATTAGGAATAACAAAATATAATTAAAGGTATAATTAAAAGTGTAACTAAAATATAATTATTATAAAACTATATAGAAATATATTTTTATATTATAATAGAATGGCTGATATTGATACCCAATCGCAAGTATTCATAATGGAATCTGAGAAAAGTATATCACAGGACTCGTCCATCGAATCCAATAATTTTCATAAATTATCTGATACTTGGATACTGTGGGCTCATCTTCCACATGATACAGACTGGAGTATCAAAAGCTATATTAAGATATGTTCATTCACTACCATTGAAGAGACCATTTCTATTATCAATATTCTTCCCCCCAAATTAGTTACAAATTGTATGCTTTTTTTGATGCGTGATGGAATTGCTCCGACGTGGGAAGATACACGTAATCGCAAAGGTGGTTGTTTCTCATACAAAATAAGCAACAAAGATGTTCCGCAGTCGTGGAAAGAACTTACATATGTATTGGTTGGCGAGTCTATGTCTGAAAATAAGAATTTTATTCCACTAATTAACGGGATTACGATTTCGCCCAAAAAGAATTTCTGTATCGTGAAAGTATGGTTAGCAAGTTGCGAATTTAGGGATGCTAGTATCATCAAAGAACTTTATGCGATTTCGCCACACGGGTGTTTGTTCAAAGAGCATATGCCTGAGTATTAGAAATGTTTGAGAATAGAATATATTATATATAATAGTTATATATAATATACGACAATAATAATATACGACAATAATAATAAATTATAAATGTCGGCAGTAGTAAGATTATCGCCATCGTCGACATCACCGTCGCAAAAACTACCGCCATCTACTATATACGTTTCAGAATTACTTAGAACTTGGGAAACCGCTGTTTTATTATTTTTGAATAAACAAATTAAAGATAAAACACTAACATTATACATATCGCCATTTTTAAGAGAAATAGGAAGCTTACCTTCTGATGAACCGCGATATCTTCAGGGACAACTCAATGAATTTATAAGATTTCTTGTTTTTTTAGCAAGATTAGTAAAAAAATCTAAAGAACCTAGTAGTGAAATGCCTCTTTATTTTAAGAATATACCTGATACTTTTATAATATCTTTCCTACATTTTGCTGGTCCATTTAATGATGAATTTCTTGCAGGTATTCATCGACAAGTACCATTTATTAAGAGTACACTTGATGCTACGAAGGGTGCTATAAATATTACTTGTGATACGACAAAATCTGGAGAATTAAAATTACCAGCGGGAACAGACATTCTAGGTGCTGTAAAATATATGCAAGAAAAAATAAATAACCCTCCTCAAGAGAAATTCGCCAACATAAACGGCACTAACAAGGATAATACATATATGCCATACGATGCGCCTCAATTAAAATTTCCCGATACCACTAAAGGCTTAGATGTCAATAAATATATTGAGGATTTCAATGTACCTGATACTGCAGAATTATTAACGCCTCAGGAGATAGAAAAAGAGAAAAAAAAACCCAAATTTAATAAAACGTCAGAACCTCCGTCGATTGCAAACTTCGTACAATGGCGCGGTACTCTACAGAACCCTCCTGATAATGGAGCTACAACTGTTTATTTTGTTTCTCATTCGGGAACAATGAAAAGTTTTGTAAAGGATGTAATAAAAAGTAGCCCCCCACCACTATTTGGTTCGAAATTTAATAAGGTATTTGAACGAGCACAAAAAACAAATACTTGGTCTGTGTTTTTTAAAGAATCCCAAGACGGATTAGAATTTAATGGAGTTAGGCACGCGGAGTCTTGCGATAATAGATACAAAGAAAAAGGTCGTCTTAAACATTTGGAGCGTGTGAATGCTGGTGAGTACACTAATTTAGCTTTATGGGGCATTTTATCTACATTAACATTTGCTACTGAAAAAGTACCAGAATTGATAAAAGCAGCTGCATTTACACAACCCGGATTAAAAATTTGTTATGGTATGAACAAAGAATCAAAAGAATTTCTTAGCGACGCCTATGACGGCGTTAATCTGGTATGTGGTTTAAAAGATGCACGTCTCGCAACAGGAAATTTTATGGTCGATTTTGGTAATTGTGGAACATCTCAATTTGGTACTGTTACAATGGATAAAGATTGTATTAAATTAACATCAAAAGCCAGTAATAGAAAAGTTGTATTATATTTAGATATTGATGCCACTGTATCACCATCACGCTACATCATTCAAGTAAGATTTTTTAATGATGCGAATAGTAATACTTATGTGGAAGACCCACCAAACCCATCAAATATACCAGCTATTGCTAACTTTTTATCGGGTGAGCCATTTATCGACCATACACACGCCAGTGATAGCAATGGAGGCAAACCTATAATGGAATTACCACCAGCAAAATTATTAGAATTATTAAAATCCGCACCTTCTGTAGAAAAAACCAAATGTATAACATTAATTGAAAACACGTCAGAATTAGCTGAAGCTATTTCTACATTTATTGCTAGTGATAAATTTAATATGAAACTTGATAAAGATAAAGGTATACATAGAGACGGTCATAGACCTCAAGTTTGGGCGGACACTTTTAAGACATTTAATGAGAATCTACAAAAATGGAAATCGGACAATTCGAATTTACTAGGAGTTATAGCAGGAGGAACTAATAAAAAATTACGAAAACATACAAATTACAAAACTATGCGAAAATATATTAGAAAGGGTAGATTCGGAAATAAAACTAAGCATAATCACCATCGTAATATTTAATCCACATTCCACATCCCACATTCCACATTCCACAATCATTCCAAAATCATTCCAAAACCAATCCAAATAAATAATACTCCCCTCAAAAGTATTATTTATTCAACACATATACAACTACATAACCACATATTTTCACGACGATGGAAGCGGCGAAAGTGCCAGCTTCACTTCTCCCAAACTCGCCACATAATATTTCACAACTAGTGGCAAATCATTTTCCAAATACATCTCGATCTGGCTACACAGATTTGTGCACTTGATAAAATAACTCAAATTCTTCAATGAGAATTCGCCCTGAATCACTTTACTTGACGACTGCTTCTGAATAAATTTCATACTCTCATCCGATTCAACTCGCCGCACCTCCGCTGTAGCAAACTGCCCCGAACATTTGAAAATCAGTTCATTCCCTACCGACTTAATCTCCAATTTCTCTGAAATATACGACAGATCACGAATAATCTTCTGAAAATCAGCAGAAGGTAGGTTAATAACCGACGAAAATGTCACATTGGGCTCCTCTAACTCCTCTGAATCAGGCTCAATCAGACGCAACTTCTGTGTTTTACATTGCTTAATATCTCCATTCTCGAATTTAAGACCAAGATGCGAAACAATCCCGTCATTATAATCCTTTTTCTCAATATATATAGTAAGCGTATCATCATTGTCGATGGAATTAATTAGCTTAAATAAATGAAACATATTTACCCCAATAACAATTTTCTCCTTATCGCATTCATACAATTCAAAATTTTCAGCTGCTAAATGAAGATGAGCCAACATTGTATGCGACTTATCCATATTTATAATACGCATTCCATCCTTTTTGAAAAGGATATTCGTCTCCAATAAAATATCCTTTAATGCCGTCATCAAGGTACGGAATGGCGCAATCTGCACAGTTTTAATTGTAAGAACATTGTCGGGATTACTCATTTTATATACTATGTATATCTTATTTTAAGACAAATCTTTAAATACTTATGACTATTATTAAAAATATTTAAATTAACGCAATTGAATTAAATTAATTAGCGCAATTAAATTATATAATAACAATATATATAACAATATATATAACAATATATAACCATATATATTATGCCCTTAAACCCACAAGCATCTATGACTTCAGAAACTATTGCTATACCTTCACAACCATCACAACCATCACAACCATCACAACCATCACAACCATCGTCTTCCCCTTCTGGTATAGTAGAAGCACTAACACGGAAGGGTCCTAGTATCGCAGATACACTTATAGAAAAAGCAAAAAAACTTATTCTCCCCTCTATAAATGGAAAACGAAGCGGCAATAGCGGATTTACATATATAACGATATCTGGTACTCCTCAAGAACGAGGCTTTTCGCACGGCAAACTATTGGGTGACAGAATTATTGCTTTTTTCAGAACATATGCTTTTTTTATCTGGACAGAAACTGGTCGCGATGTTAGATTTTTTATGAAAGCATTAAACGATTTTTTCAAACCAATCGTGGAAAAAAAATACAAAGAGTGTTATGACGAAATGAAAGGAATTGCCGATGGTGTTGTCGCTTTTGTAAAAGAAAATGCAAATTTAAAAGACCAATCCGGTGAAAGTATAATAAAAGACGGTAAAATTATTCTACACAAAGATTCGCATATTAACGTCGACAATTCAAATAGTAAAGAAGGATATACGGATGGTAAAATATTAATAGACATCACGGTGGATATTATTTTTTTATTAAATAGTATTGTTACTCTTGAATACTTATATCCACAGTTGTCCGTTTTGGTACCAAAGAGAAGCGACTTACATAGTAATACAATGTATGCAGATTTCTTACCTGATAAAAAACCCGCAACTGCATTATCTACAAAAGTCGGAGGTGGAGATGGAGGTGGAGGCGGAGATGGAGGGGGAGGCGAAGAATACCAAGGAGGCGGTGAACTCACCGGTTTTGAAGGGGGTCTATCCGGCGGTAAGTCATTTAAAGAACTTTTCTTTGGTGGCAGCGGTGATAAATGTAGCGCATTTATGGCAGTAGGTCCATCGTATACCGAAAATGGTGAAGCTGTATGCGCGCATATAACATTTGACAACTTTATAACAGGACAGTTCAATAATATTATATTATATATTGATACATTGTCTTCATCTACTGCGGAGACAACACCGCAACAACCATCCTCAAATAATATACTTATGCAGACATTCCCCGGTGGTATATGGAGTTCAACGGATTTCTTTGTCACATCGGCCGGTTTTATGGGAACCGAAACAACAATTGGTGGATTTAATGCGTTTGAAGCAAATGCTCCTATATGCGTTCGGGCCAGAAAAGCAATGGAATACTCGAAAACCCTAGATGACTATGTAAAATATTTAAAAGAAGATAATTCTGGAGATTATGCGAATTCGTGGTATATCGCGAAAATAAACAATAATAATAATCCTATTCCTACTCCTACTCCTACTCCTACTCCTACCCCGACCCCGACTTCTACGACCGCCATCGGCGGATCTGCCCCCATACCCACACCCACACCCACACCCACACCCACACCCAAAAACGAAGACGAAATTATGCGTATCGAATTGGGTCTAAAATATGTAAATGTCGAAAGAAAAAAAGATGGATATTTTATTGGATTCAATGCCTGTTATGATGCGCGTATAAGAAATCTTGAATGCAATAATGACGGGTTTTATGATATACGCAGACATTCGGGTGCTCGTCGTGTAAGACTAGAACAACTAATGCGACAATATAAGGGGAAAATAAATGCTCATAACGCGAAAATAATAATATCTGATCATATGGATGTATATACAAATACCGAATTAAAATGCTCGCGAACTGTTTGCGCACATTATGAGCTAGATAAGCGCGAATATATGTCCCAAGAATCGCGCCCCAAACCGTATCAACCACGTGGCGCAGTAGATGCCAAAATATGTACATCGTCTTTATGTAGAAATATGAAATTTTTGGCGAGATGGGGTAATGCGTGCGGTACGCCTTTTAAAAAAACAGAATTTTGCGACAAACATATACAGTGGGAATATCAGCGTTTATTTTTAGAAGACCGCGATAGACAACCGTGGGTTTTTTGCAGTAGCGTCAATATGAAAGAATCTGTAGAAAAAATAGAGAAAGCAATAGAAGCCGACACCGACAAAACAGGTGATGGTGTCAGTAGCAGTAGCAGTAGCAGTAGTGATAGCGTTGCAAGAAATTCGTCACCACCGCCGTCTCGATCAAAGCCATCCCAACCACTCCCGCCATCGCCTTCAATATTACCTGAACCTGCAGCTTCCACAAAATCTAAACCAAACACCCATATTCCATCACACGCGCCTATAGCGAAACCTACGAAAGACCCCAAGCAGCATCCTCCTTCTAATGTCTATAATTCGTCGGTTCAAAATATAATTGATCATCATCCGCATAATTTATTAACAAGTATGAATTCAGGCGGTTCAATAATTGCCGACAACAATAAAGAGATGAAAGAATTTATGAAAATGCTTAAAAATAAAAGTGGTAATAAATCAAAGGCAAAAAATACTAGACGGAATAAACACAATAAGAGTAAATAGTGCCACGAATTATCGTACCATATTTTATATCACTTTATAGAATTTTATAGAATTTTATAGCACTTTTAATATAATATATAAAACAAATATAAACATATTTTGTTGTATATATATTATATTTTACATCCGTGTTTATACGCGACATCATAAATCATATAACATACTAATGTCATTTTTAGAAAAGGATAAGGATAAGGATAAGGATAGGGATAGGGACCGAGATAAGGACCGAGACAAGGACAAATATTCTCCAAAGATTCTCCCCAAAGTTGACCCTGATACTGAATGTAAAGAATTGTTATCGATTGTAAAAGGTCTATATGATAAATATTTCGAAGACGATTATGCGCGTTCAAAACTGGTATCCCACATAAAAACTACACTTCCCGCTCTATTACAGCAAAAATGCGACGTCCGTATTCAGCGCGTAGAACGGCGCAAGACATTGGAAGAAACATCCGACGAATTTATACGCGAATTTATAAACAGTTCTTCCTATTATTATAATCAGAATATCGACCTTTTCTTCATATACCAGAATAATACATATAAAATAATAAATGAGGATGAAATAGAGCACGATATTCGCACCACGATTACGGACCAACAAACTCCGGAGTTGACGATTTGGAAGTATAAAATCAAAAACCAGATTATCAAGAAAATAAAAGAACGCGATCTTCTATCTTGTATCCCTGAATCTGAAACGATACAGCGTGTATTAAATGCACTAACTCCATTCGTATTTAAAACCAAAGACAGTGCAAAATATTTCCTGACAATTATCGGCGACATTTTGCTGAAAAAGAACACGAATATGAATATGAACACGTATTTTATTTCGACTAAAGCGAAGCAATTTATTTCCGACCTGAGTGAGGAAAGTTATGCCTTATTTGGTACGCCAAATATGACAAATCATTTCAAATTTAAATTTTACGAGCATAAATACGATGATTGTCGGATTATAGATATTGTTGAAAATATCATTTCGTTTCCTTTTTATAATCATAATGAAGGCTTAAAAATGGGGCTGTCACATTCAATGTCGGCTTCGTCTTTATCAAGTCTTGTTGCCGGATTATCGAATAGTGGAATATCTACACCAACAGCACACGGTTATGGTCACACACACGGACACGGACATACACATCCTACCAATTTTATTCAGAAACAAAGTATGATTGATTTGTTTTGTGTTGCTGCGCATTATTCTACACGATTCACAAGCGCGGATTCATTTATCGAAAAAATGTGTAAAGACCAAGACATTAAGGAACACGCCTTTTATTTGAAAGGGGTTACAGATGACGACATCATTTCGAGGTTTATATCATCAACTATGGAGCCGTGTAAAGGTGTACATATTACTTGGAAAAATATGCTTTATCTTTGGAAAATATTTATTGAGGAAGAGAAAATACCCAATGTGTTCTTTACGCATGTTCTTAAGAAACATATTATGAAGCGGATTGAATATACTACGACGAGCTCGGAAGATGGGGATGCAACCACCACGACAATCATCAGTACGAACGATGATGTAACGCCAAGCACGGGAGAATTGGGAGAAATAGGAGAAATACACGAAATACACGAAATACACGATAATAAAGAAATGTTTTTAAATATGACGAGCAAACATTTGCCAATCGTAAGCAAATTTATGCTTTTTTGGAATGAAAATATTACGTGCTCGCATAATGAAATTGAATTGGAGATAGATGAATTATCAACCCTGTTTTTGAACTATGGAAATGTCTATCACGGGAATCAGAAAAATGTCCAGACAATTACGGATCAGACAATTTTAGGATTCATTCGCCATTTTTTACCGGATATTTGTATAGAAGAAGATAAATACTTGATGAATATTGGGTGCAAATTATGGGATAAAAAACAGGAAATAATGACTGGAATCGAGGAATTTAAGAGGGCAAATTTGGGTGGTAATAATAATAATAATACGACAAGCGGCGCTTTAGGAAAGGGTAAAGGTAAAAATAAGGATGTAAATACGGTTACGGCGGCGGCGGTGGTAACAGCGGTAACGGCGACTACAGCATCATCATCTTCATTATCATCATCATCATCATCATCGTCATTATCATTCCCCGTTCATACGATATACGACTTTTACTGTAAATGGGGATATAAACATAATAAGATGGTGGTAAGTAAACGATACTTTGAGAAATTCTTTATCGATAATTATAGTGATAATTTAACAGAAAAAAATGGAACACTTTGGTGGAGTTATTAATTTAAAGATAAAAATGTTATTATATAATATATTCTATCTGTAATATATCATATAATAAATATCAATAAACATATAATATTGATAATATGGCAAACGCTGGTGTATTTATAGATTTAAACCAATTATGTAGTACTGCGTGTCAGCAAATTGTTGAAATTAAAAATACAGAAGTAGTTGCAGTGGTTCCATTAGTTTCTATTTTGGATTTAACAGGTGCGAACGGCGCTCGCCGCCAAGTAGATGCAGAAGAATACTTAAATATTTATATGGAAGATACTCACGCTATTATGGATGATACAGAAGAATTAGATGAACAAATTGCATATGAACTGTCTGGTATAACCGCCGAAGATACAAATGACGGAGGTGATAATTTCGAACCTGTATTAAAAGGAAGATCGCCTATTGCGAACGCTGCTCCTCATCCTGCTGCCGCTAATACTCGATATACTAGTTTAATAACGTTTGTCAATTTATTAAGATCTCCAGAAATCGCTCAACGATTATTATATAATATGACTATATTAAATGCCGAACTTCAAAGAATTTGTCTCGACCAAGCTTTCGTATATAATAATATATTATTTTTTAATCCTGCCGCAATTGACCCTATAAAAGATACGTCATTATTTCCAAAGTATTCGTTTAATATTTTATGTAGAAGAGATTCATTTTTATTACCTCAACTACTTGTGTTAGGGGAAAGAGGTATCGGAAGTATATTACAATATTTTGTATGTAATGTATTCAATGTATTATTTCAGACGTATACACATAATAATATTATTAAATTTAAAATTGTTAATCCTACAGACACTAATAAGCTATGGCAAGTAAAACTTACTCTTTTTGGTAATGAATTTACATTTATTTCAATACAGATTATTAGTATGGATGGTGGATTTTTTAGAGCCAATGTGGCCCAAAATGATACTAATCGAGAAAGGATAGTAATACAAGCATTATGCTTTTCATTGTATAATAAATGCTTAAGCAAAGACTTCAATTGTTTATGTAGTTTATCGGAGTTAGATATTATTAAATTATTTAGATACATATGGCTTAATGATGGGGTGCGTGATAATTTTGCTACATTTGTTAAACATTTTTTAGATAATCTAAGTGAAACACAATTGAATATAAAAAAACAATATTTTATTATGGGTTTATATAATTTGGCATCTTGTTCATCTTATGTTGATTACACCCCTGAAACAAGAGCATATGAATTATTATTTAATCCGGTTCCACGCGGACTAAATCTATTCCACTTGTCTATGTGTTTTATAAAACAATTAAATCAACAAAATATGGGAGGGTTTTCAGAACAAATACGTTTTGCTATGGGTGGAGGAAAATTATACTCTATATTTCATAAAACGTTAAAGGAATGCTGTCAGGGTGCTGGTGCAGATGCTCAAAGATTAAGACCTCATGTATCGCAAGCTATATTGGAAGAATTTATAAAAGCAGCTGCCGATGCCGATCTTGGTTGTTTTTATGATGAAAGTGGCGTCGTAGGATTAGGAGCATCATCGTGTATGGCGATATGTATGTTATTACAACTATCATTAAAACAGTTAATTGAAACATTATTCACACCGGCAGCGGGGGCGGCGCAGACAGGATGGGAAAGTTCAGAAATTGATATAGGAAATTCGTGTATAGGAACTCCACCCACAACATTAAGTTCATTGCGTATTATTTTGAAAAATATATTACGTTTTTATTTAATTAATCACGCTCAAGCTGCAGCAGATGCGGCTAATGCTGCAGCAGCAGCTAATGCTAATGATGACACTAATGCTGCTGCTGCTACCGCTGCTACTGCAGTGCAGATTTTACAATGGTTACAAACTAATTTTAATCTATATGATAGCATAAATATAAAAGCAATAATATCTCCATATGATTTTGTTATGAAAGGTTCTCTTAAACAATATATATTTCATATTTTAGAGGCTATTCATAATTATATAGATACTGGAATAAACCATGGTCGATTTCCTGATATTGCCGAATTGTTAAGTAAATACTGTATGATAACCAATGAAGGTTTTTCATCTCCATTAAAAGGAATACTTGATATTTTTTATACATTATTTATTATTGAAAATTTTGCGAATAGAACTTTTGTTACTCAAAAAATAAATAAAGAACTAAAACGAGTAGCTATATGTGCTCAGATTTTGGCTTTACATTATCGTGAATTACCGCCGAATGATATAACACAAGAAATCATACCAATATTAGAACAAATGATTACGTATGGCTTTGACCCCCGGTACAATTTACTTAACCAGGTACAGTTTGATGAAATAATGCTAACATATGTAGGGTTTGTTATAGCGTTGTGTAATATTTGCATTAAGAATATAAATTATTTATATTTTAGTGTTATAGGCGAGATTACTCTCGTTATAGGCGGTATTCCTCACTCTACAAGAGCTGATCGAACTATAATTGAATCAACGTTTATGAATTTATTAGAAGGTGTAGATTGTAATGACACTTTACAACTGCCAGTATTCCAGCAAACTTTAGCTCAATATAATAATGTAGTTACAGCTTTAGCAACCATGAGTCCAACAACTACTGCTTTATATCACAATAAATTATATGCTTCGTGTCGTGACGCTGAAAATAAAAAAGAAGGGATGGTCGCTATTATGTCGGCGTATCAAAAGTATCTATGGAATAGTGATGATAATGATAGAATTATAACGCCAGGGGTTGACGATACTTGTCAACATCTAAAAGACGGTTCAAGTGGAATTATTCAATGTTTACTAACTACTCCTAACGTATTCAACAATCTAGACGCTGCTACACATCTTGACAGTTTAATTGTAATTGTTAATATTTTTGTATTACTAGGAGATATATTAAATTTGGGTGATGGTAATGTAATCGGAGAATATACATTTGCTGACACACGATATATGCGTTTGTTTTTAGTTTTTTCTTGGTTTATTACATCGATATTTGGTGTGAAAACAAAATCTAAGAATACAAAAGTTATTGCTTTAGGTAGAACATATTTACAGCTTTTAAGAGGAGAAAATCTAACATCAGTACCAAATCAAGGGGCACTAAATCCAGTAATTAAATTATTTGGTTGTCCTATAGATATACCAGCTGCTGACGTGGTTGGCGCGCGTGCAAGACAACCAATGCAAATACCAGGGGGACAAGGCCTGCTAGTTATGGTAGATGGAGTTGATGGAGGTGTGCCTATTGCAGAAATCCAACTCGATGCTTCTAATGCTGCTGGTAGATTATGTCTGGCTTATAATCAGGATAATCTTAGAAGCGCTATTAGTAAATATATTAGAATAGATATTGGAAAGGCTGCGATTGATGCTTCTGCTCTTGCTGCTGCTAGTGCTGCTGCTGATGCTGCACCCGAGGATGCTGCTGCTGCCGCTGTTATAGCCGCCCAAGCGAGTATCGGCGGAGATGTATTACGAGCTCAATGGGATGTTCAACTAGTTGCCGGAACGAACATAATATCGGTTAATCCAGATAGTCATGTTTTTAAAGAAGAAATATTTATGCAACTAATTTCGCGATTTTCACATTTACGAAGAGGTAACGAATACACCACAAAAGCATTTAAATATATGAAAGCTATTATGCGAAGAATATGTTTTTTAATAGATGCCAGACGCATAATAGACATACCCGCACATATGGATCAAATAAGAGAGTTCTATTCATATGGACCAAATCCGCACGATACTTCAAAATTTACGCGGTTAGATGATTTTATGAAAAACTTATGGATTCAATACTTATTATCTAAAATATTTAATCAACCATTGGAATCTCAAATAGTATTTTATAATATGAAGTTATTGGTTTTATTGTATAATTATATAGGACCGCTTACTCAGGATATATTGCGTCAAATTCATCCGCATCGACACGATTATTTAGATACAATCGGACCGCTAATAGATGAAAGTTATACACAATGTCGAACATCAGATGTAAGACTAGTTACTTTATCGGACCAGTGGGAAATGGAGGAACCTAGAGTGATTGCTGCTGCTGCTGCTGCTGCTGCTGCTGCTTTGCGCGCTGATACTCCTGCTCCTCCTACTCGTCAATCAATCAAAGCCCTAGAACGTGATACAAAACATGAACCAGGTGCTAAAGCCCATAAAGCAGCAGCAGAAGGAGCTTTAAAAAAGGATGAGACAATGAAAAAAAGAAGAGGAAAAGGACAAAGTGGAGGCAATCGACAAAACCGTACACGTAAAAATAAGAACAAGCGTAAAAAGAATTCTAAATCTAAATCACATAAACCCAATCCCAAATCCAAACCAAAATCTCGTAAATCCAAATCAATCAAATCAAAGCGAAAAAATGTAACATTTAAGCGGCGTAGACGTAGCAACCGAGATCAACAAATATTACCCGAACCCTAACCCCAACACTAAATCATATATTTCAAAACAACGAAATATATAATTATCTAGAATAATGTCGCACCATATTTCCTGCCGTTTACTTGCGAGATTTACGAGATTTGCGAGATTTGTGTGCCGATGCCAATTTAACAGCGCCAAACTTACCCTTCTTCGCCGTATATCCGTGCTTCAACAGACGCTTCTCGTGTTTCGCAGTCTTATGCTTCTTGGCAGAAACAACGCGACCGTGTTTGTTCATCACCAAATCCATACGAGTCAAGCCACCAGTAGTTTTATAAGCCGTCTCGTGCCATACCTGTGCGCGAGATCCTACAAGTCTCTCGAATACACGACCATTGATTGTATATTTGCCATCGTGGCGTCTCTTATAACTGCTATGCATTTCTTTCTTCTTATAGAAAAGAATGAGAAAAAAATATTATTTAATTATATTTTCATAAATACAAAATATAATTAAATCTACAATATAATTAAATCTACAATATAATTAAATCTACAATATAATTAAAATCCTATATATTGCTAAATATTATCCATTTCTATTTGTAGTTGCCGGACCACCATTAACACCCCCAATATTTGGACCTAAACCCGACCCATTTTCATTTGGCATATATTTCATCGTTGAAGAATATCCCGCCCCCGATCCTCCAGGGCATCCAGCCCATTTCCCATACGCATTCAACTGTTTATCCGCAACCGTATAACACTGATTCGCCGTACCAACAGATGTAACAATTTGATGCGCTATTCTCATATTGATTGGGAATTTTGAAAGGAGATTCGGGTTATAAATATTTTTCTTAAGTGGTTTAGGTGGGCAGCATTTCTTTTTAAACAAATTAGAATAAAGATTATATTCAGGCATTGATTATTCCTATATATTGGTTATATCTATATTCTATTTCTATATATTATGTGTTATTATTTGTATATTTACGCCCGAATAAACAATATATAAAATTGATATAGAAAAACCCTTTTAATTAATAATAAGCAATCTATAAACCAAATACCAACACGAACATTCGCCTCATATCGTCATCATATAATGTCGACCCCCATTACAACCGAAAAGCTCCCAATTGCAAAGGCCAAGACTCTCAAAGCTCCCAAGATTTCTAAACTTCCCAATATTCTTACAATGACGCCTGCAAACACAATCGTAGCGTCCACGGTTTCTATCGCTCCTCCATCTTCCGAGCTTGCTAAATATCAGAAAATGTCTGACAAAGAACATATCCTCAGAAAACCCGATACATATATCGGCTCAACCGAAATGACCGAGTCTGATATGTTTGTCTATGAATCATCTTCAACATCGTCGGAAGCTTCCGGAATCATTTCACGCAAGATTCAATATATACCAGGTCTCTACAAGTTATTCGATGAAGGCGCCGTCAATAGTCGCGATCACGTCGTTCGCCAAGCTCAGGCAATCGCCGATGCAAAACCTAGCGCAGTCCCCGTAACCTGTATTGAATTCGAAATCAGTGACGACGGTATTATCTCGATTACAAACGACGGCAATGGAATCGATGTAGCGCAACACCCCGAGCACAAATTATGGATTCCGGAAATGATTTTCGGCCACCTTCGTACATCTACAAACTACGATGAAAACAAAAAAGAGAAAATTGTCGGCGGGAAAAATGGTTTCGGATTCAAGCTTGTTCTCATCTGGTCTTCGTGGGGACGTATCGAAACTGTTGACCATATCCGCGGTCTAAAGTATATCCAAGAATTCAGAAATAATCTCGACGAAATCTGTCCCCCGAAGATCACAAAATGTACAACAACGAAGCCATATACAAAGGTGTCATTTCGCCCCGATTATGCCCGATTCGGTATCGAAGGATTGACGCCAGATATGCGCGCTCTTTTCGAGAAACGCGTCTACGACATCGCTGCCGTCACCGACAAGACTGTGAAAGTCAAGTACAATAACGCAGTCGTTCCAGTGAAACATTTTCAGCAATACATTGACCTCTATATCGGCGCCAAAGGCGAGACAAAGCGCATCTATGAATCGCCTGACCCGAGGTGGGAGTATGTCGTGTCACTCGCCCCTAATGGCGAATTTCAACACGTATCATTTGTCAACGGAATCTACACACAAAAGGGTGGCAAACACGTGGAGTATATTATTAACCAGATTATTCGCAAACTTACAGAGTATATCAAGACCAAGAAAAAGGTCGACGTCAAGCCGACAACAATCAAGGAACAGCTTGCCTTATTCCTCCGCTGCGATATCGAGAACCCGTCTTTCTCAAGTCAGAGCAAAGATGAGCTCGGTACAACAGTTGCATCATTTGGTTCAACGTGTAAAGTAAGCGACGATTTCGTGGAAAAATTGGCGAAAATGGGTGTGATGGATGCGGCGTGTGCCTTGACCGAAGTGAAGGAAAACAAGGCGGCGAAAAAGACGGATGGAATAAAGACGCGCACGATTCGCGGTATTCCGAAACTAATCGATGCAAATTTCGCCGGAACAGATAAGTCGGCACAATGCACGATTATATTTTGTGAAGGTGATTCAGCAAAGGCGGGAATTGTCTCGGGTCTTAGTCGCGAAGACCGCAATCTCATCGGCGTCTATCCTATGAAAGGTAAAATGATGAACACGCGCGGCGAACCAGTGAAGAAAATCGCGGATAATAATGAAATCACCGAAATCAAGCAAATTCTCGGCCTTGAAGTCGGGCGCAAATATACACCCGATGATGTGAAATATCGCCTTCGATATGGCAAAGTGCTGTTTATGACGGATCAGGATTTGGACGGTTCGCATATCAAAGGACTCGGTATCAATATGTTTCAAAGCGAGTGGCCGACGCTTACAGAACTTCCTGGATTTATCGGGTTTATGAATACACCGATTTTGAAGGCGAAGAAAGGGACTCAAGAGAAAGTGTTCTACAATGAAGGTGAATATCGCGCGTGGAAAGAAGGCAGCGAAGGCGGGGCAGCGGAAGGCGGGGCAACAGCAGGAGGCGCAGGTGTATCGATGGCGACACACACACCTCCTTCCGGATGGAATATCAAATATTATAAAGGTTTAGGAACAAGTACGGGCAAGGAATTCAAGGAGTATTTCGAGCATAAGAAAATCGTGGATTTCACGCATAGTGGCGAGACGTGCGACAATGCGATTGATATGGTATTCAATAAGAAACGCGCAGATGACCGCAAGACGTGGTTGGCGACATATTCGCGCGACAGATACCTCGACACACTGCGGCCCAGTGTGACATATGAAAAGTTCATCAATGATGAGATGATTCATTTCTCGAAATATGATTGTGATAGGTCGATCCCCAATACGATGGACGGTCTCAAAATATCATTGCGAAAGATTCTATATTCCGCGTTCAAGAAAAATCTGAAGACTGAAATCAAGGTTGCGCAGTTTAGTGGCTATGTATCTGAGCACTCGGGATATCATCACGGTGAAGCAAGTCTGAATGCGGCGATTGTAGGCCTAGCACAGAATTTCGTGGGCTCGAATAATATCAATCTGTTTGAACCGAATGGTCAGTTTGGGACGCGCATGAAAGGAGGGGGAGACGCTGCTAGCGTCAGGTATATCTTCACGCAATTGAATAAATTGACACGGCTTATTTTCCGAAGTGAAGACGACGCTGTTCTAACATACTTGGACGATGATGGTCAGAGCGTTGAGCCAATTTATTATGTGCCGATTATTCCGATGGCGCTTGTAAATGGAACTAAAGGAATCGGAACTGGATTTAGCACCGATATTATGTGTTACAATCCCGCGCAAATCATCGAATATATTAAGCGCAAACTTTCGGGGACAGTATCAGCGGATGCTTTGACGCAGGCACCAATCGAACCGTTTTATAAGAATTTCAAGGGCACAATTCGTCGCGTCGGTGATACAAAATATTTATTCAAGGGATGCTATACGATTTTGGATGAAAAGAGAATTCGGATTACGGAATTGCCTGTCGGGACTTGGACAGAAGATTATAAGAAATTCCTAGAACATTTGATTGAACCAGTGGCGGTGCCTGCATCTAAGGACAAAGACAAGGACAAAGACAGTGCCGCAAGCAACGCACCAATCGTGAAAGAGTATAATGATATGAGTACAGATACGCGTGTAGATATTACGATTACGATGGCGCCCAATATTATCAAAACGTATAGCGAGAAAGCGACGGAGTTTGAGTGTAATTTACTTGAAAAGAGTCTCGGATTATATACTACACAATCAACGACAAATATGAATATGTTCGACGCGAAAGAGAAGCTTAAGAAATATAGCAGCGCCGAGGAAATCATTGATGACTATTATGGCGTCCGCCTCGAATACTATGAGAAACGAAAACAGTATATACTGAATGCTCTCAAGCGTGAACTACTCGTGCTAAGCAATCGCGCACGATACATTACCGAATTATTGGATGATACGATCGACCTTCGCAGAAAAACGAACAAGATGCTTACGACGCTTTTGAAGGAGAGGAAGTATGATCTCTATGTGGCAGGTAAAGGTGATCACGATGATGCAATCGGTGGCAGCAGTGGAAGCAGTGGCAGCAGCGACGCAGACGATGAAAATGGTTATAAGTATTTGCTAAAATTGCCAATGGATAGTGTGTCAGAAGAAAATGTATCGAGACTTCTGACTGAAAAGACGAAGAAAGAAAAAGAACTTAGTGAACTCGGTTCAAAATCTCTTGAACAACTATGGAAAAATGATTTAGAAGAATTGGAGACCGAATATACAAAATTTGTAGAAAAAACAGCGCTCACCGAAGTGGCATCATCGGCGACGGGAGAAACGTCCTTAAAATCGAAACTTAAATCAAAATCAAAATCAAGCACAGGTGGCACAGGTGGCATTGGCGGCAAAGCAGTTAAATCGGCGACGTAATATAACCTACCTACAAAAGTAAATAAACAACCCTATAAATAATATATTTATAGCGTAATTCTATTCTGATAACAGCATCTCGATCAAATTAGAACCAAGGTTTAAGTTCAAGTGTCTTACCTTTAACATTATCATATGCTGGCCAAGTCATAACCGTGTACATACCACTCGCATCTCGCTTGTATTTCAAATAAGCGCGAATTTCATTTATTAATTTAGGAACACAATGATTAAGAACGTGCTGATTTAGCGCCGCCACCTGTTCTCTAATATTCGTAGGTAAATTTACGGCGCTTTCCAGATAGAGCGCCCTCATTATAATTTTTAATTCGTCATTATCTTGCTGAGCTATATTATATTCACCATTTGATAAGCGATACACCTCGGCACGAAGCCCATTTTGAATAATCTGAATATTTTCTTTGCTAAAAAATGCATTACTCAAATCGGTATCAGACCAATTACCGGTTAAAGCATCTCTAAATGTGGTAATCTGATTCACGGGAATTTTGTCCCACATTGCAAATCTTACATCAGGCGGAGGTCCCTCAATATCGATGCGACCGTTTGATACTTTTTTTGTATAAACTTTTTGTAATGATGGGTTTGAACACGATTGGCTACCTGAAAACATTTAACAGTTATATTATATATTATATATTATTATATTGTATATTATAATAACTAAATATAAAATAAATATAACTCAAATGAAAATAAATATAACCCAAATGAAAATAAATATAAAAAATAGAAATAAATAATATTTAGTTATTTCTATTGATTTTTGTTTTGATTTCGCGATAATTAATTATATTTACTTTATATATAAATGTCTTTTAATAGTGTTACGTTGATAATTGCTACTATAATATTTATTATTTTATTGGCTATGGTAGGTTATTTTATTTACCAAGAACAAAAGAATAAATTTGATATCCCGCCATCTACGTGCCCTGATTATTGGACTTTGGCGGAAGGCAATGAAGGGTTGCCTTATACTTGTAATGCAAATGGTGTAAATATGGGAAGCTGTGATAATCCTAATGATGCTTATCCAACATATACACCTAAAACAACATCTAAAAAATTATGTGACTTATTTGCTGATAAATATCAGTATATTAATAGTACTTGTAATGCAGGCGATAAACGTATAACTTGGGATGGTGTATCGAATAATCCCGATCTTATATCAAAATGTAAAGTTACTAACCCATCTAGTTAACAACATTCACTTATTATTGCATAACGGTATTTTATCGGTATATTATTCAGATATTCAGTTATTCAGATATTCAGTTATTCAGATATTCGGTTATTCAGATATTCACCGATTAAAATATTATTACTATATAATATATTAATCTACGCTATTATTCTCCAACAATATCAATAAACAATGGACGTATATTCAGATAAAATAAACATCAGTTTTCGCAAAGCAAGTATACTGGTTGCCGTAGTTACATTTTTATTTTTAACCCCTATCTTTATTGTCATAATCATTCGAGCAAACAATAAGAAGAAAATATGGGCACCGATGGTAAGCAAGTGTCCTGATTATTGGACAATCTCTAAGAATGCAGAAAATCAGATAAAATGTACACCCGGTACCGCTAATTCTAAAAATGTTTTAAATCCAAATGGGTTCTATACTTATCAATTTCCAACCAAGCAAAACAAATATGAATATGCCATTAAAAATGGTGTAGAATGGGACGGAATTACTAATGATGAGTCTTTGATTAAAGGCGTACCCGACAAACAAAATAAAACGATTTTTTGGCTACTCGGAAAGTTATTTTTAAATGATGTGCCACCTTATCATAAAACACAAGATCCTAATTATTTACATAATATAAATGATGTCAACAATGGTATAAATAATGTTATTGCAAATAATCGTAATGCTAAACCGGGTAATAATAATTATAATTTATTAGATTCATTGACTCCCAAAAAGTGAATCCGTAAAAATAAATACAGTTATAAATCTACATAGAAACAATTATAATATTCTAATAAGGTAAAAATCGCAAATAAAAAACTAATAATATAATAACTACTTATTCAATAATATAACATAACACATTTCACTACATAAGAACTATGAATAATCTAAACGAGATTCTTGGGCGCGACCAAATATATCAAAAAATAAAATATATTCTTGAAGATTTTCAACAAAATAAAAAAGACATCACGATAAAGCGTGGAATATATATATATGGTAATCCCGGCTCTGGCAAAACCGATTTCGTCGTTAACTTATTACGCGAACAAAACTATGATATTATAAAATATGATGCGGGTGACATTCGCAATAAGTCTATTATAGACACGATTACAAAGCATAATATGTCAGATAAGAATATAATGTCGATGTTTGAGAAAAAGGTGAAGAAGATTGTAATTGTAATGGACGAGATTGATGCGATGAATAGCGGCGACAAAAGTGGAATAAATTCGCTTATTAAACTGATACGTCCTAAAAAAACGAAGAAACAGAAAATGGAGGAGGTGACATTTAATCCGATTATATGTATTGGAAATTATCAGATAAACAAGAAGATAAAAGAGCTGATTAAAGTATGCCATACGTTCGAATTGAAGACGCCAACGAACGAGCAGATATCGTGTTTATTAAAAGAGATGAATTTGAAGTTCGACAAATCCTTGAATAATACGATTATTTCATTTATACAAGGAGATTTGCGCAAATTGGGTTCAATACATCAAATGTCGATGGCCGATAATACGGATGGTAATATTTTACATAACGATATAATAAAAACGATATTTCAGCAAAAAAGTTATAATGATGATAGCAAAAAGATAACACAACAGTTGATAAATAATAACTACCCTATAGAGCAACATAAAGTACTTATGAATGAGACGGATAGGACGACAGTTGCACTATTGTGGCACGAGAATATAATAGACGTTTTGGGCAAATACGATAAAAATGTTTCGATACCATTTTATCAGACGGTATTGGATAATATTTGTTTTTCTGATTATATTGACCGCATTACATTTCAGAATCAGGCGTGGCAATTCAACGAGATGAGTTCCTTGATTAAAACATTTTACAATAATAAATTGTATCACGAACATTTCGAGAAAAAAATGAAATTTAATCCTGTCGAGGTTCGATTTACAAAGGTTCTGACAAAATATAGTACGGAATATAATAATTCGCTTTTTATTAAGAATCTATGTCAACAATTGTCGATGGACCAGAAAGACTTATTCTCCTTTTTTCTATATATTCGAAGGTTACATAACGAAGAAGAAATATATAGTATGCTTGAAAACTACGAAGTTACAAAGTTGGATATTAATCGTATTTATAGATATTTAGATAAGTATACTCAAAAAACATTAAATCATATTGAAGACGACGATGATAATAAAGATTCGGATTATGAAGATTTGATTTGATTGGATGTTATTTTATGTAAAATATTGTAAATATATTTATTTATAATATTTATATCTATATATAAACATACATAAACATACATAAACATACACATAGACAATGTCTTATTATAGCTCATATGGCTCTTATTTGAATACTAAACTTTGCTGTAAAGATAGTGTATCCGGTTCAGTCGGTAATGGTGCTACTGGCGCCACAGGCCCTAGAGGTGCTACGGGACCAACAGGAACAACCGGTGCTACAGGGTTGCCTGGAACATCGTCAAATACAGGAGCAACAGGAGCACAAGGTATTCAAGGGGTGACAGGCCCGACTGGTTCGATAGGACCTACCGGTGCACAAGGTATTCAAGGAGTGACAGGCCCGACTGGTTCGATAGGACCTACTGGTGCACAAGGTATTCAAGGAGTGACAGGCCCGACTGGTTCGATAGGACCTACCGGTGCACAAGGTATTCAAGGGGTGACAGGCCCGACTGGTTCGATAGGACCTACCGGTGGAAGTCCGTGGGTACCAATGAATGGAACTGGTGGAATAACTGGTATGGGATATACTGGAATAGGTGTTACAGGACAAGATGTATTAATTTATGGTAATTTATTAGTAACAGGTGGCATAGACCCTACATATTTAGCACTAACCCCTATATCAACAGGACCTTCGGGGCTTATTAATCCTTTATGGGTTGATAGCGTAAATGGTAATGCTTTGAGATCACAAAAGATTTATATAGACCAATCCACGATTGGAGGCACGACTGACCCTATTTTAACAATGGAAAATAATAACGCGGGAAATACCGGTGTTCAGGTTGATATATACAAGAACTCGGCAAGTCCAGCAACAAACGACATAATCGGTACTTTATCATTTAGTGCTAAAAATGGCGTCGGTACAAAAGTAGAGTATGCTCGTATCCAAACAGACCAAAGAGACACTACTGCTGGGAGTGAAAATGGTAGTATAAGTATATCGGTATGTGAAAACTCTCCAACACCGACAGAATACCTGCGAGTAAATGGTGTTGCGGGAACTACCGACTTGTATAAGGGTTTGAATCTACAGACGCAGAACATTACTGGAACGACAGGAGCAATAACACTTACGAATGTGATTACTCCGGGGATTCTATCAAAATCAACTACCTCCGCAAGTGCTTATAAAGTGGAAGATACTGCGGTCGCTTCTACATACTCCACTCTATCAAAGACATCTCTTTCAGTTCAAAACTCACAAGACCAAATGAATTATAACTCTTCAACAATAGCGAAAACAGGAACATTTTCACTCAATATGACGAGTCAAACAGGGTTCAATTTAGTTGGAACAAATGCCCCCTTCACTATTGATGCTGGAACTTCCACAGTTCAAATCACACAACCCGCAGGTGGAGACACTAAATTAGAAACAAATCTCGCAAACGCAAAGTTCTATCCCGATATTGCCGTAGATAGTTTAACTACATTCCCGTCTACAGTAGCAGTCCCTACTCCACAAGTTAAGGCACAACGTCTAACTATTACTAATGTAGGTCTAACAAGCAATATTGTTTGGACAGATTATGGAGGTGCTGTCTTTAGTGGATATTCTACCTTTTTGGGAGTAGACGCTAATGGTTATGTTTGGTTGGCGGATAGTGCTGGGACAGGGAGCATACATATCTACGACAGCACAATAACTAGTTTTATTACTGCAATAACTCTATCTGCTGGTGGTGGTAGTGTTAGTATAAATTGTTTTTTTCAGTATGGAGGGTTTATGTTTATAGGTGGAAACTTTCAATCTATCAACGGCAACGCAACCGCTCAATATGGTATTACGAGGGTTTCTCTTTCTTCTTATACGGAAGACCTTATATATGAGGCGGGCGTTGTTTATGGGGTTCAAGTAGGGGCGGAAGTATTGTGTATTGAGTTGGATAATAATGGCGATTTATTGATAGGTGGTGATTTTACAACTTTGAGTAATGGATCTCCTGCTCTTCGTATAGTAAAAATAACAAACCTTCTTGGGCCAAGTGGTAGTCAATTTTACAACGAGTTTAATGGTGGAGTAGATGCGAAAGTTTTTACAATATTTTATGACGCAGGAACTAATTATATTTGGGTAGGTGGCGATTTCTTGGCGGTTAATGTTAATTTGGGTTCTCTTAATTATGCTTATTGTTCCTATTATGATAATAATATTTCTTCTTGGGGTGCTGTTGCGGGTAATCAATTCAACTCTAGTGTTTATATAATCAAACCCACATCATACGCTCACCTCTGGGTTGGTGGTAATTTTGGTCCTGTCGGTGGCGTGGGACAGCAATACAATACCTATATAGAGAACACAAGTCCTGCGACTTATAATGATACGACTTTGGTTATGTCTACGCCCCCAACTTATAAACAGGCGTTTTATAATAACCCTCTTGGAACTCTTGCTGTAATAAATCTACCCGATTTATATACATCTTCCGCTTATCAAACTTGGATTTCATTAGGGGCATTTGGAGGATCGGGTCAACCAACGGGTATTTCATATTTTCAGGGCGACTATAAGGTTATTTTAGAGTCATATGGATTTGTTAGGACGCTTCAAGCAGTAGGCAACGCTTCCATTTTTACTGGTTCTTTCAAGTATAATGGCGTTTCTTACGGCAATTACACAATAACTCCTACGAATGCTTCACAGCAATTTATAGGCGACCCAACATGTACCTTTTGGTCTATTATCGGTCAAGGGGTCGGCACTTTTAGTTAGTTTAGCGAGATAATCAAATTATTTTTTTATTAGGATATATTAAAATAGTATTATATGGCAGAAATTTTTAGATTTATTTGTAAATCATACTTATCAGCCTCTAATCTGTAGAATTGTTTAGTAAAATCATAGAATAGTTGAAAGAAACTATCCATAGTATCAGATTGAAACAGTTTATATAAATTCAAATTATAATTGGATTCAATAAAAGAAATATAATCGTCGGTCGTATATCGTTTAATAATAAAATCCGTTGTGTATAAATCAGGATCGTACTTTGCATTAATATTAATTATAGATGGTCTATATTTTATATTAACTTCTTTATGATAATAACAAAAAAAATGTATTATATTTAATCTAGAACTGACTGCTAAATCTATATCATAAGTTTTTATAAGAGTGTCTTTATTTTTACTACACGAATAGCAAATAATATATAAATCTGTTGCTATTTTATTAATAAAAGTTTTAGTTCTTGACTGTTCCTCTTCTGTTGGATTTTCCGGATACATAACTGAGAAAGAATGAAAAATGTGCCAGAGTAAATGATATATTTTTTTTTGTAAAAATTTGTTTAACACTATATTTTTAATATTATCTTTTAAGAATAAATCATTTTCGACACCAGCGATTAAAACTTCGTCAATAAGTGAAGGCAATGTATTTGCACTTTTATTTTCTTCCATATACTATTTAATTATATATATTGATTTATATATATTGATTTATATTTTTCAAGTTTACATTTTTTTGATTTTATATTTTGATTTTATAAAAATGTCTCCTCTTTATCTCGAAAATATAACATATATCGCATACCGCAATATGTTATATTTTGTATGACGCTTTTACTTTATTTATTCTGACATTCTCGCTATCAATCATCCTCGCTCTCAAGCAACTTCGTCATTTTTGCCACTTTAGCCTTCCACCAATCCAATGTATCAACTGAATACACGTCAGCCTTATAACGCCTGTGACTAATTGCCTGTTTTGGCGAATCGTAAAAGTAAAAATCCGGCTCGTACTTTCCTCGTTTTGCGCTCGCATCACATACCTTCCACAACAAGTCTTCGTATATAGACCCGACCCGCCAAGGATACGCCACACCTGTAATTGCATTTACAATAAACTTTCCTTGTACATTTGACGGGTAAAACCGTCGTTGAGCTCCGCCTCCGCCTCCGCCTCCGCCGCGTTTACCTCTGCTATTCTTCGAATGAGCGTCGTCGTCGTCGTAATACACCTCCCCCGTACTATTGGGGTTGTGATTCTCATATTGCTGAAGATTATCCCAATCCTTTACCATTTTGACTATACTAACAAAAACACACGCGACTGCGACGAACTTTGTTCTGTGATAACTATATTTATTATAATTTCTTTAAGCAGTTTTTAAAATTATAATATCGGTGTAATCAATCTAATCAATGTAATCAATATAATCAATATAATCAATGTAATCAGTCCAAATTATTCTTCGATATTAACCAAAATCACATCACTATTCGCTGCCAATTTCGCCTCTAACTCGGCGATTATAACATTTTTCTCATCTAATATTGTCTGTTGAGCATCTATTATTTCTTTCAATCTCGCATTTTCTCTAATTGCGCACCCGTGCATATCTTTCAAATTCTGAAACTGCGATAATTGATTCTGTTGTTTCGCCAATATCTCTGCAACTTCATTTATATTTAATTCACGCGCCGGTTTGCCCTCTTCTTTAAACATTATTGAGGCTCCCGTGCCCGCACTAGCATTCTTCGCTACCATATCTTTCCGTATTTTCTGAATTTCTCCTATTTGTTTCATTACATCCGGTTTCATATGTATACCACCAGCATTATATCCAGACAACGCCCCCTCTAAATCCTCTGTAAAGAATTTTACTATCTTCGCATCCTTTATAAAATCGCTCACTTTCTTATCACTATATTTTACATATTCATTCCCCGCATTCCTGCCACTACCGCCGTTCTTATCCATATCATCCAATAACGTTCTCTTATCCATCGTATTATGCGAATGCGAAAATACTAGAATCGTTTTCATCGGTTCCAATTGAACAAACGGTACTGTATAATTTTTAAGAAATTCACGTTCCTCCGCTAAACACGCATCCTCATTATATCTCGAATCCTTCAACAATGAGCGCCTAAATGCAAACGTCCCTGCTGTAGCGTGCGCCTTACCATACGGACCGAATTGAACCATCCGTTTTCTGTCATTGAAATAGATATACATCTCACTTGCTCCAGCACATAAAGCACTAGGATTCTCCATTAACATATCCACTGCGTGAGATACACGTTCGGGTGGATAAAAATCGTCGTCATCCATATACACGATTATATCCCCCTTCGCCTTCTCGTGCATAATATTTCTCTTCTTTCCAAGTGTCATCTTATTGTCATACTTAAAATATTTAACATTTGGATGTTGTTTCACCATATCTTCGATGAGATCCGATCCGTCATCTACGATTATCCATTCCATACGCTCTTTTGGATAATCTTGACTGTTAAAACACGCAATCATCATTTCTATAAAAGGTCGCCTATTAAATGTAGGGGTACATACACTAACAAATGGTAGGGTAGTAGCGGAAGAATTGTTCTTATTTTTATTTCGTGTCATTTTTTATAAATATATAAATATATAATTAATTATTATAATTAAAGTTACTAAAATAATTATAATAATAATAGAATTATATTTTTAACATCTTTTTATTTACTATTTAATATTTGCTATTTAATATTCAGCCTTCAACTCTCGATGTTATATATAAATTCATATATTCCCACCCACCTCGCTCGATTTACACAAACCCCGTTAAAGCAGCAACTAATGTAATAAACATTACACCGCCCCCAATTCCAGATCCAAGGTCCAAGAAAGCAAAATATACTATAAAACAGTAAAAAATATTCATCAAGTATGGTTTACTTGTATCAAAAATATCATTATATCGTGCTTTTTTCTTCGGTTCCACGGTAGCACAAGGATAATATCCGAAAAAGTATACCGTCTGCAAAGCGGTCCATATCCCGTTTCCAAAAAATATAAAAATCCCAAGTATAAGCGTAAAAAATAGACCCCAAAATGGGTGATTATTTAGTACTCCAAATATGACACCCATTACACCCGACACCAAACCCATCAGCGGTATTAATATATAAACAAATAATATCGGAAATACTAGAAAAATAAGACATCTTCTCAGTGGTGACTCTTTCATCTCTGTAGACCACGTTTCTTTGTCTTTCGGCGTAGTGCTATCAGTTGGATTACATAAGTTCAATATCATTTTTGTAAAACCGCGCCCTCCTCGTCCAACTCCGCCGTGAACTGTATTGAATATATAATTAAATAATGCATCAGATACACCATCACCACTACTACCGTCCTTAAATGCCGTTAATATATTTATATTTTTCTCCTCTTTCTCTATAACGTGTAATATTTGCTCATTTGAATTACACATACGTGCTGCTAAGTCGTAAGGAAACCCATAATCAAACATACATTTGCTTGTATCTTTTTCATCACAATATGGTAGACTGTATGGTTTTGTAGGGAAAATATAATCTTTTTCGTTTTGAGATAATGTTACTAAGAATAGAGCATTTGATCCAAAAACACCCCATATGTAGGTTAAAACTATCGACACTAAAATATGTATAACATATATGAATATTTGGTTCGCTAGTGCCATATCTTGGCTTGAAATCGTAGAATTTGTTTCTGTTCCAGGGACGCCCGGAATACCAGATGGCGAAATAATATTATTTAATCCTGGTAAGCCCATCTGTGTGAAAAATGCAGTTAATCCCGTTGCCCCTGTTGCTCCCGTCGATCCGGTCGATCCAGATGTTCCAGATGTTCCAGTCGTGCCCGTTGCCCCTGTATTTCCAGTATCCCCACTATCCCCGCCATCGCTATCTATATCATCCGCAATATCGGGAAATCCGTCAAACCCTTCTCTATACTTTTCCTTATTAAAAATACCAGCTTTTGCCCATAATTTTGATAATCCCATAATATAATATTATTTTTATTAATATAATATATTATAACATTTTATATTATTCAAACATTTCCCAAACAATTATTATCCCACATTTAAGTAAATAATAATTGTTTAAAAACAATATCTCGTTATTCGAGCATCACATAATAATTCGTCTAAATAATACACTACATATATTATGTATGATTTATCCTGTCCAACATTATCTCGCATACATAAGTCCGACATTGCCCGACATAAATGTCACGACATTGAATCGTTCTTCCAATACTACTAAATCATAATTATAATCATATATACGCCATACAGATTTGTTCGTTCCGATAGGTATAGGCTCACCTGTAAGGGGGTCGGTTTGTCCATCACAAATCGTCAAAAATTTTGCCTGTGGGTCAAGTGGCGGATAAAACGTAGTAAATTCAAACTGAACATTTGAAAACTTACTCGTATTCAAAGCACCCGATGGCTGTGCCACAAATGGGTCAGTATCAAGGCAGAAATTATAACAATATAGACCATCCGGTGCATTCCCCTTTGTTCGCACGTATTTTTCGATATAATTGAATACACCGGCGTCAAGCGGACTTTCACGATATTTACCATCTAATAAAATAGCCATATTCATCAATATGTCACGCTGATTCTCTATATTAAATGGTTGCGTCACAAAGTATCCCGTATTAAGCTTGGTTGCAGGATTATAACCAGGGCCGATATATGGTCCGATGCCACTAGGCGGCCCAGGAACACAAGGCAAGTCTAATACTCCGTATTGTCCATTATAATCAGACAATGGACTAACTGGCGCGGGGACTACATCCACCGGCAAATATCCATAAGGCCAATTCGTATAATTGCTCCACTGATTGCGCAGATTTATATCGCTCCTCTGAAAGAAAAACATCCAGCTACTCACCATACCAAGAGTATTTTCCAACCATACACGCTGTGACCCTGTCACATTATTGAAATTCCATTCATATGCAGATTTTATAAGATATTTCTGCTCATTTGCAGCGAATACTTTAGCCTCGTCGTTGGACAAAAATCCGTATGTACTTATAAGATGAATATCGGCATTCCACTCTGATTGTGCGGGATTTTGGTATGTATCTGCCGCGAGACTAACACTCGGCGGTGACTGTAGAAATCTATACAACTTCATATAATCCTTAATATAATTCGGTCGAACAATTGGCCACCCGTTTGTAGGGTCCATTACATCGCGGATAGTATAAAGGTCCTGTATCGGTCGCATAATTACATCAATTTGTAACTGGTTGTATTGTAGCGCAATGAGTGGGAACGCCATTTTACTCGAAAGTGTGAACCACGCGTTTATCGGTATATATAGCTTGCGAGAACGTATAGACGGTTCCGATCCCTGTGATAGCGTCGTATAATATGCATTCGGATACGTATTTATACGACTACCGGAATTTCCGGGGTCATTTAACTCCGGTATATTCCCCGTCATTTGATCATACAAATTCTTCTTATCGTCGGGGAAATCACGCTGAACAAGACCTAGTAAATATTTCCCCGTTAACACCTGTAGTGTCTGCCCACCAACAGATATTACAACTTCTTTTATCATTTGTGTTCCTAAATTATCAATCCAGCGGAATTCATATGGCGCCCACGTTTCATTGCAATTATTGGGTGGCATAATCGGACTCCATATGGTAGGAAGCGTAACAACAATGTATGTATCCATTAATAAGTCGGCATAACGCGGTATATAAAATGTGAATTTCGAATCCGTAGATAAACGAAGAGAGCGTTGTCCTGTAAAATCTATTCTAAATTTTTGTAGACCGAAATTTGTATATTTTGCATATGTCGATTTGAAAAATGTTTTTTTGGGGTTTCCATTTAATATAACATTTTGATTTCCGAAAGATACAATATTTAGTAAACCTCCTGTCATTATTTTTTATATATATTTAACATATTAATAATTTTAACAAGTTTTATATATATATTATTAATATCAATATATGTATATTATTAATATCAATATTATTAATATCAATATATGTATATTATTAATATCAATATATGTATATTATTAATATCAATATATATATAATATTATAATATACCGATTTAATAAAAATGAACCCATCGCCACCCACCTCTACTACCAGTTCTTTAAATATATTATCCAATTTCAGTGTTAAAAATATGCGAGATTTGTTACATTCCGATATATCTCCTACCGCAATTCATTGGTTCGGAATGGCATTTGTTGTCGTTATTTTACTTTGGCTAATTACATATGTAACAACTAAATTAAATTTAAATCGTACCAACTGTATGAGTATTCAATCCTATTATGACGAACCAACTAAAATAACGTCAAGTTGGACAAGCCTCAATTCTAAAGATTATCAAAAAAATCTGCGGGATTTTTATATTAAAACCGCATATAATTGTTGCGCCTCTGGTCAATATAAAAACGATTATGTTAGTTTGTGCGCCCTACACAATACCATTGTTCAAGGATGTAGATGCCTCGACTTTGAAATTTACTGTTTAAATGATGCCCCCGTTGTCGCCGTTTCTTCTATAGATATGGTTGGAGTAAAGCAGAGTTATAATGCTTTATCTATATCCGACGTATTAAATGCTATAAATACATACGCCTTCTCAGAAGTTAAAGTGCCGACAGATGGAAAGGACCAGAGATATTGTCCTAATCCTAAAGACCCGCTTTTGCTACATTTTAGACTTAAAACAAATAAAGTAAAAATTCTTACTCAGCTCGCATCTGAAATATATCAAATTCTGGGTGATAAATTATTACCCATTGAGTATGGTCGCGAATATAACGGCAAGAATCTTATAAAATTGCCTATATCCACGTTTTTAGGCAAAGTCATTATTATGGTCGAAAAAAGTAACTCGTCGCAGGGTATGCCAATCCTTTACCAATCTAAAATTCTTTGGGAGCTGACAAATGTCACTACAAACTCCGCGTTTATCCACGAACAATTTTTCAGTGATATTAAAAATACGACCGATCCAAAAGATATTATCGAGTTTAATCGTCAGCATATGACTCTAGTATTGCCCGATATGACTGAATATGACATAAATTATATATATACAGTACCTCAAGTATTGGGATGCCAGTTAATGGCTATGAGCTTCCAAAATCACGACCAGAATCTTGTTACTTATAATGACCTATTCGAAAAAGAAGGTAGCGCTTTTGTTCCAAAACCAGATTCCCTGTTATACGTACCCACGGTCATACCCAAAGAAGCACCATTATCTAGTAGGTATAGTACCAAGACACGATATACCGATACACCTTTTGGTAAAATACCGGCATAGTGTGTAATATTATATTAAGCGTGTCAATACTACTTCCATACTACTTCCGTATTAGTTCCATATTAGATAATTTATTTTATTTTATATTGATAATATAACATAAATAATAAAATAAAATAATACAAAATAAAATGTTTAATAATTCACCCGATTCAAATATATTGTACTATGAAAATCGTGAGCTTGATTTATTAAAAAATGCAATGAATATTGAAGCGAAAAAGAGAGGAGAGCGTATCGCCCAAAACCCTGTAATGAAACAAATTATATCCGTCTTGGAAAAATTTATTCGTGATAAAAAATTGGTTTGTTATGGTGGTACTGCAATTAATAATATTCTACCTGAATCCGAGCAATTTTATAACCGAAATTTAGAAATACCCGACTACGACTTCTTCTCTCCTAATGCGATAAATGATGCAAAAGAATTAGCCGATATTTATTTCCGTCAGGGTTTCTCCGATGTGGAAGCAAAGGCCGGCGTTCATTATGGAACATATAAAGTATTTGTCAATTTCTTTCAAGTTGCGGATATTACTCAACTGGACAGCAAACTATTTAGTAGTCTCAAGAAAAATGCTCTTGTTAAAGATAAAATATTATATTCACCCCCAAATTTTCTTAGAATGGCGATGTATTTAGAACTATCTCGTCCAAGTGGCGATATTTCTAGGTGGGAAAAAGTATTTAAACGTTTAAATCTTCTGAACCGTCATTACTCTTTAAAGGCCGTAAATTGCGACCCCGATACATTTAAACATTCGTTATCAGCGCGTTCATATAATAAACAATTTCACTACGAGAAGGAGAAGATACAGACGACTATAAAAAATATCGCCGCGAAAGAGAAGCTCGTTTTTATCGGCGGGTATGCAAATGTTTTGTATTCGCGTTATTTGCAAAATAATGAGCGAAAATATTTAGAAGAAATACCGGATTTTGATTTGTTATCTAACTCGCCTGATAAAACGGCGAAGGCAATAAAAGATGCACTTGAGAAGCAAGATATTCGCAATATTACAATTGAAACTAAGGCAGCAATTCCCGAATATTTGTCTACGCATTATGAAGTGCGTGTCGGTTCACAACCAGTAGCATATGTATACAAGCCCCTCGCTTGTCATAGTTATAACTCCATAAAAGTAAATGGGAAGATATTTCGCGTAGCTACGATTGATACAATGATGAGTTTTTATCTTTTATTTTTATATGCAGAGCGCACATATTATAACCCTCGTAGAACTCTATGTTTGTGCGAATATTTATTTAAAATACAGCAAAAAAACCGCCTCAAACAAACTGGATTGTTGCGCAGATTCAGCGTGACGTGTTACGGTAAACAAAAAACGCTAGAGGATATTCGCAACGAAAAGGCGAAGCAGTATAAACGCCTTAAAACGAAAAAGAAGAGCAAGGAATATAATAGATGGTTCTTGCGCTACAATCCCGAATTAAATCCTGAAAACAAGCCGTACATTAAGCACGATAAAACAGAAGAGGATATCATAAACGAGGCGAAATTGGCACTTGAAGCAAAGGTACTCACTTCAAAAGCTATTATAAATGGTATAGAAGGGATCGAGGGCCTTGATAAACTAAAATTGTCAAAGCACCGTAAAACTGTAACACCTTCGCCTATAACACCAATGAAGACGCCTACGGCTTCGCGAATGAAAAAACTCAAAAATAAGACACTGCGAATGGGGTCATCCAGTCGTGGAACAAAATTATTATCATTATCGCGTACACGTAAAAATAAAGAAATTGATAACTTGTTGTTTGTCGAAGAAGATATACTTCCATCAATTAGGCGGGATTAATCATTGCTAGTATCGAAGTTTGTTGTTTCCGATATTTCAATCTTTCAATCTTTCAATCTTTCAATCTTTCAATCTTTCAATCTTTCAATCTTTCAATCTTTCAATCTTTCAATCTTTCAATCTTTTCATTTAGAGCAACACTGTGCTATAAATGAAAATAAATATTATGGGACAGTATTCTAGTTTAAAACGATTCTGCTTGTTCTAATAATTTAGTCAACCCAAAATACCCTAAAGCAAATAATGCGCTCATAAACACCAGTCCACTAATATTGAAATTGCCATCCGCGTTAAATACGGAAGGCAAATACTTCAAAATATACTTTCGCGTAATAGGAAGCTGGAATGCAAAATAAAGAATACCTACTAAAAGAGGTACTTGAATCAATTTGTATATCGTCTCCATATTGTCGTTTGTATTTATAAGCGTGGCATTTTTAACTTCGGTCATCACATCTTCATCGTGTTCTTCGATGTAATCCGCCTGTTGTTGATTCTGCATAGGTCTTGGAACAAAGTTAGGCTGTATTTGAGGATCATTCATCATATTCATCGTATTCATCGGTATGTCACGTGATTGTAAAGTTGTTAAACCACTGGCACTCGCCCTTTGTAATCCTGATACTAGTTCGTTGATAACATTGGGTTGCTGTTGCTGCATCTGTTGCATCTGCTGCATCTGTGGTTGTTGTTGCATCTGCTGCATCTGTGGTTGTTGTTGCATCTGTTGCATCTGTTGCATCTGTTGCATCTGTTGTTGTTGTTGTCCGTTTAAACCTGCTATATTTGGAGAATATACTTGTCCTTGAATTTGAGAAGGCGGCGGCATACCCATTCCACCTCCTCCGCCACCGTTATTCATCTCCATTTTTTGAATAGAAATATTATTTTGATTTCCACCCATCATAGGGTCCGTTGGAAGATCGTCGATGCTTGTCGTATCAGCCATTTCTTAATATATTCTATAAAGAATGATAGATTTGTATTTACTACGCAAATCTAACTAATTTCTTTTCAGAATCACACAATTCCGATTTATTCGCGTATGTATAGCACCTATCTCCATACACGTACGTCTCTTTCTCTAATTCATTTACTGGCGGCGACGTAAAAAATATACATTGTTCTCCCTTGCATTCTTTTCTAAATAATGTTGAGAGACCTAATCCAAGAATAATAGAAATTATATATTTACTTGTATCAGAATGTAACCATTTTTTAATATTCATTTATAGTTATTGTACGCTATATATTAATTACTATATAAAATATATAATTACTATATAAAATATATAAATATATAGTAAAATTCTTAAAAATTCTTAAAATGTATAGTTGTAATTATATTTATAGTCATAGTTATAGTTATAACTACATTATACTTGAATAGGTATAGGTTTTAATGAACCTGTATTAAATGGGCACTTCTGTTCAGTCGCCTCAAAAGTAAAACAGTTTTCTGCTTTATCTTGATATTGAAATTTATTTTTATTATCTACTGTGGGGTAGATTAAAATATTCCTTTGAGGCGGGTTTGACATATATATGTAGACCATTCCTATGACGAAACTAAAAATAAACAGCGGTATTGAAATATATTTCATCTATATCATCTATATATAAAATATATATTATTTTATATATTTCATATAATGATTATTGTGATTAATGTGATTTGACTATCTATAAGTATATATAAACGCAGTAGGATCCATAATCGTCATTGTTTCGGATTTTTTCGTCATACACATTGATTCGCATTTACAATCTACGTATCCCGCTATAGGTGGAAGATTCGTTATTTCACACTTGAATTTTTTTTCATTTGATTCTATTTGAAGAGGTTCAAACCTTTTACACGTACGCACACAATCGCATTTATTCGTCGACGCATTACAACATAATAATTCAATACGATTTGTTGAGTAGTTTGATATATATCTCCTTACTAATTGTTTATCGGAGATATTATAATACATATTCCTTATACTAAACATATTCAATGCGCGCGTCAATGTTTTGAACATTTCACAAGTAATATAATATATATAAATATTTCTATATCATTTATTTATATATATATTCTTTAGTTGTATGCGCACGGTATAACACCATCATTGCTCAGCGTTACCAGCACCAGCACCAGCACCAGTCGTAGATGTATTATACCCACCACAACCTCCACACTTAAGTCCCATTGGATGAAACCTAACTTCACCCTTAACCCCGCAATCATTGCATATGATTTGAACTTTGACATTTTGGGTATATTCAAGAGTAGAAATTATCCTATCATACTCTTCTATCATATTTTGAAGCGTATAGCCCGTTATCATAGTCTTCCTGCATAAAGGACACGTATATCTATTCTGTCTCAAAGATGAAATATAACAATCACTATGAATAATATGCCCACACGGTAATATAATCGTGCTATCTCTTGATAAAAAAACACTTTCCAGACATATACAACAATCGTTATTAAATGCTTCAGATATACATTTATGTGTATCTTTTATACTTTTATTTATACATCCGCCACACTTATCACAGTGACAATAATCATCCCTTGTGTATCCGACACCACACATTCTACATATATTACACTTATCGCAATGATATATCTCAGATTTCGGTTCGTTCGAATATAAATGGCATATTCCGCAATAATATTTTGCAAATTCGGCATTATTCGTGTTATTAGTACATTCTGTGTTTGCACATAAATTCGAAACAGGTTGTCGCGTATTACACGCATTACATACAATCTCCATAATATCATACCTATTTATCTGATGATCCGATATTTCGGAATCGTGGCACATTCTACATCCAAATTCTTTATCACAACATTTTGCAACTATTTTACATCCCGAAATATAATGCCCACAATTATCGAATCTATTTTCTATTTCATATTTTTCATCCTCGATTTTACGCATTTCTCCCGAATCTCCCGTTTCATCTGTTTCGCCATTCTCTGAATTCGTGCTCATCGTACACCACGAGCTGTCGTCTGTGCTATCCAAGGACATACTCTATATACCTTATATACGCGATATGTTTAAATTACTATTAATTACTATTAATTACTATTAATTACTATTAATTACTATTAATTACATAAATTAAACGATACCTTTGCTGCTACTGCTCCAAATATAATACCTGCTATCACTTGCAACAATGTATGACAATCAAGGTACATCCGTGACCACGCAAGAAAGGCTAAATAAATAGGAGCAACTATCATTGTAGTCTTCTTATATTTCGGAAAAAATAAATACGTCAATGCTAATATAGCTGTAGCCCTAGTAGAATGCATTGAAGGAAACCCCATCATATTATAATCCTCGCTATTCACTTTATTCTTTATTCCCTCTAATATAAAATTCGATTCTAAAATGTCATATGTCATGCTCTCATCTATACATTTCCCCGGTCTGTGCAAGAATCCATAATCAAATCGAATCAAAAATATTTTCAATAAAGTTACTAAAATATTAACTACAAATACAATTAATAAAATGTAAAACCATTTCCTATCTCTTAATACAAGTAGTGATATAAATACAGACAAATACATTATAGAAACCGTATTCGAAATATACTGCGCAACAATATATAATGTTTCATTTTTTGGAATTTCCACATTTCTCCCGCGAGTGGCGTTCATCGCCTTTTTAGACTCTGTTACATCCGCCTCGCCCCTCTCATCCCCTGACATTTTTGAGTTCCTTAAAAAGCCTTGTATGGGTTGCGCGGGAGAATATGATAAATTCGGATTCTGGTTATTATAAATAGATAACCCATCTTTGGATGATAAAATCGAATTTTTATTAATACTATTAACACTATTCATATTATATGTGCAAATATATACGTATACTATGTATTATATGTATATATTAAATATCGTAAATTCTATATTTATATTCACCACCTAGACCAGTCATCGCAGTCGTTATTTTGCAAATGCTATCACATGCGGACGCTCTAAATATACTTCCATATTTTTAATCGTATTCTTATTCTGTATCAGTTTAAATACTTGCGTATCATCATTATATTCGATATCATTATACATATATGTAGCATTCCTTAACTTCTCGGCGATTGGTATAATGTGATTCAAATATATATCTATAACAGTCTTCAATTGATCTTTGTTATTGGTTGATATATACTCTTTCATTATTTGTTTTATCTGTTCGACGTGTGTATTAATCTCAGTATTATACGTTTTAATATCCTTTACCTTCTCGGGATTATTCAATACATCTATATATGTAGAATATAACTTCTCATATTTCACCATCTCTGCCTCTAATTCCCCTTTAGCCTCTCCAAATTTCTGTTGTAACTGCGAATCAGTTATATATTTAAATAATAGATCCAGTTTATATTTTATAATATTTTCTTTTATTTTCTCGATCTTTCTGTATGATATGTCTATTAACTGATCTACGCATCCGACCTTACCCTTAGATATTTCTATATTAAGCCCACAGGGATTTGACTTATTGCCACAAACTGCTTTTAATATTCGATTCTCGTCGGTAAAAATGGTTCCACCTTCTGCTCTACATACGATACACTTTTTTGTTGCACCAAGACGAGCAATTCTATCTCTTTTTTTAGACATCGACAATGTTTCGTCAGACATTATAGACATTTTTTTACTATCATATTTATCGTCATACTTGTCTTTTAATTTATAATACTCAATCAATGCGTTTTCAATCGAAATATGTGGATGTGAATGCGGCATTTCTTATATATATTTCTATATTATTCTATATTATTCTATATTATTCTATATTATTTTATATTATTTCATCATATTTCATCGTATTTCATCGTATTTCATCATATTTCATCGTATTTCATCAGTATCATTTATAAGGATTTACAATAACATCTGATGATGACACATCCCATAATGGCAAGTCTGTAATTAGGTTTGTCTTACTTCCGCCTACACCATTACTTCGCCTAGAAGACTCTATTTTCACATTTAGAGAATTTAAGCGTGATAAAATGTCCTGCTTCTGTTCTCTAAACTTAGCTTCCTTCTCTTCGGGTGTAAGTTTACCACGATACTTATAATACAAAAATCCACCGATTATAAGAATAAATATTAGGAATAATACCAAATTAAATACAGTATTTGTAAAGACATATTTCTGTTCATTACATTGTTTTAATACTTGATTCATAAAATATTTAACACCCGGTTCCGTTAATGTAGGTTTTTCCATTTTTGTTATTTTAATCAGATATTAATGAGTTATTAATGATTTATTGATTGTCGCTGAAATAAAAATACTAATACAATATAATAGGATTTTTTTAAAATAAATTATACATATTAGATATAATGTCTCAACCTTCATCATCTGATTCTGGTTCAGGTACAGCATCAAATTCTGCCGACACCAGTACTGACGACAACACAACAAATAACACAACTAATACACAAGATACCTCATTGCCTGCATACACTATCCCAGGACAGCCCAGTAAAAACCCATTTAAAAATATACATCCAACTAATGCGACAGGAACATCGAACCCACCCGATCCCTCTACATCTATTTTTGCATTTTTTCTCATAACTCTTGTCTACTTTGTTGCTAAATATCAAACACCGGATACAATGTCTACCATGTTAAATATTATTTATGTCGTCGCCATTATATCTACACAAGTCTCTATAAATGCCGCTTTAGCAAAGTCGGTATGCAATAATCCAAATTCTACTAATGTCGGAATTTTAGCAACTATATTCCCCATGTTGTTTATATTCGGATTTCTAGAACTAATGCTCAATATATACCCTGGATGGGTCGAGCCATTCTCGAATACATTTGGGTACGGTATTGTCAAGTTATCCGGTTTATCTACGACTATAAAAAACCTTATAAAAAGTCCACAGACATCTGCATCTGGAAAATCTGTTGCGGTTGCACTAAATAACATTTATAATGACCCTTCTATATTTATAAACCAGTTTAGTTACGACAATAAACAAGCGTTCGATACCACGTGGAATAATAGCTATGCAGATGGAAATGGTCTATTTGTTCCGAGTGCAAAACGAGCAAATGAAGAATCTAATTTGTACAAGGAATTTAGACACTCTGTAAAACTAAAAGACATTGTCGGTAAATTCATTTGGTATATTCTTGTTGGTGTTCTTGTAACATCTAAGAGCTACAACAACATCATAAATGAACCGTGTTCTCTTAATCCTGATGTAGCAAGTAAAATGGCTAAACAATATCAAGAATCCAATTCATCACAAACAAGTCCAAACGATACTCCACCAGGATTCAAATACACCGATGGATAAACATATAAGCTATGATTGCTGCATCGCGCAACCACGCAACCACGCAACCACACAACCACGCAACCACACAATTATTCGACACCTGTTCCATATTCGAAAACATAATTGATACCTACATATACCAAAATAGCTAATATGACAGCAAATAGCCATATAGGTACAACAGTTTTATTTTTATATCCGATACCAAATCTGCGAAAACTCATATCGTTATTATATATAATAGATGGTCTAAAAGCATTTATAATGCCAAATAATATAATAAAAATAAAAATCGAGACTATACTTAAAGCATCCCTAGATATCAAATTATTAAACATTATAATTCGCTAAATCGTAATATATATATAATGTATATAACATTGTTAAAAAAATATAAAAAAATAATCTAAATCGAATACATAATATAACATATATTTAATGTTATTAAAACCGTTATTGGTGTTAATAACATCATCATTGTATACATAATGGATTACATAATAGAATACACAACAATGAAGAGTGTCAACCATTCTTCATAGCCTTGTCTAGGAGAACTTCACGACCAATATTCCGTATTATTTTCTTCTCATTTTTTTCATAATTTTCTATAGGTTCGCAAACATTTCGCACCAAAGTCAAGTATTCGATTTGCATTTCTTCGGTATCAAACCAGTCAGGATTTTGGTCTACCCATTTACATATAGAATTTCTCTCCTTGTTTGCGATTTTTACAATTGTATTTTTCATTTTCTCGTGATTATCGTCTTTCTCCCATTTTTCGCAATCCTTGATATACATTGTATCCCTCTTGGCATCGGTACAGTGTATAGGGCGTTTGTGTATATCCAATTGACGCAGACCTTTTATCATCACATTTGTAATCCCTTCAACTAGGCCTTTATTTTTAGAGTACGCTAGATCATCAAGCGTTATCTTAAGAGATTCTATAAAATCACTGATATTGAGAGCATCTTTGCACTTCTCGTTTAGGAATAAATTCAGGTTAAAATTATTCGTATTGTTATTATTGACAATATTATTTATCACACTTTTCTCACGAGATAAGCTGATAAGTTGTTCCTGTAGTTTCTCATTTTGCTCGATAAGCTTAATAACTAATTCGTTATTAACGACCTTATTTGATGACTCGGTTAATGCAGCGAAGTCTGGACATTTTTCCACCTCAATTAAGACCTTACAAGTCTTCTTATGATAGCACAAACTTGATGCAAACTTGTATGTATTTCCACACGAACAATGGTAAGCATTTTGTTCGGAACCTTTTGGAACCTTTTTGTTAGTATTATTTAGCATTTTATGTTTGCGTGTCAACAAATGACGCTCATATTGACTCTTCCTTACCGTAATATAGTCACAAGATAAACAAGAATATTTTTCGAACTTTTTCGGAACCTTTTTGTTAGTAGACATTAGTATATAATGTCTAGAAAAAAAATGTCTAAACCCTTTTCCGAAAATATGTAAAAAAATTATCGTAACAAAATTTTCAACTTAAAAAAGTGAATGTGAGCATTATGGTCTGAGTGACGAAGTCGATGTTTTTTTCAAATCTAAAACTTTTTTTTAGGAAATGGACATTTATTTTTGTCCATTTTTGATTTTTCCGTTTTAAATTTGAAAAAAACGATTCACTTCACTTTCATCCCAGTACCAGTAGGTACCTCCTGCCTTACTGAGATTCTTACTTTTTAATATATAATCTTATAAACTACACGCATCATCGTCTTATGGCAGCGGCGCTATGCCGAGTGTGCGCGATGCGGCGAGATGGAGAGTGTAGTGCGTCGCATATAGTGATTTTTTTGATATCTGTACCCATATTGTTTTATTATATTATTTAAAAAATTGATTTAAATAATATGCGGCATAACAGTTTATACCTGTACAATGTCAAATATCGCGCGAAAGTACTACTGTAGAATATGTGATTATACTAGTGGTCAAAAAACGCACATAGATCATCACAGAGGTACTGACAGACACGTGGCGAAATGTGTCGAGTTGGAAGAGAAAATAAAAAAAGATAGAACATTATATTATAAATATGTTACCGAATTGGGCGTGGTTGAAGACGATGACAAAACCGTGAGTGAACTACGAAAAGAAATAATAGATAAATTATCTGCCATATATACGTCGGATTTGAAATTAGAAGAATATCAACAAGAATACCAACAAGAATATCAAACTGAAGTACCTATTTATCTGAACCACGAATTGACACAATTTACATTGGGGAAAACGGAACAAACTTTGAATGCGATCATAGGGCGGTATTTAATAAATTCTATTTCTCCAAATTCGCATATCATACAAATTATTATTACTAATAAAAGTCTCGGAGAAACAACACAGTGGCAAGTAAGGACGAAAAATAGAATGAATCAATATGAAAACATCGATGTGGATATTTTATCAAGTGACGGTAAAAGCGAATACCACAATATTCATAAATTTATTTCCAAAATAACAATGGCTAAGACGAAAGCTGAACTTCCGAATATATTAATCGTATGTTTTCATAAAAAAAGAATCGAAGACATACTTACATTATTTAAAATGTTTTGCGGACCAACTATGATGATACAAAATGCGAAACTCAAATTTCATTTATCATTTGATGAAGTTGACGCAAATATGGGACTATGTTCTAATTTCCTTACAACATATAAAAAATATACGAATTTATTGATTGCTATCGAATTCATCACAGCTTCGCCATACGAGAAATTCTGGAAAATGTTACACGATAATAATATATTTAAATTACTCAACCCACACAATTCTAGTAAAAAATATAAGCCACAGTTAGACGAGAACTCATACGAAGATTACTTGAATAACTATTTTCAAATAAAAGACCATACTCATATCATTTGTAATTTAGTTACCGGTAATCCATTGGAATATATCGAATATGTGTTTGAAAATATGTGTCCTGTCTTTGAAACTGATGTAGACGGAAATCAGAAAAAAATAGGGGAAATACCGTACATAAATATGCACGAAGGGGGTCGAAAAATTATATTTTCGCCAGCACACTTATATAGAGAAAAAAGAGGAGTCGGTAGCCACGAAGAAGTAGTGCAATTTTATAATCAAAAGGGGTTTACTGTATTTCTGAGTAATGGCACTTTTAAAGGTTTTATAGAACCAAATGGAGAAAGAACGACGCTTGACGATTTCAACCACTACAACAATATTAAAGGCGAACTTAGAGATACTATGCGAAAATGGGCAGAAATTTATCCCGCCAACAATATCGCAATAACCGGGTATTGGACTATCGAAAGAGGTATTACATTTCAAACCGACGGCTTTAACTTTACACACGCTATTATATCGGACTATCACGCAATATTGTTAAATAAACTTATACAACTAATCGGTCGCACAACTGGAAATAAACTATATATTCAACATAAGTGCAATATTATATGCCCGCAACATATAATCGATACGGTTGATACATTGGTGAACAAAACAATAGAATTACGCACCGAAAATCCAGCAAATTATAATTCTACCGACTTTTCGGACAAAAATAGTAGCATCCCTGTAAAACTTACATTCGTTGACGATACATTTAGAGAAATATGCTTCGGTGCTATAAACGGTAAACGTAACTATAAACAACATTTACATTCATTATTAAAGGAAGGTTATCAGGCTGGAAAAATTATGCTAGAAGATAGAAATAATATTCACGTATTTACACAGGACTCAAAAGATATAACAGGGACTACAAAACTATTTGACGATATACACAAAAGCATTTCAAATGTTAAAGTATACACATTCTCGGATACATCGCCACAATCTAGGCGTTTTGCACAATTTAATAGCGCATTCAATACATATAAACCTACGTCGCAAACCGGTGGAGTCGGTGAATACAGCATCGATATGGCAAAAGATAGATACGAGCATAATGGATTTATTAACGAAGTGAATGTTGCGTGGATTACGTTTAGACACGACTAATTAAATACGTATTTGAATATAGCATATATCGCATATATCGCATATACTTGAATAATTATAATGTAAAATATTTTTATCCCATATTTTACATTACACGGACATACAGACAGACAGACAGACAGAACGAAAGGGAATGACGCAATCATTATAGTACATACAAAAATATTTTAATCATCTGCATCACCTCCGCGCTGATTATATTCACCATCGTCATCGCCACCATTCCCACCATCCCCACCATATTCATCATCATCGCCTTGAAGATTATAATCGTCATCTAATTCGGCACCAATAAGCGAAGATTGATGTTGCGTCTCCTCCTCTTCTGTCGCATATATATCACGCATACGCTGCGTAACTTTATCAGCCTTCGCGCGTTTTTCGTGTTTTGCCTTCTCCTCTTCGCGCCGAAATTCCGCCTCCATATCTGCGCGTTCTTGTTCATACGTCTCTGGTACATAAAAGCGAAGCCCCTTTGTACCACCAACATTCCAATCGCCCAGTCGCAGATTCTTTTTTATATTCTCCATTTCACGCTCATCTTTCTGCATCTCGCGCAAATCGCGTGTTATAATGTCCTTCTCTTTATCCTTCGACTGCGTAATATCCTCCTTTATATCGCGCTTGTTTACATTTATAGCATTCTTATCAGTTATCATCACATCAATAAACGCCATCAATAATTCAGCAACGGTCTGTTTCAATTCTATACTCTCTTCGGCCATTATTTTCAATTCAGAAACAGTGGCCACACCATTTTGCTCCGATTCCGCTTGTAAAACAGACATAAGCTCCGATTCTGCACCCTCGCGCAATTCCGACTCTTGGATATTCATCACTGGTGTTCGCGCTATAGTAACATACTTCAATACAACGTTTAGCAAATAATAAGTAAACAAATGCCTAATCAAGTCGTCGTTGAAAACAGAATAAAATCCTTCGCCTACTTTTACACGCTCCTGGCGTTCGCGCCCTCTAGAAGATGCCGTTGCAGCCGCTGCAGCCGAACGTTGTGCCATTGCCGCCCCCCTTTCTCGTTCAGCCTCTTCCTCGCGGCGTTTACCCGATTTCGACCTCTGCTTACCACTAACGTCGACGGTTTCAAAAAATTCCGATATGTCTTGTTCGCCTTCTATTACCATAACCTCATCATTTTCACCTTCTATATCAATAAACTCAATCACACGCGCCAAAAGCGGGGTATGCGACGCAAATATTAACCACTTACCCATCGTGTCTTTCACCTGTTTAAGTAAATTGCGGAGTATACTATCTTTATCCTTCAAAAATTTATCAACCTTGGAATAATAACGCCTAACAATTTCCTGTATATCTTTGACGTGAAACTGCGAGAGCCCCCAGTGTTTTGATACAGCAATCTTCTTATAATCTATATTATTCATTATAATATTCGGGAAAACATCAACCAAATTTCGTATCTGTGTCACTACGTATTCCATACCTTTATATGTCGCGGTATCCTTACGAGGACACATAATACCATCCCCAACCGCCTTAAAACTGGCAACATTTAATAGAAAACTCTTATACCGCCGTTGCACCTTCGCAGATATACGCTTATTATCATTTATGAAACTAACAATGATACTCGCGATTTCAGCATTTTTTTCGGCCAAATAATTCTTCAAATCTCTCAATTCTTCCGTATCTTCAGTAATCTCGATATCAAATGTGTCCATTACGGCCTTCAGTCTTACGATCAGTGGTTCCGGTATCTCGGTATTTTCGGGAGTTTTATGCTCTTCCCAAGACGTGATAAGGTCGCGCAATTGCTGGATATAAGAGACGTTTTTCGTTTCGAAATCAAAGGGAATAATATGATCGCGATTCACGATTTGCAATAGCGCCTCGAGTGCCTCATTTGTATAATTATATTCGCCCGTGCTCTTTAGTTTATCTATTTTATTGCGAAGAGATTCTTCTGCGGGATTATATATACGTTCAGACGGTTTTTGGTGACACAGGTGCTGGATATTTTCAGGAACCGACATATTATCGTTATTGAATTTACAATACGTGATAAATGCCAAGTATATAGTCGTCTCGTCGAATTCCTCTGGAATTTTAGGATATTTTGTTCGCGTATTTTTAGGGTCTAAAAAGGAGACAGATTTTTGGAGGGCTATAATATCGTGCATAGCGTCGCGCAAATTTTTAACCATATTATTATAATTGAATATATTGGCCTCGCGTTCGACAAAATATCGCACAGTGTTTACCGATCCTTCGGGATTACAACAAGCATTCTCGACAAACGGCTCATTTGCACCATTTGTCAGAATTAATTTTTCTTTACTGACAACATCTTGTACCATAACCTGTATAGCAAACGAAAAATGTATAATCTTTGAATGTATCGCGGATATTTTATCATTTTGTGTTTTTTGCCCCTTTGATAACTCCTCTTGTAAGGTTCGCTTGAAATTAGGCGATAAAGCTTCCGGTGACGATATTTTAATCCGTGAAAGCGGTGGCAGAAAATTTATCCAGCGTTTAATATCGTGCTCTGCTGGCAATTCTTCTGTAACATAAAGCTTATTATACTCTCTCTTTTCTGTCAGTTTCGTCTTTATTGTAGCATTAGTTATAACAAACTTGTCCATAAATCCCTTCATTTGGTCAATAAGTGTTTGTTCCTTCTTTATCTTTTGAATTGTATTCCACGGCTCTATACCAGAGCTGATTTTTATGGCAATACACGAAATATATTTCAGCAATGAATAATCTCCCTCACCATCCAATGGATACCCCACAAAAGAACGCAAACATCCCGGAAACGTTTTGCGCGTTTTTATAGATGGGATTGATATCTGAATCGTCACAGCAAGATATGAAAGTGTAACCATTAATATGGTCAATAGCTTATATTCTTTATACGTCTTTGTTTTTTTGCTCCCAGAATTATAAGACTCTTCGGTCGGAAAAGAAGACGAGAAAATAAATCGCATTGCATTTTCAACAATGAATACTCGCTGACCCTCCAAATCAATACCCATATATTTTGTCATTGTTGTGATGATATTGCTCATCATTTGAGCATTGGGGTCTTTAAATGTCTGTATTTTACGTTCTTGGATACTCTGGATTAAACTCTCGCTTAGACTGCTCTCAATAACATCGCGGGTATGTAATTTATATCCTGCGGCATCATAGCCTTCTTCAGTATCAAGGTCGATATTTTTTATAACATAACCACTGTGCTTATCTGTCCAAGCCTCGCCGTCCTCGCTAATGGAACCGCGCTCTTTACAAATCGTGTCTATCGCCATCTGTACGTCGCCTTGGTTTAGAAAGGTTGAAGCAATAATCTCGAAAAATGACGGCACTAGTTTTGTATTCGTGTCTTTACAGTATAACCAGTATGGACTTTCAATCTCAATACTATGGGGCATTTGCGAACTGACGTCAATAGCTTTGCGTGTAAATCGCTGAATGAAACGCATAATATTTTTCTGGCGCTTTACGTAATCCGTCTGACCCAAAATCAGATCGAAAATACGGGCATACGGAGAAAGCGGCCGACTACTGGTGCGGTCTATATCAACACCCGTCAAATACTGAAAGTCATTATATTTATATATATTATGCTTCCGGACACTTCGTAATTGGGAAATCGTGTCAATAGAGTATTTATATTTACGATATACATTGTCTAATATAGCCTTGCGTGTTTCGTGAATACGCGAATCAAATTCATCATACATTTGTTTTACGATTTGGTCTTTAAGTGTATCGGTGGCCAGTTCAGGGTTAAGGCATTTTTTATTTATAGAAAAACAATCGTCTTTAACATTGCAAAAATACGACGTGTCATACATACTAACAGACGAAGCAATAGTATCGTCTTTTACCCATTTACCTTTGTCTCGAATATAATATTCATAGCGGACGCCATCGTGAGCGGCCTCACCTGCTTCACCGCCAAGAGCGCCACCGCCACCACCGCCGCCCGATTCCTCATCTTCAATAACAAGAACAGCATATTGTCCATCTTGAACTGCACGTCGCCCACGCATCATATCGCGTATTTCAGATTTGGCGTCACTTATAGGCAGCTTCGTCTTCTTCATATAGCGGCTCACCAAAAATGTCTCAAAGTCGGCTGCATTATATTCGGCCTGCTCTTTTTCGTGCTTCTTTAAAAAGGGATAATCCGTAAAATCATATAACTTGTCGTAAAATACTTCTTCGCCCTCATCTTCCTGTAAATCGGACTTATCGCTATATTTCTTCGTAAGGACGAAATTTTTACACGTATTTTTTTCGTGACCCGCCTTCACTTTTTCATCAAATTTATCTGTTTCTTGAGCATATAATTGGTCGAAGTCAAAAGGCGTAATTAGATCCTCGTTAATAACAGCGATAGTGTTCATATATAATCGCGCATTGTCTACACAAATAAGACGATATAATATCTCTTCATTTGAAAGCATAACATTTGGAAACACTTTATCGGCCCCAAATCCGACAGAAGAAGAAGATGAAGATGATGCTCCACGTCGTTCTGACATTTTATCGCGCCGCGATTCTTCCATATAACGCTTCATTGCGAGAATAACGGGCGCAATTACATTTGTTTTTACCAAATAAGCTTTATCGGGGTATTGTTTATTAATTTCCTCAAAATCTTTGGGATATTTGCTCTTCATTTGATTATATACGCTTGTCAAATCCGCCACATTTTCAGTATCAATTGGCATCTTATTTACTGTCTCAATATATTTCGCGGATTTAGCAATGGCGCGCTCTTGAGGAGTATTAGTAAACTTCTCTACCTCGATATCGAAATCTAAATCGGCAGCAGAACCGAAAGTAACTGGTTTTGCACTTTGAGGAGGGGCATCACTTCCGCCGCCGCCACCACCGCCTTCTGCGCCCTTAAAATTTTCAGGAGAAAGACCGTAAATGCTGAGAATATCGGTGTCAAATTTTACCTGTTTAGAATCGGTAAGCAAACTATACAGGGCGGACGCTGCGGCACACTTTGAAATATACTTTTTGGAAGATAAAATGGCGTATTCTTTTGCAGACTGTACAAGTTTCGCTTTATATGCCAATATCTTTTGCTCAATCATAGATACAATAAGATTATATTGTTTGGTATCTAAATCGCGAACATAAACCATAAACGGTTGTAAAACGGCCACATAATTGGTAAGAGTTATATCACCTGTAACATATTTATTCATAACATCAAATAATAACTCGGTTGTCGGAATAAACATTTGAATAAATTTATTGTATTTCTCTCGCGAATCCAACTCTTGACTAGAAACAAAAGTCATAAAACTCGATGTAAATTGCTGCATTTCTGACTCGGAATATTGGCTATGCGTTTCCCTCTCCTCTAATTCAATCGTTTTCTGCGTAATACTCGTATTTTTACGAAGCAGATTCCAATATTGGATAAAATTCTTGTTCATATTTGCGCGGGAAATAATACTGGTTTCCGGTAGCGAAATATTAGAAAAAACAATTGCCGGTTCAGGGAGCGTGACAAATGACTGAATATTAACTTCATCTGGCTGGGTAAGAGGGACCGTTTCTACGACATCATAGTTTCGCTTCCCAAATGATTTCGACTTCTTTATGTGAATATTAGAAAGACCGAGGTTATATGTCTGTATAATAAATCGACTCCTTTTTATGGCATCACGCTTTACAATACTTGAATAAAAGTTACCGAGATTATCTAAAACGGCGGAAATATTTGTCTGAACTGATTGGACAATAGGGCCATCTGCGGTTTGGAAAGGTGTTATATAGTCGCTTATTTTCGACATATATGCTTTAAATGTCTCTTTACTAGATGAATAATCCTGCGCAATTGCATTAAAGGCGTCTACGCTTTCGTCGATAGTACCAAGCGTGAAATCGCTTTGCTCGCTAGCCGAGACAGACTCTACATTATAAAATTTGCGAATATTTTTGGCAATAGGCATAATCCAGAATAATTTCTGATTTAACGACATAAGAGCCTTAGCGAGAGGTTTATAGTGTTCGGTGTTATACGGTCTAGGCGTAGCATTGCCATTTGCATCGAATATAGAGAATTCATCGCGTAACTGGCAGAAACGCTCAATCAAACTATGAATATTATTCAATACAGCCTTTGTGCGTTTTTCGTTTGGTACTTCGGAAACCAGCTCGTTCAATAAGTCGGAAGTCTGTTTTTCAATACTGAAGCGTTTTTGCTCTTCAGGAAGCTCTACGACCTGTATAATTGGAGCCAATTCATCGCCGAACGTAATCGAATCGGCATCGATTAAAATCTCTTGAAGCATAGATTTCATTTCTTCTACGGGGACTTTAGCGGCGATGTCTTCCTCTTCAGAACCGGCGACTGCCCTAGATTTACTTATAGAAATCGGTTCAACGCCTTGGGCAGCATCTTCATCGATTGAGTGCATAAGTTGGGCATCTTTTGTAGAAACGGCGGCGGCGGCTGATAATCCTGCCTCTTCTACTTTACTGGGAGGGCTGCGTATTTCGATACGTTCAATTGGTATATTTTCAGGAATACCTTTATAACCGAAATCTAAATAGAAAATTTGGTCGCCGGGATATGTTTTTACTTCAATCATATCTTCTTCTAAATCGGTGATTTGTCCTGTTATGATAGTGGGAAGATCGCCGCCGAAACTTATATTTATCCATTTACCGATAGTTAAACCGTTTTGCTTGGCATAACCGGGGAATTGATGGCGGTCCAATATATATATGGATGTAATAGACTCATCTGTAAAGCCACCATTTGGGCCAATTGTGAGAACAAGTTTGGTCGAAGTAGAAGCATTGATCAATTTTATTTTATCTTGGTCTGCATAAATAATAAGATAGATTTGGTCATTTATGGTAGAATTTGTAGGGGCGATAATTTGTATAATATCGCCTAAGCTTATAGAAAGACCTGAAGGCGACGATTCGGAAGCAGATGGTATAGATGATGGCGGAGGTGGTGGTGGCATATCAGGTGAAGATTCATCCGAAGAAGAAGATAGTTGCGGAGGAGGAGGAGGAGGAGGCAATTCATCTTCAGGAGGAGGAGGTGGTGGTGTTGGTGGATTTTCAGATTGTTCTAATTGTAATGATGGTGATAATGCTGGTTCCAAATTTGACATTGCTTTATATATTATAATAGAATTTTTTATAAATAGTTAAATATGAATATAATGTTTAATATGAATATAATGTTTAATATGAATATAATGTTTAATATAATGTTTAATAAAATGAATAATAATGATCTATTCACCAACAAAATAGTTAATAAAATATATATAAAGAGAATCCTATATATTAGTATACATACACAAGTTACGAGAACCGCTGCATTCCAATGTTTGCTCTGAAAAAGAACGAGGGTTTTGATAGATTGCTCAAGATGATTGGTGAACAAAATGAGAAAAATGTTGACCGATCAGAAGAAATCGAAAAAATCCTTAATAGTCTTAAATTAACAATGAAAGCTTGGAAGACGGATACGGGAATATATTCTATTATTAAATACGATAAGGCGGCATTAGGACTCACGCAGGACGATTATGCATCTATTGGACTTTTGAGGTCGGTCGTTGTAGATGAAAGTGGCAAGATCGTTTCGTATTCACCGCCAAAATCACTTAATATCACCGCCGAAAGAGAAACGCAATTCAACTTAAATAATATAATGAGTCCTATTGGCGACGATAATACAAACGAATGGGATGCGGAGGAGTTTGTGGAAGGGACAATGATCAATCTTTTTTATTCGGAAAAGGGGAATAGTTGGGAGGTAGCTACAAAGAGCACGGTAGGTGGGAATGTAACTTTTTTCTCACCCAAGAATCCTAAAGATACGGTTGAGATTCGTGAAAAGGACACATTTCGCAATATGTTTTTCGAGACTTGTAAAAAGGTTGGAGTAAATTATGAGGAATTTCCTAAGGAGTTTATGTATAGTTTTGTATTACAGCATCCGAAGAATCGCATTGTGTTGCCGATTACCGAGGAGAAGATTTACATTACTGGTCTGTATACAATTAATCAAGATACGCTCGAAGTAAATCAATTGAATCGGGCAGGATTTATTAAGAATTATTGTGCTAACGCTGTACTGACACCTAAACCATTGTTTTCTGTTGATTATACTGTTGCGGGCTTTAAGAAAGAGTTTGCTTCTATGAATTCGCCATATAATCTGATGGGTGTCGTGTTTAACAATATGATTACAGGAGAGCGTATGAAAGTGCGTAATCCGAATTATGAGTTGGTGAAGAACGCGAAAGGCACTGAAAATAAAATGATGCTGCAATATTTGTCACTTCGGCACGGCGGACGCGTTGCTGAATATTTGAAATCTTTTCCTGAATATAAGACAGATTATTCGGTATATAGGAATAGTGTACACGCGTTTACTAAGAATTTACATCAGAACTACTTGGATTGTTTCGTGTTCAAGAAGAAACCGTTTGCTGAATTCCCGCAACAATACAAGAAATATATGATTCAACTAAATAAAAAGTATATCGAAGAATTACGGGAAAATCGGAATTGTGTTACATTTAATTATGTGATGGAGTTTGTAAATAAGATTGAACCGGGTGCATTGTTGTTTTCGTTGAATTATGTGGTGAGAGAGCATAAGACTGTTATTCAAAGACTGGAAGAACCGATTGAAAAGGTGATAGATACAGCTACGGATACGGTTGAGGTAAAGGCAACAACCGAAGAGACGGCAACAGCAACAGCAACTGATGAGCCACCCCCTATAGAGAAAGAGAAAGAGAAACAAGAATAATATTACGATTTAGGATTTACAATTTTAACATTATGATTATGGTAATATAATTAATTATAATGTTAAAAAATTGATTTCATTAATATGCGACAAGTATAAAGCAGCAACACATCGCAAAACATCGAAGCAACCCGAATACAAACAAACAAAATGGTTAAGACAAGACAGCAGCAAGCAAAACAGGAAAAACAAGAACAACGCTCGAAGAATTATGAAACCAGCGTGGGTGTAGGTGTTCAAACGAGGTCATGGACAAGTAAACTCGAGAGAGTTGATCTACCGACGGTCGTTCTATCCAAAGAAATGAACAAACGCTTTCAAATCAAGAAAGCAATCGCGAAGAATTCAAGGGAGACGGTGATGGAACGAAAATTAAAAAAACTATTCAAATATCAAAGACAATACAAAGAACACAGGAAACAGAACAATGATGAAATGCTTGCACTATGGAAGAATTTTAACACGGCATTTACGATGATTGAAGGACTATATAAGTTCAAAGACCGTGTAGAAGATAGGTAGATAGATAGGTAATTACAAACAGAATAAAGTGTAACACTGAGTAGATATTATATATTTTTTATGCATCATTGGACATAAACCAATAACTCATAAGACCAATAGTAGCTACTTGAAATTTACGCGCTAATTGTGTTTGCGCAGGACCCCACAGATAAGTGTTGGTAGGTGTGGTTGAAATAGTATTATCAATACCTATAATATTTGTCGCAGGTGATGAAAATGTAATTACTTGGGCCGTCGCTTGTACTTGGGTTCCTGCTGTTTTTCTAAATTGAACATACCTTCCGTCATCAGCGCTTGTTATAGCGGGTAGCGTAATAGTGAATGGGGTTGTAACCGTTATTAAATATACGTAGTTATAATAATAATCTGACCATAGCGTATAATTTCCTGATATATATTTGACTGCTTCTTGGATTCCACTTTTAACAAAAGTTGTGCTTGTAGCAGTCATTGTAACTGATGATGCCGTATCATTGCAAACAAATGAACTTGGGTTATGAACCGCTTCACCTAACGATGGACCAAACCGTAAAGATGATAAATTTGCTGTATTAATATATGGATTAAAATCGGTCCAAGTCAGCTGTCCTGCTGGACCTGTTGGACCAAGTTGTGTGTATGCAGATTGAGTTACGCTAACAATCACGGATGGAATAGCAGGACTAATGGGTGGCACGATGACAGCAGGAAATGATGGTGAACTGCAATTTCCATTATTTGCTTGCCAAATAAGTTCAACATATTGACCAGGTGCTGTGATTTGTACCATTAAATCCCAAGCTGCAACCAAAAAATGTCCACTGGTAATATCTACTTTCGTATCTGAATCTGGAATATCAACCCCATTTTGTCGAAACCAAATATTAACTGTCGTTCTTGTTCCTCCATTATGCTGCAATTGTGCCGAAAACTGAATATCATAAACACCAATCTGCGAAAATATTATTTGACTACCCGAAATACTCACATTATTTGCAAATGCGGTATTCGTCAAACCTATCGGGGTAGCAGCGGATGGAATTGGATTTGTGGTAGCTGTACTATAAAATGAACCATAATTTGAAATAATTCCACCCGGTCCTTGTAGACCAGTGGCTCCTGTGTACCCTGTAGGTCCACTAGCACCCGTGACACCTTGAATACCTTGAATACCTTGAATACCTTGTGCGCCTGTAGGTCCACTAGCGCCCGTAACTCCTTGAATACCTTGTGCGCCCGTAGGTCCAGTAGCGCCTGTCACTCCTTGAATACCTTGTGCGCCCGTAGGTCCAGTAGCGCCCGTAACTCCTTGAATACCTTGTGCGCCCGTAGGTCCACTAGCACCTGTCACTCCTTGAATACCTTGTGCGCCTGTAGGTCCTATTGCACCCGTGACACCTTGAATACCTTGTGCGCCTGTAGGTCCTATTGCACCCGTGACACCTTGAATACCCTGTGCACCAGTAGGTCCAGTAGCACCCGTAACTCCTTGAATACCCTGTGCACCTGTAGGTCCAGTAGCGCCCGTAACTCCTTGAATACCTTGTGCACCTGTAGGTCCAGTAGCACCCGTAACTCCTTGAATACCTTGTGCTCCCGTAGGTCCAGTGGCACCTGTTGCTCCCGTCATACCAATAGCACCCGCTACACTATCACTTTTATATGTTCTAATATAACCTAATGTTGATGTGTTCGTAACTCCGGACATATATATAATTATACAATACAAAATAATAATATAATTATATACAAAAATAAATATATTATTAAACCATATGCCCGACGGAATCAAATAGGGAAAGGGCGTTGGTTTTTTTCAATAACCAAAGGAGTCGGCATAATCAGCGATACTCTATCAAAGAATGAACATTCCGGCAATGTTTTCAATTCAGGAACAACTGGCGCCTGAGGGTCTACAAGATTAGTAGAATTAATACCGAATAAAGAAGATTCAATATCTACTGAATTCTTCGAAAAAGATTCACGTGACATATAAGAGGGTAAATATCCCAAATTAGGTAAAGCGTCGACATATGCCTTCCCATTTTGCCCGTTTACATACGTAGTGTGAGTAAATATACCTCTAAAGTCGCGTTGCTGTAAGCAATAATCACTTTTAGTATTTTTGTTTTGTGTAGAAGCCATTATAGTATAATATACTGTATTATATTTTATATTATATTATATTTTATTATACTTTATATTATATTTTTATTTTTTAGATATTTCGTCAATTAATAATTTCTTATTTTTAATAAATGTTTCGCATAATCTCTTGTACATATCGGAATCACAGCACATAATCGTCTTATTATCGGACAATAAATATGTTAAACAAGCGTGAAACAAATTAAATGTATGGAACGAAAAAAGGAACTGTAATACAATTTCGTGATTATTACTATTATTATTATTACTATTATTATTATTATTAATATCACTTTTAAAACGGGAATGTGATTCTATTATTTCTATAAAATCGGCATCATCTTTTAATTTATTATATATATACTCGAGCGTTTTCATAATTTTGTCAGAATCATATTCTGTCAATCCAAAAGCATATAAGTATTCGTGACGATATAAAGTATCTTGATCTTCCTCATCATCGTGTAATTTATATGTACATAAAAATGAAGTGTTATACATATAAATATATAAATAATGTGGTTATATTTTTAATATATTTTGATATAAAATATTATAAAATGATTTATGAACTACAAGAAGAATAAGCATTTTGCTGCTCCAATTCACGAGAAGGGATTCCTCCACGAATCCATCCGTTTACGGCAACGCCTTCAACTAAATTCGCAGGATTTGTAATAGTTGACGCGATAGACGGAATAAGAGGATACATTTCGTGATTTACGAAACATACTTCCGAAGACGGGTTTACACTCTTCTTGTTAATATTGTAATCGCCCTGCCATAATCTGGACTCTACAAGCGGATTTGATTCACCTCTACCCAAGTAAGGAACGGTCTTAAACGGGCGCTCAAATAAACTAATACGGCATCTAGGATGCGTCATAATGCTGCCATTAAAAAGCTCACTATTTGTGTCAATATTACAACCACCTGTACCCACCTGATGACTGCCGGTAAAATTTATACCGGGCTGATTAATAGCGAAATCAATAGGGCGAGTCATATTGCAGTCAGATGAAAAAAAATTATTAAGGGTATAATTACTAGAATTGAGATTTTGTATATTTCTCTGATTCATTCCACAACTATCATTGCCAATTCTTGTTAAATTGTCAAAAACATAATCCTTTACAATTGCCATTTGCTTATAGTATATATTTATATATGTATATATATTTGAAAATATATTTTACTATAAAATATTTTACTAAATAATATAAATTAATTATTAATTTTATATTATTTGTTGTATTTACGTTATATACATTATACGATGTCTATATTATACGTTACATAAATTGTTATATTATATACATTGTTTATGTTAGATATATTTTAATTATAAGTTCCACCCAATCTTGGCATATGTCTTCCAAGGGCAAATTCATTTCCTTCCTTGGCTGAAACCATATCACCAAAACAAAAATTAGCAAATCCGCCCTGATCATTTGGAATAGTAGTATTCGGGTTTGTATAGAAATTTCTCATACTGAAATCAAAATTATAATTATCTCCTAAATCGCTAAATAGTTTTTTCTTCAAATATTCGCGCTGTTTATCCTTTTCTTCTGAAAACACAGTATCGACTACACTCTCTTTTGTATTCATATTTATTTCCTTCTCAACGGCGGTATTATACGAAGGCGCTGCTTCATTCCTATTAGGGTCGTAACTTATTTCAGGCAAAAGAACATTCATCATTGGATTAGTTTTATTAGGACTTGTATAATCCGGTTTTAAGTCATTATATAATAACTGGTTAATAAATCCTTCTTTTTGTTTTTTATTTTGTGACGAGGAGTATGAGGATGAAGAAGAAGAAGAGGACGATGAAGATGTAGATGCAGCATTATCTTTATTTTGATTTGATTGAACGTGGAACAAAACAGCAAGAACAGCTAAAGTTACAACACATATTAATAACATTTTAAAATTCATTGTTAATAAATACCCTAAAAGCGATGCAATAATAACAAATCTACTGATAGCGTTTAATTTTTCCGTATTGCTCATATTGTTATTAGGCCATATTTGAGTTATTTGGGTTTTATTAAATAAAATAGTGGGTTCATTTAACCAAAAAGGTGTCGTTGGTAATGTTGTTGGTGGCTGCTGATTCATTGTATATATATTCTTAATTATTTTTTCTTATTTATTATTCTTTAATCATTTATTACTTTATTTTGTCATTTATTACTTTATTTTGTCATTTATTACTTTATTTTGTCACTATTTCTTATTCTTCTTCTTCTTTTTCTTTTGTGATACTTCAGTGTTACTATTTTCATTGACCAGTATTTTATTTTCTCCGTCCGCATTTGATTGTACAGCAGATATACCTACAGCAGCACTACTCGGCCCCGCGGTTGCAGGTCTTGGTGTTTGCTGAATCTGTTCACCTATTTTGAATACAGACGTGGTGGGGCGAATCTGGGAGGACTGTGTCGATTGAGCCGATTGAGCAGGCTGAGAAGCCGGCTTTGCTTGTTGCTTTTGCTGTAACTTATTAAGCATACGCTCTTTCATTTTTGCCTGTTTCATATTTTGCTGAAAATGACTTTGAAGAGCGCCCATATTTACTTTACCACCTTTTCCACCAAGACCAGCAAGACCGCCAAGTCCGCCCAATCCAGACATACCTAATTGATTTAACATACTTGTCAAATTACCCATACCTGGCATATTTTTCATATTACTTAATAGATCACTCGCTTCTTGCATAATCTCGCTTTCCTTGATGTCACCATTTTTAAATTTATCATCTAACTTTTTACCAACATTTTTTACCATATTCATCAATTTACCGGGATTTTTGAACAATTTCTGAAATACATTCCCCATATCTATCTTTGAAGGATCATCCATATCAATACCTAAATCTAAATCCCCTGCTGTCTCTTCGGCGATCTCTTTTGCAAGAGAACCTATTTTACCATTTAGCAGTTTAGAAATATGTTCGTGAATTGTTTCAGGATTAGGCATTTCGGGTTTTTTATTAGTATCTCCGTCTCCTGTGTGAGCATCTGCACCAGCACCTGAAGCTGCATTTTTGAAATCAAAGCCAGTGAATCCGGGGAAACCGGATAACTCAGGGAATGCGGACATATCAATCTCACCATTTTCTCCTGTTAAATTTTTAAATTGTTCTGCGAATTTCTCAAATTCTTCCATATTAACTCCATCGAATTTCGTATTTTCTCCCGATTTACCCGTCTCTCTCGTATCACCGGTAAACATACCCTGCATATTCTTAAACGTCTCTTCAAGCTTCGTCTTCAATTCGTCCTCATTAATAGCTTCAAACAATTTCGCAGTATCACCAAATGAATCGCGGTCTGAAATATTTGTAATAATCGAAAACAAAATGAGCTGTAAATATTTCCAAATCGTATTTCGAGTATTATCGGATATATCAGGAGTATTCCAAACCTTCATAAAATCAATATTTGGCAAAAAGTTAACATCCATTTTTAAAGACGACTCATCACCGCCACCACCGCCACCACCACCGCCATCCTTTGCGGAATTAAAAATGTCCTCATTTTTATATAAAATATCAAAAAAACGTACAGGATACACCTCCTTGCAATATGTATACAGCTTTATAACACTATCATCTGCGATTAATCGTTCGGTTTTTACACCATTGCCATCATCACTTACGACAGAAACGGTGGTGAAATATTCCTCTAAACTGTGCGAATATTCTGGGAAAGTAGTGGTGAAATCATTCATAAAATCATATATAACAGTCTTGAATTCATCAGGTACCACCTCTGTGTGAATACCAGTCGACTTAGTATTTGAATCCGTTGAGGATTTATTATTGTTATTTTTTCTACCCATATATACTTTTATTCTATTACGTAGTATTTAAATCAAACTATGCATAAATATATTTTATTTAAAATAATAAAATATATGTAAATTAAATTAATTATATGTAAATTAAATTAATTATATGTAAATATTAAATTCACTGGCTATAAAGTTTTGACAATAAACACAAGTTCTGAATATATTTAAAAGATTTATCTTGGTTTTCTTTGCCCATATTTCGTACCGGATCCCTAAGACAATCAATATGCTTCATAATATTATCGGAAGAATCGATGTATCTCAAGTCCTTTTTGTAATCCTTTTCTATAAAAAAATTAAGATTATTATCATTTATTTCTTTTTCATAATTCAAGACAACATAGTTATACCATATTTTAATAATAAGCGACGGATTCATTTTTTTAATTATCAATAATGCAGATTTTACTCGTTTTATGGATGAATCGTTTATAAATACACTCTCAATGTCACATACAAACTCAAAAAAATGATCGTTAAATGCATTCATTAATAAATTTTTATCATTGTCTACCATTCTAAAATATGTATAGTATTTTAAAATATATAAGATATTATTACTATTTTGTTATATTTAAATAATTTTTAAATATATTATCTTTCTTGATATATCTAATCAAATCGCTTTAATTAAATCGTACTTGTTTAGTATTTTGGGAGGGCTGGGGCTGTTGGTGTTGTTGTCGCATTTGATTGCCACCCGCACCACCTCCTGTACCACCACCTGCACCACCCATCATTTGTAATTGCTGCTGAAACTGTTGCTGCTGAGTATATTGTGCGTGTAGTTGCTGCTTTTGTTGCTGTTGCTGAAGCATTTGTTGTTGAGACGGATGCTCATTTACTTTTGCCTGTTTTTCCATATTAATTTGAATTTCATTATTCCTTTGTTGCTGTAAATTTTCCAATGATACGCTTCCTATTTTATCGGGTGTATAGTCTTCTTTCGGAGCTTCTATTCTCATATTGCTATCAATCGTAACATAATTATATAACTGTCTCATTCCACCATTACCTTTTGCTGATAAGTCGTCGCTAGTTTGGTCCCAAAAACTAAAAGAGTCAGAAGCAACACCATAACCTCCTATACAATCATCGTTTAAAGAAAAAGGTGATGGCTCTCCATTATTATTCGTCGCTGCCATATTTATCGCCGCTTCACGAGGCTGTAAATGCGATAAAATTTGGTCTCCGTAAAGAACTTGATGCCCTTGTTTCATAAGCAAAAGGGCGGGAACACGATTTACCTGCGGCGGCATAATAATTTTTTCACCGTTTTGAAGAACAATATACCACGACCCCGTAGGCCCCTTAACACGCTTATCAATACATAAAAAATGTAATTCTTCTTTAAGATTACTTTTTGCTAATGTTTGTAAAATTTTTTTAGACTTTTCACAGAAATTGCTATAATATAATACGCTACTCATAATATAATATATTTACTACAAGTATTTATTGTGTATTTAACTTATTAAATACTTTTTATATATTCTTTCTTAAATATTCTTTACAGGTATTACTTCCTTTATTCTCTGATTACTTAATTCCTTAATTACCTAATTATTTTAATTATTTTAATTAATTAATAATAAAATTGATTTAATAAATTGTATACTATTAATATAATAACAAACTCTCGTATCTCAAAATGGAACCGCGTATCTCAAACATAATCGAAGAGGATGGTTATCTCAAATTTACCGTCGTTGACTGTAATATGAGTATTGCCAATGCATTGCGAAGAATTATCGTCTCGGATATTCCTACATTTGTCTTTAGAACATTTCCGTATAGCCAAAACAAGGCAGAGATTACACATAATACAACTAGATTCCACAATGAAATTATAAAGCAGCGCTTAAGCTGTGTTCCGATTCATATTGAGGATATTGATTTTGATTATAGCAATTATATCGTAGAAGTAGATGTAAAAAATGATACGGACAATATTATGTATGTCACGACCAAAGATTTTAAGATTAAAAATATAGCAACGGGTAGATATTCGGATGAATCAGCCGTGCGAAGAATATTTCCACCTTCGCGTCTTAGTGGGGATTATATCGAATTTGCCCGCCTTCAACCTCGGCTTTCTGAAAATATTGAGGGCGAACGTCTTGCATTTACTTGCGGATTAGATATTGGACGAGCATCCGAGGATGGCTCATATAATGTAATAAGCACATGTGCATATGAGTGTACACCAGATGAGACGAAGGCAAATGAAGTCTGGGCAGAGAAAGAGAAGGCGATGAAGAAGGAAGAAAAAACAGCCGAAGAAATCGATTTTGATAAGCGAAATTGGATGCTACTAGAGGCGAAGAGATATTATATAAATAACAGTTATAACTTCATAATTGAGAGCGTGGGTGTGTATGAAAATATGGATATTGTAATAAAGGCGTGTAATATTATGATATCAAAATGCCAGAAGTTCCTGTATGATCTAGAACACGGAAATGTTCCGATTATTCCATCAGAAACAACGCTGAAAAACGGGTTTGACGTTACACTCGTAAATGAAGATTATACTCTTGGCAAAGTACTCGAATACTATATGTATCAGGAACATTTTATAGGGGACAAGACAGTGTCGTTTTGCGGATTCAGAAAACCGCACCCACATTCGACTGACAGCTTAATCCGTATCGCTTTTCACAATCAGATAGACAAAGTCGGTGTATCTGGTTATATTCAAGGAGCGTGTGATAGTGCAATAACCGCATTTACTAAAATGATGGAACAATTGGGTGGCGAATTGTCGAAGAAGGCATCGTCGGGAGCAGCGGTGCCTTCTACGCCATCTAAGAAGTCAAGTAGTAAAACGCCTCCGCCACCGCCTGCATCAGGCGCCGAAGCAGGTGAAGGCTCCGATGAACCCAAATCACTCAAATCATCGGTTAAAAGCAGTCTATCAAAACAGGAGTCTAAACAAGCGTCAAAACCATAATCGTGGTGAAATCACAGTAACGGGAAAATAAAATAAATCAATATATATGTAAATAACCATTATATATGTAAATAACCATTATATATGTAAATAATCAATAGTAATTTACATATATTGTACAATCGAACTATACCTTAATACCATATTGTCATATTATCATATTGCCATATTAAACACTATTAATAATTTTAAAAATTCGTGGGAAAAATCCGAGTTCATTTAATATTTTTTGTTTTTCGCTGCGTATAATATCTATCCGTTGTGACCACCAATCTTCTTCTATTGCTTTTGTAATAATAGAAATACAACTATCGATATCATCAATTGGTAATCTAACAAATGCACGCGAGTCGATATAGTCTTCTAAATTAGGACATCCCCAATAAAAACATAAACATTCGAATAGTAATGGCTCCCATATTTTCTCGGTTGCATAATTATTCTCACTATTATTTTCACAAGAAAAGCAATATTTATATTTTTCCAATTCCATTTTATTATTTGTTATACCAACGTACGTTTTCAAGTTATGATAATTCTCTTTACCATATATGTCTATTTTACTAGAAATTCCTATTCCATATATTTCAATACTACGCAGAAACTCTATCCTTTTTATATGCCCCTCGTCAACATTTTTACTACTTAATATAGAAATAATCCGATTACATTTATCGTCTTCTGGAATATGTTCGGGGGGCGTAACTTGCCACTGTACGTTATTGAGAGCTTCTATATGACGAAAAACTTTCATAAACTTATAATCATTTGGGTTTGCCCATTCACCCCACGTTTTTACACCCCAATTTTTATTTGTATCATAAACCCACGGTTCCATTTGGAATACAATAGTTCGTTTCGGTTCATAATATTCCTCGGGCGGCGGCGAATTAATAATTACGTAATAGTCTATATTTTCATTGTCCCACGTAATCTCTATATTATTCCACATAAATGTATCAGGATCCGTACACATATTAGACCATTCTTTGCATAATTGATAAGATGAACACCAATTACATATCATTTTAATCCGCAATCTATTTATATGTACGACATCCGACGTAATGTTTACAATATCGGAATTAACATACCCCTTCTTAATATATATACCATCCTTATCGCCAAACCACTGCGAACTTGTTACATTCTTAACCTCGCCCTTGAAAAATCCCAATGTATTAAATGCTACGCACTGTTTATCCTTTAATGCGCATAGTGCCATATTATATAAACTGTCCTTTTTATGATATAAATCAAATCCAATCTGATCGCGCATTGGAATAAATACAAAATTATCTTTTATAAAATTATTTGATTCGACACTGTCACGTTCCGCCACAAACGAACTAAAATCCATACACTCCATATTAAGCTGAATATCGGTATCAATTATTTTTTCATTTTCGCACCATATTGAAAAAACCAACGATGGTTGACATTCGTAAGAGTTTATTGTATCCAATTTTTTATTAAAATAGTCAACACCGTGTATTATACCATTTTTTACTATATAATCAATCATTTTATTAGCACCAGTTTTTGTTATAATATATGAAAAATAACCACCAATGTATATATTTTTATTTAATTTATCTATTTTAGTTGTAGGCGACTCAATGTCGTAGATATCTTTATACGCTTGCCGGTGTTTATCAAACATATGATATCCTAAAAATAAAAAATCGGTTTGGTTCAATGCTTTAACATTATTATTATCATCTGTCAATACATTATTATCCTCTGTCAATACATTATTTAACTTATTTTTAAAATCACCGCATAATGTAAAATCATCTTCCATAATTAGATAATAATCATTTTTATTGTCTTTTGTTAATTCTAACCATAGTCCATAATGTGACAATGCGCATCCTATAAAACCGCGTCGACTACTATAATCATTTCCCTTAACTAAAGTATATAATTCGTGCGATGGTTGTAATTCTTTACCATATATGGCCTCTATGAACTCATATTCGTCTGGTAAGAAAGATGCCGATTCTAATTGTTGATTTGTATTATGTTTACGGTCTTCGCGATGCTTCAAGTTGATTATTTTTATAAATGCCGAAGATGCTGCTTTTATGGGAGGGCTGTATGAAGATCTTATCGTTTCATCGGATATAATAGTTGGAGAAACGGGAGAAACGGGAGAAACGGGAGAATTCGATAAATTAAATTGAGAAACATTATTCAACTCATAAGAATTCGGTTTCGTTTTATCGTGTCTATCTGATGTTAATCTCCCAATATGGCGACAAGTTATTAAATTTAAAAAAGCACTTCTATATCCGGCATTATACCAACGCTCTGCATAATCCATTTCAAAAAACTGATTTTGGGTATCATAATTACCGAGCGCAAGAATAGTCTCCACGTCAATCATAGAGGGACGGAAGCTATAATCCGGCCAATAACAGCAATTCGGATAAATAAAATTATCAACTTTGTTATGACAATGTAACACAACCGGAATATCAGTATTCGAAATAACAATACCATCGGATAAACCAACGTGTCCTTTTATAGAAGTATCCTCTATTGTTTCAGCATAATTACGGTTAAATAATACCTGCTTAATATTATTAGCAGTGCCGTATTTTTGTAGAACTTTTATAGAATCCTCTACATAATTTCGTTTTACATAAAATAGAAAATCATCTTCCATATGTATCCAATACTTTGGTTTTAATTCCTGTAATTTGTTCCATATAATATTCATACTCTCGCGATGACCGCGCTCAGACTCTGACTTCATATAATATTTAATCCAAGGAAACATTTTCATCATCGATGATCTATCATCGTTAGACGAATTATCATCTACACAAAACCAATAATCTATTTTCTCTTTATCCACCCAATGATTCAATATAGAGCCGATGGTTTGTTTAAATAAATCGAACCGCTTACACGTGGTAAATGTTATGATAGTTTCAACCACCCTAGAACTAGTATTACGATAATCTGGAAAAATGGTGCGATAATTGTTTATAATATTCGGAGAAATCTGTGTTAATTTAGCACGGTTTTTCTCGAATAAAATATTCCAACATTTATGCATTTTGGGGTCAATTGCTACATTACCATCATCAATATTCATAATATTTTGTATAACATCATTATACGAATAAAAGAAAGAAAGAGTATCCGTCTCATCGCACATAAGTTGGTCAGTATAAAATGACAAATTTATACACGTTTTTATATATTTATCAATATTTTCCGCTATTTTACTTGTAATTATTTTTTTACAACACTGGTATCCTAGTTCATACATTCCACAATAAAAAGCAGAAATGCTACAGGAATATTCAATATGATTTTCATAACAAAAGTCATATAAAAATAATTTATTTATAGGCTGTTTGTCGTACCCTAAATAATTTTTACCCAAACAACAGCATAGTAAGTGTTGTTCACTGACTTGAAGAACCTCACACGCAAATGCGATACCCTCGATACGCTCGCCGTCAAATATAATAGATTTCGTATAATATTTAATAGAATTTTCAAAATCTTTTTCGCGTCTATATAACTCGCCAAGAGATAAACACGCACAAAACTTCTCCTGATTCCACGTATTAATTTTATCGGCAACTATTTTATACCATTCTATGGATTCCTTATTCATCATACAATCTTTATAACTTTGAGCGCAATAAAATGCATAACGCCCCGATAATCCGCTATTCGGTTTATCAAGCTCCAAATAATATGCATTTTTCAAAACTTCAGCATCTTTCTTATATTTATCGGGGTCACTACTACGGCTTCCTTTTCTACCGGATTCTACATAATAATTCCCGTCTAATAAAACCCCCTCTACATTTTTTGTAGTACAAGATAAATATTCGTGCAGTACGCCATTAAACTTCCAATCAAGCATATTATTTATAAGTAAAGGGCGAACGTATGAAACGCCTATACCAAACTTAAAATTATACATATCATTATGAAACACATTTTTATCGGGAAGCTTAAAGTCACCATTAATGCTATCATCTGCATCAAATATTAATAAATAATCTGTCTTACCCTTTGCGTATTGTAATGCAAGTGTCCTATTATGACCAAAATCGCGCCACTCATCTTCAAATAATTCTCCTTTTATATTTTTAGAACTAAAATAATCCTTTATTAATTTCTGCGTTCCATCGGTTGAGCCGGTATCGGAAATAACCCAATAATCGAATGAAATATATTTTAAAAGATTGTCAAATGTGCTTGATAAAATATGAGCCTCGTTCTTAACAATCATATTTAAACATATTGTTTTTTTATTGTTAATAATATCATTTATATTAGTAGATGAAAGTTTTTTTAATTTACTATTTAATAATGTCATAACATTACTCATATTAACATTATTCGTATTAACATTACTCATATTAACATTATTCGTATTAACATTACTCATATTAACATTATTCGTATTAACATTACTCATATTAACATTACTCATATTAAATATTTAGGATTATATAACAAATACAAAATACATTTATATTTATTTTTATTTAAAACTTATTTAGTTTCTCAAATATTTTATTATTGGATTATACGCCAGAAATACTAAAAATAATTATAATAATATAATAATATAATAATATAATAAGATTATAACATTATAATATAGTAACATTAAATGTCATTTACGCGATTTCACGATGACCCGTGTAGAATAAAGAAACAACAACAAGAAGCAACTGATCCGGGAAAATGGAGACTAAATGTACCCGGTAATGGTGATAAACCTTTTTATATGATGGACCCCTCGATTCGTCTACAAAAATGGGGTGGTAATTTGATGACCAATACAACGAATTTGGAAAGCTCACTGTTCGGCCTCGATCGTAATTTATCAAGGGACTGCAATCCGTTAAATAATTATAAAGATGTAAATACACCAACTAGTGCTCTAGCATATCCTTCGTGCGCCCCTTTTACGGACCAGTCTCGGGTTACAAATCCTGCGTGGTGGTATAGAGATTTAGAACAACCAAACTGGGATTATCTCCATTTAAATCCGCAAGAAAATACTTGTATGTCTTTTCAGAACAACCTTAGTACACGAATTTTAGAAAAAGATAATTTTGTTACCAAAGTTCCTTGTTTTAATTATAATACAATAGATATAACCAAAAAATTATTTAATAATTAAAGCCAAGAAAAGATTAAAATATTAAAACATTAAAACAGTAAAACGGGAAAACATTAAAACAAAAGCAAATAAGATAAAATATATGTAATATTAAAAGTTATTATATCTAAAAATATATTACATATATCTAAAAAATATATTACATATATATAAACATATAAACATATAAAATGGAAGTATTGGCCATACCTATAATAGCAGTAGCAGGTTTATTATATGCGACAAATGATAAGAAAAAGAACACAACACGTGAGGGTAATACCGCGAACAGACAAAGAAGAAAGAAAGAAACATTTATTAGTAGCGCTGCAAGCGGAACCGGTGTAATCGCAGGAACAAATAGTAAGTTAAACGATATTCCGGATGACAATTACCCAAATAATAGTAAAAACACCACAAGTTATGACAACTTATACTCAGGAAATGCTGTAACCGACAAGTACTATAATGCAACGGTAGACAAACGTGTTATGAAACATAACGACCAGTTTAATAATCCATACAACACAAATGTACACACGGGACTCAACTCACAATCTACATTATATTCATTAACAGGCGAATCACTTAATACAGACAAATTCGAACACAATAATATGGTCCCCTTCTTTGGCTCAAAAATAAGAGGCAGAACGACTGACGCAGACACCCACGAGTCTATTTTAGACAGTTATTCGGGAACTGGAAGTCAGAAAATATGTAAAGAAGAACGCGCCCCTCTTTTTGCCCCACAACCGGGGATGCAATTTACAAATGGTATGCCTAATTTTACCGACTTTTTTCAGTCACGCGTCAACCCCGGTACACAAATGGCGAATGTAAAGCCGTGGGAAGAAATACGCGTAGCTCCTGGGTTAAATCAAGGTTTTACTTCTTGTGGTAGCAACGGTTTTAACTCCGGTATGGAATCACGTGATTTATGGGTTGATAGAAATGTGGATCAATTGCGTGTAGAAACAAATCCGAAACTTACATATAGTTTAGAAAACCATCAAGGTCCATCTTATTCTTGGAATGTTCAGCAGCCACCCGATGCAAAGACTTATGGCCAAGTGGAGAAATTCTTGCCGGATAAATTTTTCATTAATACCCCCGATAGATGGTTAACAACAACAGGTTTAGAGAAAGCAGAGAGAGGGCGGCCATCTGAATTATTAAAAGACCAGAGTCGTATATGTACTACGTCCGAATACTTTGGAGCAAATTCTAACTTGACGGGAACAAAAGAATACGCTCCCGAAAATCACGAACCGGCAAAACGCGTAAAACACGACGGAAAACCGGTAATCAATGTATCTGCTAAAGGAAAAAATGAACCAATGAAATTCGAATACGGTAGAGGATCTACAAGACTTCACTCTACGAATAGGTCAACGACTCAACCTTCGGGATTTTTAGGAACTGCGATTAATGGTGCATTTAAAGCCGTTGTTGCGCCTATTTTAGAAGCTGTTCGTCCATCACGGAAAGAAAATGTTGTAGGTAGTATTCGTCCATATGGTCACGTTCAAAATACCGTATCTGCAGGTGTACAATATAATCCAGCAGACAGAACCCCTACCACTATTAAAGAAACCACGGAAAGTCTTCTTGATTTTAATCACCTCAATGTTGCACCTTTAACAGAAGGAACAGGATATTTAGTTGCAGATCAACAAGACGTATACACTCAGCGTGAAACAACTGAACCTGAATATTTTGGGTCTTCGGGTGGAGCCACCAATCAAGGTTTTGTATCCAATTTGGCTGCGAGCAATCAGCATAATAATCATAATAAGGTTATAAAAGAATATACACCGGCTGGAAATATGTCCATGTTCAATCACAATGAAAATATTAATATCAAACGCGTGGATAAGAATAATACCGCGTGCCCTTGGAATCCGGGAGCAAGTGCGGGGGCAGGTTTAGGTGTAATGCCGCCATCTGTTAACCAATTGGGGAAAATGAGTAAAACCCCGCAGTATTATAAAGAGTCTATTAATTGTGAGAGAATGCAGCCCGATATTTTAGATGCTTTTAAAAAGAATCCTTATACACAAAGCTTACATAGTTATGTATTTCCTTAAAAATGCTGTTCAAACGTTTTCTCAATATTTTTAATATTTTATAAACAATATTAAAATAATCTCATATATAATATATTAAACAAGTCCGAAGCCCGAAACCCGAAAAATGAAACCAGCCGTTACATTTAGTTTACTTGCATTCCTGCCTGCACTTACATTTGCCTTTTTCCTCCCATTTCCTATGAATTTCGAAACTACAAATGTCAACGAAATACCCAAAGTCACCCCCGAGGATGTATGCCCATTTATCCACTATATCGATAATGATTTGTGCACAAACGAGTCTAGTCGCTATGCGACAAAAGAAGTTGTGAAAAATGCGGTTTTTTATCATCCTCGCAGTGAAGGTCACGAACAAAAGTTCGACCCCACACAGCTGTGCCCACTTTTGTCATACTTGAATAAAACATACTGTTCTTCAAGTGAAACTGCCAATTTCGTCAGCCAAATAGATGATGACACTGCAAACCGTATTAAAACGATAAAACAGAATTTTGAAAAGATTAAGATTAATATTAAGAATAAGACACCCGATTCTGGTTCTGATTTCAGCGAGCAAATTGACCCGAAGGAACTATGTCCGCTTATCGAGCTCGTTGATAAAACATTTTGTAAATCAGAAACCTTATTTCAAAATAAAATAGATCCTAAGGATTTATGCCCAATACTCGAATTGATTGATGCAAAATTATGTTCTTAAGCCTTTTAGTATTTTTATATAATATATTATATTATATAATAGTAAATATAATAGTAAATATAATGAAAAACATAAAGACATCGTCTATATTCTCATCTAATAATTCAATTCCTTTGATTATATTTGTTTTTATTTTTATTGGTGTTGGTATGTTCTTTTTAATTCAAAAAACAACCGAAAAGGAAGAGAAAAAAAATGATAATAAAAAAATGAATTCGGATGGGGAATCATCCGGTGTAAATCTAGAACAAAAAATAATTGAAGAATCGAAGAATATATCTAATCAAAATAACAATAATAATTTGTCAAATGGTAGCAATGCCTCTTTGTCGGATAATATGTCTAATCCATTTAGCGATGAAGTAGGGTTATTTATTCAAAGAGACAACAACAATAACAATAATGGGAATGGAAATACCAACAACAACAATAACAAAGTAAATATAAATAAATACGCAAAACCACAACCATATATACCACCTTTTGGGTCAGGTAAAGAGACTAGATGCACCGTTAGACAAGTAAACCGTCCACACAATACCGACAATGTACAAAGCACTGCATCTTCTAATTTAGTAAAATATTCTTCTGATGCGTCATACTAGTTTGGGAGATGAAATATCAACCACGTGTTTGTAAATATCACATTTAATAAATAAAATATTAAAAGTGATATAAAAGTGATATAAAAATAATATTTAACTAATATTAAAAGCTATAAAAATAATACAAGAATATAAAAGTTAAATGAGTTTTTTATCAACTACCACAATAACTACAACAACTACCTTATCTACACCATCTACACCATCTACACCATCTACCCCATCTACACAATCTACCTCATCTACCACGATCGATTCATCAACTAATATATTGGAGAATCGTATAGCATTTATTACTGGAATAACTGGTCAAGATGGTTCGTATTTAGCAGAACTGTTATTATCGAAAAATTATATAGTTCACGGTTTAATGCGGCGTTCTTCAACTATAAATACAGCACGAATAGAGCATATTTTCAATGATAAAAATTTGAAACTTCACTATGGCGACATAACCGATAGTTCGTGTTTGGAAAAAGTATTAAATCTTATTAAAAATACATATCCAAATATGGATCGCCTTGAAATCTACAATTTGGCAGCACAGTCACACGTTAAAGTATCATTTGAAATGCCCGAATATACCGCTGATACAGACGCATTCGGAACTCTAAAATTATTAGAAGCGGTGCGAAATAATAACCTAGAAAAGATAGCGCGATTTTATCAGGCATCTACAAGCGAAATGTACGGAAAAGTCCAAGAAACGCCGCAATCAGAAACCACTCCATTTTATCCGAGGTCGCCATACGCGGTTGCCAAACTATATGCTTATTGGATAGTTAAAAATTATCGCGAGGCTTATGGCATTTTCGCGTGCAATGGAATACTTTTCAATCACGGCGGGGTAAGGCGTGGGCACAATTTCGTAGAAAGAAAGATTACGCTAGGATTGGGTAAAATATTAAGAGGCGAAACGGATAGACTTGTTATGGGAAATATTGATTCAATGCGAGACCTAGGGAATGCCGAAGATTACGTAGAGGGTATGTGGCTTATGCTTCAGGCAGATGAACCAGATGACTATGTTCTTTCTACAAATGAAACACACTCTGTACGCGAAATGATTGAAGTTGCATTTGGGATGTGCGGTTTCGATATTAAATGGGAGGGCTGTGGAGTTAATGAGATTGGTTACAATTCGAAAACAGGACAAGCACTTATTTTCATTGATGAAAAATATTACCGACCAACTGAAGTAGAAGTCTTATTGGGCGATTCAACAAAGGCGCGCAATATACTTGGCTGGGAACCGAAAACATCGTTTAAGGCATTAATCGAAACGATGGTTAAACACGATACAACCGCGGTAATTAAATTTATATAAATTTATACGAGGTCAACATATAGTTAATGTATAAATCGCATATAGTTAACGTATAATTCGCATATAGTTAATGTATAAATAATATTAAATAAATGATTATATTTATTATTATTAAATAAAAACAGACAGTAACTAAATTATAAAATGGAATTGGAAACACAAAATAAACAAGAAACAAACGATAAATGTGAAAAAAATAACCCAAAACATTTACACCTAGATATACACGGCAATATAAAACAAAAACTAAAATATTTCATAGAAATTAAAAAAATTCCGAATATTATATTTTATGGTGTATCAGGGTGTGGAAAAAACACTATTGTAAAACAATTTATACAAGATATATATCATAATGATAAAGAATCGATCAAAAACTATGTTATGGAAGTAAATTGCGCACACGGAAAAGGCATTCGATTTATTCGCGAAGAATTAAAATTTTTTGCTAAGACGAATATAAATCTTAAAGATGGCGACTTTTTTAAGTCTATTATTTTATTAAATGCTGATAAATTAACAATAGATGCACAATCCGCATTAAGAAGATGTATCGAACTATTTAGCCATTCTACTAGATTTTTCATAATCGTAGAAGATAAGTATAAATTATTAAAACCGATTTTATCGAGATTTTGCGAAATATATATACCCGAACCCATAATTGATGGTAAGGTAGTTAATTTACACACACACGCTATTAATGAAGTGTATCATATGGAAGACAATATAAAAAAAAATAATACCAAACTTAAGCGTGAATTAAAAATGGATAAAAAATATACATTAAACGAGCTTATGGAGTTGTGTTCGAAATTATACGAGAAAGGATACAATAGTTTAGATATTATTCGATTCATAGAAACATCATCAGCGCGCGACGAAAGTAAAATATTTGAGTTTATGATAACCTTTAATAAAATACGAAAGGAATTTAGAAATGAGAAAATATTAATGTTTTTTATATTAAATTTTTTCTTTTTTCGTAGTGATGTCACTTTAGAAAATATTTCATTTATGTAAATGGACGACTTTAATTTAAGTAGTTTGCAAGAATCGCGCAATGAATATTGTTCACGATTGATTACAATAATGACGCCTTGTATTATAGACGGTGTAAAATCTATTTTTGAAGAGTCTTGGAAATTATGTAACGAAAACGATGAGAAGGCGAAATATCTAATGACGTTTCAAAATTTTCTTTCAAGGGTTCCAAAATGGAATCCCAATATTATATCCCAAGAATGTTCACGTATTAAGGAGAAAAGCAACTGTAGTTATATTTCCGACCTAATAACGTGTGTCCATATTCTACAATTGAAAATGTTATCTTGTATGCGTGTCGGAACAAAACAAAAGAAAGTAAATGTTAATGTACCTGTTTTAGAAGATTTTGTTCACAAAGTCTACATAAATGCTGCACGAAAAATATATACAAATGTGTATCTTTTTGAAATTGGTATAACCTCTCTTAAAGCTCAGAAGAATTCGCGCGAACTGGAAATTATTATTAGAGAATGTATTCTACAAACAATACGTGAAAATATTCCTGTGGAAGAATTATTGAAACTATATATGAATGAAACTGTAGAAGATGTTGTCGAAATACACGAAAAAGAAGAAATTATTTCTCAGAAGCCGGTCATTGAAGCGCCTGTGGCGGGGAATGTATGTGATCCTGATACATTAAATGGTAATTTGTCGTCGGAAGATAAGGATACGATTTCGAAAATTAAAGCTGCATCGTTGTCTGCATCATCTACATCGTCAGCATCAAATGGTGTAAGCTTTAATATGAAAAATAATGAAGTTATTGAGATTGAAAAAATAAGCAATGATGATAATAATGATAAAGATGACAATGATGACAATGATTATAATTTTACAGACAGTAATGGTGATGACGATTATGACGATGATGAAGATAATATTAGATTGAAAATTGGCGATAATGTGGAATTAAGCGTTGATGCTTTTCCTTCTGATGCAAATGATAGCGATGCTGAGGATGACGCAAATAGCGATGTTGATATAACTATAGATGAAATCCCCTTATTGGATGATTGATATTGGTACTGTAAATAAAAGTAATTTTACAATTTACAATATAGAGTATTAAACAAAAAATAATATATAATAAATTCTATTTATTATTTTTTAACCCAATTACTTGCATAACAATGTTGTATTAATCCTATATTATTACCACAATTTTCATCTGTTACTTTAGTGGTTGCATAATATGCTGAATATAACCATATAGAATCTAAAATTAATATATCTTTATTTTCTTTAAATTTTTTTGAAATAACATCTTTTATAAAAGAAGGACCAGTATATTTTATTATCCAATTAAAATATTCATTGTTATCTGTATCTTTTAAGCTATTATATGCATTATATGCATTACTATAATATGAGTCATATAAGTTATTATTAGTATCAGAAATATTATCCATACTATTCATATTATCAACATTATCAAGATTATCAACGTCATCGTATAAATTGTCATATTTATATATATCATTAAGCGATGAATTAAAAACTTCTTTTTCATAAATATTTTTTACCATTTGATCTGCTATTATTTTAATTATATAACACGATTTAGGAGATGCAATAATAATAGCATTATTTATAAAATTCGAAGGTTCTCTACCTAAAATTAAATAGTCATATTCATTTACACAATTTAATAAATATTTTGATGTAGATGATGGGAAAACATCACAGTCAATATATATTCCTCCATTATTTTTTAATAATAATACCCATCTTATATAATCACATACTGCAGCATATACCCACGGTTTTTCTATTTTTTCTTCAATAGTTAATACTACATTTAGTTCATCTTTTGTCAATATAGTATTTAAACTTTGTCTATCAACGAATATAACATTTGAATTTTCAAATTCAGACCAAATTTTTAGAGATTTTTTAGCCCAATCAGGCATTTCTATATATCCTTGATACCAAAACATTATTATGTCTATTTTTTTATTTAAAGTTGTAGTTCTATTGCGAATAATAGAATAAGAAAAATCTGGACAATAGATATAGTCTTCTGAATAATTTTGTTTATCAAATTTTTTATTATTTAATAAATTAATTAAATCTAAGTCTTTACACGTTGTTCCAAATAACTTTTTACAAGGTATATTATCGGTAGATGATTTAACACTATTTTTTAAATTCAATAACATTTTATAGTTTTTACCTATTGAGCCAACAATCATAGGTTCGTCAGAATTATTATATTTAAATATTTCAATTGTACCTAATACATCAGGCGTTTTCTCTTTTAATTTTAAAAATTTTTGTACATTATTAAAATAATTATCCCAGTTAAAAAGTAAATTCTGGATGAAAGTAGAACTTTCACTTCCTTGATTAGTAAAAATAGTATAAATAAAATATTTTTGATTTCCTGTAAATAATGACATTAAAAAATACATATACAAATATAACGGTGAATCATTATTATGTTGTAAAGACAAATCGTGATTTATAATCGCATTCATTGAAAAATCTGAAGGTATACAAGGGAAAATAGTATTTTTTTGTTTATTATCATTTATACTATTTCTAATATAAAAATAAGTACTTAAATCATAAAATAAAACTTCACATTTATCATTATTAATTCTATTTAACCTCCATTTATCGTATGGATTTATGTTTTGAACCCATACTTCATAAATATGAATCTCATCTTTTGGAGAATTGTTATAAACATAATTAAAGAAATCTTCGTCCATATAATTTGCTGCATCCATTCTAAATCCTGATACTCCACATTTTCTCATAATTTCAACTGCGCGTCGTCCATCATCTTTTAATTCTTGTAACTCTGTATTTAAAGAAGGAAGACCTTCTGAAAACCACATTTTCTTTATTTTATCAGGAGCTATATCAATCCCTTGTTGAGCAACATTTTTTTCTTTATATCTATATTTAGTTTTTTCATTATAAATAGTTATTGATGTATGACTCCAAACAACATCTACTATTATTTTTATATTTTTTTGGTTTGCTTTTATACAAATATTTGTTAATTTTTTTTGCATTTCTTCTGTAATAATATATGATAAAGGTTGGTATTTACTCCACCATTGATTATTATATAAATTAATGGGTTGAATAGGACTTAATAATACGTAATTACCATTTGCTTTTTTAACGTTATCAAAGTGCATATCCCATTTTTCATCCTCTAAATCAGTATCAAAAATTAAAAATATAGGATTCTGTAGTGTATGTTTTGAGTTCTGTAATAACTTATATATAATAAATGTAAAAATTATAATCGTTATTATTAGTATTAAACTTGTATAAATAATCAATTTTGTTTTTTTTTTCATTTATATAATTATATTAAATATAATATTAACTATATTATTAACTATAATATTAACTATTATTTTTATTTTTACAGTTAAACAATTTTTATTACGTAACTATTATTCGTAAAAAACAACAATAGATTATTCCAGTATAGATTATACATACATAAATATCAATGGATAATCTATATATCTCCGCCGCGATTGTCGCTTGTATCTTTCTTTTAGCAAAATTCATCGAAATAAGATTTATATCAAAATCTAGCAAGGATAAAGATGGCGACGAACAAGAGCCGAAACCGATGAAGAATATTTTCCGCGATTCTGTAGTCGTTTTTGTATCCTATATTTTAGGCCATTTTGTAATGACGCAATTTAGCGAATCTACCGTCATTTTAGGAGAAAAACCGGATGTTTTTACAGGTGCTCCGGGATTTTAATTTACAAAGAGAATAGATTCAAAAAATATAACAATTTAATTACTGTTATATTTTATAGTTTATGGTTTATCGTAAAACCAATTTTACTTTTCAAACCATATATGATGGTATTTTGTCAATATTAATAATCTTATGTTTCGGCTTTACTTGTTTCTTCGGGAATTCGTATGCCGCAAATATTGGCTTTGATAACTGTGAATGCGGTGTATGGTTGTGAACATTACGAGCAATCATTTTATATAATTTAAAATCGGGATAACGCTCCTCGCCATTTGTTTTGTATAATATATTTCGATTCTGATCATCCGTAACCCATTCCACGATTAATTTCGCAATAGGATTTGCTTTACATATTTTAGCAACATCACCAATATTATCCACAAAATAATCAAAAATAGAACACCCGAGACGACACAAATCAAAACTATAATTAGGGTCAAGGCGTGGTTTCTTATCATTTAAATAGGGTTCGCAGTTATATTGCGTAGCAGCGTCGCCGGTCATACTAAAACTATCGCTACATATAATCTTCGATTTGTATCTGTAAATAGCGCGACCAAAATCAATAATCTTGAAAATACGATTATATGTAGGTACGCGATAATATTTTTTATCATACAAATAATAAATGTATTCCTTTTCCGTGTATATGAACATTACGTTATTCGTGTGTAAATCATTGTGCGTAAATCCGAACGCCTTTTGATATGCAATTAACGACATAATAATTTGAATAAGCGCCGACTTCCATTCACCGTCTTTCATATCGTCTTCTTGCATCATTAGAGAGTCTAGTGTATCGTCGCATTTCTCCAACATAATCGCCGATACAGGGAAATTATGTATTGTAGCCCATAAAGTATCATCATCGTCTTCGCTATCATAATCACTATCGTTGCTACCTTCACTACCTTCGCTACCTTTACCACCTTCGCTACTTTCACTGTTGCTATCGTCGCTTCCACCTCCACTTACGCTATCAATCTCAATAACATTTTCATAAACATCATTAATTATATTGCCTTTAGTGTCTTTGGAGACATTACACGTATCATCGTCATCTGTATAAGAAGATCGTGATGAACACGATTCGGTTTCACTGTCGCAACTACTCGCATCATCTTTATTAATATGAAATTCTTCGATATTGTGGTTATCGCCATCTCCGCGATTATTCACAATACCTCCAGTACCTCCGTTACCTCCGTTATTTACATTATTTACAATATTTACATCTACGCTACTATCACAAGGCGGAGGCAAATCTATAGCATTTATATCACTGATATTAGAATCTACGACCTCGTCAATCGATGGAACACTAAACACGCCGTGTAATTCTTTACAAACAGAATCGAAATCGTCGTGAATAATATACTGTTTATCGCGGTCATTGCTTACATTATCGCCATTACTAACATTATTTACAATTTTAATCCTCTTCTTAACATTTCTAGTCCCGTTCTTATTACTTTGGCTATATCTACTACTATCTCCAGATTCCATACTATACGTATCTGTATCTTCTACACTAAAGAGAACATTTCTATATTTATTAAAATAATGATTTTTGTCCAGATAGTCTATATCATCAATAACATTGTAATGAAAATTTGCCTTGGTGGCATTAAAAAAACCGTAGAAGTCGAGACCATTTATAAAGTTGTGATGACTTAACAACTGACTAGATAGGTAAGAGAAAAATCCGTCTACATATGCAGAATTATTTCTATCATTTGCTTTAAGGATACCTTGCGTATTTTCAAGTTTAGAAAAGGTGGGAAGATTTAATGCTTCATTATTTAATGTACCGCGCGTACTTTCACTGGCAATATTATCATACTTTCCTGTCATATATTTTATCGGGTCAATCAATGGAGAAAATTTTATAAAAATTGGTTTATGTACAATCGTTAATGATTCTGGAGCGCTGTTTAAACTGTCTATAACAGCGGCTTGAATGTTATTTTTATCGACAATACCTGATAATGCTGACACATAGTATCGCTGATTTAAATTGATGGAATTATAATTGGTATCGTTAAAATTAAAATAGTTTTCATATATTGGGATATAATTTTTACTATTCTTTATTTCAAGCTCAGACTCTTCTAAAGAAGAAAAAAATCCCGTATTATCGTGTTTTCTATAATACAGAGAAAACATTCCTTTCCCTGAAGAGGAAATAGTTTCGTCGCTATCAATATCCATACTCTTAATTATTTAATTCAATACATATTTTTATTATGTTTCAAACTAATTGATTAGTACAAAATATATTAAGTAATACTAATAAAATATTACTTAATAAAATATTACTTAATAAAATATTACTTAATAAAATATCACCTTCTATATTTTACTATAATGCCAATATACCGATAAGTAATAAGACGGTAGAATTGAATATTTTAAATAACACTCTGTTTGTAAAATACATATCTTTTGTTTTATATGCATATGCCATAATAAATGAACCAAGTGCGTAAGTAACAAAAGCATAACCATTTATTTTAATATTTTTTTTATTTACCATTGAAAATAACTGTGAAAGTAATGAAAGAGTAATTAACCCTCTCGCCAAATTTTCTAAAAATAGCATATCCATTGTTATATAATAATTTTATATAATAAATTCATATAATAATTTTATATATGCGTTCATAATAAATGTATTTTTTAATTTATATTAGTATATTAGTATATTAGTATATTAAACTATCACAATCAAGTATTAATAATGAGTGTTGGATTAGAATTAGCAAAGTTTGATATGCGTTCGATTAGTTTTAGACCGGATGAAAATAAAGGCCCCGTTATTGTGCTTATTGGACGACGTGATACAGGTAAAAGTTTTTTAGTAAAAGATTTAATGTATTATCACCAAGATATTCCTATAGGTACCGTTATATCCGGAACAGAAGCAGGGAACGGTTTTTTCGGAGAACACGTTCCTAAACTGTTTATTCACGATGCTTATAATACCGCAATCATAGAAAATATATTAAAGCGACAGAAAGCTGTATTAAAACAAATGAAAAAAGAGATTGAAACATATAAACGCAGCACAATCGACCCTCGAACATTCGTTGTATTAGATGATTGTCTTTTTGACAACAAATGGACAAAAGACGTGATGATGCGTCTCCTTTTTATGAACGGACGTCACTGGAAGGTTATGCTCGTCATCACTATGCAATATCCACTCGGTATACCACCAAACTTAAGAACCAATATTGACTATGTATTTATATTGCGCGAGCCTTATATAGGAAATCGCAAAAGAATATATGAGAACTATGCTGGTATGTTTCCGACCTTTGAAAGTTTTTGCCAAGTGATGGACCAATGTACAGAAAACTTCGAATGTCTCGTAATAAACAATAATGCGAAATCAAATAAACTACACGATCAGATTTTTTGGTATAAAGCGCAAACGCACGGCCCATTTAAACTAGGTGCCAAAGAATTCTGGGAAATGTCCAAAGATATTCACTCCGACGATGAAGAGGAACAATATGATCCAAGTAGCATAAAGCGTAAAGGTCAAGGACCTAAAATACAAGTAAAGAAAAATAAATGGTAAATGGGCAATACTCATCACGCGCACACATCACACGCGCACATCACACACATCACGCAATGTACTCTAAAATAAAGTGAAAAATATTGTCGTAAGTTTATCAATCTCCTTTAATGGTATTTTACCTTTTTTTGGATCCGCCTCGGAAACAATCCCTAAACACATAGCGGGTATATTAAAATGATTAGACAAAAACATAGCCAAATATATACTCTCTGAACCTAGCAATATTTTATTTGTATTTTTTGCAGATAATTCGTTGTTCAGTTTCTCGCCTGATATATCGTCGCTGCCTCCGCCATCACCCCCGCCTCCGCCATCACTATTTTCAAACATATTATTAATCAGCATTTTAACATTAGTATTCGACAAATTATTTATGGTTATGGTGTCGGTTGTTAAATATTTCGTGTTTTTGCTTATTGTTTTTATTTGTATATAATCTTCGACGGATTTTATATTTTTATAGTTACTAAAATCGTTGTGAATAATCGCGGACGAAACCTGTATTATGCTCGATGGTTTCAAATAATTACTGTATATAATAGACAAATCTATTATATATGACGGCTTCAATAATTCAACAACGCGCTTCAATTCATTAATTAAATATGTTTTATTTTTAATTTTATTAAATACTGCTCTGGTAAAAAAATAATAGTTATCATCATATAAATAAATTATTCCACCAAGCAATTTTATTTTTTTAGAATACTCTTTCAGACTGCCAAATGTAAACCGAAAATAGTCTTCGATATTTATATTATCCACGATTACAAGTGCTCCTTTTATAGTGAGATTGATATCGACATTATCAAATTTGCGAAAAAATGGTTTAGTGTCTTTTATTAAATCTATTAGCCAAGTATTCTCCGATAATTTTGCCGGCTTATGTGTAAAAATACTATTTATCCAATAATAATCCTTACCGTTTATATTCGTAGGTGACATTGTCACTAAACTTTTTCTACCCAAAATATCAACAGAATATTTTACACCATCGATTGTCAACTGTACATATGTTTCCACAGGCTTGCCTGTGTCATTTTCGAAATAATAATGGTAGCCATTGGGAGTCTTTTCGGATACAGTATCTTTGGGGATATAATCTATTAAGAAATCGGCGCTGGCAAAACCATCCTTCGTATCTATATCTAATACAATATATTTATCTGGAATGAATCCTATTGCTTTCTTATTTCTGAACAGTGTATTTTCTTTTCCGACTACTTTGGTACGATTCACTATATATTTTTTCTTATTTTCAGGATAGTATAGTATATTATAGTTTTTAACATTGATCCCTATCGACTTTAACTTATCGAAATCCGTTTTAAGACGATAAATGTAGACTGCATTCTTTGCCCACCTATATAAAAAGTAAATTAATATAATAGACAATATTATTGTTATTACTGCAAAAATAAATTTGAAAAAATTATCTGGATTAGAAAATGCCTTTATGCTCCAAGATTTTATTGAAAATATTTTTGTAGGTTTTATCTTGACCATATAATATAAGAGGTTTAATTAACCTTTTGTAGGGTATATATTAATTAAATATTATATATTATCTTCCAAATAACATATAATAATCATAAAACCCGTAAAACCCGTAATACCCGTAATACCCTATTCGCAAATTAAAAATGGATTATTTAATTCTCAAAATGACCTGTAAGTTTCGACAATCCGTGGTCACTATTTTTATCTAAAACAACATTTTCCGCCTCAAACATATTCTTTTTAATGTCGTTCATAGTAGAACTCTCATCAAGACCGTCAAAGTTCGCAACATTTGCTACACCGACAAGCTCTCCATTTGCGTTAAGTGTCTGCGTAAGTTTGTTACCTGATTCTTCCGCTTTCTTCATATTATCCTCAATTGCCTTCTGTTTTGCCTCGCGCACACGTTTATCAAAATCCTGTTTCGCCATATCTTCATTCTTCTTTTTATCCGACATAAGTGTATTCAACGTCTCTTCCATATATTCTACCCGCCCAGTTTTGTATGCCTCGGGATGAAACGGAACCCACATACCCACCTGCCCTACATAAATATCGTGATTGGGGTCTACCTCACGTAGCAATTTACAACGAAGCTCAGCCTCGCCTTGTGTGGCAAAAACACCGCGTACCTTAATACCGCGCACCGATGTCTGAAATTTATGTTGTTCGCCAAATCGCTCATCCAATTCTTCCTCGTTATTATCAATAAATGTCTTATAGTCGTCGCGAATAGTAGATGCCTTCGCAAGAGCAGCGCCCTCTTCTTTATTAAAGTCTTGAAAATCGGCGGTCAACTTGTCAAATGAAATAGAATACTTAAATGAAACGAAGTTTAGAAATTGCGTGAACTTCTCCATCGATTTCTTAAATTCCCATTGTTTAATAAATTCCTCGAAGAGAAAATGCTCTTTCTGTTTTATAATGTGCTCTGGAGACACAAATGACAAACAAACAAACTTTTGTCCTGCAATCGGCTTATCTTCCTCCAAAAGGTCGACATATTTAGGATTCTCTTTTCCATCGGAGAGAAACTTAGGCGTTACGCCATCGGGCAATTTATTGGGGTAGGACATTTGTGATGTTTTGTATTATTATATAAATATATTTAACAGTTCATTTTAAGTTAGTTTACACTTTAATATTTTTTGTATAATATTTGTATAATATTTGTATAATATTTGTATAATATTTGTATAATATTTGTATAATATTTGTATAATATTTGTATAATATTTGTATAATATTTGTATAATATTTAAACTTTTGATAATATTGCTATATTAGTATATTGTTATATTAATAGTTTTAATTATATAATTATATTTAGCAACAAAAAAATAATATTTTTTTCTATATTATATTTATAATGTACGGAACACTTGACTTTAGTGAGCTTTTTAAGCGTTTTATTAAGTATATCATCGAGGGTCTTTGCGTAGCGATTGTCGCCTACTCAATCCCGTCTCGTTCTCTTAAATTCGACGAAATTGCATTGATTTCTCTGGTTGCTGCCGCGACCTTTGCCATCTTGGATGTATACGTCCCCAGTTTAGCCGTTTCTGCCAGAACCGGTGCTGGATTCGGTATCGGTGCTAACCTTGTCGGATTCCCCACCCCTCTTCGCATTTAATTAGTTCAAATTTAGTCGCTCTTTAGAAACTCATAATGTATATGAGATTGGATATATTATATGACATTTTGTATCATATAATATTTTATTATTTTACTATTTTATTATTTTAATATTTTAATATTTTATTATTTTACTATTATATAATGAAATTAAGCAGACGTGGAAAATCGGCAAGGCGTGGTAGACATACGAAACGTGCCGGAAAGCATTTAAGATATAAAGGCAAAAAAGTCCGTGGTTCAAAAAGATATCATCGTGGACATAAGCGAACACATAAACGCGGAAGAAGGCTTCAAAGGGGAGGAGAGCTTAAGCTTACGCCATACCAAAAAGCCAAAGTGGAAGAAATAAGAAAAAAAATTCGCAAAGGGGATTATATAAGACCTTTTAATTTTATTGATGGTACACAAAGTGATTATATGGGTGATTACGAATTAAATGGTGAAATTTATTCTATGTTTATAAGTAGTGAGTATACAAAACGTATCTATTTATGTAAAAAAGGTATTATTCTTAAGGCGACGATCACAGATCTGAAAAATATTCTTCCGTTTACAGCATCCGAAATTGATCAAGATGGAATTACAATTTTTGATTCGGATACGGAGGGTTTGAAAACGAAGGTGAAGGTTTTTGATAAAAATGACAAAAATACTGAAAGTGTCATTCTATTACAAGAGATTATTAATAATCCTAATATTCCATCACAAGAGAGTAAGTAATGATGATAGTTAAACACCCCTTCGACTACCTAACGCGTTTAGCAAATAAGATATTAATATTATTATTTCATTATATATAAAATATTTTTAAAATATTATTTTACTATTATATAATGAAATTAAGCAGACGTGGTAAACACGCAATGCACACGAGGCACACGAGGCGTGGAAAATATACAAAACTCGTGCGAAAGCATCATACTCGCCGTATAAAACATCGTGGCAAACAATATAAGAAAACATATCGCAAAAATAATCGTAAATTAAAACATAATAAGCGGATACAGAGGGGCGGGGTGACAGGGGTGACAGTGGTGACATGGAGCGGTGACGATAATACCAAAAGAGCTAAAGTTATGTTGACATATAAAAAAAATGGTGAACTAATTACATTTGGAGACGGTGAAGTCAAACCTTTTGAAATTACATTAACATATAATGGTCGGGGTAATGATGGAAGATCTAATTTTACTGTTACTATGAAAAGAATGACTACACGTGAAAAAAACTTTACAGTATATTTTAAATTAGGCGAGTTTACTTTATATTTTTCACAAACAGGTAATGAATTTGAAGACAGTGATGCAAATATATTTTTACAACCTGGAGAACGTGATACTTACAAGTATTGTAGGGGTGCATCATTAACATTTACTACAAGTGATGTTAATAATACAGAAACTTACGTTTTTCCTTGTAATTCAATGAATCTAGATTTTTTTAGATCATTAGAATCCCAAATAAGAAGTATAATTAATAGAAAGAAGATTCTTGAAACAGCAAATGCTAAAAATGCTAGTGATCAAAATATCCGAGAAAGAGAAAGACAAATAGAAGATGGTGATTTAGATATATATTTTACTACGGGACCGAATCCTGTAAATTATGTAAAATTTACTACTGAGTTGCGTGAAAAAGTAGATAGCATCAAAAATGAAATAACTCTAAATAAACTTTACGATAAAAATAAAAAGCGTAGTTTAATAATGAATTTGGAAAATATAGAGTCACGCATTCTTGCGGGACAACTTAAATCGATGAAAACGGCATTAACAGATATAGAAGATGCGAAACAACAACAGGCGCAAGTACAAATTTTAATAAATAGTCTAGAATCTTTTAGACCAAATAATGATTTTAATGTAGGCGCCGCAATGCTTGACCGTTATGCTTCCCAAGACCCCAAACTGCCCATAGAATACGAAACACACGATGATGGCAAAGAGATCCTAGATGCAAGAGGAAATCCAATACCGAAAACAACGTCATCAGAAACTACTTTCTATTATAGATAGCCATCCTACTGTGTAGGAATAAACACCCAATTCAATTCCTCGCATATTTTCTTCCATATATCATCCTGTTCTATCCTCTTTTCTTTATCTTTCAACATTGGAAAATAGGATAAAAATTCGTTTTTTTGAAGCAGTTCGCATAATTTATATACCGTATAATAATAATTCAAAAAATTCACACGGTCTTCAGGGCAGAATTTCGCATAAGGTCCCTGTATCTCCATAAATAAATTACACAGCGTCTCCTCCAATTCCGGCGTCATTATAGGCGGTTTAATACCCAGTTTATCCTTAATAAATGGAATATGTTCATAATATTTATTATATCCCAATTTCTTAAGCACCTCTTTCGCCTTTGAATTCGTAAATTTGGAAAGCGGAATTCGCTCTTTCGTCATTTGATGTTTAATACTCTCCAATACTTCATCGGGGATTTGCGTCGTTTCTTTCGCCTGAAACTGTGCAAGGATTTCTTTGAAATGATTGATACGCTTATACGCATAAAAGCACGCTTCTTTCGGCGGCTCTTTATATGACGGCTTCTCATTTTCAATAAGACACGTCACTTGTTTCGCGCAAAAATTACAAACCATTATGCCCTCGTGTTCGACAGGAATCATTTCCCCTTTATTACAGGAGAGACATATATCTGTTGAAAATATATAATCATTTACATTGATATACGTCTGGTCTAAATTAGAGAAAAACTTCTGGACATTATTTTCATTAGCACGATTTAGTTCATTTTCATTTATAGAATCATTTAGACGATAAAATGAATTTAGAATCTTGGTACGATTGGTGCCATTTGTGATTTCCTTTTTGTTTTCAAAATAATCAAAAATAAATCGACTATTATTTAGGTAATATTCTTTAATTCTTACTTTATATTTTGAGATATCATTTTTGATATCATATAGTCGATCTTTTAGCTCAATCTCTTTAGTTATATCAAGTTTATATTCTTTTCCATCTTTATGCTGATTATGATGTAGCAATTCCATTATTTTATTTTTTTCTTTAACAAGTCCCGGCAATACCTCTTCTTCAATCGTTTTAAATTCTGTTTGTAATTCGCGATGCATACCGTCTAATGTCATCACCTTTTTTTTATCGACTACTATTTTTTTGTTTGTTTTATGTTTAAATGATGGCATTGAATATGGATATTTATTGTATATATTTATATATAGTATAGCTATATTGTTATATACATAACTTTTTTAATATAATATATGTAATAATTATTTAATATATACAATAATTATTTCATATTTAAATACACCGGTATGTTCCATTTCAAGTTAGTATTTGATTAATGTTTTCTCTATTAAGTAAAATAATGATTTTGCCTACAAATTTAGACATAAATAAAAAGTTAGAAAAACATTTAAACGATACTACATCTAACGTTGTTATTGGTGTTGGTTTATCAGGACAAACATCATCGTCGTCATCATCGTCGTCATCGTCTTCCAAAGAATCCACAAATGCAGAATTTAATATAGATATAGACGTTTTAGACAAAAGCGCAATTAAGAAGGAAACATACTACAAGATGAAGTACATTATGAATTCATTAGATAAAAATTGGGCAATAAAGAAAAGGGAAAATATTTTTTATTTGAAAAATTTAGACAATTCAACAAAGGATATTATAACTGAAGATTATTTAAATAAACGTGTGATTCAAAAGATATATAATGAAGCTATGTTAAGAACAGCATCAGGTGATGATATAAACAAAGAAATTAAAAAACAGGCAACACCGACACCGACACCGACGCCGACGCCGACACCTATACAGTCATCTAATGTACCCATTATGAGACCTAGAAAGAAAGAAGATATAATATCTTTAAAAGATGGAATTTTAGCATTAAAAGAATTGATGAATAAAGAAACAATGAACAAAGAAACGCTAGATATGAATAAGGAATTAAGGCAAGAGATATACATAATGATATTTTTAATGAATGCTCTTGAAAGTGGATGGAGTATTAGAAAGAAAGATAATAAATTTGTTTTTAGGAAAAGTCACAATCACAGAAAAGAAGTATATTCAGATAACTATTTAGTGAATTTTCTAAAAAATAACCTAAAAAATATTGTTTTTTAATCAGGGAGGTGAGTGATGAGTGAGTGCGAATATGCGCATACCCTTGTCCTTGTCTGCATCCGCAACCACAATATTATGTAGCAAGTATGCATAGATTATGAAAAAAATTAATGATAATCTGTTATACTATTATAATCCGCAATATTTACAAGTATAACACTCGGACTCTGTTGATACTTTAGGAATATATGGCGGATACTATCTTAAAAATGTGATAGATTTCACTTTCATCGTTTTTAATTATATTTAGTTATTTATTTATAAAAAACAATTTAGGGTTTTTTATAAATTTTTTTTCTTTAGCAATATTATAATAATCAAAAATGGCAGGAGGTCTTATGCAACTTGTAGCTTACGGTGCCCAGGATGTTTATCTTACTGGCAACCCTCAGATTACCTTTTGGAAGGTGTCTTACAAACGTCACACTAACTTTGCTATGGAGTCCATTGAGCAAACTTTTAACGGTCAGGCCGATTTCGGTCGCCGCGTGACTTGCACCATCTCTCGTAATGGTGATTTGGCTTACCGCACCTACCTTCAGGTTACTCTCCCCGAGATCAACCAGTCTATGAAGGGCACTAACCAGGACGGTGTTTATGCCCGTTGGCTCGATTACCCCGGTGAGCAGCTGATTTCTCAGGTTGAGGTTGAGATCGGTGGTCAGCGCATTGATCGCCAGTATGGTGACTGGATGCATATCTGGAACAACCTTACTCTCCCCCACGACCAGCGTCACGGCTACCACGCTATGGTCGGCAACACCACCGAGCTTACCTTCATCACTGACCCCTCTTTCAATGCCATCGATGGTCCTTGTCAGGCTAACGCTCCTCGCCAGGTTTGCGCCCCTCGCAATGCTCTCCCCGAAACCACTCTCTATGTCCCCTTTCAGTTCTGGTATTGCCGCAATCCCGGTCTTGCTCTTCCCCTCATCGCTCTTCAGTACCACGAGGTCAAGATCAACCTTGATATCCGCCCCATTGATGAGTGCTTGTGGGCCGTTGGTTCTCTTAACTGCGCCAACAACACCGCCAACTCCTCTGTCGGCGGCCGCGTCAACAACGCCTACAACCAGTCTCTGGTCGCTGCCTCTCTCTATGTCGACTATGTCTTCTTGGACACCGATGAGCGCAGACGTATGGCTCAGAATCCCCACGAGTACCTTATTGAGCAGCTTCAGTTCACTGGCGATGAGTCCGTTGGCTCTTCTTCCAACAAGATCAAGCTCAACTTTAACCACCCCGTTAAGGAGCTTATTTGGGTTGTTCAGCCCGATCAGAATGTCGACTACTGCTCTTCTCTGGAGTGCAACCAGCTTCTCTACCGCGTTCTCGGTGCTCAGCCCTTCAACTACACCGATGCTATCGATGCTCTGCCTAATGCTATCCACGCATTCGGTGGCCACGATGCTATCGCTGATACCACTGGCTCTTTCATTGACCCCTCCGGTCTCTTCCACGAGGCTGGCGCTGTTGATGTTACCAGCACTTACTGGTGGGGTCAGGGTGAGGCTCCTTATGGCAACAACCAGGACTACACTCAGAGCAATATGGCTGGTGCTAACTCTTTCCACCCTGATGTCCCCTATGATAACTCTGGTGTCTCCGATGCCGGTACTTTCGTCCTCACTGAGACTTCTCTCCATCTTCACTGCTGGGGCCAGAACCCTGTTGTCACCGCTAAGCTCCAGCTTAACGGCCAGGATCGCTTCTCTGAGCGTGAGGGTACTTACTTCGACCTTGTCCAGCCTTACCAGCACCACACTCGCACTCCTCACACCGGTATCAATGTGTACTCCTTTGCCCTGAGACCCGAGGAGCATCAACCAAGTGGATCGTGCAACTTCTCCCGCATTGACAATGCTACCCTTCAGCTTGTTCTCTCCAACGCTACCGTTGAGGGCACCAAGACTGCCAAGGTTCGTGTCTATGCTACCAATTACAACGTTCTCCGTATCATGAGTGGTATGGGAGGCCTTGAAGCTACATGCTTAGTTATGATGATGATCATACTAGCTGTGAACAAGGGCCGAAAAGCAGTATGCCATAGTAAAGTGAGCTCTTACTATGGAAAACCATTTATGTCCTCACCATCATCGTTATTGATGATTTGACTAACTGCTAGTGATTCCGACTTGTTGTCGTCGGAGTTGCAACACATCTTGTTGTTCGGGAAACCCCTTAGAGCTTTTTCTACCAAGCTTATCTCCGAAAGGAATAAGTGGCCAAGAGTAATGAACTTGGGTATGGTAATAATGAAAAAGATTGGGCAATCCGCATGCTTACTACCTAAAGACGATATTAATATGCTAGTCTATGGTAGGGCGTCAGAGACTGAACGGATGTGGGTCGTTAATGAAGGTTTAAGCAACCTGAAACGGCTTAAGATACAGTCCTCCCTCTAGGGAAACTTAGGGGAATAAGAGTGCTTACAGCAATTAAATTGCGTGTGCGCTTCACAATTGGAATTACAATTTTATTTTAATATTATTATGTATTTAATAATATGAAAAATTGATTATGTATTAAAGGGTGTCCATACTACGGCAACACATTATACAAAGACAAAATGGATATGAATACTGGTAACACATTTTCATTAAAAGATGCATATATTCGTGATAAATATAAATCCGCAAAAATAGACTTTATACAAGGTCATATTAAAACGATTGGTCGAACATCTAATCAAGAAAAGAACCCATTATGGAAAATCCAAAATGAAAATGGAACCACTATTATAGTTATGTATTGCGAAGTTGATACATTTTGTATATTATGTCCAATAAGTTACCAAAAAATATTAGATTATGAAAAAACGAATAATAAAGGAAATAAAATTACTTGGTATAAAATGTCAAATGGTTATATTTCGTGTCATTTAAATATTCATATTCACCAAGTAATAACAGGATGTATGGGTAATGGTAAAGGAACAAATACTATAAGTGTAGATCATGTTGACAGAGATCCTTTAAACAATTGTTTCGACAATTTAAGAATCGCTACAAGAGAAGAACAGCAAAAAAATAGCAAAGGAACTGCCGACGATGGAACAAAAAGAGAACGGAAATATAACGCAAAAAAATTACCCGATGAAATAACACACGATATGATGAGAAAATATGTTGTATATTACCACGAATGGTTGAATAAAGAACATACAAAACAAAGAGAGTTTTTTAAAGTGGAGAAACATCCGAAACTTCAAAAACCTTGGATTTCTAGTAAATCTTCAAATATTTCATTAATAGATAAACTACTTTCGGCAAATAAGATTGTTACAGATTTAGAAAGCGATATATATCCGTAATATTGAAGATGGTGAATTAACTTTTGCTTGTTGATTATTAAAGCAAAAAACAATCTTGCTTTGCCAACTGGCAAATCAAGAACCAATAATGTTTTGCTTTCCCGTGAGAGAAAGCAATAATGTTTTGCTCACCCCAATGGGTGAGCAAATAATATACTTACAATTTATTTTTTAAATAATTAATAATATGTGTGTGAATTTTATTATATAAATGTAAAATATTAAAGTCTTCATCATAAGGATTAAATCTAATAAAGCTACAATTAAGTTTTGTTTTTATATATTCCTCCCTTATTTTGTCACTTTCTTTGTTATATATATGATGTATTTCATCGCATTCTATAGCTAATTTATAATCTATAAAATATAAATCAATTTTATATTTATCACAAATAAATTGTCTATGTATATTTTCATTTTTAAATACTTCTATAATATTTAATACTATATCTGTTTCTATTGGAAATAACTTTCTAATACCGTGTATACTTAAAACTTTACAAAATTCAACTGCTTCACAACTTCTTGAACCTAATATTAATTTTTCTAAACCTTTATATGTAAGAAAGGACATTTTTTGAATTCCTCCATTTGTTTTATTGTTCATATTTATTTTTTCCGATGAATCATACATTCGAATACAAGAACGTATATTTTTTAATTTTAATATAGAAGAAACATCATTACAACAATACAAAGTAAAAGGCTCAATATTCTGAATTATAATATTTAATAAACTAGGATAACTTTTTTTAATTAAATTAGCAGTATTATGTTCTTTTTCCATAATATGATAATATGATAATATGATGATATATAAAATATATTTGTATTATATGTTTCAATTTACTAAAAACATATAATAGTAAATACGATTGTATTAAATCGTTAGCAATAAGCGACAAAACATTGACAAAAGCACTTACTAAAAATATCCCATATAATGGACACTATTACAAAGAAATAGGTGAAAAATTAAAGATGATTTGAATATATTTTGGTGAAGTAAAACAAAAACAATATAAAATTGAAACGTTTTATATTGTTTAATCTTAATAGTAAGATAAAAATATCGCACCAATGCGCCCTCTCAAACTTGTGAAACACACCGACCTCATACCGGGAAGGAAATACCTGATTCAAGAAAAACGACCCGAATATGCCCATCAAAAATTCAAAGGCACATTTGTAAGAAATGATTATCCACTATCGTATGTATATTGTACTATAACCCATTTTACAAATGTCATATGTCTGGGTAATCATAGTTGTTCGGATCTAGGACTTCAATCTGTATATTGGAACTATTATGAAGCCGATGCTCTCATCCAAGCATATACTATCCACGTTCTTCGCGAGATTACAGGTGACTCTTCGTTTATGATTCACGAATCAATAACCTCATAATCTTCAAACACAAGCGGTGTCATCGTCTGCCTAGTGCTTATATCAAAATCTACATTAAATCCGCGTTCTTTAAACCATTCTTTAAATTCATTAAAAGCTGCCCAATATTTTACATAACCTCCAAGCACCATCATTTTCAAAACATTTTTAATATATTTTTCATCGATCACGCAACATTCGCCACATTCACCTGCATCACTACTGACCAACGTCCCCATCATAAGCAAATATTCAACATCAATATCCTCATTAATTCTTTCTTCGTATGTAGCAATGATTCGTTCAAAAGAAAATCCTTCACAATGTCCCCCAAATCCAAAAAAATCTTCATACTCGTATCGATGAATCTGTTTTATAGGACGATATAAATATACAGCAAATGGTTGCTCAAAAATAATTACATTAATTTTAGCGGTCAAAACCTCAGCCTCCGCATATGGATTATATGTATCTTTCCATACTAAATTAGGATGTTTTTTTAGAAATTCTTTAGCAAAATCGTCATCAACGGTTGAAATCATACACCCACGATCAGTATAATATTTTCTTTTCAAATCTTTGAATTTTGTAATAACATCAGTATATGTAGTTGTAGTTGTAGTTGTAATAGCAGGAGCGACTTCTTCCATTTTGTTATATTGTGTTTGCTACATAATATCAGGTTAATCTTTTTATATAGGTTTGTTATATTATTACTAAAAAAAGTAATAATATATTCTGTGATTTATCGCACCGCTTCATAATTCACCACCGCCGCCACCACCGCCGCCGCCTGCTTCAAATAAGTCCTCGCACGAACATACTAATCAACTCCGGCGTCGATGTATCAAACCCAGCCAAGTTCAATGTATTCTTATCTTTTGGGTCAGCGATTGTCAACTGATTCGCCACCATTCCAACAACGATCAACTTGGCATCGATTCCTGTTGTTTTGCGATACTGCTCCAGTGCCACTTGAGGATGAATATTTGGTGCATATGTTTCATTGTCCGTGTATACACAAAATACGTCAATTCCTACCCCATTATAAGTATACATTTTAAGCGCCTCCGTCATTGGCAAAGCACAATCTGTAGCTCCAAATGGCACATCTGTGGCTTTAATTGCATCCTGAATTGTCATCTCGGGGCGAATCTTTCCATTGAAATTGTAGAATACATTACTGAATCCATAAATGTGTACATTTTGCGCCCCCTCGGCGTGTAGCGTCATCATTGCCATCGCAACTGATCCCTCGCGTGGTGTAATATTTTTTGCCCCAGCACACATACACATCCCCATACTTCCGGATACATCCAATCCAATCATAAACCTCTTCCCTGTTGGTGTGATATTTCCAAACGACTGCCTAAATGTTGTTGAAAGCGCCGTTGTGATATAATGATTTGGCGTCCACGTCATTGAACCAAGGTCGCCTTTTCCCTGAGAATATGTCTTCATTCCAACCAATACTTGAAGTGGATGAACCTTCGACTCCTTCACAGCTTTAGGGTCGCCCAGCATTTTAATAATATCTTGTGACTTCGATGATGACACTCCGACCTGCGATAGTTTTCCAAGATTGCGAATCAGAGCGGTCATCCCCATCCCCTTCAGAAGCGTTTCCCAGATTTGAGGCGTATTTAGAAGCTCCGTTGGCAAATGTTCGCGCTGGATTTTTTTGTTTTGTTCCATAATTGAGACGGCAGTGACTGCATCCTTCTTTTCGCCTGTCTTTGCCAATTCGATCAATGCCTTCAGAAACCTAGCAGTTGCTACAAGAGGATCTTCTGCCACTTTTTTCGATTCTCCTTCTCCTTCCACGTTGCCCTTTGCTATCGCTATCGGTGGTGCAGGTACCACTGCAGGCGCAGGTGCAGGCGCAGGGACAGGGGCAGGCAAGGGCTCGACTCCAGACAATACATACATTTTATTCGCAGAGTCGTATGAAATATCTCGCAACGATTTCACCGAAGAGATTCCTTTTCCAGAATACCATAGAACCATATTTCCAATCGGAGCAACGCCCATATCCGCAAGTGTTTTTTTGATATTTGAAAGAGGTTCGCAATCATCGACCATAAGTTTTATAGGTGTACCGACCATCGAGCTTTCTGGGTGGGCTACTTCAAATATAACTGGTATTTTTTTCGATACTGGCGCAGGTGCTGCCACACTCCCGCCGCCGCCACCATCCATAATAGACCCAAATGCATTGACAATCGTTTTCATAAATCCGTTACCTTCGCTTGCTCCATTTATGTTTGGTGTAGGAATAGCCGCCAATCGTTTCATAAATTCGGTCCTCTCCATTTTTGCAGGAAGTGTTGTCGCCACAATTCCTTTCGCCGGATTCGCCTCAATCTTGCGCTCAGGTTTGTCCTTTTTCATAATCCACTCTAATACAAGTCGCCCGCCATCATCTTTCATTTGCGCAGGATTGATATGGAGCAGTGAAATCAAATCCTCGTGTGTCCACCCTTCGCGATTTTTATATTTTGTCACCAAAACCGCCAACTCCAACCCGCCGCGAGATGTGTAATATTCCGTCAAAGCACGCCGTACACCTTTGCCGAATCCTTTACCTGGACGCGCCTTGTCTTGCGACAGGTCGCGAATATACTGAACAAGCATAAATATGTGAGTGGGAATACGACATACCTCATTGATTGCTGCCAGTGCCTGTGTCTTACATTTAGGGTCAGTAGCAAATACAATTGCAGCCGCGAGTGACATCATTGTCATTTCCTGTTTCGGCGCTCGCGCATTCACGGACACATCCACAATATCCCGAATCAAGTGCTCGCACGTAGCAGGACACGATATAGCCGCCATAATACACCTCGAAATCGTAGTGGCAATCGCACCACCACATTGATAGAAACTGCCACTGTCCGATTTGCTGCCGATAATCAAGTATCGCATCCATTCCTGTTCCAAGGGCAATGGGAACGAATATCCACCCGCGTTGTTTGCGATCTGTCCTGGTAGTCCTATAGTTTGCGGAATTCTAATACGCGCCGCTGGATTATTGTGTGCAGACATTGCTGTCTTTAATACTGAACCGCCTTTGGCTCCTGATTTGCTCTTGCTCTTTCCGGCCATTGTTGGATACAAAGACGATAGTGTCAAGGAGGACGATGAACTGTTTTGTGTTGTTTGCTTATTTATTATAACCATCTTTATTTAAATCAATTTTCTATATATTATATCGCCGAGTACAACAATAACATATGCAAAAAAATAATATAACAGCTGCAGTTATTATTATAACTATATACGCGGTTGTTGTGGGATTTATTGTAGAAAGATTCATACTACTATATATGTGATTTTATTTTTATATTTAAAATTTACACTGATAAATATTATATTTTAAATCCCAATTTTTCTTATATTCGCTAAGAATAAGTCCATTATTTCTATGGTATTCTGTATCCGCGTGAGCACTTGATGGAACGCGCCAGTTTCCATATAATTGCGTCAAGTATAACCCAGGGTCTTTCGGGATCGGATATTGAATACCATTCATTGTAGCATTTTCTAATAGAGGGAATGCGGGATTCGCGTATATATCGCAGTAATTTTCTGCACTATCCTGTGTTAAATATACGGATATCAGATTTCCGCCAGAATAATCGGGAAACCCTTTATATTTTCTTTTCACCGTTAGTCCATATTTTGGGAAATCGACAGCTGTTAAGAGTTTATCCCACGCGGATAAATGAATCGTTACATCTACATCCGTATCGTGGCTTAATATTCTCCCTTCGCGAATACATCCAAGAAGTGTGCCGCAATCCAAATAGAAAGGTATACCGCTTTCTTTAAGTGCGAGCGACGTTGCATCTAATAATTTATAAAAAATTTGAACCTTGTGTTGGTTTTTATATTCTTCAATTCGTGCTCTATTCGCCAACTCTTTTTCTAAAATAGGGTTATTATTATGGTTATTATGGTTATTATGGTTATTATGGTTATTGTGTACTTGTATTTTAGCAGGCGCTATTATGGGCACATTGAGTGCCATTTTAGGTACGGATTTATTCATTTTTTTTTGGTGATTGCCTCTTGTCGGCGGTTTATATGTAACATAACCATAAAAAGATGCGAAAATATTTTTTAACATTTTTATATTTAGATATATTTATTTTTATTAATATACTTAATTATAAATAATTATGAATAATTATGAATAATCGCGGTTAAACGGCTTTGTTTTTATAAACCAATAATAATAATAATAATAATAATAATAATAATAATAATAATAATGGCAACGCCCATCGAAGATAAAGTAGAGACTGATACGTGTTTAACTACAAAAAAACGAAATCGTAAACATAGTGCTCAATCTTTGCCTCAAGGATTAGAACATCATATGATGAAGAAGTATGTGGTTTATTATCGCGAATGGATAGATAGGTCACACGCAAAAGAGCGCGAGTATTTTAAAATAGAAAAGCATCCCGAATTACCTAAATCGTGGACATCTAGTAAATCCTGTAAAATTAAACTAAGCGATAAATTAGCAGAGGCGAATAAAATTATTGACGATTTAGAAAAAAAGAGGAAGGAGAATTTACAGAATCAAAATACCCTTGATACACTATAAATTTAAATTGTCGTATTATATTATATAAAGGTATACTTAAAGCATCACCATATATTACATTTAATGATACCTAAAATTATACACCAAACGTGGAAAACATTAAATGTTCCCGATGAATGGAAAGATGCTGTCAAGTCTTGTAAAAACAAACATAAAGAATATAACCATATTATTTGGTCTCACGAAATGATGGAAAATTTTGTTAAAACCGAATATTCTGATTTTTATGATGTTTATATGGCATATCCTTATGATATACAAAGATGTGATGCTTTCCGATATTTGGTTTTATATAAATATGGTGGTATTTATCTAGATATGGATATAATTTGTAAAAAAAAATTAGATTCTATTCTGGAATATGATATAGTATTAATAAAATCATTAAACGTAGAATCCTTTTATGCTAACGCATTTTTTATGGTTATACCGAATCATCCTTTTATAAAATTTTGTGTTGATAATTTACCAAACTATGTTAACTCTTATTATTATTTTGGAAAACACTGGCACGTAATGAATAGCACCGGATCACATTTTTTAACAAATATGGTAAAAAAATATGGAGAAAAAAATATAGAAAATATGTATGTTTTAGATAGTAAAGAGTTTTCCGGTGACTGTAATGTTTGCTCTCAACATAACTGTACAGGAGGAGTTTATTTTAAACACGTATATATTAACAAAACTTGGAATTCATTTGATAGTACTATTTATAATTTTTTACTCTGTAACTATAAAAAAATAATAATTATAGTGTTGGTATTGGTTACGATATATTATATATTTTTCAAACGTAACAATTTATTTAAATTAAAAAAATACTTTAAAATATAATATGTATACAAATATAAAATATAAATAATGATTACTATTAACTATTATTATTTATATATAATCTAATGGAAATATTATCAAGGTTACCGTTTGATTTACAAGAACATATACTTGTCAAAGTTATGAAACGATATAAATTGCGAGATGGAGAATATGTCAGACAAATCGACAAAAGTAAATATAAGTTCCTTGACTATATTATGCGACCATCTATAAATAAAAATTCCTACTTTTACCGCGCTAATCAAGACTTATTTTATTATAAATTTTATATAAAAAATTTATATGATAACCCTATTCGAAAAGAATCAAATATTGATGACGATATAGTGGATGTGCGTATGTACTATAAAGATAATACCTATTACTATGAAATTAGCATATACAGACTAAAAATGAAAAATATAGACGAAAATAATTTCACACCTGAAAAATTTCGAAAAGATATATATCACAAAGGACAACTGGCACATAATTACTTTTGGGATTTTTTAGAATTTTCTTATGAAGTAAAGTAAGGTATCATAAGGTATCATAAGGTAACATAAGGTAGCATAATATAGCATAACCTATAAATAATATTTTATAATTATTTAGATAAATAACTATAAGATATATAACTTCCATCAACCCCCAAAATACTTTTTCTTTGTTTAGATAAATGAATAAATACAACACCTTTTATCTTTTAATTCCTTTTTTATTATATGCGACAGCATTGCCGATTAATATGGTGCCTGAGAATAGCATCTTCGCGTCAGCTACATCCGCTACATCCGCTACAACTGCCGAATATACCCCACACGATATAAATATCCTATCTGTAGGCGACTGGGGATCGGCAGCACTCGGAGGTTATCATTTGCGAAATGCACAAAGCACGGCATACGCTATGAAAATATATGCTTCCGAATATAACCCAAAACTGGTTTTAAATACAGGTGACAATTTTTATTATTGCGGGATTCAAAATACTAGCGACCCTCAAGTCAACTCTGACTATGTGGAACTGTTTGGTAATATTGATCTGCCTTGGTATAACACTCTGGGTAATCACGATTATGGTTTTAATCCTGATGCTCAATTAGAATTGAATCAGACCATTCCTCAATGGATAATGGATGCCAGATATTACCATCGGCGTGTAATATTTAATTCTAGTGATATCCAAAACAATACATACGAAACATCGAACATATCTATCGCATTAAATGTAATCGTCCTTGATACGAATCCGTGTGTCAATGATTATAGAGGCGACGACCGTGCAAAATGGGATCCTTGTAGCATACAATACCCTCTGTGCTCACCTGTCGCAGGAGAATGTATGTTTCACGAAAATATAATCAATCAATCCTGTAAAACACAGCTGGATTGGTTTAATACGACGCTTTCCAATATCCCGCTCACCGAATGGGTATTTGTCATCGGTCACCATAAAGCAGATGAAATAGATGTCGAAGATTTTCAGTCGTTACTAGGCAGCAATCGTGTCAATTTATATCTAAATGGACATAATCATAATTTAGAGCATTATTCTATAGACGGGGACGCAAAATATATGACAACCGGAGCAGGCGGTATGGTAATTATAGGCTCCAATGGACATTCAAATGTGAAACTACACGAAGAATCGCCGGAATTCAAACATAGGAAACACGGCTTTAAAAGTGTATGGAGCAAGATTACGACCGGATTTTCGTCTCATACATTTATAGATAAGGGTACAAAGGTTGTAACCAAATTTTGGGACGTGGATCAAAACGTATTGTACAATTTTACTATATCGCACACTACGACGTCTTAATACAGTAGTCACACAAATAACCCCTTTCTTTCCTTTTATTCGTGATAGAAAGATGATTCTTAAATAACCCGCAGCTATCACACTTATAAACTACGTGAGAATTGTCGTCAGCATTTGAAAATACCGCGCGTTCGTTTATAGGACACATTTTCAATTCAGTATATTTGCTAAACATAAAAAAATAATATATATTGTTAGTGATATATATTATTTATGTATCTATAATTTATTTCATTTTAAACTTATTTATGCCGAATTACGCCGAATTACGCCGAATTACGCCGAATTAAACAACTTATTCATATTTTCAACTTCCGGCTTATTCGACGATGAAACAAAAATTCGTTTAATAAGCTCATCATCCCTAAATCTTACAGTATATGTCTGTTGTAATTTATTTCTACCAATTCGCCCCATTGCTTGAATCGTCTTCTCTTGTGTCATATTATTCAAATCTTTGCTAATATAACCGTGACAAAACTGGTAATTTGTTCCGTATACATAATCCGACGAAGCAATAATCAAATATAATTTCTGATTCTGTGCAAGTTCTTTTATAATTTCATTATATTTCACATTTGTATGATTCGTAATCGCACCAATACCCATAAGCAATAATATCTTCCAATGATTTTCAATCTGTAGCAACATAATTTTCTCAACGGTGTTCTCATCTAGATTACAAGAAAATTCATTTTTATATTCGTCGTGACCCGTCCACCGTCTTAAATGTTCCGGCTTATTCGGCACGAAAATGTCATTTAGTGCTATACGTCTCACACCACTTCGTATAATATCAATCATTTGTTGTTTTTCGCGAATTTCTCTTGTATCTACTACTATACTGTTACTCCCTGATGACGCCTTTCTTGTACCCCCATCTTTCGCACCATCTCCTCTCATTTTCTCCTTTTCTTCTTCAATATTCTGAATCTCTTTTTCTAAAACATCGATTTTATTTGATAGACCATTATTGTGCTCTATTGCTGCCATAAGGTCGTCTATTACTTCCGCGGGAATTTTCGAATTTTGAATCGCAAACTTTGCTATTTTTTCTACATCATTTGTCAGAAATATCGTCGGTCCATCCGTCAATGTATAAGCGTCTGCAGTTGTAAAATATATATTAGAATCATATAGCTTCGCACGCGCGTCTTTCATTTTATTGTAAATCTGCGACCAATTCTCAGGTTTAATATTTTTCATAAGAGTCAAGTAATACAGCTTTATATTTGTCATCGTAATATCGTTGATATCGGCAAAATACCGCTCTACAGAAAAGCGCGCACTTGTATATAAAGATTCCTCGTTTACATATATTATAAATTTTACAATTTCATTTACATCAAAATATCGCAACAATGTTTTGTATTTGGAGCAATGTTCGGTCGATGAAATAGCGTCGACATACTCCTCAAAAAGAAAATGAAGCATTTCTATTTTATTGTCCTTGTTTACAATCGAAATCGACTTCGAGCAATCGTGACTAACTATCGAAATGATATCGGCGCCAATAAAACGCGCCCTGAAATCCGAGATTGTGCCCTGTATTTCATTTTCGTGCGGAAGTGTCGCAGATGATAGCACGATATTCGGGATCTGATTCTCCACCCAATTGCGTTTAATTAATTTGTGGAAATCGTGGTCTTTATAATCCAGCGAAATTGTAGGCTCATCAAAGTACGTTATTATATCGTTCACATTGTTGAACGCCTTCATATATAACATTGCGTGAATATAAGACTTTATGTCGCTAATCATAATCTCCACTTCATCGCCGACCGTGTTATCCACCCGACGTATGCGTCCATTTTTATCCCGCGTTGATTCTTTTGCAGCATAATAGTGGAGACGAATATCACTGACACTATTACACCCGAATGCAAATGCGATTTTTTTCATCGCACTAATCGCCGATTTTGCCAGCGCTAATCCTACGTGTCTTGCCGCGCATACAAAAATAATCCTGTTTTTCTTTGTTATAAAACCGCCCACCTTTTTATCCGGATTTGGTATATTATAAGGCTCAGATAATCCAATAGGTGTCAGAGTTTTACCCGTTCCTGTGGGTGCAATATATAAAATCAGTTTCGGCGTGAGTGTCTTGCATTTTGTAAAAATCTGTTTCTGGTGTTCATATAACCTACAATCTTGGTACTTCAATAAATATTCATTTTTTTCGACAAAACGTTGCGAATATTTCATAAATGTTTTCACATTAAAGCTTGACTCGTATTTTTGAAGAACGTGGTCCACGAATTCTACAACATATTTATTTAGATTTTCGATTTCATTTTTTCTCATAAAGTGTAGAGTGTAATAATAATAATACCAGTTTGCCTTTTTCTCTACATAAAATCCCACCAAATTATCTATAATTTCGAGCAAAATATATTCGTAAATTTTGTCATTACTCGCGTCGAAATTATTATTACTGATACGCATCTCGTCTATTTTTTTTATTTTCAGATTTTTATTTTTCCCCAATATTTCCGTGCAGTCAAATCCCTCATAATCATATTCTTCGCATATTTCCTCTATCTTAGTTTTGAAATATTTATTAAATAAGTATACCATAATTTCTTCTGTGATGGACGTTTTCAATACACCAATGATTGATTTCGTCGAATTACATTTAATATTCACATCATTGAACCCTTTTTTAATCATATTCAAAATATCTATCTCTTCTTTTGATTCTGGAATCTCGGTATAATCCCATTCAGCCTTTGATAATTTTTTTTGATGCAAGTCGATATGTAGTTCTATTTCGGGTGCGGGTGCGGGTGCGGGTGCGGGTGTGGCTGCCGCTGAAGCTTCCATAAAAGATAATTTATCCGAAGGAGGATTACGCGCCAAGGTAACTTTGTAGATAAATAGTTATAACATAATATATTTAACCTATTTTGATATATTATATTATCGAGTACACTATGATAGATTTTACTATTATTTACGTTATATTATGAAATATATAAAATTGAAGAGTAATATATAATATATAACATAAAGATATTTTAAGAACAACGATAACGATGTCTTTTCCCGAATCCGAGCCCGACTCTGACTCCAACTCTCTCGCCACCATCGCCACCATCGCCCACGACAAATGCCGTTGCTCTATACTCGGTTGTCGATATTGCGATACTCCTATTATCATAAGTATTGATGGAAACATCGGTTCAGGCAAATCGACAAATGTGCACGATCTTAAAAAATTCTACAATGAAAAGGGGAGATCAGATATTCTTTTCATCCAAGAACCTGTGGATACTTGGAATATGGTAGTAGATAAAGACGGAACGCCTATACTCGCTAACTTCTACAAGGACAAAAAAAGATTTGCATTTCGTCTCCAAATGTTAGCATACATTTCGAGACTGAAACTTCTTCGCGATGCTATCAAGCAGGGGTATAGATATATTATTACGGAACGATGCGTTGCAACCGATCGCAATGTATTTTCGAAAATGTTATACGACAAGGGCGATATAGAACACGATGAATATATCATTTACAATAAATGGTTTGAGGAATTTATTACAGATGTCCCGATTGGCGCTATTGTATATATAAAAGCGAACCCCAGTGTATGCCTTGAGCGTGTTAATATTCGCGCGAGAGAGGGAGAAAATATACCGCTGGAATATCTCACAGAATGCGATAAATACCACGATGAATGGATTGAGAAAGAAAAAGTCCCTAAACTTGTTATCGACGCGAATCGCGACTTTAAGCAAAACCCAGAAGCGCGCGAAGAGACTCTTAAAATTATTGACGCATTTATTAGTTCTCTTTAGATGTTGCCCTCTCCTAACCCTCACCCATTTTGAATATACTGAACGTCAAATATTCTATGCGATTTATATTTTAAAATATCTAGTTCATTGCTTGTAGTTGGAAATAGGTCATTACCATATATATCCTGTAAAAGCAGCCATTCAAACATTCCTCCTACATATACATATACATTTGTAAATCCGAGACTCACTAATTGTTGATATTTTTTATATACCTTTTCGTCATTACAATTACGCCCATATACTATTATATTCTTATTCTTCGATTTTTTTATTATAGAATTTATAAGCGCCTCTTCATTTTCTATTTTTGTAGTATTTAAAATAAGACATTGCTGCATAGACGCATCTAATGTGTTTATAATAATATAGTTGTTCGTATTTTTACAAGCCTTTTGCATATCTTCGCAATTTATTTTTCGTATTGAAGACGCATTTCCCATTTTAAAATTTAAATGTATGTGTATGTGTATGTGTATGTGTATATGTAATTAGTTTCTATCTAATAGAAAAAATTATAATAATTATATTTGTTTTACGTTTTGATTTTACATCATTTTAGTTAATTAATAATTAATAATTGATAATTAATTATTAATATTCGGTCGGTGTAATATTCGGTCGGTGTAATATTCGGTTGTTAATCAAAGTTTACAACAATCTCTACCTTCTCCTTTTTAATACTCTTGGTCGCCGATATTGAAAGCTCCTCGCGCTTCTTCCTTGTTTTATTATTCACATCCGCCTTAGTGCTATTTTCTAAATCGTGATGTTCACTTTGTTCCTCGCTTTGAATTATTTCATTATATGAGTCTTCGCCACCGTTTTCATATTCATTGTATTCATTTGACCCCGTCGACACATTTGATGTAGATGAACACGCGGTTCCCGCCGATAATAATTTCTTTTTCGATGTACTATTTCGATTATTCATATCTTTTTCGATATTAGCATAATTCTCCTCGATATAACGAATTACATTATTTTCTAGCGCCCATTTGAAAAAATTCAACTGCCCAATGGTCGTCTGAATGTATTTACCATCTTTATATGGAACCGTTATTCTATCCCATCTACAAAACGGATCAAACCTCTTCTTCGAATATGCTTTCAGTTTTAGTTTGTAGTCTACATACACCTTAAAACGTCTAGACGCTATACTACTACCGCCGCCGCCGCCTCCACCCTCACCCTCGCCCTCGCCCTCTCCGTCGCCTATAGTATATACGGTATAATACTTTTTGGCATAGTTGGTAGCAAACCAGTCAATAATCCTAAGCGAAATGCGCGATTCACCATTAATAATACGTAACATATAATCCATATTATTATCTATCGCATAATATTTCTGGAGGTTGGTCATTAATAAATTATTCTGTGTTGTATAGTTTAAATTTGTAGACGTCATTGTGGGTAGTTTAAATTATTTGATTGATTTGGATTAGAATAGAATATTAGTTGTATTTTATATAATACATAATTCTTAGAATCATTTTAAATGCTTTTATTTTAAATAATATTATTTATGCTCCTCAAGATTCAGAGCAACAAAAATATAACCCGATGTTAAATTTGTCCCATTTTAAATCTTCAAGGGTGTAAACTAATTACCTTTAAAATATAGATATAAACTTATAATTCCAAGTATTCCTTCGAGTATACTAACTGATAATGCTTCATTTAGTAAATAATAACTACTCAAAACTAAAAATATTTCTCCTAAACCATATATCAAAAAGAAATGACCAGGGAGGTATATTTTTTTACCATTAATTATACGTTGGTATAATAAAGACAAAAAAGCAATAAATATTAATATTAACCCCGCGTGATGTTGAATAATCCCAGTAAATAACATTGTAAATAACTATATATAAATTAATATATTATTATTTAATTACGCATCATTATCCTTTTTTATAAATCTCAATTGTTTCCCCAACTTAAATCTTTCGCTATTCATTGTCCCTCTTCTTACATTACAATCTAGGCACGCTATTACTATATTATCCTTATTATGCCCATAATCATTATTTATTCTGTCAACCGTCCATTGCGTTTTGGACAATACTTCGTTATATAAAATATAACATTTCTTTTCACAATAATGACAACACAATCTACAAGCAGTTAATTTTGACAATATTTCTTCCATATCTATAAATTTCTCTGAATCATATAATTTCTTTTCGATATCTTGACGCTTATATCCATCAATCTTTTTCTCGATTTCTTTTATGAAAATCTCCCGATTTACGAGCGGCTTGACATCCATATATAATTTATTTATTATACTTGTTTGTTCGTCGTGACTTTCATAAAACGTGAGAATCTCTTGTGACCATTTTTTTATCGCAGTTCTTTCGTGTATAGCGTCGGGATTATTCATTGAATTTATCTTATCGGTATTTCTTTTACCCTTTATACATATTGATTTCATTTGTACTATATAATATCTATAATAATATCTATAATAATATCTATAATAATATCTATAATAATATCTATAATAATATCTATAATAATATCTATAATAATATCTATAATACGTTAACTCATACAAAATATAAAATACAAAATATAAACTATAAAAAAAGAAGTTAAACTGTACTCATTATATAATATATACAATGAGTAAAGAACTTCAAGAATTGAAAAATATAAAATATAAGTCTATGATTTTAAGTAATAATAGCCATAATAACTTAAGCCCACGAGAAATAAATGATACAGCCAATATAAACGATTTTCTTGAAAAGGAAAAGAAACAACATACAGGTGAACATTGGAGTAAATTAGATAAAACGATTAAGATGCAGAAAATACGCGCTTATGTTGAAAAATATAGTATCGACAATAATTTAAATCAAAAAGACACAAAATCGCTTCTGGTATTTCTTACAACAAGTCTTGACCAAAAAAAATTATCAAAAACAAAGGATGTTGTTTATGATAAAACAAATGGCGTTATTAAATCTATTCCGTGCCTTTTGTATAATCAGACACATAAAAAATTTACTCTTAAACGATGTGAAAAACGGCAATCTACTATGCGCTCTCTCGCACCTAAAAGGGCAAATAAAACGGTTAGGACAGGATCGCGTCCTGGAAGCGCGTCTGCATCGAAAAATAATTCGAATCATAATAGCGACGACGAATCTAGTGGAGCTAAGTAGGTTGCGGGTTTGCCAGTAGTTAGTGGTTTTATTGTTTTTTTTATTATTTGTTTAATACCAAAAATATAAAATTGATACAGACTTAAACATAAGTCGCTATTTAATATACCAATATAACCATATAACCATATAACCATATAACATCACGCTTCGTTACATAAACACAAGTATGACTGATGCTTGCGTTCAAACAGACGACATAATGATAAATGGTATACCACTAAATGAATATTTAAAGAATAATAGCGATGAGATTAATCACAAATGTGATGTTTGGATGGAAGCAGAGTCCGATACAAGCGGAGATGAGGCGGAGGTGGAACCGGCGAAGGTGGAGGCACCGGTGGGCACTTATCTCACCGAAGAAGAGCGACAATATTTTGTGGAATCTATTCTCGAATATATCGACGAGGTTGTCCGATTAAACGCCTTATCTTTTAGTGATCCTTTATTTCATACAAAACTTGAATCGGCAATATATGAAATCATAAATTCAAGCCTTACAGATAGCAACGGTATTTTCCAGAAAGATGTATTCGACATTCCAGACGAAATAGACGAAGAAATAGAGGAAATCGTTACACATTGTATTGATACCTATTTTAATTCCATAGTACCGCCTCGATCGCACCCAACATCATTTATTACGCGTGATACAAGTATTACCGATATTACAAAAAATATTGAATATTTGAACTCTATTCCCCAACACGAGCAACGAACACCCGAGTGGTATACTCGCCGCTACAATATGATTACGGCTAGTGCAGCTTGGAAAGCATTTAAAAGCGATTCGAATATAAACCAGCTTGTTTATGAAAAATGTAAACCATTGTCTATTGCATCATCATCATCATCATCATTATCGGCGCTCGGACGCGGCGAAGAAGATAATTCAACAAGTCCAGAACACTCGCCACAATATGTACACCTAACCGAGAAAACATTTGTGAACGTGAATTCGCCTCTACACTGGGGCCAAAAATATGAAGAATTATCGCGCGCAATTTATGAGGTCAGAAATAATACAAAAGTCGGTGAATTCGGATGTATACCTCATTTAGATTATCCGTTTCTTGGTGCATCGCCTGATGGAATTAACACTGACCCTGATTCGCCGCTATATGGTAGAATGGTCGAAATAAAAAATATCGTAAATCGTGATATAACCGGCATACCACTAGAAGAATACTGGATACAAATGCAGCTTCAAATGGAAGTATGCAAATGCGATGAATGCGATTTCCTCGAAACGCGATTCAAAGAATATGCAGATGAAGAAGCGTTCGTGGCGGATTCGGCGTCAGAGATTGACACCGACTTTTGTATCACGGCTGCCGGATCACTTAAAGGTGTTATGACATTCTTTATGAAAAATGGTAAGCCTATATATGAATATGCGCCCTTAAATATAACCAAAAAAGAGTACGAAATCTGGCGCGAAGATATAATTGATAAAAATGCAGATTCGATGTGGGTAAAAAACATTTACTGGTATTTGGACCAATATAGTTGCGTACTTGTTAAACGCAATCCTCTATGGTTTAAAGCGGCAATACCTACGATTGAAAGAGTATGGGGAATGATTTTAAATGAACGTGTAACAGGTTATGAACATCGTGCGCCTAAGAAACGCTCCCCGCCTAAAAAAAAGACGACTAATGACGACAATGCTACAGCGTTGTCATTATCGACTCCATCCTCATCGGGATGCCTCATTGTGATTTCGGATCTTGATTTTAATCTGTAATATTCTCGTATATCTCCTAAATATATTATACGATTACACGTAGGCGCATTTACGGTTTGGCTGCCCACCAGTTTATACGAGTTACATTTGCCGACAACGGTATAGGTTTACTAGGATTATTCATTTTTATTTTTGTATTTTCATATGGAGTCCCACAGAACTCAGCGGGAGAACACGTTCCGTTATCAGGCGTGCTCCAATATCTTACATTATTTGTTTGCTGTTTATATGAACTAGGATATACAGGCAATTGTTTCCAATTATTATTTTTCGTAATATTTGTATTCTTTTTAACTTTGTAACTACCTGACAGTAACGGCACGTTGTCCGATCGAGGATAAGCACTAGGCGCAAGCCTATTATTGTTATTTATATTTGGTAAAAATGTTTCTTTGTGATATACTTGGATTATTCCAAAATAAGAGAATAAAACTAATACTAAAATAACAAACAATACACTATTTATTGAAATATTGAAGTTTGATATCATATTTTTCATATTTGTTAAATAATATATAATATTCGTGTATATAATATTCTTGTATATAATAAAAATATTATATTATGTTAATGTATTTTATATTTTAGTATAAGTAAATCGTAATTTTAATATTGTAATTTTTAATATCGTAATTTTTAATATCGTAATTTTTAATATTGCAATTTTTAATATTGCATTATTTATATAGACGTTAATCATCTCCGCCTACAAATATGGATCCTTCTAGAAATCCGGACGGTTCGTTTCGAACCCGCGAAGAATATGAAAGGGCAATGGATGAGCTATCCAATCCGCGTCCTGTTGTTCGAGGAATTTCGAGGTCAAGTCCCTCGTCACATATGGATTTAGCAGGTAGGCACTCTCATCACGCTTCGGAAGATGAATTAAGGCGCATCGAAGAAATGCAGCGCCCTCCTTCTCGTTCAAGATCGCCCCAAGGAAGAAGCGGAATGATGAGTACTACAATGGCAAGATATCGCGCAAGAGAAGCAGCATTTGAAAGAGCACGTCAGGAACAACTCGCTTTTTATGCTATGTTGGAACAAAGATATGGAGCTGTTCCCGGTGACGACCATAGCTATTTAGTTGCTATGGAGCGATATGATTATGATCTGGAAAAGGAACACAAGAAAAGAGCGAAAGCTGCCGCCGGAACAGTGGTAGCATTTCAATCTGAGGCAGAAATGGAAGCTATGATCAGAGGATTAGATGAAGAAGTCCGTGAAAGACTTCGTAGAGCGACCGCAGCAAACCAAAGAGCCTCATCGCATTGGCGTGAATATGAACGTGAAAAAACTAGAAAGGAAGAGGCAGAACTTGCGGAAATTGAACGCCTGCGCCAAGAAGCCGAACGTCTTCGCAGAGAGTATGAAGCAAGGCAAGAGCACGAGCGCAGACGCCGCGAAGAAGAATATAGACAATTTCAAGAAAGAGAAAGACAGCGCAGACAATACGAACAAGAGCAAGAAAGACGTTATCAAGAACAAGAGCGACGACAGCGCGAACAGGAATGGAACCAACGACAGCAGCAACATCAGCAACATCACGGTCGAGCCCACGCTGCACGTCCGCGTTCCCCCTCTCCTCGCCGCGATGCACCTGAAAGTCCTAAATCGGCACTGGCGCGAAGATATCCAGCCCCAGAGACAAGACCGGCAGCATTTGCTATTTTAGGACTGCCAGCATCCGCGAGTAAAACTGAAATCAAAAAGGCTTATCGCCACGGCGCTATGGTTTTACATCCTGATAAAAATCCAGGCAATCAAGATGAAGCAACGATTCGTTTCCAGCAACTACAACAAGCATATAATCTTCTTAATCCCCAAGGTGGTGGGAGAAAGAGGCATATTCGGTTGCGACACAGTAAATCGCGCAAGATGCACAAGACGCACAAGACGCATCGCCGCGGAAAAACAAATAGGCGCCGCCGCCACCACCACCACCACCGCAATCAAACGCGGCATCGCAAATAATAAAAATAGCAAATATTATTTTGCATATATATTCTTGTAAAAAGTATTAAATATAATATGTTATACTAAAATACACATATTATATAATATCCTATATCCCGTATCCTGCATCCCGTATCCTATATGACGAATCCACCACCGCCTCTACTACCTCCAACACCCCCTCTCTTAGTCGAGCAAGAAATGCGCGTCAAAAAACGCGACGGCTCCTACCAAGAAATCCGCTTTGACAAGATTCTTACTCGTGTAAAGAAAATAGGAGCACAAGCCGGCGTCACTATAAACTTCTCCGCCCTTGTTATGAAAATCATCGACCAATTATATGATGGTATTCCAACTACTAAAATCGACGAGCTTACTGCCGAGCAATGCGCGGCACAATCATCGCTGCATCCAGACTACGGAACCCTCGCTTCTTATGTTATCATCTCCAATCATCATAAAAATACCGATCCATCATTTGTATCTGTTATGCGCCGTCTTTATGAATTCGTTGATAAAGACGGTAAGCATACGCCCCTCATTTCCGAAAGCACGTGGAATACGATCTACAAAAATGCCGACTTCTTGGAAAATATCGTCGCGCAATATCTGAAAAACGATTTCCTATTCGACTATTTCGGCTTTAAAACACTCGAACGCGCATATCTTATGAAAATAGACGGCGTCATACAGGAGCGTCCGCAATATATGTGGATGCGCGTGTCGATTGGAATACACGGAGACGACCTGAAGAGTGTCTGTAATACTTTTATTCTTATGTCGGAGAAATATTTCACACACGCGACACCTACGCTATTCAATGCCGGCACACCTCGCCCTCAACTAAGTTCTTGTTATCTTATTTCGATGGAAAGCGACAGCTTGGACGGCATCTTCAATACTCTTAAAGAATGTGCCAATATTTCGAAATGGGCAGGCGGAATCGGGATACATATTCATAATATTCGCGCTGCTGGTAGCTTGATTCGCGGTACTAATGGCTCGTCTTCAGGTATCGTACCGATGTTGCGTGTTTTTAATAATACCGCCCGCTATATCGACCAAGGCGGACGCCGCAACGGCAGTTTTGCCGTCTACCTCGAACCGTGGCACGCCGATATCACCGACTTCCTCGACCTGAAGAAAAATCAAGGCGATGAAGAAATGCGCGCTCGTGATCTATTCTACGCGATATGGGTGCCCGACCTTTTTATGGAGAAAATTAAGACAGACGAAGAATGGTGCCTCTTTTGCCCCGATGAATGCCCAGGATTAGCCGATGTTTATGGCGCCGAATTCAAGGCATTGTATCAGAAATATGAATCCGAAGGCCGATATAAACGTAAAATAAAATCCCGCGAATTATGGTTCAAAATTCTCGATAGTCAAATGGAAACTGGGACTCCTTATTTATGCTATAAAGATGCCGCAAATGCTAAAAGTAATCAGAAGAATCTCGGCACAATTAAGAGCTCCAATTTATGTACGGAAATTATAGAATACTCAGATAAAGATGAGACTGCAGTTTGCAATCTTGCAAGTATCGCCCTGAATAGGTTTGTTGTGCGCGCGCCGAATACGGGTGCAGCGGATGATGCCGTCATATTTGACTACCAACAGTTACACGACGTAGTATGTGTGATTACACGGAATTTGAATCGCGTTATCGATGTGAACTATTATCCGACCGATAAAACGCGCACTAGTAATATGCGTCATCGTCCGATCGGTATCGGAGTTCAGGGTCTCGCGGATGTATTCTTTATGATGAATATTGCTTTTCATAGCGAAGCGGCATCGGCCATCAATCGGCTTATTTTTGAGACGATATATCACGCCGCACTTACAGAGTCGAATAATATAGCAAAAGAAAGAGCCATATATTTTTCATCGAATCCGATTGTTACGATGGATGGCTTGGGATCAGGCGTGCATAATAAACACGCACTTGTCTTTGACGAATATTATAAATTGTGTAAACACCCAGACTTAATGGGCTCATATTCATCATTTATTGGTTCGCCTGCTTCCGAAGGTATATTACAATTTGATATGTGGAATGTTCAACCAACACCCGAAAGATATGACTGGAATCATCTACGCAACCAAATAATGCGCTACGGATTGCGAAACTCGCTACTTGTTGCACCGATGCCCACAGCAAGTACATCGCAGATTTTAGGAAACAATGAATGTTTTGAACCGATAACTAGTAATATTTATATGCGCCGAACATTGGCGGGTGAATTCATAATGGTGAATAAATATTTGATGAAAGAGTTTATGGATTTAGGAATCTGGAATGAACGTGTGAAGAATAATATTATCGCGAATCGTGGAAGTATTCAGCAATTTTTTGTGAAAAATACCACCGATGGGAATGTATCTTATACCGCGACATTGCCTGGACTTACGGAACATATTAGGGAAAAATATAAGACAGTCTGGGAAATCCCGATGAAACATTTGATAGATATGGCGGCAGATAGGGGTGCATTTATTTGCCAGAGTCAGAGCTTGAATTTATGGCTGGAAGAGCCGAATTATAATACACTTACATCGATGCATTTTTATTCGTGGACGCGTGGACTTAAGACGGGGATTTATTATTTGCGTAGAAAACCGAAACATCAGGCGCAACAATTCACGATTGAACCGGAACGCGGGGAGGCGGCGAAGGATGGAGGAAATGAAGTAATTATTATTAATAACAACGAAAATGATATTTGCGAAATGTGTTCTTCGTAGAATTTTTATTCTATATTTATTGTATAGAATCGAAATAAATAAATATGGATACAAATACAACTAAGGAACTAACCGATACTGAAATTGAACTAATCGATGCTGCAATTGAACTTTATAATGCTGCTATGTTACAAATATTCAGTGTTACATTTTACGATGATGCTACTAGTACTAACTTAATTATTATTCCTAAAGATGTCGACACCAACCCTCCCAGTGATTTAGTAAAAAAAAGAGGGGAGTATATTAAATTTCTTAAAGATAATAATTATTTTGATAAAAATGGGAAACTTTCTGACTTATTAATTTCTATGACGCAAATTACACAAGGCAAACTTAAAAGCAATGTTAAACAATTTATTGAAAGTATGAAAGTGAAAACAACAACCCAGCCAACGGTATTTGAAGTAACACTCCACGATAGAATAGGTATGGGTACAACCGTAGATAAAGATGAAGGAAAAGATAGTCCATATGGTGGTATTTTAACCGAGCGTTCTTACCACTGCGAGTCTCTGAAATTATTCATGGCAATATTAACCGCGGGGTTACATTTAAATCTTTCTATACTTAACGGTAGTAATATCAATCTAAAATTTAAATTTTCGAAAGGATTGTTTGGTAGTGGGTTATTAAAAAGTGTTAAAAAATGTTCTGGCGAAACTGTTTCTGTTTCTGCAGAAATAGACCCTGTAAGTTCTAATATTTATAATTTTAATATTGAGGGTCTAAACACTTATGCTGCTGCTGAAGCCAAGGATGCTGCTGCTCCTGATGCTGTTCCTCCTGAGGTTGCTAATAGTGATAACCCATCAACTGACCCGTTGATTAATATATTACGGGAAATGTATACAGCTGCTTTAACAAAGATAATAGAGCTTAATAATCCGTCTTCCGAGGAACACGCCAAAATACTTACTAGCGCTATGGTTGCATTAGCCAATGGTATACTGGAAGGAATAAATGAAAAAGTAAAACACACTTACGATAATATACAAGATGTTAAAAAATATGTTATGTTATTTATTTCTAAAATGACAAAAAATACTAGCGGTCATATTGAAATACACAGTTTGCCAAGTATTAATAATACTAATTTTTGTACTGCCTTATCCATATTTTTAGAGATAATACTATATATAAGGATTAATGTTTTCAATAGTTTTTTAATGTTAAAGTCTACACCTTCATTTTTAAAACAAACTAAAGAATGTTTAGATAAACCACATATTACATCTTTTAACGAATTATTAGGCGGTCGTTCACGCCGTAAATCTAACACTACGCGCGGGCGTAAACATCGCCGTAAAACCCACCGCAAACACGCGCGTAAAACTCGTGGCAAACGTGGGGGGAGACGCGGTCGTTCTTACACGAAACGCAGACGCGCATCGAAACGCAGACGCGCATCGAAATCACATAAACGCAGGAGATGACCAATATAGACAAGCAATTGGTTTAAATTTAGCATTTAACATTTTTAATTAAAAATTATGGTTTGTATATTATGATTTTTAATACACTTTAATATATTTAAATACATTTTTATTTGTTTTATTGAATTTTTAATAATGCAATAATATAAATACTTACTAATGACTAACAGAAAGTTAAGTAAAAAAATATTTAGACAACATTATAGAAAAAATATACACAATGGAATAAATGTAAAAAAATCTAGAAAACGTAATCTTTATGGAGGGCTATCGACCGTGGCTCGTATAGATGCTGATGGAACTATACACGGTATGCGATGGAAAGGTTCAAAGACAGAATTAACTACAGATGATTGTGGAAAATGGTTTGTTAGTATAAAAGGCAATACGCGTTTTAAAGGAGCAAGATTTGGACGCAATAGTCAAGGTAAACAAGATTATGCAACCTGTAAAAAAATTCTTAATGATGAACTTCCAGAATTATTTGATGTTTCATTACAAAATAAGCCTAAAACCCAAACTCTTAAACTTAATGATTGTAAGGCTGTAAAGATACCTATGCTTGATGATTTATTTGGATATGAAATATTTAGCCCCGCAGTATCTACTACCCCATCCAATGGTGGCGACCAAAAAGAAACACGTGTTGGATTATTTACTCAATTTCCGATTGAAACTGTTCTTAAATCGGTGTTATCAGGTTCTACGAGTGAAACTGTTCTTAAATCGGTGTTATCAGGTTCTACGAGTGTTGGTTTTGCTACATTTTATGGAGCTACTGGTTCATTAAAAGAACAGTTTCCAATGTTTTTAAAGTGTTTGCAACATATTCAACAAAAATTTACAGGAGATATTGATATGCGAGACCCACAGACTAGTTTGTTTAGCACTTACGCGAGTACCATGCAAGAATATGGGAAAAGCAGCTTTTGTAAAATACGTCTTTTAGCATCCAATGTTGGGACAGAAATTCAAAAAGTAACAAATAAGGGTTCTATATTTGGATTACCTTCACAATTTAATGGTGCTGAATATAAACATTTTTTAAATGTACTTATTGCAAAACTTGTAGACGATTATAAAGGTGACCCCACAGCAGGACCTTTAGGCCAACTTTCTTGTCATCCTGTGCCTGCTCAATTTGTATTAAATTTTGCAAAAAGGAAAATAACTACAAGAAAATATACTGGTAATAGAGAACGTGATAAAGATACATCAGAAGATACTGATTTTGTTTCCGAATTTTTAATAATTGATGCACTTTCGGAGGTATTGCCATTACTCAGTCCGATATTAGACGGAATAGAATTAAAAAATGGATATTTACGTGTTCCGGCAAACTTGACAGGTGAAAAAGAAGGGTTTAATTTCTCCGATGAACAAGTAGTAGAAGAAATTATATTCAATGCATTATGTCAAAAATTAAAGATTTTATATATGGCCGATGTTCCTCCTAATGGGCTAAAGCCTCCGATGGTGTATACAGATTTTAATTCAGGCGTTGAACAAGGTCATACTGTCGATATGTTTTATTTGTCAGCAATTCCTTTGAATTATGATAGCTTTAATTATGATAGCTTTAATCCCGAATTATCTTTATTGCAATATTATGTAGCTGGGTGTGTTCTTATATCACAATATTTTGGCGCAATGGTTACAGCTTATAATAAAAGTAAAATGCAGCCTCGTACTACTCCTACAGAACAAATTAAACAAATTAAACTATTTCTTACTCCTCTGGGTGGGGGTGCTTTTAAAAATCCAAGAGAACTTATCGCCTCTTCTTTATGTATGGCATATATGCAAGCAAAACAAATTCTTGAAAATTTTGATGAATATGTTGAAGTTATATTTTTAGTATATGTTGGTAATGTGGCGGAAATTAGTGATTTCGGTGCGTTTTTTAACCTTTCAGACGAAGCAAAGGCTGCTGCTGAAGCTAAGGCTGCTGCTGAAGCCACGGCTGCTGCTGAAGCTAAGGCTGCTGCTGAAGCTAAGGCTGCCGCTGAAGCTAAGGCTGCTGCTGAAGCTAGAGCAGCTGCTGAAATTAAGGCTGCCGCTGAAACTAAGGCTGCTGCTAAAGCTAAGGCTATCGCTGAAGCTAATACTCCCTTTACTTTGCCTGAAGGGTTAAAAGATCTGAGAAGAGCACTGATCAAAGAAAATATGAAATCTCCTGAAGCTCTAGCTGCTGCTCAAGCTAGAGCTGCTGCTGAAGCTAAGGCTGCTGCTGAAGCTAAGACTGATGCTGAAGCTAAGGCTGCCGCTGAAGCTAAGGCTGCCGCTGAAGCTAAGGCTGCCACTGAAGCTAAGGCTGCTGCTGCTAATGTTTCCGTTGAACAAGATGCTTCTGCTCTAGATAAGGTTGCTGCCAAAGCAATGGCAGTAAAAGCAGTAATTGACAAAGTAAATGTTTCTTTTGCCAAGAGTGACAAGAGTGCCAATAGTGACGAAACTAAGATTCAAGCCATAAAAAAGGATGTTATGTCAGCTGACCCCGATATGGTTAGAGAAATGAAAGAAAAATTGGAAAAAGATGAAGAATTTATAAAGTTAATGGATAGTTATAATAAATATACAGAAATAAAACGCCAAACACATGATGTCGCCGCTTTAGCGGCTCCAACAAATATAGACATATTATCTTATATAGTTTCAAAAAGTAACTACTATGATATACATTCAGATGATAAATATCCGGTAATATCGACCCAAAAATCCACAGAACCATCATTGCCTAAGGATACAAGTGGAATGTCAATTAACTTTTTTTTTTATGGACTTTTTACTAAAGATCGACAAGTTCGTAATTTTACTTTTCCACAAATAATCGAGTTTATACAATTTTTAAATTTATTACAAGAAGTATGTGATACAGTTGGTTTTATTTCTATGCGTGATGATTTTGCGTTTGATAATATTGCTTTCGCTGTTCCGATATTACAATTTTTTGCTAAAAAAAATAATGTTATTTACAATATATTAGATAATATATGTTTTGTGAAGGAACCCAATGAATTTATAGAAAAATACAAATGTCTTGATCCAGTCAAATCTAAAGTTGCTGAACTTTGCGCCCGTATACGAGAATTATCTGGTAATGATAAACCTCCCAGTGATATAAATGTTGCACTAAATGAAAAGATTCTCACCTTAAGGGGAGAACAATTTAAATTAATAGAAAGTATATCTACGCGGTCATTTATTGAATCACAAGCTGGTGGCGGTGATAGCAGTGGTTATAAAAATTCAAAATTGAAAAACTATCATATTCGTCGTATTCACCGTAAGCATAAAACTAATAAAAAATATACACGCAAACACTCTCGCAAAACTCATCACAAACGCACACATCGGTCACGCACCCCCCGTAAGCATAAAAAATATTCTCGAAAGCATTAAGCCGTCGCCTCCCATAACCATACAATCTCATCGACATTTGCCTACAACTCTAGCAACAATTCTCGCGAAACAGTGCGCGAAATTCCCGCGATTCCAGCGACATATTCACTCCGTGCGCCAGTTTACAATAGCACTTCAGTGTAATAATCGTATCTGCAAACGAATTGTGTAGATTTTGCGGTGCAGGAATGCCCGGAAATAGATGCTCATATAGTTCCATAAGTTTCGGGAATTTGAACCCTTTTGTACCGTTCGAAAACGTGTACTCGATTTTACATACCTCTTTGCTATTTTTCATAGTACAATAATCTGCCGGAAAATTCATTCGTATATTGTTGCGAATCCCTTCTACAATCATAAACCTTTTGTCAAAAGACACATTGTGTCCAACACAAATATCTACCTTCGATAGTGCATCCCTAACACGTATAAGCGCTTCCTGAATAGGTACACCTTTTGCTTCCATAATCTCCCGCGTAATTCCGTGGATTCCTTCCGATACTGGGTCGACGATCACCCACGAATTCAGTCTGATATACGCGTCATATGTCTCTTCCAATTCGCCAGTTTCTGTATTATATATAATATAACTGATTTGCATAATGTGCGGCCATTTGTCTGTATCATAAATAGATGGATTGCGTTCTTTGGGTAATCCTGATGTCTCGGTATCGAAAACGAATACTTTCATTTTTGTCTGTTTTGTTGGTTTTGTCGGGTTTTGTCGTAAGGATGTATGTCACCTTCTTTCGTCTTTTCTTAATTGTCTGTATTTATAATAGAGACAATTAAGGTTTCAATTTATTGAAAATATAATAAATATAATAAAAATAATAATGCGCGTTATTCCACAATATTAAATCCATAATATTCAATCCATAATATTCAATCCATAATATTCAATCCACGATATCCATCCCTCCATATTTACGCGAAATCTTTACACAACCCGAAACTCCGTCTATGCCATTTGCTTATTCCGTGTTCACGAATTCCGTCCATATGTTTTTTTGTCCCGTATCCTTTATTATTCCCAAGGTCATATTTTTCGACCAACTCAGGATATTCTTTACACATTTCGTCTATATACTCGTCGCGCGATACTTTGGCAAGAATAGAAGCAGCAGCAATAGAAGCATACGTATTATCTCCGCTTTCTACGCATATATGTGGGATTTGTATATATGATTCTCCTGCGCCACCGCCGCATAATTTCATCATCGGTATAAAATCATTCCCGTCAATTAGTAGGTATACTCTATCCGCCGTTGTGTTCATTTTCTCCATTATTTCATTTATGGCTTTGTGCATACAGTCAATAGTCGCCCGCCTTATATTTACACTGTCGATTTCTGTATGCTCTGCATATTTTACACTCCAAGCAATAGCGTGCGATTTTATATATTCCGCCGCTTCTTTTATTTTTTTCTCGGAATGAAACTTTTTACTATCTTTCATTTTTGAGAAATCGAATAATTTACTATCTTTAGGTAAAACTACCGCGCCAACATAAACACGTCCAAACATAGGTCCACGCCCAGCTTCATCTACACCGATTTCAATAAACGGGTTTGAATAATCATCCCCTTCTTCACCTTCCATACGAAAATGCGATATTTTTAAGGTATGCTTAGTTGTTGCAGACATATTTGTGTTTTTTACGAGCTTTGAAGACATTACTATTGCGTGTTGTCTGTGTCTGTGTCTGTGTATTTGTTGGTTTGTAATATTGTTTTTATATCGAATTATAACCGCAAAATAATATCAATTTTAAGTAGATAAATATACCTATAAATACTATTATATTAACACGATTATATTAACAAAAATATATTTATATATAATATAATGAAACTTACAAAACTCCATATATTTATTATAATACTTGTCGTGCTTATTCTTTGCCCTACTTTAGGCGCTTGTTCTATTGAAGGTATCGAAAATTTCGAAAATAGAACAGATCCTAACGCTACACCCCAAACGACATTTCATAGCTATGGTGGTAGTAAGGGTCTTGATAGATCTTTAGATACTGCTACTATGTCCGGCAATCAGAATTCTGGTCCAAATAATAATACCAGTTATAGTCACCCACGTAATGCTCCTACGATGTCGGGTTCAAGTAGTGGTAATTCTAACAGCGGCGGAGGTAGCGGAGGTAGTCAAAGTTGGTTTTCTTGGTTTAAAAACTTGTTTTAATAATTTGCGATCAAACACGAATTAAGATAGAAAATACAATACAATAATAACAATATAACAATAACAATAACAATAATAGTAATAATAACAATAACAATAACAATAACAATAACAATAATAATAATAATATTAATGTTGTTGTAACTTTTTTTCCGTATATATATTATATTCGTGTATATAATTAGATATTAATAATGAAATTAACGAATTTACATATATTTCTCATAATATTACTTGCGCTTGTTTTATGTTCAACTTTAGGTGGAAATTGTGGTGCTAAGGAAGGTTATCAAAATAATAGTGAATCTCAACAGAATAAACGATATCACAGGTATGGAGGGAGCCACGGCTATGATAATCATCTAGATGATGAAAATACTAAAGAAGGTATGGATGATGGAAATGGTGACGACTTAAATGTAGGCGATGGTTCCGATAATTCTGGGATGTATTCTGAATCAAACAAAAGACATAATTATAAACATTCTGACTACAATAATGCTTATCGCCGCGAAAGACAAAATGATAATATGTTTGACTCTGTCTCTACCGGTTCAATAAATGGTTCAATATTTACCAGCTCTAACTCATATAATGATAATGAAATACAGGGGAAACACCATCGCGGGAAACATCACGGGATACCACGTAATCAGATACCAGAAGGAGATGATGATCTATATATTCTTAAATCGCAAATCGTACCACCTATATGTCCTGCCTGCCCCAAATGTCCATCAGTAAATTGTGATGATAAATGTGGAAGTAACAAATGTCCTCCTTGTCCCGCTTGCGCGCGTTGCCCTGAACCTCAATTTGAATGTAAGAAAGTTCCTAATTATAGTGGCGGTAGTTTAATGGGAAATCTTCCTATCCCTTGGGCTGATAAACTCGATTTAAATTGATGATATGATTCTTTATATACATTGCATTTCCATTTAATATTCATTTATAATTAACAGTTTCAAATTATAAATGAATTAATCAATTTCTCCGTTATATACGTTTAACGCGTTTAGTGCGTTCCTCTGTCTTTACCTTTATGCATTGATTGTCTACTACAAATGAAGGTGTTCTCTCTTCTTGAGGAACTATTTGTATAACACATTTCGCCTTCTTGCCATATAAAGGTTCTGTACATCCTTTCTCTTTATTATTCTTTCGCGTCTTACCAAATTTGAATATCTTTTTTCCATCATTTTGTGTACACCTTGATCTAAAATGCTCGTAACGCTCGCGAACATCGCAATACGATAATCCCGATTTTTTATCTAATTGTTTATTCACCGTTTCGTGTAAGTTATATATATATTTAGAAAAGGTATCTCGATTTTTCATATGACACATCTGTAGAGGATGTGCTTTTAAATTATTTTTGAGATTCATTCTACAGTATTTACAAGGAAGAACATTTGTAAGATTCTCGACAAATTCTTTATAATCTCTCTTATTTTCTTGAGTAGGATTTGTAGGATAATTAAAACTTATTGTATGAAGGAGATGCCACGCAGCAGGACCCCATACTGTTGTTAACATACCATCTCCGCTCATATAATCTTTACGCGTGAAAGTTTTACGCAATATCTTTTTATTATTTTTACGAGATTTGCTAGTCGAAAATTTATTCAACATTTAATACCACTATATACATATATATACACATATATAAAATATTAAAATATTAAAATAAAATTAAAATAGAACGACTTAACGGAATTAACGGAATTAACGGAATTAACGGACTAGTATAAATAGAATAGAAAAAATAATAGTATAATAGTATAATAGTATAACATTACTTCGGATGTCAGAATCAACATCAGATATTTTAATTAATATGTCAGACAAAACAACAAATACAATGTATATGATGTTTGTTGGATTTATTCTAATTATATTCGCATATGGAACTGGTGTGCGAAATAATAAATTCCTTTCCCTTATGATGAAAGTAGGAATAGTTGCTTTATATTTATATGTATTTACTATCGTTTATAAATCTCTTAAAAATATTTTTAATATAAATGGTCTTTTTACAAGTCCTTCTTTAAACAGTCTTAAAATCTTCTTTATGTTATTCACAGTTTTTGAAATATGTCTTGTTCTTTTAGTTGCATATGTTCTATATAGTGTATTTTTTTAAACTATTCTACTATTATTCTATTATTATAATAATAATAATAATAATAATAGCTCCCATCATTATTTAGCAGATAATAACAATATAAATTCATAATATTCTTTATCAGAAAAAAAACTATTTATTTTAATATCGATTAATCTTCCATCATTGCAGCGTTTGATCATTTTGAAATCTAAATTTAAATCACGGGTTATATCAGAGGTTATACGCGAATCTATATGAATAAAAGAGAAATGTTTAAACCGGTTTAATAATATTTAGTAGTGTATTTAATAATATTCATTCGTTTATTTATAAAACATATTTATAATATTATATATATATACTTGTACATATATATAATTAGATGTCTGATCCGGTTTTTAAATTAAAAAAGGTATTAAACTCATTACCCACAATTACGCAATTTATTGTAGTAGCGGCCTTTGTGGCAATTTTGATTGGTTGTGCGTATTATATCTACAAGACATATATTTCCCCTCAGTCTGATAGGTCGTTATACGAAGGTTATGCTAGTGGTATGAAAATGAGAAATGAAGGCGGTGAGCCCGATATGGCAACCTTATATCATTTTGGTGTTGATTGGTGTCCACACTGTAAAAAGGCTAGGCCGATATGGGATGAATTTGTAAAGGAAAATTCAAACAAGTCATTTAATGGTGTAACCGTCAATTTTGTCTATATAGATTGTGATGCAGACTCTGCGACTGCTGATAAATATGGTGTTACCGGATATCCTACAATAAAACTGGATAAGGGTTCGGAAGTAATTGAATTTAATTCAAAACCAAGTGGTGATACTTTATTGGCTTTCCTTCAGCAATCTTTGTAAGTTATATATATATAAATATTCCTATCATTCATATTCATATGATTAATAATCTGATTAATCATATAAATTACACTAACAATAACGAGATACTATTATTTATCGAATTATGCAATTTCTCCCGTACAATACGTTCAATGCTTTTATATCTCTCCATTGGTGTCGTCGTTGGTCCCATCGTTGGGATAGTCTTCATCTTTGGTTTCCGATGCTAGTGTACTGGTATTGTCGCCCCCTTCGCTACAATCCTCCATTTTTTGCTGTTTCTGCAACCATTTTTCATAATCTGATTTAGCATATTCTATGCCTGTATCGATTAACATTGCTCGATGTTCTTGCGATATAGGTACATTAATCCACGCTTCATAACTATTAAATATATTCATATCGCATTCTATATCATATGGTATATACGGGGTCAGTTTTTCATCATTTATATAATTTACAACATTATCCATAATTGTACTAAAATATTCGAATACAGTTGATTCGTCATTTATTAACGATTTCTCTTTATCGTATAGCTTATGAACTCCAATTACTTCATTTATATCACATCCGGTATTATCTAAACAGAATTTAACAGGATAGTTACAAAATATGCCACCATCGGTATAGCATTTATCATAAATGACTATAGGTCGAAAAATACCAGGAAACGAACCACTCATACAAAGAGACTTAATAAGTTCTAGGTCAGGATGTGTCTTATGTGATAAAACAACCCCACTAAAATTATTTACTTCTGTTGTTAAAAAATAAAGCTCAATGCCGCAATAATCATAATATTCTTTAAGTGTAATATTAGGGGATAGATCTTTCGCTTCTAAAAGCATATTTAGAGATCTATAATAAAGAGGATATAAATCTATCAGTCCTCTTTTATTGTAAAAATCGATAAAATTATCAATACCTATGTCGTTAAATATTTTTTCCCACGGACGTTTAACGAAATAGTTGTATATATAGTCGTAATCGTATCCAATAGTTAAATATACAGATATGATCGCGCCTATAGATGTAGCGTATATACTTTTAATATCTTTTATATTCCAAAAATGAGAATCGTGTAAATATTTTAAAGCGCCGAATGCTACTAACCCAAATGGTCCGCCTCCGCCCAAAACAAGGTGTTTAATTGTCATTTATATTGTATGTGTCAATAAAAATGTGAAAAAATACGCGATTAAAATGTGCAAAATATGAATGCTTCTATTACTATTATTACTATTATTACTATTATTACTATTATTACTATTATTACTATTATTAATATAAATCGGAATAGTATTATTTTTATATTTTTTTTCTAGTAATCAATTAAATATAACATATAGAAAGTACGCAAATGGACGAATTATTTCGGAATAAAGAGGATAGTGATGCCATAAAAAAGATAAATTTAGACGAACTTTATGATAAAAAGAAGACATACGATTTATCTAAATTGTCTACTTATAACAAAATACTCAACAGAATTCACGACAAGATAAAGATAACATCGCGCCAAAAAATGAATGAACAATTTTGCTGGTATGTGATTCCGGAGATTATGTTGGGTGTTGCAGCATACGATAGAGCTTCGTGTATTAGCTATATTTTAGAAGAGCTTACAAGCAATGGTTTCGTGGTTCGTTATACGCATCCTAATCTTATTTTCGTATCTTGGAAGCACTATATACCGTCATATGTTCGCACCGAGTTCAAAAAAAAGACAGGGATGATTATTGACGAGTATGGGAATCAGATCCAAGAGTATGACGATTTCGGCAACCCTATAGAGAATCGCGGCCCTCCTGCAAATAACCCACTAAGTGCTAATAGTTTAGATCCATTTAATATGGGTCTAGCGCGTAAAATAAATAACGGTAAAGGCGGCGGCGGTGGCGGCGGCGGCGACCCTTCTGCTGCAAAGAAAGAGTTTAAGTCGATCGCAGAGTATAAACCAACTGGTAATTTAGTATACGGAAAAGACCTTTTCAAAAAAATAGAAGACAAATTTTCATAGTAATATTACCTGCCGCCGCCCACGCGTCCGCCTTGCGATCGCCTGCGACCACCGCTGCATAATGGTGTGCACGTGACCACGCCGCCAGCGGCGCACAGCTGCATAATGGTCACAAACCCCGCCCGTAAGATTGGGAGGGCGGACGCCGAAGTGAATGAAGTGAATCATTTTTTCAAAAGTATTTTGGATTTTCCAAAAAAGGACATTTATAAATGTCCTTTTTCCCAAAAAAAGTTTTAGATTTGAAAAAAACGATGCATTCGTCACTCAGAGCATAATGCTCTAAATTGCTTTTTTAAGTTGAAATATTTGTTACCATAATTTTTTACGATTTTATATATATTTTGGGAAAAGGATTTAGGGCTTTTTTATGTCATCATTATATATGATGACAATGATGACGCTCAAAACCTCCGATTTTTTTGCTTGCGAAAAATGTCACTTTATATGTAGCAAGAAACGAGACTACGAAAGACATCTTTTAACACTGAAACATAAAAATGATGACAAAAAAGCCCCAGAAAATGTCAAAAAATATGACTGCACGTGTGGTAAGAGTTTTACATACCGTCAAGGACTATATGTCCACAGAAAAACTTGTAAAATGGACAAAAATATTGATAGCATAATTGATGCCAATATTACCAACAATGGTAAAAAAGTGGATACACAACCTGACAATACTATATCTTCAGAAGAGAATATAAGTATAACAAAAGATATGTTTATGACCTTATTAAAAGATAATCAAGAAATGATGAAAATGATTAAATCGTTATCAGAGCAACAACTAACAACCCCTCAACATATAACAAATAACAACAACAACAATATAACAAATAACTTTAATTTAAATATATTTTTAAACGAGAAATGCAAGGATGCTCTGAATATGTCAGAATTCATTGACTCGCTTAAAATAACATTGGATGATTTATTATTTTCAAAGATCAATGGTATAACGCGTGGAGTAACAGATGTTATGATGAAGAGATTAAAAGAGTTGGATATATATAAACGACCAATACATTGTACCGATATTAAACGGGATACAATGTATATAAAGGATGAGGATAAATGGGAGAAAGACAATAATCACGATAAATTTAAAAATACAATCGTACGCGTAGCAAACAAAGAGCGTTCGGCATTGCAGCAATGGGCAATAGATAACCCTGATTGGATAGAAACAGAACAAAAACAAATCAAATACTTAACAATGGTGCGCTCTATTTGTGAGCCTATCGAAACATATAACAATTATGAGCGAAAAATAGTAAAAAATATAGGGAAAGAAATAATGGTAGATAAATAATCTATTATTTGTTTGCTATATGGTAACAAACAAATAATTTATATTATAACTATATTACAACGATTATATAATTATGGATTTATGGATTTATGGATTCTCCCAATTCTCCCGTTATACCCGTTATACCCGATTATGGGCTACGTGGGCTTTCAATACGTCAGCAGCACATTGAGTATTGGGTGTAGACAGTTTCTTGTCGGACTTGCGCTCATTGGTTTGGAACGCTTTAGCGATTCTCACCATAAGTTCGTCAAACATCTTCTCATCTTTCTCAGATATAGACATAGACGCTTTGAGTTTCTTGGCGATCGCAAGGATATCAGAATATTCTTTCCAAAGACCGTCACGCTTTGCTACATCGACTTTATATTTATCTTTTAAAACATTCATTGAATCGAGCTCTGCTTTGTATTTATTCGCACTTGTCTCGTGATTCTTATTGTATTTATCATAATGGTCCATAAAAGCCTTTGCCAACAATGCAGCCGACTTATCGGTAGAGGCACGTACGTCTTCTAGGATAGAAAGAAGACTCTTTTTATCATCGCCTTCCATAATAGTCGCGTGAATATCGCTCTTGATACCACTTACGTGTGTTTTAACATTATCAAGCGAATTGAGGAATTTTGGTTTGAATATTTTAAGACGCGCTAAATAGCCTGACTCATCGTTGAGTATCTTGTGGTGCTGCATCAAAGTAATATTGAGAGCAGTTATCTTGACCAATATAGCCTGAGCATTGGTAAACTCGGCAGAATATTTCTTATATGTTTCAGCCGTCTTTGTTTCGGTATCGGTAACGACTTTCTTGTCTTTAGTGAATTGGTCGCGATGCGCTTTCTGCATATCGTCGGTCATCGTCTTGAATTTCTTATACAGATCACTCATCTTAGACTTGGCATCAGCGGATAATGTAGCAACGTGTTTAGAGATATTAGCAGGAGATACGGGCGGGAATACATCGGGGCGACATACTTTGTGGGAGTGAGATTGGGAACTAGAGCCCGACTTAGCGCTTGATGCTATTGATACCCTTGACGCGCTTGATGCGGACGACTTTGTCAACAGTTTATCTTCGGGTTTAGGTGCAGCGGGTGCGACCGTAGGTGTGACCTTGATAGCAACATTAGGAGCGACCTTAGGAGCGACAACTGGAGCAACATTAGGAGCGACCTTAGGAGCAGGCGTAGCAACGACTTTCCTAGTCTGAACCCCATTTTCGCATTCTTTAGCAAAATAGCATTCAGTGCCGTGAGGCTTCCAAGAAAGCTGCCATTTTGAAAGAGGCGATTCGGGGCCATTATATCCGCCCATTTCCCAGTTCTTGGCACCACGGTTTACATTTAAAACAGCTCCGTTAGGATCCGCATAATCAGCAACACTTTTTACACCATCCGCGTTTCCACAAATACCCTGCATCTTTCCGAAGAAATCAGTAGGAACATTTGTCTCCAAAACGCCGCAGTATCCGCCTGAAATCATAACCGAAAATCCGTTAGGAGTAGTAAGCTTCAGGCCGGCAGGTTGCATCGCAGCACCCTTCCATTCGATGACTTGTTTTCCGTAGCGAATCTGGACACCACCGAAAGTAAGAGTGAAATCTTCGGGAAGCTCGACTTCTTTACCATTTACAAGGATTTTGCCAAAGTTGGCCACATCGACTTCGATGCTCATTTGTTTGTAGCGGACTAGAGCACCGGTCATACACGATGGTACACCGGGTTTAATCGCACCATTTTTGCGCATTTTTTCTTGGATTTCGAAAACCGCATCAGGCGTACGCGCTACAGTGTAGATACCGGGTTCTTGAATATGGAAAAGCTCGCCGTCATAGTTGGTCACGTGAGGATCGCCGGAAGCTACGCAATACCGTTTGCTTGGATTTGATGCTTCTTTGGAAAGAAATTCTTCCGCTGAAAGAGCGCTTTCTTGGGCAATAGATTTGCTTTTAGTGACGCGCATATCCTCGATACAGCCGTTGTAAATATCCTTCTTATTTGAGATACCAAGAGACTGGCAAAATTTGATAGCATCTTGGCCTTCGGATGTAACAACCCAAGCGGCAAAAGCGTTTTCAAACTTCTTGGCAAGTTCTTTTGTCTTGGCAGATAGCTTGACGTCGACTGAAGCATACTTGTTAACGAGGGTTGGAGCAGGGGCGGGAGCGGGAGTGGCAGCAGGCTTTGCAGCAGCTTTCCCACCACCACGGCGGCGCAACAACTGCCTTCCTTCGCTTACAACACCTTCGTTATTTTCGTCATTTTCGTCATTTTCGTCGTTTTCATCCGTATCCTCAGGATCGCCCATTCGGATGCTAAATAGAAGTTTCCTACTATCATTTTCAACAATTGCTAAATGAGGGCGATGTTTAGAATTATCATAATTTGTTGTATGATTTTGTGTATGATTATATACTTCTGTATTTAATGTATAATTATGTGTGTGTTCTGATTCCGACATAGTCATATTACCATCGCTAGGAATCAATGCGATAGCAGACGCAAAAGAAAGTAATGAAAACAGAATAAACGCCTTCATTTGGAATCTCTTTATAATACAACGTAATATTTTATCTTTATGCATTTTATAAATATGTTATATTTTGTATAAAATAGTTTCAAAAATAATAAAAATATACGAATAATTTATACACATATATATATTTATTGTAAGAAATGACAATAAAAAATAATAAACGTAATAGACATAATCGTCATAAAAGCAATAAACATATAAGTAAAATAAAAAAAAAACATAATAATAAAACTAAAAAAATAAATAAAACGGTAGAATTTAACAAATATGTAAATTCAAACGGATCTGGTAGTTTTAACTATATTAAAATGCCTTATATAGACACATCGATAGTTGAGTCAAAGAATATATTACTACCCATCAAAGATATTAAAACTAGTTCATCGATACTAGATGCCGAAATACGCGTAAATGATGTTTTAAACAGTATAAAAAATGAGGAAAAGGCAATGCATCTTAGCCCAACAAAGGATTTTTACACTTTCGTGAATCATTCGTGGATGAAAGAGCAAGATATAAAAATAAGTTATAAAAAATATTATTTCGTCAAGTTGGATAGTTTTCGATTTCTCCAAGATACCGTGAATCATCGTGTTATTCAGCTAGCAAATGATTATTATAAAAATAACAAGAATCCTACTGCCAGAAAGGTAGAAAATATAATGAAATCTATGGAATTCTCAAATCTTACATTTAATAAAATAAAAAAATATATCGACATAATGGAAAATGATTATGCTCACTATACGAAAACCGACGATTTAATCGGTTATTTATCTTCTATAAATAGATGCGAGTTACATTCTTGGGGGTGTCCAATATTTTGGTCTACCTATCAGGATGAGAAAGATGCTGTAAATTTAAGGAGTCACGTTCAATCGCCAAATTTGTCATTTTATGATTATGATTTATATATTACGGGGAATGAAACCGCAAAATATACGCGTAAATTTAGAGAAGAGTTTGCCGATACATTTTGCATATTTGTGACAAAATTGTATGATAAGATGTTGGGCGCAAATCACGGATTAAACGCTAGACACGTAATAGAGTGCGAAATAGAAATGTTAAATGCACAAGATTCTGTATCGGAGGACAATGCACCGGATATGTATAATGTTGTATCAATAAGCGATAGTGAAAAAAAACTAGGGTTTGATTGGAGAAAATTCGCAGAGGGTGTTGGTTTCAATAGCGCGGATGTTCCAAAGTCGTATATAACGGGTAGTAAAAGTTATATAAAAAATATTATGAAAAAGTTAAAAGATGAATGGAATACTCCAAAATGGAAAGCCTATTGGTATTATATGCATTTACGCAAAATGTCTTTATTTAATAATAGCACACACCATCTTAGATACGACTTTTTTAAAAAATTTGCTAAAGGGCAACAAGCAATGTTACCTGAGAAATTATTTCCATTATTTGCATTATCTTATTGTTTCAATACGCTATTCTCGAGGTTATATGTAGGTAAATATGTGAAACCAGGGTCTATATATATAGCAAATATGATGGGAGAAGAAATAAGACAGATATTTATAAGAACGATAGAAAATAATACGTGGTTACAACCGGAGACGAAACAGGAGGCTTTACTTAAATTGAAAACTATATCAATTGAGACGGTATATCCCAAATTTATGATAGAAGATTTCGATGTTGATTTACCCGAAGGTGATGCATATGGAATAATGTTTGCACAGTCACAGGCATTGCGAGAATTTCTTATAAAAAATGAAGGGAAACATTTTGTAGATATACCGTCCATAGACTTTAGCGTAAATGGAGGATTATCATTAAATGGTACACAGCCTTATATAGTAAATGCTTTTTATAATCCTACAAGGAATAATATCTATGTACCTGCCGCTATTTTAGAGGAACCATTTGTCTCATTGGATGGGAAGAGTTTCGAGTTTAATTTAGCGCATATTGGATATACATTTGGGCACGAATTTTCACATTCTTTAGACAATACTGGAAGATTATTCGACCATCGCGGTAATATGAATAACTGGTGGAAAAAGGAGGATGAAAATATATTTAATAGTAAAGTGAAGGATGTTGTTAAGCAGTATGAATTATTTGCGTCGTGGGATGGTATTAAAATGGATGCATCTACGATGGTGGGGGAAAGTATGGCGGATATTTCGGGGATGGAGTTGTGTATAAATTATTTAAATAGTTATTTAGACAATATGGGGGCAATTGATAAGGTTAAGGAACAATTATTTAAGACATTTTTTACATATTTAGCATATCAATGGCGCGAGGCGATATATAAACAAGCTATACGTTTTAATATAAAAACAAACCCACATCCTTTAGTAAAATATAGAACAAATTGCCCAATGGCGCGTTCAATGATATTTAAGAATATTTATAATGTAAAGAAGGGCGATCGTATGTATTGGAAAAATGATACTATTTGGTCAAATAATTAAGTAAGTAAAAATGTATTCATTTATTTCATTTATTTCATTTATTTCATTTAGGTATTTCGTTTCATTTCATTTCATTTAGGTATTTCGTTTCATTTCATTTCATTTAGGTATTTTATTTTCTTTAATTTCATTTCATTTAGGTATTTTATTTTCTTTAATTTCATTTCATTTAGGTATTTTATTCGTAAAATTAAATTGTATTTAGAATATCTCAATAATAATTACATTTAGAAATATTGTAATTATTATTTTAATTATTATTGTAACTATTATTGTTATTATTGTTATTATTGTTATTATTGTTATTATTGTAATTATTATTGTTATTATATAATTTATTTTCTATTTTTCAAAATTTTTTTATATGTATATATTATATAAAATGGCAAAAAGACACTCTGTACACAGAAAAAGAGCTCGTGCAGCTCGTGCAACTCTTAAACGCTCTGCTAGAAGGGCTGCTAGCGCCGCTCGTGCCGCAGCATCTAGTCTTAAACGGGCAGCTAGCGATGCTCAGGCTGCTGCACAGACCGGTGGATTCTCAATGGGTGAGGAACAAACAGGTGGCCGCAGACGTCGTCACCACCACCGCCGCCGTCACTGCAAAACCAAGCGTCACTCTAGACGTCGTTAAATAATCGGTTCATTTCAACTACACCATAAAGTAAAATTTATGTGATACTGCAATACTGTATCACATAAACATTTTGTTATTATAATTGCAAAACTATTTAAAAATATTTAGACAATATTATGTTAGTATGTCGCGCATTGCTCTCTATCTATCTACAACGCATACTCCGCTTCAATACCCTTCTCTAATTCATTAATTTGTCGTTTACTTGTCTCAAGTATTTGGGTTTCAATTATAGCCTGAAATATTTTCAAGGTACTCATAAAATCTCTCTCGCAAGAAATATACATTTTTAAAATTATTTTTCTTGCCTCTGCAATTAATATATCTAATGCTTCGTATGTTAGTGTGTGGTCGATTATGTATTTTTCTTTTCCTGTATCCACGCCAGCATCCGCGCCAGCATCCGCGCCGGCATCCACTCCAGAATCATTGTGTACAAATATTTTGTCTATTATTTCCAATAACGAATTCCGTATCATATTTGAGTCGAATATCATTTTCTTCACCATATCGACATAATCCACAAATAGTTTGTCCTTTGTTGTACCCATATACGTTTTATTAAAAATAGAATCTATATTATCGCATTCAACCGTGTCTGAAAATGAATGAAGCGGAATATCCTTGAAACTTTTAATATCTTTGGGTGGATTTTTATCACCGGTAAAAAGCGTATATAATAAAGCAACATTCCTCTTCTTCTCTTCTTCGTTTTTAGCCGACATCCTATCGAAACGCCCCTTACTCGCATTATATTTGTCATAATATAGACGACTCAACTCGGCAAATCCGGGCAAATCATATACCGTTTTTTTGCGCGAATAACCCTCGTTGTTATTATTCAAATTACTGGAACACAGATTTGTTTTTATTTTTATAGTAGACACCTTTTCCGCGCCACTAGGAATAACATTTTTACCATCCATTAAGTCGGTTAACTCTTCCATATCCATTAAATCAGATATACGCGAATTACAGAAATTCAAATTCTCTACTTTTATATCTTGTGCCATTTCCGATATATGATGCTTCTCTTCAAGTGTAGCAGTGAATTTTATTTCTTCCATCCCTTCCATCCCTTCTATCACCTCCATCCCTTCGACCCCTTTTACTTCCTTGCCCGGTTCTTCCGCCACGTGAGGCTTTAATAATGCACGCGATGAAGATGCTGATGATCTCCACGAAAATACTGGATTAAGTGTCGTTATAATAGCAGCAAATAAATGCGCAATTTTAACATAATATTTAGCAATATCGATACACATATTCTTTTTTTGTTCTGCACTCATAGAACCGCCTAATATAGAATCACGCTTATTTAAGAAGACCGAATCTTTCTTTAATTCTTGTCCAATACCCAAGCCTACGCCTACACCTTTGTCGAATATTTTCTGATAAGCATAGTTTATCTCTTGACTTGAATACGATTTTTTTAAAAGTTTAGATGTTATAGTTACTAAATCGTCGCAATATTTAGAATTAGTAAGACGAATCATATCTTGAAAATTTTGACCTAAAATATAGTTTGTAGCGATATCATTTAATTTAGAAAGAAATTTCGAATTTGATTCAGCCAGTTTCTTTATATCTTCGCCATTTGATGTCGTATGTTTAAATGATGATTTATTTTCTAATGTACTTGAACGGTTACCCATTATTTGATAATATTATTATTATTATTATTAATATATTATTTTTGATATATTATTACTTGATATATTATTACTTGATATATTATTACTTGATATATTATTACTTGATATATTATTACTTGATATGTTTATTGTTCAATATTTTGTTTTCATTTTTAATATTAAGAAACAATTACGGTAATTATAATCCTGAATTATAATCCTGAATTATAATCCTGAATTATAATCCTGAATTATAATCCGTGAATTAAAATATAAATAAAATTGAATTAAAAATAAATAATATAGTTTAAAACAAACCAGAAAATTCTAATCCCGTTTAAGAAACTTAAGCAACTTCGCAACATTTAAGTATATACTAACACAAAATGCCCGAAACATCTTTATCTCGAATACCGACAACACACAAGACATACAAGAATAAAATAACCAATAATAATAATAAAGCAGATTTGTGGGAAAAAATAAACGAATCGTTCCGACTTTGTAATGACTCGCGTGCCGGTGTTCAAATTCACGCACAGGATAAGGAAAGCATAGAATGTATTTATAGAAGCGCCGGACAACGTGAAATATGCGATACGTGTAGTTCATCGGTATCATTGTCCGACGAAGGGTTCCTAGTATGTACAAATCCTAAATGTAGCATTATTTATACAGATGTAGTTGACCAAACAGCAGAATGGAGATATTATGGTGTAGACGATAATCAAATGAGCGACCCCACGCGATGCGGTTTACCAATAAATCCTCTACTTGTCGAATCATCGTTTGGTTGTAAAATATTATGCGACGGCGTGTCATCTTATGAAATGAGAAAAATACGGAGATATACGGAATGGCAGTCTTCGCCGCATAAAGAAAAGACGCAATACAATGAATTTCAGCATATTACTATTATCGCCAATAACGCCGGTATTCCGAAGATTATTATTGATGAAGCGCTTAGGTGTCATAAGAAAATATCAGAACACCAGACATTCCGCGGTTCTAATCGCGACGGTATCATTGCAGCTTCAGTATACATTGCATTTAGGATACACGATTGCCCTCGAACCGCGAAAGAAATCGCGACAATATTTAACTTGGACAATACTAGCTCTACGAAAGGATGTAAGAATGCTGTATGTATTATTAATGAGATTGAAAATGATATGGACAATTCAGATAAGACGAGCTTTTGCAAGACGAGACCCGAAGCATTTATTGAGCGGTTTTGTACGAGATTAAGCGTAAATACGGAGTTGACAAAACTGTGCCAGTTTATTGCTCTGCGCATTGAAAAAAATAATCTGATACCTGAAAATACGCCGCATTCTATAGCTGCAGGAATAATATACTTTGTTTCCCAAATATGTTGTTTGAATATATCAAAAAAAGATGTGAATAAAATTAGCGAAACAAGCGAAGTTACGATTAATAAGTGTTACAAAAAATTGGAAAGTATAAAGGAAAATCTTATACCACGGATTATTTTAGAGAAGTATTCGCCCAAAAATTAAAATTATAAAATTATAGACTATTATAAATAATATTTTTAATACTATTAATAATATCAACAATATCCTACATACAATGACTAAGCAAACATTATCGTTGAAAATAAAAAAAGAAATTATTGCACCCTCTTTACCCGAATCGAAACTAGAAATTCCCGAGATAAATAATGATGATGTGCGGGAATCGCGGGACGTACCGTCGGTTGTAGAAGATAATAGTACCGAACTTGCATTGCTAATATCATCACCACAGCTCACACCATTGCCATCACCGCCGCTATTACAATCAGTACCAAAAGTGGTGTTTATTATTCCTTACAGAGATAGAGCAGAACATAAGGTGTTTTTCAGTGTATATATGAAACACGTTTTAGAAGATATCCCAAAAACGGATTATGAAATATACTATGTAGAACAAAAAAATACACTGCCTTTTAATCGAGGCGCAATGAAAAATATAGGATTTTTAGCAATTAAATATAAATATCCTGAACATTACGGAAATATTTCTTTTGTATTTAATGATATCGATACTGTTCCCTATAGTAAAAATATTATCAACTATGAAACCACGCAAGGAGTAGTAAAACATTTTTATGGTTTTAAATTCGCACTTGGTGGTATTTTTTCTATAAAGGGTGCAGATTATGAACGAACAAACGGTTTCCCTAACTTTTGGTCGTGGGGTGGTGAAGATAATTATATGCAGAAACGCGTCCAACAAGCCGGCCTATTAATTGACAGGTCGTGTTTTTTTAATATTCTTGACAAGAATATTTTACAGTTATGTGATGGTATTAAGAGGCTTATATGCAGAAAAGAGGCTGCTACTGTTGTAAATATGACAACGATGGATGGTTTGATTACTATACGAAATCTTAATTATGATTTTAAAGACGAATATATTAATGTATATCATTTCGATACGACTAGAGACCCGAGAACATTGCGATTTGAAGAACAGAATATTGTTCTTGAAACGAAAATACGTCTTGAAAGGGAAGATGTTAAAAATTTACTAGAACGAAAAATGAACGAGATGCGATTGCCTAGCCATTATACGAATCAGAATAGACCGCATACGCAACCATATCCGCAACCATATCCACAACCACGCATACAAACACAACCACGCCCGCATCCGCATCCGCATCCGCATCCGCATCCGCAATCATACCGACAACAACCGCAGCAGCCGCCGACTAGACATAATACGGCGCGCCCCATCCCTCACGGGCAAGTTAGTAGTAGGATGAGTATGGGCGGTTTTTCAAAATGAAGCACTAAGATCGAATATATTATCCGTTTTTGTCCTTTCGGACATTGCATATTCGCTTACGCGTTTTTCAAAGAAATTTGTCTTGCCTTCTACGCTGATCATCTCCATAAAATCAAAAGGGTTTAATGAATTGTATATTTTGTCATATCCCAACTGTAACGACAGACGATCGGCGATGAATTCTATATACTGGGACATAAGCTTGGAATTCATTCCGATCAGCCTACAGGGCAATGCTTCACATATGAATTCTTTCTCTATTTCTACCGCTTCTTTTATTATCTCGTGAACTTTTTGCTTTGGATATCTTTTTTGTGTCTTGTTATATAATAAAATTGCAAACTCTGTGTGAAGCGCTTCGTCGCGGGATATAAGTTCATTACTGAACGTCAGTCCTGGCATCAATCCGCGCTTCTTTAACCAATATATTGAGCAAAATGCACCCGAAAAGAATATACCCTCTATACAAGCAAAGGCAATCAGGCGAGTATAAAATGAACTGCGCTTATCATTGATCCATCGAAGTGCCCAATCTGATTTTTTTTTGATACAAGGGAAGTTATCTATACCTGCAAACAATTTGCTTTTTTGTTCTTCGCTTTTTATTAAAGAGTCGATTAGAAGACTATATACTTCATTATGGATATTTTCTATTGCTATTTGAAATCCGTAAAATGCTCGCGCCTCGGCAAGCTGAACATCGCTCATAAACCGAACTGCTAGATTTTCGGTAACAATACCATCACTTGCTGCGAAAAAGGCCAGAATCATTGAAATAAAATATCTTTCATTATCATTTAAGGTTTCGCTATTCCATTGTACAATATCTTTAGATAAGTCTATTTCTTCTGCGCGCCAAAAACAATCAACCTGTTTTTTATACATTTTCCATATTTCATTATCTTGGATAGGAAACATTACGTAGCGAGAATCATTTTCAGTTAGTAGCAGTTCTGACGATTTACTAGTAGAGGCTAAAGTTTGTTTTACGGACATTCTAAATATTTATATGACAATATAAAAATATTTCCGGATTTTATATTTCTATATTTTATATTTCTATATTTTACAATATTTACGATAAATAACATAAATATTGAAAATAAATGAATATACTATTATGAATATACTATTATGCAAATAAATTAATATACTTATATACTAATATATTATAAATATTAATACCACTTTAAAAATAAATCAATCATAATATGTCAGTAGTAGCAGCAGCAGTAACTAACGTGTTAGGTGGAGCAACGCCAGCAGCAACACCAGCAACACCAGCGGCACCAGCCGGAGGATCACCGCCTCCGCACGAAGCGGTACCAACCGTGGCAACACCACCAGCGACACCAGCAGCAGCAGCGGGAGGAGGCGCAATGGGAGGAAAATTAGGAAAGATGGCAAGTATGATGGCTGGAGGTATACCGTGCGGATATGAAATACCTATGGAATTTTTTGTAGGATTTTTATTCACATTTCTTATTTATTTTTTAGTTTTTGGATTTGTTCCATATCAGGATATTGTATCTACAATGACAAAATATATAATAGGATTCCCCGAAAAAATGTATAATAAATTTTTAGGGACTTTACCATCTTCAGTTAAAAATGCCAAAACAGGTTCAATATTTTCAGGTATTCATAAGGTGTTAACAAAAACTATACCCGATATGATACAAAAAGAAAAAACTAAAATGTTGACACCTTTACAGAAAAAATTAAAAAAACTCAAAGAAGAAGAACATAAGAAACTAAATAAGGCAAACAGTGGTAGCAATTCATCTATTGCAAACCAAATTAATGCATCTATAACTAAAACAAAAATACAAATAATGTCTATTTGGGAAACATTAAGACATAAAATTATACCGGCAATATTTATATCGATTATATATTACGTAGTATGGCTTATAATATTTAAAATTATACCTCAAATAATGAAATACGGTATAAATATGGCAACAAAGGGATGAATGCGATGAATACAATGAATATAATAAAAATAGTAATTGTTTTTTATTATATGCAATATATAACTAGAAATATATAACTAGAAATATATAACTAGAAATATATAACATAATATAAGAATTCAATAAAATGGTCTCACTTAGTGGTATTATCACAACTATAAAACACATAATCTTCATACTTATATTTATTCTTTTTATCCCCGGATTCTTTTTTCAACTTCCGAAAAGCGGTAGCAAGCTTGCTGTAGCGGCTGTTCACGGATTATTATATGCTTTAGTATATACTGTATTGGAAGTTTTATTTAGTATTAAGCGTATAATAATGTGTATAAAAACAGGAGGTAAAGGTAGCGCTTAATTTAGATATTATTGTATCATATTTGTAATTGTATAATAATAAATATGAATATATAATCTATATAACTATAAATGGTAAAAAAATCTACATCGAGAATTTTTAGTAATCAATCAGTACAACAAGTCCCACCCACATATGAAGAATTGAATGCCTTTATGAAACCATCATTATTAAGTCCGAAATATGAATACCCGAATTTACGTGTTTCTCCCGATTCTCCCGATTCTCCCGATTCACACAAGTCATATGGAGATAATACGACTGATGGTAATAACAGCGACTCAAGTAACAGCAGTAATCGCAGTAACCGCAGTAATCGCAGTAATGGTAGTGAAGGCAAATGTAAAGTATCTTATAAAACGGATGGTTCGTATGCAGGGAGTACTTCTAGTAAAGATTTAAAATTATATGATATGAAATGCTTACTGGATAAAAAACGCAAAGCTATTTATGATAAAAACCGAGAAGTAAAAAAATTGGCATCAAATAACCCATATTTATCAAGTGTTGTATCTGATTATGATAATATACAAGGTGCGATTTTAGAAGAAAAGAAAGACCAGAAAACAGCACTTAAAATATTGTCAAAACATATACGCGATATTTCAGATCATATCAAACACGATGAATTTCAATTACAGCGTATAAGAGAAGACCAGCAAATTTTAATGGATGAAATTGATAAATTAAGGAAGGATATAGGTTACATACATAATAAAATATCCGGAGACTATGCAATTAAAAAAAAGCATAAATATCCAACGTGGCGTTACGATGATGCAGCATCAGATGATTCGGTTTCGTCCGATTATGAATCGAGTGATGGTACATATGATGAGAGATATTGATAAATGCAATATACTAAAATAAAAATATACTAAAATAAAAATATACTAAAATAAAAATAATAAAGAGTCGATTATAAACAATAACTATTGAATATTATATAATTAATAACTAGTCTTTTTTCTATACCATATATATAATATTCAAACAATGAAATCAAAAAAATCTTCGTCCAGATTTACTGGAAGTTCGGATATTCTTCATAACAAATATGTTCTATATGCCTCATTCTTTTTTGCCATTATAACCGCCGCAGGATATTTATTAAGCAATAATTTAGAAGCTATTTGTATTTTTGTTATTATAGGATTTTTAACTACCTACTTTAGTAAAAATATGATAATCGTTTTATTGGTAACAACTATCGCTACCAATTTTGTTGTTATGATGAAAAATAAAAATAGTTCGATGATTGAAGGGTTGACACCAAATGATGAAACAAAAGTCGCTTCTAAAACGGATGATACCGTAGCAGAAACAGCACCTACTGTAGCTACCAAAACTACTCACGAAGCGGATGCTTCACCTGTTGCAACAGGGGAAGCTGCATTTTCGTCATCAACTAAAGGTAAGACCAAGACCAAGACTGAAGGTTTATCCAATTTAAGCCCTGCTCCTGTAGAAAGTGAAGGAAACTCTATGCTCGATTTACAAAAAGGTATGGCATCTGGTTATGGCGCTCAGAAAGAGCAAGCATATAAAGCCCTTGCAAGTTTAGGAGGTGCCGGAGCTGCGTCTGGCGCAGGATCAAAATTGAGTGCTGAAACTTTAAATCAGCAAACCGAGATGATTAACAACTTGAAGAGTATTCAGCCTATTCTCGATACTGCAGAGAAATTCCTCGATAAATTCGAAAATAGCTCTATAAGCAAAATGTTTTCAAATATGGGAAGTATGCCAGGAATGTCATTATTGACTGGCGGTTTAGGCAAAACGGCGAGCCCTGCTGGTCCGGTCGGCGCCGAATCGTAGATTGGGAAAAGACGATGAACGGGAGATGCGGGAGAAATGCCGAAATTCCCTGCTATAATTAATATTATATATAAAAATATATATAATATACGTATTTTATATTATATAACATAATGTCACGAAAATGTCCACCGGGGGTAATTTGTTTTGAAAATATTACACTTGTTATGTTTTTTATCATTGCTTCTATTATCATATATTTAGCATATTCAAGATCCACATCGAATAGCGGAGGTGGCAACAACAACGTCGGTACAAACGGTGTAGTTATAAGTTCCCTTGGAGGTGGTGGAAGTGGCGGTGGCGGTGGTGGCGGTGGTGGCGGCGGAACAGGCGGATTCCTCGATTTAATACCAAGAATCGGTTCTGGATATACACGCGGTCCTGCGGATGTATTATTAAATCCGTATACTCCACCACTACGCGATGATAGATATTTTAATATGGGTTTCGGTGGGGGCGGAGGCAGCATCGGCGGCGGTATACCCATCAATGTTCCCACACGGGCCGTTAACTCTGCATATAGACAAGTCGGTATTTTAACACGCGTAAATGGCGCAGAAACGATTCTCTCTTTGATGGGGCGCCCGCTATTCCCAAGCCAAGATAAATGGCAGTTCTATACAATGAGCGACAAAAACCAGTCGGTCAAATTACCAGTGACATATAAGAAACGCAGCTGTACAAGCGATCAAGGATGCGACAATATATACAATGGTGATACTGTATATGTAGAAGGATATAACGACGCATTTAAGGCGACGATATATGACAATGCCATTCAATATTCGATACCTTATTACTAGGCAAAATTATGGAGTAATATAATCATTTAATATAATCATTTATACATCCGGAAAATCCTCCATCTATTTTTATATATGCGCAGTTATAATTTCCATTTTTTTTAATAAACTTCCAAAGATTTACTAAGTGAGTTTTATCTTTAAATGTATCCATTGTTATACTACAGCCGTTTTCGAATTTACCCTCAACAACTGATTTTGTCTCTATAACTCTACAGTCTTGACCATACTTTTGCATAATTGTTAAAATTTCTTTACAATTTTGTTGGGTAGAATTTGATACACTTATTTCTGTGCTCATTATATTTATATTTATATTTATAGCAATGAAATACAAATATAATATATATGGGGTTATATGATTTTATATAGGTTTATACGAAATTATATTAAACATCACGTACCGCACACCGCATACCGCATACCGCATACCGCATATAATATTTGTATAACAATTTAAACAGATATTACTATAAATATATAGCTACATACATTTTTCAGTTCGCGTTCGCACTGACACTAACACTAACGCTACACCTAATACAATATATAACACAAGATGTTTCCAATGCCAAATTTGGGAGGGATTGGTGATATTATACTAATACAAAATTTGAAAACAGGTATTTATTATATCGATATTGTTATCATTCTATTATTTTTATGTTTACTACATCATAATGAGATATATACACATACGCTTAAATTTATTAATTTCGTATATTCGATGAACAAGGATTCTGTGAATCAGATGACAGTTAATTTGACAAAGGGAGATATGCACAGGATTCTATATCAAGGACATCAGTATGCAGTTGGCTATTCATCTATAAATATAGTTGTACATTACCCCGACCCGATTATTCACGTGCTTGACTACTACTCGGACAAAATAGATTCGAATAAACAAAAAACAGAAAAAACGCAGACGACTTCACTAGCTCTCGCTAAAATATGTTCTTGTGATGTAAATAGTATGATAGATTGTTGCACGGATTGTGTTTATATGCCAAAACTTGATACAAACGACACAAACGACACAAACGACACAAACCATACAAAAAAGAAAAATGTCACACGGATAGCAAATCTGCGATATGTCGAAGTAGTGGACAAAAATAATAATGCCGCAAAAATATATATTCCGAGAACGAATTTACCAATTGAAATTGAGAATGGGATTTATTTACTAACCGAGAAAGTATATACACACCGCGAAACTAAAAACTCGGATTTTACAGACTATAAGAAGGTCAATTTCACACTAATGATGGATAAAAAATACGATATAAGCGTTATATACAATTTCATATCAAAATGCGAGAAAGTATACAATAAAAAAATAGAGGACAAAATGATGGGCAAAATATGTATTTATGAATTTTTACAAAGCGAAGTAGGTGGCGGTGGGTCAAAATATAACGATGATGATAGTTATGGCGGCAATAGACAGGATCAGCGATTGTCGAATATTTTGTGCTCCGAGTACCAGCTAAATACGACAAAAGATTTGCGTAAGAATTGTTTCTTCACGGATGTGGATAAAATAGTAAAGCGTATCGACTTTTTCATAAATAATAAAGCGTGGTATGAGGCGCGCGGTATACCGTATCAGCTTGGTTTCCTTTTTTATGGCCCACCTGGATGCGGTAAGACGTCGACCATCAAGGCTATTGCACGGTTGTTGGACAGGCATATTATTAATGTAAATGATATTGATAAAATTAAAAAGGTGTCGGATTTGAAGAATATATTTTATGGGGATTATATTAATGGTCGTTATATTCCTACAAATAAGAGGATATATGTGATTGACGAGTTTGATAAAATATTGGACACTATTGGGGAGGCGCCAATGAATGCTGCAGCGGCGGCGGCGGCGGCAATGGGTGTTATGCGCGCCAATCTACTAAATGGGGTGATGGGTATTGAAGCCTGCGATAGTGGTGTAATTTCTGTGGATAGCGATAGTGATAGTCGAGGGAATGGTGGTGGTGGTGGTGGTGGCAGCGGTGGCAGTGGAGGCACCGGTAGCAGTGATACATCACACGGACAAGGACAAGGACAAGACTCGGTAAAAAAGAAACGCAAAAATGAAAATGGGGCGATTGGTCCGGTCGGATTAATGAAAGCGAAATCTGTAATTAATGATGCAGATATATTGACGATAATGGACGGACTTGTAGAAACAAGCGCGAGAATTATTATATGTACAGCAAATGATCCGAGTAAAATTAGCGAGGCATTTAAACGCCCAGGGAGATTAGATGAGCATATTGAGTTTACAAAATGCACTCGGAAAATGATATGCGATTTATTGGAGCTGTTTTATGCGACGAAATTGAGCGATGAACAACGGGATAAATTGTATCATAGCGATAATAGTAAAATTGAATATAAATTTTCTCCTGCTGAAGTGAATAAGATGTGCTTTAATAATGTAGATACGTCAGGGGATACACCGAATATAAAAAATATAGATGAAGTTATTCATAAAATGGTATCCTTGGCGAGCTGAGAATAACCAGCGAATAACAAACGAATAACAAACGAATAACAAACGAATAATAGTATAAATCATATTATACTATTATTTTTATACAATGTGAATATACTTTGTAAATAATATGATAAACTATTATTCTAAACTATTATTCTAAACTGTTATTCTAAACTATTATGCTAAATTCAATATTTAAGCGTGGTGAACAAATGAAACCCTTTTAGGTTCATCGTGAGAATTAGAATGCTTACGTGTTTTTCCGATATCTGGGTGATAAGATTTATGTGATTTACGGTTCTTTTTGGAGGCGGAGGAGGAGGAGGAGGAACCACCGCCCCCCTGCCCTGATTGCGCACCACTATTTTTAAAAGATTCTAATTGTTGTTGAGCAACTCTTAATGCTTCTATTTTTTTATCTAATTCAGTCTCAAAATTTTTAATAGCATCTATTGTACTGTCTGCTGTTAATTGTATAAACCTTGGAGAGATATAGTTATATTGTATATCAATTTCTGAGTATATATCTCTCATTTCATCATTTGATTTCGGTGCAGCAACTACTACAGCGGGAGGTGGTGCTTGTACCGCTGCCGGTGAAGATGAGGCTGCTGCTGCTGATGATGATGAGGATGATGATTGTGATGAGGATGATAATGCCGCAGATGAGGGTGATGCTGCAGATGCTGCAGATGATGCTGAATCTTTCTCTGCCGGATTTACCTTCGTATCTACAATTGCTTTCATATTTGGAAGTTTTCCTTCTTGTTTCGCACCAGAATCATCTAATATATACCAACCTGTTTTATGGGATAAACTAGGAAAATCACATTGTGCACTGGCATCGGGACAATCAATACCGGCAATATAACCAAGTCTCATTTCCTCCTGAGTTTTTTCACCATTATATATAACCCATCTCTTTAAACCCATAATTCCATCACGCATAATTAACATATTAGCAAGTCTTTTATTACCTTTTTCTAACTTGTTATAATGGGGATTCTCATATAAGTTCGATGTCATCAGAATATACTCTCCATTGGCACCATCGGCCTTACCGTTAGCACCAGATATTGTTACAGCAACTTTATATGGGAGACTATCAGATGAGCTATCACCAGAATCAGACCTTATTACAGCTCTAATTTCAGCTAATTTTTTTAGGTCGGGTATTAAGTGGGTTGCCATTTTGTTATTTTTATTATTATTATACTAAATTTATATGTATATATATGAAGAATATTATATTTAAATGTTTTAAATGTTTTAAATATAAAATATTATGTAATAAAGATAAAAATTATAGTAATATTCAGTATTAATGAACAAATGAAATCTTATTGTTATTACCGCGATGATGCTTCTTAGTTTTGCCAATACTGGTATGATAAGATTTATGTGATTTGCGGTTCTTTTTAGAAGTGGTTAAAGAGGATGAGGAACCACCGCCGGCTTGAATGGCCGTATATAATTCTTTTATTTTATTTTGAAGTAAACTTTCATCGGTTCTTAAACCTGCAGTTATTGCTTCTATTAGATTATTTAAAGTATCGTAAGACGTACCTGTAGTAGGTAAAAATGATGGAATACTTTCAGGGTTTAAAGCGGTTAATACTACTTTTAATAAGTTATGGTTTATATCTGTATCCGATTGACCCTGAAAATAACGTATATTTCTAGCAATTGCATTTAAAGATTCGCTTTTAATGGCCATAATAAACTTATTTACTGGGCCATTAGTATTATTCGCTTCTGAATATTTATCTAGAAATTGTGCTGTTAATATTTCTTTATCATAAGTTTCATTCGATATAGTTGATTTAATATTATCTCCATCCATCAATGCTCCTCTAATGGAATTATAAAATTCTACATATTCGTCAAAAAATTTCTTATTAATATCTTCTTTACCAGCTTCGGGGCTGGCTTCGGGGGCGGCTGATTGTTGTGGTGATTGAGATGCATCTAATAATCCTATAACTGCTTTTATTTCACTGGATGCCGCATCTACTTTTGATACGAATGATGCCCACTCAGCATCGGATGTTTTAGATGTAGCAGATCTCAATTCTTTAAATTTATCGGTTAATGTGGTATGTTGAGTCTCAATTAATTTAACACGTCTAGACGTTGTCGCAGTGCGCAATTTTTTAGGCGGTGGCTTCGGAGACTCGCTCGTGGAAGACGCGACAGTCGCAGACTTGCCTTCATCATCGTCGTCGCCGAAGAGCGATGGATCCGAAGCGAGCGTCGGACCCTCGGAATTGGATTGATTAGCAACACCAACAATTGGTTCCGAATGTTGGGTATTCTGCATCGCAAGTTTATGTCTTAGACCTCTAGTGTACGGGAATAATTTGGCTCCCTGTTCGGAAGGATCCAACGGATTTGCGTCATCCTCGTCGTCGCCGAAGAGCGATGCCGGCGCTTCGGGAGGGGACGCTTCGGGAGGGGACGCTTTGGGAGGGGACGCTTTGGGAGGGGACGCTTTAGTGGATTGTTGGTCTTGCATTTGTTTATTATTAATATTAATATTATACTAAAATTATATGTATATATATGAAGAATATTATATTTAAATGTTTAAATTTTTGAAGTATAAAATATTATCAAATAAAGATAAAAATTTATAATAATGTTATTATGAATTACAATATTATAATTTTATAAATCTTAAAAATAATGTAAAAGTATGACTAAATGTATTATTTTATATATAATGTAAATATAATTTATTATTTTTCTTATTATTGCGACGTAACTAATTTTTTAACATCTGGCCTCTCAATAAATGACTGATATTCGGCATCATAATCTAAATACTTATATACAGGATCGCGTTTAAATGTATTATAGTCTGCAACATAAGTATCATATTTTTCTTTAACCTCTGTGAATGCTTCTGCTGCAGCTGCTTGTGTATCATCGCTGTCACCACCACCACCACCACCACCACCACCACCACCACCACCACCACCGCCACCGCCGCCATTACCTCGACTACTACCACTACGACCACTACCACTACGACCACTACCACTAGGACCACTACCACTAGGACCACCACCACCACCACCACCACCACCACCGCCGCCATCACCCTGACTTCTACGACCACTATTACCACTAACGTCATTTTTACTGCCTTGTATTGATTCTTCTCCATTCGGTACTATATTTAATCCCGTCTGTGAAGAAGAACTTATACACGTAGAAAGCAATGTATTTAAGTCGAGATCAATACGAACTGTTCGTCCATCACACGATATCACTACATTATTACCAGAAATACACGTTCCAAGTTGTTTCTCAATATCACCATCGGGTTTTTTGCTAAACAAACTACTTACGTGGGCGAAAACATCTTCTTTTGAAATACCGCTCGATGATTGCGACGAACTACTTGCGGTAGACTTGGTATTATCAGATGAAGCGGAGGCAGCAGCAGCAGCAGCATTTTTCTTTGCAATATGAGCTTGCATTATAGCTTCCGCGTTATCTTCTGTAGACATTGAAGCAGAAAATAAATTTTTATCTTGCGCTCTATATTTAGAACTTGCCGATTTTAGTGCTGAAATTAAAATATTCAAGTATCGACTATCATATAACTCATTTTCTTTTACAATAGTTATTAATGTATCTATATATGTACTGATATGGTTGACATCTGTTACGGTGCCATCATTTGCTGCGATCTCTTCACCTTCCTCATTAATAGAAACATTGTGTGGTGATCCGGATTGATACACAGGCTCTCCATCAGGTCCTCTATAGATCGCACCCGATACATCATCCTTCCATTCATACTCACCTGTAGATTCTTCATTACCGTCCTCTCCCGTTTCAAACTGTTCTTCACCTCTTATCCATTTTCCTCCCCCTTGTTCTTGTAATGCCAGGCTTCCGCCTCCTTGGTCCTCTTGTTCTCTTTCTCCTTCTCCTGCTACTGCTTCTTCTTTTTTAGGTAAATCTGTTAATTCGTCAGTATTAAATCCAGTTTTATTATTGTCACGAGCAAACGCTTGAAAAACCATAATCATTGCTCTATTGATATCGAGGTGAGCAAATTGAGTAAAAAACCAAAATATCAAGTCAGGGACTTTCGGATTATATTTTGAACTAAATAGTCTTAATGCATCATCGTCTGTTATTTTTTCAGATAATAAAGATTGAATAAAATTATTGCTTTTATAAACGTTGTACTTGTCAATGTTTACATTATATGCGTCGGATGATTTGAACTGTTGGTCTATATCATTAACTTTTTGTTGGAAATAATTCCGTTTATTTATATCTTCCTGATTATCTGTTTTTCCACACGTCTTGCTAAGACCATATTGTTGTATATATCTCTGAATATTTTGTGTAATCGTTTCCTCGTCGCTATTGCCCATTGCATCGGAACGTAAGAACTTACCAAAGTTTTTAAGTTGTTCAGATTTCGCTATATCATTTTGTTCAGTAATATTTTTTAATGTCAATAGTGAATCGGTACTGAACTTTATGTCACCTATTTCTTCTATATTAAATTCTGTAGAACCGGGTGTTAATGTATTCTTTATAGATTCAAATCTTTTTTTAAATGCATCACTGTCATTATAGCCGTTATGCAAACGTTGCAACTCGCTTTTACAATCATATAATATTTTTACGCGGTCATCTTTTATAGATAATGGTAAATAAGCAAACCCTCGAAGGTTAATCAAACTCATTAAATTTAATGGTTCTTTTTCTTTTGCCTGTATAGCATTATACATACCGGGCTTTTTCATACTTGTGTAATAATCACGAATATTTGATGCTGCCTCATAACCTGTACCATCTGTACCGTACTTGAATTTTCCAGATTTAAAGAAACATATTATCGCTTTTACGGGTTTACCGTCAAATATAAACTCGACAACATCTCCTACTCGAATTTTTACTTGTCCACCAGATAAACACGCACTTATATATTGTTTTGTTTTGTCGGAATCACCCAATACGAGATTTGAAGCATTAGGGAATATAGTTCCCTGCTCGCTAGTGTTACAAAATGGTGGCATTAGTTTTGGTTTTGTTATAGTAACAACCATATTTTGTGGAGTACCTTTAAAATCGTCAATCTGCATAGGAATAATTCTAGATATTATTTTAAACATATCTTTTTCCCCTCCACCGACTTGGTATAGTCCTCCACCACCATTTAACATACTACTACCCACACTCGGAATACCAGATATGTTCTCACCTTTATTCGCGCCACCACTATCACTCACATTAGCATCCACACTAGCGGGCGTTGGGCTGGTAAAATCCAACATTATTCCATTACGTGCTGCTATTAGTCTCATATTTGCAATTATTTCTTGAAATGATAATTCATTTCCCATAGTTATTTTAGTAATAGAATCATAAACAACTGGTAAAAAATTTAAAAAAGATTGTATTGAAGAAAGTGAATTAAAAAAATCTACAGAATCATTAGAAGTTTTACCATTTTGTGATTTACATAACGAATCTCTTACCGATTTCTGCGATATAAAGTAAAAAAATATAAAAATAAGTTGCGAATATCTAATATCAATTATACCATTACGTTTGTCGCCCGTGCACCTGTTAATAAAATCGCTAACTATTGTACTATTTTTAGGAGTATCGTCTGATTTACTGATAGCCTGATCATTTGAAGCAGAATAATCAAATTCATACACTGGAGCCCCTCCCGCATTAGCAGGAGTTAACATATGTGTTATAACATCTCTACCTGCTTTATTGTCAATACCAGTACTAGTTAAATCATTAATTATTTTAATTTCAACGGTTAAAGCATTTCGTGGAATATTATTTAATAGTTTTACATTTTTAAATTTCAAAAGAAATTTATTAGTTGTAGGAAAAAAAGATAAAAACCTAACTTTTTTTTTTATATCTGTCGCACCTGCACCTATAATTTCTTGTTCTTGTATTTGAAATATTGTTCCATTATTTTTTTCTAATATAGCTTTGATATTAAATTTAAAACTCCAGAAGCTTGTTTTTGGATTAAATCTCATTTTTTCATCGCCTATACCGGATACAGATAGTTCGTTAACTAACATTTGCGCATCAGGTCGATGTTCATTCATAGATTGAATTAATTCTAATGAATAAGGGATGGAAACTTGACCGGTGGAAACTCTTGCTTCTCCATCAGGCTTACTTTCTAGATATAAAGTAATACCCATAGCATCAGGTTGATTATCATCTCTTTTTTCAGCAGATATGAGTTCACACGACGGTGTATCTCCTGCATCGTATGAAATAACACTAGCGGGACATTTAAGTTTAACTTCGATAGAATTATTACATAATAGTATATTATTCAAACCTCGAGCATTTAGATTCACACTAATATTATTATATCCTATTTTATCACTACTTTCTCTAATAATTTCAACATCAGGAGCAGTAAGTGTTGTCGTAGCACCTCCTTCCTGTTCCAATAAAATCGAGTCGGATTTACGTATTACTTCTTTATGTTGATGTTGTTCACATTCGTGCCGTTCTTTATTTAGTTTTCTTCTTCGTCTTGGAGTTATTTTCATTACCAATATTTATATAATATTTATATAATATTTATATAATATATTTAAATAATGTATCACAATTAATTATAAAGTTATATTATCTTGCTTTTATCTTAATATCAAAAAAATATTAATATAAAAATATATTTATTATCATAATATATTTATTATCATAATATATTTATTATCATAATATATTTTAATATCATAATATATTTTAATATCATAATATATTTTATTATCATAATATATTAATATCAACCTAAGTATATTAAACAGAAATGTCGTCAACCACATCAACCACATCAACCAGCTGTAATACAGCACCGATAAATATAGATATGAGTACGAGTTCGCCTAGTTGTGATATATTGTGTTCTTATAAATATGATTATAACGATAGTAAATGTGTAGTATCGATTAACAGTGAAGGATATTTAGAAATGAAATATGATTTAAAAAAAGATGGAACAGAAGCTCAATCATCTCTAAATAAAGATAATTTTAATATAGCAGATATAAGAATATATCAACCATCTATACATACATATGGTGGTAAACACGCAGATGTAGAGTTGATAATACATCACGTCGGAGCAAGTTCGGGGCAAACAAGACCTAAAGAATTATATGTCTCTATACCATTTATAGCATCAGATTCCCCGCTAGTATCATCAAATAATGGTGGTATAATATTAGAAAATATAATTTTACAGTATGCTAAACAAACTCCATCCCCCGGTGACAATATACATCATTTAAATATTAACAATTTTAATATGAATAGTTTTATTCCTAGTGCTAATTATTACTATTATACGGGAACTCCATACGACACCACCGATTGTAGCATTACAGGTATAAACTATATAGTATTTGATACGATACGCGGCGGTCAGACAATTGGAACGGCTGCTTTAACCAAGTTAAAGACTTTGGTGCCATCAAATGGACCAATATATCCAATTGCTAAAAACACGGTATATTTAAGTTCTACTAGTCCGAATTATAGCGGCGGAACAGCTGGAGACGACAAAATATATATAGATTGTCAGCCTACAGGCGAAGACGGTCAATCTTTGTATAAATTAAAGGGGGTCGATGAACTGAATAATCAAGAGGAAATTGACAATGGGTTAAATAAGCTAATGAAATTATTTAGTTCCGCATCGTTTCAATTTATAATTGCTGTTTTTTTGGGTATTGTAGTAATAAAATTCGGTAAAAAAGTTTTTTCTAGATAAATATTATTTGTATTGTATGATATGATTCACAAAGTAATACAAATAATATTTATTGTCTTGCTATATTGTGCGTAAAATATTAAACACCGGAAGCGTTATGTAAGTTATTCATAATAGGGATAAACGATTTGGGTGCCATAGAGGGACCTGGTTGTAAAGGCGCCATTTGCTGAACAACCTCTTCTTCAAGTGTAACCGGAAATTGGTTAAAAGCGGATAAATTTTGCGACTTTACATTTTCAGACGGGAGAAAAGTAGTCATAGCAAGTGAACCGGTAGAGATACTTGAGCGTTTAAACAAAAGATATATGGCAAATATACCTACCACGGTCACGAGCGGATTAAGATTAATAGCCAATAATGCAAAAAGTGCTATAATTATGACATATCCTAGCGTAGAATCTATCATTGAGGCAAGAGGTTCGGGCGTTTTTACCTTAAAAACAATATAAACAACAAAAATAATCAATAACAAGAATTGACCACTCATTAAATTATTTGTATTCTGAGTTTTTTTAAACATTTCCGTATATCATAATATTATATTTTTTTTATTTTTTATTTTTATTTTACTCTTTATTTTACTTTTTACTTTTTACTTTTTACTTTTACGGATGATGTTATTTTATAAATGAATTAAAGAATATCCAAAATTGAAAATACCTAAATAAAAAAATAGATATATAAACTACTCCAAAATAAAGATAAATAACGATAAATAACGATAAATAAAATACATAGTACTGTAGAACAAAGATGACACACCAAGTAACAGTTACCCCCAACTCATCTTCAAATAAAGAAGAGTATTCTACCTATTTGGGAGAGAAAGGATATTCGATATTTAAAGAATGTTTATCTGTCGAAGAGCAGCATTATATAAGAAGCGAGCTAACAATGAAGCCATTTATTCCTAAATCTCCAATACAACCCACACCGTTTACGATATATCTTGAGTCACCGCTTAAGTTATATATTCCGCGATATTTCGGAATTGAAACATATGGACCACCTGATCGCATTCTAACACAACCAGGCAATACTATATCACTTGCATTTGCCGGCGAGCTTAGGCCATATCAGGACGCAATAGTGGATAAATATATAAAACACGTAGGGGGTTGTGGTGGCGGTTTACTAGACGTCGACCCTGGCAAAGGCAAGACTGTTATGGCGCTAAACATAGTGTCTAAATTAAAAAAGTGTACTTTGGTAATTGTACACAAGTCGTTCCTACTAAATCAGTGGATAGAGCGTATTGAGCAGTTTCTGCCGGGTGCGCGAGTGGGTCGAATACAGGGGCAGGTATTGGATATAGAGGATAAAGATATAGTTATTGGTATGCTGCAGTCATTATCTATGAAAGAGTACCCGAAGAATACGTTTAACAATTTTGGGCTGGCGATTTACGACGAATGTTTTCCGCGAAATACGCTGATTCATACATCGCGTGGACCTATGGAAATCGGTACACTATATGATATGTGGATAATGCGCGGAAGAATACACAATTTTGAAAGAATGGAGACAGAAGTTGAAAAGCTGGTAGATACAATGCCGAAAATTTTGAGTTTCAATCAAACCACATCGCGATTTGAATGGAGCGTTATGACGTACGCTTGGAAAAGGCAACGTAAAGAGCTTGTCAAAGTATATTTAATGTGTGGTTCATTCGTTTGTACACCTGACCATAAGATATTGACAACGAAGGGATATAAATCCGCAAAAGAACTATTAATCGGCGATTATATCGAATGTATGCATAACACTACTACCGACCTAGTCGATATTAATAATTTTGAACTATATAAAGCGTTATCACCAAAAGGTATGTTGACCGCAACAGCGTTCCTATACGCCGAGAATTATATACCTCCGTTCCCATCCACGCCAGAAGATGATAAAATATTCGGAAAATCAGAGGAGGGCTATGATGTATTCGATATCGAGGTTAAAGATAACCATAATTTCGTATTAAAAATGGCGGATGGAATGCGCCTTCATCCCGTTGTCAGCAATTGTCACCATATGGGCGCGGAGGTGTTTTCGCGTTGTATGATGAAAGTGAATACGACATATACACTTGGATTATCGGGGACGATGGATCGCAAAGACGGGCTTACGAAAGTGTTCGAGATGTTTATAGGTCCCGTAGTGCATAAAGAGAAGACGGAGTCTGAGCATAGTGTGGTTGTGAAGGGTATTGTATATAATGTAGACGACGACGATTTCAATGAGACGCAGTATGATTACAAGGGAAATCCGAAATTTAGTACAATGATATCCAAGTTGTGTAGTTATAGTCATAGGAGCGAATTTATATTGCGGCTATTGCACGCAGAATTGGTGTTGAATCCGGAGCAACAGATTATGATATTGGCGCATAATAAGTCGTTGATTACATATTTACACGACGCGATTGTGCATAGGAAGATAGCGGATGGTTCGGTGGGGTATTATATAGGAGGGATGAAAGAGGCGGCTCTAAAACTGAGCGAGAGTAAAAAGGTGATTATAGCGACATATGCTATGGCGTCGGAGGGACTCGATATAAAGACGCTTACGAGTTTAATATTGGCATCGCCGAAGACGGATGTGTGTCAGTCTGTGGGACGTATTTTGCGACAGAAACATAGTTCGCCGCTCGTGATTGATATTATAGATGCACACGACATATTTATGAGCCAGTGGTATAAGAGGCGTAAATATTACAAGTCGCAGAATTATAAGGTATTGGTTTGTGATAATGAAGAATATGAAGCGGGGCATAATAAAGATTTATCCAAATGGAAAGTATCGTGGGAGCCGAAGAAGGCGGCGGGTGTATCGAAAAAGATACAGTCTGCTGCGGTGGTGGCGAAGAAGACAAAAGTCGCCGAGAAAAGTATTGCTGAACGATTGAATATAAATATAAAACTTACTGCAAAATCTAGGAACAAGAACAAGAACAAGAACAGTGACGAGGATGAAAGCGATAACAACATAGAAGACGAAGTTGACGATGAAGATGAAGACGAAGTCATGCACGAGCGGCAGCGAAATGATTCGCGTGGAAAGGGAGGACTTGCAGGTAAAGGGTGTTTAATAGATATGAGTATGTTCGGGCAGTAATCGGATAAAAGTGCATACAGACGCGGAATAATAATAAAGTAATATTTTTATTACATTATTATTTTAGAATGTGTAAATCTTCAAGGGTGTAAATCTTCAAGGGTGTAAATAAGAAAATACCTAGGGATAATTATTTACCACTGCCGCAGTTACGGTATGGCATAAAAGGAGGCGGGTTTGCTAATGCGCTCTGGTTAGGAAGCAATGGAAAGCCAGGAAGTCTTTGCCCGAGAGTGAAAGCAGAGTTTGTTAAATATTGAGCATTTCCACCGCGCTGACCGCGGCGTTTCGTGTGTCCGCGTCCGTGTCCGTGTCCGCGTCTACCAGACTTTCTATGCTTAAGGCGATGACGCAGACTTCGCTTGCGAGCATACTTTTTCGACCCACGGCGAGAAGAGTGGCTGCGTCTATGTCTTCTACTTCTACCACCTCCAGACATTCCTTTACCACCGGATGTGATTTTCATTAAACCTTGGTACTGCGTATTTCCACCACTTACAGCAGCAGTTACCTTACTAGAAACAGATGTAGGTCCTCCATTAATGCCATTAACATCTCCACCATTTAAATTCACGTGTTGATTATTTAAAATAGGCGCCATTTTTCAATACTATATAATTATAATAATAATAATATATATTTACAGAATATAATATTTTTAATTTACGTAGATTCCATCACGAAAATCTATTTTTATAAATATTATACAACATTTACAGGAACCCATTTACGAAACTTATGATTAAAAATACAACGCATTTTAAATGTTTTATTTAAATCTACGAATTTATCAATTTGGATATTCTCGAATTCTTCTTCATCGTCGCTTTCTTCTAAAGAATCAAGATTTATATTTTCTTTAATATTTCTAAATAATTTGTTCATCAGCACACTTGTCTTATAATCAGGTATGTGCGCTGTTTCATCTGAAATAATTGAACAGTTTACAGTATTTATCTTATATAAATAGTAGATATCATTTTGTATATCTGGTTTAACGTAAAATATTTTCGATATTTCGCTATTATTCATTGGAAGATGGTCGCGCATATTTACGCGGTTGTTTGTTGGAACAGGTATTGGCGTAGACGTAGGCACCGGCTCGACCACAGCAGGAATATTCTGGCCTCGATGTACCGGTGATGCCGGTTTATTGTCGCCGCCATTACTGACACCATCGCGAATATAATGATAATATTCAATAACACTACTCCTTTCTAATTGAGCAGCATTTGCACCGCCATCACCGCGAGATAAATATCTATACATAATAGAATAAACAGAATATGGTAGATTTTTAATGTTATTATAAGCATCCATAAATGACGTTGTGATTATAGGCAAGCCAAACACAACACTTTTTTTGAAAAATGTAGTATTGTATCTCAAATTTGTATCAAAAATCGTTTTTATTAATTTTAATTTATCACCAAAACTATAATGGTCAACATCTTTGCCTTTGTGAAAATATATATTTTCTACTGAAAATATTTCGTTATCATTTATTCCAGATTCTATATCAGCGTTTGTCCTAAATAAGGTACCGTAAAAAATAGTACCATATGAAAGCGAATCATCAAATGAAACGTGACGATAAAACATATTTGTAATTTTATGATTTTGTCCACCTACTTCCAAAAATATACATACATTTTTCCGGTTTCGGTTCGTAAACCAAGCAAAATATTTTCTACCTTTTGGTATAATCACATATAAATCAGATAAAACTTTCTTATGAGTACTTCTTTCATAAGAAAATTTAATTTCAGTGGGGAATGATCTCAAAATTTCGGTCTGTTCGTCATAAGGTATATTATATGGTGTCGATGACCGCGATGAAGATGACATTTCTTGTATAAAGGCAAACAAAAACAAAGGTTATTATCGGTTATAGTTATAGTTATATATAAAGTAATCTTTAAATCTATATATTATAGATTATATTTGGGTCGCGTATCGTGTGTTGTGTATGGTGTATCGCGTGTCGTATATTTAATACGGTGAATATGACGAAGAATATGAAGAAGACATATTAGGTGTACCATAGTCAAGTGCGGACGTGGTTGATGTTGGGTGAGACGATATGTTATTGATATCTCGCATATATTTTGGATTATTGTTTACACGTGTAGACATTCCATTAGCACCAGTATCGCTTAATATATTTGTCGGCGAATATATACTATTTGTTTCATTTTGTGGCATTATAATATTGCTATTTGATAAACCATCATAATTCATATTTGATGTAATAGTGGAATCATTGGGTACTAGTGAATCAGACGTGGAACTAGCAGATAATTCTTTTACATATTTCATCAATTCGCTTTTCATATTTGATGTTTTAGATAATGAACTGCTGTTGTTGTTGCCTCCTTCACCTATACCTCCACCAATAACTCCTGTATCATCACGGTCTCCTAAATTTGAGGAACCACCATCGGCGGTATTTTGTAGAGATTTATATATTGTATTATATTTTGCCTGTGGCTTATTTACTAAATCTTTTAACTTGGGTGCAGTAAGCGTTGTTTTGAAAAATGCATATAAATAATGAATTAAAAATATTAATAATAATGAAAAAATAGTGACTTTTATTATCCAAGACCACATAATATCTATGTTTATCTATGTTTATCTTTGTATATAATTATCTATATAAGTTTAAGAGGGTTAAGAACGAGATTATATCTTTTTTTAAAAATGTATTTATTTCTACAATATTTATTTCATTAACAATAGATTGAATATAAAAATCGTGAATTTTATTATCCTTTAATTCGATAACAAATCTTGTATTCGAGTTTGGTGTAAGCTTATAAGTATTTATTTTTAATTTTTCAATATAATAATCGTACGGTATTTGAAATGATGGGGTTGTATAACGCTTCATATACGACGAATCGACTAAAACATTTAATACTGTTGAATTTATCTTCATACTTTTGTTGTCACCGTCACCGTCACCGTAACCACCGCCACCGCCACCTTTATCATCTTTTGATGTTATTGTCAATTCTTTTACGGGTTTATCAATCGGCGATACTTGATATAAATTATTGTCGATTATCTCGAATATACCGGTTGATCCATATACGATAGTTTTCATATTCTCATTTACTAAATATTTTGATAGTGTCGATAAAGATGACGAGTTGCCTTTGCGTCCATTATTTTCAATTACGGTTCTTTGTATGATATCTCTAGATATCGTTGGAAAATATATTTTTATAGGATATGAATTCGGTTTATTATCCGATTTAGCCCTTATTGCGTTTCCACGTTTCATTGTTTATGATATTTGTCAGGTATGTATTTGTCGGGTATGTATTTTATTATTAATCACGTTTATTTAAATCGTATTTTATATATTATATGATAAACCATTTAAACCGATTACATAAAAACATATATCAGACCAAGATTAGCAAGCAAGTAAGCAAGCAAGCAAAAAAAGAAATTAATAAATCATAATGCCAATTACAGAAAAGAAAGTAAAAACTCGTAATATTAAATTTTTGATTGTTGAAAAGAATGGAGATATTAAGGAATCTGAAATTAAAGAAGATATGATTTGTGCAGAAGAACTTGCCAAGAAATGTAAATTTAAAAAGACGGATGGGTATGTAAAACGCACGGAATGGGGGTATGCATTTAAAAGCGATAATGGCGAATCGTGTAAAATTGTTGTAGAAATGTGGGGCAAGGATGACGGTATGGCAAATCACGAGAACAAATATGAATTTCCCCCACCGTTAGATCACGACTTGTATTTTGGTGCGTGCGTTCTTATTGCACGTGACTATAAAAATAATTACACCGATTTGACAGAGGATATGTGGGATGATATTTATGAATATTTGTTTGGAGGGTTTGAGTCACTCGCGGCAAATGAGGACGAAGATGACGATGAATATGATGAACTTGATAGTATACCTATGAATAGAAAAACGAGAGACGGATATTTAAAAGACGGGTTTGTTGTAGATAGTAACAGAATAACTGACAGAATAGGGGATGAAGATAGCTGCGGTAATTCCGGAGAAGATGATGACGACGAAGATAGTGAAACGGATGATTCTAGTGAGGATGATAACGACGATGATATATGCGAAGAAAGTGAAGAAGATAGCGATGATGGAGGGGTTAAGTGTTATAACAAGAAGGTAAATAAGGCAAATAAAGCGAATATTGGAAATATTAGTAATAACAAAAATACAATTATTGACAAAAATAAAAATAAAGATAAAATACCATTAATTGATGTTCGTTTGAGTATGAGCGCCGATACTAAACATAAAAATATTAAGGAAAAGGAAAATGATAAATATAAGGAGAAGGATAATAAGGAGAAGGATAATAAGGATAATAAGTATAAAACAAAAGATAAAAACAAAGATAAAAATAAAGAAAAAGATGATGATTGTGATAATGGATGGAAAACTGACGAATCTAGCGAATTGAGCGAAGAAGAATATTCATATAGTAAATAATTTAGGAATAGATGAACTATGAAACTATGAAACTACGAATCTACGAATCTACAAAACTGCAAAAATATTATAATTTTGTTATTATAATATTTTGTTAATATTTTTTATTATTATAAATATTTTGTATTATTAATATATAAAAGCATATAAAATGAGCGGTAAAATGTGTACTCCTGCCCAGATCTATCTTATTGTTTCAGTAATAATGATGATTCTTTCTTACTTTGGAATGACTGCTATATCACAGCAGTTGACTATTAACCAATCTAGTCACCCAGCGTTACATTCTCTTAACTTTACATATCAAAAAGACTCAAACACTTCATATATTGTCCAGGGTGTTTTTATTGTCTTATGGACGTGGCTGTTGTCATATTTATGCAACAAGGGATACAGTGAACTTTCTTGGTTTTTGGTTCTTCTTCCTTGGGTATTGATGTTTCTCGCTTTTTTTGTTTATGTCATTGAAACGGTGAAGGGTTTGTTTTTCAACACTACCGGTTCATTATCTAATGCTCTGAATCTTCCTTAAAAAATAAGTTATATTCGATTGGTTTTTACGTTATCATCGTCTCTTGTCTTATTTATTATTTATAAATCAATGAATAATAATTAAGGATTATATTATATTTTTATAAAATTGAATAAAGATATTTTATTATAAATGATAATAAAGTCAAAACAGTACAATAACCGCGGAGATCGCAATGCGTCAAATCGAGAATCCGACATTATTCCGAGAAAATATTCGCAAAAGACTAGAAATTATAGTAGGCGATTGCGAAGTTGCCACAAATCTTGAAAAGGGCATATTTAATAGTTCTTTAGGAAAAGCAAAAGAAAGATGTGTCGTTAAAAAATGGGACAATAAATATTTCGTCGTTATTTATCTCGACCTTCTTCGAAGTGTATATATAAATTTAAAAGATGAAAGGATACTTAATAAGATGAAGAATCGCGAAATTCAGGCACACAAGTTGGCATTTATGACGCACCAAGAAATGAGTCCCGAGAAATGGGATAAATTGATTGAAGACAAAAAAATCAGAGATGAAAATAAATATGAACCCAAACTCGAGGCATCTACTGATAAATTTACTTGTCGCAAATGCCGTTCAAAAAAATGTACATACTATCAACTACAAACAAGGTCCGCCGATGAACCTATGACGACATTTGTAACTTGTCTTGATTGCGGCAAGCGTTGGAAGTGTTAGAGTCGCGACCCCTAATTAATAATTTCCAAATCCTCTAGATGCCAATATTCTGAACCTCCATTTGGTAATGGTCGTCTAATAATAAACGGTATTTTTTTCTCTTCCAATTCTTTAATAGCAATAAGATATCCGTCTATTACACCTTCCGGCACTTTTACGAAGGGTGTTGCACCATCATTGATTTGTTTTGCACGCTGTCCTAATATACGCGACTTTTCATATTTTGTCAACATTGGTAGTGTTCTATGTAAGGCATCGACAATTATACAATTATCATCACGAACTACGCGAGCCAGATTATATATTTCGTCGTAATTCTGTACAAGACTTTCGGGATGAAAATTCATCAAATAATTGTCTCTTAATTCCTTGTCGAATTTTTTCAATTTTGTACTGATATCATCTTCTTCGCTATCATTGCCATCGCCCTCGCCGCCCTCTTCTTCAGGGTCCTGTTGTTCTTCTTCAAATGACGAAGCAGCATTTGCTGTAACGCTCCGTTTTTTTCTGCCACGACCCGAAGGCATTTTGATGGACGATTTTGTAAGTTTTGATAGAAGATCGTCACTTGAACCTGCAATTGCACCAACATTTTTTCCGGCATTGCTAACAACATCTTGTATATTGCTCAACAACTTCTTAGAAGCACTAGCTACCTTTGCAACACCACTGGCAAAAGACGGCTCTTCGCCACCTTCACCTTCGCCTTCACCTTCGCCTTCGCCTTCGCCTTCGCTTTCATCGATATCACTTGCCTCCGCCTCTTCATCATCGTCGCCTGCACCTGCTGCGGCTTCTACATCGACTACATCCTCATCGCCGCCAATAACGCTTTTCCCCTCGGAACCAGAAACCGAACCTTCTTCGGTATCAGAACCAGAACCCTCTTCTTCTTTTTTATTTATATCTAAATTTTCTTCATCACTCAATGACATTTTCGTTGACGTCTTTATATATAATATATTGGTTTGATTTTATTTCAATTTTATCAAAATATTTAAATCCCATATATGAAAAATACAATTATATGAAAAATACAATTGTATTAAATGTCTAAATAATAATGCAAATATTTCATTAAATTATAATTGTTACATACTATAGTTAGTATAGTTAGTATACTTATGATAAAGATTGTTCTGTATTCCAAACAGTATCGCAAGTGGCACACAAATATACAAAATTCATATTAATATCATCATACCTAAGATAAATAATTTCACGTTTATTCTCAGAAGCGACATCAACGCGCGCTTCTAGGACTTCGGGTTTAGCTGCTGCTGCTGCCGCCGCCGACGCCGCCGCCACTGCATCCCCTTTCTTTTTTGATCCAACTCCTACAGCGCCAACAGTTGCCACAGCTTCCGCAGCAGCTCCTTCGTCGCCTCCACCGTGATTGCTTTTACACGACTGATTAGGACACTTGATTGTATTGATTCGAGGCAATGTTGGGTCGAGTTTCGTATATTTATTCAAAATCGAGTTATATTTTTGCCTTGTATTTTTAAAAGATGTCTTCGAAATTGTCACGCTATTCAATGAAATGTTTTTATTTTCGTGACCACAGTTTCTACAGTAATAGACGATTGAATTTGGATCTTCTTCTGATAAACGAATATAGTACATATTGTCACAGTTTACACAGAAATGCATTTTTTGAAAGCGATATAGTTTGACACAGGTTGGTGTATAATATATTGTAATATAGTTTTATTTGTTTATTTCAATTTTATGTAATTATTATATTATATATATGTTTCATTTTCGTAATTATTAAAGAAGGTTAATCAAGGTTAATCAAGGTTAATCAAGGTTAATCAAGGTTAATCAAGGTTAATCAAGGTCGATTTTATGCTTATTCATTAACTCCATAAATCGTTCAAGAGCTTTATCAAAGTTTACATTAAACGACATTCCGTATAATGCACGAACCGAATAAAAGTTATTAATGTTGTTATTTACATTTGTTCGAATAATTTCAAGCATATCTTTTGAATTCCTCTTTAAACAATCTTGCATAATACCATAAAAATGTTCTTTATACTCCTGTTCAATAGGAATAATATTCGTATTCATAAAATCGTTTATTACTTGGATACACGAAAAATCTATATTTTTATACAATATCATCGTATGATAACTGTTATAGTCATTATGTGTTTCTTTTACACCTGGTTCGTGTAGAAGTGGCTTATTATCCATAACAGATAACATTGTCAATAGAGACGATTTTATAGTCTGACACGATGTCCACTGTTCGCCTCGCCACGTATTAAAAATAGAAAAACAAATCTTGCCATTTTTATAAAAATTTGGGTGAAATCTTGTAATGCCATCATTGGTTAAATATGTAACCACAGGAGGTGCGTGTGGATAATCCACCGGAAAATTAATTTGAAAAAAATAATATCCGCCAAAATAAAGCGAATCACGTGGACCCACAATCATAACATACGCCTTTAAAATATCAGTTTCAGAATGTTTATAAAATATACCCTCGTCTTCAAGCGACGAAGTGACCATATCTCTTATATCTTTCAATAACCGATCAATCGTTTCTTTCGGTATACTTACTGGAGGAGGCGCAACGCCGCCGCCACTACCACCTCCACCCCCGACAATCGTCTTATTATCTGCCATTTTTAAAATACAAGTTACACACTCGCCAATGTATGTTATGCATATTTAATGTTTATGTCGTTTATATATATATATTAGTTTTTGAATAAACTTGATTACTCTATTTTAGGGAATCTTTTTGAAACATATAAAATTGACATAAAAATATCTTTCTTTATAATATACAAATGGAAACCCCCGAAACTTACAACACTATCAAACCAAAATCCTATCAAAACAGTATAATGTCGTCTACATCATCCTCAGCAAATGAATATGAACAATATATGAAACAATTTTATATGAAAAAAAATGATCAAGCTACCGCAGGACTATCATTTACCCATACGAGGATACCGAGTCAACCACACGGTGTCGCAGGAGGTGCATTTTATATACCATCAGAAAGATTACCTGAATTTTGGGCAAAATATTCGAAACACGTTGTAATGAATCGCAGACACGAATATTTAACAGAGAAACAGCTCGCTGTCGCTGGCCCACTTCTGATTGACTTGGACTTTCGTTATGATGCAAGCGTAGACGTTAGACAGCATACGAAGGAAGATGTAGAGAACGTCGTCGAACTTTATATGGAAGAACTTTCCAAGATTTTAAATATAGGCGAAGGATCGAAAAAAGAAATCAGTGTATATGTCTTCGAAAAACCAAATGTGAATACTGACGATGAAAAATACACAAAAGACGGAATTCATATTCTCATCGGCGTTCACGCTGACCGTGCTGTTCATCATATGCTGCGCAACAATGTATTGAAAAAGATACCCGATATTTTGAAACATTTGCCGTTGAAAAATTCGTGGGATGACATTTTGGATGATAATATTTCAAGAATGGTGAATCCAGTTGGATGGCAACTTTATGGGTCGCGAAAACCAGGCAATGAGGCATACACACTTAAATATCAGTATAATTTCGTATATGTGAAAAACGATGCACAAGATGAGGAGATTCAAGGCAATGAAGACAATGAAGATTGCGAATCTGGTTGTCGTGAGGAAGACAACGATGACGATAATGGTTATGAGACAAACCATAGTCCTGTTACAAAGTCTGATTGTGTATGGGGATGGGAATATGAAGAGAAAAATGTGTCATTTTTCGACTACAGTAAGAACTTTCATCTACTATCTGCTCAGTATGACGGCAATCCTATATATGAAGTACTCGAAGCTGTGCGCCGCGAATATGAAGACATCAAGCGAAATAAAATACGCAGAACACCTCAAGTAAAATCTGGGACAATTATGCGCCGTCGCGTCGCTTCCAGCTCTAGCGATATTCACGAAATTACAAATCGCGAACAACTGACAGACGAAATCGATAGAATATTTAATAGTCTCGAAACCCGCGAACACTATATCAAAGAAACAAGCGACTACGCGATGTGTCTTCCTGAAAAATATTATACTCAATATAACTTATGGATACGTGTAGGATGGGCAATGCGCAATACAAGCGACAAATTGTTCCTCTCTTGGATTCTATTTAGTTCACAATCAGAGAAATTTAGTTATGATAAGATTTCGGAATTCTACGACAAATGGCAGACGTTTTCAATGGAAAATGAGGACGGTCTTACTCGCAGATCTATTATTTATTGGGCTCAAAGTGACGCCAAAGAAAGATACCTCGAGGTATATAAAAAGACCATCGATTATTATGTCGATATTACGCTTTCAAATGAGTTGGTAAATATAAACGGAAAACCGGAAACAACCGTTGTTGATTTGGCCGTTGTTCTTTATAATATGTATAAAAATAGATTTGTCTGCGCCGATTTTGGCGAGAATGTATGGTACGAGTTTGAAAATAATAGATGGATTGAATGTGATTGCGGAATCTCATTGCGACAAATGATTTCGACCGAAATGTATAATGTTTATGTTTCGCGTATTGGCTCGATTGGTAGTGGTAGTGGTGGTGGCGGCGGCGGCGGCGCTCCATCCGGAAAAGCAAACAAACAACTTCTCGCAGCAGGCGGAGGCGGTGGAGCTGCAACTACAACCGGCGGAGGTGACGAAAACAAGCCAAATCAGTTTCAACACAGGATTTCCGATATATGTTTAAAACTAAAAAATGCGATTACAAAGGGACATCTTATGAAGGAGGCGCAAGAGCTGTTCTATGACAAGTCGTTCTTGCAAAGCGTTGATACCAAAACACACTTACTGTGCTGTAATAATTGCGTGATTGATTTTAAGGAGAAACGTGCAAGAAAGGGACAACCCGACGACTATGTTACAAAGTGTACAAATATAGACTACTATCCACTGGACCTGAAGAAACATAAAAAAATAATGGATGAGATTGATGACTTTATGAATAAACTTTATCCTGAAGAAGATATTCGGAAATATATGTGGGAACATTTGGCGTCTTGTTTGATTGGTATTAATTATCCACAGACATTTAACATTTATACCGGTTGTGGAAGCAACGGCAAGTCGAAGTTGGTTGAACTTATGTCGATGGTTCTTGGAGAATACAAGGCCGTCGTACCGATTTCGCTAATCACGAGCAAGCGCGTATCTATTGGTGGAACTTCGTCGGAAATCGCGCAACTCGTTGGTATTCGTTACGCTGTTATGCAGGAACCTTCAAAGGGTATGCGCCTCGAAGAAGGTCCTATGAAAGAAATTACAGGCGGTGATCCTATTCAAGGTCGCGCTCTATTCAAAAATATGATTACATTCCGCCCTCAATTTAAATTAGTCGTTTGCACCAATACACTTCTGGACGTGAAGGCGAACGATGAAGGCACTTGGAGACGTATTCGTAAAGTGGACCATAAGGCGGTGTTTTGCAATAATCCGCAAAGTGGCGATCCTGACTCGCCATATCAATTCTTGATTGACAAACGCCTTGATGAAAAATTTAAAAGTTGGGCACCGGTATTCTTGGCGATGCTCGTTGAGAAGGCTTTTGAAACTGGTGGTATGGTCAATGATACACCAGCTGTTGTGGCAAGTAGCGAGAGTTACAGAAATAGTCAGGACTATATCAATGAATTTGTTCGCGACAAGATTCGCAAAGTCGAAGGACACTATGTGAAGAAGACTGAAATGTATGAATCATTTAAGATTTGGTATATCGAACACTATGATAGAAATGTTCCTCGTGGTAATGAGATTTACGAAGTGTTCGACAAAAAATACGGCAAATATACAACAAAAGGATGGAAGAATTTATCTATCATTTATAATCACGATGAAGTAGAAGAAGAGAATTGAAATATATATTATCACACGCAATTGAAAATATGATAATATAACTTTTTATTTGCCAATACATACCTTCTAATATATGCACTGTTATGCAGATGCAGTTATGCAGATGCGGTTATGCAGATGCGATTATGCGATTATGCAGTTATGCAGTTATACGATTATTAACTGCAGTAAATATAAACGCCCATAACGTCTTTATTTTGGTTAGTACCCATAAAATAATATCTGTAGAAAAATAAGGATACAAAATTAATCCGATTAATAATCCAATTGTTTTAAACGATATATTCCTTAAATATATTAATACGATACCTACCCATAGAATAAGCAATGTCCAATAAATAATACTTGGAAAAACCGTCCAATTTTTTACAGATTCGTTTAATTTTGATTCATATATAGATTTACGATTGTATGTATGTGCTTCTGTACTCGAATTATTGACTATATGGTTTAGTTTTTCATTTTCTTTTTCTAGTTTTTTTAACAATATTTTCATATTTTTTTCTGCTATATCTTGTTCCCCTACCATTAAAATTGTATCATTGATCAGATTATTAGCATCCGTAAATTTACTATTCAGTTCATTTAATTCATTAATTCCTGTTTGTTCATATCTATCATTTAATAATTTTTGATATTCGGTACTACCATTTGGCTTGCTTGTAATATAATCCTGTTGTGCTATATCATAATTTAATTGGGCATTACCGACAGCTTTTTTTGCGGTTTGATAAGCGAGTTGTTTATTTAAATCAGTAGCAGCACTATTCATTTCGGGGGAAAAAAGTGTATTGCTGATTGAATTTGTAACACTGTCAACCTTAGCCAATGCCGATAAAATGTCGCCTCTTACAGATTCACATCCCCCACCCATATCGCTATTTAGTTGGGAATTTGAGCTTTTAGAGTTTTCTTCTATTTTAGCTTGAATTTCTTTTAATTTTGCAGACGGTGCCATTATGAGTTGTAATTATGTAAAATACTATGCTATATCTATAATAATATAGTATTTTATTTTATAATCGGTGCAAAATAGTAAATAGTAATTAGTAAATAGTTATTTCTTGTTTTGTTTTATTATGTTTTGTATCGGGTTTTTATTTTTTTAGTTTTGTTATGAATTATATGGCAATGGTATCACGCTTGCTTGTACTTGGGTATTATAATTTGTATTAGGTGAAGCAAGATAAGAAGGATTAAGCTTCGTCATAAACGATTCTTGTCCACTTGGAGGCATCGAGCTAGAAGTATCGTTTGAAGTAATTACTGATCCAGATGGTACTGGAACTGAAGAAACATTTGTATTTGTAGAACCGCTGCCAGCGCCAGAACCGGCATCCGGAGGAAGATACCCGACGTCCGCAGCCACACTATTTTCTACACTTGCCGCCGTCTTTGTTATATCGCTACATATATTATTAACCCATTGTCTACCATATGTTTCATCTGTTTTCTTGTCTATTACGTTAGTAGTCCTGGCTGGTACATTATCTGGGTTAAATGGATAATTATATTTATCAAAGTCAATGTTACTTCGCCTAGATATATCCCAAACTTCTTTACCTACTATAACAAGTCCTATCGCAAGAGTTGCGATAATAAGAACACTCGATATACCGTCATTTATAATTCCAATTTTCATTAAAAATATTATAAGTATAATAATGCCACAAAATAGGACAATTTTTTTCATAACCGAAGAATGTGCTTCATATCGCCTAGCATAGTAATTATTAACACCAATCATCCTTTCAGAATTATTGTGTAAATCTATCTGCTCTCCAAGTTGCTTAAGTTTTACATTAAGAGCATCCGCCATTAATTGATTTGCTACATTGCTATTCGCTACTACAGGTCGTATAGCATCAATCTGTTCCTGCGTTAATTTATATGTTGTTGTAAGAGTGTTATATATACTTGTCTTAATTTTTTCTATATTTTCTATTTCTGCTAAAAGTTTCTTTATTTGTTTATTTGTTTCGGGATTATTTAAATCAGAAGTATCTACTCCTGTAGAAGTATTATCGACGCCAGCCAAGTTTGTAATTTGTGTGAGAAGGTCACTTTCATAATCTGTTAACTTTTGCACACTGTTGAGTAAATCTGTAGAATTATTTTCATATGCGGTTTGAATATTCGAAATACCTGTTTGCGCATTCATTTATTTTAATATACAATATTAAAATAAAATAAAAATAATATTATTTTTTTATGATAATATCACGATTTAATATTGTATAAATACATAAATAATTGATAATATATAAAAATAATAAAAATAATAAAAATAATAAAAATAATAAAAATATATCTTTTAACTACTACCTATACGTAATGCCTTAATTGCTCCAATAGATAATAAAAGGGTTATGATCCCCCAAATAATATATTTATAATTATCGCTTACTAAAAGAAGTTCGGTATTATCCTTGGCCGCTACTTTTGTTATAGCATTTTCTTTTTTTCTTTCTATCGCATCGTCTACATCTTGTGTTATATCTTCGAATATATTTGCTAACATATTATTTGTCTGCAAATCATTAATTGCATTGTTTTGCTTTTTATATATATCATTCATTTGGTTTTTTATTGTTTTTCCTTTTGCGATAGCAGCGGCGTTGGCTGTATTCATGTTTTGTATTTCACCATCTAAAACAACAGCCATTCCGCATAGTTTATCAGTTGTCATAGGAGCTCCTGTGATGTAACTGCCAAAATTATTATATACATCGCTTGTTATGTTTGCAATTTTTTTACTACACGAAGTATCCGTCATATCTTGTGTTACTTTTTTCTCTCTAATAAATGTACTACTCCCTTCTGTGTAAATTCGCTGATTGGCTGGATATAACGAATCAGGAGTAAATGTAGAACAATTACCCGATGTTGACGTGTATCCTCCACAATTATCATCATTGGAACAGATAATCGCGCATTTGTCAGGAGTAACATTTTGGTTAAATGATGACGCGGAGGCCAATGGTAAATAATTTTTAGATTCGATGTATGATTCGCCTAAAGAAAATCCCGATTGTGGTTGGTTATATGAAAATACATCATTATTCATATCTACATAAGATAAACTGCCAATATTGTTCGCCTGAATATTATCAATAAAATACAAAGCATAAGACTCGTCTCCAGATGCAGCATTTGCAATATTACCCACTGCATAATTACTACTATCCAATGCTAAGTTATATAAAGAATACTCTATAACCAATTTATTATCATAGCCTAGTTTTAATCTACAGATTCCATTGGGTGATGATAAGAATTCTCCCGGTGAAAAAGTTGTAAGCCCATTTCCTACATTAGGATATGTGAATAAGGTAGTGCTTGAATTTGCATTTGATGATGTAACACCGCTTTGCTGGACCCAATCATATCGTGGAGCATTTAACTGAACCGTATTCATATTTTTTAAAGTTAAAGATTGACTTAATAGATTCTGCTTATCACTTGTAGGAGTAAATGTCCAAGCAATCGCATCTTCTCCTACTCCTGCAGAGTTTGTTATTGTAATCACACCATTATCTGCTATCTGGAGATAAAATATACCATATTTTGACATTTGTTCGAAACAGTTAATAGAAACTTCTGTTCCTTGATATACTGTTTGTGCAGGTAACGACAAAGACTTTTTTCCACAATTATACGTTAATGTTACGTCTTGACCTTCTCCACCATTATGAATGTCCGAATAATTTACTATTTCTTCTGTTTGACAAAATTTGTTACGAGCATAATCCCAGTCAAGTGCCCAGTAGCCATAATCCTCCCACCAATCATACATCCAACTCGGACACGTCTGTTGTTGTGATATAGTAGTGCGTATAGTTCCTAATGTTGCATTTGCTTGACCGGTTGTGGACGGACTCGTGCCGCTAACAACACTATCGTTAAATACCATATTATTTTTATTTCCCATACCCCCCGATAGACCATATGAAGCATTTACATTATTAATAGCAGCTCCATAAATTGGATCTACGTTTAATAATATATCATTATTTAAATTTTTATTTAATAGGTTCGAATTTGTTGCATCATTATCATCTGGGGCACCATCATAAAGACCACCATTTGCCCCAAGAAAAATCATACCATTTTTTATTGTAACGCCGGGGAAAACTTCGCATAATACTATATCTTTGCTATATGATGACTGCCAATTTCCCGATGGAGATGTTCCTGTATAGCAATGTCCATTACTGTCAATAGCAGCATACGCATATCCATACCCATTTTGTCCGGCACTATCGGCGGCTTGTTCAAAACACTGTTTTGCTGTAACATTGCCGGCATCAAAGTAGTTCAATGAAAGATTCGATGTATAATCGCCTTCATAATAAATATTACCACCGGAAACTGGATTTCTGTCATATATATATACATTTTGCCCAGCATACTGTGCAATGTTATTTTGTGCAGCAACCGTAGGAAGTTGTGCTGCTTGTCCTAATAATACCGAGTTTGGACTATTAAGTGTTCCCGGTGTTATAACAGGATATTGGGCATTCTGATTTATGGGAAGAGCCTTAGACACTGGTATATTTAACTCTGTTTTTGCAAAATTTACATTACTATTATTTGCTACATTATTTTGAAAAGTAGAAAGTACGCCCATCGCATTTACACTACCTAACACATTATTCGCAGTAGATACATTACGATTTTTATATGAATTTTTATCACTTGAATTCAAAAAAATATTGGCTACTGTGGTTGCATCTTTACCTGTAGTAACGGCTTTGTTGACACTATTATTTACATCTTTTACAACTGCTTTCATAACGGCATTTTCAGCTTTATTTACTCTTTTAATATTTGTGTTTTGATATTCAGCCGGTATTGGCGGCACTTTAGATGATGATGCAGACGACGTTGTTGATGGGTTTATTGCTCCATTAGAATTACTAGTAAATGATTCTATTGCACTGTTATTTTGTGATGTTTTTTTGTATCGATGTGGTCTACTTACACCAACACTAGATGTTCTACTATTAAGTTGTCTAATATATTTACCTCCATCTTCTAAACTACTAGACATATTTTTATACTATATAATATATTCTTAAATATAATTATAGTCAGATAAATATTTAATAATATTTAATAAATGATTAATAAATGATTAATAAATGATTGTCGCATAAATACAATTATTTATTATTATTTGTAGATATTTGTAGATATTTGTAAATATTTGTCTTAAGATGTATATTTGATAGACACCAATGGGTCAAAATTAAAAACATTATTAAAGCTAGGTAATTGTATGGACCTTATGTCATCATCTACTTTGGTATACCACGTTCCGATATTATTGTATACCAAGAATGCAAATAATCCAATAATTATTATAAGGCTCACTGCCAGCGACCACGTAGATGAGCTAGGGCTTATTAAATTTGAAATAGTTATATAAAGAACAATAACAGTTATAATAAACCATAAAATATATACATAATATCTTTGTGTCGATAATGTTGATGTCTCTTCGGCTCCAGCTACTGGCGAAATATAATCTATCGATTTTTCATATCTATTTAGTTCCTGATAATTATGTATTATTTTCGCTTTTATATCATAAAGTTCATTCATTATATTTTCATATTCATTATTCGTTATTCTGATATTATTATTTGTAATACTTGATATTTTATTGTATACTGAATCTAAATTATTGCGTATATGCTTAACGCCCCCTAATATAATACTTCTTGCTTGTCCAACGCTTGAATTTATACTTGGTATATTGTCGTCGTTTGGTGCAATACCTCCATCAGCGTTTACATTCAATTGAGTCATAGTATCATTAAGAGTATTTGAAATTGATTGATATTCTGCCATAAGAGGACCTATATCTATAATTTGCTGCTGCGGGGTGGTGGTGGTGGTGGTGGTGGTGGTGGTTGACGATGATTGTGCTGTTGTAGTAGATGGCGTCAATGAAGGTGCAGGTGAGGTTGGAGGCGCGGTCGCAGTCGGTGTTAAACCCTCTACGATTTTGCCTTTAACAATCTTCCCCGAACCAATACCCGTACCATCAGTTTGAGATATAAGATTTAAACTCGGCATAAGTTCGTTTATATAACTGCGTCCATCATTTAAATATTGAACACCTTGCCTAATAGCAGGATCGGCGTTTATTTGAGCTCTATATCCACTTTCGGAAATTGGTGCTAAATCACTAAACATGTTTGAATAATCCATTATAATTATTATTTATTTATATATTATTTATAAAATATAAATAGAAAATGTATTTTGATTAATGTAAATATATTAGTTACATTATTTATATTAGTTATATTAGTTATATTAGTTATATTAGTTATATTAGTTATATTAGTTATATTAGTTATATATCTTGTCGTTATTGATTATCGGGAATATCAGGGGTTGTTAGGTATCTTTTTATCTTATCCATCTCACTCATAATCCACGACTCGCTCTTATCTTTTGTACAACTTTCAGCAATAAGTTTCATTTCTTGTTCCGTCTTTGACTCTTTAGCTGTAGGATTAGCGCGTCTTACTAAATAAATTATGAAATAAAATACCGCTATAATTACCGTACTTACTAATAACAATATTATCATATTTTTGGTTGAAGAATTACCAGATGCATCCGGATTATTGGGGTCACTTGCACCCTTAGCTTTATCAATAGCATCACTTGCCATATTTTTAGTGTTAATAACCAAATCTTTTGCTACTTCTGTAAATGGTGTTGATTGTAACAAATATAAGATATAAATAACACCGGATACTATAGTGATTAAATAAATAATAGAACGATAATACATTTCTTTTTGATTATCGAAAAAAGGCTGTGAAGCATTATTAACATCTGAAATATTAGAGGTCTCTTCTAATAGCACTTCATTTTCTGCTGTTAATATGTCTATTTTTTTTTGAATAGAATCTATACTATTAGATTTTATAGTAAATACATTTTTAACTTCGTTTGCTAATTCAGCATAATTACTATTTAGAATTTGTAGATTTTTTTTAGATACGAGATATGGTTTATTAGGATTCTCAATTTCAAAATTTTTGGTATTTAAATTTCTAACATTAATGTTAAATGTAAGTTGTTCTGTTTTAAAGTTCACAAAATTTGTTACATAATTACTTGTATAAGTTGTATAATCACTATTTAAATTATTTAATCGGTTTAAGTAATATGTTTTTAGATCTATCATTTATGATGTTTTATTTTTGGTATATATATATTATCTATAATATCTATAATATCATAATAAAAAATTATAACACATAAAAATAAAATAATAAAAAAGATCTCTATAAAGCTAATGCATAAATTTATAATGTAGCTGATTATATAATGTAGCTGATTATATAATGTGGCTGATTATATAATGTGGCTTATTATATGAATCTGGTTTACAAAATAACTTGTGTACAGTGCCTATAATAATTTGAAATGATCGCCGTTTTACTTGGGCGTTCAATGCGGCATATATCGCCTGGCCTCATTCCGATTGCCTGAGCAACCGGGTCAAACCTCGAAATATCGGGTAATTTTTTTATATTTACGATATTATATTTTTTAAATAAAGCTTCTTTCTCCTCGTCGGTTAGTATTACGTGATTGGGAACATATTGATGTTCCAAAATATTGAATTGTAGTCTTTCTAAACTAAATATAATAATAAATATGCGATTTCTGTCCCAGAATTCATTTAAAATATTCATTAACGTTTGATTCATTTCTTGTTTAATTACAATAACTAATGTATCTGTTTTTTTATCAAGTACACTTTCAAATGTAAACAAATCGTCCACATAATCTTGCATATTTTCAATGCGCAAAGTTTTGCCTAAATGATATTTTACATATACTTTTTTTTCGAGGGCAGTTCCCTTGTTTGCTGACATTAGCATATCCATTTGCTTCGGCGCATCTTTATTCGTATACATTGCGTGAACTTCATTTACACCAAAATCTTCATATTCGCTTGTATCATATTTTTGTCTACCCAATAACTTAAGCAATGTCTCACGAGATTTGTGAATCATTGTAATTATTCCACTTGACGATTTCTGTTGTTGACTTGCCATTTTGATTCTTTTCTGTTCGGATGATTTCCTTACTACTCTTTCTTATATTTATATTACAAAACAATAATTTTAATTCAATTTTATTATTGTTTTATTATCGCCATTCCCCACGTATTATTCATAAATACATTATTTAAAAATATGTTATTCAAATATCTAATTTTTCTTATATAACTTATTGATATGATAAGGATTATGGAGGAGATATCATTACCAATTTAGACCCTTCTCCTGCTTGTCCTCCCGCATTACCATCGGAAGAATCTTTCTTTTCTGGCGCCTTTACTTCTAAAATACTTGATTGTTGTTGTGGAGAAGCTTCTCCTTGTGCTGGCGGCGTAATTATCGATGTATACATCGGACTTGATGGTTGATAACTAGACACCGGTGTCAAGACATTTCCTAATCTTACCATTGGTGATGATGATGTGGATGATGCTGGCGATGGTGTTTGTCCTTGAGCATTCAACGCCATTACGCCATAGCTTAAATTACCCGCCGCACCCATTCCCATACCAACATTTGGTTGTTGGCCATAAACAGGAGTCGATGCTGAATATTCGGGCGACGGTAATGCTAATGGAGATAATGGCGACAATGATGACGTTGACGATACGCCTGCTTCCGCTTGTTGTTTCGCCTGCTCCATAACCTGTTTCTTATACATAATTTTTTGATACTCTTGAAATATATTTACATACGAACTCATCCAGTTATTTGGTGTTTGATTCCTCGCCAATTCATTTGCCATAACTTCATTTGGTATTTTTGTTCCATCCGGATATACCAAGTCCTTATCCGACCATCCGACGGGATGCGTTGTAGGGAATGTTCCATAACCCTCTGCATCCCCATCCCATATTTCGGTCGGCGAACCGTTTCCATCCAGAATTAAAGAAGTAAATGTATATCTATATTTACCGGGTGTAGATTCTCCTTCCTTTGAACCAGTAGGGGAAGCGGCCGCTGCACCTTCGCCCTCTCTCGCGAGTTCAGATACCAACACGCGCTCATCTAATCTCCACCCAAGATTCTCAATATCTTTCAACATTTGTTCCTGCGCTTTCTGATTATCCAATAAAACCGCATTTGTATTCTCTTGTCTTGTAGATAATTCAACCTTACGCGCCGTTTTGCTTACAATATGACCAATTGAACTGTTCTCCTTGTTCTTTTCAATAACACTTTCGATTATTTCTGAATTCGATACATCCTCGCCATCATTGTACATCAATTTATTTATCGTTTTTGAATATGACATACTTTCCAATTGGTCTATATTGTCTTCCGTTATAATTCGCATCGTTACATTCATCGTCATCAACTCTTGCAATAATAGTTTAAACGAATATGGAACACGCACAATACTAAAAGATCTACCAAACCGAGTTATTTTATCAATATTCATCTCACTCAGCAAGTTCCCTGTAAATTTTACAGGGCCGTCTGCCATAGGACTTATAAATAAATCACGCATACTATTATAAATCGCGATTGTTCCCGTCTTATTACATATCGCCATAAAATACTCATCACCGCGAACCATCATCGACTCCTCCAGAAAATGACTAATACCGTGTGCTATAATCCCGTCACGTTCCATTTCGCCCACACGCAAACCACCATCATTGGCGCGTCCCTGAACCGTCTGGCGCGTAAGAAGTGTTCTTGGACCGCGCGCTCGGTAATTTATTTTATCTTTTACCATATGTTTTAAGCGCATATAATATGTAGGTCCGATATATATATCAGACTGTATTTGCTCTCCGGTCATACCATTATACAATATTTCAGTACCTGTCGAATGATACCCCTGATTTACCAATAATGCTCCAAATCTTTTCTCCTTCGGTCCCGTATTCACAAATGCAGTGCAATCTCCAAATGCACCATACAAAGAACACGCCTTCCCCGTTAATGTTTCTACCAACTGTCCTATTGTCATACGCGACGGAATAGCGTGCGGGTTTATTATAATATCAGGGCGTATTCCTTCCGCAGTAAATGGCATATCTTGTTCTCGTATCAATAGACCTACGGTTCCCTTCTGTCCTGCCCTCGACGCAAATTTATCACCGATATTCGGCATTCTTTCTTCGCGGATTCGGACTTTCGCCAATCGTGTCCCTTCTTCATTCTCAGTAATAAATGTTTTATCTACAAATCCGAGCTGTCCTTTTTTCGGATAAACTGAATCATCTAACTGCGTATCAGGATTATTAGAATTCGCCTTTACTTTACCGATTAAAACCATTTTATCGTCCAATTCCGTATTCTCTTTGATCATTCCGTACATATCGAGGTGGTCGTATTCATACCCCGGTTTCAGTCCAACAACATTTGCTTCTTTTTCTATATTAAGAATACGCGATTCAGATACTACTCCTTTCTCTTTGTTTGACTCTTCGCGCGTTTCATAGCTATTAAAATATGTTGTTCGAAACATTCCGCGTTTTACTGAACCCTCGTTGAACAGAATAGAATCCTCTACATTGTAGCCAGAATAACACATAATAGCTACGATTACATTTTCGCCACACGGATGCTCTTCATTATTGATATGTTTCAAATATCTGCTTTTCACGATAGGTATCTGTCCATAGTTTAACATCACCCCCATTTTATCAATCCTTGAAATGAAATTCGTGCTATATGTTGACACAGCTTGTTTTGCCTGACCACACGCAAACGCATTACGCGGCAACGGATTGTTTTCAGGATATACAATTTGATTCCCCATAAATCCATACATTAATGAAGGATGAATTTCCATATGAGTGTATAACTTATCCCTTGGTCCATATGATAGCGTAATCAGCGTTGACTCCGCCTCGGATGTATCGATATATTCTAGTATATCAGGCGTTCGCGTATTTTTAAGGGCTACAATATCCTGTACACCGTATAGTCCCATAGGAGTATATATCGTCGCTGTATCTATTTCATACTCTTTTATAATTTTTGATTCTTTACATCCTACTAAGTTGTGCCATTTGATTTTGCCAGATTGTAATAACTCGGCGGCTTCTTTTTTCTGAAAAGAATATTCGCCGCTGACATCGTCGTAAAAAAATAGCGGTCTACATAATCTACCACCATCCGTGAATATATATATTTCATTTGTTTGTATATCCCAATTTACACTTATAAACGGCGATATTAGACCGTATCTCCTGTATGCCTTTATTTGCTTGGTTACGATATCCGGTGCTGAAACAACGCCCAGCCAAGCCCCATTTATTAATATCTTTGTGGCACTATATAAGTATTTGCGAGGACATTCTTCCAATAATTTCATACCGATTGTATTGCGCATCCATTTTATCATTGGCTGCCCCGAAAATCCCGTGGTTATATGACACATTAATGTCATACTTTTGTGCAGACCACAGTTTGCTCCATCCGGTGTATCAACCGGGTCGATAATTCCCCATTGCGAACCGTGTAATAAACGCGGTTTAATCGACTTTGACGACGAATCAATTGGCAAATTTATTTTTCTAAGACCTGAAATAAATGAATTATAAGATAGACGGTTTACATCTTGAACGACGCCGATTTTTTTAGTATGTTCCACCGATCCCCAATTACCCTTAAATGCTCGTTTTAACCCCGACTCAACTACACGGTCTTTAAATATCTCGCTCTGATTTAATGTTAAAAGTGTCGGAAAACTGTCGCTCGTATTATAACGCGACGTATTCATATAATATTCACGATCAGCCGCGAGGCGAATATTTGCCTGCTGTAGCGAAAAGTACTCTTTGAATACATCATACAACAGACGCCCAGGGGAATCTACGCGCTTGAACTTGAAATTATCGCGATCCGTCTCCTTGTCTACTTTTGTATATACCAGCAATAATTTATATACAATGTATCCCAAATAATACGCTTTATTAATATAATTTAGCTCGCCAATTTGGGGCAAAAAATAGTTCATTAAAATGTCGTGAACGTGCGATGTCGTCTTTGATTTTGTAAAAGTGGATATAAATTTTAAAGCTATTTCCTGTGTAAAAATTTTATTTGCATCGTGTATAGAAGGTATAAAAAGGTCAACCATACTCTCATTTTTTTCAAGATCGAGCAAACAATATTCTATAATATCTTTATCTGAAATGACACCTAATGCTCGCATAACAATAAACAGGGGTATTGGTTTACGAACATTTGGAATGACGACAACGATTTGTCCATTAGAGTACCTAGCACCGGGTGCAACAATTCTTACCGACATTGTACGCTCTGGTTTAGATGCATCTTCTGATACCGTTCTTATATCGGCAGAATGGCTATATAATTCACCCTTATCATCGTATTCGCGTATATATAACATATTATCTGCGAATTTCTCTTGCGAAATGATAAACTTCTCCTTTCCGTCGATGATAAAATAACCACCATAGTCATTGCGACATTCTCCCATATTAAATCTAACCGACGGATCCATACCGTTTAAAATACATAATTCTGATTGAAGCATAATGGGGAAACGACCTAAGAATATTTTGTCTAACGTAACACTGTTTTGAATAATATTGCCTTGAGAATCGCGCATAATGAATTCAATATCGACATCATAATGTATCGTAGTACCATACGTCATATTTCGAAGACGTGCTTCATTTGGATACATAAAATGTACGCGTTTCTCTGAGCCATTATTTTCATCATCATAAATAACCGGCTTTCCGAAATATAATTTATTTCCTAGTTTGCCGCCCATATAGAGCTCACACCGAAGATTAAATGTATTGTCTTCTGGGTTCTGTTCTTTTTGCAAAACAATCGGATTTTTCTCTTTGAAAATACGTTTAATGCCATTTTTTATAAAATCATTATATGATGCTAAATGATGTTTTACTAATATGTTTGGATTGTCGTCAAAAAAACTATCGATAACACTCCACGCTATTTCTGTATTCATTGTCATTTGTAGTTCTGTAAGTCTGTATTTATTTCTTAAAATATATTGTTATATTATATATTTTATATATTTTATATTTTATATACTAATACAATGTATTTTTTAAATAGAAAATACTTTGTGTTATTTTGTTAATTTTATTGTTAATTTTGTTAATATTATTATTCATATTATTGTTAATTTTATTATTATTTAACACCGTGTTGCGTTTTAGCAAGACCTACAACCATTCTTGCTATTATTATAAAAGCTATAAGCATTAATACATATGGAAAAAGAAAAATAAACCACGCCGATTTTACCCACCCATATCTACATAAAAGGTTTAATACCCAAGCCCACATTAAAATGAAAAGTACATTAAATGAGTAATATGCGAATTTATTTTTAATAGCACATTTGACATTTCCTAAACATATTTTTTCTTCGTCATTTGTTTTAATATCATAATAATAAGAAATAGCGAGTAATATAATACCGATTATAATGTATAATTTTGAAGGCAGACATAGATTGGAAAATGATTCTAACATTCTGTGTATGTGTGTATGTGTATGTATGTGTATATATAATAGTATTAATAATATATGAAAATAATAAAAATAAAATAAATATTTGTATTATTTGTATTTTAATAGTTGTATTATTAGTATTATTTGTCTTAAATTTTAGAAGCAAATTTATCGGCATCGTGATATATTTTTGGAAGATTCGGATTAAACGTATATTTGTCATACTTTGGTTCTGATAAACCCTTCGGAAATTGACCAAATGATGGAATTGGATTAGCAGCATATATTTTATTAGAGTACCCCGATAAATCGTTATATACTTTCCCCAAATTATAGGTAATTCCGCGTCCAAAATTTTGTATATCGTTTATAATGTTGCCGCCATTACGTGAGCGTCCGCCGCGCCCCTTTTTCGCGGTTTTACTCCTGCGTCCCCCACCCATTTGATAAGCGTGTCTCGTTTGCATTAACTTGGTTGGCCAATCCTGGTATTTAGGCATCGGAGGATTTGCCGCAGTAGAAACGGGAGGACCGTTTGCACCTGAAGGAGATATACCATTTGTTGAAGGTGCTATAACATTTCCACCCTTGTCTGCGCTCCAAGAATTCGTTTTAATAAAATTCAATATATTATTCGTTGTAGCATTACCACCTTTCATACCTCTTCTTCCTTTTCCTTTTCCGCGGCGACCCTTACTCATTTTTCTTGACCTGTTACCGCCTTTCTGTGCAAATTGTAACGGTGGCTGTGAACACGCACCGCCAATAGGATTGCCCATACTTGCGCCGCCGCCACCACCACCACCACTCATTATACCCCTATTCCACGAAGGAGGAAAATCAGGCAATGGTTTATTTAAAAAATAAGAACCAATACCTGTTGTATTATCACTTTTGCATCCAGGACAATTTAATGCCGAATTTATAGGATTCATATATTTATTAAGCGAACCACTTTCTATTTTAACTCCAATACCACTTCCACTTCCACTGCCATTGCCGCTGCCACCACCCATTTTACGCTTATTTGATCTTTTATTTGATCTAGAACGTGAACGCTTCAAACGTTTTGATTTATATTTAATAGACATATGTTGTAATAATAGATTATTTGGATTATTTGAAATATATTGTATATACTATAATATACTATAATATATTATAATAAATAGTGGAAATAAAAATCTCGAAATATAAAATATTCCGGAGTTTATATAATTAAACGCATACCTACGTATGTATATTTATTCAATATCGACGTGAGAAAGGAAATGTCTCCTACAACACATTTTGTTAAATTTTAATTCGTCCAGAACATATCCTTCAGGAGTTTTCTCGCTAAATTCTTCGGTAAGATATACGACTTTGTCATTTTTCATATCCTCAGACATTTTCTTCTTTTTTACTTCTGCCAAATAGTAACGGTATTTGTCACCAATGACTTTTCCGCACGTGAAACATTTTACGGGGATGATCATATTGTTGGATTTACGCTTGTGATTGCTTATATAGTTATTATATACAAATTTATAAATCAATTTTATGTATTATATATATTCTTAAATACTGACTATTCAATTATAATAATTGCTATATGAATTGTACAATTATTCACCCCATTTTCTATGTTTTTTAGTTGGTTTGTTGTCTATTGCATCTTCGCCTGTTTCATCTGCAACACTTAAATGAAGATCATTATCATTATGATCGCCATCTAATTGTTCTACTGCCATAGCACCGTTGGCAATACTATTAGAACCTTCGCTTAATTCGAACCCTTCAACTATTCTTTTAATCTCAACCTTTTTTATTTCTCTAGTAGGTGGTGAATTAAGTGGATCATTCCCAGTTGGACCCACTATTTGTATATAAACTAAAATACCAACGAATATAATAATTGTTATTAAAATATAAATTATATTTTGAAAGAATGAATCTCTTAATTGTGGTAAACCAAGTGTATTTGCTAAACTAGCAAATGTTGATTTAGATGCACTTGATATAGAACTTTCTGCCTCGCTTACTGTTTGAATATGTGCTGGACCGTTGCTCATCTATGTGACAATAACTATATATACTATATATAATTATAGTTATAGAAGATAATTATATATATAACTATCGCTTTTTATTTTGCATTACTTGATACATTTACATTTTAATAATAATAGACCCCTTCGATGTCTTTACCTTTTTATGTTGTTCATTTTTTTTGTGAATTGAATCGTGGCATTTTTCGCATATAGATGCTAAATTAGCTACGTGGTTTTTTGAAAAGTGTTCTATAAAATTCATACTATCGGCATTTTTCTGATGTTGTAAATGATGAATTTCTGTCCCTATTTCCTTCTTACAGAATTCACACGTGTTTTTAATCTTTTGAGAATTATACCTGCTCTTATCAGACATCAAAATACTCTGTTCATTACTCCTATATTTTAACCTGATTTCATTTGCATATTGTAGAAAATCATCAGGTAAGTGAAGCGACTTACATACTTCTAAGCCATACATACTAAATCCAGGACCATCCTTAAGTTTTCTATCATACACCAAACAGTCCATTTCTTTATTATATACTACCTCTAAATGTTTCATACTTAATCTCTCCATAGATATCACTTCTTCGTACTTATTAATCTCGTGCATATGTGTCGCAAATATATAAGAACATTTACTGTCGTTCATCTTTTTTAATCCAGCAACAAATATACTGATCGCCGAATCTATTTCAGTCCCTGAACATAATTCGTCCCCTAAAATAAGACCAGTATTGTTGGCCGAATTCAAAATAACGCGTAGCTCAGACATTTCGACCATAAACGTAGACATACCTTTGAATAAATTATCATTTCCCAAGATTCTCGTAAATATACTCTTATATGGTATATATTCAAAGTGAGTGCACGGTACATATAATCCAGCTTGTGCCATAATTACAGCTATTCCAATTGCGCGAATTAAGCTCGTTTTACCTACTGCATTTGTCCCGTATAATAATATACCATTTTGTTCCATCCCGTCCCCTAATTCAATGTCGTTTGTGACGTAAATTTCACTTGTGTTGATATGTTCAATTAAACAATGCCTCAATCCTTTTGCTCTTGCGAATGAAGCTCCTGAAGCTCCTGAAGCTCCCGATTTCATATTGATCGCGGGTTTACAATATTTATATTTCTGCGCAATATATACTTTATTTTGTAGTATATCTATCATAGTAACAGTGTCAATTATTTGCTGAATATCTTTTTCAAACATATTTTGTATTTTTTTAATTACATCCATAAATACGTATTCTATCTCCTGTTTCATTTCTAGTTTACTTTTGATAATCGTATTACATATCTTAGCTATTTGCGTCGAATGAATAGTGCAATTATTTCCTGTCGATGTAGGATACGTTATTCCCGACAGCTCGATATTCAGCGTTGATTGTTTATTGTTATATGATACATACTCTATATCCACGAATGGCGTCTTCATACAACTTGGATCATTTGTACTATCGATATTGGTCGTGGTTGTTGATGTCGCCTGCGCTTTCATTTGTATTTTCGATTGTTTTTTAATCTGTTCTTCAAGCAACTTTCCGCGCCGTTTTGTAGATATAAGCGTATAACCCATTTTTTCAGTATCGTGAATCTTGACATATTCATATTTTTTTTCGGATTTTGATTCTTTTTCACAGGACGCAATAAGCTTATCAAAATAGTTTTGAATCGTTTTCAATTCAATAAATGAATTTTCATAATTATAAACAATCTTATCCAATTTTGCACTTACCCCTTTTAATATGAAATTTTCATCATAATTCATATTATCTATATTTTTACACTTCTCCATCTCAAAATGAGACTCCATAAATTTTCGTATTTTTTTACAGTATATAGATATGTCCTCGCTGCCATTACCGGTGCTGCTGCTGCTGCTGCTGCTATCAGGAACAATATAAGAAACGATATTTTTATCCGTCTTTACCTTATCATACATTGCTGATATAGTATCAAGATTGTTATATAAATGATACAAATTTCTCGGATTTACTTTTTGATGCACAATTTGACGGTGCAGTTTCTCAATATCTTTTAGTTCAGCCAGTTTAGTTCTCCATTCTGATATCTGTTCGTGTCCTCTTTCTCCTCCTCCTCCTCCTCCTCCTCGCGAAATTACATAGTCAGTAATATCATATTCCCTGTTTAATTTCTCCACATTAAAAATAGGATTAAGTACCTTGTATTTAAATTTTCTCATACCCATTGGCGTAATACAATTATTAAGAAACCGTAAAACCGATGAGTATTTACCTGTATAATTATCATCGTCAATAATATTTAACTGTTTCAATGAATGATTCGCCAAAATAACACGATCGCTTTTGTTATCAAATACCGGTTCGCGAATCTTATTTACTAGATGTGGATTATGTTCATTTAAAAAATTCAATAAAAAAGTAAGCGCCTGCGTAGCATACTCATAATTAAACGTAGATTGAATAAATGATTCAACTACATCGTGTTTATAAAATGTACGCAATACTTCATCTCGGTATGTTTGTTTCTCGCACCGTTTTGCTTTTTCAACAAATTTTGACTGTGTCGTTTCACTCGAGCACTCATCACCACTCGATAAATAAATCTTATGAATATTCTTGCTCATTATGCCAGTAAAATTAATAATATCATCCGCGATTTTTTCATTTACGTTTGTAATTAATATTACTTCGCTGGGTTTATATGTCGATATATATCTTTCTAACTCATCGTATGTTGTCGGATTATGCTTATCTTCGACACTATGTTCAAATATAATTACACGCCCTGTATAAATATCGACATTTGCAAGTCCAATAACAATGGAACTAGATTTCGAAAAAGATACACGCTCGACCCATATACACATCGTATTATTGGATATTTCGCTAGCATCCATATTAAAAAATGTCCCTGGCGAATAAATACCCTCTATATTCCGTATTTTCGGGTTGCTAGGATCCTGTGTTATTACAACAGATGTATATCCCGCCTCTTGAATCTTTTTCAAATATTTGTCTATCTTTGTGTGTGTAAACCCCGCCATAACATATTCTCCAGTTTTTTGCGCGATTGATAAGTCACATATTTTCGTGATTTCTTCGATTTTACTTCCTGTTATCGCATTTCCGCTACTTCTCTCTCCATAAATTTCGTAAAATGAACCAACCATCATCAATACGACCGTCTTCGCACCATACTCTTCACTATATGTCTTTGTGTATTCTAGATAAGTCGAAATAAGCGACATTTTGGTATACTTGGCAGCAATACCCTGTTGTAAATATATAAGAATTTGTTGTTATATATCTACATACTATGTCTTTATCTCTATTTTATATATATATTACACATTATAATGACAGGATATATCACTGCATATATCACTGCATATATCACTGCATATATCACTGCATATATCACTGCATATTATTAGAGATTAGGAGTGTTTGAACTCGCGCCGGTGGCTGCATCGCCATACTTTTAGAGATTGCAAAAAGGCGATGAATGCCACTATCGGGAGATATTGAAAAATTGGAGAATTAAATCAAAAATGAATAACGGAGGAGACATACGAATTTATATATAGTATCTTATATGAAGTATCTTTTATATCATATATAATATACGATATATATAATATACGATATATATAATATACGATATATATAATATACGATATACAATGTCGTTTAATATATGGTGATGATTTGTATCATTATATTACCAAGACTTTTTATCTTCTAAAAAGTTGTGCAATATTACACCCTTACCTACATTCTCTATTTCACCTGTCAACATCGCATCTTCATATATTTTGCGCACAATATAAGGTGGGGCCATTGAACCGATTTTTATAAGGTTTTGCTCTACCAAATATTTTTTCACATCCGATAATTTTTTATGTTTCAATAGACTGTGTTCTCTTTGTATATTTTTACGCGTGTCGTTGTTTTTGATTAGAACACCTACTGTATCACCCTGTTTCCCCAATTTAAATTTCTTAGTAATCGTTTTCCTCAAACATCTTCTTATTTTTGTTCTAGATATATGTTGCGTTTTATTATGTGAATTATCATCACCTGTTTCATCTTCTGCATCGTCGCGCGCGGAAATATCCGTATTATCGTTATTCAACCCAGACTTCCTTTTATGTTTATCCTGTAGTTCTTTAAGTTTTGTCTGTCGTTCTGTATGCGGCGTATCATTATTATTATTATTATTATTATTATTATTATTACTACCATCATTATCGAATCTAAGATTATGTTTGATTGTTTTATTATATGCTCGAAAGGTGGGTTTTTTCCCATTTTTTAAGCATCCATAAGGAGCATCATCAAATAATTTCACAGGCGAGAAAGTCGATGAAGATGTTATTAGTGATGTTTTTCCCATAATATCGTTACTATCGTTATTATCGTTATTATCATTATCATCATATTCGCGTTCAACATTATATCCTAATTCCTGATTATTTATATTTATTATTTCTTGCATTTCTCCCATTTCTCCCATTATAGGCGCCGATGGTGCATCAGAGAATGCGGATATATTCACCGGCGAACACGATATAGTGGGCTGTAATTCGGGTGGAAGTTCAGTATAAATCATATTCCCCGGAGAGCTCTTACCTATTTCTAAATTTATTCTAGGTTGAGTCGAAACACTGGCGATGGAATGCGAAGGACGAGGAGTACTAACTTGAGGCGGCGGCAATTGAAGTTGTATTTTTTGAAAAATAGGAGCAGGAATATGCGCCACAGGACTAGGGGATCGTATATTTATATTCGGTGTTACAATTTGTGGCTGCGTAACAACACGCGGTTGTATCATTGCAGGAGTATATACAGGCGAAGGGTTTCGTTGTTGAGAATTTTTACTGTTATGTAGCGATTTTAGAATATCGGTAGTCAAATTTCCCGAACCTATATTTTGTCGTCTTAATGTTTTAGATTGCGGATTATCATTTGCTCTTTTAATTTTCGGATTTTGATTCTTTGTATTTATGTAATTATCTAAAAAATCCATTGATTTTTTGAATTCATTGCTGAATATTTTAGACTCTTTTGATATATCAATATTTGCATTGTTATTCGCATTGTTATTTGCATTGTTATTTGCACTTGCTGCGGTTGACGAGGCGGATGTTTGTTCTGCTTTACGTTTCGCATTTATCTTGTCTAATAGCATTTTTTTTAATTTATTGGGTTTAATAATTTCATCAGATAATCGGGGACGATTTTTTTTTGAAATTTTATTATTACCAAGAGAAGATGTACTTTTATTCGAACCAGATAAAAATGATTGATTTATTATAATACTTTTCTTCGTGGGGTCGCTCATAATATAATTTTTAAAATAAAATATTATTATGAATAAAACATATTACAGATACATATGTTGAACAACTTTTATACCATCGTCATTTGCTCTTTGTTTAACTTCGTCGTTTCGTATAAATAATTCAAACCCATTCTCTAAATCTTTCATCGTTATTTTAGTTTTCGTGTTTTCCGGTTTACAAAATACGCGCCTACTATGAGCAATCTTCGTCTTTGAAAAAAGCGTCTCCATATCCCTCCCATAAAATTTAAAATATTTCATATTCTTTTCAAACCAGTCCACTTTTATTTCTTCCGAAATAGACCATCCAAAATCATTTACCTTTTTGATAAATATATCTCTTAAATCTTCTGATGTATAATCATCAATTTTAAATCTCCACGTAAATCGCGAATCAAGCCCATCGTTATAACTAAAAAAACATTCCTTCAAATCCTTCTCATAGCCAGCAATAATTACCATCAAATTATCTTTATTATCACTCAATGCCTCACATAAAGTATCAATGCACTCTTTCGCGAAACTGTCGCGTTTTTCCGTATTACCAAGAGCGTATGCCTCATCTATAAATAATACACCGCCCAAACTATCCTTTATTACATCTTTTGTTTTTAATGCCGTTTGTCCTAAATAACCGGCAATTAAATCTGCTCTTGTAACCTTTTTGAATTTAGGGCGTGACGGCGACAATGAGGATGATGCCTTTTTCTTCTCGGATATAATAGATGATAATGTTCTCGGCGATGATGAGGCGGATGACGATGATGACGATGACGCCGAATTTTTACTTTTTATTACACCTATATTGCTGTATATTCTCCCAATTATTTTAGCAACTTCAGTTTTACCGGTTCCCGGAGAACCATATATAACGGTATGTAAGAAATCGCCGCTTTTAATAGATTTGCTATCAGAGAAAATCGGCAAATGTAGATTTTGTAAATAATACAACAATTGGTCGACGATATTTTCCTTAAGATATTTCATACCTATCATATTATTGAGTTCGATCAAATCGTTTTTAATTTTATGCAGCGCTTTCATATTAATATTATATTCAATATTTTCGGCAAGCTTATAATCATTACAAAGTTTTATTAAATCTCCGATATTCTTTACTTCAACATCTATATCTACTTTATTAATTTTAAAAGGAATACGATTTCCGCATTTCAAACAATTCACATCATAACAAGCATTTTTACCATCTATATCAACTTTTACTACTTCTACTTTATTTTCGGAATCTTTGGTTTCATTATTAGTTTTTGAATTGAATTTCGTATTTTCTCCCGCATCTCCCGTATCTCCTGTTTCTAAAGAGCTATGATATATACATTCGGGATTCGATCGAGGTAGAGGCAAAGGAACATCGTCTGCATTTTTAGATACATATTTTTTACACGTAGAATCTCTTGTATTTTTTGTGATATTTATATTTTCTTTGTTATTATCATTTTTATCATTTTTATCATTTGAGTCGTTATTAATATTTTTTGAGGGTGAAAACATAATATAATAATTACAACGAGCGTCCATTATACTTATAAAATCCTTGAAACACCTTTTAACCCTAGGTTTTTTAATTATAGAATTAAAAATATTCAAAGGGTTAGCCTGATTCACCGGATTCAATGGGTTCACAGTATTTACAGGATTCACAGGATTTGTATTATTGATACCACTCGTCATATTACGTATAATATTATTATAATATTATTTTTATATATATTATTTACTATAGTAAATTATATTATATAAGATTTCATTATATAATATATAATATATAATATATAATATATAATGAAATATGCTCTTTTAATAGGTATAAATTACATAGGTACTGTAAATGAACTAAATGGTTGTATTAACGATATAAATAATATATGCGCATTTTTAAAATCATCTCTAAATTATACTTTATTTATTACTATGACAGATAATTCTAAAATCAAGCCAACAAGGGAAAATATATTAACCGCGTTTAATATAGTAATTCAAACAGTAAAACCAGGCGATGAAGTATGGGTCCATTATTCGGGTCACGGGAGTTTAATGCGCGATACTAACAGAGATGAAGAAAGTGGGTTAGATTCCTGCATATGTCCCATCGACTTTAAACGGTCAGGTTTTATTACTGACGATATTATTCGAACAAATCTAGCATTAAAAATGCCCAAAGGCTCGACGTTATATATTGTTTTAGACGCTTGTCATAGCGGAACCGGATGTGATTTGCGTTATAAATATGATGATTCTAGTTATTTAATTAATAAAAATAAAATAATGCCGAACAAATACATTCATTCGGACTGGGCTCTAGTACAGACGTCATATGAATTTAAAAATTACAGTAAAACTCAGGGCGAGGTTTATTGTATAAGTGGGTGTCAAGATAATCAAACAAGTGCGGACGCTTATATCAACGGAGCATACGCAGGCGCTCTCACATCTATTTTATTATCGTCATTGCGTTCAAATCCTTTACAAACATATAAATGGAAGCATCTACTAAAAGATATATGTTGTGGAGAAAAAATAAACAGATATTCGCAACGAACCTCTATAACATCCGGTGGACCACTAAATTTAGAAAACAGAGTGTTTTATACCATCCCAGTTGTATCTACTAATCTGGCGGCGAAAAAAGATGTACTACAACCATCCTCGAATAATCTAAAAAATATGTTAAATAATTTAAAAATATCGAATTCAACAAATGTACGCTCAAATAAATTAAATATTAAATATGATAAAAGTACACACGCAAATTATAATACATTTCATAGAGTTTTGGAATAGTTCGCTATTTACGATTTATGATTTATGATTTATTTTTATTATTATTATTATTATCCGAAATATGCTTAAAAATAAATTGAAATAATAAATAAGCATTAATTCAATAACACACAACTTCCGCCAAATCAAATGTCAAAATCAAAATCAGCAGTATCTTCAAAGTCGAGTCATATCAAATCAAAAGGTACAAAGGATACAAAGGATACAAAAGATTTCGGCATAGATTTGAATATTGGCAACGATAATAATAATAATAATAATAATAATAATATTGAATTACAGATTACATCAATCGAACCGTTATCAAAATCCGAAAAAAATGCGCCGCGACTGAATAAGAGTTCGGGCAAAGTAGATGAAAAGGTAAAGGCAGTGGTTGCGTCGGCAGCTCCCGTTACAACAGAAAACGAAAATGGAAATGAAAATGAATCACACTATAAAAAAATCAGGAATACACTAGAAGTCATCGATGCTTCACGCCCGATGCCATATATTGAAACACCTTGGACAATTATTGGGGCATATTTCAAAAACCAACATTTGAAAAGATTAGTAAGACACCAGATCGAGTCCTACAACGATTTTGTCAATAGTCAAATCCAGAGAACGATTGAAATGTTCAATCCTGTATTGGTGGCATCTGAGCACGACTACTGTAAAAAATCAAGGAAGAATAAATTAGAAATGGAAATCACATTTGATAAATTCAATCTATATCGTCCTCAAATTCACGAAAACAATGGCGCTACAAAAATAATGTTTCCCCACGACGCGCGCTCAAGAAATTTCACATATGCGTCTACTATGACAATTGATATAAATATTCGCTATATTATTAGAACGGGGGACAACTTGGAAAATACACAAACGCACTACAAGTCGATTCCAAAGGTTCACATTGGTAAGTTGCCTATAATGTTGAAGTCGTCGATTTGTGTTTTGAATCAATATACTCATATTAATAATAATGTATCTGGAGAATGCAAGCATGACGCCGGGGGTTATTTTATTATTAATGGAAGCGAAAAAACAGTTTTAGGTCAAGAACGTGCAGCCGAGAATCGCGTATACTGTTTCAATACTTCGAAAAATAACAATAAATGGTCTTGGACTGCCGAAATCAAATCAGTGCCAAAGGAAAAATGTATATCACCAAAGCAAATTAATGTTATGATTTCAAGCAAAAATAATGGTTTCGGTTTCCCTATTTATGTACAAATTCCGCGTATTAAACAACCCGTGCCACTGTTTGTTGTATTTCGCGCTCTCGGAATTAACTCGGACAAAGAAATCTGTGAACATATTTTACTAGATATCGACAAAGATAGTCAAATCCTCGACGCACTTCAAGCTTCAATCATCGATGCAAACACCTCAATGACCCAAGAAGATGCACTCCGAATTATCACGACAAATGTTATGTTTACCCCGATGAATATGGACAAAGAAGCCGGTGCATTAAAGAAACGAGGATTCGCCCAAGACGTTCTCAATAATGACTTGTTCCCGCATTGTCACAATATGACACAGAAAATATACTTTCTCGGATATATGGTAAATCGTATAATAAGTTCTAGTCTCAATGTCGCCAAACAAGATGACCGCGATTCATATGTAAATAAGCGCGTCGATTTGACCGGTGCGCTATTGAATAATCTATTTCGCAACTATTTTAATAAACTTGTCAAGGATATGTCGAAACAAATTGTAAAAGAAATCAACACCGGCTCTTGGCGTTCAACCGACGACCATATGAGTATCGTTAATAAGACCAATATTTATAAAATTATCAAGTCGACTACGATCGAAAATGGGCTTAAGCGTGCTCTCTCTACCGGCGATTTCGGTATTAAAAATGTGAATAGCAATAAGGTCGGCGTAGCACAAGTACTGAATCGTCTTACATATGTTTCGAGTCTTAGCCATCTTCGCCGCATCAATACACCTGTCGACAAAAGCGGCAAACTAATTGCTCCACGCAAGTTACACAATACGACGTGGGGATTCTTATGCGTTGCCGAGACACCGGAGGGTGGTAGTGTTGGTGTCGTAAAAAATATCAGTTATATGACGCATATAACGACACCGAGCAATTCCGAATCATTGCACCAACACGTGGAGCCGTTTATTTCGCGTATGGACCGTGAAAATCCAAAAGATATGTATTCAAATATCAAAGTATTTGTAAATGGGGCGTGGCTCGGAAATACTGTGGAACCGATTGAGTTGTATAATTCGTTTAAAGATAAGAAGTCTAAAGGAATTATTAATATTTACACGTCTATTATATTCGATATTAAAAATAAAGAAATACGTATTTGTAATGACGCTGGACGCTTAACTCGACCCGTTTTGCGCGTGAAAAACAATAAGATATTCATCACCAATAAAATAATCAGCGAGCTTAATTCGGGCAACCTTACGTGGGACGATCTTCTCACCGATACTAAAATCGATGAAGCTGTGCTAGAATATATCGACCCTGAGGAGCAGAACTTTAGTATGATTTCAATGAAGCCTGCCGACTTGGTAAGTAAGACAGATACTAACTATATTTACAAATACACTCATTGCGAAATTCACCCAAGTACTATTTTCGGAATTCTTGCTTCGTGTATTCCGTTTCCTGAGCATAATCAGTCACCTAGGAATACCTATCAATGCGCGATGGGCAAGCAAGCTATGGGAATGTATGTAACAAATTATCAGAATCGTATGGACAAGACCGCTTATGTTCTCACATACCCTAGTCGCCCCCTCGTGGATACTCGTGTTATGGGAATGATTAAACTAGACCAAATCCCATCCGGTTCGGCAGTTATCGTAGCAATTATGACATACTCCGGCTATAATCAGGAGGATAGTATTCTCGTAAACAAAGGCTCGATTGATCGCGGGTTATTCAATGCCACGATTTATCACACCGAAAAAGACGAGGACAAGAAGATTAATGGCGATGAAGAGATTCGATGCAAGCCCGACCCTTCAAAGACGAAGGGGATGAAATTCGGCAACTATGATAAGGTCAACAACAAGGGTCTCGTCCCCGAAAATACATTTATCGAAAACCGCGACATCATTATCGCAAAAGTTGTACCTATCAAGGAGAATCGCAACGATCATACAAAGCTCATCAAATATGAAGACCATAGCAAGATTCACCGCACCACAGAGGAGTCATATATTGATAAGAATTTCATCGACCGCAACGGCGACGGATACTGCATCGCAAAAGTCCGCATCCGCACTTCCCGTAAACCTGTAATCGGTGACAAACTTTCATCCCGTCACGGACAAAAAGGTACCGTAGGTAACATCATCCCTGAAAATGATATGCCTTTCACTGTAAACGGTATGCGCCCCGACATTATCATCAACCCACACGCAATTCCGTCTCGTATGACTATCGGGCAACTCAAGGAAACACTGCTCGGAAAAGTGCTCGTCCAACTCGGTCTCTTCGGGGACGGCACATCATTTGGCGAGTTGGCAGTTGAAGATATCCGTAAAAAATTGATAAATGTTGGATATGAAGCGCAAGGAAATGAGGTGCTATACAACGGAATGACTGGGGAACAGATTGAGTCCGATATTTTCATAGGGCCTGCATTCTATCAGCGTCTCAAACATATGGTAAATGATAAGCAACATAGTCGTTCAATTGGACCGATGGTAAATCTTACACGACAACCGGCGGAAGGCCGTTCGCGAGATGGAGGGTTACGGTTTGGCGAAATGGAAAGAGATTGTGCCGACAAAGACACACCAATTACGCTCTCAAATGGATTAAGTGTAAAAATAAAATCACTCGATGAAAATAATGGGTGTGTAAATATTATGGGTTGGAGTGAAGAAAAAAATGGAATGGTTCCTTCCAAGCAAGTAGCGTTTATGGATAAAGGAACAAGAGAATGCGTTGAACTAACATATGAAGATGGTAGAAAACTTATATGTACTGAAGACCATCCGGTTTTGACGTCTGATAATAATTGGGTTAAAGTTAAAGATATTGAGTTAAATGACACTAAGATTAAGTCAAGTATAACCTGCCCTCTTGTTGATATTAATGAAGAAATTAAAGAATGTGCTGGATGGACGCTTCAATATGGAACAAATATACTTGAAACAAATACTCGTGAAGAATTTATGAAAACGCTTGCATTTGCTCGTATAATTGGATATTTAATTACGGATGGACATATGAATTCAAAAACTAAAAAAGCGAGCTTATTTCTAGGACATATGTTAGATGTTGAATCTATAATGAAAGATATTGAACTATTTTGTGAAAGCAAACAAAAAAACTTCATATCTAAAAATTTATATGAAATAAGAATTCCCGCAGAATTAAAAAATGATATTATTCGACTTCCAGGATTAATAAGCGACAGAAAAGTGAACCAACCCGGAACTCTTCCTAACTTCATATTGGATGAAAATTGCCCTCGCCCTATTGTGCGTGAATTTCTTGCCGGGATGTTCGGTGGCGACGGACACACTTGTGTTCTTGGAATGCATAGAGGAAAACGCGACATCCTTTCATCGGTTTCATTTTCACAAACTAAAACATACGAACATCGCGCCTCGTTACAAAAAATGTTTGAAGATATACAGAAATTATTAGCGAAATGTGGAATTCATAATACTACGATTCAAAAACCCAAGGAGACATCATTTTCAAAACATAAATTCGAAGAAAAAGATAAAGCAGATAACTCTGGGCGAAGCTTTCAATTAACGCTCCATCTTCCTATTGAACAACTAATCCCATTCTCTGAAAAAGTCGGGTTTCGATATTGCTGTCATAAATCTCAACGCTTGGAAGCCGGAGTATCCTATCGTCGTCTGCGCGAAGGAGTGACGCGCCAACACAACTGGATGGTAAATCGTGTCAATGAAATTACAAAATTCAAGGAGATTAAGGAAAAAACACCTGAAAAAAATGTTCCAACTAAGAAAGCGATTCTTCAAGCTGTTGATGAATTGAAGAAGACAGAAGGACTCCTGCACGAATATGCTATCCCAAGTACACACGATATTACCGACCACCTCATCAAGGGAACCGAGTTCGGCAAATTCACGGCAAAAGGATTCCCTACTGCCGAAGAATTCCTTGAAAAAATCGGTGCACTAGATTGGTTCAAAAATGAAAGTATTAAATGTCTCCCTAGCGACGACGATGTGGACGACGTGGATGCGAATGCGGGCGCCGATGCTGCACTGGGCGGGGATGATGATGATGCAGGAAACTATGGCGTAACACGCGACTGCGGTTCTATCCCAACAATGAACCTAACTGTCGTGTCAAGAATTCCGGTCGGTCCCAAACAAGTATATGATATTAGCGTAGAAGATACACACTCGTTTCTTGCAAACGGAATCGTGGCACATAATTGTATGGTCTCACACGGAGCGGCAAGATTTACACGCGGACGCTTGTATGATGCATCGGACAAATACCAAGTTCACGTATGCCGCGACTGTGGAATGATAGCTGCTTATAATGACAAAATGGGAATTCATTGCTGTAGGACTTGCGACAATCGGACAAACTTCGCATATGTAGAAATACCATACGCTTGTAAACTACTATTTCAGGAATTACAGACGATGAATATCGCTCCAAGGATTATGACATAATTGTGTGGTCGAATAAATTATATATAGTTTATCAAAGTATATAATAAATATTATTTAGGCATCATTTATCTATAAAACAATATGATATACTATTTTAATTACTGGTAAATTTTTAATGTCTTTTATTATATTTTTATTATAATATAATATAGTATAGTATAATATAACATAATAAAATGTCAAACTTAGGAGGCGGTTTACATGGTATTTCACCCCAACTTATAAACACTAATGTAGGTGGTGTAGGTGGTTCATATAATGCTCGTCGTAGACATATATTAGTTCAAGCTTGGAATGGTGCCGCAGCTACAGGAACTATAAATGGATATAAGCGCGCAATTGGCCCGTTTCGTGCAGTAAATAATGCTGGCGACTTTCTTTCAAGACAAAATTATACTTCTGGTGGATCGAATCAGGTAAATAGTGTACGTGGCGGTCTTACCGGATACAAAGTCCTCGGTGGTGCTATTCAGGCACAAAAAGATAACACCGGTATTCCTTCGGCTACTTGTAACCCCCGTTTTGTATATGATGGTTCCGATTATGTTCGTTTTAAAAAACTTCAAGCTATAAACAGGAACTACAATGACTATAGTTTTGGTGGCGATCAATCCAATGCTTCCCAGTCTCCTTGGAGACGTACTCACCATTTTTAGAAAATACTTTATTCATCTTTTAGTGAATATGTTTTGTATATTAAACTATCGTATATATAATATTATTATTATATATACATATACATATATACCTACACCTACACCTACTCATTTTTACATACATACATACATACATACATACATACATAAAAAATGACCTCAGTACCTGTTAAGAAACTACAATACTATTTTAATGGTCCACCAACACAAACTGTTCTTATAAAACAGCGCGGTAATAATGGAATCCAAACGTGTGTAGCTCCTTCTCCGAATCAACAATATCCAACTGACCAGACGGGCAATGTAGCAAATGCTCGCGCTTCGTTTGTAAACGCACAGAAGAATTTTTATTCGACGAATTCGTCTAATGTGAATACAGGCAAAGTGGCAAGCAATACAAACTATACCACAAGTATGTTCCATAGTCATTACCAGCGACCCGTATTAGCAGGTAAGCCGATTCCTGTGCCTGTAAGCGGTGAACAGTATATCAATATGATTAAGTATAACGCTATTGGTCAGTCGGCGTATAAAGTTGGACTCGCTGCAAATGCCCCATACCAGACAAAAAATAATGATAATACTATTCGTAATATTCGTCGTCAGAGATGCCGCAATGGTGGATGTGTGGCACCGAAAAAGAAGGGCGCTATTGATAACCCGTTCCAATCTGGCGGATCTTCTAGTCTTTCATCATCCGGCAATCGTCAAATATATATATGAAAATATTTAGATATTTAGATATTTAGATATTTAGATATTTAGATATTTATATAAATTATATAGATTATATAGATTATATAGATTATATAAATTATATAAATTATATAGATTATATTATGATATATCCGCCTCTAATAATATATAAAAATTGTCCGAAAAATAGTTTTTCACCATATGGTATACCTTGTCAGTGTGTCGAGCTGATTCGAAGATATTTTAATTTATATTATGGATTAACATTTGAATCTGTTATAGACGCATATGAAATGTTTTATAAAATTAATTCTATTACCAATATAGTAAATAAATCTATAGTACTAGACACAATTAATGCAACTGATGTACCTTTGTCAAATAATAGCATCCGTGTAGGAGATATTATATTCTGGAAAAGAAATAAAATAAATGGGCATTATGGTCACGTAGCAATTGTAATATATGCAGCAAACGGAACAGTTGTTATAGCTCAACAAAATAAGAGTAAAAATTTGGAAGAATATGATACTTCATATCTTATTCGAGAAATGAATAAATCAAATTCGCAATTTTTAGGAATAAAACGACTTCCAAATTTTGTAATTATTCCACAACAAATACAAATACAAATATAAACCAGTTAACTATTAATTTTTATTTACTTTACTTTATTATTTACTTTATTATTTACTTTACTTTATTTTATTTTATCATTTTACTATATAATAAAATGACATTTAATAAGTATTTAGTCGAGTTTCTTGGAACTCTGTTCTTTTTGTATATAATTATTGCTACTGGAAACGCCCTTGCTATCGGCGCAGCTCTCGCTTTAGTTATTTACCTTGGAGGAAAGATTTCTGGTGGCAATTTTAATCCTGCCGTTTCCGTGATGATGGTTGTCGCCGGCAAGTTGTCTAAGCAGGATCTCATCGGATACATTTTGGCACAGGTCCTTGGTGGTTTAGCCGCATTTGAATTGTATAAACGATTCAAGATGTAAGGATTCATAATATGATAGTATGATAATTATATATTAATATATTTCTATAATATATAATTTAATAAGCGATATAATATGTTTGAATGGTTTCATAGAATAACAGGAGGTATTTTTCGTAAAAAAGAGGATAATGGGACGACAATGGGACAAGTACCGGGACAAGTACCGGCTGCAGCACCAGGACCAGTTACAGGACAACCAGTTGCAGGACAACCAGTTGCAGGACAACCAGTTGCAGGACAACCAGTTGCAGGACAACCAGTTGCAGGACAACCAGTTGAAGGAGCTATTAAAGGTCAGGGCGGTGGAGGTAGTCGTAGAAGACGTCGCGGGAGTCGCCGTAAAGCAAAAAAAGGTGGATACCTAGGCGCAATGGGGTTTGGACGCGCGGGAGCAGGCAAGCACAGCCGCTGTTCTAAAAAAAAACACACACACTGTCGTCACAAATAAATGCGTTCGTATAGGTATACTGATATATTTCTATATTTCTATACTTGTACGCACGAACAACATAATATCTAATATCATTTAATTATTTACAGTAATTAAACGATATTATATGCGCGCCATTAGCTACGCTTTTTATACATATTTGCCAATAATTTAAGTACCACATATATTAAAAGCGCACCCATTGAGTATATAAATATTTTTAAGAATATATCATCGGGCATTCTAATCGGTTTATCTTTAGAGTTATTATTTGAGTTATTTCCATTAAGTTTAATCTTTTTATTTTTATTTTTCTTATTTTTCTTCTTCTTTCTCCCATTATTATATCCACCACTTTCACTGTCGCTATCTGAATTCGCTTTGAATCCTTCAGAACAGGCCGTTTGTGTAACAGGATTATATAGATTTTGGAAAGAACACGGCGGAACATCATTTAAATCATCTAAAGCTACATATCCTGTACCATATCCTACATTATTATTAATATCGATAGTCTTAATAGTTACAGACTGACATTTAGGAAGACCTATGCTAGAAAAGGCGGACATAAAATCAATCTGGCTTAAAGATAAAATGTCTTCAAGTGCACCCGGAAGAAGACCCTGAAATGATGAAAAATTTTGCCCCATCCCTCCGTCTGGAATTATTCCTAACCCTCCTGAAGGTACATTATCTATATATAGACTTCGCGTAACTGTCGAGCCATCAGTATTTACACAGTTTTGATTTGTTTGTAAAAAATACTGGTTACCTAAAGGTCCTCCTGTTAGCGACGCCGGAGATGTTCCTTCTACCAATAAATTTATATAGTTAACTAAACCAGCAACACCGTCTTCTATATTATTTAGACTACTACCAGGGGTCATACCAAGCTGTGCAGGAGTTAAAATATTCGCATAATATGGATAATTGTTGTTTGGTTGACTCATTATATCTAATATTAGTTTATATAATTATTGATGTATATAATTATATAATTTTTTAATTACTTGGCAATTTTACAGTAAATAAATAAATAATTAAATAAATAACTATGATGTATAAATGAATATGATGTATAAATGAATATGATGCATAAATAACTATCACGCATAAATAATTGCATTTTAATTACTCATTACATTATATAGGTTTTTTGTTTTGCGCCGAAGCATTCTGGAATGTCATATTGGGGTTTGCCTCTCGGCGTTCTTTTACTTTATTATTAGCATCATTTGCTTGGTTTGATCCGCTCTCTGCTTTTTCTTCAGCCGATAACCCTTCAACTATATTTTCAGATGATTTAAAAAATATATCATATAGTGAGTATAATAAAATATAACTAAAAAATAGTACAAATAATCCTATAATTATAAATTCCATATTTCTGTATATTTCGTATTTTGTATTTTTGTATATAATAGTATAACATTTATAATATTATATTCTAATATAAATATAGAAATAGATATAACTATATACACAATAATGTCAAATACACGCCCTAGAATAAATAATCCTCTGAATTTTAGCAAATCAAATTCATTAATTACTACTAAAGTTCCTCATTATGCTACTAAAGACGGCACCGCTGTAAGTATTATTCCAGGGCTGAGCCGTCCTTTAGCTAATGGTGTCGATACAAATTCCACCGAAAACGAAATCTCAAATGGTCCGGCTTTTAAGGCGCGTCCTATTAAACATTGGCGACGACAGTTACGTCCGTCTACATTTGGTGGAGCGACCACATCTGGAAGTCGCGTAGCTAGTATTTATCTTGCCACTACACCCGGTGGTGAAGTATATCGCGCAAGCAACGACTGTGTGTGCGCTGATCTAAGCAACGGAGGCAATGCTTATACTATATCCGAACAATTCACAAAACAAGGCGAAAATAGTTTGACCACTGATATGCTAAACGATAGCATCAAAATAGAAAATGATGGTTATGTACAAGTTGGAAACCCTGACGCACTTGAAGGAACCGATGAAAATTATCAGATTCTTACCGGCAGATATAATACTAAATGCATCTCATGTACTCCACAAGCAAGGGTAATAAAACCGGCCACTACACTTCTTAGCAAAGCTTACTATACAACTCACGAAGCCTATATGAAATCGCGCACAAATACGTATGAGCAGAAACTACTTACAGTTCCAATACAGGGAACTAATGCCGATTACTATGATGCAAACGGTGAGCTTAAATGGCCTTCTGATTTGCCAAACGGCGCTCAGGTATATGCTACAACTGACTCATATAATCCGCAAAGCACGCGGACGTGTAATGGACGCAAATCGGGGACAACCATTTTTAAACCGAATAATCGGCAATATGCGTGCCAAGGTGCTGTAGACAGTAGCACACGATTGGACAGACTTAAACAGACGACTGTGAATAAAAACGCGGCATCATTGAAGGCTGCATTTGGCGCCGAAGGTGCAAGTTCGTGTGCATACCGTGGAATTTCAGATACGCCTTATTTCTTGAAAAGTAAGTATCAGCCGCCTATATGCTCACAGAAGAATCAGGGTGCTGTATATCGCCAGAATCATACCGTTTGCTTCCCATCTCAATCCTCCAATTTAGAAAAACATTATAACACTAGACTAACTTATTATTAAATTTATAATAATGAACCATCATCATCATCATCATTATCATCGCAGGGTTTATTCTCATATTTATGAGGTTCAATTGACGATATTATAATAGTTTTTATAGCATCGGATACTTTATTAGTTATGGAACTTATATATTTAATTTTTATAAATGGCAATAATCGCAACGCCTTTAATTTATTATATAATATAATATTTTTAAAAAATATATTTTTATTTAAGTTATAAGGTAAATTTCCTATTTGTAAAAAACAATTTTTTGTATTAAACCAGTCTATCATAGTTAGCTCATAATATGTAATAACATCTTCAAATGTATGTATTTTATTTACATATTTATCATAGTTAGATATAAAATTGGTTATAGCTTCTCTTTTTATTGTAAATAGATAGGACTGATAATGATATCTTCTTTCAGTAGAATCAGTGTAACCATATAATTCTACATTATTCTTATATATTAAGTTGAAATAATGATCTATTGGTGCCATAATTATAAAAGAATCGTTTGTACATATTACAAAATTATATTTTGAATATTCCGTACTTCTTAATCCAGTAATCCATTTACCAAAGTCGGCGTACTTATCATTGCTTATTTCCTTATAGCGTATTCTTGGACATCTCGAACATTCTTGTTCTAATATATTATTATAAGGTAATCCAGCACTATTAATAATTAAAATATCGATCGATTCGTTAATAAAATATTTAATATTTTGTTTTATAACCAATAATTTATATTCTGTAGAACAGTGACAGGCCATTAAAACTAAATATTTAACATTCTTATTCGAAGATAATTCGTATGTATTTGTCTGTTTTTCATTATATTTGCCCTTTAAGTAACCCATATTATTATAAAAATTATAAACTGAAATATCGTCTGTTTTAATATTTTCATTTTTTTTACTTTTTATATAATTAAACATTAATCTTAACTTATCTATATTGTAGATAATTATATATTTATACTTTAAATTATATATTTATACTTTAAATTATATATTTATACTTTAAATTATATATTTATACTTAAAATATAAATGAATATTTTTGAAGATTTGGCATATTTTAATATATCTAACCTTTTATTTGGGGTGATTTTAATAGTGATTTTACATTTTATATGGTCTAGTCGTACACAGAGGAAATTAGGGGCAATTGGTGCTATTATATTTGTTGCTGTTTATTACTTCTGTTTCACATATGTTGAAAATAAATTCTATAGCAAAATTAAATAAAATAATATACTTTATATATAGTAGATATATAGTATATACAAGGCGCATAAACGATGCGTAGATTAACACGAACACGAACACGACGACGACTAAAAAAAAGAGGTAAACATAGTAGAAATAATAAATATAGAAAAACACGGCGTGGAAAATATATTAAAAAGAGGTGCGGTATAACACGGCGGAGAAGAGTATTAAGAGGGGGGGTATTTTTAAACTCTAAACATCGAAAATATATTAATGATTTTTTTGATTCATTGCACGATGACAGTAATAATGATATAAATGGAAATGGCGAACCTAGTTATTATTCGAGTTATGATAGAGCGTTATTTTGTTTGAATGACTTATTTACAAGTTTACAGCGCGACTTCATTACAATGTTAGGAGAAGAATATTTTAAAAAAAAATATAATAGCACATTTTATAATGATGAATGTTTTGCAAGACTACGACTAATTAAATGGTTATCATATATTTATGATAAGGTTTCAACTGGGACTAGTATAATTCGAGATAAAGAATTTCTACACTTTACTGTTGGTAACCGCTCGGTAATACCAGTAATATTAGCACTATTATGTAGCGCCGACACACAATGTTTAAATACTACCAATTATGTTGCAAGAACTGTTGGTGCAGAAGGGCACAAATTGATTATCGAATTGTATACAAATATAAAGAAATTAGTATCCAGTAAATATCTTACTAAAAACGCACGTCGATATATAAAAGACTATATATTACCTAGAATTGATGATACGGGAAATGGGTTAGCATTAAACTCTACCGTATTATGTTTAATAATTAAAGAACTGCTAGGTATAGAAGAAAAAGAAGAAGCAGTAAAAACAGAAGAAGCAGAAGCAGAGATACAATGAGTTATATAGTAGGGTCCTCTAATATGGAATCAACATAAATGGAAGAAGTATACTAATATATTACAGTTTCTATAATTCTTATAAATAGTATTTAGTATTACTACTATTTATAAATATAAATTTATTTAAATACATATAATAAGTAAGGCGATGTCGCAACCACAACATTCTCCGCACCCAACAATAATAAATGCCCCACTGAATTTTAGAAGATCTGATACGCTTATTACAACAAAAGTACCTCATTATCCCCCCAAGGTAAATACAGGAACACTCATTATTCCAGGATGGACGCGCCCCAATGCAAATGGTATGAATGCGAATATAAATCAGGCCGATTTTAATGGCCCCGATTTCAAAGCACGGCCATTAAAGCATTGGCGGCGGCAATTGCGTGTTTATAATGATAACGGTAAGGGTCCATCAAATAATTCACGAACAGCGCGTATCGCAGATTTAGATCGTCCCGGATTAACCGTGTATCACCACGACCCCGATTGCGCCTGTGTAGACAACGAAGGCGGCAATTCCTATATTATAGCAAATAATAAATTCAGTTATGAAACAAAAGGGAATCAATATTCGGAGCCGCGCAGTGATTCCACGATCCAAAATAATGGGTTTAATCGTGTGCCTTCTAATGCTACTTCTACCGAAGTTGCAAACCCTTTAACACCAGTATATGAAGTATTAACCGGTCTATATAATACCAACTGTATTAATTGCTCCCCACAGCATAACGTAATTAAAAGCGCAATAGCATATAATAGTCAAGCGTATTATGCAGATAGTTTTGCAAAACAGCAATCGAGATGCCAAACGTATGAGCAAAATATTTCCACGAATCGCGCCGATACTTCTACATATTTTGGAGCGGATGGTGAACCGCTTTGGCCTACTAATTCGTCGCTAGGACCGCAAGTGATGGCGCCCGTAGAGTATACACCTATACGACTATATGATAAACCGTGTGTGTCGCAAACGATATATAAACCAAGTAATGTCGCCTTTGCAAAACAAGGGGCTGTATCGGGGGCGACACGCCTTAGAAAATTGGTGGCAGATACGGTGATGATAAACGGGAGTTCATTTTATAGCGCGGCAGGTGCGGCAGCGGCGAATCAAGGGCGTTATCAAGGAACAAATATGGCGGGGAATTATTATGTGAAGACCAAACCGATTGAGGTTAGTTGTGTAAATAATAAGTCAACAGCAGATAGATTGCGCAGAAATGGAGGTAAGACTGTTTGTTTTTAGAATGGATTTTAGCGGCGGATAATTAATTACTCCGGAGACCCACCGACCGGAGAATCTATTTGTCCAACGGGGCGTTCCGCTTGTCTACGATAATCTCCTTCCCTACATTTTTCACTATTTTTCGCTCATATTTGTCGAAATTTTCTATAGGTTCACATATAGAACGCACCATTGTTAAGTATTCTATTTGTTTCTTTTCCGTTTCTATCCAGTCAGGATTATCGAATGCCCATTGTTGAAGTGCGGTTCGTTCCTTGTCTGCTATTTGTACAATCGTATTCTTTATTTTGTGATGATTATTGTCTTTTTGCCATTTGTCTTCGTCTTTAATATACATTATATCTCGCTTTATATCAGTACAATGAATTGGACGCTTATAGATGTCTAATTCTTTGAGACCTTTTATCATAACGTCGGTCACGCCACGTGATATACCATTTGTCTTTGAAAATAATAAATCCTCAAGCGTTATTTTCAGCGAGTCAATAAATTCCGACATATTGATAGCGTCTTTGCATTTCTCGTTTAGAAATAAATTCAGATTGAAATTGTTATTTGTATTATTAGTTGTGTTATTATTAGTATTATTATTAGTTGTATTACCTAACTTTGGTATTAAATTATTTATTTGCTCTTGCTGCCCTTTTATAATTTTCATCATTTCATCGTTATCTTTAATGAGCTTTAATAATAGGTCATCTTTTGTCATATTATTATAAGTATTAACTATTATGTTTTCATCTTCATTTTTATCTGTATCAGTTATCGTGTCGCTATTATCTTGACACACTTGAGGCAATGAAAGCATATTTATTTTTGGACAAGTCCGCTTATGCTTTGATAATCCGGGTCGATACTTGTATTCATTACCACATACACATCTAAAACTTGTCTGTCCTCCCGATGGAGTTTTGATGTTACTCTCGGTTACCATTTTATGCTTGATGGTCTCGATGTGTTTTTTATAGTTAGATTCCTTAGAGCATTTAAAGTCACACATTTCGCATACAAAAATGTGGCATTTTTTGGCATTTTTTTCTAAAATGATAAGATTCTGTATTTTTGTATTATTGTGTTTCTTTGTATTATTGTGTTTCTTTGTATTATTGTGTTTTTCTAATAAGGCTGCTGTATTACAGTATATATTACACTTTTCGCAATAAAATATTTTTTTCTCTTTAGAACCCACAACATTAATAGTATTTTTTTTTGGTTTTGCTAAAGGTAATGGCTCAATACTATTAAGCGTTGCTTTAAGTAAAATAAAATATTCTTGCTCCTTCCGTCTTGCCTCATAATGATTTTTACAATTAAAAAAATGTATTATTTCCATATTCCAATTATCCCATCCGCCATTATTTCTTATCGTGTCATATACCTTACAATTATAGTTATGTGACTTATTATTTATACATCCTTGTTTATGAGAGTGTTTTCGTTGAACAAAGTTTGTTGTATGCCCTACATACACATCAGTAATATTCGGTTCCTTACAAGATATTTTATAAATAATTGTATTTGAGTAGTCGATTTCTGTCTTTGGCATAATCTTATAAATATCTTATAACTATCTTATAACTATCTTATTTATATATATGATAACTAAAAAATTACTAAATCCTTTTCCTTAAATATATATAAAAGATTGAAAAAATTATGGTAACAAAAAAATCAATCTAAAAATGAGATTTAGAGCATTATACTCTGAGTGATGAATGCATCGTTTTTTTCAAATCTAAAACTTTTTTTTGGAAAAAGGACATTTATAAATGTCCTTTTTTGAAAAATCCAAAATACTTTTGAAAAATTAATACATCATCATTCTTCCAATTGTTATGCGCCGTTCTGCTCCATTTCACCGAATTATATATTTATAATACTAATACGTTACAATATAAAAAAAAAAGGATTGCGATATATTACCGTACATTACTATAACTTATATATAATTAAAGATATGGATAAAGATAAGGATAAAGATAATTTAGAGAAGAAGGATGAACCATTAACAAACAAACCCGCCGACAAACCGGTCACCAGCCACACTAGCCACACAAGTTATAAAAACGAGAAGAATCTCAAAATGATGGAAGATAATATTATTCGACGTACGTGTCACTATTTATATGACAAATTAAACCTGAAAGAAGTCCAAGAAAGCACAATGTATCGCCATATTCACGACACCTTTATTTTTCTTATTTGTGTAATAGTCCTTTTCAGTAATAAATTATCACATTTGGCGGTAATATTTATGATTGTATCAATGGATGCTTTCTCCATTGTTGTACTGCATAGATGCCCACTTACGGACTTGGAACGTAAATATATTAAACGTTCGTCGTGTGATGATCGCGATGAGTTACTGAATTCGATTGGTGTGTCGTACGACTGCGACCACGAATATGAAAAACAGATTGAGTTACTTATTAATGTATGGTTAATGGTAGCTGGCAAATGTATGTGTATTATCGCATTAAAAATGCTGAATATTAAGATTTTTAATTTCAATAATATATATTCCGATTAAATATATAAATTAAGTTGTTTAATATATAGATTAAAAGCTATATATTAAGTAAATGAATATTTATGATTATATAAAAAATATATATGCGAAAGGTAAGATTTTTGCAAAATCGGTGGAAATAAAAGCGATAGATGATTTCAATAAATTAATCAATATGTTTTTTCAGCCCAACTTATCAAAAAATATAACCGCGACTAATAATATTCAAAAGAATATCATATCTTGGCTTCTAATCGGTGTGACGATATCTATCATTTCGTACCCAAATATACTTTTAGGTATTGCCACGTTCTTCTTCTTTATGTTTATTGCTTATTTTTACCACGTTGTAACACACGTTCATAAGAATATATTTTCTATTGTTCATCATTATCACCACGAAAATGATAATCTTTTCTCTCATTTCATTCAAGTAGTTCTCGAATTATCTATACCGTATCCATTTGTGATGTTTAGTTATTTTTGCAATATCAGTATTTTCAATCCTTGGATAATATTGTATTTTATGTTATTTTATTGTTCGGTTCACAATATTAACTATTCTATATTTAAAGTCAATAATGTCCACAGGTTACATCATAAAGAAGTAAATGTGAATTTCGGTCCAGATATATGCGATGTGTTATTTGGAACAAAGCATAATAGCGAAGATTGTGTAGAGAATACAAACCATTATATACCGAACATATTAATTATAACAGGTATCGTGATGATATTGAAGTATCTATGTAATACGGAATGGGTAAAGGATGCATTAGTACTGGGTGTAATAAATATATTATCACTCGGTATTATATTGCTGTTTTTTTCATCTATTATTTTATGGTATTTAGAGTGTAAGAAATATAATAATGTCATAGAAAACCGATTATGTAAGGTCACAAAGATTCCAGTAAAAGATGATCGCGAAATGACGCCCAGAGTGAGTGTATCCTTGTCGACACGCACACCGGTTGAACAAAAAGAATAATGATGACGTTATTATTTAATGGATTTATGTGGATTTATTCGGATTTATGTGGATTTATTCGGATTTAACTTGAATTATCTCATTTATATAATCTAATTAATATATAATATAGTATAGTAATTAGATTTACAAAATATGAGTAAAAATAATGTTTCAGGAATAGATACTGATTTAGATAAACGATTAAAAGAAACCGAGAGCTGTTATAATTTCGAAAAACTAAACTACAAAGCAGGATTGTTGGATGAAACAGTCGATGTCACGTATATTATTCATTTAGAAGGGAACGGGAGATATGAGAATATATTAAAACAGCTTGAAGAATATAAGCCTACCCAAACAGTATATATCCTACTAAATAAGGGGTTTAAGTGCTCCAAAAAAGGTATAAAAACGCCGTCTGCTGATCTGACTGACTGTTATTTACAGATTTTCAAACACGCAAAAAGACAGAACTTGAATAATATTCTGATTCTCGAAGACGATTTTATATTCAATGATAAAATAAAGGACCCCGATCACATTAAAAATGTAAATGATTTTCTGACAAGCAAAGAGGGCGATAATTTTATTTATATACTGGGCGCGCTTCCGTGGTTTTTAATTCCATATAACGCTTACAATTATAGACCTTTATGTTTAACGGGTACACACAGTATCATATATAGCAAAGCTCATCGCGATGATTACTTATTAAATTATCCTAGTCGTCAAGTGGTTACAGATTGGGATGTTAATTATAATATTAATTTTACTCCTAGATTTATTTATTACACGCCATTATGCTATCAGTTATTCACAGATACCGAGAATTCGAGGGATTCAAAATTTTCCAATAAGTATGTTGCATTTGCTTCAGATATTGTAAGATTTTTCAACTATAACATAATATATCGGATTTTAGGCTTGGATAAAAATCCGGAACCGGGGTTTTCAATCTTATACTTTTTTGCCAAACTTATTTTTTATCTTGTGGTGCTCGCATTACTATATACACCATTTATACTATATTATGTTTATAATAACTTTGACACGATTAAGGATTATGCAATAAACGTTATTCAAGAAATTAGGAGCCGTACCTAAAATACGATATTTTCATCAATCCATTTTTTGATTCGGTTATTCGTGGGTTCAAGAATTTTGTTTAATCCGTCCATATAACTGTTACACATTTGTTCATTATTTTTTATAAGTATTAGTGCATTATACATAATATTATACAACTCTTGCGTATATATATCGGTTATACGTATAAATACATCATCAATGTTTCTTACATCTTGCGAATTATCATTTTTATGCATTACAGATGATAATTCTTTCATACGTACGTCTTCCGAGGGACTATTGGTACTGGGACTATCGCCCTCGTTGGGGGAAGTATCTCGGTCATCATCGTCGCGCAGAAGTTGGTGCTGATGTTGTTTCTTTTTATTGTCTTTTTTTAGGAACGATGTCGATGTTGGTGGTGGCCCCGATGCCCCAGATGCGGACGCCCCCGAATTGCGTGAAACAGTAGATGCGGGAGAAATTACTAAATTGTCTATTTCGAAATGATCAATTCGTTTGGTACTATTACCTTGTGCCGAAGATTCATTGCCACCGTCAAGTATATTTTTATACATTTGGAGAGTATGTAATATATGTATTTTTTCAGTCTGGCTATATGTTCTTATTAAATTGGCGATACCATTTTTGGCCAATTCTATGAGGAGGGTATACAATTTTTTATTTGTCGAATTTGCCTTTTCGTTTTTATTTGCCGCCCCATCGTTAAGGAAGAAGTAGAATTTTTTAAACCGGTAAAATATATTAAATAAATAAAACAAATCTTCTTGGGTGTCATTATTATACCAGCGTATAACAGGTTGCGAATAATTGGGGTGTTGTATTTGTAGTATATTATTATGAATCGTTAATTTTGTTCCTATAGGTGTGAAAGAAAGATATCCTATTTGTAGTATCGCTTGTAGAGGTTCCAATATTGTTTCAAATCTTTCCTTTTTCTTTTTATGTTTTACAGCACTATAAAGCATATTTATGGTTGACTGCATCTTCGGTATATGTTATAGTCTTTGCGAAAACTATTACGAATATTATTTACTAACTATAAAATACTAGTTATATTTAAATATTTTTTTGTAAATATACGTAAATATAAATATACGTAAATATAAATATACGTAAATATAAATATATTTAAAATGGAAAGCATTACTACAACACTTTATGATAAAGATAACGAAACGCCTAAAAAAAATGTAAATGGAATAATACTAATACTTTCGTGTCAAAAACATAAAGATGCAAGATTGAAGGAATTTTCTTTACATAAGACGAGTTATGGTAATTGGGAAGTTATATATGTAATCGGGAATTTATTAATGGAAGAAGATTATATATTGGAAGGGAATATGTTGCATATAAAATGCGAGGATTCATATATACATTTATTAAAGAAATTGGTTCTTTCTATTAAATATTTGCGCGAATTGTTTTCCATAAAGGAAGGAATATTAAGATGTGGCGATGACTTGATTTTTAATGAACAAAACCTGCTTACATTTTTAGACAAAAGAACAAAGAAGTATGATTATTATGGGCAATCGCATAATGGCAAAGACTACAGATGTTCAATATATACAAAAAATGAAATGAGAAAAATCAAACGAGACCTTTTTATGACGAATTACTATAAGGTGCATCCCGAGGATTTTTTAAATCCGCATCATAATTTGAAAAATGTTAATATATCACTATACTCGATGCGTCCTGATATATATGGTGCCGGAGGTGTAATTTATTATATCTCGAATAAAGCTTGCGAAACTTTAATTCGACATATGGAAAATATAAATTACAATATTTTACACTATGATAGATTTACTAAGAGTTACCCGTATACAATAGAAGATTGTGCCGTTTCTTTTATAATGTATTTTAATGGCATTGATTTTATACACAATTGGTGCTTTTATGATACACCACATAGAGAGACGATTGCGAGGCATACAAATAAGTACAAATAAATACAAATAAGTGTATTGCTCATCATTAGTTGTGGGCTAGCTGCATCCCCCACCACATCTTCTGTATATATTCTTCACCATTTGCGCTCTCTGCATTCATCACTACGCTGTTACTCTCTGCAGTGACATTCTCCACGACATCAACTTCTATATTTTGAGTAGGGTCGGTGATTACGGGAACATATTCTACCAGTTCCGCTGTTTCAATCGTTCCAACCTTATTCACAATATTATCCACAATATTATTTCCATCTCCTTCCACATAAATAGAATCGTTCATATCGGCTGTAGCTATATGTGCAATATTGTTTGTAGTATTTGTAGTATTTGTCATATTTGTCATATGTATTGTAGTATTTGTATACGTCGCATTTTTTTTCTTCAGAAATGAGTTATGACTTCTCGATGTAGAAACCGGCGTTCCATCTTCGTAAACATTTGATAAAAATATGTTATTTGAAAAGGACAATTTTATACTTGATATATCGTGTTTCTCGCACCAACTAATACATTTTTGTATATTATTTTTTTTCATTGATTCGATTTTATCGTGGTTATTGCGATTCGTAATAACATTTAATGTAGTAATTATATTTTCCAACTGCCGCTGTCCTAATATAGCATTTATTTCCTCTATCTTATTTAAAAAATAATAATCGTGTTCTATATTCAATATAGATACCACGGGTTTTGTTTCATTTAATTTTGAGAATTCTTCCACAAATGCGTCAGATAATTTTAAAGACGAATCAAGTAAGAAATTTTTACATATTATGTACTTTTCAGAATTCGCCAATCTGCTTGTATACGGCTTCGTTATATATACTTCCGAGTATATGGAAGACAATAAATATAAAATGTCCACAGTTAACTTAGAAAAAATATCAAATATTTTTAAAATAAAGTGTCCTCCCTTTTTCTGCATCGTAATGGCATATATAACTTCGGAAATTATTAATTTACTTACTAATTGCTCTTGTTTATTGAAATCAATAGACACATCGATGCCCCCATCGGCGGTAATAATATCCATCGAATTCAAATATCTGTCTTTACAATATTTATAATTCTCTAAATTCAAAAGGTCGCCCGTACCATCTTCGCCCCTGATTATTTTCACGTTTGGATTATTATCTAAGAATGTATTGCTCTTTTTCCACCCCGGACATCCCGGATCATCGTTTATAAGCGTCATACCATAGTATATATCATCTGGGTTTTTCCTTATATGAGATGTAGCTTCGATAAATCCACCCGGACCTTCAGCCAGATGAAACGTGCTTATACTTGGCAATAGATTATTGCTCCTGATTTCGTCAAACTTGAATAATTTCCATAATTCTATCATTTTATAAAAAGAACGGGATAACGGTTTTAATTTACTGATAGAGTTTTTATTACCCGGAATTATGGTGTGAATAAATTCATACGGATTTGTAAATTTTTTAATACTATCCCAAGCATCGGCGGATAATTCGATTTGTTTTTTAAATTTTGATAAAAAATCAAACAATGAATGTGATATATATGAATTTTTATGATATGGGGTTATCGCGACATCTTCATTAGATGATTCAAATGAAAAAGAAATATTTTTATGGATTTTAAAATTTATACCTGATGTTAAAATATAGTAGGACATTGATATTTTGTTATATGTATGTAATAAATAATATTTAGATTGTTTGCGTGATATTATTTATTGATTATACCGACCGATTCGAAATATTATATTAATAATATATTTTTCGGGAATACTTACTATTTATCTTTACTATCGCTATCCTTTTTAGATTTACTTTTTCCTTTTAATATAACGGATGACCCCTGTTCTTCTGGCAAAGATAATTTGGCAAACATTGCATCTTCGGCACTAATTTTCCCTAGTTTCGACGCCGATGCCTTTGTCCCCGCTTTTGATTTCTCCAGTATCGATTGTAACGATGGCGACGAAGATACCGACGAAGATAACGACGAAGATAACGACGATTTAGAACCAGATTTGGCAGCAACAGGCTGAAGTACCGCCGATTTCTTAACGACCAAAGGAGATGAAGATGCGGATTCTCCCATCGAAAACAGATTTGTTCCTTTTACCGATTTCTTTTTAGATGATTCGGCGGGCGGAACAACAGATTTAAATAATTGCGAAACAACGGTATTTGACGCCTCAGGAAGACCTTCAGATTCGAGCGCCCGAAGTTGAGCCGCAGCACTTGGTCTATACTTAAGTGAAGATGCATCGCCCTCACCCATAGACGCGGCAAATTTCAGCGCCGTCATTTGTGCGGCTTTGGTATCTCTGCGATTCATTTTTTCTTCGAATACGTGAACTCCCGTAACGCTTCTATATACATCTTCAACATCTACACTCGATATTTTCTTGAATATAAAGTACCGATTATAGAACGATATTTGTTTCTCTTTCGCATTCATATATGGTGCAGAACCGTACCTATTTCTCAAAGACTGATCTTGCTGTATATCTGCCTCCATTCTTGAATACAGTTCGCTAAACATTCCTGTGCCATTTGGCAACCCCATTTTATTCGCTTCCTCGCGCTTAATTAATTGAAAACCATAACTATCCATCAGCGTTGTAAAATATGTGAAGTTTACTAGAAATTCCTTTATTGTTTTGTTGATAGAATCTTGATACACATTTATAGCGTAACCGACTGAACTAATATCGTCATCAAATGTAGTTTGCGAGTAATCCTTGGTAACCTCCCATATTTTTGTCGTGTCTATATTGAGCGCAATCGAATTTCCTCGCGGTGTCGAACGCAGGGCATTAAACATCGACACTCCATCATAACACGCGCCTATAAAATACCCATCTACCTTTGTACATTGACTTAAATTTTTTATAAAGTTATTTAATTTTTCAATGTTTTCGAAGAAGTAGTGTAAGGCGAACTGGCACGAAGATATATTAAATCCATCGCTTGCTTTCCCATATTGGCGATAAACGCCTTTCCCTAATACGCCCTCATCTTTTGGACCCTCATTGAATAGGGCGCGAACAATCTGCTTTCCCTTTTCCGTGAAAACGGCATCTCCCGATTTTATATTCGCGCTACTATCGCCATTTACGAACAATGCATAAGGCATAGACCGAAACTTTTTGCGATAATTCAGAAATCGAGCACACGCCCCATCTATACGATTTTCGATATTGTCCTTTGACAAGTCTACGCCGAATACGAAAGACAATTGCGCCTCAATCCATTTCGGAAAATCGCCCGCTTTACCTACAGCATAGTCGATAAGCGTATTCCCCTTGGTCGCCGTTTTGGTAATCAACATTTTTTTTACATATAAGTTATGGAAATCGCGCATCGCTCGTGTTTGACTATCACCACTGCTGCGGTTATAATACACATCATCATCTGCTAATTCGTCAGGTATATCGCGCCCAGTTGTTATCATTTCCTCACTAATCGGGTTATGAATAGAATACCAATTATTATTCGCCACGTGATAGGCGTTTCCGTAATTTTTGACACCCCTCTTATATTCTGCCGTCTTGTCGTATCTCACACGCTCGGCAATCCAGCGCCAATGGTTAGGTTTTGTAGCATCATAACTAAATTCGACAATTGTTTCGTCGTCGAATATTTCTTCATTTTTAGTAAACATTTGAAGAACGCCATTTTCGTCTTCTCGTAGAGGGATATTGCATATGCACGCCTCGGGATCATATGGGTTGGTGGGATAAAATGGCACAGGTTTATATCCGTCTTCGAGGTCGACATCTCCTGCGCGGGGTATATTGTCCTCTATGATGGCAGCGCAAGGATTCATATATCCGTGTTTTCGCTCGTCGTATCCTACACGCAAAATAATAGTTTTATATTGTTGTAGCTGGTCGCTTTTCATTGTATCTATCCCGCTTTCGAAAATATTGCCGACAAATTCTTTCAGGCCTTTATCCTTCTTGGTTGTAATTAGGAAATCAATTGTATTTTGATTGAGCGGTTTCCATTTAAATGACATATCCCACGTTGTTTTGTGCAAGGGGCCGGCTACGCCGACTTTATTGCTTCCGACTCCTGTATGAATGGGTGTATAAATGAGCCCATCGACGTTATACTCGAATATGCCGGATTTTTGACCGCGGATGATTTGGCTACTGCAAGCGAATATATCTTTTTCGGGCGTAGCTACTTCGAATTTTTTGGAAGTGATTCTAATAGGTACAATTTCCCCGTTTATCACGGATTGCGCATTCATATATCGCATCGTCTGTTTTAATAATTCAATACGCGATTCCTGATTTCCCTTTCTTACGCCGCGCAATGATTCACCAGCTTCTAACTCACTCTTGCGCTCCTGTTCGCGCCTACTTGCTGATGCACGCATTCTGCGACGCTCTTCTGCTTCATCGGGTTCTTCTTCGAGTTCTTCCCGTAGTCGCGCCACGTCTTGTTCCTCTACCAATAAGTTTATGAAAGTATTATGGCGTATGTCGCTACCATTTAAGAAGTAAATATCGAACGCGGCAAATAAGTTTATGTAGTCGCCTCTTTTGTTATGTATAATATGCTCACCATCAATAAGAGTATTGTATATTTTTTCTTCTCTAGATACCGCGCCAGTAAATTCAAATTCCATATTTGTATTAATTAAATATATGCGGCCATTGGGTGCGATATATAACATTTTCCTCAATCCGTCTGCTTTGTCGGTTACACTATAGTGATTTCTTATATTAGGTGTTGTACAGTCTTCGTTTATAGGTGCAATATTTAATAACTGAAGAGTATAGGATGAAGGTCCGATGAAATGATTGGGGGCGAGCTTGATTGTTAGACCGGATGCAAGCATTTCTTCTATATCGGCTTGTCGGGCTTTTGAACCGGAGCTTGACGATTTTGATGTGGCCGCCGCCGCCGCCATCCTTTTTGCTTTTTCTTCGGGGTATAATAAATAATAATACTGCTGTTTTATTTTAAACAACTCTTCATATGATACAGGGAAATTTGTCCCCTGTAATCCCGCCAATACGAGTTTAATTCCGGTTCGTAAGTAATCGGCTAAAATAATGCCACTCTTAACTCTTGTTCCGGCACCTACTTTGGAATTATCTACCTCGATTTCTATCTCATATTTAGGCTCGCATTCGGATACTTTTGCTGATTTGAAGGAATACTCGAGAATGGGGTGACCGTCTTTGCGATGCGACTCTTTTACTACGGATAGATCGACGTGGAATGGATAGTCATCGTGAACAAGAGTCGTGCGGTTAATGTGGCGAAATATTTTTTTGTCGTTTTCCCAAGTTGAGATGATAGCTTGTGCCACGTCGGATGTCTGCGGGATAAGACTTTCCTTCTGATAACTGAGACGAAAATTGAAGTCGTCGAAGTCTACGGGAGGAATAATTTCAGAACCCTCTTTTGCTTTTGTTTTTTTGATAAATCTGAAATTGACAGCGTCGATTTTGTCTGTTCTACAGTATGTTTGAATACTATTTAGGCCATATATTTCGGCACGTATATAAGATAGCTTTCTTTTGCCGGTCGAGATATCGGTGAATTCGGATTGTATTTTAAGACAATATTCCTGTGATTTGATTATTTTGAATCCGGATGAAATAAGTTTTTTAATGACATTATCGAAATCGTCTTTGGTTATTTGCTTGATGCCCTTGGTTCCGAATTTAACCTCTAATTCAGATAGACCGTCTTGTTTATTTAATACGTTGTCTAAATATTTTTGCGTCATTATATTGAACATATCTTTACTGGATGAAGATGTGGATGCACTTGTAGATTGTTTAGAACGCGATACCGACATATTTGTTATGTGTTATTTTGGATACCGTTGTATATATAATTCAACATATTATTTTATATTGTAATCAATTTTATAATACAAAATAAAATAATACAAAATAAAATTAAACAATATAAATAATAAAATAATAAAATACTTTCAACGTGCAACACGCAACACTCAATATTCAATACTCAACACCCAAATACACTCTTTTCTAATTATAATTTTTGTAATACACTAGAATAAAGGTCGGCTTTTGTTTTCTTCTTATTTGATTCATTTGTAATAGATATATCTAATTTATTACATATATTAACTAATTCTGCCATAGAATAAGAGGTGATAGCGCGAAGAGGTTTATCAAGCGTTTCTAATTTCCAATGGCTTTCTTTAATTTTTTCTATATATTCGCAAACGTGTGGTGCAGTGCCCGATTTGTCAGATGATATACTAGCTCGTGCATCCAGAAACAACCCAACAGAATAATTATTTGTTTCGGCATTATATCGAATAATACCGGCGGGTTTTTCGGTGTTTATCGTCATATCATAGTATGTATTTTTGTGAATATAAAAGATATTTATTCCATAGAATAGAGATAAAGCGTGTAATATTTTGGGAGTAATATCGCCCATTACCCCTGATTCCAAGCATTTTTTCGATATTTTGTTATCTTTTAATATTTGCTTATTATCGCCCCTTTTTACTTTTTCGACTGTCTGAACTTTAAACTCCTTTTCGGCTGTAAAATAATTTGTTTCATATTCATATGAATTGTATCCTTTACATAAAATATAGAAACACCAAAAAAGAGAGTCAGATTGTTTGGGAGTGAAATACTCGTGACAGGTATCATTTACGGTGTGTTGTGAAGAAGTTAAGATTTTATTTGTCGGTTCTTCAGTGTCACCACCTCCACCTCCACCTCCACCACCTCCACCTCCACCACCTCCTCCTATGGCTTCACACGATAGTGCCATATGTCGGCAATTCTTCAGAAATGTATCTGATAACATTATACTTTTTAGTGCCTTAATTTTCTCTTCCATTTCTGTTATTGCGGATGCATACATATTGTATTGTTCAGTCATATTTATGAATTGTTTTTTAACGACGGAATTTAAAGACGAAGCAACAGAATTGTTGCCATTTATATCTTTTGTTTTTTTGAGCGTTGACAAATTATCGCTTGAAGTTGTAGACAACATTTTAGTTATATATTGTTTATTGTGCGTGTATAAAATAAAATCTGGCTCTTTATTTTATACCTGTATATGTCTTTATTATGATTTTAATATTGTTATTTTGGATACAGTCATCGTCATCGCTGATCATCATCGCTGATCCTCACACACCATCACATTAAATGTGTTATGAAAAAAACGAACTTGCTATTTTTTGTTTTTGTTCTTCTAGCTCATTTAGTTGCTCTTCTTGCTTATTTACATATATCAAATATTTATATACTTTATCGAGAATCGATGAATCAACATATGTTAGATTAATAAATACTCCATTTTTATTTTCATTAACAGGGATATTATTTTCATAAAAAATACTTAATATTTTTGTCTGATGGAATAAACTAATTGATTCTATTTTGTCCTTTAAGTTCTTTAATGAATTGACAAAGTATGTTTTATCCGACAATATTTTTTGTGTTGGTGATGTATTAGTCATTTATTATTAGTGATAGGTTGTGATTGTGGTTGTGATTGTAGATGTGTATATATAATAAGGTATTATGTTGCTATGTTATATTATATAACTTTCTTTCTATATATTTTAATTATAAATTTAATAATATTGCGTATTTTTAGCTTCTATTATCTTTTATTATTAGTCGGCAGTAGAAACATCAACGTTTTCCACGTTTTCCACATTTACCGATACCTGTGATTTAAGTAGACCGTCATTTTTTTTGGTTTTTTTGGGTTCCTTCGGCGCTTTGGGTTCCTTCGGTGCTTTGGGTTCCTTCGGCGTCTTGGGCGCCTTTGGCGCTTTGGGTTCCTTCGGTGCTTTCGGCGTCTTGGGTGCCTTGGAAGCAGCGATAGCAACGGTTTGCTGTGTTGCAGGTGTTGCAGGTGTATTCGATATTGTCGCAGCTCCACCAATGACGATAGAAGGCAGTTTAGATTTTTGCAAAGGCGGATGCGATAAACATTCTTTTTTAGGTACAACAAGGTCACCAATAATTTGTATATTTTTGTCATTTATCTCGAAGCGTTTTCCAATAATTCTGACCTTGATTGCATCGCCTTCTTTTATCGAATTGTAATACGCATTCGGATTATTTACATTATAATCGCGAGCTATATATACAACAACGGGCAAGTGAACATCTGCGGATAATGCACGAATACCAGCCTGCGTGATGTTTTTTGCAAAACAACTAATAACAGTTTGTTCGACGGGATTGCAGATTAGACATTCGATTACTAAATTAAATTGCACATTTCTTCCGATGATTTTGCCACATTTGAAATCAAGAATTCGAACCGACTCAGGTTTGATAAATCCATCAGAAATACAACGTCCTTCGATACAGTTTATAAGAGTCGTATGAAGAAGTGCCAAAATATTACTTCTACTTGAAGCGTGCATATTGATTAAAATAAACGGTAGTAGAATATCATATGTAATTTCTCTTAACTTATATAGAGGTTCACATCCTTCCGTATCTATTTTCATTGTACTTAGCTTTTCCGATATTTCTTTTGCAGTTGATAATAGATATTTTTTTTGTTCGCTCTCGTTGTCACTGTCGCTGTTATCTGAACAAATACTTGACGAATCGTCGCCTGAATCAGTGCCGTTATTGAACGACTCATCACCATTGGGACCTATATAAGAATATGTATAACTATTTGTTACCGGATCTTTTACTATTCTTATAGAATGAGATATAGTTATATTTTCACTTTCTATGGGTATAGAGACAGAAGCAATTGCTTGTACGGGTGCGTGTGCAGGCGCAGGTGCAGGCGCAGGGGCCGTCATAGTCGCAGGCGCTGTTGCTTCCGCGGTTTGTTTTTTAACACGCGTAACCTTACGCTTAGGTTCTGTAACAGGAACAGCAGCTGCAGGCTTAGCTGCGATGGTTTGTGATGTATTGGACATTTCGGGTGTTTGTGCGATAATGATGGTTAATTTAATATAGTATATTATCTTTATAATAGTTTCAATTTTATTTTATTGTAAATGAACCCAATAAAATAAAATAAAATAAATAGAATATAATAAAAATTTGATACTACTATTTGATACTACTATTTGATACTACTATTTATAATATTAAATGCATAAGATATGTATATGTCTTGCTATCTCTCACAATTAAATAATATTATTACTATGATTTTATATTTTATTACTCTTCGCCTTCTTCGGTGGCGGGCTCGCCACCTTCACCCTCCTCTACCTCTGCGGTCGCCGCCTCTTCGGCCTCACCCTCTTCAGCCTGACCCTCTTCGGCCTCACCCTCTGCACCTTCGGCGGGTTTTTCAGATAAAGATTCTGATAGACCGGTTTCTTCTAAAATAGTAGATAATATACCGGCACCCACCCCCATACCAACGTCTTTTTCTTTTTCTTTCTGCGACATTTCTATTTCTCTTCTCAAAGAGTTTCTAGGTTCACGTTGATGTTCTACCTCAAGCTCTCCTAAAACAGATACAAATGCATCATTTAATTCGAATCTTTGACCTATTACACGTATCATAATTACGTCCCCTTCTTTTAGTTCCGAGAAATATGGAATATTGTAATGGTGATCTCTGGCGATAAAAATGTTTACTGGCGAATATTCGTTCTCATCCACTAAGGCGAGTATACCGGCGTTTGTTATATTTTTAACAGTACAAGATATGCGCATACCTTGAGACGGGTTGCATACTAAACACTCAAATACAACCGTAAATATTGCTATATTTCCTGTAATTATTCCACACGAGTACGTTATTACGTTACAAGAGCGTTGTTTGACATAGCCTTCCATTGAACATTTTCCCTCAATATTACTACGTAATATATTTTCGAGGGTACTTTTTATATTTGAGCCTACACATTTTACAGGAACCGATAACCTTTTTGTTGAAATATTTTTAACATATAAAGATAATTTACCCGGTCGAACTTTTTGCTTCGATGATGATGATGATGATGAATAACCTGCCAAAGAAGATGTAGGTCTAGATGACGTTGACGTAGGCTTGGAAAAAAGATTGGGTCGATTTCTATCAGTAACATTTCCGCTACCGCTACTTAATCCAGCCCTTACACTATTGCGTAAATTACCGACACCTGCATTTACACTATCTCGTAAATTACCGACACCTGCATTTACACTATTGCGTAAATTACCGACACCTGCATTTACACTATCTCGTAAATTACCGACACCGTCTGTTATACTCTTGCTAATGGCATCAATGCCACCACTTTCACTAATTTCGCTGATACCTTTTTTTAATTTGTCTAATGATAACATATAATATATTATGTTATATATTATATGTAAATAAATCATATTTTTGCTTTAAACTATAATAATTATAATACAATCCAAGAAAACGTATAATTTCTATGTCAATTTCTATGTCAATTTCTATAACAATTTCTATGCTATTTTGTTTAATATAACTTGTAATGGTGTTAAAAACCATATACGTTGTTTGTTATGAGTAGCATCAAAAAAACGTAAAAGAATTTCTTGAAAAATACACATTTCTACTTCATTCATATCTCTGTTATTACTAACGGAGAATGGTATTTCATTACCAGGTGCTTCTTCCATAGATTTTATTCTATTTATAAATAGCTGTTGTATTCTTTGCTCGTTTAATGTATAATCTAAAGTATTTGATTCGCGGCGCTCTTTAAATTCTCTGGGTGTATAATTCATAACTTTTAGAAATCGAACAACAAGTTCATTTTTTCCTTTATCGAGAACTTCATTTAAAGCAACTTTGCGTATCCATTCGTCGGGTTGTGTTTTATATTTTTCTTTTAATTCCACATATATTTTTGTCAATAATTCTTGATATTCCTGTTTTAAATCATATCTTAAATAACCTTCTTTCTCGTTACTAGGTAACTCTTGGATATATTCCAATAATTGATCAGGGTCTAAAATATATGATAAATTATCTACTATATCTTGTTTAAGGGCTTGTTCGCATCTCGCAGCAATACTACTTTTCTCGTTATTTTTAGTTTTAAAAACAAGAGACGAATAATCATCGCCCTTTTTCTTATCTTTTTTTATACACGTGATAAACCCGATTCGTTTACTTAATGCTTCTTTCGGTAACATATTTTTTTCCGAAATAGATTTTGTAAAATAAGTAAAATCTGCTCTACCCCCTTGCACCCATTTATGTATATCATTATTTTTTATGTATATTTGTAATACACCTGTATTATTTATTAATAAAAATCCCTCCATCCTCTTTTCACCCATTAATGTGCGATCATCGTAATATTCTTTCATTAAACTATCAAATACTAATTCATTGTCGTATTTTGCGGGATTCGATTGTCTTTCTCTATTAAGCGTTCTATATGCAGGAGAAATTATATAATTTAAAATAGAAAGCGTATCTTCCATATTTAATTCTTCTAAAATATGCGCAATTAATATTTTTTTTAATGTCAAGTATGGAATAAAAAATAATTTATTTTTAATAACTTTATAACAGTTAAAATACCAGTTAAGATTGCCTCTTTTTAGATGATTATAAGTAAGAGCCTCTTTGAAATTTTTTATAGATCTTTTAAGCGCAGGTGGTTCTTTTGTTAAAGATTCAACCATTTCTCTTATGTAGTCTTCTTCATCCGATAATTCCCCCGCTTCCTCTGCTTCCTCCGCTTCCTCCGCTTCTTCCTCCGCTTCTTCCTCCGCTTCTTCCTCCGCTTCTTCCTCCGCTCTTTTAGATAACAATGATACGCGTTTTGACTCCATTGCAGGTTTTGGTCGAGCTATTGATTTCGGCTCATATTTCTTCTTGATATCTTTGAGAATATTTGCTTTTTTACTGGGTTTAAATAATATTTTATTTCTTTTAAAGTCGACAGGTCGCTGTCTATCGTATAACGGAATAATCGGATTATTTAACTCTAGGGGTTGAAAAAAGTAATAATCTCCCACATTGATGAGTCTTCCATATCTTCCATATTTATCTTTTATATATTCATTTTTATCTTCTAGTAGTTGAGTAAGCGCAATATTTATCGCTTCGATGGGATATTTTTTATTGTGATTTATGGCAGAAATAAGGTCACTTGATATATCTTCTAATAATTCGCTAGTAGCGGTTCGTTTATAAAAATATCTTTCTTGAAAAATATCGCGTATTCTTTGAATGATTTTGTCAGTATTCATTGTAAGTATAGTGTCTGTAAATAAGTCAGTTTTCGACCCTATTTGTTTTTTCGATATTTCCGGTTTACAACTGAATACACACTCCATATAATCACATATTGAAGATCCATTTTTATCTCCAAGTTTGTACTCTATTTCTAATTGTGAGCTAGTTTCTTTATCATACGATGAAAGAATTTGTTTTACAGGTCGGCTACCAAGTTGTTCATCAAAATTTTCTTCAGTAAAATTCGTTTGTTCTATATTTAATAGACAATCAATTGCTCCTTCTTTTAGGACGCGACTAACTTCGCCAATATATTTAGCCTTTCTCTCCGATAGACGATACATATATATGTCTGCTGCTTCTTGGTCGGGAGTATTGGTAGAAACAGACCCGTGAAGAAATATTTCCACATTTCGTTTTTCAAATTCGAGGTCCTTGTGACTACAGTTGCGAACGGCTCGTCCGATTGTTTGCTCTACTAGATTAATATTATACCACGGCTCTAATATATGCGTCTGGCGAATATTTTTAAAGTCGAGTCCCTCTGTTCCTGATTTTGATATGATAACTACTTTAACAAACCGCCCATCAAAATTCCCCTCATTTGCTGCCGCTTTTACGTCGCCAATATTGTCCGGCGATATGTTAACATCTCCCGATATGACTACATATTTTGCAGGGAAAAATGTTTCTCCGGCTTTCATCTCGGAACGTCGACGGGAGGTAACCGCATCTATAGCGTGTACACCGGCAGGCGGTCTATCAAATAAAGAATGCGCCTTTGTCCCGTAACGCGTTAATCCCATACTTTCTAAAGCAAGTGCCAGTGGTATCACACCTCCATCGATATAAAAACTATAAATAAGAACAATACCATCGGATTTGTATATATTATCACATATGCTTTTGATTTTTGAACTATAGTTGCCTATTAATTCTTTTGAAAAAATATGAGGAACATCGGGCTTATATCTGTAGCTCGATTTTGTTTCGTCATTATAATCCATAGTTCTTTGAAGACCGAATTTACCTACTAGCACTCTGATATCGTAAGATAATTCCGCACTGTTTGGGTCAAAATCGTCAGATGGATAAGTAATATTAAGCGCTTCCAGCGGGCGTTGTAAAAGTGCAATTCCGATTGAGTCATTTTTTTCGATATCACGCATTTCCCCCTTTTTTGACTGTTGCAGTTGACGAACGATGTAAGAATATACACCGTGTTGATATTCGGACAATTCGTTCAAATAAATTTTGTCTATCATACTATCGAGTTTTCTATTTTCAGGGATATTTCTTCCATTTATTTGTATGGTTGGTATGGGATATACCTCACCTTTAAATGTCCGCGCTACGTCAAATTCGCCCGGATATATCCTGAAAGGAAATGTATACGGGTTTTCTCCCCTAATATATGATATATATCCTGTCGAAAACCGCCGTAAATTGTCTCTGCCTAAATGAGTGATTTGTCCCGCTTCTCCTTGTTCGCTGCCTTCTCTTGCTTCCCTTGTTTCTACGAATATCCCATCTTCAGGGTTGTCGTTAAATACCTCGCGATAATCAATCTCGGCTCTCCCGTCATTTAAACGCATAATATTTATAAGCCATATAATTTCGCGATAACTATTATACATTGGTGTTCCGGATAATAGAAGCAGGCGCATTGATAAGAATGGCCCAAATTTTGCCAATTTATATAGTTGATTCGCTACGCTACGGTTTGCCGCATTATCGTCAGTATTTCGTATATTGTGAAACTCGTCAATGACAATGAGAGAATTGCCAAAAGTTATTTTCAATTTCTGTTTCATTATTTTTGTTCTATGCGCAGAATCGGTAACTGTATCATCAACGCTGGATGTTTTTTCGATTAGGCTACTAAATTGATCATATCCGAGGAATAAATAAGAGCGGCTTATTATTTTTTTGATTTCGCTAATTACCTTTTCTTCGCTCACCCCCTTCATATTCATTGGGTTTATTTCTTTCAAATATTTGTTACCAGTACAAGAGCGTATGTTCCATATACCGTCTATTAATTTTAATTTCCGTCTATCGAATAGTTGTAATCTGAAATTTTGCTGGACATTTGGGCTTGCTACTACAATTATTTTGCGCGAGGTTGATAGACCGATTTGCGAAAGATAGTCGCGCATTTCTTCACATATAGTTATAGCAGAACACGTTTTGCCTGTACCGAGGCCGTGATATAACAAGAGACTATTGTACGGTGTTTGAAACGATAGAAAATTGCGAACGAATAGTTGATGGGGCGATAATTCGAATTCTGCATTACACATTTTATTTGCGTGTTCTTTTATTTTCTCGAGTGAATTATAGATGGTTCCATCATATTGAGTATCGCCGAATTCTTTTTTCGATGCTATTTTTATGTTAAAGTTGGGGTCATCTAGAGTTGGATAAAGAAAATCGTATGCTTCGTGACCGCTTTCGGCACCGCGTTCAGGCGACGGGGATGGTGGCGAAGCGGCGGCGTCTACAGCAGCTTCTGATAATTCTTGTTTTTTTTTGTTGAATTCTTTAATAGATTCTAATTCTTTGTCGTCTTTTGTTTTTAGTGATTTATTTCTGATTTTCTCAGCTTTTTTCTTTTCTCCAAAAACGAATTCTTTAATAGGAGGCGATGGTGGTGGCGGCGGTGGTGATGGCGATGGTGATGGCGATGGCGATGGTGGAGCGCTTGGTAATGAGGGGTTGACATCAATCGAAGATTCTTTTACCATAGAAGGAGCAGCAGCGGCAGCAGCGGCAGCGGCGACAGGTGTTACGTCAGACGAAGAAGCAGATATATTTTGCGGCGTAGCAGATAAAGTATAAACAGTTGCATCAGCCTCCGAATCAGTATTGGTATCGGAACCACTGGCGGCAATACTCGTCTGTGTAGGAGGTTTTGCTGCAACCATTTTAAATGATTTACTAGAAGACGCGGTGGGAATAGAGGACATAGAGGACATAATAGAACTCGATTTTGCCGATATAGGCACTAAAGGCGATGCAGATATTTTAACACTACTTGCTTTTGATGCCGACGACGCTGTCGACTTTACCGACGGTGTACCCCGCGGCGTAGAACTGGGCGTGGGAACAGGTGTTGGCGTTTTACTTGGCGCGGTAGATTTTGAACTGGGAACAAACGGAATAGAAGGCACACTCGAAACATTAGAGGTTGACGTATCTATACTACTATAAGCAGGAGCAGCACTGGCACTGGCACTGGCACTTGTTCTGATAGACGGTGGACCGGATATATCGGAGAATGAAGATATACTTAAATTTACGGGCGTGGGTGTTTTTTTGACATCGGGCGAAGGAGATGGCGCAGGTGTTGCAGTATAAAGTTCGATCGGCGGTTCTTCTGGCGTTTGTATGCTTTCAAAAGGGGGTGGCGCCTCTACCATAGATTCTACATCTTTTGATGTTTTAAGTTTTAATGATTTTAAAGATGGTTTAGATGTTGAACCTAAAACAGACATTTAATAATAATAATAATAATAACGATAATGTTCTTATATAATGTTAATATAATCTATATTCTTGTAAAACTTTATTTATTTTTTCTATAATATTAATTTTTTCTAAATTATAAGGCCGTATGTATTTTAAACATTCATCGAAGCTCATCCATTTTATATTCTTTACTTCGGATTTTTGGTAATCTTGTATATCCAGTGTATTATTTGTCATACAGGCAAGATAATATTTATGCTTATAACTTTTTATATTGGAGCCAATAAATATTTCTTCATATGGTATAATATTTTCAATAAGTTTGAAATCGTTTGAAGAGTATCCGGTTTCTTCGGTAAATTCGCGAATACCACAGTCGATGTCTTTTTCTTGGTAATTTCTACGACCTTTAGGGAAACCCCATTCGGGTTCTATCCATTTTGTGGTAGAGGACGATATAAGGGATTCAATGTTATATTCGACATCTTTGATTTTGACACCTTTTTTTAAATATTCGAATTTTTCTTTGGATATTGTTTCTTCATTTCTATATTGCCCATTTGAGAAATCGCCCCATAGTAATTTCCACATATCTTCAAATTTCATAGTTAGCAGTTTATTTTTCTCTTCAGTTGTCATTTCGTTTATTAATGTTTGTAGATATTGCTGATTATATAGCGGATACTTTCCTCGAATAAATTCAACAAATCCAAAACTATCGTTTCGTTGAATTAGGAGATATTCGAAACACGAAAGCGAATGCGAATGCGAATGCGAATTGTTATACCGAAATGCGATTATTCCTATACTTGTGATGGGGTTTTTACAGTCGTTTAATATATGACCTATTTTCCCACAGTTATTGCAAAATGTGTTATATTGTATTTTTAGGGACTTTGAATTAGAATTCATAATTAAAATAATAATATATGTATTATTCGCCATCTTTTTATATTGTTTCAAATTAGTAATGGTATTAGATTCTAAAATATGGGGCCCACAATATTGGTTTGTTTTATTAACAATAGCGATATCTTATCCGATTCACCCAAATGATGTCACGAAGAAGAAGTATTATGAGTTGATTCAAAATTTTCCATTATTTATTCCTGATTCAAAAATAGGTAATAGATTCAGTGGTTTATTGGATAAGTATCCTGTTGCGCCTTATTTAGATAGTCGTGATTCCTTTATAAAGTGGGTTCATTTTATACATAATCGTGTAAATGTCTCATTGAAAAAAGACGAAATACCATTGTCGCAAGCATTAAAGGAATATTATAATCATTATAAGCCTAAAGCTTTACAAATATATGAAGAAAAGAAATATAGAAGAAAGCTGATATTTTTCGTTTCCGTTGTACTTGGTATCGGTGCAGCTTATTATTTGTATAAAAGGTGAAACAAAACAAACTATAATTATACTACTGAAAAAAACGTAAATATATTACTAAAATAAAATGTGATTATAATATAATATAACAATAGTATAGTTAAACGCGCAATAATAAAAAATAGAATGAAAAATACAAGTAAAAACAAAAACAAAGACAAAAACAAAGACAAAGACAAAAACAAAGACAAAAACAAAGACAAAAACAAAGACAAAAACAAATACAAAAACAAAAACAAACATAAAAATATAACCAAATATAATGTCACGCGTAAGAATATAAATATAAGTAAAAAATATAAATTGAATATTAGCGAAGGTGGTGCTGCGTTTATAAAAGGGGGGTATGGATGTATTTTTAGACCGGCTATTGGTTGTGTAGGTCAGAAGCCAAAATTAAATTACATTAGTAAGTTATTGAAAAATGAACACGCGAAGAGGGAATATGATTATATAACAAAAATAAATAGTCGTTTAAATAAATTACCAACGGAAGTTAAAAAGTACCTATTATTAGACAATATTGAATTATGCGAACCTAGTAAATTTGAGCGCGATGATTTGAAAAATATAGAAAGCACGTGTGGTGATATTCTGACACACGTGATCGATCCATCTACGAAACGGCATATAACTTCGGATAATATAAATAATAACCTAGATAAATTTAAGCTTATAAATATGCCAGAATTAGGTATATCGTTACACGATTTATTGGAAAGTACTAAAATGACTCCCAGTATTTTGATAGAATTTAATAATATTATTATTGAATATATTTTAAATGTAGTTCCATATCTAAGTAAGCACGGTGTTGTACACGGTGATATTAAGGCGTCGAATATATTATTTAGCAAAGATAATATTAAAATTCCGGTTTTAATCGACTGGGGATTATCTTATGTAGCAAACATCGATAAAAAGAGTATACCGGAAGATTTTTACAAGTTGAAAATTCAATGGCAGCACCCATTTTCAACATTTTTATTTTCGCGTGATACAATAACACAATATGTTTCATTTTTAAATAATTTAAAGCGCGAAAAAATAAAGATTACAAGAGATTCATTGAGGATGTTCGTTATTGCGATGTTTTCTAATTTTAAGAAAACGAATAACCGAGTATATAATATTTTAAAACATATATTTGCAAATACATACGAAGGCGATTTATTGAAATATGTGAAAGATAATACTCCATCCACTGGTACGACGATGTCGGAGGAAATATTTTCAAATTATTTTATAAATTATGTGCTTGATGTTTTGATGGCGTATACGACTAATATAGGTAGCGGAAATGTAGTCGACGCAGGCGATAATGTACTAGAGATGAATAAATATTTCAATGATGTTTATTTATATAATGTGGATATTTGGGGTTTGATGTCTATATTTTATCAGTATTTACTTAGTCCGTCGACAAAATTTAATATGTCAAACAACGAATACAAAACATTTACTGGTAAAATAATGGCGATTTTGGTAGAAAATATATTTACAAATGGAAATAAAATAATAGATAATGATAAACTGGTAAACAGTATACGAAGTGTTAATTCATATTTAAAAAGTATCGGAGAAAGGGGGAGTAAGCTCGGATTGTCATATATTAAAGATAAATTAAAGAGTAGTGGAATTAATGGAAATATTTTATTTTTCAAGTCAGTAGAAGATAGTATAAGATTAAGAAAAATCCAATTAAATGATAGAGATATCCGAGGTATAAGAAGAAGTGTAAAATTTGGAGGCAGATATACAGCGAGAGCGCGGGACACTAGAAGAAAACGCAGTTGAACAATTGCATATAACTAATGATATAACCAATGATATAACCAATGATATAACCAATGATATAACCAATGATATAACTAATGATATAACTAATGACTTATGACTAATGATCGATAATCAATAAATAAAATTAATATATATTCATTATATAACTAATTATATATAATGAAAATTGAATTTGTGATATTTATAATAACAGCAATATTGATAGCAAATACGTATTACGATGGTAAACTTGTGAAAATGTTGCATATGGTTAAAAATAGCAAATATTTGAAAATGGCTACATTTGGGTTTGCAGGGCTTTCATTATATTTATTTCTAAAAAAGAATCCGAATAATTCGAAAGAATTTCTTGGACACGCTAATCAATTAATAAAAACATTGCCTATGACTCGAGATTCGGCTAGCATGCTTGAACCTTTTTTTAATTTAACGAGTTCGAAATCTTTTACAGATTCAAGTGACGACGTGTATGTTAATTCGGGCGCTATGAATATGGGCGGCGGTGGCGGTGGTGCTGCTGGCCATACATCGCATATTAATCGTATGATGAATTCTGGAAGAGGGACGACGAAACGAAGTGTCAGCGAAACAAAGAAGAAATTTGTTGCAGCGAATCAGAACTGGATGTGTGGCGAATGTAAGATGCAACTGCCTGCTTGGTTCGAGGTAGATCACGTTATTGCTTTACATAATGGAGGTTCAAATGAACTTAGTAATCTGGTGGCATTATGTAGAAACTGTCACGGTAAGAAAACAGCGATGGACCGTTTAGATAAATTGTAACAATGATGATACAACAAACCAAAATAATATGATCGACCGCGAGAAGCGAAAAATGTTTACTCTCTTTGTAATATATTATATATATTAAATTATAATAGAATAATATATAAAACTACGATGGCTGGCTCATCTGAATTTATATCATCGGTAACACGATTTATTATATATATAGTAATGCTTGTATCATTAGTAATGTTGTTTACATCTGGTGGATTAGTCGCAGGGTATTCGATAGGTATTTTTTTAATTTTATGTATACTAACATTATGTAGTTTTAAAAACATAGGGAATTTAGAAATACTAAGTAGAGATGATAATATTTTAACATTTACTTGGTGTTTTCCTGTAATATTATTATTATTTTTTTCTAGGCAATACTTGTCCGACAAGGTTAGAGATATTACAGACCCACTTACTATAATATTAACAGGTTTATTGTTATTTAATTTTTCAATTTCGATGATAATAGAATTATTCGGTTTTATATTTATGAAAATTGTAGAGGTAGGTAATACGCTATTACCCTTTTTGATTGGATTAGTCTCGATAATCGCTATTATAGGTGTGGTATTTTTCTGGGATAAGATAAGTACACTTGTAAAAGTATTATCCGTTGTTGGTATTATTATTTTGGGTCTATTATTTTTTAATGGTCAGGATATTATAGCATATGTTTCTACAAATAAAATATCTTTGTCGATAAACCTTCTGGTTGTGGTTGCTTTTGCAATAGTGAATTATGTATTATATAAGTATACTGAAAATGGGTTAATGTCAAATGTATCTTTAATATTGTCGTTGCTCTTTGTGTTGAGGTGGTTATATTTATATGCCTTTAAGTTTTATGGCACGTCGGGTAGTAAGACGTTTACGGGTACAGTAGGTGATGCCCCAAAGAGTCATAATGAATTTTTGTCTTATTTGATGGATGTAAATTTTTACTGTGATACGATCAAGTCTTTTTTCACCGGTACAATAAAATATTTTTTCTTGGCGATATTTTTATTTTATGTTTGGTTTGTGTTTTATATTTATTACAAGAATCGTTTTGAATTTTTGACGACATATAAGACGCTATCATTACTTGGTTTTATTGCATTAGGGGTTATTATGTTATTATTGGTGGTATATAGTTTAGCGGGCGGCGTTCAAGGTGTAAAACAGGTTGGTCCTTACACAGCTTTAATTTCCAAGATTGTTTCGTACTTTTTAGGATTTGCAGTTGTCCTTGGATTGATAACATATGCTTTATCAAAGGTGCTTAAGATGCCTTCAACGACTGTTCAAATTATTAGTATTATAAACTTTTTATTGATGATGGGTCTTATTGCATTGATTCTTAGTATATTTAATTTCAATTTGTCGTCACCCAGTTTGATAATGTCTAGCGATACTGGTTTAGGATTTATATTCAGTTTCATTGTTAAACTCATTGTGTATATTCCTTGTTTGATAATAGATTGTTCAAATGTTATACTGGAGCAATTTAATTTAGCGAAGAAGGAGTACACGGTATTTGTTATATTGTTGATTGAAATAGCGCTTATAGCTAGTAAATTTCTTGTGCCGAAATTATTTGATGTAGTTGTTAATCACGATGGTGTTGTATTAACAGATAAGGTATATCCTTTAGAGGCAAAACGAAATGTAACAGTTTCCCCTAGTTTAATGAATATGTCTCAAAATACCAATTATGGATTTTCGAGTTGGATATATATTCATCCATCGCCACCGAATACAAATGAGGCATATATTGAAAATACAACATTAATAAATCTTGGTAATGTCCCTAATATACAATTTAATGCGCAAAAGAATTCTCTTATTTTCTCGGTAGATGTTGCAGACATTAATGGTGGAAGTAAAACAGTGGTTATCCCATCAAGCAATAGTGAAAAAGATATAATAATAAATTATTCGAAATGGAACCACGTTTTTGTTAATTTTATGGATGGTAATATTGATATATTTGTAAATGGCGACTTAGTTATGAGTTCTCCGAGTGTTATTCCTTATAAAAATCCGAATATGTTGATTATAGGTTCATCGCCTGGGATATACGGAGAGACTTGTAGTTTAGTATATTATAAGAATCCTCTTCTAGCACAGAATATAAAATTAATGTACGAAACAATGAAGAATTTTAATCCCCCGATTAGTCAAGCATAAACAATATCTACAAGAATCAATGTTTGTAATCGGTAAGTGATATCGGTAAGTGATATCGATAAGTGATATGGATAAATGATAATTATTAATGTATTAATAATAATAATTATTAAAATTATATTGTAATTAATTCGATATGTTATTTAGAAAATTTCTAGATGTATATTATAAATGGATTTAAAATTAATAATAGGTGTTGTAATTGTTGTAATAATTTTATATATAATTTGGAGTTATTTCTTCACATCAATACAAGTAATTATGTCATTTCAAAACGGAATCGAAAAGACCCAGTCTCAAGTTAGTGGTAAATCCGTGGCAAAAAGTGGTAAAAATAATTATTCGTTTTCTATGTGGGCATATGTATCTAACTGGAATATAAATTATGGTCAACAAAAGAATATTTTAGCGATATCATCAGAAAACCCTGCATCTGCCACTCCATATGTATTTCAACTGTCCTTAGATAATGTAAGAAATGATTTGATTATTAATGTTGATTACGATTATGGTTCTATTCCTTCTACAAGTGATAGTTCTGGTAACCCAGATCCGAATGCGCGATCATCATTTTGCAAAGTTTCTAACTTTCCCATACAATCGTGGGTAAACATAAGCGTTAGTGTATATAATCGCGCCGTTGATGTTTACATCGATGGAAAACTCGTAAAGACTTGCCCTCTCCCTAATGTTGCTTCTACTATCGGTGCCGGAAGCACTATATACATTGGAGGAGTTGCTTCTGGAGGAATTCCCGGCTTTGATGGGTATATTGCTAGCGTTATATACAACCCAGACGTTATTAGTCCACAAGATGCTTGGAATATATATGCTAGAGGATATAGCAATACAGGATTTGGATTTGGAAACTTGTTCCAGAGGTACAAATTACAATTTGCCTTCTTGAAGGATAATTCAGTCGTAAGTAGTCTAACTATTTAGAAAGATTGATATGATGCAAATGTATATATAATGTATATATGGATAAATACGTATATGTATATATGGATAAATACGTATATGTGGATAAATACGTATATGTATAAAATAATATCAATATTAATATTTTAATATTGATATTTAGGTGGTCTAATAAATGAGCAAAATAAAATAGCTAATAATTAAGCATTATATTAAACATTATATAAATATTTTATATCTAATATATAAATAATATATAATATATAATATTAATGACGGATATAGCACAAACACCTAAAATAGATGCTTCTCCTGCCGCGCCGGCTGCTGCTGCTGCTCCTGCCGCATCATTTGGCGATTTTTCATCAAAAAAAATGGTAGAGGGTTCATCAGACTTTTTAGAGTCAAATAGTTGGATAGCTAAGCTTGCTTTTTTATTAATGGTAATTATTGGATTTGTAATCTTATTTAGAGTTATGGTAGCATTACTTTCGTGGTTATTTGCTCCGAGCGGTAAAGTTGTTTTGATAAAGGGGTTGATGAACGGTTCGCAAAGTACTACTATATCTCAAGACCCCAATATTCAAAATTCTATAACCATTTTACGATCAAATGATGAAAAGGATGGTATAGAATTTACTTGGTCTACTTGGTTATATTTGAACGGATTTGCAGGTGATGCCGGTAAAAGACATCACGATGGGGGCGCCGATACATCAATCGCGCAAACATATGATACTAACTATAAACACGTATTTAACAAAGGTTCGACTATTAATAGTACTTCGAATGGATTAGCTATGCCTAATAACGCACCAGGGCTTTATTTGAGGTCTGATTATACTGGTTTTATTGTAGTTTTAGATACGTTTTATGAGCCTACTCAAGTTAAGGTGTCAATTGATGACTTACCTATGACAAAGTGGATTAATATAATTATTCGGGTTCAGAATACTAATTGTGATGTATACGTAAATGGTAGGTTAGTAAAGAGGCACGTGATGACGCAGGTTGTTAAACAGAATTATGATAATGTTAATGTTTGTTTAAATGGAGGGTTTAGTGGTTATTTGGCCGATTTGACATATTTTAATAGCGCAATTAGTGTAGTAGAAATTCAGAATATTATTTATGCGGGCCCCAACACTACACCTGTATCTAAGAGTTTAGATGTAGGTGAAACAGAACCTCGATACTTGGCGGATGCTTGGTATTTTAATCAGGTGAAATAAATTCAAGTAGTATAACGCAATGTGTATATATTTTGTAATATATTATGTAATATATTATGTAATATATTATGACGATAATGATAATTCGTCATAATATTTTTGTTTTACACCTTTTTACATTTCAAATGCCGATTTTAAATTATTAAATAATATACATTTGTGTCCGGGATATTATTTGGAAAAACTAATTTAGTTATTTTTAGTTAAAAAAATATAAAAATAAGATATAAAAATAAATATACTATATAACTAAAATGGGTAAATATAGTTGTGAAAAATGCGCTAAAACTTTTTCTCAAAAATCACACTATGATAAACACTTAACGCGTAAAAATCCTTGTGAAATACAAACCGATAAGATAAAGGCATTAATAGAGAAGGCTGTTGAAGAAAAATTTATTAAATTAAACAAAAAATTGATTTCAAATAATATAGAAAATAATATCACAATTAACATCACCGAACAACCGGATATATCAAAAATGAGTAAATTAGAATTATTGGAAAAGTGTAAAGAATTGGGTATTACAAAGTGCAGTTCAAAAAATAAATCACAGTTAATAGAACTAATTAATGGAAAAAACAAAGTCGTTGAAGAACCCAAAATAATTTTATCAAATGAAGAAACGCTGCCACAAAATACGTCAATTATTGAGGTTGATACAAAAACATTAAATGTAATTGATCTATTTTGTGGTTGCGGTGGTATGTCGAAAGGATTAACTGATGCTGGATTGAATGTAATTGCCGGAATAGATATTTGGGATAAAGCGGTTGAAAGTTATAATAAAAATTATCATCACAAGGCATATTGTGCAGACTTAACGCAGTTGCCTCCTGAAATGTTTAATGAATTATACAATAAAGAAAATAAAAATGTTGATATTTTGGTTGGAGGTCCACCGTGTCAAAGTTTTAGTATTGCTGGAAAAAGAGATAAAAATGATCCAAGAAATGCTCTATTTATGGAATATGTGAAATATCTCGATTATTTTAAACCAAAAGCATTTATTATGGAAAATGTAATAGGGATGCTTTCAAAAAAAACAGCAAATGGTGAAAATGTTATTGACATCATAATGGAACAATTGAATAGAAATTATAATTGCGTAATTAATAAATTATATGCAAGTGATTTTGAAGTTCCACAAAATAGAAGACGCACTATAATTATAGGGATTAGAAAAGACCTAAATATTTTACCAAAGGAACCAGCGCCCGTTATAAAATCAGTCCAAGATAGGATACCAGTTAAAAGCATATTAATTCCAAAAGAAGAGGTTGATAAAAAATATTATTTAAGTGAAAAAGCATTAGCCGGAATAGTAAATAAAAAAGGTGTTAGTAAAGAAAAGGGATTTGGTTTTGGGGCACAAATGTTAGACTTTAACAAACCATCGTATACAATTCCTGCAAGATATTGGAAAGATGGCTATGATGCGTTGGTTAAATATAACGAAAAGGAAATTAGAAGATTAACAATTACAGAGCTAAAAAGAATACAAAGTTTCCCTGATAATTATATTATAGATGGTTCAAGTAGAGATATTATTATGCAAATCGGTAATGCGGTTGCTTGTAAGTTTGCCTATTATCTTGGCAAGTATATAATTAATACTCTTCAGTAATTAACTCGTTCCAAAATTTATTTGCTGCTCTAAATACGTGACGCCCGCGACCGTTGACTTTTGAATAACCATCGTGATATATTACTCCTTTTTTTACTTGGTCTATCCAAAAATCAAATGTAATTGATCTACCAAAACATATTTTAACGAATTTATTGTTCTCTTTCACGCACTTAAAGAATCCTTTTTGATTAAATTTATTCTCAATTGATCTTTTTAATGTGTCTGCATTCCATTGCATAATAATGTGCGTTTCTTTGTTTAAATCGAGGAGACACTCTTTATTTTCTCGTTTATCTTGTGAATAGTCATATACAACAAATATGTTATTTTTTTCATCAACGCATAGTTTTTGACCAGAATAATTAAATTGGTCAATTCGCCAACCTCCTATAGTGGCTTTCTCTGATTCTTTTATAGAAGCATATTTTTTCCAATATTCCTCTTTTAATTTTTTGTTTCGTATAGTTAATTTGTCGCCATTAAGATAGATAGTATCAGGTGCTTTATCAATAAATGTAGTTACTTTATCGCCTGTTTTCATTTCATACCCATTAATGTCGGGTTCATTTTTTGCATTATGCTTTATACCCATTTTGGTTTCTAACCAATGTCCCTCTTTGCCACAATGGTTTATATTTTGTCCTTCTACACATATATCAACATCTCTAACATTGTTATTAAATAATGTTAAAATATGTTGTTTATCACCCTCAATTTCAGTCGTGGCTTGTAAAAGAACACTCATCGTGTATGTAATAATATAATACTTATTTGTTTAAGTATTATATTTAAGTTTTTTTATTAATCAATTTTATGCAAAAATATACTGGTGTATTAACTATTTCGGTAAATGGTGTTGTAAATTGGGATTTGTTTGAAAAAGGTTCAAGGTTTGATCAGTGAAAAGTATGCTCGATAGAACTAGCGCTGTATGTAAAAAATTTGTAGAAGAAGTATATACATATTATAAGCAAATAAATAGCATATATTAGTATTAAGTATTTGTTCGAAATATATTTCACTGCATATTTAGCAGCCATCGTAGCAAATATGAAATAACTAATAACAATAATTATAGCCGAATCTACCTGAACTTTGCCCGCTTTCCAGTATGTATAAACGGCGCCAATAGATAATGGGGGTAAAATTGCTAATAGCGTTGTTCCGGCGGCTGTTTTATAATCTGTTGCCACTTTGGATAGCAATAATCCCGGAATAATAACATTTGACCCCGATGTTCCTAAACTACCGCCTACAATTCCAGATACAATGCCGATAATTAAAACATATAAATACTGAATGCCCTGTAGCATATTTAATATATATTAACTGTATTATAATTTTGCCATAAATTTGCCCCGATTAATACAAAAACATAAGTTTAGTTCCCCCCGAACCCACTGTTTTAGGATTTCTGTAATTATTATATGGTGCTTTTAGTGAAAAACATAGGGGCTTAACAGTTCCCGGAACATTAGAAGCAGAAGTTAGATTACAAATAACGGATGATTGTGGAGTCCAGCATGCTAAACTATTATTCACTTCGTTAAGTCCTATATTTGGTATGGTAGGATTTGTCATATTTGTCGTATTGGCGTTTGTATAATCTTGGGTTTGAGTGGCATAACTTTTTTTCCGTGTGAGACCATTACGTGCCGCCATAGCCCATAGTTGTTTTGTCGTGAAATTAAGACTGCCTGTATTAAAATACTGCAAAACACTAGCCTTTTTAAGCATTTGTCGTTCTAGATTGTCTGTAAGCGGATTAGTGGCTGTGCTAACATTGCTACCACAGTTGGGACTAAACCGCGACCATAAATACATTGGTAAGCTATTATTATAACTTGTTGCCGATGCTATATTCGATGAATCGCTTTGTGCTCCAGCCGTATTTACAGCATAAACTCTAAATAAATATAACACATTATTCGCAATATTTGGGTCGTCTAATATGACTTCCGCTACATCTCCCGGAATATTTACTTTGAACCTCATCCATCCACCAAAACTATTTATTTTATACTCGATAAAATAGTAAGAAATAGACTCGGGTGGGTTTTGCACCGACTCACCCCACGTTAGAACGATGAGCCCACTTTCGGTTGTATTTGCGGCAAGATTACTAGGGGGTGATGGGGGATCATTTGACAAACCATTAATAATATTTGAGAAAACGCCGATACCGGCACTATTTTCCGCAGCGATTTTAAAATCATATAAAATATTTGTTGATCTAACTTTTATTGTAGCAGTTGTATCGCTTGAATTTGTAGTATGTGTATTCCAAGTTGTTGGATTGTTGGTTGGTCTATAGTATATAATATAATTTTTAATAGGGCTGCTGCCATCATCATATGGGGCGGTCCATTTAAGTATTATGCTACTATAGTATCCTGTATTACATCCTGTAATAGATAAATTTGTCGGCGCTGATGGTAGATTACTTAACGTTGTAAAATATACCGGAGGGTCCGACAATGCACCGATACCCGACCCATTAGTGCTTGATATTTGAATTTTATATTGTGTAGCATATGATAAATCGGTTATAATATATGTAGTTGTGGAAGATTTACCGATATTAGTATTATTAGTTGATAAATTCGTCCACTGAATATTGTATTCAGTAACCGGATTACCGCTCGTACTTGGCAATGATGGTGCAGTCCACGAAAGTGCAATACTAGAAGATGTAATTTTTGTCGCGGTTATTAAAGAAGGCGGTTTAGAGGTAACAGATGGTGTATCATTTATTATTGTTGAATAACTGCCGTAGCCATTGTCATTTATAGCAGCAATTTGAAAATAATATTCGACGTCATTTGTTAAATTGTAAAACGTATACGTAACTTGCGTTGATGGAATATAAGATGACACTGATACCCAAGATCCCGATGCACTTGTACCGTACTGTAAATCATAAGACGATATTGGATCGCCGCCGTCATATGGAATATTCCACATAACTGTAATCATTTGATTACTATAGGGTGTCGATACTGTCATAACCGGAGGTTCAGGGGTGGTTGATGGCGTTGCACTAGTCGTCGAATATGAACTTTCGCCATTGATATTTAGTGCTGAAACTTGAAAATCATATTGTGCGCCATTTGTTAAACCGCTAATTGTGTATAATAGTTCTGTACTGGAAGGTGGTATATATGGTGGTATTTGTATCCACAATCCCGTAGAACTTATACAGTATTGTATATTATACGATAGTATTACAGATCCCCCGTCATATGGCACATCCCAACTTAGATATATTATACCATTATCCGAATAACCATCTCCATACAAATTCGTTGGTGGGTTAGGAATAGTTGATGGTGTTGCAGTATTTGTGATTTGTGTTGAATTCGCCGGTTGTGATGAGTATGTCCCTGCACCATTTAAATTCACTGCTGCTACTTGGAAATAATATAATGTACCATTTGTTAAACCTGTAATTGTGTATGATAATGTACTAGATGAATAGAGCGATAATGGAACAGTATATGGTATGATAGATGACCACTGGTATGGCGCTGAGCTTGAACTGCTGTATTGTAAATTGTATAATGTTATGGATGCCCCACCATTGGATGGCACGGTCCAGCTAATTGTACTCGATTGATTTTGGTTTGATGTCGAAGATAATATAATAGGAGCAGTAGGGACTGTTGATGGTGTTGCAGTGTTTGTAACTTGTGTTGAATTCGCAGGTTGTGATGAGTATGGACCCTGACCATTTACATTTACTGCTGCTACTTGGAAATAATATAGTGTGCCATTTGTTAAACCTGTAATTGTGTATGATAATTCCGTAGCCGAATAGAGTGATAACGGCAGCGTATATGGTATGACTTGTGACCACTGGTATGGCGCCGAAATTGAACTGTACTGTAAATTATATGATGTTATAAGCGCTCCGCCGTTATCTGTTGGCACTGTCCAGTTAACCGTACTTACTGTATTTTGGTTTGATGTCGAAGATGTTATAACAGGAGCAATGGGGATTCTTGATGGTGTTGCAGTGTTCGTAACTTGTGTTGAATTCGCGGGTTGTGATGAGTATGTCCCCACACCATTTAAATTCACTGCTGCTACTTGGAAATAATATAATGTACCATTTGTTAAACCGGTAATCGTGTATGATAATTCCGTAGCCGAATAGAGTGATGATGGTAGCGGATATGGTATGACTTGTGACCACTGGTATGGTGCCGAACTTGAACTGCTGTATTGTAAATTATATGATGTTATTGATGCCCCGCCATTGGATGGCACTATCCAGCTAATTGTGCTCGATTGATCTTGGTTTGATGCCGACGATAATATAACAGGAGCGGTAGGGAATGTTGATGGCGTAGCCGTGTTTGTAACTTCTGTTGAATTCGCAGGTTGCGATGAATATGGACCCTGACCACTTACATTTACTGCTGCTACTTGGAAATAATATAGTGTGCCGTTTGTTAAACCGGTAATTCTGTATGATAGTGTAGTAGTCAAAGGGGGCGGTGATGGCAACGTATATGTTATGACCTGTGACCACTGGTATGGCGCCGAGCTCGAACTGTATTGTAATTTATACGAAGTTATGGTTGCCCCGCCATTGGCTGGCACTGTCCAGCTAACTATGCTCGATTGATCTTGGTTTGACGCCGAATATAATATAACAGGAACATCAGGGATTGTTGATGGCGTGGCGACCGAATTTGAAGATCGCGATGAATATGTCCCTGTACCATTTAAATTTACTGCTGCAACTTGGAAATAATATGTAGTGCCATTTGTTAAACCACGAATTGTATGTGTTCTTGTTGTTGCCGGTAAATTGTCTAATGTCGCAGGCGACCAGTGAATTGAATCTGTACTATACTGTAAACTATATGATGTTATGGATAGACCACCGTTATCTGATGGCGCTGTCCAGTTAACTGTACTTGTTTGATCATGGTATGAAGTAGAATAGTTTATAACTGGAGCACCAGGCGTGGTTGATGGTGTAGCGGAATTTGCGATTTCTGATAAATTTGTTAGGTGTGATGAATATCGACTACGACCGTTTGAATTTACTGCCGCAACTTGGAAATAATATGTAGTGCCATTTGTTAATCCTTTAAATGTGTATGTTAATGATGTTGGTGGAAATGGTATATGTGGTTCTATTGGTAGCCACGGTCCAAAACTATTTTCACTATATTGTAAATTATATGATGATATATCTCTACCGCCATCATCTACTGGTGCAGTCCAATTAACTGTACTCATTTGATTTTGGTTCGAAATCGAAGATGTTATACTGGGAGCATCGGGGATAGTTGATGGTATGGCCGTTGAAGTTAATGTTTGCACGGAATATTTTCCCGTGCCGTTTATATTTACTGCTGCAACTTGGAAATAGTATCGTATTCTATTTGTTAAATTGGGAAATATGAATGTTGTTGTTGGTGCGACTACATTATATGATGTCGTGGGTGATGGTAACCACGGTCCTACCGAACTTGTACTATATTGTAAACTATATGAAATTATAGGTACTCCACCAGTATCATAATTGTTTAGTGTTGCCCAGCTAACTTTACTCATTTGATCTTGGTGTGAAACTGAAAATAATATAGTAGGAGCATTAGGTGTCGTTGAGGGTATTGCAGAGTTTGTGACTTGTGTTGAATTCTCGGGTTGTGACGAATATGGACCCTGACCGTTAAAATTTACCGCTGCAACTTGGAAAAAGTATTCGGTGCCATTTGTTAAATTTTGGAATATATATGACGTTGTTGGGGGTACCTTATATGGTGTCACTGGTAACCAACCCGATGAACTTGTACTATATTGTAAATTATATGATGTTATGGGTAGACCGTTATCGGCTGGCGCCGTCCAGCTAACCGTACTTACTGTATTTTGGTTCGACAATGAAGAGGTTATAATGGGGGCAGACGGGATGCTTGACGGCGTTGCCGTGTTTGCAATTTGTGATGAATTTGTGGCTTGCGATGAATATGGACCCTGGCCGCTTAAATTTACTGCTGCAACTTGGAAATAATATAGTGTGCCATTTGTTAAACCGGTAATTGTGTATGATAGTGTTGTAGCCGAAGAGAGTGATGGTGGCAGCGTATATGGTATGACAGATGACCACTGGTATGGCGCGGAACTTGAACTGCTGTATTGTAAATTATATGATGTTATGGATGCCCCGCCGTTATAAGATGGCACCGTCCAGCTAACCGTGCTTACAGTATTTTGGTTTGACTGTGAAGAGTTTATAACCGGAACAGTAGGGATTGTTGATGGCGTAGCAGTGTTTGCGGTTTGTGTTGAATTTGTGGCTTGTGATGAATATGGACCCTCACCGTTTACATTTACTGCTGCAACTTGGAAATAATATAGTGTGCCATTTGTTAACCCGGAAATTGGGTATGATAGTGTAGTAGCCGAATAGAGTGATAATGGCAGCGTATATGTTATGACAGATGACCACTGGTATGGTGAGGAACTTGAACTGTATTGTAAATTATATGATGTTATGGGTAGACCGCCATTGGCTGGCACTGTCCAGCTAACTATGCTCGATTGATCTTGGTTTGATGTCGAAGAGTTTATAACAGGAGCAGTAGGGGTAGTTGATGGCGTAGCAGTGTTTGCGAGTTGTGTTGAATTTGTGGCTTGTGATGAATATGGACCCTCACCGTTTACATTTACTGCTGCAACTTGGAAATAATATAGTGTGCCATTTGTTAACCCAGAAATTGTGTATGATAGTGTCGTAGCCGAAGAGAGTGATGGTGGCAGCGTATATGGTATGACAGACGACCACTGGTATGGTGCGGAACTTGAACTGCTGTATTGTAAATTATATGATGTTATGGGTAGACCGCCATTGGCTGGCACTGTCCAGCTAATTGTACTTACTGTATTTTGGTTTGATGTCGAAGAGGTTATACCAGGAGCAAGGGGGACTGTTGATGGCGTAGCAGTGTTTGCGGTTTGTGTTGAATTTGTGGCTTGCGATGAATATGGACCCTGGCCGCTTACATTTACCGCTGCAACTTGGAAATAATATAGTGTGCCATTTGTTAAACCGGTAATTGTGTATGATAGTGTCGTAGCCGAAGAGAGTGATGGTGGCAGCGTATATGGTATGACAGATGACCACTGATATGGCGCGGAACTTGAACTGCTGTATTGTAAATTATATGATGTTATGGATGCTCCGCCATTGGCTGGCACTGTCCAGCTAACTATGCTCGATTGATCTTGGTTTGATGTCGAAGAGTTTATAACAGGAGCAAGGGGGACTGTTGATGGCGTAGCAGTGTTTGCGGTTTGTGTTGAATTTGTGGCTTGTGATGAATATGCACCAGCGCCATTTAAATTTACTGCTGCAACTTGGAAATAATATAGTGTGCCATTTGTTAAACCGGTAATCGTGTATGATAGTGTCGTAGCCGAAGAGAGTGATGGTGGCAGCGTATATGGTATGACAGATGACCACTGGTATGGCGCGGAACTTGAACTGCTGTATTGTAAATTATATGATGTTATGGATGCTCCGCCATTGGCTGGCACCGTCCAGCTAACTATGCTCGATTGATCTTGGTTTGATGTCGAAGAGTTTATAACAGGAGCAAGGGGGACTGTTGATGGCGTAGCAGAATTTGTAGAATATGGCCCCGTACCCACTGAATTTACTGCTGCCACTTGGACATAATATAGAGTGCCATTTGTTAAACCCGAAATTGGGTATGATAATGATGAAGACGATAATGACGCACTTGATGACCACGGTCCGTTAGGACCTGTACCATATTGTAAAGAATATCCTGTTATATTTGAACCACCATTAGATGACGGTACCGACCATGATACATTTAATATGGTGTCCCCTATAGAACAACTTAAATTCATTGGATCGGTGGGTGTCGTTAACGGTGTAGCGGAAACTGCAGTATACGGACCTGTGCCGCTTGAATTTAGTGCCGCAATTTGGAAATAATATAGTGTGCCATTTGTTAAACCGCTAATTGTGCTTGTTAATGCTGTAGCAGAAGGTGATGGTGCTGATATCCACGGTCCTGTCGAACTTGTACTATATTGTATACTATATGGAGATAAGGGTATTCCGCCGTTATAGTTTGGCGCTGCCCACGTTAATATTACTTCGTTATTACCGATTGTTGCAGATAAACTTGTCACAGCGGTAGGAGCAGTTGATGGTGTTGCGGAAGTTGTAGTATATGCACTGTACAAGCCTGCATTATTCTCCGCCTGAAGTTGAAAATAATATAATGTACCATTTGTTAAACCGGTAAAAGGTGCTGATAATGTTGTTCCACTATATGGATTATTGGATGTCTCATTCCACGTCGCGTTATCTGTACTATATTGTATATAATATGAGGTTATAGATAAAGCGCCGATACTGGAAGGTGCTGTCCACGATAGATTTACACCGCCGTTTATTCCTGTACCAGTGAAATTTTGCGGAATAGTGGGTTTGACCCCTGGTCTTGCGGAAACTGTAGTATATGGACCCAAACCATATAAATTTTTTGCTGCAACTGTAAAATAATATAGTATACCATTTGTTAAACTGGTAATCCACAATGACGACGCGTTTGAGCCATACAGTTCCGATCCCATATTTGTTCCAGCTGAATCTGTACCCCATTGTATAGAATATCCCGTTATAGGTGCTCCTCCTATATTGGTTGGCGCCGTAAATACTATATTAATTTCACTGTCCCATGTTGCAGTGGTAAAACTTGCTACAGGGCCGGGGGCGCCCACAGGTATTGCAGAAAATGTAAGCGTTTCACCATACGAACCATCATTACTCCACGAAACAATATTAAATGTATATTGGGTACCACTTGTTAAATTGGTAAAAGTATTAGTAAATTGAGTATATCCAGCTTGAAGATCATCATTAGCAGGAATACTAGCTCCCTCTATATAAGTGGTTCCTGAATAACACGTTGCACTAAACCCATTAATCATCCACCATGCTGAATCTGCCGGAAAGCTCCATACAATTTCTACGCTGCCATCACCTGGAGTAGATGATACTAATACTGGAGGACCCCAACTTGCCATATTTTAAATAAAAAATAATACAATATTATACTTTAATGATATAATATTATACTTAAATTATACATACAATAATACATACAATAATACATACAATATTTGAAAATAACTTAAAAATATAATCAAATATTTATGTTATACCCTAAACTGTGGATAAACACATACATCCATAGAGGGGAAAATGTCGCCTGACATACATTTATCATTGGGCGATACTTGGATACAGCTTCTAAATCCACGATCCTCGCCTATATAACAATATCCTGACTTTGACCTAGAAATTTGAGTATTACTTGTAGCATCGTCTGGTGCGGGATATTGTGGATGCTTTTCAGCATATTCTAGTGCTTTTTGTATAGATTCTTGTTTCTCTTCATACCTACTCTTTTCCTCCTGATATGACGCGGGTTGTGTTGCAGGAGGGCGTGCGGTCTCCCCTTTATTTCTTAGAGGCGTTTGACGTTCGTCGGGCTGAATAGGAATCGGTTTAAGATCATTTGTTACTTCTTGGTGCTCCTGCTTATTGCGATGTTCGCGAGGTTTATTATGCGATTGCTCGTGCGGTTCGTTGTTATCGCCATTATCGTGATCCTCGCGTTTCTCGGGTACAGTGCCAATATTTTGTTCTAGTTGAGAAACATTACCAGTGGTTCCGTTTGCAGTTGATGTTGCTTTTGCATTTGCATTTGCAGTATCATCACCCGCATTAGATGCAGATTCCATTAATCCTAATTTAAGAAGAATCGGATTGATATATGGCCCAAATGTATTTGTAAACCACGCAGTTAAATCGTCTAAATATCCGGTCATACTCAATATAAATATAAGTGCGATTATTACAACTATTATTACTCTAAATACAAACCATCCGGTAGATGCTGACGATTCAGTATCAGTTACTCCTGATGCAGCGGATGCTGTTGCCGCTGCCGTCACTGCTGCTGAACCGCTGAATAAACCTGTAGATACGGGCTTGACTTCATCGGCACCATTTTCAGCCTTATAATCTTTAGGAGGGGAAGAAAATTTATCAAAAAAATCAAATGCTGATTTTTTTTCAGGTGTTTTTGCGCTTTCGCCGACATTGCCGACATTGCCGACATTGCCATCGTCGCCACCCAATAGAGTTTTTAATAATGATTTGGAAATTGATTTAGAACGGCGCCGATTACTATTATTTTTTTTCGAATCTTTTTTACCCATATTAAAATATGCCTATAAAATATTTCGTATTATAATATATTATTTAATTTGCTATATTATAGTATATTATAGTATATTATAGTATATTATAGTATATTATAGTATATTATAGTATAATATGACATATTCGCTTATTATATCTTCTATATTATTGGTTCTTATAGATTCGGTTTACTTGTCTACGATTGGAACACCTGTTTTCGAAAAGACAGTAGCAGCAATCCAAGGTTCCAAACTTGTCGTAAATATGCCTCCAGCAATTTTTACATATATTCTTATGGCAATCATTCTTAATTATTTTATCATATCTGCGAATAAACCAGCATTCGATGCGTTCATCCTTGGGTTCTGTGCGTATGGTATTTTCGATTTCACGAATTTAGCCATCTTCAAAAATTATACACTAAAAACGGCAATTATGGACACTCTTTGGGGAGCCATCCTTTTCTATGTTACTACACTAATCACGTATAAAGTTAAGAAAATGTTTTAGAAATAGTCTCAACGTATCACGCCTCCCTCATTCCGAAGTCATATTTGTTCAACAATTGAAGCTTATCTATTGATTTTTCCGCATTTGATTTTTTAATGTCGCACATTAAATAATCCACTTTTGGACCGATTTCATTCTTTTTTATTTGTTTATATACCGAGTTTATTTTTTTGACCACGGTTTCTACTAATTCTTTATCTTTAATTATTTCTACTTTTGTATCATATTTTTCCGTGATTATCGAAATGGCGTAATAAATTAAATATCGTCTTCTCTTTTTAACCCCCGGTGTGTATTTTAAACAATATAATTTTAATATACTATTGAGTATTTTTGTCTTTATTTTATCGTCTGCACTCTCCGATTTTCCGGAATTATTTAAGATTATCTCCCATATAATCCATATAGGGTCCATCTGAAATTTATCCTCTACGGGCATATTGCTCCTGCGTTCGCATACACATTTCTCCTTTTTATTTGCACATATTTTTTGAAACTCCATAATCCATTCTAACCAATAGCACGCCTGCAATGCATTCTTCGAATCCCCTGAAACGTGATATGTAAATTCATTTATCGAAATAAATAATTCTTTAGGGTCATCTTTACGATATACGCTTTGAGCGTAACAAACTGATGGTGCCTTTAATTTATTTGTCATATATGTCATATCATATTCTTCATCTTTTTTTATTTTGATACCCTGAAAGCTGTGTTTTTTATTACTAGAGCATAATATACATATAATTTCTGCAAAAAGTGTTCTTATTTTCGGGTTATTTCGTAGACGAATAATATCATCTGTATAACCAGCCGAAATGATATTTTTAAAATTATCGTATCGCATTTCTAAATATACCGCCAGTTTGGGATTTGCTAAATGAATGTGCTTTCCTAAAAATGTCAAAATGATGTCCCATAAATCTAGGAACTGTCCGGCGCAAATAAGTTCAGCAGCCCAGTTACAGGCAGGTTCAATTTTACTATTTAATAGACAATTTAGTAGTTCTTTACGTACATCGGTTTTTTTATATTTCGAAAATGATTCTCCTTTAAATTCGCTTACGGTTCGTATATCGTTAATTGTAAATTCGGAATCCATATACTATTTTTTCTATAAAAAATATATAATAATAATACATATAATTATATACTATTTATAAACTATTTATATACTATTTGTAAATGACAGCAATCGATTCATTAATTTATAAAATACAAAGTTCTTCGTGTTGGGTAGTTATTATTTTATTTATGATTATTCTCACGTCTCTCGTATACGTCTATCGATTATTTTTTATAAATATTAATTCACCTGCTAATGCATCACAAGATCCCGACTATGTTAGCAGTGATACGAATCAGGAAGGTTTCACTATAAATAAAGAATTTACTCTTAAGAAAGGCGAAGAGTCATTTGATAAATTTTATGCAAATATGTATGAAAATCTGTTTTATAGTAATTTAGTAGATGATTACGAAGTTGGTATTATTTTAAATAAGATAGCACCGGTTAGAGAAAGCGACGTGTTAGTGATAGGTTCGAAGACAGGTACACGTGTAGACAATTTATCTAAAAAGGGATACAATGGATTTGGTTTAGAATCATCAAAGGATATGATTTTGTATTCTATGAGTAAATATCCGGAAAATAATTATGTATTAGGAAACGGAATGAATCGGCTTGTATTCGAACCTGAAAAGTTCACACTGATAACATTGCTTGATTTTGTAATATATACTGTACCTAACCGTCGAATATTGTTTGAAAACTGTTACAAATGGCTGGTTCCCGGAGGATCCGTAGCCATTCATTTGATAAATATTGGCGGATTTTATGATTCGCAGGTTTATGGAGCAAGAGAACGACGATTTTCGCCTACCATTTCACGATTATTTGATAAAAAGCCAGTAGTAAACCCTTTAGGAAACAACGATGTTATTGTAAATGATTTTATTTACAAGTCTGATATGTCGATGAGTGACCCAAATATGATAGAACTAAAAGAGACATTTAAGAATAGGAAAAATGGTAAACGACGACAGAATTTGCAGAATTTTTACTCTCCCGATCAGAGTATTATTTTGAGTGAAGCAAAAGATTGCGGGTTTAATATGTTGGCGCAATACGATTTAGTTCCATATAATCGGCCATTCCAATACATATACATATTATACAAACCAGCAAATTAATCCGATGACGAGGCGCCTCAGATCTCTGGGAGATATAATTAATTAGAATTGAAAAAGGCGTGAAACGGCAAGTGCGGGAGATTATGTTTAATTCATCTCTTTAATTCGAAAATAGAAAATAGAAGATAGAATATAGAATATAGAATATAGAAGATAGAAACTATATAAATATACATAACCAATATTTGAGACCACCATATGGCGAATAAGATGGAGAATTATTTATGTATTATTATTATGATATGTTTTTGTATTATATCATAATATCCATTATTTTATGCATTTTGGTTTTACACGGTTATAATAAGGTCAGGTATAAATTCTGGATGACTCAGCCGCTATTTTATAGGTATAATTTGGCGAATTGGTTTAGGTTGAATCGGGTATATAGTATTGACCGACCTAGTGATACGATATATTTAAATTTTTTAAATAACATAGTCACTCGTATAACCGAGACGAATATTCCTATCATAATTGATAATATGTATATAAATGAAACTGAAAGAATTATAACTTATTATGAAGATATATCCCGAATAATAAATAAATATCCTTATTTCAATAGACAATTGAGTAATGGGAATAAAAGATCAATACTAATCGACCGTAAAATGACTGCTGAGAAATTGAAACGGAAACTGATGAATCACGATTATGATGCGATTGTAACGATGAATAAGAGAATTATATATAAGACGGATATATCAACCTCAAACATTTTATCTATAGATACGGTAATGGGTGTGATAATTTCATTACCTTTTTATTGTCGTTTTGAAATGTCAAGCGCTACTGCTACTGCTACTGCAAGTAATGGAAAAATATTTCCTATATATTATTCGTCAATATATTATGATCCAATTGAATTACAGGATAAACAGGTCATAGAAATGATACAAACTCATAACTATAAGATATATGATGATTGGGACAAGGCTTTGATACGACAGATTGATTATAGAAGTATATGCGATATAAATGACAAAGAGATCGCGCTCCGTGTGACGGACGTCGTAAATGGTAGAATTAAAAAAGGCGTGAAACGGCAAGCGCGGGAGATTATGTTTAATTCAAATAAATCAAAAATTGAAAACACCCAAACACAACCACAACCTTCCCGAACAAATCCATATGAAGCAAATGGTATACAAATTTCAAAGAATAAGGAAAAAATATATGCTTCGATTTATAGATATACGGGAGCATCTATTCCAAAAATGATTGTTCCATTTGTGATTTACCATAGATTTTATATTCCGATATCATCTCATCCCTCCCAGCCCTTCCAGCCCTCCCAGCCCTCCCAAGATTGGAATAAAATTGAGTATAGATTTCATCCAAGTATCCAGCTAATAAAGATAGGGACACAAAATATTACAATATTATATGAGTTTTTAGAATCTTGTTATGAAGGATTAAATACACCCAATCAATCATCATCGCCTATGCATAAATCATATAAATATAAACTCCCTTTTAAGTGTGTTATATTACCATCACTTCGTCATATATTTCATATGATCAAAACGGAGTTATGTTCGATTTACATATTGTTACAAAAAAACAATGATATAAAGGTAGGCGGCGATACGACGAATATTATATCGATGTATATGTTTTCTAATTCAGACGATACTATATCAAATGATGTTAGCATTGACAAAAGACATATAACTTATTTGACATCATCGATTATGTATGGCGGCGGCAGCAGTCGTACTTCAGAGGCGTCTTCATTTGTATACGGCTTCATAAATGCATTAAAACTCGAAACAAAAAACAAGGCAATAGGGTGTGTCGCAATCGATACACTATCACACAACAAACCATTAATTGACTTTTTGATGTTAAATACGAAACCTTTAATGGTGGAAAAGAATAATCTTATTTTTCACAATTATATTTGTAATACATTACCACCGGAACAGGTGATGATAATGAATTGAATAGTATATATACAATAATGATTTATGATTTATCTATCCGAATTAAACATAATCTCTCGCATTAAGCGTTCGTCGTGTTTTATGATCTAATATTCTCGTAGTCACCTAGATAGAATACTGTGCTATCGAACGTATTTACCTGAACGTGCAAATGAATCTACGATAAAAATGACGAATATTCCTAAAAATGTATATAAAATCAAATCCTCCAAAATAGAATTTGTTTTATAGTCCTGTTGTTCTTCTAATAAATCTATAATGTAATTCAGCTTTTCTATCAAGTCACCTTTTGATTCCTCTGGCATACCATTCATACCTTGATTTAGGTAAGGAACAAACTGTTTGTAATACTGGTTGGCATAAGTACTAGATGTATCGTCGTATTCTGTAGGTGATACTGGATAACCTGATGATACGGGAGTATCGATAGCATTACTGCTTGATGGATTATAGGATGGTGATGCATTGGATGGTCCTGAATTCGATCCCGGACTCGGACCTTTATAGTTCAGTTGCGGTAAGGGAGGGTAGCCATTTTTCGAATCGATACCTGAACCAGCACTTCCACCAAGCCCTACAAAATTCGACAATCTACCATTTGTATCGTCTCCATCACCATTATCGTCATTTTCGTTATCGCTAGATTCGTCCATAGACTTTAATAATGCAGATAATTTCGATTCATTCGGAATTGTAGGTTTTTGCTTTATTGTCTTTCTAAGATTAGTATTCTTTTGTTTTATGATACTGCTATTATTTGCTAAACTATACATATTTTTACCACCATCTGTATAGGAAGATTTAGAATTTTGAATCGTAGATCCGCTTACATCACTGTCATTATATGATGAAGCAAATAGTGCTAAAGGTAGAGTCATTCCTATAAAAAAATGAGATAATATTTTAAAAAAAAAACGGAAATTGTATATTTAAAAGAATATATAACGAAATACTATAACAAAATACTATAACAAAATACTATAACAAAATACTATAACAAAATTTATTATTGTTATAAATAATTTATCGACCTGTAAATATTTTTATTATAGGTAATTTAGAATTATATCTATTATTTTTATAATTAATAAAATTTAATTTCCAATCACAATTCGCTTTTAAATGACCCAATAATGATGGTGTTTTATTTTTAGATTGTAATATACATCCCACGATTCTTTCGAATGCGCATCTGTCTATTCTATTTGTAATAACAGGTATTAGTTTTGCAAGATGGTATTCTTCATCTAGTTGCTTCAAATATTCATACGTAATAACCGACACGGATCCGAAACACCCCAACCAATCATTATGGTCCTTTCTATTATAAAAACTATTTAGTTTGGGACTATTTAATGCTCTCAACATATTTAATTGACTTGGAAATGATTCGCGATCGTTTATAAATTCTTTTCCGAAATGTATGAGAATCTTGTAATCATTTACCAAGGCATTAAAATTAATATATTTTTTTATAAACATAGAATCGTGTAAAATAACTACTTTTTCACAAAAATTAGTTTTTAGATAATAATAATATGGTAAAAATTCTCCTCGTTTAGGGAACTCGCTTTCTATAATCATTGTATTTTTCAATAATTCATTTGTTACAAACTGTTTATTGCTATTATCATCTATAATAAGTATTCTATTGTCTGGATACAACCTACGTATACATTTATAGCATTCTTTCCAATATTCATTTGTAATAGAATTAATAATATTTCTTAAAATAATGAACCCCAATGAGTGAACTTTTTTTACATTGTCAGAGGATGACACGGATGGCAAGGGCAGCACGGGCGATAACTGATCGTTTGCATCTGTGAGTATAGTGGGTATAGTGGGTATAGTGGGTACGAGAACAACTTCATCTGTCGGTTTCCATACGATATTATTTGATATAGTATTTGTATAGATATCTAGAGAGTTTTTATTATATGGTTGTAAGGTATTCTCATCTACTTTAAATCGATTATCTTGGATTAGTTCTTGATTTTTCAATGATGGATATGAAGGTATTTTTATTTTTTTCGAATGTTGATATCTTCCAGTATAATTTATTTTAGATAACAACATTTTTATTCTATATAAATATTTTTTATTTCTAAATATATATTATTACGATTATATGAATTCAGTTATATTTTATTCACTGTTATTATTTATTATAATTTCTATTTTTATGCCATCGATTTACAACTATGCATATCATTTTGTTATAGGAAGAATATTAATTATTATATTACTTTTATATTTCACAAAACAAAATATATTTTTAGGACTTATTTTTATAACAATGGTCATCACATATTCATACCCATTATATGAAGGGTTTTCTAATATGGGTAAGGTAAAATTAATAACCGACAATACAAAACCAAAAAACGTAAATAATGAAAACGATGTATATAATTATTTTTCTAATTATTATTGCACTGATCCAAATAAAGTAAATAGATGGCAAAATATATTGAATAACTCAAATAGTAGCAGCGATGAATATGCCGTAGCCAATTATCATATGACAAATTATAATAGTTTATGTAACGGTAATGGCACGTATAATAATAACTATTATGCAGCACTAGATCAACAAGAAATTCAATGGAATGCCGACAGTTGGTTTAGTAATTCAGACTTATTATCTGGTAACTATGCTGGTTATGATAATTTATATAATTCAATATTTACTCCAATTGATGCTTGCTCGCAGAATAATAATCCGTCTACTTATGCATACAATAATCCACAATGTTTATTCGAGAACCTAAATTCATTTGCGTGTAACAATAGTAATGTTATTACTCCGGCAACAAATGTATCAAATAATTTCGGTTTGGATATGAAAACACAACAAGACGGTCAATTTATTCTAAACACAAATAGTTGGTTCTGTCAACAATAAATAACTTTACTATAGAGATTATTGTAAGTATACAGTAAACTGTAAAATATATTACAATATAAAATACGGCAAATAATACAGTAAATAAAATATTTTTATATAATATAAATAAATTATTATATACAAATGATAGATATATTAAATAATGCTGTGAATTCATTAAATTCAAGTACATTTTTTGCAGGGATTATGATGATATGTTTAAATATAGGCTCACGTTATATTCAGATTAATTTAGATGAATCGACCGAGTCATATATTAAATATGCATTAACTAAGGAGATCCTTGTTTTTACAATATCTTGGATGGCTACGAGAAATATTTATATGGCTCTTATGTTAACTGCCGTATTTGTTGTTTTAGCGGATTTTATATTCAATGAAAAGAGCAAGTATTGTCTTTTACCGAAGAAATTCATAAAAACGCGGAAAGCTAGTGAATTATTAAATAATAAAATAATAACAGATAAAGAAATAAATGACGCGACCGAATTATTAGAAAAGGCTAAAACGCAAAAAATGAAGATGAATCAACTCAATTATTTAGATGTTTACAATTCAAATAAATTCTAATTAAGTATGTATAGTTATAAAATATGTATAGTTATAAAATATGTATAGTTATAAAATATGTATAGTTATAAAATATGTATAGTTATAAAATATGTATAGTTATGAAATATATATTATTCCTTCAAATTAATTAAATGAATAATATATATTATTATTATTATTGGTAATATATATTATGAGCGAGAAAACAAAAGGAGTAAGAGAATTTGAAAAAGAAACAAAATCTATAGAAAAATATAATGTTGGAACACTAAAAATGTATATATCGCCCGAAATAATAGAAACAAATAAAAGCGGAGATTTTAAAAAACGAAAACTATCAAAAATTTATTACATAAGAAAATACACAGATACTCCGAGCGAATTACAACAATCTCAGAAAATGGCGGCTGCTGATGCAGTTGCTGCTCCTGCTGCGGCTCCCGCGGTTGTTCCTGCTGCGGCTCCTGCTGTTGCTCCTGCGGTTGCTCCCGCGGTTGTTCCTGCTGCGGCTCCTGCTGTTGCTCCTGCGGTTGCTCCTGTGGTTGCTCCTGCTGCTGTGGCTGCTCCTCAAGTAAACCCTAACTTAGTTCCGAAAGTTGGTGGATTATTTTCCACGGATAGCCTTGATAGTGAAAATACTCCTACAGCAGTTAATCAACCAATCGGTAGTTCTACGCTTACTCCTAACTCAAGGGGATACTCAAATGAAAGTATTGCCAATAAACCAAACTTTGATGCTGAACCATTTATATCCTCTTTGATAAAATTTACAAATGCCGGATTCCCTTCAAACTCAACTATAAAAAGCCGCGTTGATACATTTTTTAATATTAAATTATTTAGAGCATATTTAAAAAAATTAGGAGAACCAATTACCTTATTTGATAAGAATAATAAAACAATACTTCCTAAAGATATTGATATAAATTTTTTAAATCCAGTAACTACTAATCCCCCATCTAAATCAGATGGAAAAAAGAAAATTACAGATGAGAAAACCAGTACATCAATAGAAATAAAACAACAAAATGATGATGAATTAATAGGATCAGTATATACTTTTCTATTTACAAAACCAAGCGACCAAGAGATTAGACAACAATCTGAACAATCAAAATCAAGAACATTAAAACCGAGTCTGCTTATGATTAAAGATGGAGACGAATATAGTTTAATGGGTAGTAAAATTGATAATACAGAAAGACAAATATCGAGCACTATGGGTACCATTACAACAAATACATTATCGAAAGTAACTGCTGACCGAAAAATATTTAAAACAATCGAGGATGAATTTACGAAAAAAACAGGAACTACCTTTCCCGGAACATCTTCAGACACAAGAAGAATGTTGTTATATACGCCGAATCATCCTAATGCTAATCCTACCATTGATACGAAAATAGATGAATTAAAAGCAATAATAAACTCAGGTCAAGTTGAATTAAGTAAAATAAATTCAATTATTCAAAGCTCAAAAAGTAGAACATCATTTGGTTCTGGAGACTTAGTTCTTGTTCCTATTGTAGATGTATATAATGTTGTAATGAAAAATGTATCAGAAAGTCAAATTGAAGGTAAAATTTCTATAAGTGACAGACAGCAAAATATTATTAAATTAACAATCGAACTTCTCCAAAAACAAAATATTTTACCTACACTGAAAGGTGAATCAAAACAGACGGAAAATATTATGAATGACGCCGAGAGGTATAGAGAACTGAATAAGGTTTTATCATCTGGAACTATTACTGAAATAAATTCTAATGTCAGTCATAATATAAAATTTATCCTTAATATAATATTTTCAAATAAAACTACATTTGTCTATAATGGGATAAATTATATAATTGATTATGTAGACTGGGATAATACATTTAAACAGCTAAGAGAGATCGCAATTCAAAAAAATATGAAAGTTGGATATTATATTGAAATTGAATTATACCTCGAAAAATTAGAGAAAGGTAAATTACCTATCGATAAAGCGGGGACGTTTTTAGGGTCGTGTACTGTAAAGAGAGCAAGAATTAATAGTAGTTGGAAGAGGGATTTCTTGGATCAACAATGGGGTGATGTAATTGAACGTTTTAGTAATGCATTTAAACCGAGTAAAAACCCTCAATCTATTGCTGACACTATTGCCGGAATAATACCAAATTCGATAAAAAAAACATTATTAAGTTCATCAAGAGAACTAATGCAGCAGTTAAATGCTGGTGTAAATCAAATATCTTTTGTTCAATATACATTTTTAGGACAGGATGAGCTAATTGAGGCATTTAAATTAATAGATAATTCATATGCAGGTGTTGCGTGGAAAAATAATCAGATGTGGGAAAAACGCAAGGAACGATTATTCGATGCAATGAATAGCTGCGATGCAGATGTATATTCTTTTCAAAATGTGCAATGTTCAATTAAGGTATACGAAGATATATGTAAAAAACTTAATATACAAAAACAAGATGTACTTAAATCTACAGATTCATCAAATCAAACATCAAGAATAAATATATATATAAATGATATTCACGACCAATTATTGGCTGACAAGACAAACACTACAAATCACGTTGCGCAAATATACGAAAAATATAAGGATTACTATCATTTTGTTTATTTCTTCGAACAGAAATGCGTACTACCGCCAGGAATAGGTGCTAAAACTTGTAGTTTAGAGCCAGATATTGAATTCCCCAATAAAGATAATCCCACTGCGGTAGGCAATCTAACAATGATTAAAAAATTAAAGTTTGAAATAAAAGAAATTTTTGATATAAGAATGGCGCCGATTTTATTTTCGAGAGGAGTGGTAAAGGATACTAAATTATTGAATAGCAAACCATTTGAACCTCTATGGAATATTGACAAATCGTTTGCTACTATAACCTATTGTTCTTTTATAGGAAAAGGGGCCACAGTTGTATCATCACCGTTTGGAGCCTCGCCCGGAAATATAGGCAAAATAAGTAAATCTAAGTTACCTGGTATCGTAAATTTTGAAGTTAATGATGCAAATGATGGTACCGTAGATAGTACCTTATTAGAGAAGGCTGACGATGAATATGACGGTGAGGGTGAAGGTGGTGAAGGTGAAGAAGGCGAAGAAGGTGAAGGTGAAGAAGGCGAAGAAGGTGAAGGTGAAGAAGGTGAAGGTGAAGAAGGTGAAGGTGAAGGTGGTGAAGGTGAAGGTGGTGAAGGCGAAGAAGGTGAAGGTGAAGGTGGTGAAGGTGAAGAAGGTGAAGGTGAAGGAGAAGAAGGCAAAAAAATTACTCAAGCTGGCGGAGGTGACCAACCCAAAGAATGGTACGAAAATGACGATACTGAAGATAAAGATTATGGAATAACTGGTAAACAAGTAAATACGACTGTATCTAAAGAAAAAAAACGATGTGAAAAATATTTTGATGTTAGATATATTCCGATCGGACAAATGTTCGGAATTATTAATGTAAATTTAGATGCTGAAAACACGTTTAATCAAGTAAAAACAGAAGCAACGGGAGTGTCAACAAAAAGTAAAAAATCCACACAAACACAAGAAGCACAAGCAAAAGCAAAAGCACAAGCAAATACTACTGAGGAGAATGAATCATTATCAAAAGAAGCTATGGAAGTACTACTTGTTGCTGCTCTTATTTATAGGTTCCGCATTAGGTATTTACTTAGTGGTTCTACAGATAATACACCTGTTTTTTTAACAGGAAATTTTAATTTTAGTTATGACGATAATATAGATGATTCACTTGCTAAAAAATTACTAGAATTAAGGAGTAGTGGAAATAATAGTTTTTCAAAATATAGTGAACTTATTACTTCAAAATTTAGTTCACACGGGGATTCAATAATAGAATTTATAAATGAATGCACCATTAAAGACTATTTGTATGGTGGTAAGGTAAGAGTGGGAAGATTTGGTTCAACCATCATTTCGTCTAGTAAAACCCTTGAAGGTATTACATTCCCTCTTTCGCGTTCAGCGGACGGGGAAAGCTTTAATACAAAAAGGTGTAATCAACTAATTTTTAAGACAAGAAGATTAGAATTTTGTCCAGAGGAACATATATCCAGAATAGAACCCAGTGACAATAACGAGCATTTCCCTAATTTTCCGGATAGTATAAATCCATCGAATAGTAATGCTATTGGTGGTATTTACAATATAGCAACACAAATTGTAAATCAACATATATCAACCGTCAATTCTGAAATTGATATTAAAAAACAAGTCCAAAATGAAGAAGATATAAGTCACTTATTTAAAGATATGGGTAATCAGGGTTATGATAGTAGAAATAGAGGAAAGGGTGCAACTAATAGAGCATCAGATAGTAAAATCAGCGATGACGACGATGACGGCGATGGCGATGATGATGGCGGTGATGACGGCGATGACGGCGATGGTGATGATCACGGCAGTGATGAAGATGATGGTGATCACGGCAGTGATGAAGATGAAGGTGACTTTTCAAATACTAAATCAGATGACGGAAAATCGGTAGATATTGTTCCCAAGGCAATATACAGCCGTACTAATACGTCATATAGTAAAAAAAACTCATTTTTCAATTCTCCTTATCCTAAATTTGTTGAAGTATGCCCTTCTGGTATATCTGAGTATAGATATTTAACAGATATACCAATGGATAAATGGAATGACCCTGCGAATCAATCCAATATATTTTCAGACCATGCACCAATTATGTTTTCAATAGATAGTGATTACGATACTTCTGGAAAACATAAATGTGGTGGAGAGTTAGGGGTTTCGGGACCAGTAAGTGCTGCTATGCAAGGAGGTGGTAAAAATGATATAAAGTTAATATCGTGGAATATTGCTATGAAATGCATTAAAGGTATAGATTTTTATAGTCATAAATTTAAATGCGACTTAGCAAAGAGCGTTTGCGAGGAACTTGACGAACAATATAATAGACGTTTAAAAAACATAGCAAATGCGATTGGAACAATGATGGTTAATAAATACGACTATATGCTAATTCAGGAAGGTCCATTTTTGTACAAAGACGCTGCTAATACAAGTAATTTCATAAAAAATATAGAAAGAAATAAAAAAATAAAAGTTTTGGAATCAAGTATTCAAAGTGGCGGTAAAAAATATAATTCTCAATTTTATCTTTTAATTAAGTATAGCGATAATGATATTTATGATAGTGCAGGGTTAATAATGCTTGGGAAGTCGGGTAATATTTTTTCTGGTATTGCAGAACTTATATTAAATAATATAAAGTCACTAATAAGCGTTACCAACTATTCAAAAGAAAATATAATATTCGATTTTTCAAAGATTTGGTTTTTTATAAACCGAACAAAAAATAAGATTTTTATTCCTGTGCATTTCCCACCCGAACCTAAACCTACCACTACTATAAAATTAATGTCTGAGAGACAAGAACAAATATATACTTTTATGAATGCTATTGTAACAACATTTAGAACAAGCGATAACTTAAAACTAACACAGTATAAAAAATACGATATTATATTTGCAGGTGATTGCAATATAAATATGATACAAAAATTCCCATCTGATATGTATCCTACATTTTTGAAATCTAATGTAGTCGGTCAAGAAACAATTATATACACAAATACAGATAATGCTCCTTCATCTTTTGGAGGGGATAATAAAGGTGAATATAATCCAACAAATATTGATTTTGCTGTTTATTATCCAAAAGTTACAATTAAAGTATCAGCCCCTGCACCTGCATCGTCACCTAGACCTGCATCCGCGTCTGCGTTAAAGCCATCAAAAAATAAATCATCATCTAAAACTGCTCCTGTTTTATCAAATGAAAATATTGAAGCTCTTATGAAGTCGAGTAGTGCTAAAGTTATATCAACAATAGCAAAGATTGATAAGATATCTTACAGAGTAGAGCAAGACATTTTTAAGTCAAATCCTGTTTCAAGTGAAGCGGATACATTAAAGAGAAGTGTATCTATTATTGGGACAGATTATAGTAAAGTATTTTCACGTATAAATATAATGCCGCCCGGTTCAGCATCATTGATCAATATTAGCGGAAATCCTATATATGATATTCAATACGATGCAGCAAACTCAAGAGCCATAACACTACAAAATGTAGCTAGAAACTGTACAGTTAATTATATGATACAAGCGTGTCCTGCGCAGTCGGGGACGGGTGGATTAATATCGCGGGATACAGTATTTAATTCAATAATGAATTCTCTAATTCTAGCAGCTCAAAATGGTGCTAAAAATGTAATTATTCCATTTATAGGAGGGGGAATATTTTTAAGCGAATTACAAAAAAAACTGGGGTCTCAATATTCATTGGCGGAGCACGCAAAAATATTGGTGAAAGGTGTGACAAAATATTTTGAGTTTATTTCTACCCCAGATGCAGCAAAACTTAACATAAATAATACATCACTTGAAAGTATATTATTTTGCCCATTTAATACTTCGAAAGTAGATGAGAAAACGCCAATGGATAATGCTATCAGGGAAAAGAATAGCGTATTCGGGAAATGTAAGGTAACGGCATCAAACGGAAGTATGAATATAATAAAGGTAACAATTGAACAATGTAAAAATGGTATGAAAAACATTGCTATAGTGAATGCCGCAAATGTAGAGCTGGAATTTGGGTCAGGAATATCTAGTATGTGCTATGCAGCCATTAACAAGGATGCATCGAAGCAAAACGAGTTACGGAATATTAGGAAACAATTTGTTATTGCTTATAAAAATTATATAATAGGTACAAAAGTGACACCTGCAGCATCACCTGCAGCATCACCTGCAGCATCACCTGCGTCGCCCCCTGCAGCATCGCCCCCTGCATCACCATCGCCCCCTGCGTCGCCACTAGCGTCATCATCGCCCCGCAGGGATCTTTCAATGTCACGCAGAGCACCACCTCCATTGCAACCCAAACTCGTTGTAAATGATGCGGAAGCAGCAATAGTAGAAAAACTGGTAATACCGTCGCCATTGCCTGCGAAGTCTGTCGAAAAAAGCAAATTAACCAGAAATGATATAGAAACGTTATTTACTAACACTAAAAATATAAATGCCACTAGAAGAGCATCAATTAAAGACTTTTATGATGCTCAGGATAAAATTATAATAAAGCGTCAGAGTGGCAAAAATGAACAAATGACGCAATTTAAGGCAGCATATACCGAATTATTTGTTAACGGAAGGAAAACTTCTGATTGGATATGGTTTATTATACCTTCAGATATCAATACTTCTACGGCTTCTTTCAACTCATTCTTTTATGGTATTGGACCAAATTCAACCGCTCTAGCAAGTAGGATGGGACTCAAAGACGAAAATATGCCTATAACCCCGAATCAATATGCAAGTGTTCCAGTATTATGGCATCGATATATAGTAATACTTCATTCTATAACACTACACTTCCGAAGCGAAATCATGAGTATTATCGGTGATAGGACAGGTGATAGGATAGGCGATGGAATAGATGAAACGAAAAAAAGAAAAATTAAGAACGTTTTAATAGGAATAATTGGAAAGGACATTGACTATTATAAATTAGTAAGTTCTTTACAGATTTTTTATGAACAACTAACCAAAGAATCACGTACTAATTTTTATATAAATTTTTTGTTGAATATTATGTCATTAATAGAACCAGATAAGTTTGTTTCAGGTCCAAGCAAAGATGTGATACTACCGTCACCTGCACCAGTAGTTCCCAGAGTTACAACCGGTGGTGCGCGTATAGTTACTTTGGATCAAATTAAACGTATGATCGTAGATGGTAGTAAGTCAACGCCTAAAAGTATTTTTTTAATAAATGGAGGTAGTTTTAATCCGCCGCATATAGGACATATTAAAACATTTGAGTTAGCGTATCAGCGACTTATGCAAATGGGAAAGTTTAAAGACCAGCTTGTATATGGTATAATGGTTGTTGCTACACGTAGTCATATTGCAGGTAAAAATGTACCCCCAAATGCTATAATTTCATCTAGTGATAGAATAGAATTATGCAAACTTGCTGCTAATAGTTATGGATGGGCTTCGGCTAGTTTTAATCAAAAAAATATGCTGATATATGATACTGCTGATGATGGTCCGACAGGATCAATAATTCGTGCTGTTAATACAGATAATATGTATTATTTATCGGGGTCAGATTTTTATATAAACACATACGTGCCGCACGGAAGTAAGTATAATATAATATATGTTATGAGGAAAGAGGATACAGAAAATATAAAAAGCATAAAACCGAATCCAGCAGTTGAAAAAGACAAACAAATACGAATAGTTCCTAGCGATATTTCAGGCGCGGCATTCGATTTATCGTCATCTACAATTAGAAAACAAATACTCAGATTACGCGATGATCCTAACCGTATTAAATTACAGCAAGTTATTCTTAACGAGGTTGGGAAGGGAGTTTACTGTAGATTACAACAAATGAATTATATAGTACCAAGTAATATTTATGGAAATTTGTGCGATACCGTATCGAGTCCTCCCGCTATTATTGCGTCACCGCCTATTGCTCCCGCTATAGCTCCGGCTACTGGTACTTATAATTTTTTGTCGGTTCCAATTAATAACAAAGCAGCTTATTGTTACCAAAATGCAGCATTTCAATTATTATTTTCAATTGATTCTATAAGAACAGCTGCAATAGGATATGACATAACTACAAGGAGCAATGTGATTCGGAATAATGCATTCCAAGTATTAAAACAAATGGATATTAATAGACGAATGATAAACCCTCAAAATGTAAGTAAAGAAACAAATCAAGATAATTTGGCTCGAACTTTATACAATGTAACTGATACACAAGAGGATTCTATGCTTTTTTTAAATAGTTTAATTGCTAATTTTATAGGTATTGGTTCAATAAATAATGAAATTACATTTCAGCAAGCAACATTTTCATTTTGTGCAAACAAAAATCAACAAATGCAAAATTATGCTGGACATTTAATGGTTAATACAACAGAGTCTAGTCCATTTGAAAAAACATTAGTTGGAACTAGGGATAGAATAACATCTGAAATTAGAAGAACGAGAATGAATATATCGCCAGATAAATATAATAGCATTGGTACACTTATTAATATAAATGGTATAACATCTCAACAAATATTTATGTGCGAAAATACTGAAGCTATGGTTAATTATACTATTCAAGAAATGTTAAATTCTCAATATAGTGTTTTAGCATCGGGTTCTCGTATTTCGGGGGTACGAGCTGGTACTACAGATATTTGTGGACAAATTAGACAAAAAGTGTTTATTAAAATACCAGATACACTAAAATATATATGTTTTAATAAAAGAATATTACCTCAAAGCAATAGTTCGTATACTTTTCAGAACTGTAAAGACTTGAATATAAATGGAATAAAATTTGAATTAAAAGGATATATATCTCATTTGGGTGATATACGATTTAGGGGTGATCTAATTGAAGCAAAAAGTGGACATTATGTATATGTAGGGATTGAAAATGGTAGACAAGTATTGTATAATGACAGTGCTCGACCTACACATACCGATGACAAGTATATAAGAAGTGGATATGTATTTTTATATAAAAGAGTTGATCCTGCAGCCGGAGACGGAGCGGGAGGTAGAGTGGGAGTAAGAGGGGGACCACCTGCAGCACGCGGTGGTAATATAACAAAAAAATATAATAAATCGTCTACATTTGACGTAAACAAGAAAACGAGAAAGACTGCAAACATAGTGGTGCGAGAGAACAACCGCCCCAAAAGTCCAGAAGGTCCTAAAGGTCCAAAACGTAACAAAAATAAAACCCAGCACTTTAAAATAGTGAGAAATGGTAATAATAATACAAGAAAGAAGGCGAAACCATAATTCGTGCTTGCTAAACAGAGTAAGACAGTACAAGTAAGTAATATTTATTCGTATATTTAATATTTGATAATCAATATTAAATACACGCCTATATAAAAGCATATATAAAAGCATACATAGAGGCATATATAGAGGCATATATAGAAGCATTACATATAATCGTCAGCATCATCACCAAATATTTCTTTAAATGCAATCATCATTTGCTCAAGATATGACAATTTTTTACATAATGAATTACACACATTTTCAGAAATAGCAATCGCTAGTTCAACGCGGCAGAAAAATTTGGAAAATTTCATATTTTCCTTCTTCAATATTTTATTAATTTCGTATATTTCTTCGCCTCCAAAAAATTTATTATCTACGCTTAATACTCTACTACATAAAGCGTCTATTTCAGCCACAACAACTTCTTTTTGCGCATCATTGATCGGTGGTTTTTCAATACAAATATTATCTGATAAATTTTCAACAATAAATTGCGCCAAGTCGCGATAATTTTTACTTACAAGAACTTTAAAAAACATAAAAAAAACATTTTGTTCTTCACGTGTCATTGTGCCTATAATCCCATAATCAATTACACCAATTTTAAGTTTTGGAGGAGGTTTGGTATCGGATGTGCTAGAATCATCATATGCACCATCATCCTTTATAAAAATAACATTTCCAGAATGTAAATCCGCGTGATAAATGGCATCATAAAAAACACACTTCAAATTAAAACGTGACAAAATTCGCGAATATTCATCTTTATCCTCGCTATCTATATGTTCGATACGTTTGCCTTCGATATAATCCATAACAATTACTTCGGGATTACTATCCGTAAAATAAGAGTACACTTTTGGTATACAAATATTTTCAACATCTTTAAATTTATCGTAAAACATTTCGATATTTTTTACCTCATTTGAAAATATCAACTGGTTCAACATAATCTGGTAATTCTCTTCGAATAAATCGTTAATATTCAAGTCGCTCAAATAGGGCATATGTTTTGTAATATTAATTAAAATCTGCAACTCTTCCATAGATTTCTTGAATTTTGTTTCAATATTTTTGCGACGGTACTTGATAATAATGCGTTTGCCGTTTAATCTCCCATTATATACAAGCGCGATATTCCCTGACTTAATTGGTTGTTCGCTATCTATCAATAGTTCATCACCATTTGTTCTAGCAATATTTATCAAATCGTATAAACCATTATAATCTATCTCTGTTGTATCGTATGTTACATTATCCGTATATTGTATAAAATAATTAAAAAGGTTTTTATCCATAACGTTATTATTATTAGCAAATGCTTGGAAGATTTTTATAAAGAAAATATTTTTCTCAGCCAGTTTCGTAGTGATATTTTTTATCATATAGTTATAATTTTCTGGTGTTTTTTTTGAACACTTATAGATTAGAAAATATTTCAGATATATACCGACACAGCTTGATATAAACCACGATCTAGATAGACCATTACATATGGATGGTTTTAAACGACTCATAACATTTGAAACTTTATATAAAATGTTCTTGTACTTATTGTCATCACTGTCGTGACTGTCATCACTGTCGTGACTGTCATCACTGTCGTGACTGTCATCACTGTCATTATTGTCATTATTGTCATTATTGTCATCATTCTCGCTATTATCAATAATATTTGTTAGTTCCTTTTCACTATTCGTAACTTTAGTTGATAATCTGTTATACATCGTAAATATTTTAGGTAATGCAATAGTAATATATAAAGGTAAAATCTTTATATATTTTATATTTTATATTTTATATTAGTGTATTACGTATATAGTAATATAAATTATAGTTTTATTGATTCAATAAATTGTTTCAAATGTAAAAACATTTTCTTCATAATGAGCCCCAACACATTTTCCATATAAATCGGTAAACTATGTGCTAATTCTAATTTGAATACATAATTTATATTCAATTTATGATTAGATTCGAAATTTACAACCATTGTCGAAATCCGTGTTGTGACTTTTTCATACTGTACTAATTCATCGGGGTATGGATATTCTATATCATAACTATTATATGTTTTCTTACCATTTTCAACTTGCTCTGTTGCTCTAATATACATATATTTGGGTTTGATACCTAAATCCTTTCCAAATGGTTTAAAAAGGAATAGTACATCTACTTCACTAGTTGATAACCAGTTTTTTATTTCTATTTTTTCAAAGTTATCTTGATTCAATTCGTATAGAAGATTGTACATGTTTAAATTTATTATATTATACAGATTGTAGTTGGTATTATCCAAATAAAGTTGTAAAGAATATATCTCACTTTTTTTATCGCGTTTCAAGTGAGCATTTTCTTTTAAACATACATTTTTAAAATCACAAATAAAATTTTCACTTTTCCCATTTTTATTATCAGGTAAACACATATTTGTTGACATTAGTAAAATATATAAATAATATTATAAGTTATTAATAACTCATTAAATACTTATAAATGATAATATTATTTCAATAATAATATTAAATAATATTATTATATAGTGTCGTATTATATAGTATCGTATTATATAAAAGTTTTATGTCTAACAAGGCGAAGACGCTAAAAATAAAAAAACAGACGAAGCAGACGAAGCAGACGAAGCAGACAAAAACGTTCCCCACCAGAATTCGTTTGTATTCTACACCTCGTATCGCGCAAAAAATGGCATATAAATATTTAGGAAAGACTGCAAAATTATATCCAGCAAATAATCCCGAAAAAAAATACAAAATTTTCGATCCTAAAAATAATAAATGGATAAATTTCGGGCAAATGGGGTACGAAGATTATACTAAACATCACGACAAAAATCGTCGTAAAAATTATCTAACGCGTACTAAATTTATGCGCGGTGACTGGAAAAGTAACAAATATTCTGCCAATAATTTAAGTAGAAATATTTTATGGTAATCGCCGTAAATTGTCAACTAGGAATACTACGATCATACGACTATATATCAAATATTTTTTCTATATTCGTAACAAGATTGACTTTTTCTAGTACTGCTTCGCGGTTTATTTTATATTCATTTATATAATATTTCGGATTTCTTAATACGCGGTGTATTAATACTATATCGGTGTTAATATTACCTGTAAGACGTATTGCGTGTTTTGGAAAATATTCATTGATCTTTTTACATCCCCAGTATATGGGAATCGTATTATAAATAAGAGGGTTGATTAATTTTTCTGTAAAATAGTGATCGTGGCTTGTATTCTCAATTGCAATTGTAAAAGCATATTCTTTGCATAATTCACTCATTGAATTAAAATTACCCTTTATATATTTACTATTTTCGCCGTCGCCAACACCACCACCACTACTTCCGATCATACCCACACTCACACCCATACCCTTACCAATAACATTTTTTTTCTTATATTCATCTGCTCCATTACCCCAAATATCAATCGGCCAATTATATTTCAAAATATGTGACACAAGGGCGTGCCTATAAATATGTCCGGTCGTATTTTTCTTATAGGATACCATAATCGACATTAGTTTCGGTTTTTGGTGGGAAGGAATTAAAGTATGTATAGGTGGCGGTATATCGTGAAATAAAAAACCGTGATGCCCTACAAATGTCGTCGACGGTAAGTTTCCAACACTCCCAATAAAATATTTACCAATATGCTCAATCGCGTACGGTATAAAATTATTATGGTTTAATCGTAAAAATGAATTATCGGGCGGTTCCTGAGCAAAACCGACCACGTTTTGTTTTTCCACTTGTAAATTAGGTGGTACAGGACAATTTAACAAAATTGCGTGTGTATATGTTTCCGTAGTAGTGAAATATATTTTCTTATGTTTACCGTAATATTCAATCGGTTTATAGAGTGCAATCTTTTCATATTCTTGTTTACAATGCGCAGAAACACAATAATCGCTAAAAAATTTGATTCTTATATATTTCCGCTTTACATTTTCCACTATTGTCTTAAATTCGTCTCTGGTGTAACAATTATTATATTTTTCTAATGATAGTGGCGATTTATGCTTGACTGTTATATCTGATATATTATATAAAACGCCTTGTTGAATCGAGAGCTGTACCCATAAAGCATTTAATTCGAATCCTTCACACACACTTATGTCGCAAACAGCAAAATATTTTAATATCCCGCGTTTAAAAACAACAGTAGAATTAATAAAAGGGTTTATCTTAAATAAATTATAATTATATAATCCATCGAGGGGTATATTCGATACTTCATCTTTATATGCGCTTTTACTACCAAGAACATCTATTCTTTTAAATTCGGTTAGTTTGGTCGCCTGTATTTCTAATTTATTAGGTGCCCATATATCCATAGTGTCCAATAAAGCTATATAATCGTAAATACACTTTTCATTAACCACCTTTTCAAGGGCTTCTGTATATGTTTTGATATCGAGATAATTTATAATTCTAATTTTGTATTCATCTTTTTTAGATTCCGAGTCTTCCTCAAAGATGGAATTATATTTTGTTTCATACTTTTTAAGTTCATATAATAGTTTATTTGTCTGACCAGAATCATATAACACTATTCTCAACTCCCATTTTTTATATGTTTGTTCTACAACAGAATTGATAGATTCTTCTATGGTTTTATAATTATCGCCAGTTTTTATCCATTCTTCTACATTAATTAATGCAACTATCGAAATCATTGTATTGGGTATTATTTGGGTATTATTAATATATGTGTGCTGTATATTAATAATATCATTTATATTTATTATCTTTATCGTTGTTAAATTATTAAATTATTAAATATCTAAGCTAATTGTATTTTTCTCGGATTTAGGTTTGCGTTTTGTTTTGCTTGGCATATTATCATTTTGAAGATCTTTCAATTCGGAAATACTAATAGTGCTACCTTTATCTTCTGATGTGTTGTTAGCAGCAGATGTACCGGATGTAGAAGTATTGCCATTATTTGAAGTAACGTTTACTGTTTTCGTTTTCAATCCCGAAAGAATATTGCTAATATCGGATGGACCTCTCATTTCAGGTCGCGGGTTTTGAGGAAGCGGTGGAGGAGCAGCGCGCGAAGGTGTTTTATTCTGGAATGGGTTAATAAAATTATCAGAAAGATTTACACCGTCGTTCATATTGCCTCTACCAAAATTAAGATCGGGACGGTTTGAAATGTCGCCTTCACGTCTAGGGGGCGGAATAGAATTGGGGCCTTTTGTTGCAACGGGTGCAGGAGGAGGTCGCTGGTTGTTAAAATTGCTAGACATTGGAGGACCACCGCCACCGCCACCGCCACCGCCGCCACCACCCATCATATCCCCCATAAAATTACCGAAATTTGGTGAAGATTGTGACATTGTATTCACGGCCGCTTGTGTAAACTGTTTCATAAGTTCGGGATTTTGCCTCATAATATCGTCCATACCAGGCATAGCAGATTTAAACATCGTATTTGTCATATGAAGCATAATCGCACTTCCACCGAGTTGAAAAAGTAGCTTCAATTCTGGTGCCATCTTTGCCTTGGATTTGTATTTCTCGTGTAATTCGGCAAAAATTTCATCATAGTCGTCGACATTTTCATTAATTTGTTCAGACCATCCATCTAGTTTCAAATCGAACGGATCGAATTTATTATTTAAAAATTCAATACCGGTGATTGCTGTCATAAGCAACTTTTGCTGAAATTTAATACTATTTTTCTTCTCTCTTTCTTCTACGTGTGTTTCATATTCTCCCTTCATTTCTAATAAAGAAGACTCCATTGTATATTTTTTTGTAAGGCGGATGCCCTTTGTTTCAAGCTCTTCCAATCTCTGCAACATTTTGAACTTCTCACGAAGAAGCTCCTCTTTTGTCATTTGTGGCGTATTATCAATGGGGGCATCAGGGTTCATAGGAACATTGCTAAACTTTCCAAACCCATCCCACGTTTTTTTATCAGTGTCGGTATTTGCAGTAGAAGCACCGATTCCTATACCACCTGTATTTGATCCGCTAATATTTCCATATTTGGTTTCGGAAAATCCACTATCACTGGCATCATCTCCTCCGCCATAATTGTTTAGTTTAATTGAACTACTGCTAAAAATATCGGATTTAAAATTAGATGACATTTTATTAGAACCGATTGAATCGGTCAAATCGTTAAGTTCATTTTCAATATCATTTAAATCTTCTAAATCTATATTCATATCGCCGCCACCTTTACCACCACTTCCGCCGTTCTTTAATTTATCATTCATTAATAATTCTAAACCGCCTCCAAAATTTACTGATTTCTTATTACTACTACTACCTCCACCGCGCCCACCGCCCATAAAATTAGTATCAAGTTCTGATAAATCTCCGATATCAATGATCTCTGCCATATTTGTATTATTAATAAATTAGAACTTTAATTTTAAGTTTGTGCGCATTATAATATATAATATTCTATTGTTCGATTGTTTTATTATTATATTATTATAAAATTACAAATATACTATAATAGTATGTATAATAGTATGTATAATAGTATGTATAATAGTATGTATATTTGTAAAGAATCATTTTTATTGTGAATTATAACTCGGCGTCAGTCTCAGCATCAGCGTGAGCCTCCTGTTTAATCGTTATCATATTTTTTAAAGTAAGATAATATACCCCTTGTAAAAAACAATCAGCCAAATCATCTTTCTTCTTATTTTTATCTAAATATCCCCTGTGCTCCTTTAATTGGGGCAATGTTTCTAAAAGTTCTTTGGTTACTTCCACGCTTTCAAGTTTTCTCTCTGTATATGTAGTCTTTTTCTTTGTCATAAACATTTTTAATTTATTTGCCGCCGAAATAAACTCTATGCACGGTGTATATTTCATTATAAAGTATTGAGCTATCATACCTTGAAGTGTCTTCATTCTGCTGGCTATCGTGCTTATCTGATTCTCAATAATTACAATATCTATTTTATATTTATCATCGGCAGGCAAGGTATGCGCCAGCCCTCCCAGAACATCCACGCCTTCATTATAAGGAATAACAATTTTATCTAATTCTATCATCATATTTTTTCCAAGTGTTACTAAATCCATATCAGTTGCACGGACGTTTTCTATATTGTCCAAGTAGTTATTATCCAATTCACGCTGTATCATATCTATCATTTTATCTTTTGAATTTTTTTGACGGGATTGCTGCTCGAGTATAGACCCCCCTTTTATTTGATATTTGTCGATAATGGCTTGTATATCTACTAGTTTACCCTTTCGTATTTTTTTAATATCTAAATCACTAGGTGGTATTTTCAAGTTTGATTTTTTCGCGTGTTTTTTACAATAGTATTCAATGTTTTCAATGTTTATGATTTCATTCTCATCTTCTACATCCACATCCGCATCCACATCCGCATCCACATCCGCATCCACATCCACATCTATGGTCTTTTTTGCCTTACAATATTTTGCATCATTTATACACGATTGTGCTCCGATAAAATCCCCATTGTTACATTTTCTAACTACAGGTGTACAGAGATTAATAACATCCCATTTTAGTACTTTATAATCGTGACAATTATCTCCTACGCGGAATAAGCAATATGCTAAATTCTTCATACCTACATCGAAACTTAATACGTGAGGCATTATATATAAGTATTGATACTAATATTGATACTAATATTGATAATAATATTGATAATAATATTGATACTAATATTGATAATAATATTAGTATCACTCTCATTCTTTATATTTATTTATCCTTTTTTTATATATCTCGATTTGGGGACGCGCCTTGTTCCGTGCGAGTGTTTACGCGTCGCGTTTAGTGCCATTTTATATGCTTTGCTCGTACTATGATTACAGCCTTTATTTAATATGTGAAAGTCGACCGCGGCGGCTTTACCTCCAGTGATAGAACTAGCGAGTCGTGCTCTACCCCAAGATTGCGCACTCTGGTTCGGTCTACTTCCTGACGAATAATACGCACCTTCGCCTTTCTTTTCTATTGCTTTTAAGGCAGCAATACTACATCCTGTTTTTTTTGCTAATTCATTGGAGGCAAGTATATTTTCTATATTATATACACGTCTCGCGTGCAAAATATGCTTGGAGACTTTATGGGGATACGAAGCAACGCGTTTTCGGGTATAATATTTTTTATGGGTATATAGTTTTCTTGATTTGTCGAGCTGTTTTTTCTCGTATATAGTATCACGTCGAGATAATTTCTTTGGTAAGTATTTTAATGCGTAAAATTTCTTTAATTTCATTTTCATTATATTTGAATACTCCTACGTGTATATATTATATTGTATATATTGTATATATTGTATATATTGTATATATTATATATATTGTATATATTATATTGTATATATAATATAGTATATATCATTTAATGATTAAAAATATATCTTTCAGATTCATATTTACAGTTATTATATTAATAGGTATAGTATTAATATCCGAATCATTTATAAATAAATATGTATACGATCGCGGAAAACCTATTAATAAAGTAGTAATCCCTGATATTATTCAAGAAAATATACCGAAAATACCTTATTTAGATGTTATTAGCGATCTTTTTGTATCATTTGCCACTTTCATATTCGTGGCAATTTTCTTATTTAACGGGCAATATAAATATATCATATTTTATTTTGTAATATTTTTATTAATGCGAATTGTAACATATATTTATTTTATATCTACTACTTTACCCGATAGTAGTAAGAGTTGTGTTTTTGCTTCTAATTTTTTCACTTCTTCAATGAATATGGGTTCGTGTAACAATCTCGGGATAAGCGGTCATTTCATAAATATCGTTTTCCAACTCGGTCTCCTTTATAGATATTATGGTTCATCATATTGGCTATTATACGTAATAATATATTTATTAGGGTTTATATTAATATGCACATCGAGAAATCATTACACAATTGACTGCTTAACATCTACATTTGTTGCTTTATTTTTTATCTATGAAATAAATAATATACAAAAGGGATTAAACTATATTATTGGTAAAAAATATTTTAACTTATAAAATTAAAATACTGTTCGTTATTATCATTATCATAAAGAGCACAACATAATAGTATTAATTCGCCCTAGGAAAACCCTGTAACATATACTGAGACTGTGAAATAGAAGGAGCTATCATACGACTCTGTAATTCGTATCGTGAAAGATACATATTTTTAAGATCACTTGTTTCGTATCCAAAAGGCTGGTTATTATCAAGCGGAGAAGCGAATACATATGGTACATTTAATTGTGATACCGGATTTTGCGAACCTATGTATTGTGGAGGACAAGCACCACAATTATTGCAAGCGGATATAGAATTTGCCTCAATTATTTTAGTGGCATTAGCCTGTAGAAATGTTCGATAGTCCCAGTTTGAGTTTATATTATTATTTTCTCGGATTTTTTCATTAATAACAGCGCCGGGTTGCCAACTAGCAAAATTGCGACCATCATCCATTATCGGTGGAAAATTAAAATGAATATTATTTGAACCTGCATAACAAGTACCCCATGACATTTACAATATATGTAGTATATATACTAAATCTATATACTAAACCTATATAAAATAATATTACTCAAAATAATATTATTTTATGACTTAATTTATGAAATGCGTATATCTTAATTATTGGTTTTTAATTACTGCTGTAAATTTCGAATAAGTTCCTTTTTAGTAAGTTTATTAATAGCTGCCTCGCTCATATTTTTTTCATCGGAAGATAGTTTTTTTTTATAAAGCTGACGAAGTGATTGTACATTCATTCCATTAAATTCTTGGTGCGTGTCTGAAATATTGCTTTTAAATATAGTCTTAATTGAGATTTCATCTGTTTCAATGGCGGCATCAGTTTTTAATTTGTGTTCAGCATTATCCAATTTCTCTAAATATTCTACATTATTCAAGCCATTTGCTACTTCTTCTAAGCTTCCCATATTAGTATTGCCCGAATCTTCGTCCTCACTCTCATCATCATCATCATCGTCGTTATCATCGTCATCGTTATCATCCTCATCGTTATCATCCTCATCGTTATCATCGGCATTCTCGACCTCACTATCGCCTTGATCCTCGTTATGAGAAGGATAAAGAGGATGACTCAATTCAATCACTTTAACATCGGGACCGGTTAAATGCTCAATAGTCTGAGATTCAATATTTCCACCGATGATAATCTTTTTTGTATTGTATGACTCTTCATCATCTGTTTCGCTTCCACTGTCGCTTCCACTATCGCTTCCACTATCGCTTCCACTATCGCTTCCACTATCGCTTCCACTGTCACTGCTTCCGCTATCAGAATCACTGTCATCGTCAGATACATCAATTAATTCATTATTATTTACCTGTTTAAATCGGTCAATGTCTTGATTTATATCTGGCAATTCGTCAAGGCTGCATACCCCACCTCCGCCAGCTTTCATATCATTTATATTTTGTACTTGACAGCGAGGATTATTCATTGACATTATCACACTCTGAAGCACCTTGGCGTGCTCACGTTGTGTAAGTTCTAAAACCCTAAACTTGTATTTAATATAATAGTATAAAGCAGCTCCAATAACTAATGTAATAAGTAAATTAAAAATTGTTTGATTATTAAAAAGTGCCATCTTTTATTATTATACATAAATAAAAATAAAAATTTTAACGCTTTGTCGTATTTGTTATATTTATTATATTTTATTATTCATAGTCTTATTTAACAGGTTAATATATTAAAACTAAATTATACCACCTCATTTACTAAAGCATAGTAAGGATTTTTTTGGTCTTTTCAATAATGGATTCGGGATATTCTAAATCATATAATACCTTTATGCCGCCTTTAATTTTTGAAATACCTTTCTTATATTTGTAGAGATATTCTACATTATAGTCTGACTTGACGTCTACTTCCATATGATAATTTTTAACATTTTTATTTGTCTTAAGGTTCGTACACAATTCTATATAATGTGTAGTAAGCATCAAATCCACATTTCTCATATTTGAAATATGATCTATATATCCGTATGCGCTTGCTACTGCTTCGTAAGGATTTGTCCCTGAATATAACTCATCGAAAATACAGAAATGGGTTTTATCTTTTTCTTTCTCTAAACAATCTAATATTTCCTTACACCGTCTCGATTCTGCTTGAAAAAGACTATCGCGTCCCGATGTATCCGGAATATTCAAATAACAATGTAAATAGTCATAAGGTTTAATTTCGGCATTCTCGTAATACCCATAACCAATCTGTTGTGATAATATAATATTCAATAATGTAGATTTAATAACAGTAGTTTTACCTGCCGCATTTGGTCCTGTTATTATTATTTTCTTATCTATAACAACATCGTTTTTAATAGGGTTATCGTATGGTGGATAATAAATATTCACAAATTTAGTTACTTTCTTTTTGGGGCTAGTGGTGTCCGTCTTGTCCGTCTTATTTGACGCAATAGATGTCGCGGATGCCTCTGATTTTGCTGATACTGTCGATACTGCTGACGTATTTTTCGATTTCTTTTTCTTCTTATCTTTATTTTTAGGCTTAGGGCTCGTGCTAACGTCACTAACATCTTCCTCTTCGGTCGCAGTTTTATCAATAAACACACACGCATTTATTTTGCCAGCATCAATTAAGCCTTTTATTTCATCGACGTGTTCATAATAGGCATTAAATCCGAAGCTATAATTTACACATTCCTTGATATCATTATCCACGAATAATTCATAGTTTATTTTCATTATTTTTCCAATATTCATAAGTTTATTAAATGAAATTTTAAACGGTTTTATGGTGCTAAATGTATCGCATAATGTTTCCAATTTATCTTTTCTAAACTGCAATTCCTTTCTAAATTCGCTATATGTATCTAAATTGCTTGTAATGTTCAAAATATGCGACATATTATTTATCGTATACGTGAAATAATCTCGAAGAATAAAAATATTTTTATGAATAAGTATCATATTCTTATAAAACCTATAGCACGACATTATATTCTGGTAGACTTGGATAACATAAAAAATAAACGACATCAATAAATAAATACGCTTGTCCCACGATAAGCTAGAAAAATCCATCAATGAAAACATTTTACCAATAGGATGTGTTGCAAATATTTTTTTGAGCGTCGAGACATATCCAGATATGGTCACCTCAATCTTTTGAAATCTAAGAATAAAAAATGGAATAATCATCAAAATAAGCGGCGAAAGAAGAGAAATAACAGGCGATGATAAATTATAAACACTCAACAACTGCATAATGCCGGGAGACTTATTAAGCCTTTCTAAAATAGGAATATCAATATAATTGAATCTTTGTTTGAAGTTTGCATCGCCTGCGATATCAATCCATAATTTATCTATTTCATCATATACTTCGTGCGGATTTATGATCGTTTCATTGCCATCTACACCAGTTACCATTTTTACAGCCTCCTTTAAATCCCCACCATATTGATTTTCATATGATTTATAAAACTGCTGCGAATCCTTCAAAAACACAACATCCGTAGTATAATATTTACTCCAATCATTTAAAAATCTTTTGCCAAATATTGATTTCGGTTTTAAAATCGTAGAATATAATGAATCTCCTAAAGGGTCTTTCGATTGGATTAATTCTAAATCATTTAAAATATTTTGATTTATTACATTTTTATCCGCCACGTATGAAATCGGTAATCGAAATGATGTTTTGTTATTTTTAAATATATTATTGCTGCCGCATTCACCTTCGCTATCGCATTTGCTTTGTGGGTTGGCGTCACACGTCTTGATATTCCCACCATTTTCCATACTTTTATTCAACTCTTCTAATTTCTTTAATTGTTCATCTTTTAATTCTGTTAAAAATTTGGCTATATCAATCATTTTATTATTTATATGAATAAACATTAATAATAAAATAAAAATACGAATATTGTCTTTGTCTCCCTATACTTTACCATATTAGTCAATAATAATATTGGAAGGAAGTTCCTCAATAATTGTATGATAATGTCGCTCAATCTCCTTCATCGTTTTTACATCCCATCGCGTAACAAAATTAATCGCCGTTCCCTTGCGACCCCATCGTCCTGATCGCCCAATCCTATGAAGATAGTTATAGACACATTTCGGCAAATCAAAATTTAAAACTGTTCGCACATTTTGCACATCAATTCCACGCGATGTAACATTTGACGAAATCAGTACACGATGTTTCCCTGCTTTAAAATCCATATACGCCTCATCGCGTTTCGCCTTTTCCATATTGCTATGAATGCAGCAAACGGGGAAACCGTCATTTATCATCGCCTCTGTTAGGTCTACTACACGCTTAATGCTATTACAATAAATAATACACTGCGACATTGAAATAATATTAAAAATATCCTTTAATGTCGCATATTTTTGCGAATCATCGTTTAACGCCACGTGATACTGTTTAATTCCCTCCAATGTCAGCAACTCCGACTTTACTAAAATTCTTACCGGATTTCGCATAAATTTATCTGTCAGCGTCTGTAACTCATTTGGCAAAGTAGCGCTAAATAATCCAACCTGTACATTTGAATTCAAAAATTGGAAAATATTATAAATCTGATCCTTGAAGCCAATAGACAACATTTCGTCTGCTTCATCCAAGATAAGCATATTAATATCTTTTGCAACAATGTTGTTACGACGCATCATATCATATACACGCCCAGGGCACCCGATAATTATATGCGGTACTACTGTCTTTAATTGGAAAGCGTCCTCGTCCGTAGATGTACCACCAATCAATACGTGATAACGAATATCTTTATTGATTATGCCAATACCTGAAATAACACCGTGAATCTGTTTCGCCAATTCTCTCGTCGGTGCCAAAATCATTGCCTGTGTCTTGTTCACTTTTGGGTTTACGTTTTGTAGAGCACCTATCGTAAAAACGCCTGTTTTCCCTGTTCCTGACTGCGCCTGAGCAATGATATCCTTCTTAGCAAACATTGTGAGAAGCGCTTTTTGTTGAATTAAACTAGGAGTATCAAAGCCATAGGCATAAATACCTCTCATAATATCCTCATTGATGATTCCTTCAAGGTCTTCCCATTTGTCGAATTCTTTTGGAATGTACTCTACGCCATCATCGATTTCCACGGGTGATAAAGCATTCACATCCGTAATCACATTATGAGGAATATCAGTAGCATTGTTTGTAGCATTGTTTGTAGCATTGTTTGTAGCATTGTTTGTAGGATTGTTTGTAACATTGGTCGTCGTCATATTCAAACCATCGCCTTCGTTATCTTTTACTCTTGAAATCATCCTATTGTTTTTTCTATTATCATATCTAGGGTTCGAATTCGGGTTGGAGTTCGAGTTCATATTGACATTGACATTATTGTCGCGATTATTAAACTGCGCGGGATTGCCTTTATCGCCATCCTCAGCATTTTTATATCTATTATTATATCTATTGCGATTCGAAGGGGGGTATTTTCCGGACATTCTATATTATATATTCAGATACATTTAAGTATTTATCAAATAAACATTTTATATGTGGAATCATTAGGATTTATAAAGATTCATTAGGATTGTTCTATATTATTTGTTATTTGTTATATTTGATAATTCAAGGTCCTCTATATCGTTAGAGTTGTATTTATCGAACCATCGTTTATTTCTATTAGTTATATTATTACTGTAAACGGCATCACCTCGAGTGGCTTTTACTCTCATAAACCAGTCTAATGACTGAATTGCGTAATGATTGAGATGTAAAGCCGAATTTTGAATTATATTTTCATTTATTTCAACGAAATCGTTTATTTCGTGAATATGATTACTTTTTAATGCATATGATGTTAAATAATTAGTATTTGAAGTTTCTGAAGCGTGAATTCCAATTTTTACTAAATATTTTGTTCTAATAATGCACTTGCTATGAATATATCTTTTATTACTTTTGTAAAGGAATGAATCATATTTATTTTTTTTAATATTATTATAATCTATCCTTTTCGTAAAAGCGGAAATTACACTGCTTGGCTGTTTTTTATCTATCGTATCAAAGCCATTTGCACCAAACATTTTCCACGGAATAAATACCTGTGAAAAATTATTATGAACTTTATTTAAAAAATCTTTAATAGAATTACAGTATTTTCTACCGTATATAAATTCGTCTAAATCACAGACTATAACCCAGTCATATTTTTTACATTTATTTAGAAAATGTTTATTATATAATTCTTCCTGTGCGTGTTTCTTATTGTCTTTTACTAATTCTACTTTACTCGAGGTTATGTATGGCTCTAAAATGGAATAATATTCATCGGTACTTCCGTTATCAATAAGAAAAAACGTATCAACGCCTTGTTTTAAATAATGATCTACCCATTCTTTAAGAATATGTGATTCATTTTTGAATATCGCTACTAAACATAGAGTCATTGACATTTATAATTTATATTATGTTAATATAGTATTAATATAGTATTAATTTGCAATACATTTATATTATAAAATATTTATATTAAAATTGATATAAATGAAATTTATTATATAGTAATAGGACATATGACTAGCGCAACGATTGTATCGAATCAAAATCTAAGACAATATACTATTATTGATTATGAAGAGATAACAAACGCCGGATTCATATGTAATCTGTCGCAAGAAACGTTAAATATTATATCTAAACTATCAGAGCAGGTTGGGGCGCCTACATATATTAAAACACCTATTTTCCTTAAGAAGGATGTCAAGGGGTCAGGGATGGGATTGGGATTAGGGCAGGGTCTAGGAGCAAGTGGTGGTCTTGTTGGATACAAGAAGATTAAACCGAGAGCAAATGAGATTACGGACGAAGATTGGGAGGCGATTCGTGCCTTTCAGACAACGCAAAAGCATATTAGCGAAGGTATTGAAAAACATATGGACAATATTCGCGGATTTTTGAATAAGATTACGGATAAAAATGAGGAAGCGATGATTCGGGATATTAAAAACGAAATTTCGCAGTTGATAACACACGAAACATCTGACGAGAATATGATGAAAATTGGGTATTCTATTTTTAATATTGCTAGTTCGAATAGTTTTTATTCGGAGTTGTATGCGCGATTGTTCAAGTCTTTAATGAATGATTATGATATTTTTAAGAAGATTTTTGAGGATAATTTTAAGGAGTTTATGAATCTATTCAACACTATCGAATTCGTCGATCCTAAAAAGAATTATGATAAGTTTTGTGATTATACAAAGACAAACGATAAACGTCGTGCGATGAGTTTGTTCGTTGTCAATTTGATGATTAATGAAGTCATTAAAAAAGAAGAGATTGTAGACATTATAATGCAGATACAGAAATTAATAACCGGATATATTTGTAAACCTGAAAAGACGAATGAAATTGAAGAGCTTACCGAGAATGTTTTTATTATTATTACGAAATCTAAAGAATGTTTATCTACCTCGGAAAACATTGAAGAATCGTGGACTGCCATTATTAATAACATCGAATTTATTAGTATGCTCAAACCAAAAATGAAAGAGTACCCTAGTATTACCAACAAAACGATATTTAAACATATGGATATGCTTGAGGAGCTTAAGAATTAGCACCGCTTTGGATATAACAATTAAAATATTGTAATATTAAAATATAAATATATAAATATATAAACATAATAATACAAATATCATAAGATATAATTATTATTATGTTTAAAAATAAAGAGAAGGAGCTAGATAAGAAAGAAAGAAATAAAAATGAATGGGAAATATTAAATAGTAAATGGAAACAAGTAAAAAATGAGAATAAAAAAAAGAATCCCGAATTATATAATAGTACGGATTCTGATTCGGAATCAGAATCTGATTATGATTCTGATAGTAATATCGAGTTGGAAAACAATACAAATCTTATAATCAATATTGAAGCAGATAATGATGAGCCTAATGATGAGTCTAATGTAGAAAATAATAGTAAAATTTTGAGACGATGCGGAAGTAGTTATGATGAATTATTGTCTTCTCAAGATTGTATTATAACGGAAAAGAATGAAATTAAGTGTGATACGCCAATTTTTCACGATGGAGTAGAAGATTCAAAAACACACTTTACTTCTTCTTCTTCTTCTTTTGATTCTTCTCATTCGATATCGTCTAATAATTATTTCGATGATAATTATAATGATAATGAATATTTTATAGATACGGAAATGGTATCTAAAATTACCGTAGAATATATAAGAAATAAATATTGTATTGAAAATGCTGCATCTTTACAGTTAGACTATTCTATAAATTATAATATGAAAAAACTTGAACATTTAGGACATTATTATAATATCATAGCAAAAAATACTGCTAATAAATCTTTTTTTGATAATTTAAACGACGCGAATCTGAAACCGAGAATAAAACCGAAATCAAAAGCAACTCCTGTTCCAAAGAAAATGTTAAAATCGGAGCTTATTAAAAATATAGTATTATTTGAAACAAATGAATTAAATTATCCAATCGTTCTTAAGTATAGAAAAATGTTGGAAAAAATCGAAGACCTAAAGGCTGATAAATATTTCTCTGATTTTATTTTATTTCCGTAATTATGGATGGGATATACCATAAAATATATACCATAAAATATATATAAAAATAATTACATATATTTTGTAGATAGACGATGGCAACAAATGCAGGCGATAAGCTAATAAATTCTGTTTCTGATATAAAACATTGTCTTTATATTAATCTTGAATCAAGGGTAGATAGAAAACAACATATCGAATCTCAATTAAAAAGTATTGGCATTGTATATCCGCGGCGGTTTAATGCCATTAAATTGAAAAACGGTAGAATCGGTTGTAGTATGAGTCACTTAAAATGTCTCGAAATCGCAAAAAAGAATAACTGGCCTTATGTTATGATATGCGAAGATGATTTATTATTTTTAGATAGCAAAATATTTGTACAACACATCAATAAATTTCTTAGTTTACACGGGAATAATGGCGACTCTTGGAATGTATTGCTACTCGCTGGAAATAATGTTCCGCCTTATGTCACCATTGATAATACGTGCATTCGTGTTTCGCATTGTCAAACAACCACTGGTTATATCGTTAAACGCGGTTATTATAATATTCTAATTAGCAATATACGTGCTGGAATCGAAAGATTAATGAAAGAACCGGAAAAGCATGCTTTTTTTGCAATTGACAAGTTCTGGATTCAACTCCAGAAAATGCATACTTGGTATATGCTTGCACCGGTTGTAGCCGTCCAACGCGAGGACTATAGCGACATTGAACATCGAAAAACAAATTACGAAAATATAATGAAGGACTTGGATAAAGTAAATCTTATTAAAAATATTCAACATAATCAACATAACCAACACACGAAAGAACTTGCACCGCAACCTATATCATTGCCGTCTATAAATAGCATACCTATGAAATTTTAGATTCTATGCCACGTACTCGGGCACATATCCGATATATCGTGGCTTTGTAATTTCTCCCCAAACCATTTCCTTGGATAGCACACTATTTTTTGTGGGTTGTTATTCAAATAAGCACCCCACCAACTAAAACTACTATTCGCTATTATATTATGCTGACAACAACCCATTAATAATAGTTGTTGCCAATCTTCTAATTTCGATTCACTGTCGGCAAATTTAAACATAATAAATGGATATTGTTTTTTTATCAATCCTATTTTTGTAAGAACAGCTGCTGCATCTTCTTTCTCGAAAAAGTATAATATAGTTACGCTGGCACCGCCACCACCGCCACCATTTGCGACATCGCTGGACTTTATTTTTTCTAATATAAACCCTATACTCTTTATGTAATATTCGACCTCCATTATCGGATGACAGTCCTGCAACTTCTTATAATCACCCATCCGAAAATGTAATGAAATAGTAATGTTTTCGGGACTCCGAAGATTGATGTCGGCAATAGAAAAATATTCGTCCCTTATTCTTTTTTTATGTTCATCGAGTTTAATATATTCTGCTATTTTTTCATATTCATTTTCAAAATATTTATAGCTTTGATAATATCCATATAATATTACTCCTCCGTTTTTCTTTACATTATCGCTTGATAATTGTATTTTATTATATTTAAATCCGACCTCTCTATGTATCGGCAATTTTAAACTAGTTAATGGCGCCCTTATAAGATTCTTCTTACATTCTTTCAAGAGCGTATCCCAGTATGTATGTGTTCGCGTTCCTCCATATAAGGTATTCGGAAACATAAATTTGTCTTTTAGCTCTATAGATACTGCCATTGTAGTAAATATTTGAAATAGTTGATTGCCTAGTCCTCCCATTAATACACACGTAATCATTTATGTATGTGGATATTCGTATCCGGATATTTGTATGTATAGATATATAGATGTTTGTATAGAATATATAGCGGTATATTTAATACTTGTAAGTAAATAAATATTTATAAATATAAAATTAATATGTATATTTAATATAATATAATGGTTCGCTCAAGACTTGACCCAAGTGTAAATTATACTGAATTAAAATCAATCGACCCCTCAGACTCAAAAGAAACGAATTACAGAGCGCCTTTATATGAAGCAACAGTAATGGGCATTAACACGATTATAAGTATCGGACAAATAAAAAACACATTTATTGATAAAAATATTGTTTACTATCCTATTTATCTTATTAAAAATGACAAGGTAGTATCACAAATCGGTGTTTATGAAATATTAGAGCAAAATGTTGCCTCGATCCTCGACGAAGAAGGCGACATAAATCTTGAAAAAACCCCACCTCCGCTTATATACTCATTTGTCACAAAAACACTCATACAAAAAGCAGTTTTTATCTCCGAAAATCCGGCATTATCATCCTCCGCTGCCGCCGCCAAGAGACGCGCAAAGCCAGCCCTCCCAAAAGTAGCATCAGCGTCCGCAGCCGCCGCCCACGCAGCCGAAGACGAAGACACCGAAACCGATGATGAAGATATTCAAGCCGCAATTCACGCATCGCTCGCTGCCCCTAAACACGCTGCTAAGGGTCTTACAAAAATACCGAAGCGACTTCCGGTTCAAACTATGGAACAGTTTGATGCAGAACTACGCGGTTTTCGTGAACGCCCTGATCAACCGTGGATACAAAAATATTATATGAATAATGAATTTAATATTGTAAAATCTCCTGTTGATAGCGATAGTTTCTTTTACGCGGTTAGTGATGCTATTCGCAGTGTTTATCCTGACCGTGACATAAATATTATAAATTTGCGTGAAAAACTTGCCGGAGTAATCAGTGCAGAACAGTATTCTGCATATAAATCATTATACGATAGTTTTAATTTACAGTTACAAAGAAATAGGCAAAGAAATGAAGAAATTGTGGCCGAGAATCAAGACCTTAAAGCGAGGCTTACAGGATCGCAATCTTTGTCTGAGAAAAAACAAATACGCGAACGTGCCTTGGTGCTCAAAGCGGAAAATGAAGAATTGAAAGAGAAGCGAGAAGCTATAAAAGATAATATGAAATATATTAATTTTATGAAAGGTATACATAATATTGAACAACTGCGAGATGTTATACGCATAGGTGAAGGCACCAGTGAATTTTATGCAGACGAATGGGCTATATCTGCGCTAGAAATTATTCTTAATATTAAACTTATTGTTTTTTCTAAGACGGATTTTCACGATAATAATGATAAAGTGTTTGTCACAACTAATGTTATACATTGTGGTAAAAATGTAAGTAAATCGCAAAAGGAATTTATTGTACAGGAAATGGAGCGAGTAAAAAGTGGTAAACATAAATCGGCTGCAATGGTAGGTCTAGATGAGCCGAAAGGTAAGGCAATGGGTGGATTATCCAAAAGAGATAAATATGAATTTATCCCTGACCATTATATTATGCTTTCGCAAACAGATAAGCATTATGATTTAATAACATATCGCGAAACGAAGATGTTTACATTTGCTGAAATACCTTATTGTGTAAAAATACAGGTTACATCGCGATGTTTACAAGGTTTTGAACTAAGTGGTATATACACTAACATTCCTCAATTTATGCTTTTTATGAAAGAGGATATGGAGGCAACAAACAAGATGCTTATGAAAGACATAGAATCAGAGATTTTGGATTTAGATAAATCGTCAAACCCCCATTACAACGATTCATTGAGATTAATGCACCACGCTAAGTCGCCTAATAAAATGCCAGGGTTTGAACAAGGAGACTTGGTATCACCTGCCGATCTGAAAGGGTTTATGAGTCTTATGAGCGGCGGCGGCGGTGGCGGCAACAATGATAAAGGAGGTAAAAATAACTGGCGAAGAAAGATTTCAAATGAATGGTGTCAGCCATTTACATTAGACGGACATCGGTGGTTATCCGTAGAGCACTACTATCAAGGAAATAAATTTTTGAAAACTTCTCCCGAATTTTACTTGTTATTTACGATGGATGCGAATAAAAAGAGTAAATATTATGATGAAACGTCTATTTTGTCGCAGATTTCAAGTGATGTCGATTTGGCTACTGTCGCGGGCAAAAAGAATCCTACTACAACTATTGATGGTAAAAAGGTAAGCTTGCGTCCTTCGACAGTTGCAATTGACCCCGATTTCTTCAATGGCCGTCACTCACGTGTTCTCGAAGATGGTACAATGGCGAAATTTAGCCAGAATGACGAGCTTGCCAATATACTCCTTATGACAAATAATGCAAAGCTTATTAACTATAGCCATACAAAACATCCCTCTCCATCTATGCATCTAATGCACGTTCGTTCTAAATTAAGAACAAAAAGCGGAAAAATAAATGATTATGAAGCAATACACTAAATAATTTGACAGTAAATGGTTAACAGTAAATGGTTAACAGTAGATGGTTAACAGTAAATGTTTGTTAGTATATAGTAAATAATAAAAATATGTTTACTATATAAATGGAAACAAATTCTTTTTCTGCTCAAGGCTTATTGGCCCTGCAAGATAATCATCATAAGCATCATCATAAGAATCCTCATAATAATCCTTTAGAAAAATGTGGAGACATAAAATTTAAAAAGAACGATTCTAATTTATTACACTTGATGCAGAAGAATGATAAACATTATAATAAACTTAGACGTATAAATAAAAGACAAACAACAAATGATGTTAAAAATCCTAGACAATCAGAAGTAAATAAACAATTAATATCATTGTATGATTTTATAGATGATGAATTTAAGAAGTTTAAGACTGTTGAACGTACGTCTTTATGTTTTAAACATAAATTTAAAAGGATAACTGATCCGAACGATAAATTAATACAGAAATCATTATTATCAAGTTCTTATATACCTCCAAATATTGTAAAATATATCAGAGAAAAATCAAGATATGTTTTAGAGTATAAATGTGATATCGGCGATAAACGAACAGTAACTGTTTGTTTTATTATTTTCGAAGATAGTAAATATGAATTAAATAATATACGAAAAAAAGGGGCTTCATATTTTAAAAATTGTATTTTAAAAATATATTTATGGTTGAATTTGTTGTCAAAATATGCGAATATAAAATGTGGTACTAATTTACATTCATATATTTATTTGACACCTTTCAAACGACGATTACCGGGATTCGAAGCAGAAAAAGAAAACGGTGGTGTAGGTTCAGAAAGTTATAACGATTATGAATTATATGAGGACGAATATAGTCATAATAATATTTTAAGACCTGTACACGTAAATGGGGGAGTGTCGGATATTTGCCAAACAGATGCCAATATTATAGTTTATCGCAAAGAAGAATGGTTTAAAGTTTTTATACACGAGACTATGCATAATTATGGCATTGATTTTTCCTTGTTAAATATCACAAATGCTAATAAAAGATTACAGAATATTTTTTCGATAAAAAAAGACGTGAAAATATATGAGTCTTATTGTGAAATATGGGCGAGAATTATGAATGTGTTTTTTGAAACTTACTTTGACATAAATACGAACAAGAAGTTCTCATCGAGGACAACGAGGCGTAATTTTATAGACAAGTTATATGAAACACCAAAATCTCTTAAATTTCCTAATCACGGCGACAGCGGCTACAACGGCGACAATGGCAAAGACGATCATCACACTCACAGTTCTGATGAAACTGGAACAACAATACGATTAAAAAACAAATACGACATTTTCTTAAAGAAATTCTACGAGTCTATACAACACGAAACAATGTTTTCATTATTTCAATGCATTAAAGTTCTGGATTATATGGGATTGGATTATAATATTATCTCGAATTGTTCGGATGCAAACTACGTAACTGTTAATAAATTATATAAAGAAGAGACTAATGTTTTCGCTTACTATATTATCGTGGCGATATTACTCGCCAATTTTAACAGTTTCATATTATGGTGTATCGATAACAATACAAACATATTTAATTTCAAAAAAGACGAGAAAAATATAGATGAATTTATTCAATTTATTTATAAGAATTATAAGAACAATGATCTATTGAAACTAATAGTGGCAATAGAGAATAAATTGGAAACACAAAATAAACATAATAATGTATTATTATCCACGATGCGAATGACTGTTATTGGTGGTGGCGACTAATATAGTGTTATATTGTTATAATGTTATAGTGTTATTGTTTGATATATTCAAATGTACAATTATCATATTTTATTTTGTTCTTTCTCCATTCTTTGGAAGCATCTATGAAATCAATACCGTGTATTGTTTTAGAAGATGCTACTATATTATTGGTAACATAATTCATTTTCTTACTTTGTAGACGCGTTATTGGCATTATGTGTCGTGTTTGTCGTGTTTGTCGTATTTGATACTAATAGATGTGCGTCTATGTCTATTCTTGTATATTTATTTTATATCAATTTTTCGTATATGATTTAGATTAAGATTTAGATTTAGATTAAAAATACAAAAAATTGATTCGCATTATATAGAATAATTATATACATAGAACCCGAAAGTATTTTCATATAGGCCATCATTCCCAGGTAAGCACACATCTTTCACAAGAAGACACAATGGGAATCCACACACTGAACCGATTCATTCAATCAAAATGCAAAGAATCTATATCTTGTATACCTCTAGCTTCTCTTGCTGGGAAAAAAATAGCAGTAGATATAAGTATATATCTTTATAAATATCTTAGCGAAAATGCTCTATTAGAAAATTTGTATTTGATGATATCTATATTTAGGGAACATAATATAATACCGATATTCATATTTGATGGGAAGCCGCCTGTTGAAAAAACTGATACTATTGAATCGAGAAGAAAAACGAAGAATAGCGCTCGCGAGGAATATTATAGACTGAAAATGATTTTGGATGGATTGGAACCATCCAGCGAAGGCGTTGTTGATGTCGCCGAGGTAAGTATTGAACATACGACAAAGGTCGAAATTGACGAGGATACATATATCGACGTTGCTACAAACAGCGAAGAATTGCGAAATGCGATGAAACTGCTGAAGAAGAAGTTTGTTATTTTAAAACATCAGCATATACAAGACGCCAAATCGTTGCTCCAAGCATACGGAGTAACATACTATGAAGCTCCAGGCGAAGCTGATATTCTATGTGCGAATTTAGTTTCGAAAAATATTGTATATGCGTGTTTGAGCGAAGACACGGATATGTTTGTCTACGGATGTTCACGCGTTCTTCGCTATCTGAGTTTGTCAACATCCAAGGTGGTCCTGTATGATTTTCATAATATATTAACGACACTGAATATGGATATAAATGAATTTAAACAAGTAAGTATTATGTTTGGGTGCGATTATTCTAATATCTCGGCAAATGATCTGTCGACGCCAACACCCACTACGCCCACTGCACCCACTACACCCACTGCACCCACTACACGGACAGCATCCACAATGACGATATTTAACTCCTACAAAATGTTTACTAAATACAAGCAAGAAAATAAAATAACAGAAGATTTCTACGATTGGGTTGTACACGAAAATGAATCATTAGCAAATATTGTTCAAAATGCTCGGAAAAATATATGCTTGTTCGATATAACTCGCACCAATAATCTAGATATATATGACCAAATCAAAATAATGAATGGCCCAATAAATAGGCATCAGCTCGTTGAGGTTATGAAAAAAGAGAATTTTATATTTATTAAGTGAATACATTGGGGTAAATTTCGGTAAATTTTAGTATATTTCATACATTTCATCCATTTTTATTATATTAAACTTTTTATATATTTAAAAATAATATATACATATACTATATAAAATGAAATTCGGTCATATTGTTCACGAAGTCGGTCACGTCGTTCACGAAGGTCTTGAAATTACCAGCCATCTTGGTGGTGCTGTAGGTCAGGCTAGTTCAACCATCCTTGATGCAGGTAACGCTATCAGCGATTTTCAGCACCACGATATCGTCGGTGGGATTATCGAATCCGGCGAAACTATAATGCACGGTGTTGAAACTTATGGCGACATTGTTTCCGGTAACTACTTTTAGATTTTAGATTTTAGATTTTAGATTTTAATCTTTTATCGGGTTAAAAATGACATATTTTATTCATATGTCATTTTTATTTGATTTTGTTTTTCAGTTTTTATTGATTTTGTTTTTCAGTTTTTATTGATTTTGTTTTTCAGTTTTTATTGATTTTGTTTTTCAGTTTTTATTGATTTTGTTTCTCAGTTTTTATTGATTTTGTTTTCTAAAGGTTGATGTTTAAGATTTAAGCGGAAGCGACGGCAACGGCAGGAGTGGCCTTGGCAAAGTGAGGAGACATATACTTCTGGAGGTTGAAGTAAGTCAGCTCCTCGCCCTTCTTAAGCTGAAGAAGATTCTTGAGCTTAGAGTCGGGGTTAATCTTGCGACCATTCTCCTTGTCCTGAAGATTGTGCTGCCTGATGTAGGCATTGATCTCACGAGTCACCTCAGTACGAGCCCACTCAGAGCCGGCAGGCTTTCCAAGAAACTCGGCAAGCTCCTTAGAAATAAGGGTGGGCTTCACGAAACCGGAAGGAGCGCGGTTGCCAGACTTGCGCTTACGCTTGGAAACCTTCTGAGCGGCACGCAACTCACGGGCAACATTGCGCTCAAGAGTACGGAAATCGCTACGAAGAGAGGAGAGTCCGGAACTCAAAGTCTGGAGCTTGGAACCAAACTCGCTAAAGAGGGATGAAAGAGATGAAGTCTCAATGGCCGCGCCCTCAGTGTGTGCATCAGTGGAGGTAGCAGTTGCAGGGGCGGCGGGCGTAGTAGCAACAGGAGCATCGGTCTTGGAAGCAGGAGCTGCCTTAGAGGTACGGGGAGTCTTGGGAGCACTGGTCTCCTTAGCGGGAGTAGCAGCGACGGTAACGGGAGCAGGAGCAACAGCAGAAGCTGTGGGAGCGGGGGAGGAAGAAGTTTTCTTTGCCATCTTGAGTTGGTATACACTAATAGGTGAGGTCTTTTTAAGTATTTTTAGACGTTATATATTATATTTGGCGTTCCTATTAAAAAAGGAATCCTATTATCGTCATAATTTTCAATAGAATCTATCAAAAATAATGCGTTTATTTTACAATAATTTACAAACTTATCGTAAAATATCTAAATCGATATGTGTAGCGTAAAAGTGTATGGTTCATCCAAATATTAAGGCATATTGTATACTGTGTATTATGTATTATGTATTATCTTTAATCGGGACCGTGAACCGCCGCTTCATACAGCCACGGCATCGCATTCCTTGCTTCATTACTCACAAGTGTAAGCGCCGATAAAACATATAATGCACCCAACGTCTTATTGTCCGTATCTACAGATGTTCTTATAAGATTCTCGATAATTTGAATATTAAATCTTGTCACTGTATCATTTGCAAGATTGTTCAGTTGTCCATATGTAGCAATATTTGTATAATAGGGTGTACCTAAAAACGGATTCCCGTGTGGTGGACATATCTCCATTTTTTTGACATTTGTAAGCTGCGCTCTATAATTCCATATATCTACCAACTCTCTAGCAAAACGTATATGCTCATTTCGCGAAAGATTTGTAAACCATTCCGAATTAGCATAATTTCCATACGAATTCATCAACTGAAACAGTTCCAATATTTTCATATCCATCCTCTTCCTTGGGTCCATTATTTCCTGTTTAATTTCTATCTCGATGGGTACCTTCATTATACGCGACATCCTTATTATACGCTTTATATCGTCCTTTATCTTACTCGAAAACTCGTTCCTGTTATACGGATTCTTCGGTCTATCTGACTCTTTCATTATCAGGTTATGTATTGATAAAATATTGAAACCATATACAAACCCGTCAGCGTCCTTATAACTATAAAACTGTGATATAGGTATCTCCGCCATATCATCCATCGTATAAAAATCCATATCATTTGTACATATGCTACGTTTACATAACGCCGGTCCTCTTAACTTGTTTAACTTCCTTTGTAAATATCCACGAAATACCTTCTGTATCTTCAAAGGGTTGCTCGAATTCTTAAAGAAATCATATATTCTTAGCATTAACACTTCTTTATTCCCAATACGTGACAATTTATACTGTAAACATATCTTCTTTAACTCAATCATAGTGTATTTATGTGAAAACATCGTCTCGAAATTATTTATCGATAATTTTTCAGGTTCCTTCTCCTTCTCCTTCTCTTTTACATCAGATCCTAACATACCATTTCGAATATTTTCATTTGCTTTTTTACTGACTCTTTTCTTAACAATATTCGATTTATTATTTGTTTTTGAATTTATCGAATTCTCCCGTTCTTGCTGTTTATCGCCTCCCAGCCCTCCCAAAATACTCACAGGTAACTTACGCGTTACTACAACCCCGTCGCTGCCTCCTCCTCCTCCTTCTCCTCCAACAATTCCACTCGAAGTACCATCTGTATTTGTTATGATCATATTTTCGTGAATATTTGCAGTGGGTGATGTAACATATATGTTACCTACATTTTGCTCAACATCGTTTGTATTGTCTATGACTATACCCATACCTATACCAATACTACCGTGTAATGTCATTAGTAATAATTCGCTTATATATGAACTATCGACTGGTGTCTGTTTCTATATATATAACAATATTTTTTTAATATCTTATAATACAACAATAATTACTATTATATGCATCTTACACTTCGTATATCCGCACGTATATGCTTAGGAATATAATACATATTAGTTTTTATATTTGTCAATAAAATATTTCTTAACTCTATTTATAATATTTGCAATATTCATAGGATTTTTATATTTTTATATTTTTATATTTTTATATTTTTATCAATTTTTAATTTCCAATTTATGAATTATAATGCCGTAAGGTGTCGATTTTCTCCAAACGGAAAATTGATTTCACTATGGATTATTAAAGTATATAGCATCATACAATCAGTAGTCAAACAAGCAAACCAACCAGCCACCAATACAATGTCCGCCGCATCTACCAGCTCATCCTATACCAAGTCCTCAACCTCCACTCCAAAGGAGATTATTTCCGGTGAGACTTTCAATCCCGCCAAAGATATCAAATACTCCAAGCCCAAGGTCAATGCTTCTGGTGGAAAGAGCATCGGAATCTTGAATGCCTCAACCAACAGCGCCACCTTTATCGCAACCCCGCTTATGATGACGTGGGGTGTTTCCGAGTTCGTCGACAAGAAGACGGGTGACAAGACATACAGTATGTCGCTTCAATTCCCTGGTGAGGAGTACAATACGCCTGCAATCACCAAGTTTCGCGCCAATCTTGCAAAGTTTGAAGAGAAGGTCAAGGCGGACGCATTGTTGAACCAGAAGGAGTGGTTCGGAAAATCCACAATGACCGCCGAGCACGTCTCACTCTTCTGGACACCTATGTTGAAGTTTTCCAAGGGTGAAAACGGCGAGCCCGACCACACCAAGAACCCCACGCTCAATGTCAAGGTTCCGATTTGGGAGGGTAATTGGAATGTCGAGCTCTTCGACCCTCAGTCTCGCAAGATCTTCCCTGATGCTAGCAATGAGCATATCACTCCTGTTGATCTGATCGCCAAGGGCTCTCACGTTGCAATCGTTCTTCAATGCGGCGGTGTTTGGTTCGCAGGTGGCAAGTTCGGTGTTACTTGGAAGCTGTTTCAAGGTGTCGTCAAGCCTAAAACAACTCTTCGCGGCAAGTGTCACATTCAGCTCTCCAGTGATGACAAGAAGCTCGTAGCTACACAGGAAATCGACACCATCAGCGACGACGACATTCCCCGTTCATCTACTCAAGCGGACGATTCCGAGGAGGAAGAGGAGGAACAGGAAGATGTGACACCTACTCCGGCGCCCGCACCTGCACCCGCACCTGCACCTGCTCCCGCTCCTGCACTCGTCGCGGCCGGTCAAGATTCTGAATCGTCAGGAACAAAGAAGGTTGTGAAGAAGGTTGTCAAGAAATAAACTAATTCACGGCGAAGTATTTATTATACACATAAGAACATAATAAATACGCGTAAAGGCGCGCTCGTCAGACAGGTAAGTCATATACACGCGCAAGTTCGCGTTACTGATATATAATTTGCATACTCACACGTATATGTTTCAGGTACAATTATTTTTTTTACATATAAACAATAAATGATAAACCATAACCATTATTAATTAATCGACAATCTATTATCGCTTATCTATATTTGTTACTTGCATATTTTGAATATGATGCCCCAAATATTAAACCGATAGAAGAGATATATTTTTGTATTAACTCGTCTTGTGACATTTTTGGCATATTAACCATTTGTATGAGTTCATTAAACATATTTCGTAAATCTATTATTATTTGTGTATATTTTATATTATGATTACCTCCACGATGAGCCGCGTCTAATATCTTTACAATACTATGAAATAACATTGAATAGTCTTGATATTTGTCACTAAACGAATCATACTTGCGTACATCTCCTTCACCAAAATCTATTATCTTTTCACAATACGGGTTACGCAGAGAAACCGGTTCCAGTAAATATATTGAATCAGTGTCAAGTGTCTTATGAACTACGTTTACTTTTACCATTTTTTTTATACCCACTATGATATTTGTAAGTAAGGTAAATAATATACTAGGTTCTATATGCGACGATGAAGTGACCGTTTTACTAAACGCTTGATGAAGGTAATGTGTTAAATTATTTGTGCCGCAAAATTTCATATTAAATACGAAAAAATCTTTCACATCGTAACTAGGTTTGGATAGTGAACATTTATTGAAATCGTTAGGTATATTTTTTGGCGTCAACTCTACTGCATTTGTTATTAGACTGTGAAACTTTCCTGTATTATCTATTGTTGCTAACTTGTTCATAATTTTATATTCGTGGCGATACTCATTAAATATATTTGTCTTAAGAACTATTTTTGACACTATATCTTTATTACCATTTATAACATCTGGTCTAAAAACACAGCCAAAATTACCCTGCCCTATTATAGCACCACCATTAATCTTTCTACTATTATGTAAACGTTTTTTTTTACTAAGGTTTGTCGTGCTCTTGTATCGCGTTCTCGTTTTTGTTCTAAAATGAGATTGATGTCTTTTTTTTGCCTTAAATGTTTTCATTTTTGTATTATAATTTATAAAGGTTGTATAATGAAATATAAATGTAATATAAATGAAATATAACGAAATAGTATATATTATGCGTGTAATTTATTTATTACAATAATAATAAATAAATAATTAATACATAAGTATATATTTTATTTTGCCAGCAATTCATTTTTGTCAAGAAATATTTCTTTTCCAAGTGACCTTATTATCTTTTTCTCGTTTTTCTCATCATTTTCTATAGGTTCGCATATTGAACGCATCATCGTTAGATATTCTATTTGTTTCGTCTCTGTATCATACCAGTCAGGATTATCATCTGCCCATTTTTGCAAAGCATTACGCTCTTTGTCTGCTATCTTTTCAATTGTCTCCTTCATCTTTGTATGATTCTCATCTTTTTCCCATCTCGCGTTATCTTTAATATACATTGTATCACGTTTTGCATCCGTACAATGTATAGGTCGCTTATGTATTTCTAAATCTTTTAGACCCTTTATCATAACGTCCGTTATACCGCGAACTAGACCATTATTCTTAGAATATACTAAATCCGCTAATGTGATTTTAAGCGAATCTATGAACTCTGATATGTCAAGAGCGTCTTTACATTTTTCATTTAAAAATACATTAAGATTAAAATGATTGTTTGTAGTATTGTTTGTATTGTTTGTTATATTGCCAAGCTTGGGTATGATCTGATTAATCTGTTGTTGCTGTTCTTTTATTATTTTTATCATCTCTTGGTTGTCATTTACAAGTTTCATAAAAACATCCGTTGTTATCTTCAGATTCTCACCCGACAACCCTGTTGATACTTCTTGACACGACGATATATTATTGTCTACAGGAGGCTTTGTATTGTGTGTAACACACTTTTTCTTATGGTAACAAAGACTCGAAGCGAACTTATACGCGTTACCACATATGCAGATAAATAACGGTTTGATTATTTCGGCATTTTTTGGCATTTTTTTGTTAGTAGACATTAGTAGGTTATGCTTGTTGGTCTTAACGTGCATTTTAAAGTTCGATTCCCGAGAGCATTTAAAGTCACACTTTTCGCAGATAAAAATCGGCATTTTTTCCGGCATTTTTGAGTTAGTATTCATTAGTATATGTATAGATAAAAAATGTCTAAATACTTTTCGGTAAAAATATATAAAAATTTATCGTAACAAAAAAATCAACTTAAAAAAGTGATTGTGAGCATTATGGTCTGAGTGAAGAATTCAATGTTTTTTTCAAATCTAAAACTTTTTTTTGGAAAATGGACATTTATAAATGTCCATTTTTTATTTTTCCGAAATAGATTTGGAAAAAACGATTCACTTCACTTTCATCCCTGTACCAATGGGGCCATGAGCGTCCGCCACCCTTCTTATGCTGTCGCTTATATATAATTTAAATAATATGCTTATCATTTATCGTGTCATATTGATAATAACCTGCGTAATATGATTATTTAAATGTTTCTTATGGTGTTGGCATATTTTTTTCATACAAAGATTGCACGATAATAAGTGTTCGGCATTTTTTGGCATTTTTTGTTAGTAGCTATTAGTAAAACGCCAGATGGTAACAAAAAATAATGCCGATAACTACACGTTGTTAGCATATTGCGTAACATATTTTACAAAATAGTTTTCTGGCATTTTTTCGGCATTTTTTCCGTTAGTAGACATTAGTAGGTCGGCGGGGTTGGCGGCCGCTTTCCAAAAATGTCCAAAAAATGGAAAAAATTATCGTAACGTTTTTTTCGACTTAAAAAAGTGATTGTGAGCATTATGCTCTGAGTGACGAAGTCGATGTTTTTTTCAAATCTAAAAACTTTTTTTGGAAAATGGACATTTATAAATGTCCATTTTTCATTTTTCCAAAATAGATTTGGAAAAAACAATGCATTCATTCACTTCGGCGTCCGCCCTGCCTATTTATGCGGGGTTACCTTTATGCTGTAAGATGTCGCTGCGGCGGTGGTCACGTGGCGACCATTATGCTGCAGATTCCGTGATTTGATATATGAGTGTAAAATATATATAATGGGGTATAAATTGGGATATAAGTTTTTTAATAATCTGAGTATATGATTTTTTGGGGATGTTTTGAATATGGGTCGCCGAAGAGGAATACGGATCACCCCCCAAATTGGGTGGCGAAGTTTTATACTTTTCTAAAACACGTTAAACGTATGATGCGGGAGATTTGATTTAATTCTCGCGAATAAAATCAAAAACAAAATCAAAAACAAAAACAAACAATCAATGAGGCTATCAAAATAATTCTATATTTACAATGATTGATGATTTGGTGGATACATCGTACATATTTTTCGTATTTATTATAGGTATACCCTGCCCCGATAACACGTATGTTTGATTATTCATTATATATAATAGACCTGCAGGTATAGTAAACTTTCTTCCACCTATTTCGAAATCAATACACTTTTTCTCTAATAAATCCGCGATCTTCATACGTAAATCTATATAAATGTCGTTATTTGCATCGATGTAGATATAAGAAGGTGTAACGGGAATACATCGCACAATTAATTCAGCAGACGTATTATTATTATTATTATTAATACTAGATTCTCCTATTCTATAATACAACTCGGTGTGCCAAAGGGGTATATAATATTTCTTATCATCGTGTTCTAGAATATATATATTATTGTCCGAGAAGAGTTCATCAAGTGAGACTGAAACGACAACCAGATTATCTTGCGCCATCTTTTTGCTCATAATTTTTTCGAATAGTGCCAATTTCTCGGAAGAAATGTGGAATTCTTTGTGATATGTCGTTATGATTTCGTATATATTATATGCCGTCTCTTTATCCAAATCTTCGAACATTTTTAAAGACAATTCGTGACAATCATCGACAATAATCTTCATCAATGTATTTATAGTTGTAGAAGCATTATCACTTGATAACGAAGATGTCATTTTTTGTAGAAGAGATTGAATAAATACCCTGAAAATAGCGATGTAACTCTCGACAGGATATGGCGTTCCTGTATTATCCTCGTATGGGAAATCGTGATGTTCGGGAGATACGGGAGAAATAGCGAAATTCATTAAATAAGAATATGCAGAATTGATATCTTGGAATATTTTACAAGATTCTTCGCTATTACCGTTTTTATCCGGATGATACTTTAGCGCCAATATTCTATAATTCTTTTTTAATTCATCTTGTGTATAATTATATTTTAGATTCAGAATATTACGCGCTTTCTTTATATCCATTGACGTATACTACTAAATTATATACATAATTTTCTAAATGGTAAATTGGTCTATAATTATTATTATAATATTGGAAAAAAATATATGTTTTTAATAATACATCTGATATATTATCATTATTCAATAAATTATCTCGTATTAATTCGTTTAAAATATACCAAACACACTCACCTATATCGAGATCATATATCAATATTTCGTATAATATATCCCTAAACGATAAAAATGATATAACGCTTGGATTTTTTATATGCTCTATAATAGCATTACAAACGGGCTCGTGTGGTGAACATAAGGAAGTAATATTAGTTGAAATATTTTTTATATTCGATATTTTATTTATATTAGACAACTTTAATTGTTTATCTAGTACATTTTTAGCAGTTAGACATTTATTGTAATTCGCAAAAGAAGGGCGAGGTATACTTATTATTTGTGAATTATTTAAAATACTATCCGGTATAAAACTTATATGCTCGGTTATTATAATAAAAATGAGTTTATTTTTATGGAATGATTGCGACTGTATATAACTATAGAAAATATCCAATAATTCACTATGTATTTTATGAAAATTTTTACAGAATATTATTCCTGTTGCTTCAGGGCGGGTGGAAACAACATCATTTATCTGATTATAGACATCATTCCATAATACTTTAGAATTACAGCCCAATAAAGACATATCAACCTCGAAATGAATATCGCTTATTTTTATTATAAAATTTTCTTTATTGGAGTTTATAGTAAGACGCTTTTCATATTTTAATTCACTAGGGCTATATTTTTTAATAGAAGACAAAGCTTGCGTATATTTACCTACACCTTTGGGTCCATAAAAAATGAGATTTTTAAGACGGTCGATGGTCGATGGGAAAGATTGATAAATTTTAGTTTTTTTAGGATGCAAGGAGGATTGTGATGTTGTTGTAATATAATCGTCAAAATGCGTCTCTAAAAACTTCATAATTTACTGGTTTACGAGTTTACGTGTACTATAATGTAGTATAGTATTCGATATTAAACTAACTATTTAAACATATATTTTAGATTTAAATTGTATTTTATACTATAATTAATTGTTAATAAATATTAGTTAATAAATATTGGTTAATAAATATGATTTATAAATCTAATATGCAGAAATACTTAAATATATAATGTTAATAACGATAGTAATAAAGGTATTACATATCGAATATATTAATGAAACTCATTAACCCTAACCCCGAAAATTTTAACAAAAACTATATCTATTTTAATGACCCAATCCAAAACACGATTATTAATGAAAGTCGGTTTATCAGAATTATTTATTCGACACCCAATATCATATTTAACGGGATAAATGTATTAGTTAGCTTTGCAATTGATAGCGTCGACAAACAATATAATAAAAACATAATTAATTATTGTATTGAAAAAAATGAAAAGTATATCAGTATTATAAATAATATCGAAAAAACAATATTGGATAAATATTGTTCTAATAAGAGACCATCGTATAATTTAGCATTACAAGTAACAAGTGGAAGTTTGAAATTATTTTCAGAATCAATAGATAAAAAGAAGAATATAGATATCATTCTTAAAATATCTGGATTATGGGAAGACGATTCATCGTATGGTGTCACATATAAATTTTTAGTAACTGATTAAAGATGAAGACGAAAGATGAAAGATGAAATAATAAAGTAATATATTTAAGGTAATATAGTTAAAGTAATTTGTATAAATGAAATAATATATGATTCGCGCTAAAACAATATAAAATAAATATAATAAATTAATATATCCAAAATGAAGAATATATTAATCACGGGAGGATGTGGGTTCATAGGGTCAAATTTTATAAATTATTTTTATAGAAAACACCCTGACGTCAATATATATAATTTAGATGCAATGTATTATTGTGCGAGTGAAGACAACATTGATGACGATATTCGTAAATCATCGAGATATACACTTATTAAGGGGAATTTATGCTCATATGAATTAACAAAACACGTAGTGGAATATTATTATATTGACTGTATTATACATTTTGCCGCGCAAAGTCACGTTCAAAATTCGTTTGATGACTCACTCCAATATACGAAAGATAATATTGTTGGCACACATAATTTGTTGGAAGTAGTTAGGAAATACGGAAAACTACAAAAGTTCATACACGTATCTACTGACGAGGTATACGGAGAATCTATGATCGATAAAAATGAAAATAAAAAAACCGAGGAAAGCATATTATGTCCTACAAATCCATATGCTGCTACAAAAGCTGCGGCCGAACTAATTGCACAATCATATTATCATTCATTTAATGTACCTGTTATCATAACTAGAGGGAACAATGTATATGGTTCTAATCAATATCCCGAGAAAATAATACCGCGGTTTATTAAATTATTAAAAGAAGATAAAAAGGTAACAATCCAAGGGGATGGTTCTAATGTTAGAGCATTTATACACGTATTGGATGTTGTGCGGGCATTTGATGTTATATTGGAAAAAGGAGAGATAGGAGAAATATACAATATAGGTTCTGACGATAAAGAGGAATATTCTGTTAGGACTGTAGCTGAAATGCTTATTAAGAAGATAAAAAATACTGAAGATTACGCGGAACATATTGAATATATTGAAGATAGACCGTTTAATGATAAGAGGTATTATATAAGTAATGAAAAAATCAAAAATCTAGGGTGGGATATAAAAGAGACATTCAATGAAGGTATAGATAATTTAATTAAGGATAGTAAATATACAAAATAGACAAAAATATATCGAGTAAAATTAATTATGCTATAACTATATTAAAAATATAATTATAACAAATACATAATATCGCATCACATAATATCGCATCACATATGAAAGTATTACTTTATGGTAAAGATGGATGGATCGGTAAAAAAGTATATGATTTATTGGTAGAAGACGGTCACGAAATAGTGATAGGTTCGTGTAGGGCAGAAAATATGAAAGGGTTGGAGGAGGAAATATCTTCATTTATGCCTACAAATATTATTTCAACTATTGGAAGAACACACGGGACAATAGGAGATACAAAATATACGACGATTGATTATTTGGAACAGAAAGGAAAAGTGCACGAAAATGTGCGCGATAATCTGTATTCTCCTGTAGTGATCGCAATGATCGCGAAAAAATACAATATTCATTATGCGTACCTAGGGACAGGCTGTATATTTTCATATGACGATGAACACCCATTTGGAGAAGAAGTGAATGGATTTACAGAAGAGTCGGTGCCTAATTTTTTCGGTTCTTCTTATTCGATTGTAAAGGGATATACGGATAAATTAATGAAAATGTTTGATAATGTTTTAAATGTGCGTATAAGGATGCCTATAACAGAAGAAATAAATCCGCGCAATTTTATTACAAAGATCACGACATATAAGAAGATATGCTCTGTTCCGAATTCAATGACGGTATTGCCAGAATTGTTGCCGATGATGGTTGATATGTGTAAGAAAGGTGTAACAGGGACTGTGAATTTAACAAATCCGGGATTGATAACGCATAATGAAATTTTGGAGATGTATAGAGAAATCGTAGACAGCGAATTTACGTGGGAGAATTTCGATATAGATGAACAACGTAAAATATTAGAAAGTGAGCGTTCTAATAATTATTTGGATACAGGGCGTTTGGAGTCACTATATAAGGTATCGCATATAAAGGATGCTGTGAGGGACGTTCTTATTAAAATGAAAAAGACGTGTTGCAATGTTTAGATGTCTGGCCGCGTTTAAATAGATGCATATATATTAAAAACAGGTTGAAAAAAGTCGAAGAATAACTTCCATAATACCTACAGTAAGAACATTAAGAATAAATAATGTAATGCTTAAATATAGTGTTCCTAGAGATGACGAACTAACTGCAGTTGTACTTGAGTTCATACAACCAAGATTTGACTGTAAGTAACTAAATATTAACATTAACTGAATGAAAATTAAAAGACTAGAATAATTTGAAAATTTATAAAATTCAGGGTCTACTTGTTGAGTATTAATCATTTTAGAGAATACGGTCGATTGACGGATAATTACAAATAAAATTATAATTAACCCTATAATCTGAAAAAAACTTGGATATATGTTACTACAACTAGGGCTATGCATAACTTTAAAATAATATGATACAACGCCCATTAAAAGACCAAAAAGTGCGACAGTTGTAAATACATATCCGACAAGCGTGGCAAATGCGGGTCCTTGTTCATCTCCTATTTTCAATGAACTAAATACCACTTTAATAATTATTCCTACAAACGCCAACAAAGCACATACATTTATTAAATAATAAGTTCCTTTATATTTATAACTTACACTATCTATTGGTGAAAATTTTTGCATTTCAACAGTACCCGCCATTTTATCGTTTATTGTATATTATATATTATATATTATACTATATATTATACTATAGATTTTACTATATATTATACTATAGATTTTACCATTGAATATATTATATGTTCTTCGGAATATAATTTTATTCGTAATATAATATAAACACAAATACAAATATATTACTTAAATGAATGGTCTTCAAAATAGGAATGTATATACTGAACATCCATTAATATCAAGAGAACAGACGTATGTTCTTGAGCGCAAACTAGTTACAATACATTCGGAGGATAGAGACGTATGTTCGTGGCCTCATTCATCTTATTTCGAAATAACATTACCTCAACAGTTGACAAATGTACAGTCTATAAGATTAATAGAGTCAAATTTTCCATCCGTAAATAATGTTTTTACAAATTCGAATCAAAATACTAAACTTACGTTTACTTTAACATCGGGTTCGTATACAGGATTATATACAATAACGATTGACGAAGGATTTTATTCACCATTTCAATTAGCAAATGAATTAACAAACAAAATGAATCAGATTGTATCTATATCGCCTCTATATACCGGATTTGTTGTAATATATAATGAAGTAAACCAAAAAATATGGTTTGGAAATAATTCTGATACATTCGAATTAAATTTCGATACAAAAGAAACCTATTATGATAGCACAACAACTGCAAATCAGTATGAAAATTGTAGAGTACTACCACCCAATGAGTTATCAACGTGTATGAATACAAAGTGGGGACTTCCTTATTATATCGGATTCAATAGAGATACTTACCCGTCGATTATTGCGACTAACGGATTAAATTATGAGTATAAAAAAGTTACCGATCCAGATTATAATTGGTTATCTCCGAATGGATATTATGTTACTGCTCCCAATGTAATAAGTATATTCGGGGAAACGGTTTTTTATATGGATCTTTTTAATTATAATGATATGGACGAGTTGATGCCTTATCCGCGAAGAACAAATGCTACGAGCAATAATAGCTACGGGGGGAGAGTCGATGCCGCGTTTGCGAAAATACCTATATTGGGTATCCCAGTATCGCAATACTTTGATTCTAGAAACAGTATGTTACAAAATATGTCACAATTTTTTCCACCACTTGAGCGTGTGTCTAAAGTAAAGATAAGGCTGCGATATCACGATGGACGATTGGTCGATTTTAGCAATTGTGATTTTAACTTTACATTGGAATTTGATTGCTATCGCGACGAAATGGCGCGTGACTTACGTCTTCGTGTTCCTGCGCAATATAGAATGTAATACAACAGGAAAACATCACAGAAAATTATGTAATAAAATTATGTAATAATATTGTTATTATATAATTTAGATATGGTAAAGTGAATGGTGTAGTATATAAATAATATTTTAGTTTAAGCTTATGTCGATGCCTCTGTTGCAGAAGCCGTCACCGCGGATGCCGCCGCAGCCGCCTTCTTATTTCTTCGCGTTCTTCTTTTCCTTTTTGGAGCATTAGCTGATTTAGTCTTACGCTTGTTTTTACCACCATCAGAACCATACAATTCTGAACTTTTCAAATTATCATGACTATTGGCTTGCATCTGCAGTCCAAGTGGTTGTTGCGGTTGCGGGGGCGGTTGTGTTTGTTGGAGTTGTTGCGGTTGCATTTGTTGAGGCTGAGTCTGAGGTATTTGTCCCGCCATAGTATTCGGTATAAGAGGTGCCGCATTATTCATCGCATTATTCGTCACATTATTCATCGCATTAACGGGATTAACGCCGAGTGCAGTAGACGGTAACGTACCAGTTCCAAACAATGGTTGTTCCGTAGATGGAGTAGCCGGAACAACAGGAACAACCGGCGTATTTTCAGAAGCCGGTTGTATAGCAGGAGCAGCACTTTCAGATGATACGAGGTCTTCATTTACTTCTGCATCCTCATCGTCTGTTTCTTCGACACCATCTTCTTTAGGTTTTGGATTGGTACTACTTGATTCTTCGGATTTATTTTCTGTAGTTTTATCCTCTTCTTTTTTATCATCATCAGAAGAAGATGAAGTATTATTTTTAATCTGGTCTTGCAATTCTTTTATTTTATTAACTATTTCGGTAAGTTTGTCGGAAGTTTTAACCATTTCTTGATATAATGTTTTAATTTCTTCTTCTTTTCTTTTTGTATCTGTTTCGCTTACCTTACTCTTAATATTTGATAACAAATTTGTAAAAAAACTCATTATTATATATATAAATGTATAAAAATATTATTATTTATATTTTAATAAATATGAAACAATAAAACATAAAACATAAAACATAAAACATAAAACATAAACATAAAACATATTATCAATTCACCAAATATGGATATAACTAAATTTTATATGTTGTTTTTATCCATTCCATTATATCATTTAATGGTACCGTTTTATAGTCACCTGAAAATCCCTTAAGCTTTAAAAATGTTGGGTTCTTCATTGCTGTCGTTTTATAAAATATATAATCCCCATATTTACCATTTCGAATACTAATATCATCATTAATTTTTCTAACAAGACCTTTGATTCCTAAAGAAGTTGAGCTAGATTCCGTGCGATTATCATTATCGTCGCCGCCACCGCCACCACCGCCACCGCCACCGCCACCGCCATCAACAACAACACTTGATTCAATAATTCTAACTATATCATTATAAGTTATACTATTCGGATTTTTACTTTTTGGAAAAATACCCGACAATGATTTTTTTTGTTCGCCCCACGTAAAATATAAACCGAACTTCCCCTTCTTTAATACTATATTATCGCCGTCGTAAACCCCGAGTTTTATTCCACCCATATCAATATTCCCTCGTTCATCGACGATATCATCCAAAGAATACTCTCCGCGTTTTAATCTTGCTAAATCTACATCCTTTTTTACACTTTTGAATTCGGTCACTTTTTTACCACTGTCATCTTTGCCAATATATTTAATTACCGGTCCTTTACTACCTACAATATATGTATGATTTTCGTCTATTTTAACACTATCTTTTTGTATATTTTTATCCTTAAGACTACTTGTAAGATCATTTACTAGTTTCGAACAATATTCGCAGATTGACGTATAAATTTTCTCACCCTTCGCCACTTTATCTAAATCATCTTCCATCGTCTTTGTAAAATTATATTCAAACAATTCATTAAAATGTGCGCTTAGAAACTCTATCACGATTACCCCAAGCGGTTGTACAATGAGCTTATTTTTCTCTCCACCAAAATCACGCTCTGTTTGTATTTCCTGTAATTCATCCGCCACAAGTTCAAAATCTATGCATTTCAGTTTCCGTCCTTTTACGTCATCTTTTGCTACATACCCACGCTTTTGTATTTTTTCTATAAGCGACGAAAACGTAGATGGACGACCAATACCCTTCTCTTCCAATATCTTAATAAGACCCGCCTCCGTATAATGCGACTTCAAATCTATCATTGTAGCGAGTGCTTTTACTTTATTATACGGAATAACCGTATTCTTTTTAATATTCTGTAAGTATTGGTAGTGTGGATTTTCTTTTTCAAATCCGTCAACGATCTTCCACCCCGGAAATTCGATAAGTTCAGCCGTATATCTATATTCCTCTTTTTTTGGAGCCGTTACAATTGCAGTGACGGAAATCCCCGTAGAAGCAGCCATACAACTTTCAATGGTATTCGTCCATATCATTTTATAGAGATTTTTTTCACGCTGTGTAAATGTATCGGGTATTGAAATCGTCTCTATTTTTGTAGGGCGTATTGCTTCGTGCGCTTCTTGGGCTTTCACAGTGTCACTTTTGGTCGCCGATTTTGATGACGCGCGTGATGATTTAATCGAATCTGCGTCACCGCCACCGCCATCGCCACCACCACTACCCAAACACAGTCTTTCAATCCCCGAATTTACATATTTATCGCTCCATTTTTCACCGATATATGCTTTTGCTTTTCCTATAAATTCTGCGCTATACATTTTTGAATCTGTACGCATATATGTAATTAATGAACCCTCATATAATTTCTGACAAATCGACATTGTTTCTGCAGGAGAATAGTGCATTTCGCTACTCGCTTTTTGCTGTAATAAACTCGTACTAAATGGGGACGGCGGCTGCTTCGTCGTTTTTTTCGGCGGCAAAACACTATATATATGGTCGTGGTTCACACTTTCCTCAAGAAATTCTTCTACTACGGACGGTGTATCATACTGACGCGTCAATGTAAATGCGATATTTAATTTTGTAAAATATCCTGTAATATTGTAAACCATTTTACCGGGTGCGGCATCTATTTCTTTTTGATTGTCGTATACTAAGCGAAGAGCAGGAGACTGGCATCGACCTGCAGATAAACTGTTTTTCGCATTTGAAGCAATATGGGTCCATAGTTGAGGGGAAATATTATAGCCAACCAATAGATCGAGAATCTGGCGAGCAAATTGGGCATAGACTAAATTCATATTTAATGTTCCCGGTTTACTTATAGCGGCAGCAATTGCCGGTTTTGTGATTTCGTGGAATACGATACGCGGCGTCGTTGCAACGGGTAGTTTAAACATATCGCAAATATGCCACCCAATCGCCTCGCCTTCGCGATCATCATCTGTGGCAATAATAACACCACCGGTACATTCTGCCATTTCGGTACGTATGCGATTTATTTGTTTCATTTTCTCCGTCATTGATACAAAACTGAGCTTGAAATTATTCTTAACGTCTATAGATTTTAATCCGTCTAATTCCCGAAAATGTCCATACGTTGCTATACAGCGATAACCGGAACCGAGATATGATTCGATTTTGGAACATTTTGCTGGAGATTCGACTAGTACTAATGTGATTTGTTTTTTAGCGGACATTTTGTGTATGTTTTTGCACAATGTGTTATGTTATATGGTATAGAATTGAATGTTTATGTATTTATAAATATAATATTAATTATTTCAATTTTATACCTTTATTGCGTTATACATTATATATACAGATTCTGTTTATATAAATAATATATATCCTACTATTGGGCGTATTAAGCTGATTCATTTTTCTGGATGGGTTCGCTACTGGGTGTCAGAGGCGTAGGCATACTCGTTGACAAATTCTTTGATTTAAAATCAGACCACGATATCTTTTTTACAGGTGGAGTCGCCACGTGTTTTTCTTTACTATTTTTACCATCGTGTGCCTTATTTATATGGTCTGCCTTTTTAAGTGCACTGTCAATATAAATACTTTTCAATAATTTGCCTACTTCGTATGAACCTGTATGCTGGTCTAGCTTACCGTCTTCGATAAGTTTAAGAACGTGAATCAATTGAAATAAAACATTTAAGTCAACTTCGTCCTTCTTGACCTTATTAAAAATGTCCATATAGTTATTAAATAGGAACGAACATCGTGATATACAAATGCTGTCAAATTGTGACGGATTGCTTTTAGACAATCTTTGATAATCACGCTTAATCTTGAGAAGTGTCATAATATCATCAGAGAGAGGTTTACTGTGTTTTAATTCTCGTATGGAATTTGTATTATCGACGACATCATTTGCGCGGATTAAGTTATCCAATTGTAAGCGTTCTTGAGGATTCATTTAATCTAATCTAATCTTATGCTTTAATAAGTAATATATATTTATATTCGCAAATAGTTTTTAAATATTTACGAATATAAATCATAAAATATAAATCATAAAATATAAATTTATTTTGTTATATATATAATAATAATCATATGGCTCATTCTTCATCGTCTAAATATATTAGAAATCGTAGACATAGACATAAACACGGACACGGACATACAAAATATAGAAGACACGCTAAAAAATATACGATAAGAAAGGTAATGCGCGGTTGTAGTTCTAGACAGAATGGAGGGGCTGTACCTGCAAGCGGCACAGTAGTATCTATGCCGCATAATGCTGCTATGCTAGGTGGAAAAGGAAACATAACACACGCAGCCATAGCACACCAAAAAGTTGGAGCTTTATTGATGGCACAAGGAGGTAACCCTGCCCCATATGAATCAAAAAATGTTATAGGTTTTACTAGTGCTCCTGCTACACAAACAGGAGGATACAAATCGAAACATAGAAGACGTCACTATAAAAAGAGTATTGGTCGTAAGGGGAGAAGCCGACGTTTTAGAGGAAGTCGCAAGTAAACACACGTGAATGAATAATACTGCAATATAACGCCATATATGACAATGACGAAATTAAGTATAAATATACAAAGCCAAAATAATAATAATAATGTAAAATAATATATTATTATTATATTTTAAGATGAGAACCGTAGATTTATTAAATTCAATATTCATAATAATAGTTTTTATTGTATTGTACGTAGCTAATATTTTAGCAATAGGTAAAAAGAATATTGAGAATAATTGGGCTGTATATAGATGTAGTCCTATGGTAATGCCATTTGCCAGTATGTTTGGACACGATACTATGCAAAATTTTGCTTACTGTATTCAAAATATGCAGACCAACTTTATGGCACCTATGTTAGCGCCATCGAATTACTCCAATGTTCTTGCTGTTTCGGGTATATCGGCCGCTGCGGCAAGTCACGAGAATTCATTGGGATTGCTTGCCAATGTTCGTGGATTCCTTGCAAATAACTTTGGATCATTACTTAACGTTTTTGGTAACATTTCAGTACTTATGACTATTCTTGTTGAAAGAATGAGGGATATGATGAGTAAATTGGTTGGAACATTTTATACATTGGGATATATGATGGTAGGAACGGCAGATACAGCACAGTCTACGTGGAATGCATTACCGGGTCAATTATTGAGAGGTCTTGGCTGAACATAGTCGGGTGGTATCAAGTATCAAGTATCAAGTATCAAGTATTACAAATCGTAAAATTGTAATATTTTGTAGTAAATAATACTAGGTTATATATAGGAATACTAATTTGTCTATTAAGTATATATATACATATACACATATATGTCATCGCCAATTATCGATAATGTAAATAAAATATATCAACAAAGCACGTATTTAGAAAAATATGGTGGTTCGGTAGTATTTAGTGTTTTTGCCATTTTGGGTGTTGCTATATATTTCGTATATCTACACATTAAGAATAATTCGGCATTAATCAAAAAGGATTGGAGTACTTACCGATGTCATCCATTGTACATACCATTTGCTGGCCTAATTATGAACCCTACAAATATGAGTAAATTAGACTATACTACTGAAAACTTTTCAGACTGTTTTCAGGTTTTATTAAAGGATATTATGGAAGTTGTTTTAGTTCCTTTGGAGGCAGCTTCAGTATTAATAAGTGCAAGTATTTCCATTTTATCAGGCATTATGAATTCCTTTGCAGATGCTATTGCTAATTTAAGAGATAATTTATTAGATAATTCCGTTGGAGCGGGTCAAAAACAGACAGAATTGTCTACCATAATTACAAAATTTACAGTTAAAATTAAAAGTGCCCTAGCTAAGGGTCAAGGGATACTCCTAACAATAGTATACATATTTTTGTCAGTGTATGAAATTATTTCTTCATCATTTTATGTTTTATTAGTGGGTAGTTCCGTGGTTTTAGCAATAATGTTTTCGGTTTTACTAATAGTATGGGGTGTGTATATTTATTTTTTTCTAATACCTTTTGTTGGAGAGTTAATTGCTAGCGCTTATCTATGGTTACCTGTCGGATTAACAGTAATATATGTGTCATTTATGATAATGGTATTAGTTGTTGTCGTATTTACCGCGGGAGTAATTACAAAGACCAATTAAATGCATATAAAAATATACAACGCAATTAAATGCTATGTAAATTAAACCAAAAATATATTATTAATTATTTATTTAGGAATTAATTTAAAATAAATAATTATTTTTATCTAAGATTTATGTATAAGAAATATTAAAAATATGTTTAAAAATAAAACTTCACTTATTATTGTTTGTGTGTTTATCGGTATCCTTATTTGTCATTTTACGATGTGTGGTTGTAAAACTAATTATAGCTTAATTGAAGGTATGACTGCTACCGCGCCTACCGGTAATCCTTTATCTGACGCCGTTAGTAAAGCAAAGAGTATGACGGCGTCTTCTTCTTCTACTGCTTCTGCTACTTCTGCTGCTCCCGCCGCCCCTGCTGCTCCTGCTCCCGCCACCCCTGCTTCTAGTACTACAGCGGCAGGTGGTGCAAAAAAAGCTACAGCAATCGCAAAACCTTCTCCAGCTGCCACCGCCCCCGCTGCCGCCACCGCCGCTGCCACCTCCGGAACAGAAGGTTTTCAGCAACAAGGCCGTCCTCTCGATTATGGGTCACTCCAAGAATCAAAGAGCGACGATTGGACTTTAAGCAAATGGGTAAAAGATGCTATGCGTTATTCCAAGGGGATGGGTAATGAAAACAGATTAGATAATTATCAGTATAATTCCGGACCACAGATTCCTCTTCCCGAAGGTGAGATGTTTTTCTTTAAGGATACCAAATTTTCCCCTCAATGCTGCCCGGGAACATATTCTAGCAGTCTAGGGTGCGCCTGTTTATCTAAACCTCAGGTGAACTACTTGACGACACGTGCTGGCAATAATACCATCCCCACTGGACGCAAAACATCGTATATTAACGAATATTAATTTCCCACTATGTTATGTTATATTCATAAAAAATATAACATATCATTTCCATAAATTTAGCAATACGTTTATAAGTTTTTACAAATACATATTTAGTGCACTTTTGTTGAGACCGTTATCGTCCTTTTTAATAAGATTATTCGTAATATCATTTGTAACTGTAAACGGGAACTCAACTGTAAGCGTATTTTCCTTATCAAATAGGGTAGTTCCGGGTTTTACAAGGCGATACAAATTCAGTTTCTTGTAAATGATTTCAATGCAGCGCTTCAAATTTCGAACACCATCCTCCTTTTCAGTATATGTATCAATAATATAATTCAAAGTTGAATCAGGAATAATAATGTCTCCTTCCTTGAAATTAACCTCGTAGCGAATCTTCGGAATCAAATATTGTTTCGCAATGACAATCTTATCCTTTACTTGGTATCCCGTCGTCTTAATCTTATACATTCTATCAAGCAAAATCGGATTCACCTTATACGGGTCGTTGTAGCTAAAGATGAAGAGACATTTACTGAGGTCGAAATCAATCTCGGCGAAATACTTGTCGTGGAATTGCGAGTTCTGCGACGTATCTGTCAAATGTGTCAGAATACCAATAATCTCCTCTCCTTTAGGCGTCTCGCTAATTTTATCCAACTCGTCAAAGTAAATCACCGGATTCATCGACTTGGATCGTATCAAAATATCTACAATCTTGCCCCACGTACTGCCTTCATACGTGTAGGAATGTCCCTCCAAATAACTACTATCCGTGGCACCCCCTAACGGCACAAATGCGAATTCACGGTTCAAAATCTTACTGATTCCCTCTTTCACGAGACTTGTATTATGCGTGACAGTAAAATCTCCCAATAGATATTTGTGATTATTGTCCAATTCGAATCCGTAATATTTTCCCCATCCGCGCGGTTCTATCGTAATACCCATAACCATACTATCTTTGTTAATGACGCGGTCCGTTTTAGCCATTTTCCGAGGACATTTAACGGGAATGGAAGAGAGATTGCCACCGGATATGTATGTTCTATAATAGGTTCCGGTTCTTTTTTCGCCCTTATACATACAATATTTTTCACATTTGTGCATATTTGCCGTAAATCCAAGAGACCTTGCTACAAATAATATGTCATCCGCTAACACTTTATTCTTTTGAATGATATCATATCCCTTCGAGTTATCACAATAAGAACCATCCGTGTCAATAATACCGGCAAGAAGTTCCAGACGCGTTTTTCTATCGTTGATTTTGTAATCATCGGGAATATGTTTATTGCTGATCAACTTATAATCTTTTAACACTTGTAAGAATTTATTTTTGTTATTTCTGGTATCGTGTTTATGCATATCATACGAAATACCATACGTGTATTCGGACTGATGGACCAAATTCAGGCCATATTTTTTAAGTTCTGTTCTCAAATAATGTAAAATTGTAGCATCCTGGTTTGTAATCTCAGATTTGCTCGAAGTACCATCCCCCAGCCAAACACCAATAATGTATGGGTCAAATGGAACCTTTTTGCTAGAAAACTCGACCCCGCGCTTGTATCCCTTCAGATTTACACGAATGTACTTGGGTAATGCAAGTAGCGTTTTCACAGGAATTTCAACATAATCGTGCTCTTGTTTCATATCATTTAAATATCGCGTCGCGGATTCCAAATCGTCAAAACGTTTGCTGTGTTGTTTGTAATCATTTTTATCAAAGTAACATACTTTATATCTATTGTGACCAGACGTCGTCTTTACCGTCTTTATAATATTCATTCCAGACTGCTTTAGACATACGATATGTTCCGAATTCACGCCATATTTTTCTCCATTTGAATGAACGATATCAAACATATTATCTTCGCCTCCACCAAGCGAAATGACATTCCTACATTTTGAATCGTCTCCCATCACTTTGTCGCCAATAACAATATTTTGAACCATTTTAGTCGAGCCATCGTACATCAGGATAGGTGTATCACGCGAATGACATTTACCTGTGCCCATAGGCCCGTTAATAGCAATAGCTGTGCCCATAGCTGTAGGGTTAGAAATCCATTGACCCAACATTTGCATAATTTGCATTTTGGCGTCATTGAGACCATATACTGCGCTATCGAGCTTCGATTTGGCATCTTCCATAAAGTCGTGGCACTTTTCGATTCCGTCCGAGATTGTGAGAGGTAAGTTTGAATATGTGCCAAATGGAATCTGCATAAAAGTATCCACCCAGTTTTTAATCTTATAGTATTCGCCTGCGCCGGGCTCCATATATCGCAGATTTGTAATCTTCTTCAATGCGATCGCCTTAAATGATTGTGGAATATCGGATTGTAGAAGAGCAAGACGATATGGTTTGTCGGTAATTGTCAGCTTATTTAATTTCTCCAGTTCCTCAATAACCGACGTCTGCTCTTTAGTCGAAAGATTTTCCTTGAAATACTTCAAATCATTTGTCGAATTCTTCTTTCGCAATAATTTTTTAAAAGACTTGAGATGATGTCTCTTCTGCGTTCTCAACTTCTTCTCTTCTCTTTCCTTGAATTCTTTTTCCTTATTCAACATTATATTCAAAGTTTCTTGGGCAATTCTGTCGTGCTTGTTGAACTTCAAGATATCCTCCATCTGCTTCTTTATGGTTTGTATCGTATCAAGAGACTCGGGAGACATCTCTGATTCTTGTTGGGATTTTGCCGCGGACGCTTTGTCTTTTCTCGACTTGCGTGGCGATGTAGATATAGAAGTGGGTGTATATGCAGGCAAATGACCGGATTTTTTGTGTTTGGAACCGGAACCGGAACCGGAACCGGAACCCATAACCGTATTTGTCAATGTTCTGCCATATTTATCACGTTCTTCGTGCTGATCTTCCTCCTCCTCTGAATCATCATAATCCTCCTCAGATTCATCCTCATCATATTCGGAATCATACTCGGGGTCGTAATCCGAATCATCATCCTCATCATCATCATCATAGCTTTCATCATCGTCAGTTTTCCATTGCTCATTCTCATCGTCGCGATCCCTTTCTTCATTGGCTTTACTATTCTTATGCTTGTCACCACTCATAAGATTAATCACAATATTAAATTTTCCATTTTTTAATTGTTCCTTGGCAAACTCGTCGAAACCAGACGAATATTCATCGTCTCCTGATTCATCATCCGAGCAGGTTGTGCTTGTACTAGAGGTAGAAGCCTCAGAATTGTTATCCTCTTCAGTTGAAGACGGGCGAGGAATGTCCGAGTGTTTCTTTTTTGATGGTTCATTTGTTTTATTTTCTACCTTTTGTGCCTGAGTTGCTTTTGTCGAACTTCTCGTAACTTTTTTATTTTCATCAGGCTTAGTTGATGTAGTCGTAGTCGTAGTCGTAGTCGCAGATTTCTTATCCTTTTTACAAGAAACTGCATCGGCGAGAGCTTGTTCTTTAGCGGATGAAGGGTGGGTTTTTTCGAGCGCATTCACCCGATTTGTCATATATTTAGATGGAAACATATTAGCAAGCATTTTTCGATATTGTTGCAAATCGAATTCCTCGTTTGCTTGTTGCTGATCTTGCTGTTGATCTGAAGATCCTGTGTTTGTATCGTCATTGTTACTCTCGCTGTCGCTGTGATTGTTACGGGAATCAGAATCAGAGCCGGAATCCTTGTTGTTCGACTTTTTATACTTTTTTGAGTCGGCTTTTTTAGCATTTTTCATCTTCTGAATAAACGATGGCATTGTGTATATATATGTTACGTGTAATGTTCACTAACCGTGATGTAGGAGGGTTGTATGATATATATTATATATTTATCTTTATATCCTTCAATTTTAACATAAATGAAAATATGCAAAACATAAATAATAAAAATAATAATAAAAATCACAAAGAATACAATAAATTATAAATATCACAAGCTATTCATAATATATATTCATATGAAATAACCTGAGCAAATATCGTCTGGTGACACCAATTCAAAATGAGTTATTTTCTAATTATTTAATTATATAGGTATTTTAAAATTAAGAAAATTGATAAAACAATCTAAATATTATTCTATTAATATAAGAAGGATACCAAAAAGAAATGTTCTCACAAAAAGGTCAATCAAAATTATCTCTTCAGAATGTGTCCCCGATCATAGGGATACAGTTTAGTATAATGTCGCCTGAAGAAATACGGAAATCATCGGTTGCTCATATTACAGATAGAAATACATACGATAATAATAAACCTGTTGTCGGAGGACCTTTCGACGCACGAATGGGTGTTCTCGAGCCTGGAATGATTTGCCCAACGGATGGTCTCGATTATATGCAGACACCGGGATATTTTGGACATATCGAATTAGCGCGCCCTGTATTCTATATTCAATATTTAACAACTGTTCGAAAAATATTAAATTGCGTATGTATCAAATGTAGCAAATTGCTTATCAATAAGGAAACGAATAGCCGGTTTTTGGAAATGAAGCCAGACCAGAGATGGAACAGTGTATTTCAGTATTGTAGCAAAATAAATCGATGCGGTGAAGATACACACGATGGATGTGGATGTTTACAGCCGAAGCGAATTAAGAAACAGGATATGGCAACTATTGTCGCTGAATGGGAAAGCACTGAAAGTGACGAGGGTGGCGAGGACGGCGCACCGAAGAAAAATCCGACACTTCATTTGATACCCGAGGTCGTATTGAAAATCTTTAGGCGTATTTCAGATGAAGATGTATCGTTTATGGGATTTAGTCCGCAATTTTCGCGCCCCGATTGGATGATTTGTCAGGTGCTGGCCGTGCCTCCTCCTGCGGTGCGCCCTTCTATCAAAATGGACGGACAACAAAGAAGCGAGGACGATATTAGTCATATTTTAGTAAATATTATTAAGATAAACAAGACGCTACACGATAAAATTAATGAGAATGCTGCGCAGAAGGTTGTAGATGGGTGGCGCGATGTTTTGCAATACTATGTGGCCACGCAAATCAATAACAATATTCCGGGCATTGGTCAAGTTGCGCAGCGTTCAGGGCGGCCGCTGAAATCGATTATGGATCGCCTTAATGGAAAGGGTGGGCGTGTAAGGGGGAATCTTATGGGGAAACGTGTGGATTTTTCGGCTCGTTCCGTCATCACGCCTGATCCCAATTTGTCGATTCGTGAGCTCGGTATTCCGCTCAAAATCGCGAAAAATATTACGAAACCGATTACTGTAAACAATTTGAATAAGAACTTCCTGCTTAAATTGGTGCGCAATGGACCGGATGAGTATCCTGGTGCTAAAATCTTGGAAAAGCGAAATGGGGAGAATATTTCGCTGCGTTATGCCGACCGTGAGAATATTCGGATTGAAAATGGTGATATTGTACATCGGCATATTATGGACGGCGATGGCGTATTATTTAATCGTCAACCTACACTTCACAGAATGAGTATGATGTGTCATATTGCGAAAGTTATGTTTCAAGGCGATACATTTAGGATGAATGTCGGTGATACTAAACCTTATAATGCGGATTTCGATGGAGATGAAATGAATTTACATATGCCGCAAGACGAGGAATCCGAGGCAGAATTGAAGAACTTGGCAGCCGTGCCATATCAAATTATTAGTCCGGCAAATAATCAGTCCATTATTGGTATCTTTCAGGACTCTTTGCTCGGGTCATATCAGTTTACACGCGTGGGGGTGAAATTTGATAGTCGCGCGGCGATGAATTTGCTTATGGCACTAGATACGGTAAACGAATCAATGTTCAGCAATGTAGCTGATGCTCAAATTACGAACTTTGATATCTTGTCGCAAATTATGCCACCGCTCACTATAAAATACAAGAAAAAATCATTTGGTGAAAAAGAGGACTACAAAACATCGAATAATGTGCTGGAGATTCGCGATGGTAAGTACATGCGTGGCCAATTAGATAAAGCCGTATTGGGTTCTGGAACAAATGGTCTTATTCATAGGGCGTGCAATGATTTCAATAATATGACATCCGCGAAATTTATCGACGATCTTCAGAACGTGATTACCGAATATATGAAAGTCAGTGCGTATAGTGTGGGAATCAGCGACTTGATTGCGAACGCCGAGACGAATAACCAAATTGCCAAAGTCATCATTTCCAAGAAGACGGACGTGAAGGGGCTCATCGATCAGCTACATATTGGAGTCTTTGAGAATAAGACGGGTAAAACAAATGACATCGAATTTGAAAATCAGGTTTCAAATATTCTTAATAGAGCTATTAATGATGCTGGTAAAATCGGTGTGGAAAGTTTGAGCAAGGATAATCGATTTGTTACAATGGTAAATGCAGGGTCAAAAGGTCAAGATATCAATATTTCGCAAATGACGTCGTGCTTGGGACAGCAGGCAATTGATGGGAAACGTATTCCCTATGGTTTCGATAGCAGGACACTGCCGCATTTTACCAAATATGATGACTCACCGGATGCTCGTGGGTTTGTAGAGAGCTCGTTTATTAGCGGGTTGCGACCAGAGGAGTTGTTCTTTCACGCTATGGCTGGTCGTATTGGTCTGATTGATACCGCGGTCAAGTCTGTTACGTGGGAGACGCCTATTGTTATAGTTGAAAATGATATCCCCAAATATGTTAAAATTGGTGAATGGATTGACGAGCATATGAAAAGGTCTGACAGAATTCAAAATATGGAAGAGAAAAATATGGAGTATCTCGAATTAGATCACAATGTTACCATTTCAACTATGGATTATAATGGAAAGATGTCGTGGGGTAATATAACCGCGGTAACGCGCCACGACCCCGGAGATATGTTATATAAGATTACTACGCACGGAGGAAGAAGTGTTATTGTAACAGAAAATAAGTCATTGTTGGTTTGGAAACCGGAGTTGAAACAATTCCGTGAAGAATATACTGAAAAAATTAATGTAGGTGATTTTGTTCCTGTTGCTAAGAATTGTCCTGATAACAGCGTTTGCTTAAATGAGATTAATATGGATAAATACTTGCCAAAAACTAACTATATATATGGAAGTGAAGTGCACAAGGCAGTTAATGTTATGAAAACAGCTATGGATAATAGAGATAAAATTCCGTCAAACTGGTGGAACGATAATAATAATAAAACATTTACACTACCATTTGATAGTAAAGCTAAATTACAGCGTGCGACGGTGCGATCTAAGATAAATGATATTAAGGTAAATTGTGTATATCCCTTTAGGGGGACTAGACAAAAATGCAACATTCCAGATACATTTAAATTGAATTACGAGAATGGGTTATTCATTGGATTATTCATCGCTGAAGGAAATATTAATAATAATTCTATATACATCACAAATTTAGATGATAAAATTATAGAATTCGTGAAAGACTGGTTTAATATGTTTAATATAGAGTATTCAGAGTCTACAAAAATAAATAATATTGGCGGAACTACTAGAACGATACACGGTAATTCATCGATTATGTCAAGCTTTATTACAAAATTAGTCGGTTCTGGCTCTGAAAATAAACATATTCCCAATGAAGCATATATTTCAAATATAGAATTCGCAAAAGGTATTTTAAATGGTTATATTTCAGGAGATGGGTATGTTTCTAAAAATTCAATTGAGTCATCATCGGCATCAAAGCGGTTGACCGAAGATATATCATTATTATGTTCACGAATTGGTGTATATTCAAGAATATTTAAAACGCAAAATAAGAATAATAACATCGGAACTTTAAATATTAAACCATCATATAGACTATCCATTCGTTCTACAAATGGAAAAATATTCGCAGAACAAGTAACACTTCTTCACCCTGAAAAAAATAACAAAATGAAATCAATTATTTGGAAAGATAAATTAGATAAAGTCATTGTTCACAACGACGTTGTATTAGATGAAATTATTTCAATTGAAAAAGTAGATCCTGCGCTTCATCCAAAAATGTATGATTTGACTATTCCTAAAACATTGAATTTTGGTTTGGCAAACGGACTTCAAGTTCGCGATACGTCAACCACTGGATATATTCAGAGACGGTTAATCAAGGGCCTAGAAGATTTGAAAGTAGGGTATGATATGACGGTGAGAAATAATAAGGATCGAATCGTTCAATTTTCGTATGGCGACGACGGAATCGATACTGTAAAAGTGGAGAATCAGTCACTCCCGCTTGTTTCAATGTCATTAGAGGAAATATATGCCCATTATTATGTATCAACGCAGGACGATAAGGAGGGAATCTTGATGACAGTATTTACGAAGACAGCGGCGACGCGTATGAAAAAACATAGCAAGGACCAAGATATTAAGACGAAGTTCTACATTGATATGATGATAGAGAAGCGCGATGAAATTATTACAAATGTGTTTAAGATGAGGGATAATAAGAATATCCATTTGCCTGTATGCTTTACGCATATTATTAATAATGTACAAGGTATGCAGCATATTACCAAGAACTCGATGGTAGATATCACGCCAATTGATGTATTTGATATGATAGAAGACAACTACAAAATAATGGAGAATCTTTATTATGCTCCGCCTACCGAGTTATTCAAAACAATGTATTACTTCTATTTGTCGCCAAAAGAGTTGTTGGTCGTGAAGAGGTTTAATAAAAAAGCGCTTACTGTACTACTGGAGACGATTACGCTGATGTATAAACGCGCCATTGTCGCTCCCGGAGAAATGGTTGGAATGATAGCAGCGCAGAGTATTGGTGAACCGACAACCCAGCTCACTTTAAATACATTTCATTCTGCTGGTGTTGCGTCGAAGTCAAATGTTACGCGTGGTGTGCCGCGTATTGAGGAAATATTGTCGCTCTCAGAAAATACAAAGAATCCGTCGTTGACTATTTATATGAAACGTGAAGAGGAGACGGATAAGGAACTTGTGCGTGATAGGATTCCGAATATCGAAATTACTATTTTGAAAGAAATCGTTGAAAGTATTGAAATCTGTTTTGACCCCGACGATATGAATACATTGATCGAGCAAGACAAGGCAGTGATGTCGCAATATTTCGAATTTGAACAAATGGTGGATGAATGTATGTCTTCTACACAACCGGAAGGAGGAGCTGCAGCCGATTCTCCTGCTACGCCTAGTGCCGCTGGCGGTGGTGGTGCCGCCGGTGCAAGCGAAAATGCTCCCCCAAGCGATAAATCAAAATGGGTTATTCGTATGACGCTTGACAAGGAATCGATGCTTGATAGGAAGATATCAATGGACGATGTTCACTTTGCTTTAAAGAATATGTACGACAAGGAGGTGACGTGTATGTATGCCGACTATAATGCGGACAATCTGGTGTTTCGCATTCGTCTTAATAATGTTATCACAAATTCCAAGAAGAAGAACAATGCATTGTCGCTGGATCAATCAGACCAGATATATATTTTGAAAAATTTTCAAGACAATATGCTCAATAATGTCGTGCTGCGAGGTATTAAAGGTCTGTCTAGGGTATTGCTTAGAAAGATTACGGATTCGCTTGTTAAAGTAGATAGTACATATACTAAGAAGGAGACGTGGGTGCTGGATACAACAGGGACAAATTTGTTGACCGCTTTGGCACTGGACTATATCGATGTTACGAGGACGATAAGCAATGACATTCAGGAGATTTATAATGTGCTTGGAATTGAAGCGGCAAGAGTCGCGATTTACAATGAGCTTTCAGAGGTTCTTGAGTTTGATAATACATATATTAACTATCACCATTTGATTATGTTATCTGATAGGATGACGGCGAGTGCAAATATGGTATCGATATTTAGGCACGGAATTAATAATGACGATATTGGTCCGATTGCAAAGGCATCGTTTGAAGAAACACCGGAGATGTTTTTGAAAGCGGCGAGACACGCTGAATTGGACGAGATGCGTGGTGTTTCTGCCAACGTAATGTGCGGACAGGAGGGATATTTTGGAACAAGCAGTTTCAAGGTATTGCTTGATATGAATAAGATGATTAAATTTGCTAGCCAAGATGAGTACAATATTACGAACGCTACCGATGAAATAGAGAAGGCGTTTATGCAGGAAAATCCGGACGATGTATGTTCGATTAGCAATCTATCAATGAATGTAACTGTTTCAAATATTAAGAAGGAAAACCTTGGCAATGTGATGTCAAACTATAATATCGGATTTTAAAGTATACGCGTATACGCTAATTCGGTGTGGTGGCGTGAAATATAATATAAATAACATTTTTATATTATATTTTTGCAAGGACGACGATGTTCAAAATATGTAAAAATTTACAGTTATAAAGTTATAAAGTTATAAAGTTATTATTCACCACTTTCAGTATCAGAGTTGAAGCTTGGCGGTGGTGGTGGTGCTTCCGATGAAACTATCGCTGACGATGCTGCCTCTGAAATACGAGGAAGAGAGAATAAATTTGGCATTTTATTTTTACCCGAACGCGCCGACAATAATGACGACTTTGCAACTGGCGCAGGTGCTTCCGAAACAGGAGAAAGAGAAAACAAACTTGGCAGTTTATTTTTACCAGCTCTTGATGCTAGTGATGCTAGTGATGGTTTTGGTCTTGGTATTGGTTTTGATTTTTGTCCCATTACTTTGGCACCGGATATTGCTTGTCTCGCTTGTCCTGCTTCTTCAGCTTCTACAGCTTCATCTATTCCACCTAGAGGTGGTGAATCCCCCATAATACTTGACCCAGCTAAAGAAGAAGACTCTTCATATTTTCGTTTTTGTGTTATTGATGGAGGTACAAAATTCGTAACAAAGTTCATTATATTTTTTTTAAAATCGGTTGTTGCAGGCGCTCCACTTTCTCCCAATAATATACCAGCATCGTCATTAAAAGCGGCATCATCTCTTGTTGACGAATATGTCTTCGACATTTCTTCAATTATTTTTGATTGATAACTGGGTTTTAAGTCGGATAAAGATAAGAAATAATTACTATCTCCTTTTCGTACAAGGCTATAAGATGGTGTAGTATTTGGTTTAATCGACGGGACAATAATGAAGTAATATTTTTGCGCATCGCGTGCTTTCCCTGCTTCGGCGCCGGCTCCTTCTCCTTCTCCTTCTCCTTCTTCTTCCTCTTCTAACACGGGCATATCTGCTTGATAATATGTAGTTAATGTTGTATACACATATTTTGTTTCTAGAATTGGTTTTTTGGGATAGTATAAAAGAATAATTGGAACTTTATAATAATTTGCTATAATCCATATATCAAGACGTGTAAGATAATAATTTTCTAAAAATGGGATAGCTTCTATGAAATCTTCATCATTGCTCGCTTTTATTTTCTTATCGTATTCTTCTGAAATGGTTGTCATACCATAAAATTTCAGCACTGAAACGATTTTCCCCTTTATTTCATCAGAATCTTGCGATGTTTGGATACACATATTATAAAAATGTAAAATAATCAGTTTAAGAATGTTTACTGTCACGGATTCCAATCTTTTGTTACCAGTTCGCACCCCTTCACTTTTTAATATAAATAATATAACTTCAAATGAACATACAGGGGCATTGGGATTAAATTTTAATATGTGATATTCTTTTTGGTCAGTGAAATATTTTTTAAACTCGGATGAAAGAGTGCCTATATCTGTAGTACAATTTACTTGTTCGTCTACAGAAGCATCATATATATTTTCATATAATTCAGTTAATAGTGGTTCGGCTGTGTCGTGTGTATTAAATGTTACATACTTATTTTCGATTTGGGGCTGTAAATTGTCAAAATATCCTTCCATAAGCATAGATTGCGATAATATAATCTCATCATTTCGTAAATTATAATTTACATTAATAGGAGGGAATAACTTTTGTTCGAACATAAAGTTCCTTATTCTGTTATATCTTATCATTTCATCAGCCATTCGTGCAACATACATTAATTTATTACTTTTATTAGGATATAATAGATTTCTACTCGGAATCACTAGTTTACATTTACCCTCTTGGTCTGTTTCTTTAATACAATATTTTGTTTGTTGGCACGAATTTGTATCGGCATTTGTAAGACAACTTGTCGTAATTTCGCTTATATTTGCCAACGTTTCTTCATTATAGTGTGTATCGTCGAACAAAATATATCTAGATATTAATTTTACAATTTCGGCTTGGACAAAGGTTAGCTTTATTAAATAAACTATATCTGTTCGGCGCAAAATCGACAATATTATTTCTTTTATTTTTATATTTTCATATCTATTAATCAAGATACGCACGGTATTTCTAAAAACATTATAGAAATTATTTTCAAGATACATATATTTCACATATTTCTCTCTTAACGGATCCTGTTTTAACCTGAGATTAATTTCGGCATCAGCAATATTATAGTCCTTTGTATTTAAAATCGGTATATTAAATATTCCATCTGTTCTTACACTTTCGTCTTCGCCGATCTCGATAGATACAAATTGGTTTGTTTCAGTAACTACGCCTACAATTTTCCCATCGTCTATTACTTTAAAAATTGGACGTGACGGTATTTTAAGGGTTCCGTTAACATAATTGAGAAATATTACTGTATCTTCATATGGATGCCATAGAGAACTATCGTCTATGTAATTTATTTCTGGGATGCTATAATCAATCGGCGATGGCTCGCACATTATAATACCGGACAATGTTTCATCTTCACCGTCTTGTTCTCGTGTTAGTTCTATAAATATACCAACCACTCTGCCGTCATAGTTGATGATCTGGTTCAATATTTTATATCTCATTTTTAGAACACGAGTTTTTAATTCAGATAAATTAATATTCCGCTCGAACTCATATAATTTCGGAAATCTACTAGACACATTTGCAGCTCCTCTTCTAGGGATACTGTTATTTGATTTACATAATCTATTATAAACATTCTTTATCGAATCTAGTGCCTTCTTGAGAACGTGTGGTATAATAGTTTCTTCGATTACTTTTCCACTTTCAGTAGTTATTCTTTTCAGGGTTGTATTTTTAATACTGAAAATACAATTAAAAACACGAGGACGAGAACCGCGAACTTCATATATTGGTTCGAAACTTACTTTATTTTTAATTTGCCTTTTCATTATGATTGCTGTTTTTTTATTGTCATCGAAAAAATTGTTTGAATAATGATTCGAAGGACATATAACCTCTATATTATTTGTTATATCTCTATTTGCGATCTGTACAATCGCAATATTTAATCCATCTTTAAATAATTTGGGGTTTGGAGTACATATTATATCCCAAATATATTCGTAATCTATAAAAACGGTTTTACTCTGTATATATCTTCTGAAATTTTCATATGAGCATACGACCTTCTTAAAGAATACAAATTGAGCATCGTCATCTGAGAATTTTTTAATGGATTTAAATATTGCCGAGTTCTTATATTCGAAATTGGGGCTTTTTAACGATTGTCTAAAAATCTCATCATCCTCAATACAGTAATTATCTTTATCTTTACCTCTTTCTCTATTTCTTGATTTTTCGGTTGATGATAATGAAGGGGCGCCTTTGCGCGAGGACGATGCCTTCGATGTAGACGTAGATGTAGATGTAGAAGAAGAAGATGACGGACTTGATGGAACCTTTTGCGATAATGCGACTACAGGTTTTGCCGTCTTTTGTGATTGCAACAAAGACGAGGGTGGTGGCGGTGGTCCTTCATCAAATGACTCATATTGTGGCGGCGGTCCTTCACTCATTGAAGAATAGTCAGTCATTGGTGGCGGGGGTGGTATTGAAGAGTCTGTTTCATCATCGCTTACTGCTGCTTCTGCTATTTCTTTATCGCTAGCGCTACTTGCACGTGGATTTTCAACTAAGCCCGATAGAAAATCAATATCTTCTTCTTCTTCTTCTTCGTCAGAGCTTCCGCCGCCACCACCTAGAGCATATGCTCCTTGACCAACTTCTTCGCCTTCCTCTTCTTCCTCTTCTTCTTCGCCTTCCTCTTCTTCTTCGCCTTCTTCGCCTCCAAATTCTCCTATACTTTCGGCTTCGCTTATAAAATCGCTTATACTTCTATTATCTTCATCCTCATCATTTTCATCAATAATTTCTCCGATATTAAATGTATTTGTAAGCGTTCCATTTTGATATGTCATAAATAAGTCGATATTTATTGCGGCCAATATTTTCTCTTTCATTTGTTCGATTGTTATAATTTCATCTATACCCGTAATCGTAAAAATATACCTCGAATATATGTCGGCAATAGCGCCCAAGAAACTTTGATTTTCGCTATAATATTTCCAAGATTTATGTGTATATTTCTTTTCTCCTAATTGAACACCTTTTTGTAATAAACAAGACACGTTCGGTTTTATTTCTGTGCTACGATCATTTATTGTACATATTTTGTAATCTTGGAGAAAGAATGCCTGCAGTGGTGGCAATAAATAGCCATACGTTCCGGGTTCAAGAGGCGTATTTCTCTCTGGTCCCAAAATATTGAATTCCTTTTTTGATACTTTTGATGAAGCCAGTGCCATTGCTGATGCTTGTGCTGATATGTCACTAGAAGGTTCACTTATATCTGAATCGGCCCTATGTGGTGCATCGTGTATAGATGGATCGACCCTTTCTGATACATCCGCACCCACATCTATATCTAAATCTGCACGTTTTAATGATTTGTTAGCAAGTGCTCTTTGACGTAACGCTTGTAAAGACATTTTTACGTGAGGTTGTGGCTGTGCTTGTGGCTGTGGTTGTAATTGTGCTCGTGGATGTGCTTGCTCGCCTTCGCCTTCGCGCTCTTCTCTAAATTCTTGGACATCTTCGTCGCTGATGAGTGGTTGTTGTTGCTTAAGTAAATCGAGACTCGCAGTTTTACCCCTAACTCTTGGTAAAGGTGGTGCTTTAAATGCTTTCTCTTTCCCATCACATTCGAAATTTTTATGGTGTGGATTTTTTTCACTTATCGGCTTTATATCTGGACATCCACATTCTTGACGCGACCTGTTCTGTTTTTCTCTAAAAAAACTATCAGTGTCAAAACAACAAGGAATACAATATTTCCCTCCAGTATTTTTTTTACTATAACCAAATCCGGGTGTCTGATCTTTATTAAATTCGAATATATATTTCCCTCTTGGAATTACTTTAGGTTTTTTACCATCAGCTCCGACATTTGGAATCATAACATCTCCTTCTTTGCTTATTATATCATCTACTTGTTCCTGTGTTAAGCTGACGTTTCTTCTCATATCCCAGTATCGAGGGCATATATACCAGAATTTTTTACTTTCTGATGAACCGTATTTCATTGCTCTATTATATGAGCCACTATGATGTTCATCTAAGTATTCTTTTTCTTCATTTGTTATAATAACTGGCTGTCTTTTGTCGGTTGAAGGACAGGCTACAGAATAAAAACTACCAATTCCTTTATCCTTCGAATATAAAACATCATCATATGCTTCCAATCTTGGCAGAAAAGGATTAACAGTTTGACCGGTAACATCGTGTTCGATAACACCTCTGCGTCCGCTTTCAGATACGGTGCCTACAACCGCGCCTTTGCCTTTGCCTTGGATTTTGCTTTTATCTTTCGCAACAACAGATGATGGAACTACTGCTGCTGCGGCTGCGGCTCCCTGCGACGATGCAATAGATATACCTGGTAATTTCGATACAGGTTTAGGTAGAGGTTTAGGCACCGGTTTGGGTACTGGCGTTGACGATTCAGACGAAGATGTGAATTTATCTATATCTATATCTATATCTACTGGTGATACTTGCGGTTCTTCTTCATCATCTGAACCTGCACCTCCTGTAGCTACTTTGTCTTCACCTCCACTACCACTTCCACTTTCACTATCTTCATCGCTATTCATAAACATTAAATCTTCGACTTCTTCGCCTTCTTCGCTTTCAGCCGGTTCTTCTTCTTCGCCTTCTTCTTCGCCTTCTTCTTCGCCTATATTTATATCTTCAATAGATTCACCCGAATCACTCGATTCTCTTGATGCCTCCGCCTCGCCTTCTTCTTCTTCTTCTTCAAATTTTATATCTTCTATTGACTTACCGGACTCATCAGAAGCAACTTGTTCTTGAACATCTGCAACTGCGACATCTTTTAATACCGGTTTCGGCTTTATTCCTTCCTCGCTTCCACTTTCTTCCTCGCTTCCACTTTCTTCATCGGACATATCACCGAATAATAAATCTTCAACAGCCCCATCTCCCTTATTCACTATTTCTTCAAGATTATCTTGATTTTCAAAATCAAATGATATAGCCCCTTCATCCTGTTCGGCAAACATTGTATTGTCCGTAAGAACAATATTATCTCCCTTGGCAACTACTTCTTTCACTTCTTTCACTTCCAGTTTTCCCTTGGACGATGCCTGATTTTTACATAATTCCAAAATACGGTCTCTGGAAACATTTGTCGACGGGTCGGACTCATCGTATGTCAATAAACGTATTAATGCATCACACATAATATCAACGTGATCCAAATAATAAATATTGTCAATATTATCTACCTCGACGCGGAAGTTACCGACGTTGAGTGACTTCCTTCTTGACTCGTCGACACCTTGTGTAATCGTCGTTAAGAACCCCGGATGTACATTTATTTTTATTCTTGATTTTTTATTTATTTCCGACAGCTGCAGTCCTTCTAGAAATTCGGCAACTATTCGTACAGCATCTTCATATGAAACACTGTAGTTTTCCATTAGCCCTTGAACTACATCACTCTGGTAGCTAGATTTCGAAAACTGCTCCATTATATATGCCTCGCGTCCCAAGATTTCGTTATAATTTGACACACGTTTATATCTCATAATTACGCGTTTTTTTTCTTTAAAATTAATTACGTTGAATATACTCGATATACAAGACATTTTATCCGCGATATTCATTATAAATCCACCCTTGAATTCAAGATTTGCCCTGTATTTGATTTCGCGTATAACAACATTTGTAGAATACAGATCTTCGAAATTGTTTATATGATAACCATTTTGACTTAGGAAAACTTCTACTTCGTTGATTACCGGATTTATATTTTTGTCGATTATATTAGATATTTGTTCATCGTCTAATGCAAATTCCGTTTCAAATGAAACAAATATACTACCATATGCATCAAATTCACACTTTATGTATATCGTGTATTCTTTCAATGTAGTTCCTTTATCTTTTAATTCATACTGACAGAGCACTAAAACGAGCAATCTTCTCTCGGATTGTGTCTCTTTTATTATCTTATTTATTTCGATGCTTTTAAGATAAGGTATACGTCTTCCATCTGTCGAAACTTTATTGGCGTAAAGCCTATACATTTTCTGGTCCTTTTTACCGCGTGTTAATTTTAATAGCGGTTTATCCGCTGTTGTATGAATAATCTTAAACAACATATCAACCGGAACATTTATAGGGGAATCCGGTTTAATTTCGAGCTCTATATATGATATACCTTTTTGAACATAGTTTAAAGTGTTTCGGTGGAGCTTACGAGGACTTGCGCTTGCGCTTGCACCCGCACCTGCACCTACACCCGTTTCTCTTTGATAGAATATATCGTAAAACAAATCGACATTTTTGACATTATCGCGATATGCTTTGTCGCTAGTTAATTGTTTAGTAGAGTCTAATAATTCTTGACGATTAGATTCTAAGTCGGCGATAGTAGTGTATTGTTTCTGCGCCAAATAGGGGTAATATATTTGTACAATCGTTTCAGATAAAATAGGAGGAGAATCTTCGCTTTGTTGTTCATTGACGGCTTCTATATGCTGTAGAACGTCTTCTGCAAGACATAAGAATATAGTTTCGCATATAATGGGTTCATAATCAATCATAAGTTTTTTATTTGTAGTGGAGACCGTGTATTGCTGATGCGATGCCTGTTTTAAAAAATCGAATTCATCAGAATCGTTTATATTAATATTGAATGGATTTGTAGTGAATATATAGTCTACCCGATTAAATGCAATTCTTTGCCCGACAGGTATGTCTTCTATTATAGGCAATATATTTATCTCGGAAAATGAACCTTCATCGTCGCTCTCATCGCTTTCACCTTCACCTTCGCCACCTATCGCGCCTCTCACACCTTCTTCGGGAGATTCATCTTTAATCTTAAAAAATAAATCGTAAATGTCATCATATGTATATGAATCTTTTAATTTATTTCGATCTGTTCTAATGAGTAGTTCACATTCTTCCTTCAAGTTTCGTCTATGAGAATTTGTTAAAAAATCAATTAGGGATTTTTTTGTTACTTTTGCTGTATCATTATTTGACAATTTATTATACAATTGTAACGGTGTATATCGCATACCTCTTTTTGTAAATAAGTACATTTCGTCAAAGGAAAACTCCTTTTCTAATTTTATATTATTGATTATTTTTTTCTTTATTGTCTCGATTGTGTCATCTCCATAGATGCGTTCAAAAGAAAATGATACTTCTATGTCATATGTTTTAATATTTTGTATCTCTAATGAACTAAATAATTCTTCAAAAATAATAGAGTTTTCAGATGCGGGGTCTTCTGCTCCCGAACCATCGGTAAACTCCTTGAATTTTTGCGTTAATTCTTCTTCAGATATTCCCCACATAGATTGTGTTTGTGGATTTATGTTACCGTAAAATACGATAATTTTCTCGGGGATTTGGTTTTCATCTACACGTTTATTGCTTATATAATTTAATTTATATATATTATTTTTTATTGTATCTCCCATCGATATTATATATATATTAGATAATATGTTTATTAGATAATATGTTTATTAGATAATATGTTTATTAGATAATATGTTTATTAGATAATATGTTTATTAGATAATATGTTTATTAGATAATATATTATTATATTATATAATGAATACAGGTAAAGTAATAAATAGGTAGAGTAACAAAGAGGTAAAAGACTAAAGATTAAAGATTAAAGATTAAAGATAAGCTTTTGGTGTACACCCTTTACAGTGATCATCGGTTTCACACGGCTTATATTTTTTCTTTATGTACTCGGCATAATCCTTCCTTATTTCTTTTTCACCGATTAAGTTTGAATTATCTAGGAAAGTTTTATCGCATTTCCACGAACATTCTTTATATAACTTATTAGAATTAGTCATTGATACATTTTGTTTACAGTTTTTAATATCGGGGTCGGCTGATGTTGTTGGACTATAACATCCTGCAAGACATTTGTCCGAGTTGCCAAACATTTTTGCAAAATTCTTTATCTTGGACGAATCGTATGTTTTATCAAATGGACTTGGACTTATAGCATTTCCGGTGTAAACACTATTATCATCTACATTTGAACTACCGCTATTATCAAACCCTTCAATATTGAGTGAACATTTGTATACAGGGGATATGATATTATATAACGCAAATACGAAAACGCATATTAACACAATAGTTATAAATAATTTATTATTGTATATCTTGATAATAGTCGACAATATTTTTTGAGAATTATTTGTTTTCATTTTATAATTATTATATAAAATAACTATAAAATAACTATATTAATATCTAAATACCTATATTGCCTATATTGCTTATATTGCCTATATTGCTTATATTGCCTATATTGCTTATATTGCCTATATTGCCTATAATAATAATAATACATCATTTTTTATAAAGAGGGCTTTCGTCGATTAATATTCCACAATATTGTATAGGTTTCTTACCATAGTCTGTTGCAGTATAAATATGAGCCCTTACTGCGTTTTCTAATAAAAATTTAAAATTGCTCCAGAATTCCTCTTTGTGCCCTATCGATAAAGTCATTGTATGCGCCAACTCGTGTATTGCTACAAATGTAAGAGTATTTTTATCAATTAATTTTTCATCCGTTTTGCTTTTGGTCAAACAGAAGGCAATCTTTTCACCCTTGTTTTCGCTATATGCTGTATGCTCATCTTCTGGATCATTTTCGATTATTTTTTTAGGATTAAAATTCTTTACCAAACGCTGAACATTTTCATAAGTTGGATAATTTTTCTGCATATATGCTACGAGATTTTTCATATTTTGAGTAATATTTGCTAATAAATCGGCAGCCATCTCTTGCTGAAGACGTTGGCGAACGCAGTACTTATTTCCATCGACGCTTGATGTTATACAATTCAAATTTGCCAAATCAGATTCAAAATAATATTTTACGATTACTATAATAATCAGTATAAATAGTATATATCCATATATATTTAAATCCATAGTATATTATGGTAAGGAACGGTGTGTGTATATACTATATAAATAATAAATAATAAGTTAACATTAAATGTTATATATGTAACAATTAACTTATTATTCTTTCTAGACTTTCTACTCTTTATATTTCCTAAACATACATACAATATTAATAATATTAATAATATTAATAATATAATATGTAAATGTTTACTGAGGGCCGCAACCGATTTCGAGTGGTACACGGAAAGGATCGGGCTGAATGGTGGAATTACCCCAAGGGCTAACGGCAATCTGAGGATTAGGGGGCTCGGAGCGGAGCTGCTGGTTAGCATTTCTGAGAGTGCTGCCGATAGTGTCTACACCAATCAAATAACCGGAGTTGAGAAAATTGACACCTAAGAAATCGCCACTACCCTGAGGCTTAATTCCCCAACTGCTATTGTTGTCGCTAGGGAGGAGGTCAGAGGGAGCATTAGTATTCTGACCGGAGCAGTTTGAAGGTAAACCGGATAAGTTACTATCACTTGAATTTATAGGAGCATAATCTACATAAAATGTTCCATCATTTGCACCCGATGGCTGTTGACCATTAGCTGACTGAGATGAACCACTAGCGCCGCGTCTATTTTTGGGAGCCATATTCTCGGGGGCGAAATTCTTGTTTGAGGAATAGTTATATAAAACATAAATAAGAATAACTCCTCCTAAAAGTAAAAGAACGTGATGTGCCTTAAAAGTTTTCTGTAATTCTCGAAGCATCGTTATATAAAATAAATGATAAAATATTTTTATAATTTTAATATTAATTAACAATTAACACATTTCAAATTATAAATAATAAAGAACTGCCTTAAGTAATTAAATAAAAATAATTAAAATTATAAAATATGGCAATATATCTTAAAATTTTATATTGTGTTTTCTATTCTTCATTTTCAGATTCGTCAAAATTCTCAGAATCTTCTGAATTTTCTGATTCCGATGAATTACTAAAATCAGAATCAGAGTCATCGAGCATATATGTTTTTTTAATTTTTTTTACTTCTAAATAAGCATCGAATGCCAATTTTCTTGCTGTGCGTGCCTTTTCTTTTGCGACACGATATAATTCATAATAAATATCATTTGCTGGTTTTATTTTCACACATTCATCTGTTTTTATCTCTAAATCCGAATCCGTTAATTCCATCATATCTGTAAATTCTGATATCTTTTGTTTAAGGCTATCTTTCTCTAAAGTTCCTTGTTTATTTTTATCGCCAGATTGGTTCATAGGTTGTTCAGTTACGTTTCTATTTTCATTGACATTTTCGTTGCCATTTTCATTGCCAGTTTCATCACGCATTTCTACTTCTTTATCATTTTCTATGTATAAACTTTTTGTAGCCAGTGATAATAATATGGGGGTTGCAGGAACAGGCTTAGCATTATTGGGTTCATCACTTTGCGTTTGATTAGATATTGATATAATCATATTCTCGGATTGTTGTTGCGGGTGTGGGTCTGGTTGCTGTTTATCGTGTATGCTTGAATTTTGCGAGACCATTGATCTAGGTACTATGGCGTCAATAGAAGATGCATTAGTAATAGAGTTACTGCGCTTAATAACACATTCTTGAAAAACAGGTTTATCAGATAAGAGGAGAGCTTGCCGTATTACTATTTCAAACTGAAAACTTTTGGATGTAAATTTAATTCCTTGGATTTCTAAAACAGTTATTACATCTTGTTCTTGTTTAATATCTTCTAATGTTAGTTGTTTTTCATTTTCATCAAATACAAAACAGGTTGGCATTTTAAGCATATTTTTAGATGAAGCAATATTTGCGCGCAATAGGTAATATTTACCAGATTTAAATGACCGCAGCGCGGATGTAAACGCATTTTCAATATCGCTTTGGTCAATATCGTTTGTAAACCAAGAATTACGTTTTGAGTATATTTTTTCAATACACACTTTCTCTAAATTTTCGATAAATCCGATAAAATCGGAATTCTCATTAGAGAACATAAGGTCTATATATGATTTTTTACCGGCTGTAGTTATTATTCCTTGTTTAGAAAGACATTTAGGTGTTTGTATATAGAACATACTGTTATCAATATTTAACTTTGTAAAAAATGAGCCCCCGTGTAATAATTCAGGGTCGGTTAGAACTATCTTGCTAAAGTCATAATTATCATATGTTGTACAGATGTTTGCTGATGAATTATATTCCATTTAATCCTTAAAGAGAAAATATAGATAATAATAACACGCAAAAAAATGATAATAATAATATTTTTATAAAATATTATATTGCAAAATGAAAGATATGAAAGATAAAATATCTGAATATTGTTTAGAATTTATTAAAAAAGATGAAGTAAAAAAGGAGCTTAAAAATTTGTTTAAACCAGTCATTAGCTTGATTTTAGAAGAAATATATCCTTATATTTATTTGTCACTCTTACTCGTGGTGATTAGTTTCTTCTTGGTTTTAGGCATATTTTTTATGTTAATAAAAAGTAAAAGTATTTAATTGAATATATATGGGTATATATTTTGGTATATATTTTGGTATATATTTTGGTATATTTATTTGAAGATTTTTATTTTTTCTAATTAGATAATATAACACTGAAAGTATGGCAAGAAGAAGTCAACATAAAAGACATAAGAGTCGTGGACGCGGACGCCGTGGTGGTGCTTCACCTGCTCCCTTACAAGCAGCATCATATGGTGGTTCTGGAGCGGATGCACCTAAATGGAGTGCTTCGGTTAGCGGTGGACTTGCAGCTGTTCCATATAAGTCATTAATAAGTCAGGTTACCGGTGGTGCTACCGGTGCGGCGGCGTCCCAAGCAATGAATAGTTATGCGATGAGAGGTGGTGGTTCTAGACGTAAACGTCACGCAAAAGGAACACATCGTCGTCATCGTGGCGGTGCTGCGCCAATGGGAGCGGGAGCACCCGCAGCTGCAGTACCAACGAAGCCACCAATGGGAGGAGCACCTGCACCCGCTGCACCAATGAAGGCATCAATGGGAGGAGCACCCGCTGCACCAGCAAGAGCCCAAGGTGGTGGTATGTTTGCCTCATTTGGCGCTTTGTTGAAAGAGGCGCTTGTTCCTCTCGGTTTATTGGCCGCTCAGCAAACGTATGGTAAAAGATATAGCAGAAAACACCGCAGTTCTAGATCTCATACTAGGAAGCACAGACGGTAGTTCATCGATATTATAGCGATATTATAGCGATATTATAGCGATATGATAAATTATGAAATGAATAATCTCTAAAAAGATTTAGATATTATTTATTATATTATTTATTATACTATACTATACAAATGGCGTCACAACATCCCAGTAATATAGAAAAATCTATCCAAACGTGGGTGGAACTAGATAACGAATTGAAGAAGATAAATGATAAAGCGAAAGATGTTCGTACACGTAAAAATGATTTAGAAGACAAGATAATGGATTACGTGGCCGAAAATGATTTGAATAATGATGTGATTAGTATTTCAGATGGTAAACTTAAATTCTGTGAAACAAAACAGACGTCGCCAATTACGTTGGGGTTTTTAGAGAAATGTTTAGGAGAGATAATTGCCAACCAAGGACAAGTAAAACAGATTCTTGAATATATTAAAAATAAACGCGAGCATAAGGTTGTCCCCGAAATTAAGAGGTATTATAATTAATTTTGCATTGTTGTCTGGCCTTATAATATAATAACGTTAAATAATATAAAATATATTTAACATTATTTATATACATAATATAGGTAAATAGAAATAGTATAACAAACATATAATGGAGCAAATTGGCGGAAAAGGAAGCATCATACCATTGAGAGCAAGCGATCTTGTGTTTAATAGAAAATCTGACGGAATTATGAGTTGTGGATACAAAATAAGCAATGCCCTTCTAAACTCTACACTAAATGTTCAATATGGTGGTGGTGGTGGTGGTGGTAATGGCGGCGGTAACAGCGGGCATCCACATAAAGAAAGAAAAACAAGTGAATATGATATTAAAACTGCAAAACTTATGGAAGATTTAATAGTTCCATCAGGGTTATATTATTGTCATCCGATAACAAAACATAAGGTATTTAATCACACGGTTTCGAAAGATGGCAGAGCAGACAAGGGAAGCAAAAAAGGTAAAAATGGTAAAGAAAGCGGGGACGAGAGTGAACGTGACGATGACGACGTTGTTGACGAATCCTTGTATGATAAACTGTTACAGCTTGTTTCACCGGAATCGCGAAGAAAATATGATAAGAAGACGCGCAAAGTTCGTTCATCCGCGGTATCGCTTCCTAAAAAAACTAAGATTGAAAAAACGGGTGATACGGGTGCATCGGGAGATAATACGAAAATCAAGCAACAAAATAAGAAAACAAAAAAGGTTAGATTTGCTGAATAATTATACACCGTTATACCGAACGACATATCGGGGGACATTTTTTATTTTTAGAGCAGAATAAAGACCGACCATACCAGAACCTATAATAATAACATCAAAATAATGCTTATCCATATATTTAATGCAATAATTATTTATAATAATATGCTTTATAATATTATAAAAATTTGCTTTATAATATTAATATTAATATTGATTTTATCCCAAAATACTCCAACTATTATGGTTAAACGGTGACAACAAAATTTCAGGGACACGTTTCTTCCAATAATCCAACTTCTTCTGTAACTTTATATCTTTCATACTTGTTGGGTAAATCGGTGTGTTCTGCATCGCATTCTGTTCAGCACCAGTTATAATCGGTTTATAACCATAACAGTTGACGCCAAATTTTGCATTGGGATTATCAATACGACCTCCATTTACACCGGGGCGTCCGCAATCATTTTTGTGACCATCTATGGTTTGTAATTTGTCCCACGTTTTTTGCTGCGTAGGAAACAGAGCCATTTGATCGTCAGACCATCCATAGTTGCACCATTCGCCTCCTTTATTATATGCGCTTTCTACTTGGTTATATGTTGCTAAATCTCCACCATATGCCTGACAAATTGCTTTTGCATCGTCGTATGTAAATCTATTATCTGGGATATTGTAAACTTCTTTTTCTATTTTTAATTCAGGAACGACATTTTCTTCAGGTGGTTCTTGAACTGTAACATCAACTTTCGGCTGGTCTGTGAAAATGTCTTTAATCGATGCGGTTACATTAACATTAAAAAAGTATTGAAACCCATTCATAATTAATAGGATAACGAAAATACTCCATAATATAATTTCAAGTGTTTTTTTACCACTAGACTCTAAATTTGAACCGGAATCTCCACCGCCGCCGCCTCCGCCTCCGCCTCCGCCACTATTCCCTAAAGATGAAAATAACACATAATATAAAATCATTATAACAATAAAGGCAAGTAAAATAATAATGCGTGTAGAAACAGATGAAGAATCCAGTCCTCTTTTACTAGAAGTAGCCAATTCACTTATATATGATAGCGGGTCTCCTTGTATCCCCGACAATGAATTATAACTTATACTCATTTATTCTATATTTATTATATATATATATATAATTCAATTAAATTTTTTTTTCCTATAAAAAAGACAATATGGTGTATTCCCACTAATTATATTATCATTTATTAAAATCTCCTTTACTTGTGTATCGTTAAAGTTATACCATTTACCATTTGCATTTTTTATAGTTGCGCTATAATGCCCTCCCTCTATTTGACCGTGATGATTGCAAATCGCATATAAATCATAAATAAATGTTTCCTTTGCATATCCCTCTACATATTTCGAGAAATCGACATTACTTATTGGAACGTCTATAAACTGCTGATTCTTTTTCATTCGCCCCGTTGCATAAGATGTAATAAATCGCTTAATATCTATAATCATAATATTGGGAAGACTCCAAAACAATAGCCGTTTATGTACATTTTGCTTTGTATTAACGGCTTCATTGAACCACGCATTGTCTCCTTCTAAAGATTCACGTTCACAATGTTTATCAAAACAGTCAAATAATGTAACATTTTTATCCGTTTTTTCGATGTGTAACTCCTCCTTCGACGGAATTGGAAGATGTATTAACATATAGGGTTCAGGGCGTATGCTGAGATATGTTGAATCCTCAGAATTTGCCAGAGGTGGTTGTTCCGGTAATTCAGTAGGAATAGGAACGGGCGTTAAAACTGAAACGTGGATTCCGAAGAATATATTTAAAAATTCGGAGTAGTCTTTTGTATATTGTGTTTTCATCATTTCATAACACGCTTTCCCCATTTCGTCTTTTTTTGTTTTGATATTTCCTTTAATATCCATAATTACTTCGCGTGTTAATGCATTATGAAATGAGTCGAATAAGAAAAGAAGGAATTCGGGAAGATCATTTTGCGACCACCCTGTAAATAAATCCCGATTGGTAATTTTTGCAATACGCTGAACCGTGTTAATAAAACGACCGGGCGAAATAATGCAATTCTGACTCCACATTAGCTTTCGTAGATCATCCCACTCGACTAATAATACTGATTCCGGTTTATTGCTTAAATGCTTTTTATAATCTGCGTCTCCTTTTGATAGAAAATCGTTTAATTCATATGTATGCGAAAGACACTGTAAACAGGCATTTGCAAAACAAGTATTTCCAAGATTGGCTAGACCCGTTATACCCTTTCCGCTATATTTTTCAAACCTAGTTATATCTTCTGTTTTTTTTTGTGATTCTGTCATTTATATTTTATGTATGACGAATTGGGGTTTATATTTCCTTACTATGGTTATTATTTAATAGTATTTAATATTTAAACATATTTAATATATATAATTATATCTGTAGTATAGTTATATATTTGTATATTCGCATATTACAAGGTAGCGTTAATGAATAATAATACAAGAAGTACAAATAGTACAAGAAGTACAAATAGTACAAGAAGTGCGACTGGTATAAATAGTACAAATAGTACAAATAGTACAAATAGTATAAATCATATTACACACGATAATCCCGCACGAGGATATAGTGCACGTAATTCGTCTTTTGATAGTCCTTTTAATATGGATTTTGAATATGGGTATTTATCGTTGATGACTAATTTTAGTACTTTTGTATCTAATACACAGGATATGTATTCACGTATGGAAGAAGGGTTTTCTGATTTATTGGAAACGCAGAGAGAGAGGAGAATACAATCACATATAAGAAGAAATCATAATCACTACGCTGCTTTGGCTGCGTCTAGAAGAAATGGTGGTGTGAATAATATAAATTATCCCGATGCCGCCGATGCGCCTGATGCGCCTAATGCTCCTGATGCTCCTGATGCCCCTGACGCTCCCGATGTTGGCCGTTGGGACCGCATAGACGATGAAGAAACGGGAGAAACGGGAGAAACACGAGAAATGCACAATACATCCAATAATACATCTAATAATATAAATAATAATAATGGACAGGGACAATCGAATCGCCACGGATTATTTGATATGGGCAGCATTTTATATTCTGTAATCCCCCGAACAGTAATTATAGATCCGAATAATACCGGATTAAGAGGGTCAGCCCAAAATAGTGGTCTTAGTATTCAACAAGTAGAAGAAAATACAGAAATTATAAATTATGATTCTATACCCACTAACGAAATATTAAATACTGAGTGCCCGATTTCGATTTCTCCATTTACTAGCAGTTCAGTTGTTTTGAGATTGAAAAGGTGTAGGCATTGTTTTGTCCCATTTCGTATGATGGCGTGGCTTGAAACGCATTCTACGTGTCCTTTATGTCGTATCTCAGTTGTAGAGACAATACCCGAGACCGGTACAGGTACAGGTGCCGAAAATGTTCCCCAAACAGCCACAAACAATACAAATACTTTACCCTCAACCAGTCCCGATATAACAAATATGCTCAATAATATTAGAACTAATATATTAAACGGCTTTAATAATAGGACAGCAGCTTCTGTCGCAGATTCTACAGCGACACCATCAAGTATTGCCAATAATGCCACCCAACTTTTAAATCAATTATCCAATCTAACCATCGATAATGTAAATGACAATTCAATTATGTTCTCGTTTGATATGCCTGCAAATTCTAATACATATGGATCACGGGCAAGCAATTTAAACGATTTAAGTAACTCGTATATTATTCCTCAGTTATCACAATTATTTTCAAATAGCGTACCACATCGTAATAATAACGACAATAATAACGTGAACAATAACGATAACAATAATGATACTAATACAGATAATAATAGTGACAACGACCGTATGGATTTAGACTAACAATAAATATATCAAAAAATTGAATTATATTAATCAATATATTTCAATTAAAGCAAAAATCTACACAAAGGTCTCAATCTCTATCTATCATAAATAACGATACAATGCCCAAAAACTCATTCTTTATGTATCCCCGCAACGACGATGATTACGGTTTTAGTTGGGGGCTTGGTCTAGGTGTCGAATTGAAATGGGATTCGTGGTATGGACGTTTACTAACAGAATTATATCATATTACCGCATTCATATTTACAACATTATACTCCATACTTGGATACTATATTATGTGGATTTTGTTACATTACGGTGCATCACATTTATATCCGACATACTGTGTTCCGTTAACTATTACGGGGTTTATATTGTCCCCATTTATGACATCCGCGCCACATTGTATTGCTATGCGGTGGTTAATTACCGAAGGTTCAAATGTAATCGTAACAATGTGGGTTGTTCTGGGAACATATGCGCTGCAGTGTATGCTTAGGAGGTAATATAAAATATAATAATTTACAATATATCTACTATATTTACAATATATCTACTATATTTACAATATATCTACTATATTTACAATATATCTACTATATTTACAATTTTTTAAAATATATATATATCAAGTTCATCGGGATTTTCGCGATAATATTTATGCTCAGCATAATCTAAAGAATGGTCATAATCAATAGGAGAATATAAACCTGTACACCAGTCCGATAACCAAAATTCACTGCTCAAATTTATATGTTTATTTTTTTCTTTTTTATCTAATAATTTTAACTCAGCCATCAATCTGTTTCTAATTTTACTTTCATCGATATAATCCAATTTTTTAATATAGTCACTACGACTCCACCAAAAATTACCAGAATAATATGGAATATTCATAAAAAATATTCTTCGATAATTTAGACCAACTGTGTTATAGTCATTGTTTAATAAGTTAACACATATTTCCCACTCGTTAACATTATAATTCATCATATAATCTCTCCAATAATTTTGGTGAACTGACCGTCCTGTTACACCTTTACTATGCAAATAAAGAATATGTACATTGTCTTCTTGTTTTTTACTAAACTCTATTAAGCAATTAACAGTCATATTTTCGTGAACATAATTAAGCTGTGGTGGCAATTTACTTATTTTTTTATAGTTCTTTAAAAATAGTTTCAATTCTTCTTCACAATTATCGCAACTACAGCCATAAAAAATATGCTGACATTTGTCATATAAACCCGAATTTAATATTTGTGATATCTGACTAGAAATTATAGTTTTCCAATTATCACCATAGTTACATAAATGTATAAATATATATATCGGTGTCGTATTTTTTACTTTTGGTATATTTTTATATTTTATTCTACTATTTAAATAATCGGTATCCATTAAAAAATATGTTATATATCTATTTAATCTCGACATTAACAGCAAGATAAAAACTATAACAACTATAAAAATTATAATTAATGATTTATATATCATTTTTAATTTCATTTAAATTTAATAAAATACAGTAATAAAATACAGTAATATAAAATATAAAATATAAAATATAAAAATATTACTATAAAAATATATTTTTTTATAAACAAATATAGAATACTATTCTTACGCCTTCTTCTTGAAGAAACTCATTATATTCTGATTCCCTTTCGTTGAATTATCTATCTCTATCAAATATTCGTCAAATAATATTTTCTTCACCTCCTTATTGCGCAATTCCGTTATCTTCTTCTTCACTTTCTCCTCATCCTCCCCATCTATCAGTTTATCCGTCCAAGCTTCAATTGACCGTTTCAATGCCGGCACCTGTCTCTTATAACTCGGAATATTCTCCAACACAAGTGCAAACACCTGCTGTATCGGTTTCATAATCTGATTCGTAATATAGAAAGCATAATTCGGTTTTATTTTATTCGCCACTATATAGTCTGGATGTTCGATTCGTTCACCTTGTAGCGCCTTCTTATCTGGATTCTGGATATATACAAATGGAATTCTATCTCCTATACTTGGCTTATTTCCGGGATCACGTTTGCCCATACGATCAGCCAATACTTTATGTGCGATTTGTGCTGGGTTTTTATATCCACTTCGCAGTGATTTTGTGATGATAAGTTTATCCATCGGTACCTTCTCCTCTACCAGATTTTGTAATGATGATTTTAGAAATTTGATTGCCGTCTCGACATTTTGCTCCTTCATCAGAATATCGATTACGCCTCCATAAATATCCTTCACAATTGGCGCATTGTCTCGCCGCTTCAATACGATACCCATACTTTTGCGTTTCGGTTTTTCCGGCTTGTCTTCATATAACATTCCGATATATCGCTTCTTCGATAGGAGGCAAAATGGCATAAGCGTCTTCTCATATACCCACGCGTGTGGCGACTTCAGGAATTTCGTAGCAAGATTACCCACCTCCTTCGCAAACTCGATCGTAATTTCTAGTGCATCCTTTCCGCGAATCGGTATTCCGTCCGATGTAGCAAGATTAAATGTAAAGAATACAGAATCCGTGTTATGAACTATCATATTGCCAATACCGGCAGCAAAGTGGTGATTTTCCGTCGTAAGATCATATACAAATTCTTCCGAAGGATAGGAAATCTCGTGTATTTTTTTCACAAGATTACTATTGATAATAGGATTCGAGATTGGATTTGGATTCTTCGAGACTTTTATTATATAATTTGATGATTCATCTTCAATATTATAATCCAACGAAAGTTTATGTCCGTGAAATTTACTTAGTTCATCCCATTTAAGTGCCGCTTTATATTGTGATGATGGTACAACAACCTTATCGCCTAAATTTATTCTAACATTATCGGGATGTTTACATATATCGTGTTCAAAATGTAATAACTCTGTTTTATTTTTAATAACATCTTTCGGTGATATTTCTTTACCATTTATGTCTACAAGCGAATGGTCATCTGTCACGTCAACGAGCCCTGTATGTGTTAATACTCTAATCATTTTTTTATGTGGTGCCAATCTATGACGAATAATACGATTAAGTTTTGTCCATCCTTTATCTGACCATGTTTCAACATTTATCGTGGGATTCATCTCACAATATTCTTTTCCTTCCTTTCCTTCCTCTTTGCTATAAACCCAACCATTATCGTCACCATATAATTTCGCTAACTCATCTATCTTTATGATATTCATTTGCCCCCCATTAGCTCTAATATATATCGGCGTATAATTCGCAACACTGTCACCATATATGTACTCAGCTTTTGTATTTACAAATCCGAATTTCTTCGACTCCACTTTCGCATCCCCGTATACTTCCTCTACAATCCGTTTTCCATATGTGAGCAACTTCCTCCCTGTTGCCGTCGTAGATGCCGCAATATCCACATCATAAAATGTACTCGTTTTTGCACCACACTGTCCATAAAGCGAATTCGCCGTTACTTTATAACCAAGCTGTCGTTTATCTAAAATATTCGCCATAAAGGGATCGTCTGTTGCTTCCGCCATTTTACGCGTTGCTTTACGAGCTGCAAGCAGTTCCTCAAGCACCGTCGGCATAATCGCCTTGATTCCATCTTTTGGTTGAGCAAATCGGCAAATCTTTGTACCATTTCGCGTCTTGATTGCACGCCCACGTTGATTCGGTACCCACTTATATGTATCATATGTTACATCTACATATTCATACCCCGGTAGATTATCGTATATGTAATTCCCCGATGGATCTTTCACGCCTGTTTCGCGAACCAATTGTCCTGCCAAATCGAATTCCCTTGTCCATACTTTGCTGTCTTGTGACAAATTCTCGCTAATCATTGAGGAGGGATATAGTGACGAATAATCGAGACAAGCGACGGGGTTGTCGAGATATAAATTACATTTCGGCGGGAGACAAATAGCGCCTTCATAACTCTCATTCCCAAATGAGCGCTCAATAACCGGCATAAGCGTACGCTTCTCGCGACATTTCTTCGCAATAAAACTTGTCAACTTAATACTCTGTCCGCGCAAAACGAGGAAACTAATCGGCACGCTACAGATTTTCGCCATCTCGATATATCCAGTCATCACATCGATTTTATTCATAAGATGATGAACCAAGTTACAATCCTGAATACAGTATTTCGCAATAATTGCGCGCTCTTTAGGGCCCTCGTTCGTCATTTTGAAAATATCTTGCGGTGTCACATCATCCTTGGCTAGACCCCAGCGCACCGATTTTTTCATATCTGGTTGCTCGTGCCCCTCAATCTCAAATGTTTTATCGACGAGATTCAAATTTAGAACCTTGAATTTTGCACCATCCTTATATGTATCCGTCGAATGACTTGACTCCTCGAAATTAATATAGTTCCCATTCTCAAGACCCATCAAATTCGAGCTGCTGATTTTCGTATTCCCCGTCGGAAGATGCTCGAGTTTTTTCACGCCATCGCCTATAAAATAACCTGCACAATAATCCAATTTATACGACGTCAGATTGAAATCGCGGCGGAAATAATTATACAAATCTATTTGAAGACGCCCCGTCATATCGATATAGTGCAGATCGTGTTGCCCACTCGCAATTACAATACTGCTTTCTTTAATACATACCTTTCCGGTGGTATAGTCACGCGTCCCGCAAAACTCACCCTTGTTGCGCGATAGTCGGAGGAATTCATTCTCGCACGAATTTTCTAGCGAACGCCGAAACATAAACTCATAGTCAAATCCGCAAATATTGTAGCCGATTATAATATCGGGATTCTCGCGCTGAATTAGGCGTGTCCACGCAAGCAATACGTCGCGCTCGGTTTTATACGTCTCTATCTCCGAATTTGCCACCTCGTCCTTTAGTGTGTCGCACGTGTCGATAACGATACAGTGATTGAGATAGGGGCGTTTCTCGCCATATGTGAGGAACGTGGAGCCAATAAATGTGACCTTGTCGCCCTCTACTTGTGGGAATATTTCCTGTAGAGATATATTCAGCTTATTTATTTTTGTTTCGCGGTCTGTCTTATCAGCGGGCGACGTGAGAAGATGTATTACTGTCTCTTTTGGTGGCTCGACTGCAGCTTCAGAATCTTTTGCCTTTTTTGATTTCTTTGTCGCAGAGGCAGCGGCTTTTGGTTTAGAGCCTGCATACGCCATAAGTAAGTCATTTGCCTTTTTATCTTCTTCATTGTTGCCACGTGTGTCGTCGCCGTCGCCGCAATCTTCATCGGCATCAGCGTCAATCTCTTCCATATCTGCATATTCTTCTTCGTGCACATCGCCTCCTTCATCACCGTCGTCGTCGCCGTCATCCTCGCCAGCATTTGCATTATTGCTTTCCGATATTTTTTCAAACATTTTCTCAATCGTGTTAATATCCTTCAAAGCATCATTGACTTTAATATCCGGAATATGATACGATATCCATACATCAAATAATGCGGAAAGACGTTGCTCTGAAACTTTAATCTTCGTATATATCTTCTCTACATCAGGGTGCTGATTTGCACCACCGTACCCAAAAGCAGTAAACACGAGTTGCCTCATAAGTTCGGGCGTAATATGCTCCATCGCTTCAGCACCGGCGGTAGCCCCTGTGCGTCGACATATGGCGTCACAAACATCCACAATATTCGTAGCTAGCTTTTTATATGTTTTAATCGGGATAGGGAAATCACCGTGACTACTACTCGCCTCAATATCAAAACTACATATTTTGTACGGTACAACCGTCTCCTTGGCATTTAGAGGTACAATATCGCGCGACGCTAACTCATATTCATATTTACAAGTGGTCGTTTGTATGCCGACACCGCCGTGAATTTGTTTTGCGCGTTTTGACTGAAACCCTATCCACCCCGATGGACTGATATCGTGAACGTGGAAGAAACGCAAAATCGGTGGAATATTTGATTCGTATATTTCAGTTTTTGTATTGAAATACATATAACCGTCGCGGCGCAATACCTGCTTTCCGTCTTTTCCATGTTTAAACCACATATTTTTTACCTTATTCATCGTGGCAACATTTTTGAATTTAATAAGAATGAACTTGTGCTCTTTGCCGCCGTCAAATCCATACAACTTTTTACGCCTTATGAGCTTTGATTCGAGATCTAGAATAGAATCCTGATAAAATTTACCGACTTTCTCTTTCAGGTGAGAAATAAATGCAGATTTTTGAGGAATCGACCATTCGTCGCCTACCTTGACATAGAAGAATGGCTGATAATCGCGGACAAATATAGCACAGGTTTCGCCTTTCTCGTTTATGCCGAACATTTGAATCGTTGTGAATTTTTCATCCTTTTTGTATTTCTTAGCAGCAGAGGCAGCGGCGGAATTATCGTCGTCGTCACCACCTTCGTCTTCGGAATCATCGTTATTCACGCGCTTTTCGTCGAATATATTAAAATCAAATAGACGAAACGAAGTATCGTAATTTGTGATAGGGGGTGGTGAGATAAGTTCAGTTGTGGGTTTTGACATTTGAACTGTTCCTTACTTGTTGGTTTATTGTATATCTCATTTAGTGTTTATTATGTTTATCAATTTTTTATAATAACCAAATCGTGGTGGTAATTATAAAATAAATAGTGTACAATAGCATACAATATATAATGACGTAAATGTTTACACAGATGCAGTGTTTAGCATCGGCATCCACGACTGCGGCACCGTTTAGTACAGCAGCGCTTTTTGCCCTTGTGACAAGGGCAGGTTGAACGTTTGCAACCGCCAGGGCAGCGACAAGCGCGTCTTCTGCCGTGTCTACGAGTTTTACGCGAACCACTAGAACGACGACGTTTAGATCCGTGCCTTCTACGCCTTGAACCACCTGACAGACCTAACATTTGTGCTAAACTAGAACCTCCATCTGATCCACCGGACTGACCTAAAAAACCACCACCTGCATTAGAACTTCCACAAGAAGACATTTTATTATTGATTTATATATTATAACTATATTATTATATAAAATATAAGATGCCTAAATATATCGATAGCGATATTATTACTATTTCTAAATATTTTGCTTAATATTAGGCAAAATATTTAATATGTTTTTAGATGAATTTATGAATGTATAGTATTATCGGCGATGGCGACGGCGATGCCTACGCGTATGTTTTCTGCGAGTATGATGAACGCGTTTAGATTTACGATGTGCTTTACGCTTTTTATGAGCTGTTCTTCTTTTACGCGAGCCACCGCCTCTTCTTTTAGTAGGAGAAATAGAATGTTCTTTCGGTGCAGCAGCAGCGGCGGCAGCTGAGGCTCCATTACGCCTCGGAGAAGGATTGCGTGACGGAGTCCAACCGTATGGCGGTGAAGGTGATTGTGGTGGTGATGGTGAATAATTAAAATTTTGCCAATGCGCTATTTTGTGTTCTAACCACTGTTTTTGTGTATCCGCATTTTCTTGCTTTGACCATAGCCATACTATTCCGGCGGGGGTTTCGTGTGCCCATTTATATTCTTCTGTACCTCGCATATACATAGCTTTATTTTTAAACCCTTGCTCTTTTGTTTGTGCTCTTATCTCAATATTCATATCCGCCATTCTTTTATAAGGAGCACGGAAACCGGCATTGAGCAATAATCTATTCTTGTCTTCCTCTGATATAGCTGCTGGATGGCTCATTTTAGTAAATATATATTTAATATATATTAACTAAATACTAAAAATATTTTTACCATATAATATTATATAAATAATATAATATCATATAAAATGTTCGATTATAAAGAGTTTTTTATGTTAGTACGAACGCTAGGTATTTTACACATTTTTTACCTTCAGTATAACCATATGATATATCTCCCTATCTCTGTGATTTTATTACTTACTGTCGGTTCACTTGGATTGGCGTTATTTAGTAAATCTCGGAACGATACTAATATTGTAAATCATAAGTTATATAACTACTCAGTATTTATTGCAGGTATGTTTGTTATGTGGGACAAGTATGTTCAATAATCTTCATATGCGTATAATTTATTTATACAGAATTCATATATAAATCATATAATAATTCATATATAAATCATATATAAATCATATAATAAATATTATAATATATTATATGATGAAATTAAAGGAATTCGCTATAGTAATCCGAACAATCGGCATTATATATCTTTTCGTATTACTAATAAATAATCAGGTAACTATACCATTACCTATTATTGTGATGATTACTATCGGATATTTATGCTCTGCTATTTCGTGTACTGCTAAGTTATTCTCTCCTTCTATAAAGCATCATAAACTCGTTAACTACATTATTGCTTTGATGGGAATAGTTGTTATTGCGAAACAATATTTGTGAAGCATTACTCTTCCACCTTATAGCATTGCAAAAGCCGCGCTGATGGGTCCATCTCTTTGCAAAACGGGTGTCGCCAAAAATAAGGAATCGTTCTCTCGCATCCGGTATATAACTTCTCGAAACTAGTTCTATAATAGAAACTCTCTTTATCGTATGGTGTATTATATATATCCGCAAATTCATTAAATTCTTTATACTTTTCGTATTCTTCATCCGTCACCTTTGTGTCGATATAATCGCGAATAATCTGGAACCAACTTCTTTCGTGTCCACTCACACCGTCGCTAAACGCCTCTTTCCTGCGCCATAGAATATCATCCGGCAAAAGTCCACTAAAGGCTTTCCGGAAAATATATTTCTCGATTCGCTCATCATCAAACATCTTATATCGCGGCGGAATACTCATCACATATTGTAAAAACTTCTTATCGGCAAACGGCACTCGCGCTTCTAAGCCGGCACCGCTAATGCTCTTATCGGAACGCAACAAATCGAAATAACATACATCGCGAACCATACGCTCGTTTTCGCGCTTAAAATCAGCATCATTTTGCGCCTTCATAAATCCGCGATATGATCCGAAAATCTCATCCGACATATCCCCGCAGTAAATAACGCAGTCGTCGGTATTATCGTAAATATATTTGCTTACCAAATAATTCGGTATAGACGCGCGAACGGACGTCGTATCATAGCTCTCGATTTGCTTAATCGTTCCTTCAATTGCGCCCAAAAACTCCTCTTCGGTAAGACAAATCTCGTGATGATTTGTACCCAAATAATCCGCCACTTTGCGCGCCCATACAAGGTCCGTTGACCCTTTAAGACCGATACTATACGTGTTCAAATCTTTGGCAGGCATATGGCGACACATAATCGCGACGACAGATGAACTGTCCAGTCCTCCCGAAAGAAGCGCACCTACTTTGCGATCGCTCATAAGGCGTTTTACTACCGCTTCCTCGAATAAGACGGCGATGTTTTTACAAATATTTTCTTCTGTGTCTTCGACAGTAGGATAATCGTATACTCTTCTAACATCCCCTGTTGCATTATTTTGTGTTATCGATACATTTTCATAATAACTATAAAAATTTAAAAAGGGAGTATTTGCATCGTCAAAATCGGATTTATTATATATGGCATAACAACCGGGAGGGAATTGCTTAGCATAGGGACGATAACACTCGCTGATCGCTTTTAGTTCACTTGAAATAATCATACTGTTACTATACGTATAATCATATCCAGAAATAAATAATGAGCGTACGCCTACTGGATCACGCGCAACGTACGTCGTCGCCATTTCATAGTCGTGTAAAACAAGGGCAAATACACCATCTAGACGGCGGAGTGTTTCGGCGATACCTATTTTTTTATAGAGATGAATAATAATCTCGCAATCGGATTGACTTTTGTATTCATTTTCAATTCCATACTCTGCAATAAGGGCACGAAAATTGTAAATTTCGCCGTTGCAAATTAGGCGGCAGTTTTTGATGAAAAAAGGTTGGTTGCTTTCAGGTGTTTGTCCGTTGATTGCAAGACGATGGAATCCCCATAAACACGCATAATTTTTTCCTTGTGGACAATCATTTAGAAAAGAACTGTTGTCTGGACCACGGTGTACCATAGAGCTGAAATCATTTTGAAATGATACTAAATTAGTTAGTTGCTGTTTATTATATTTTTTTGAAGTAGAATCGGTATTCTTAAAAAAACGCTGAACGTAATAAATACCGCACATTTATTATTATTTCGCGAGTGTTATGCTAAAATGTAGGAATTTATAAGCGAGAGGCGTGAGCGTGGTTATATTATATTATTTATTGTCTTTAACTTGTTTTTAAAATAAAATAACGTAAAGAATAAAATAACGTAAAGAATAAAAATTATAAATAGTATTAAATTATATTATAATATAATATAATAGCTATATAATAACCATATAATGTCATATGCTTCATCTGCTTATACTAATAATAAAATGCACGGGGTTGTAGATAAATTGTTTATATGCCAAAATGAAAGAACTGACGCATTAAACAAAAGAATATCATCGCGAAATATACCATCTGCCCCGCTTCAGCCTTTTTATTATCAGGTTCCTGTTTCTACAAAATATGGATATATGCCTATTTTAGACCAAAGTAAGCCATCAACGGTTGCGTTAAACAATTATCCTGTATATAGCCCTCATACTACTTTTAATCCTGGCAATAATATGGCGCCTTGGTCTGGGTTTTCCAATAATGTAAACATAGAATCAACTCTTCGTAATCAGTTTTTTGCACTACAAGATTGTGAACAATCGGAATATGTTCCGTCCTCATCTAGCGACCTTTATAAGAATTATATTCCACCTAAGCCGGTTAAACAACCGCATCCCGGATTATTCAAGCGCGAGGTTTTTGACCACTACAACCCTAATAGCAACAATTTAGGAAAACATTTTTTTAATAATACTACGCGTAATGATATTAAGGATGTTGTCCCTGAATGCGAGAAACATTTTTACAATGAATAAATAGTATAATTCTGCTATTATTTTGCTATTATTTTGCTATTATTTTGCTATTATTTTGCTATTATTATTTAGTCATTACTACTATTAATATTATTATTCGTTCGAGTTTAGAATAATATTATTTTATAATTTGCAATATTAATGGAAAATACGGTTATTATCGATAATATTTGTAATATAAGTAACGCGAGTAATGCGAGTAATGCGGGTACCGCAGGTAATATAGGAAATGTAATTAACACAAGTAAACATAATGAATGCGATATTCCATTTAATTCCATCAACTATCTTACATTAGAGATTATGGCAAATACGGAATCATATAATAAATATTTGAAAAAAAATAATATTGATCACGACACAGCCTTAAAAAAAGAAAAACGATTTTATAGAAAGCGTATTATATCTATGACAAAAGATATTTTATTTAACAATAACTCGGGGGCTGATGTTAATAATAATATTAATACTATCACCCCTTCAAAATTAGACGATGTAATTTTAAACGCGTTTAATACTTATGCAAAAGTATGCATTTCTTATTTTAAATTTAAAGATACTATGGATACAATTCAGGGTGAATATAAAAATATGAATCTTGATGCGTGTATTGGCGTTGATACCAATGCAAGTAATGATATAATGGATATAAATGAGGCAAATAAATTATTTATGAGACAAATGGAGAAGAAAGTATTGACCCTTGATAACTTTGTTATAAAAACATCCCCGCCACAAGATGAAATGGTTATCCCACAAACTAAAGATTTTAATTTAAAAGATCCCAAATATAAAAAGAAAGATATCAAAAAGTTTTCGAAAAATAAACCTGCATTAAATCATTTGACGACCGATGGTATAAATGTTATAATTAATAAAAAAGATAAAAGCGAAATTGAATTGTCTATAGACGCCGCCGCCACAGCGAATACTTAGTTTTACGATTTTGTGATTTTGTTATTTTGTGATTTTGTGATTTTGTGATTTTGTGATTATTATTTAATTATTTAATTAATTTTTATTTTTAACTATACATATATATATACGTATTCAATACGCTACTTATATATAAAATTATTTACAAATGAAGTCTAAAAAAATACAATCTATCTTAGAATTTGCTAAAAATACAAGTTTTAATAGAGATAATAAAAATAAAAATAAAGTAAATAATAAGAAAAAATACAGATCGAATAAAAATAGAGCGAACAAAAGTAGATCAAATAAAACCAGATCAACAAGACCTAGGCTCAATAAACCGAGAAACCGTAAAACGAAAAAGAATTCGCATAAGCACCAAGTTAGGCGCTTGGTTATGAGAAAACCGTCAACGCGTCTTCATAAGATAGTTGATGAAGATGAAGGTGTTCAGCGTCATCCGGATGGTTTTATAAAACTAAAATGTAGCCCGAAAATACAGGAAAACGATTTTACCTGTTATAGCAATGAATCTTTAATGAAATTAAAGTCATTATGGAATGCTCGCCACCCCGATGTTATTATATCTTCAAATGAACCAAGAGAGATTTGGGAAGCATTAAAGGGGCATTTAAAGAATATATGCAATAAGGAATCGTGTTGGTTAAAACAGCACTTTGCATCCACGGGTGTAGACAAGGAAATGCTCAATTATACATTTGCACCCAAAAGCCCCGATGATTGGAAAAAGAATCCTAACGAGTGGCTCAATAGTATCGATATTGAAAACGTGATGAAACAGTATGAAAAAGAGTTTCCTTTTTTCGACTTTATAGGCGCAGCTCCAATCGATTTCGATTCTCCTAAAATGTATGGCGAATGTGTATGGGAAGAGTTGTGTCATTTTGATTTAAATATTTCTATACGCAACGGTAAAAAGAAAGTCGGCTTTGTTTTTAATACTGATCCGCATTATTTATCTGGATCACACTGGATATCTATGTTTGTGGACTTGTCGCGGAAATTCATATTCTTTTTTGATAGTACTGGTCACGCTCCTCCAAAAGAGGTGAAGCGACTAATCAAGACTATAACACAACAAGCCAAGGCAATTGGAATGGATTTGCGATATATACAAAATAATAAACATCATCAGAAAAAACCAACCGAATGTGGTATGTATGCTCTTTTTATGATTATAAATCTACTTCGCGATAATATGGAGCCTGAAGATTTTATAGTTGATACCTTCCCCGATGAAGAGATGCAGAAATTTCGGCACAAATATTTTAATAAAGACTTGTAGTTTATTATAAATAAAAACTAAAAAATCATATTACAAAAATCATATTAAATAAATCATCATCATTAATATTACATAATATTGCATAATATTAGATAATATTTATCACATACGATTGGGATGTCATTTTATCAATTTACTAAGAACGACAATAAAAGTATTATATGGGGACTATTGCACGAGGGTGGTGTTTTCAAAGATTTGCCGAATTCACAAGTAGACAATGTTAAAAAACAATTTGAAAATACTATTATGTCTATGAAACCAGAGTTTGATATATTTTTCGATAAAAACGATGAAGGTGATGATGGATATGAGCAAAAGGCGTCAGAAATGATTACAAATAGTAATAAGGCTGTTATTAGAAAAATGGTTGAGCAGATTAGCGTATTAAAAGTGAAAAGACCTGTCGATGTCCAACAACCTCCATCTGTGCCTGCGCAAAGATCTGCGACAGTAAATTTACCTGTACCTCCGCGTTTCGGGGGTGGTTCGGGCGGTGCAATAGCAGCAGGGATACCGACTAAAAAACCAAAAATAGAAGAAATTTATCGCGCAGATGATTTGCAAAAAAATAGAATGTCTGAACTCGAAATTCGTTTGAAAGAGAAACAATCTGAGATGGATGTTATGTTAAACAATAAAAAACCGGAGCAAATTGATTTTACAGATAAAAGTATAACCGATGATAAATTATCTAGCAATGAGATGGATCGATTATTGGCAGAAGCATTGGCATCGCGTTCGCGCGAATTAGACACATTGGTTCCTTCTCCTGTAGATAGTGCTAAATTACCGGAATCTATTTCGTCCAGCGTCCGCATTGCGCCCCCTAAGCGCCCCCAAGAATCTGTGAAAAAAAATGTGTCTTTTAATGAAACCGAAAATGAGAAAATCGTTTATTCTAGTGATGTAAATATGGACGTGGTAGGTAATGAATCGGTTCGTAACGTCGGCGCCGGCGCCGTTGATAATGATAATGATAATGATAATGATGATGGTGATACCGCGAATGGAAATGGGTTATCTTTTTTGTCAAAACTAAAAAGGGCGTCAAATGGTGAATCAAATTATATACTACATAGGAAATATTCGTATAATACAACTCCCTTAGATCACATTATGTCGGTGGGGTCGGTGGGGGAGATGGAGGATAGTGGAGATGGAGATGACGGGGGCAGCGGCGACATCCTAGAGATGAGAAAAACAGGTGAAATGGCAAGTGTGGGAGAATCTCGTAAATTAAATGAAAAAATCAATATTATACAAAATGAGTTACAAGATATTAAAAGAATACAGGATAGGATATTGAGTATATTGGAAAGACAATATAATCCTTGATTTACTAAATGTTTGGATACTAAATGTTTGGATACGAAATATTATATTTAAATATATAATTAATATATAGGTATAATGACGCGTTATTCTATTACACGCAGGCGACATATTAAAAAATATAAAAAGAGTAGAAAAGGATGCGGAGGACGAGGGCGAAGAAGTGTAAGGAGTGGTAAAACAAGAAAACCGAAAGGATTCAGAAAAGCAAAGAGACATACTGTAGGGAAAAGAATGAAGATGTATGGGGGGTTCAATTTTGAAGTTAATGAGCAAGAAATAAAAGCACATATTTTAAGTAAATATTCGCAACAATTAAAGAGCAATGGTATAGAAATTGATTCAAATTTGAATTTAGCAATAATGGGTAAGGGAGATGTTCAAATATCAAAAGATGCTCTTTTTGCTAAGAATTTCAGACCAGAACAAGTTGTTGTTGTTAAGTTAGGTGGATATACTGGTTTAGGCCAAAATTTAATAGATGGACAATGGTATGCTTTAGTAAGATGCGCTAATATGGGTGAAGACTCTTCATGTAGAGAAAGTAAAGGTATAGAGGAGAATACAGTATTATTTGTAAAATATGGTACTCGCCCAAAAAACGTTGAATTCATTAGTTACCGCTTGAGGGATAGAAATACTGATCCTGTTATAAAAAAAAGAAAAGACAAAAAATATCCGACTGATAGTGACGTAACTGCCTATTTTGACCGATACAGATGGTTTACATTTAAAAACAGTATTTCGTCAACTGATAACTATAACATATTTGTAGATAGTAACTGCGCGGAGAAATCGCTTTTGTATTTTTTTTATAGGATAGCTGAGGCGGATGTTTTTAGAAAAGAAGATACAGTTCTTACTCTTTATAATGATGGTGATTATTTATCTGCGTTAGATGAAATGAATCAAGACCATCTTACTCGCGAACAAGCTCATCAACAATAATTTTAAAGTAATTCGGCTGGGTGAAGGTTTTATACTCGACATTAATTTGTATTGGGGGGTTATATTACCTTTGTCATTAAATAAATAAATATAACTTACGTATATGTGTCATATAATATAATGTATTACATCATACATTATATTATACTTTTACAAAATATAACATATAAAATAATAGAGGTTTACGGTTTTGACTTTGCCACTCCGCCGGCACCACTGGCACTGGCACTTCCGCTCTCCTTCTTTTTAGGCGTTGGCGCCGCTACCTCGCCGGATGATGATGACGATGCTGCTGACGGTGGTGGTGCAGCCGTCGCTTCTGTTACTGGCACATATTTCGTCTTACCATCCGCATTTTTCACTAGTTTTCCAACAATAAGCGGTTCGCCTCCCACCGCTTGTGCCACTTGGTAGCTTCCCCAATCATAAACAGTATTTGTCAGTTTATCAAATGCAAACTGTTTCTTTACACCACCAATGGTCATTTCCATTGAAACCAATTTAAGTGTCGTCTGTTTCGTATTTCGCGCCGATGCTGCATCCGATTCTTCATTTTCAACCGCCGGAGAAAATGCAAACTTATTTGAAGACACGCTTCCAAATGAGAAACATTTCAATTTCTCTTTCGATGCTGCATCGCGATGTATTGCGCAATCAATCGACGCCTCTTTTATCGCCAATAATAGCTGATGATTAATTTCCTCTTTAATGCTCGAGATTTCAAACAGCGCCTCATCGGTTGATAAAGCTATTTGCGCATTTTTCTTACTCACATCATTTATCCTAAGCTGTAACGACGAATCGTCCGCCAATTGTTGCGGCGTAAACGTCATTATATATAACATCACATTTACAGTACGCAGTTTCTCGTCTTTCAGATCATTATGACTACAAATGCGTCTAGCCCTCCCAATAACTTGCTCTATTCGAACAGGTTGCCAGTATGGCTCAGTAATATGAACCCAACGAACGTTTCGCAAATTAATACCCTCGGCACCGGACGCCGTAATCATAAGCACTTTAATAATTTCACCCATATAATTATTCCCCGATTTTTGCTGGAGTTGTTGCTTTATAGTAACAGGTACATATTCCCAAGTACTATTGAATATATTCCGTATAATCTCGCGCTCCTCATCTGTCTCTGTTCCTGTATAAAGAGCATACATATGTTTGCCCTTATCTTCGTCTCTTATATCCCATACCCAATTGTTAGAGTCATCTTTCCTGATTCGAAAACGTGCATATCCATTTGCTTCAAGTACCATAGAAAAAATACGAATACCTTCCAGAGAACGAAACTGGCTATAAATCAGATGTAAGCCGGAATGATGAGGGTCCTGTATATTCTCCAACATCGCCAAAAACTTGGGGCTATAATTCTGTAACTCACCACCATCCTGCGGTTTCGCGAGGTATCGCTGTTTACCACTTTCAAGTTTAGCAAGCGCGATATCGATTCGTTTAGAGTATGTAGCATCGACCTTTTTCGCAATACTATCGGCTATTTCCTCTATGTCGTCGCTAGTATGTTCTCCATTCAAATTTTCGGTTCTTTCTTCTGCTCTAAGCCCGTCTACATCTTCTTCGTTTGCACCGTCATTTATCGCCCCTTCTACATCTTCTCCCTCTTTGGGAAGCGGGCGATGTATTTCGGTCGGGAAAACAAAGTTGCAAAATAAACGCGAAAAGATTCGATATGTTGATACGGCATCTTCGTATATATCTTCGCCGCCACCTCCACCACCCGCACCCGCAGCAGACGCACCCTTTCCTTTACCTGGGCGCTTAGACTTGGATTTCTTTTCCAGTTTTCTTTCGGCTTCACGTGCCTTTTCATATGCCGCAAATTGATGGTCGCTCATCTGTATTCTCATCACGCGAAAGTTTACCGATTTGTCGTATGCAGGCATAAGCTGTTCTTGTGCGCTCCTAAAATATGAAGCCAGACCAAGAATGCGCCGCTGAAACATAACGATATTCTTAACATTTCCTGTCTCGGCATCTATAAAATACGACCTAAACGCGTCTAGACTATCTGGCAGAGCTTTATGATTCTCGATTGTTATACTTCCGGCAGTAACATTTATATCTCGCCCACGAAGCGTAGCAAGAACAAGGCGTTCAAAATCCGTGTCGCTGACATAGGGCGAATCACCTTCAGGTGCGATTTTCACGACACCCATATATTCCCCTCGCTCATTTACGTTTACGAATCCAAATGGGTTTCGAGTAATCGTAAGTACACGAGAGCTATCATTATAGTCAATATAGTCCAAGATATTTACGCCGGCAAATAACTGTTCAAGTACTTTTTTATCTATTTTTGCCTGAGACGTAATCTGAAGCGGGATTTTCCACGTTTTAATATAGCCGCGCAGAATATTAAAAATAACGGCTACTTCATTTGGGTAGTTAATCACGGGAGTTCCACTAAGCAGAATAATCTTGACATTTTCGGCCTGCATCAACATATTATATAGACGCATCGGAAGAGAGTCTTTGCGCTTTAATTTGTTTACGATGCGGCTAATAAGATTATGAGCTTCATCGATGATTACGACATGATCTGAGAAAGGATTCTTGCTAAAATCGGCGGATAATGTTTTTAGATGACTCATTCGCATTCCATTATAATTAATAAATGTATATTTAACGTCGATCATTGCATTCAGTTGTTCGTCAAGGCTACCACGTTGATCGCGATTCAAGGATTCATAGTTAGATGGCTTTTTAACATTGACAAGCCACGCTCCTCTTTGACGTGTAATAAATTCACGCGGTAATGTTAAAATCGCGGATAATGTTTGAATCATAGGGTCTGATGCAGACTGAATAGGAATAAATTCCCAGAATTGATTTTTCTTATATATATCATCGCCGCATTTTTTCAATTCTTCAATATAGTTTCGCCGCAGAGAAGCGGGTGTCATAACAATAACATTTTTATGCGTTTTTAAACCCTCCGCAATTGAAATAGATGAGCACGTTTTACCGCTTCCGAGACCGTGGTATAATAATAGACCGCGATACGGTGTATATATATTCAAATAATCGCGAACTATTTTTTGGTGGGTCAAAAGAGAAAAATCGGATTTGGATGCGGGATCGCACGAAAGCTGTTCTTTTTGGCTCGATAATTCTTCGTGATATCGCATAAACAACTGGTTAATAAAGCTGATAAATTTTTCGCGATTATTCATATAGTAATTTGAAACAATAACGCCTGGTGGGCGAGCTCTAGGCATTCTTTCGCGAACAGCTGTGTCTGTTATTACCATAGCTTCGACGTCACTACTCATTGCGCCAAATGTGGGTGCGGCTGTTATACGACCTCTGGCTTTTTTAACGAGAGATGATGCGCTGCTTGTCATCACCGTTGATGTATCGCCAAGGGCGGCAGCGGCACCACTTTCTTCCGGTTTTATACTCATACCCATACCAAGAATAAGAGACGCATCTTCAACGAGATGGATTTTGGTCGGCATTTTTCTTATAATAACGATTTGTCTTGTAAGATCGGATGCCACCATAGCACCCGATGATGGAAATGGTGATGCTGCTTTGGGCGATGTCAAAGAAGGTTTATTAGCTGCTAAAGATTCTTTTCCTATTTGGTGCGGTTTTGCCAAAGCAACAGGAAGTACATTATGAAGATGCTCCATAATCGAATTGCGATCAACCAGTTCTTCCTTTGTTTTATTTACAATAGCTACATTTGGCATCTGAATTGCGCCTTCGCCTTCGCCTTCGCCTTCTTCAGGAGGTGGAGCAACAAAGCGAATAATAACTTGCTGGCGTTTTTGTGGTACAGGACGCGCATTTTCCATATTACCAACTCCTATTTTTGCGTTTGCTTTATCTTCAAGTCGTTGTAATACGGCGGGAGGTGCTAAATTGGTTTGGAGTGCGTGAATCATTCTTTGAGCCGCAAAATCTACACCGGGTTGTCCACTCGGAAGAATGCGAGGACCTAATTCTGGCGCTTGTAGAATTTGTAATTTCGGATCATATGGGACGTCACCTTCTTCAGTCGTTTCTTCTCCTTGGTGCTGTTGTTGGAGTAATACCGCTCTATCTTTAATAGATTGTTCGTGAACGGAACGTGGTAAAAGCGCTTTAGGGTCAGATGCGGCTTGTGGTGAATCTCCTTTTGAACTAAATACGTCTTTTACCGATGATAATAATGAGCTTATGGCTCCTACATTAATAGCAGACGGCGCCGGCGTTAGAGATAAACGTTGTGATTTTAGTTTTTGCAGGGACTCTTTAATTTCTCTATTTTCTTCTATATTGGCTTTAGATGCTTCGACTGGATTTGAAATTTTTTGATTCGATTCTAATAATCGTGATTCTAAATTTTGTATCCTTGCTTCGAGTTCAGTATCTGGTTCCATTATAATATACGAATAAAAATATAATAAGTATTATCATTAATAAAAGATATTTAAGTTATTATTTCGCTATTATTTATTCGCCGTCATTGTTCGCCGTCATTGTTCGCCGTCGGTGTTCGCCGCGACTATTCGTTAATGGCGATGTCATATGGTTTCATACACTGTAGTGCAAATTCGCAAGCCATTTGCTCTGCTTTTTTTTTGATCTTGTGAGTTCCTGATGCAAAATGTACTAGTATATATCCTTTCTCTTCATAATGCTTTCGAATATTTGCAAATGTATGTAGGGTACTATATTTAATTGCATCCCTAAAATCGGTATGATATATCTCTTTGCCTAAACATAAATAAACACCCATAGTATATCCATTTTCAGGGTCGTGATTAATTTCTAAATAATCGGGCGTCGTTTTGAATTCCTTCTGAATCTTTACCTGAAGAATATTCTTATAATTGTCATCATTTTTGATAAGAGCGACCCAGTCCACGTGACGTTCAAATACTGCTTCGATAAACTTCTGTGCCATTTGGAATCCCGGTCCCGTTACAAATACATTATCAAACCATTTGTCGTCATCGTGAATACTTATTTTATTGAAGTCTAGGAAGAGCGCTCCAATAAATGCTTCGAAAAGACAGCCCAATTTTTTAAGATTTGTTCTTGTGCGTTTTTCTTCGGCGTGTTTAGAAATAATAAACCATTTATGTAGCCCCATTTCAATCGCAAATTTGCCAATAGATTCATTTTTGACAATGGCGATTTTCTTTTCGGTCATAAAGCCTTCATTCTCTTTAGGAAATCTGCGATAAAGATAGTATTTTGTAACACATTCTAGAACACCGTCACCGAGAAATTCGAGACGTTCATTTGATTTCGTTTTTAGAGGAATACAATTAGAAGGTTGAGGCATAATTTTTATATTCTCTCGAGCGTTTTCTAATTGAGGACGTTTCGTATACGATGCGTGTACGAAGGCACGGCGATAAAGGTCAAAATTATGGAGAGACGACGGAATTCCGTATGATGAAAGAATAGATTGAACTTCATTCAATGTAATCTCTCTATTTTCCGGGTTATATGGATTGAAAATATATCCGTCTTCGCACGGAATTATATCCGAATCATTTAATATATTCTTCGAGTCTGTTGTGTTTAATTTAGGAGATGTGGCTTCAGTAGATGTCATACTATTGTTTTCGTTGGCGATATAGTGTGTATAATAATATTCAATAAATATCTTTAAACTATTTCAATTTAGTCTATTAAAATATTCTACCATTTGGTATATTTGTGTACTATTCGGTATATTTATAAATAATAATTGTTAAACAAATAATTGTTAAACAAATAAAATATTTAGCATATATATAATAAGCATAAAATGGTCGGAATGGGTCTTGTTGGCAGAACTTTGAGAGTTGATTCTCTTGCAAATAAAGGATGTACCTTTGGTAGCATGGCTGGTTTGGCGCCTAGTATAGGAATTAATCCAAATCTTATGAGTGTGTATCGTAGTGATACTACATATTGTCAGCACAAGTGTATCCCTGTTGGGTGCAAAGAAGGTTTCGCTTATATGAAGAAGAATGGTCTGATATTTAGCAACAAGGGTACTGGTGGTATCGGTAGAATGGCTTCTGCACCCGGTAGAGACTTACTGATGGGACATGGAAATCAGAAAGGTGTATCCTATTAATCAGTATATCTATATATTTTCGATTGTTAATATAATATTGAATTTTAATATTACAATATTATATACTTATTCGCACATATTTAGATGGCTCAAAAAAACGGACCTAAAAGTCGTAATGGACGCTCAGCAATGGCGCGTCGTGTTTTATTTAGTGGACCTGGTTCTACCGATGGTCTCTATGCCAACACGCATAATGGCGGTGGTATGAAGAAAGGTGGTGCACAGCCATCTGCTACCGGTTTTATGACTCCCTTCGGGCAGAGAAGTCAGATTGCAGTTCCTGCCCTGAATAAGGATTTTTTATTTAAATTTAGGCAATACTATGACACCGCTCGTCATACCGGACCTAAATTATAAATATATAAACCATTTAGAAACTTCGCACGTATAATATGATAGCACTACAAAGTATTCTCATATCATACCCATTTATACCTTTTTATATTTTAAACTACGTACACATATATACACGCTACAATGATCATCAAAGTAGACAATCGAGAAACAGATTTATTGCCACTTATTGAGAGGCGCATAGATACTATTGATATTTTGGAGAAGGAGACGGCTGCTGCGGCGACATTATCGGCTACTATAAAGAATAAAGTATCTAGTGGGGGCGGTGGTCAATGTTTGGTCCCTCTTCATATTTATCAAGATGTAGATTTCGTGGAGAAGGAGTGTGATGGGACTTCAAATACAAATGAAACACCAAAAACGGGAGAAAATGAAAAATCCCATAAAATTAAAAAGGAGCAACTTCATATAGGCGACATTGTATTGGAGGACAATGCGGGGAAACAAATCATTGTTTTTGAGCGAAAAACACTCAATGATTTGGCGGCGAGTATAAAAGATGGGCGATATAATGAGCAGTCTTTTAGGCTGGATAAAGAGGCCATACATAATCACAATATCGTATATATTATTGAAGGGGATATCGAAAGATATAACGAAAAAAGGGGGCGTATCTCAAAAAAGGTACTTATTAGTAGTATGTTTTCGTTATTATATTACAAGGGGTTTTCGGTATTTAGGACAAATTCGATTTGTGAAACAGCGGATGTTATTGTATTTTTTGCCGATAAATATGATAAGACGCTTGTTACTGATAAATCGCGGCGTGCATACTATGGTGTCGAAAATGCGATAATATCGACCACGTCTCCGACAGCGTCGCCGACTTCGCCACCGACGCCAACCACTCCTTGTTCTATGTCGCGCACTAAAGATAAGGAGGAAAGTGAGAAATATTGTGGCGTATTTAAAAGCCATAAAGAGAAAAATGAATATATTACGCAGGATAATATAAATATAATAATGCTGGCCTGTGTACCCGGTATAAGTTCAAAAATAGCGACGCAAATTATGAATGAATATAAGACAATACAAAATCTATTACATCAACTTGAAAAGGAGCCAGATATTTTGAATACCTTTATGGTCAGGACAGATTCTGGCGCGATGCGCAAGATAAATAAAACGTGTGTAGATAATATTAAAAAGTTTCTATTACGTAAGTAAAATAAAATAAATAAAATAAAACGACTAATATGTATATGTATATGTATATTGATACCGGTATAACTTTTTATTCTAAAAAATTTGATTATATTTATTTTATTATATTATATTATTTTATCAGTGATACATATGTATGTTATTGTTATTGGAAATGACAATCCAGGTTCTAAATATTATAGTGATGTAATCCCATCGATAATAAAAAAAATAAATCTTATACCCATATTTATGTATGATATAGACTTTAACTGCTATGAAAAAAGTAACTATTATGAAACAACTAATATTAATTTAAGTTATATAAAAAGTATGTATGAAAAAATTATAATTTATTCAAATAAAGAATTAGGTAAAGCTATAAATGAATTAAAAAAATTTTATATTACTGCTATTATTCCTGACGGAGAGGATAGTGTAATAGATGCTGAATATTTTAGTCATCATTTTAATACATTAAGTAATCCAATCGGTACATCAAATTGTAGAAGATACAAATATGATATGCAAGAACGTATAAAAAATAATGGTTTAGTTGGCATAAATCAAAAAAAATGCTATACTGTCAATGATATTAAGATATTCGTAAGAGAAAATCCTAACACCAATTATGTTATAAAACCCGACAAAGGTGCAGCAACTGAAAATGTTTTTTTATGTGAAGATATAAATAGTTTAATAGATAAATATAATATAATTATAAATTCAAATTATAATCACGTTAATTTAAAAAATAAATGTTGTATAGTACAAGAGTATATTGATGGGGAAGAATGGAATATTAATACTGTTTCAAGAAATGGTAAACATAAGATTATAAATGTTATGAAGTATAAAAAAGATAATGTTAATGGTAGACATTTTACATATTTACAATCGGAATTAGTAGAGCCACAAAATGTGCCCGATGAATTATTAACATATACTAAACAAGTATTAAATGCTCTAGAAATACAAACAGGTGCAGGGCACACAGAGATTAAAATGTCATCAAAGGGTCCTTGTTTAATAGAAATAGGTGCCAGGGTTGGTGGAGGACAGTATCGACTCTATATTTCTAAATGTTTAAGTAAAACATATAAAGGTGATAATTATGATCAACAAATAGCAAGTATATATGCTTATTGTGATGGGAGATTATTTGAAACAATACCAAATATGTATAAGCTTATTAATAATGGTAGTACAATATATTGTAATTCAAAATATGATAATATAGTATGGAAGAAAGTATATATGGATGCTTTATTAAATGACATATCAAAGTTAGTATATGTCGAAAATATAAAATATATGTATGAAGAAGATGAACCTATAAAAAAAACTATTGATTTTTATACAGATTTACTTTACTTCGATGTAATAAGCGAAAATAACGAAAATATAAATAAAGCAACAATAATAATACGTGAATGGGAAAAAAATTTATATCTTATTGCCAAAAAGCATAATGGAATTATTAACCCGTTATTTTATTATTTTAAGTTATTTGTATCAATTATTGCAATTTTATTATTATTATTTTTTATTATAAGAAATAGATATCGTGTAAATATTAAGACTATCAGAAAAATTAAAAATGCTATAAAATAAAATAAATTATATTTAATTAATATATATTATATGAGTGTTATTGTTATTGCAAATTATAATGCACGTTCAAAATATTATGAAGAGGATTATCCACGGATAATAAAAAGTATAAATTTAAAACCTATATTTATGTATGATATAGATTTATTCGATAATAAAGATATTAAACTAAATGCCAGTAAAAATTGTAGTATGTATGAAAATTATATTTCTTATTCTCATAATGAAATGAGAAATGTATTAGATACACTACATTTATTAAATAATAATAATAATATTATTGCATTTATTCCATACACTGAGGAAGATGTAATGGATTCAGATTTTTTTAATAATCATTTTAAAACACCATCCAATCCGATTGATACGTCCATATGTAGAAGAAATAAATATTATATGCAAGATAAATTAAAAATAGCAGGTTTAAAATACATAAATCAAGAAAAATGTACTAATTTAAACGAGTTAATAAATTTTGTTAAATATAATAATAATAATTTATATGTTATAAAACCAATATGCAGCGCAGCATCAGAAGATGTTTATATGTGTAAAAATATACAAGAGTTAGAAGAAAAATTTTTACAAATTATCGATAAGACAAATAATTGTGGTTTAAAAAATACCGAATGTTTAATACAAGAATTCATAGATGGAGATGACTGGATTGTTAATAGTGTCTCTAGAAATGGTAAACATAAAATTGTAAATGTAATGAAATCTAATAAATCGTATATTAACGATAGACATTTTATGTATTTATATACAGAATTAATAGAACCAAAAGATGTTCCAGATGAATTATTAATATATGCAAAACAAGTTTTAGATGTTTTAGATATACAAAATGGTGCAGGGCATGCAGAGATTAAAATGTCGTCAAACGGTCCTTGTTTAATAGAAATAGGCGCAAGGGTTGGCGGAGGACAAGAAGAATCAGCAGTAAGTAGTTGTATTGTAAATAATTATGGTCAGCTGAAAGCTTCTATATATTCATATTGTAATGCAGAATTATTTAATGAAATACCAGATTTATATGTAACTACAAATAATAAGTATATATGCATTACATTTAATTGTCTATATGATAATTTAATTTGGAATGAAGAATATATAAATATAATAACTAATGAATTAAAACTATTTGTTACTGTTCATAAAATCAATTGTAATTATATAACTGGTGATATATTAAACAAAACTCAAGATTTATGTTCTATAATTGCGAGAATATTTATAACATCAACGAACTATGATAATTTAAAAAAAGCAATTGAATTTATTAAACAATTGGAAAATAATATTGGTATATATCCGAGTAATTATTTATAATATTAATTGTTAATTATCAATTATTAATTATCAATTATTAATTATCAATTATTAACCGCGATAGCCACATTATTGGCGTTATAGTATCCGGCATCGATTAATGCTTGCGTGAAATCGCTGCCGCCCCAATTCGGGTCCATCGGATTAGGGCTTTGGCCGGTTGATTGTGTTATGTAATCGAGCATCATATCTGGTGTAAATTCACCCTGATCCATATTAGAATCGTCATAACCGGGATACGAGTTTATATTATATGGTTTGTCGTCGCGCGAGGCGTCTAATATTTTTGTGATATGTCTTCTAGGTGGAGGCATTTTTATAGAAGATACAGGCGACAATCCTCCTTGCAAATCTGTCGGACTTGGTCTAATTTTATATCCTGTATTTCCTTGTGCGTCTTCTGATTTTTGTAGATATAGAACAGGACATACTAATCCTGAAGCGCGTTGCCATTCAAGATATTCAGTATATTCTTCTAAATTATTAAATATTACGGGATTTACACCGGGTACTGTATGCTTTTTGGAATTATATAAATATAATTGTGAACCCTGTTGTATTAAAATATTCGGACAATTAGATTCTGAATTATTACTTCCCATCGTGAGTGCTTCTTTAAAGTCGGCACTTGTATAATTTAATACGAAATATGTGACAATAATAAATAATGTGGTTATTAATATAATTTTATAAGTCATTTTATAGTTGTATAATATATTATATATATATAAAATATGAATATTTAATAAATCTTTTTATTAAAACGACGGTATATATTAAATTTTTGTCTAAATATATAATATATATACTTACGCATATAGATATATTAGAGAACGGATGCCTGACGAACTATTAAGTTTGACTGATAATGAAATAGGTATGTTGAAAACTAAACACGGAGTTGTATTGTTTCATATGGATGGATGTGGACACTGTGTTAATATGATGCCTGACTGGAATCGCGCAATAACAGAATTAAAGGATAGTATGAAAAATGAGATTATCTTAGGTGCTGTTGAGAGGAATAATATGGAAAAATTTCATAAACACGGAATAAAGCCAAATGTAAACGGATTCCCTACGGTTTTATATTTTCATCCGTCGAAATTACATAGTCCCGAGGTTTATAGCAAGGATAGGAGTTACGAAGAATTTAAGAAATGGATTATGGAGAAATCACATAAAGGTAAGGGCAAGGGAATGGGAAAGGGTAAGGGTAAGGGTAAAGGCAATAATAGTGGAAGCGATAATAATAATAACAACAATGTATTGGATGAGATTAAAAATTATGACAAGCATCTGAAACGCGTACACGAACGGTTTATAGGTAATGAGAATGAGATAATCGTGGGACAAGAAGGCGGTGGACATCGTCGTCGCCGTCGTCGCGGGAGAAGCTCCAGAAACGGGAGAAACGGGAGAAACGGGAGAAGTAGCAGAAGTAGCAGAAATAGAGTAAAAAGATTAAGGCGTACGCGCAAACATAGGAGAACGCATAGCCATAGCAGGCGCGCGCATTGTAAATCTTGTTCTAAACTTGATGTTAAAAGTGGTGGCGCGGGATGTAATTGCGGTGGTGGTAGTTTTTTTAATTTTTGATAAGTTTTGTTAAGTTTTGATAATTTTTGATAATATTAGTTATAAATAAAAATAATGGTTTAATGGTTTCAATATATTGGTATCATTCCAACCCATTATTTTTATTCTATATTTTATTCTGTATTTGATCCTGTATTTGATCCTGTACTTTTATATATTATAATCTATTATAATCTATTATACTCCGTTATCTTCTATGTTTACGCGATTTATGCGAGTTATGTGATACTCGTTTCGTTTTACTTTTCATACTACCACCAATAGGAGCTATCGCCGTTGATTTTAATATCTGGTTTGGGTACTGGTTGGGATTCTGGTTTAGTTTCTGAACAGGAACAGGAGCAGGAGCAGGAGCAGGGTTGGGTTGTCTCTTACTTGATTCGACAACAGCTGTACCTGTAGCAACACATATAATGAATTCGCGCATTTCAGTTAAGGATATTTCTACTCCAGAGATTGCAGTTGCATTCGGGTATGTTCTTTTTGTATACGCTTCTAATTCTGATATAGCTTCTGCGTAAACATCGTCGATTTTTTTATTTATCGCGGAGTTTTTTCCTCCCAGAAGACCGGTTAAATTTCCTATAATATCTCTAAAAAAGGACACGGAATGAACAATTGTTCCTCTTACTAAACCCAATGGGGTATATTTTGAGTCATCAAGTGTATTTAATGTAATAATAAGCATATTATAAAACGCTTGTATATTATATATTAATATTTTTTGTTTTAATTCGGTCGAAAAATTGAAACAAATATTGCGCTTAATATTATATATAACATACACCTTGTACATACTGTACATATACAAACATACTTGCCAGACGCCAGTCGCCAGTCGCCTTATAATGTCCGCAACTTTGTCTTCATCATCATCTTCGTCTTCGCCGATTGTTTTGAAACGCGTGAAGAATATTTTTGGAAATGAATATGCAGCGTCGACGACGTTATTAATGTCACCAATGTCACCGAGTGTGATATTGATGAAACGAAAAAATTATATCAATAACAATACCATCATCAACAAGGATGTCAATAATATCAATAATAATACTATCAATAATATATTTGCCGCGCGAGACAATAACGATTTTGCCGATGATACTCGCATAATCGAGACAACCGATACGGTTGAAGTCACGCCCGATGATTACTATCACAGGCATCGCGAGAGGAAGTTGGAATATCAGAAGAATTATAATAGGGAAAATGATGATAAAATCAAAGAATATAATAAGGATTATTACCTCAAAAGAAGAGCCGAGATTTTAGAGAAAGCGAAGACGCGTGTTATTTGCGAGTGTGGGTGCGATGTGCAGCTTTCAAATATGAACGCTCACAAAAAAACGAAGAAACATTTGAAGCGTGCTGGAAAGTAATATCATTTAGAATATACTATATTTAATTAACGATTGCAAAATATTTTTATTGTTTGTATATTATATATATTACATACCGTTGTATATATATACTCATGGATTTAGACAAAAACGCGAATACTAATGCGAATTATAGCTCTAAAGTACGTGATGAATTATTGCAAGTTTTGATTGTTAATAAAAGGTTATGGGGGTTATCCGCAGATAACTTAAAAAACATATTGGGATTTAAAATTAGTAAAGGAGACTATACAGGTTTAGATTCTCCTCAAGGTCATATTTTAATACATTCGGGGCAAGGGAAAGCAATGGGGGTTTTGGGACCACGATCCAAATTCTGTGATTACATAAAGATCATATGCGAAATATTAGTTTCCTTAGGTATTTATTACGAGATCATGCCAAACGTTGAAACTGATTGTAAACTCACCCACAGCGCCACTCCTCCTCTACCTCATGATGATGCTAATATGGTTGAAATGGAAACGGTATTAACAACCGGTGGAAAATCCACGCGAAGAAGAAAAGCATACAAAACTACCAGAAGAAATAATAAATATAAGAATAAAAACCGTTATAGAAGAAAACGACACACTAAGAGGAATAAGAAATCGCACCGTAGAAGAAGTCGACGTTAACTCGAATTGCGATACAATTATATTACATTACATACATTAATATATGCTACATAAACTATATATTAATATGAAACCATCACCAATATCTAAAAATAAGATTATTTTTTCTTCAGTGTTTTATTACGTTTGGATACCGCACTAGTTCTTTTAAATGATTTTCGTTTATCGCTTATATCAAATTGGGGATGATTTGTGTGTGGCGGTCGTGTTTGCGCGGATGAGACCGACGACGCTGCTATACCCTCACCACCTCGTTCATCCTTTTTGAAAAATTCTTTTATATGTTCTAATAATCTTTTGCTTACAATAATATCGACCTCTTGTTCTTCTTTGCTTTTTTCGGCGATATTGTATTTAAGTTTCGACATCATATAGTTTCGCAATTCATCTTTATTTTTCACATCTTTTGCCAAATGCGAATTCATATACCTGTCTACAAGCGTTGATGAAGGGATATAATGTTTGTATGCTTTTACGTGTATATAGTAAACACTATCTTCTTCCATTTGTGGGTGAAAAAGATCATCGACAAAACAGATTTCTATATCGCGCGGCAGTTTAGTGCATCTGAAAAAATCGTCGACTGTTTTTTCCTGTGTTGTGCGATTTAGTTCAAGAACTCTTCCATCAACTTTAAATGCGCATATAATTTGTTCGAATATTTTGGATTTCAGCTTTTTCTCGAAATATGTTTTAACGTGTTCAACCCATACACGGTCTTGGTTGTTGGTGTATATCATTATATATTTACACTTATCCTCATTCTTTTTTCGTAAAATGTATTTTAAAATATTAAATATTTGTGGGCGTATAAATTCAGGGTATAGTTCCATTAAATCGTTGAAAATGTCGTATGATGTTTGCCTATTTCCATAATATTCGTCTAAAACGTTACAAAGTGCGCCTAATTCTCCGAAACTACCAAGCGTTTCATCTAAATCAAAAACAACAACTTTTTTATTTTTAGGGTTAGAATTTATTTTTATGGATTTAGGCATTTAAACGAATATAAAATATGATTATATATTTTTGTTATAATTAGTAGTTATTATTTAATTGGCGAATTACCATATTAATGGATTATTTTATAATTTTATCTATTTGTAATATAACTTTACTATATTTGGAATCAGATAGATAGTAGTTAATGGGTATTCTAAAAAAAAATGATTATATAAAAATATTAAATTACTATAATATACCGATTACTCCTACAGATAGTTCTAAAACAATTAAAAATAAAGCGGAGGAAATACTTGCAGATAAATTATGTAAATGTATTAAAAAGGTTAAAAAAACAGATGATGAAAATGATACAGATATAGATACGCAATCGGATGCAGAAAGTAAGGCTATCGGTATATGTAGCGATTCTATATTTCGACGCAAAGGTCTGAAGCATAGCGGATTTACGTGTAAAAAACGTCCCAAATTTATAAAATATCCCGGTAAAACTTACTCGCTACAAACCAGAAGTAAATATTTGTCAAAGAATCAAAAGATGCGGCGAATTTTCTTAACAAGAAAAAATAAGCATTGATCGATGATGCAACTTATGTAACTTATGCAAATTGTAAAAATATATATGAATATAACATTTAATTTGTTAACAAATGATGTTATTAACAAATTAAATTTTTTAATTATTCTATTATTTGATTATTTGATTATTATTTAAAATGTAGGAGGCTTTGTCTGACGAGGCTTCTTTGATGTAGCACCGGTACGAGGCGTTGATGGCACGTCACTACTAGCAACGGGAGTAGGAGTAGGAGTAGGAGTGGCACTGGCACCGGCCTCAGACTTTGCAACTGGCGCTTCTTGCTCGGTGCGCTCAGAATGCTCTTGACGAGGACGATAAGGGGCGCGCTCTCCAGGACGACCACGACGAACCAACATCCACTCGCTGCCACCACCGTTACCGTTACCGTTACGATCATACCCACCGCGTGCACCACTTCCACCACGACCGCGCAAAACACGTCCACCGCGAGCAGCAAGACCTCCTCCACGCGTTCCCTGGCTATCGTACTGTTGATGCGATTGATGTGGTTGTTGCCTGCTTCCACTAGCACCCTCGGCTACACCTTCTTGGGTCGCACGATGCTCACGACGCGTCTCGCAAAACAACTTACCACCCTTCACACCGCGCACATCACCTGCCTGAAACTTATGTGTTCCCGACTCAGTATCCACAACAGAAAACTCCACATACTCACCCTCTACCAAATACCTGTATTGCTCCTGACTTACAGTAACCGCTGAGTGGTGTACAAAGATCTCACTAGCATCTTTATACAGGTCGTTACCACCGACCACAGAAATAAAACCAAAACCTGTCTTGTTATTGAACCACTTCACGCGCCCAGTAAGACGAACAGGGGCTGATGTAACAGAAGAACTCGCAGAACTCATTGTATGAATACTTGATACGTTAATATATAAATTGGCTTTAAGTATATTTATGAAATATTTATATATATATTTTCAAAAAATTCTTACACTGTCTCGTCATATATGAATAATCCGGCTTATCATCGAATTCCAAGCTATACGAATAATCCAGCAACTTTTGAAACAAATGAGGGATACCTTCGCACAATTCTGCTGATGTAGTTTTTACTTTTTTATCATAGACCAAATCTTCTTTTGTTTGTATTTCCCCTTTTTTAGGAGACAATCCCATCCAAGGCAACTTTCCTTTCGCTAGGTATATCGCAACATAGATTATTGATATAATATCATCGCGTCTAGAATACACATCCCCATTGTGTGTATGTTTACTAATATATCGAATAGTTCCAACAATCGATCTATCGTATGTATTAATAACGTGTTTATCTCCTTTCATATAAAACCGCGAAAGTCCAAAATCAATAATATGTAACCGTTTATCGTCGCTACCACCACCACCACTGAGCATAAAATTCTCAGGTTTGATATCTCGATGAACAACGCCCGTATCGTGAATGCGTCCAATAATTTCGATCATTGATATGAGATACTTAACTACTCCCTTTATGTGCGGCAATATGATTGGCTGTGAAGTCATAGATTTATTCGATGTTATATATGTTGCATCGGGGTGTATTGTTTGCGATACACCCACTGCGCCTACACTATCATCGTCGCTTGAGGACGCCTTTGCTGTTATTGATACCGTTTCATCTTTATTGTATAATTCACATTTTGCATCTGCTTCATCAGGTGATGACGCAGACGATGATTCTACCGTGTCCGATATTTTCTGAATACCTGTACTTGTACCTGTACTTGTATTCGTAGCTGCACCATCTGTCTTAATTTTTGTAATTTCTTCACACAATGTATGCGAGAACAGATCCATAACGATTATATTTTTATTTGATTCCGTGCCATAGTATCGCAGTTTTACGACTCCCTGTATTCCCGCCAAATGATTAAGTATTTTTGATTCCCATAAAAGTGTAGGTATTTTTGTGGTTGTCGCCTCGTATTTGATGGCCACTTGGTCGCCTGATATGACATTTTTACCTCGATACACGCACCCGAAACTCCCCGATCCAATCTTCTTTTCGTATATGTATTTCTGATTGATTAGCGTGCGATGGCGGTATTTTTCGGGAATGGGGTTCGCATCAGTAATATTGGCGGTGTCAGCGGTGTCGGCTGTGTCGGTGACGGTAACCTCTACTGACATTTGTTTGACGATGTTATAGATACGTTGATGATATCGCAGAATAATGACACAATATGTTATATATTATATTGTGTCATATTTATAAATCAATTTTATTTTTATTAAATAATCGGCATTATTCAAGATTCATTTGGCATTAATTTCATAATCGTTTTAAGTAGCGTAGTAGATATATTCGGCGTCCGCTCCATATATAGCACATCACACGATACCCAATCAAATTCCCCCATCCAGTCGTCTCCCATCATTAATATTTCTGCTCCTGTTTGTATTATATAATCATTTTTCAGTTCAAGGCTTTCTTCTTTAAATATTTCGTCTCCTAGATGTGCGCATTCAATCACGGTTTTTCGTTTTTCATAGTCATCCACACTATTTTTACCTTTTCTCTCGTTTAACTCGTCGCTTGATAATCCGATATAAAGATAGTTACAAAAATTCTTACATCGTGTAAGTATATTATTGTGACCATAATGGAATAGATCAAATGTTCCAAATGTTATCCCTTTATCATATTTATCTTGTATAAAAATAGGAGTGTCGATTGTATCTCCTGTTGTGTCACGATTATGAAATTTTATATAAAATAGATTCGGAAAATGTTGCCCGATATGTTCTGACGATACAGCTGCTGCCGTTTTAAGTTGCGAATAATAATTATATAATTCTTTATTTTTACAGAACATATTGGTTGTATATTTTAGGGCATTAATATATCGTGGATTTTCGATTTTTTTAGATAGATAGATTTCGGTGACTACGTGTGGTGCGAACATTCTCAAATCTTTAAAACATAGCATTGAATAATAATTGTCTTTATGTGGCGCGGTAACGTCAGATTTTTTGTCTTCATCTACGTATATATCTACATTTACATCTACATCTACATCTACATCTACATCTACATCTAGATTAACGGTTATTTTTTTAATATTATTGTCTTTTATGTACTTGAGTAATATGAATGTATCACACATTATTACTATATTATGTATATTAAAATATTTGAATTAATCCGTATTTAATAGGTTGCGTCCTTAGCTATTATATAAAATTGATATAAATATAATTAAAAATATGGTATAAGTATATACAAATGGTCAGTCAGAGTGTTGGGTTCAATGTGGGGAGGATTTATAATTTAGTATTATTTATGGGATTATTTTCTATGTCGGCGTCCTCGGTCGGTGCTATACCTATTCAGACATCCGTTGGTGATGGCGGGGGTACAAAATATCCAATAAATATTGCTTGCGAGTGTATATTTACACTATATGTAGATGGGGTATATATAGGTGAAGGCAATAAGGAAAATTATGACCCGATTGGTTGGCCATTTGGAAGATCAGAGTGGAATGATACAAAGAAGTATTATCCTATTATATATGAAAATGGGCCTAAAATAGTAGCGTTTAATGGTATGGGTGGTCAATATCCTGTATTTCCAAATGGGTTTATTATGGATATAAATGATGGCAAGGATTATACGAAATACAAGGAATGGAGATGTAAGGATTTTTCGAAGACGATTGAGAAGTCTCCTCCTGCTAATTGGTTTGCATATGATTATGATGATAGTGGGTGGGATATTTCTACGTCATATGGTGCGAATTATCAGAATAATAGTTATCAAATATTTGAAAGTCCGCGACAATACATAAGCTTGAATGCCGAATGGTTATGGACAAAGGATAATTCTGATGCGAATATATATTGCAGAAAGAAAAATATTGCTACATCGGCGTTGACGAGTATGCCTATGGTGTCATCAACTAGCCTTCCTATGGTTACAAGCGCTCCTATGGTTACTAGTTTGCCGGTTGTTACAAGCGCTCCTGTGGTTACTAGTTCGTCTGTTGTTACTAGCGCTCCTATGGTTACTAGTTTGTCGGTTGTTACAAGCGCTCCTATGGTTACTAGTTTGTTGGCTTCAACATCAACTGTGGGGCGTCCGCCTGTGTCGACAACGATACACTCGCCAGTGCGTACGCATCCGCCTGCTTCGACATTAACTGTGGAGCGTACGCATCCGCCTGCTTCGACATTAACTGTGGAGCGTACGCATCCGCCTGCTTCGACAACGATACACTCGCCAGTGCGTACGCATCCACCTGCTTCGACATCAACTGTGGGGCATTCGCATACGCCTGTGTCGACAACGATACACTCGCCAGTGCGTACGCATCCACCCTCTTCGACATCAACTGTGGTTCGTCCGCATACGCCTGTGTCGACAACGATACACTCGCCAGTGCGTACGCATCGGCCCGCTTTGACATCAACCGTGGAGCGTCCGCCTGTGTCGACAACGATACACTCGCCAGTGCGTACGCATCTGCCCGCTTCAACATCAACCGTGGAGCGTACGCATCTGCCTGCTTCGACATCAACTGTGGTGCATCCGCCTGTGTCGACAACGATACACTCGCCAGTGCGTACGCATCGGCCTGCTTCGACATCAACAATGGAGCGTACGCATCCGCCTGCTTCGACATCAACCGTGGAGCGTACGCATCTGCCTACTTCGACATCAACTGTGGTGCGTCCGCATACGCCTGTGTCGACAACGATACACGCTCATCCATCCATCAATATAAAAATCGTTATCAATAATATTAAATATTCTAAGGGCATTTCCGATAAACAAGTAGCACATTTACTAGAAAATGTCAAGTTTTATAACCAAAACCAATATTACAATCAGCAACGCGAGAACAATAATCTCTATAGAACTGTTCTAACTACACGCATCGATCTTATACGCCATTATGAAATTTTAATTCGTCACCTCGAACGCCTCGAACGCTACTCTCACGAGGAAGACACCGACAACAAACTTCCACGCCACTCTAGTAACGATTCAACGTCTAAATATAACATTATTCAATCTATGATTAAATTAAATAGCCGTATTAAACAAATTGAAAATAGTATACACTTCATTAAAGGTAATCATAAATACCTTCTCCAACATATTCTCAACAATCTTAAACAACAATACAAAAAAGATACAATGAAAATTTTCAATATTTAGTTCGTTATTTGCATATTTAGTTCGTTATTTGCATATTTTTATATTCTACAATTATTACATAAATATAATACAGTATATTGTTATACAACAAATATTATAACCACATATATTATCATTGAATGCCATCCACTTATAAAAAAAATACACCACTAAATGAACGCAAACAAAAGTCTGCAAAAATGTTATCTATGTACCCCAACCGTATTCCTGTTATCGTCGAAATGTCCACCTCTTCGGCAAGTTATAATTCATATCAAGAAGCCGAACATAAAATCAAATATTTAGTACCACACGATATATGTATGGGACAATTTATAAAAATTATTCGCGATAAACTTAAAATCCAATCAACCACCGCTCTATTCTTTTTCGTTAATAATAAATTATTTCCCATTGTAAGCGTCATTGGCGATATATATACCGAACATTGCGATGAAGACGGTTTTCTATATATTGAATTCTGTGAAGAATCTACGTTTGGTTGTTGCGCCTTATAGATCACCATCATAATATATTTATAACACTAATATAAATATATTTCATCATATTATTATAGTCAAACGTAACTACAACCTCCCGTTATACCTTTATACCTTTATACCTTTATTTCTTAACTATTTAGCCAGTTAGCCACTTAGTAACTTAGTCACTTATATGAAAAGAATCACAGACATTTTTAAAAATAAATTAGAATATATAATGAGCACAAAATCTACACCCACTACCTCTGTTCCTCAAACCAACGTCCAAGTCTGCCTCGATATTAAAAATGAAGTGAATATTATTAGTATCAACGACATACATACTACCGATAAACAACCACTACTTGCAAAATCATCGCCTTGCGTAAATGTAGATACTCCTCACCCCGCGTGTCACGCACCTCTTGTTCAATTATCCCCCACTCATATAACGACCCCTCCTACATCCCTTGAATTATATAAAAATTCTAACAATGATCATATCATAGATTTAGAAATTTCTTATATTATTGACTCTTTAATTGACGAGACTGTCACCTCTTACTATAATTCAAATACGCCATCATTACATTCCAATATGTGCGACTATTATTCAAATCAACTTGAATACGAAGAAGCTCTTGAATCTATAATCTCGAGTAGTGAGATTGAATCTGTTCGCAGAATTGTGGAAGGTATTATTTATAAAGACAATAACTTTCTAATGAATCTTCGCTCCATAAAAACATATAACGCTGATTCTATGACGAAAGGACTACGATGTGGAGTATTTAAAACATCAGATTTAATTATTAAAATCGACATATCACCTGAGGCATTTAAATGTGAACTATTCGCTATGAATTTTGTAGGCAAGGGTATAGTAAAACCACATAATCTCGTAATGCCTTATATCGTTAAAATATACGAATTCAGAAAAGGACGCTATATGAATTTCAGTATACAACCACGTATTACTGATTCCCTTACTATATACGACTGGATGAAGATTCGCGCGAATAAAATTTTGCCGATTAATAATTACGCCACTATTTGTATCAATGTTTGTAAGTCTCTCTTATTCATGCACTCAAAACACGTAGTTCACGGTGATATAAAGCCCGGTAATATTTTAATACAAAACACCACAAATATCCCCTTTCTTATCGACTTCGGATTATCCGGTATACACGGCGTATCAGAAGGAACCGGCGGGACTAAACCTTTTTGCCATCCTGCAACACTAAACGTAAATAATGATGATGAAGAATCATATGAATGGACGAAAAATCATAAAAATAACGATTTATGGTCTATCGCATTCCTATTTTTTACTATTATGGTTTTTAGAAATTGTTATAATCTTTATACTGAATACCCCGGAGACTTCTTTGATTCAGATAAATACGTTAGTCCTAAATACTTCCACCATATGCCATACCACTTTCGAGATGCATTCCAAATCATTCTCATTAATCCAAAACATCGCATCAATATCAAAAAACTCAGTGTTCGCAAATTTATCGACCTCCTAGAAATAGGCTTGCATACAAATCTTACTCCATTCGAAATATAAAATGTTTACTATAATTGTAGTGACTATAACTCGATTTTTATAACTTCTGTGTCGTTTGCGGCCACTGGCGCTTGTGAATGTGTCGCCGCTGATACACTTATTGCCTTTATATCGATATTTATTTCTGCTGCATTATTGGCGTTGTCCTTGTCCTTGTCCTTGTCCTTGTCCTTGTCCTTGTCCTTGTCCTTTTCATTATCATCTAACATCGGTATAGTTTCCGATTCCAATTTGTTCATCTTTAAATCCATTTTATTGGCAATAACACGCTTCGTATTTTGTCTTTGCAATAAACGCATAAATAAATGATTACTTATCGCCAATGTGCTCATATACGTTTTGTACTTGAAAGAACAAATCGATGTATTAGACTTTACAAACCGAATACTATACCACCAATACGCCGGTATATGCACCATCTGCCCCGGAATAAGCGTAATATCTATACTCCTCAATTTATCAAAATCGGCTCTATAATGCGCCTGAACATTCCACGGATTAACAGGTGATATAAATTCGAAATTATCATAGTCCGCTGTAGCATATAAATATTTAGTAGATTTCGGTGGAAATACGCGTATCGTTACCTTACCGTGTGTAACCAAAAAATAATTCCTATAATTTACCTCATATCGGAGTGGTGTTTCTGTATTTAATGATGCAAACATTACATCATATGTACAGGACGATACCATAGATGGTCTCAAAAACATATCATTATGTCTATAATGCTTTATAAGTCCCGAGTCTTCAATAAAATCTGAATTTCTCTCACTCAAATATTTTGCATCTTTATCTTTCTTGAATAATTCTATGGAGTCGTTTATCGCTAAAGGAACATATAATTCGGTTTCATCGTCGTGTTCCTTTACATTCCGTATTTTTATATCGAATGCTCCATAATTCATTTTTATTGAATTAAAATTACAATTCTCCATTAAACTTTCATTTGAGAAATATGTTACTACCGGTTGACGAATATCACATATCTCCTCTAACTTCTCTTTCGATGGATCACATATCTCGTATACCTCTAAATCGTCGCACTTTTTTAAATGAAAAAAGACGTGTAAATATATGAATAATACAAGACAAAAAACCAATACAGCAATTACTTCCTTCATTTAAAATATATTACTTAATACTAATTTATTTTTATACTAATATTTACAAAATTATACTCATTACATTTCATTGCATATGACATAAAATAACTATATTATTTTATGTTATCTCGACCTATTCATATTCCCTTTGTCATATTCGCGGCGATTTAACTATAATCTCCCGTCATTGGTGTTTATCGTGTTTTATGACTCGCAGCTATCACCTCCATCGTCGCCATCATTGCCTCCATCAACGTTCTCAGTACTATGTGCTGCATCCACTCCATCGATAGTATCAACGACGGCAACTGAATCAACAACAGATTCGCCAACATATTCGGCTATAGTATTAGCATCATAGGTGTTATATTCACTGTTGTCGATATTACTAGGAATGCATTCAGGCAACCCCTTAGTTAAAAGTTTCATTACAAGTCCAGACAATTCATTTAATGTTTTCTGTTGCGAATTAAGAAGAATTCGCAATGCTTCATTTTCTTTCTGTAATGGCTCAATCTGATTTATAATATCCGACAAATTCGTATTTGTCAGTATATTATCAACAACTTTGCTTATAAAGTTGCCATCTTCTATAATACTTTCATATGAGATATTTGCAGTTGTTAGCATCATATCACCGCTGCCACCGCCTTCGCCACCTCCGCCACCTCCGCCACCTCCGCCACCTCCGCCTGCCTTATCAATTCTATCTACTCGGTTCGTCAACATTTGCAACTTATTCGAATATTCGTTTAATGTAGCATCTTGATTTAACAACTCATCGTGGTGTAACTTAAACAATACATTCGGTGGTAAAGGAGCCCCCGATGGAAGACACGGCAATCCTGTAGATGTCATCGGTAGATCTCTAATATGAAGACCAGAAACCTCTACAGTAGCACGATTATGTAGAACAGAATTTACAGAATATGGCCCATTAGTTCCTCCATTAGAACCCATAACATTTGGTGGGATAGGCATCGGTTTGTTTAAATGGACAGGAGTATTTACTCGCTGAGAAGGAGCAATAGCTGGATTATGAGTAGTAGAAGTAGGAGTGGAAATGGGAGGAGGAATACCTCGTTGCTGTAGTTGTCTCAACATTTGTTGCTGAACTTGAGGAGGAAGTTGCCGGAAATTAGGGGGCAATCCAGGGGGCAATCCTGAAGGTACATTTCCGCCGCTGCCACCGCCTTGACCCTGAGGATTAGACAATAATGGAGAAGGAGGAGGGCCTCCGCCACGCCTTCTCTTAGCAGCCGATAAAGAAGCATTATTACTCATTTAATAATTTGTATATATTTCTTAATAATAGTATTTTAAACCTTTTTATACGCAAACATATTATTTAACATATACAACATTGCGCTTGTTTGTATCGGTATTCGTATTTCCTACACTAGCCATATGTAGACTATGCCACCATTTTCATTTTTATTGTTTCGTGACATTTATAATCTTTTATTCTAAAATCGTCAATCACATAATTATCAATCTTATCCTTCGATGTACATATCTCGATCGTAGGAAATTCATATGGCTCGCGCCTCAACTGTTCTTTTAGTGGCTCAATATGTTCCTCATATATATGCGCATTCCCCAAAAAATATACAAATTCGTGTGCCTCAAGTCCGCAATGTCTCGCCAATAAATGCGTAAGTGTAGCATAACTTGCGATATTAAAAGGGACTCCTAATCCGATATCTCCACTTCGCTGATAAAGAGAACACGATAATTTATTGCCTTCACTTACATTAAATTGGCACATTATATGACACGGTGGAAGCGCCATATCGTCTAATTGACACGGGTTCCACGCGCTCATTATCATCCTTCTACTGGTTCTTGTTGCCGGATTCTTTAGCAATTCTATAATTTGTGTCAATTGATCTACGCCTTTCCCACTATAATCGGTGTCGCACGTATCGTACTCTGCATTAAAATGACGCCATTGATGACCATACACCGGCCCCAGATCTCCTTCTCTATTATTAAAGAGATTTCTACTGTCTAGAAATTCACGCGACCCGTTATCATCCCATATATGAACACCCTCGGCTTGAAGATGTGCATTATTTGTATCTCCACGAATAAACCATAACAATTCTCGAATACACGTTTTCCAAGCAGTTCGCTTTGTGGTTAATATAGGAATAACTCCTCCGGATAACGAGAATATCATAGCACTACCGAAAATAGATTTAGTAATACCATTTCTCCCCGCCTCCATAACTCCCTCCTCCAATACATCGTGAATAAGATTTAAATATTGGTACTCTTCGTGGTATTGACATTTACCCGTTGTTCCATTATCTTCCAAATATATGGGAACCATATTTGATTTAGCAAGTCTTTTTAACATTTTGTATTTATAATAAACAAAATATAAATATCTTTATTATATTCGGCATTCCTATGAATAAATTATTTTTATTTTATTTTAATTTCTTAATATAATTCATATATAAACTATGGATGATAGTATAAAACCAGTAACAAATCAGGGATTCTTTTCATACGTATTCAAATTATCGAAATTTAAACAGGAAGATTTGTTAAATGTTATACAATATACCGCATTATCAATATTGCCTATTATGTTGTTTCTTTATTATACGAAGAAGTATTTTCCAAGTGCTACCCACGAAGACTCATCACTATATTTATTCACCTTAACCTTCGTTGAACTTATTTTTATGATCGTAGGTATATTCTTCATCGACCGAATAATTAATTTTATCCCAACATTTAGCGGTAAATATTACGAGGTTATTAATTTAACAAATGTTATCCTTATTTTTGTAATATTTATGTTGATTAGTCGCGCGGGGTTTCGCGAAAGAACTTCTATTCTATTATACAGGTTTGACAACTGGTTCACTGTAGATGATTGGATCGCCGCAAAACTTGGTGTAGTTCCCAAGAAATTTGATATGTTTTCTTCTGAATCAGGAGAATATGATTTAGAAGTAGGTAATGTTTCTGGTGCTAAAGGTAAAGCAGGCAGCAAAGCAAAAGGCAAAAATGGGGCCGCTGCAGGACAACAGTCATCGCAACAAGCGACATTAAATCCGCAAATATCTCAGCAATACGCCGCACCCCCACCTCTCCCCATCCAGGGTCCGTCAATGTCCGGTTACGGCGGCGGTGGTGGCGGCGGCGGCGGCGGTGGTATGATGCAACAGCCTGTCCAAAATTTTAACTCAATGTATGCCAACACATCGACTCCTATGGTCGGAGGCGCTACATCTGGTATGGATGATATGTTTCCAGAACCGGAAGCAGCTAATACTGCACTAGGGGGCGGCCATTGGTCATCGTGGTAGGCTGCTGGGTTGTTATGTTGTTCCTCTGTATTGCCCAAATAAAATATGTATTTTTATATTTAAGTAGTTTTCGCTTAAATATAAAAATCACACATATAATATATACCACCAATATGAAAAATATACACTTTCAAATCTTACTAGTATCTGTTACTACATTCATACTATTTGGGTTTACCGATGCCCTTTTTTTTGGCATTTTCCTTAACGATGGGATGTCATCTATTTTCGAAAAAATCGGCTTAACCGCCGATAATAGCGACATAATGGTTGGATCGCTATCTTCCTCAGTTGCTTTAGTTGCAGCTACTTATATTAAAAAATATAATAAACAGGTATTCGGAGAATTAATCGAACATCCAGCTTTAGATATTCTTGGTATTATACTAGGTACATACCTATACATCACGGTCGTTCGAGAATATAGAAAATTAAAACTATAATCCGTGTCATTTAATTCGTCGCCTATCTACAACAAAACATCTCCCTTAGAAAAAATAGCAGACGATTCTCGCTCATCTCCTTCTTATCGTTTAACATCTTATGCTGCTTTATTACATCATTATACGCGACATAATCGTCATACGTTCTCACGGTCGTATACGGTAAACGTGGACTATATACCGTATCATAATATAACTCCCCACTATTTGTTCGCTTTATTGGCGATGATAATGACTCTTCCATCCTCTGATACACTATTTCGTCTGGTGGAGCTTTACTCGCGCCCTCAAATATATTATAATAACAAAAATCCTCTAAAACCATCCCGCACACTATTGCTATACTTAGATTTATAGTATATTTAGATTTATATAATTTGTTGTACTTAGATTTATAGTATATTTAGATTTATAAAATATACTATAAATATATTATGCTGCTTAATTTAATTTCCTATTCGGGAAAAAAATTTACACTCAATAATCTTCATATTAATATGCGGATTTCTGATGTAAAATTAGAAATAAAAATGTAACAGATATTCCCATTCGTCAACAATATTTATGCACTATTGATTCTGTTACAGGCATTATTAGTGCGGCGCTTGAAGACAATAATACACTATCATACTATAATATCAATAATGGCGATACAGTAATACTCAATATCTTGGAATATTATAAAACAGATCTAGACCATAAAGGACCTATATTGTTGGATGATTTAACTAAATCGAAAAATATAGGAATGAGTGGTAATGGTTGGCCATATTCGCCGTCGACACTTCATAATGTATATAAATCGACGCCTATACCTCCTAGTCCATCTAGTCCTTCTTATCTACTATAACTTCACGACTCACTGCTCGGATAATCTTTCTACCATTTTTATCCTCATCCTCTATCGGTTCGGATATACTACGCAACATCGTAAGGTACTCTATCTGTTTCTTCTCCGTCTCTATCCAATCGGGATTATTGTCTGTCCATATTTGTAATGCCGTCCGCTCCTTATCCGCTATCATCTCTATCGTACTCTTCATTATCTCGTGTGTATCGTCCTTCTCCCATTTATCCTGATCCTTTATATACATCGTCTCCCTCTTCTTATCCGTACAATGTATCGGTCTCTTATATATATCCAATTCCTTTAACCCGCGTATCATCACATTACTTATTCCCTCAACTAATCCATTCTTCTTCGAATATAATAAATCCTCAAACGTGATCTTCAAAGACTCTACAAACTCTGATATATTGAGAGCATCTTTGCACTGCTCGTTGAGAAAGAAATTAAGATTGAAATTATTAGTTGTATTATTGTTATTTATTATAGTATTGTTACCTATTTTAGGTATAACATCTTTTAAGATTTGACGAATCTCCTCATTGTCTTTTAACAGCTTTAATATTAAATCGTCTTTATCTATACCGTGGATATCCTTTAAGTCTGACGATATAACAGTGTCATTATTATCTTTCACAAATGGACATTTTTGTTTATGCTTCCAAAGCCCCATACGCGTTGTGTATGTTTTAGAACACTCACACCTGAGAGCATTATCAGTCACGGTGTTTTTGTTGTAAACTTTTGTAAACTTTCGGTGCTTCAGTGTGGCGAGGTGTGCTTGGTAGTTAGACTCCTTAGAGCATTTGAAGTGACAAGCTTCGCAAATAAAATAAACGGCATTTTTTGGCATTTTTTGTATACTATATTAGTATACAAAAAACTGCCTAAACCCTTTTAATATATATTTTAAGATTTTGGGGGAAAAGTTATCGTAACAAATTTTTCAAATAAAAAAAGTGATTGTGAGCATTATGCTCTGAGCGACATATGCATCGTTTTTTTCAAATCTAAAAACTTTTTTTGGAAAATGGACATTTATAAATGTCCTTTTTTGAAAAATCCAAAATACTTTTGAAAAAAATGATTCACTTCACTCACTTCGGCGTCCGCCCTACCAATCTTACGGCGAGGTTTATTACCATTATGCAGCGGCGTGCAATTCGTAGGGTGGTCGCGTGGCGACCATTATGCTAACAAATTTCAATATTTGATGGATCTCTCATTGTCTTTTAACAGCTTTAATATTAAATCGTCTTTGCTCATACTATTGATATTTTTAACTCTGATGATATTGTCGTGTCATTTTTTTCTATTAAAAATTGGACATTTATTTATGCTTCCAAATCATCGTAACAATTATTTTTAGAATATTCATAAGTGAGAGCATTATTGGCTGTGGCGTTTTTTTGTAAACTAATGTAAACTTTTGTAAACTTTTCGGGTTTAGGTGTGGCGTACCGTACTTGATAGTTATACTTATTAGAGCATTTGACGTCACAAACTTCGCAACTAAAAAATCCGGCGTTTTTTGGCATTTTTGGACATTTTTTTGTAAACAAAAATGCCGACCCTCTGACCCCAATATACATTTTAAGATTTTTGGGAAAAAATTTATCGTAACAAAATTTTTAACTTAAAAAAGTGAATGTGAGCATTATGGTCTGAGTGACGAAGTCGATGTTTTTTTCAAATCTAAAAACTTTTTTTGGAAAATGGACATTTATAAATGTCCTTTTTTGAAAAATCCAAAATACTTTTGAAAAAAACGATTCACTTCACTCACTTCGGCGTCCGCCCTACCAATCTTAGGCGGCGTACCTTTATAGTGCGGATGCGTACGCATCGAGGTGGGGCAATGAGACCATTATGCTCACGTTTGGATTATCGCGGCGATTTTGCAAAAAATGGGGCAGAAATTGGGGAATATCTTTTTTAATAATATGGAAATGGCTATTTTCGGGGATATTTTTGATTTCATATTCCGGCGAATTACTTTTTATCCTCCTTTTTCAATACATATATATTGAAATATATTAAGAATACACAATTCGGGACATTTTTCAGAAAATGATCTCCCCAAGAAAATACGATTTATGTCCCAAAAAAGGGGGAGCTTGTTTTCGACTTTTTCGCATTTCGTATACACCCATTTTTGGGGGATCTTTTGAAAAATGCCCGAAATGGGTGCCGTCGCCGCCGGCTTTAAGTTTATTCTATATGTATATTTTAAACCAGCTTAAAGAACATACGTACAGTCCTCCATTTATATTATTCTTTTTCAATTTAAATATTATTATATATTACGTATATATACAAGTACGTACGTAACATATTGGTTCGAATATATTCTGTTGCAACAATGAGCCTAAATGTTGAAGAATTACTTTATGCCCTTGATAATGAGAACAATACAGGTGTGGCGGGCTTAACCGCTTCTAAAATTAAACAAGAAAAAAATGATGTTCTACAAAAATTACAATTGTCGAAAGAAGAATTGAAAGATTTTCATTTACGACTTGCCGACTACAGATATGTGGATGAAATAAGCGGCCTTCAGGAAGGGCGCTATATACGATGGATACCGCTTAATGTAGAAACCGCTGAAATACAACTTACCAAGGGTGCATTTCTTGTAAGAACCGCATTAAATGATGACGGAGTTATACTTATATGTAGAAACGTTCGTAGACAATCTGTCGTTGTAAAATTTGATAACGTTCTTATTTTCCAAAAATTATCTGATCAAGAACTAATCCTTATTAAAGCATTAACAATGCTCGATAAAAAATAATACTTACATACCTCTATATTTAATTTACTAATGTAAATAATATCCTTTAATATGAGATGATGCATAACAATTTGTCGCGTAGTGCCCCTTTCTTCCACAACGGAAACATTTATTACCCTTATATTCTTTACATACTTTTATATGCTCATAGTAGTAACACTCATCTTTAATTGTTTTACCACATTTATCACAAACATAACCTATACTATCGCTATTATTATCATTGTCACTGTCACTGTCATCATCATCGTCATCATCATCGTCATCATATGAAACAACACGACTTTTTTTATATTGTTTATAATATACGCAATCTGCTACGAAGTGTCCTTTTTTTCCACATTTTAGACATTCATCCATAGCTCCTCTTATTTCATCATTTATTGACTGTATTTGATTTTCTGTAAGTTCAATTTGCGTATATGTTCCTCCTCTAACATTTTCAATGCCATACTTTAACATATATTCTTTTGTCATTTTATCTTCTTCAAATGGTGAGACATTTTCTATTGTTTTTTGCAACTTTAATGGTTTATATTTTTTTGTCCAACAGGAACCACTCCCTTCAAAATGTTCTATGCACCGTTTAAAAACATCATTACTTCTACCAATATAATATTTTCCTTCCTCAAGGAGAAGTACGTATATATTAGTGTTTGACATTAAAAACTAATATATATTTTAGTTGTATTATAAATTTCAATTTTATATATGATGGTATCATCATAACTTTTCAAACTCGTCGTCCTCCTGATTCTCCTGATTCTCGTTCTCTTTATTATTCTCCTCCATCGATACTGTCAATACTGTCGAAATAGTTTGCTCAGTATCCACATAATTCGAGAAATAATCATCTAATGTAGATGCGGCTATTTCACCTGCACTTGACTCCGCATAACCCTCGCAAAACGTAGAATACTCCGGTATCGTACTATCAAGTGTAATGCTACTACCGCCTGCTTCTACCTCACTACCATATCTCATCATATACGTAATCGTTCTATCACATTCATCCACCTTGTCGCTCATTTGTGAAATAACACCTCTAAGCTGAAGAGGCGCCTCAAAACATTCGGTAAATTCGGTGTTAAATTCTTCGCATTTAGAAACGCGCCTACGGAGTATCCCGATTTCGGCACATTTTTTGGCAAGGTCGTGCGACCGATACTTGGCGTGACGTAGTTTCGAAGTATGGTCTGATAATATATCTGTAATTCTGTCAATATACCTATCGTTATCATTTGTGTGTTCTTTCGCTTCTTTTAAATGCTCGAATAAGTCGTCTATCTCATCCTCAGCTGTGTGTATTTTGGCACTATGATCATTGTGACACGTTTTAAGCGCTGAAACTCCTTTCTCGACAATTGTCATACGCTCCGCTATACCAAGATTCACCCAATCATTTACACGCGATTCGATACGATCAATCTTACACGATAGTTCGCTTACGCGCGCAATTAATAGCTCTATAGAGGTGACAATCTCTCCTTGCGTGGGAAGACGATTTGTGGTAGGTACATTTATCATTGGTGTATAATACTGTGGATACTGTGGATATTGGAAATATTGACCGGCACTTGACGACATTTTTGTTCTTGTGGATGTTATGTTATGTTATGATATTATATATTTATATTTAATACTTTTCAATTTTATTTATATATAACGCCGACTAGTTCCGCAAAAAAAAAATAATAAAGATAAAGCCGAAAATAAAAATAATTGAAATATATTATTGCCGGTATGATTATATTAACAATGCGTGCAAATGAATATTTTGCCATCTCCGCGACAATGGTCTGAATTTGTTGGGTCGTGAGGGTATAGAATTTCGTGAACTGTCTGTCCGTGGATATGAAACTTCGGGTAAATCTGTTCCAATTCTGTAATCATATTTCGTCTCCCTTCAGAGATAAGGGCATCCTCGATATGTCTTTTCATATGACAGCATAAGAATTGTGATAGTGCGCCGAACGCCTCCTTTTCAGAGCGGTTCGTAATCTTGGGATGAAATAGTGCACGATTGACTAGTACGTCTGTTTCGTAATCCCAGAAAACATCGCAGGACATCACAAGACGAAGCTTGACATTATTGGGGGTGTTATTGATATTGTGTTTTGCCCCATTTGGTGAGTATTGATTGTTGATAGTATTATTATTCTCCACGTCGTATGCGTTCTGCAACGAGGTGGGAGGTGTAGTAGATGAAGCGATAAATGACATTTTTCAATACTGTTGTGTATATTGCAGTTTTATGGATGCTATTCTTTATTGCTAAATATAGCTTTCAATTTTTCATATTATTATATAAGTATAATCTGAAAAATGTTAATAACAATTTTGTTTACTTTTTAGTAAGTTTATGGACTTTAATTTTACGTTGTCTTCTTAGTCTAATACTATGTCTAATGTGTTGCGAAGCGTGACGATTAAGCTTTCGCGTTCGTTTATTTTTGCCTCCCCTTTTTAGTGCTATGCCTCCGAGAGGGTCAACAGACGAGACCTCCTTCATTTCAGTCCCTCGGTTAGCTTCTTCAGCTCTACGTTCTAGATAAGCAGTTAATTGTTTGTGAGTTTTGATATTTTTTGCAGATATTATATTTTGAACATCCCCTGCATTCATATCATACTTTAACGCTATTTCTGCTAATTCTTTGCTTGGCGGCTCTAGATTATCATTTGGTGGACCCATTGTCACTATGTTAGGCAGAGGAGGGGGCTTACTACGTTTTTTTAATTGTTCTGTAAATGCCTCCTGGTCTCTTGCAGCTTGGTCTTGCGCGGCTTTTCGATTTGCTTGTCTTGTTCCTTGGGAAGTTGCGCGCGGTGATTGTGATGGCGATTCGGGGGGTGTGAGAGATGCTTTTGTTCGCATATCGTCAATGCGTTTATTATACTCTATTTTTTTTTTCTTTATAGTACTCTCAAGTATTGCTACAAACGCAGTTTTACCTTCAACGCTTTCGAATGTAAAAGTCCATTTTTTGGAGTCTGGTGAGGCCATACTTTTACCTTGAATTGTTATACATCTGGGGAGTTCATCTCTGTTTGTACAGTCTGTATACCCATCCATCGCTATAACAACACAAACACCATCATCATCTATAATTTTAATTACTTGATCGGGTTTGTCTGGTGTTGATGATTCTGCTCTCATATTAACATTAGCCAAATTTTCCCCCCAAGCAAATCTCATACCATCTGGTGAAAATACTATAATACATTTTTTGCAGTTAGTTGACATTAATGTTCCCAGTTTTGCAACTTTAACTAAATATGGATCGCGCGATTGCTGTCGTGTATTCCATTCAGTGATGTTTGTTGGAAGAGGTTTTGCTTCATCACCGGCCTTCGCTTCAGAGGCAGCTTTAGCTTCAGAGGCAGCTTTAGCTTCAGAGGCAGCTTTAGCTTCAGCAGCAGCTTTAGCTTCAGCAGCAGCCTTCAACTTAGCAGCAGCTTTAGCTTCAGCAGCAGCTTTAGCTTCAGAGGCAGTTTTAGCTTCAGAGGCAGTTTTAGCTTCAGCAGCAGCTTTAGCTTCAGCAGCAGCCTTCAACTTAGCAGCAGCTTTAGCTTCAGCAGCAGCTTTAGCTTCAGTAGCAGCCTTTGACTTAGCAGCAGCTTTAGCTTCATCAGCAGCTTTAGCTTCGGCAGCTTTAGCTTCAGCAGCAGCGACCTTAGCTTCAGCGGCAGCCTTCAACTTAGCTTCAGCGA